ACTTCCTCTGGGGGGTGGCGGCGGGGGAACGAATACTTTGTGTATTGGCCCTCCTGCATTTACGACGCACGCTATTGCGAGAATAAACGCGACAAACAACAAAACCGGCTTTTTCATTTTCTAATCCTTTCCTTTTTCAAACACAAAAATAGACTTGCGACTAGCCTTCAAACAAAAATTAAATAAGAAGTGTTGGTGGGCCTTCCACGAGTTGAACGTGATTCTCCCGCTCTTCGGGCGGGCACTTTGACCACCAAAGTTAAAGGCCCAGTTATTTATACTTTATCTTTCGGCACATCTTTCATAGGCACATAGCCTTTTGACTCGGGTACCGCCGACACGTCTGGTTTACGACCTGTGTGGGTGTATTTTAGCCCTTCCAGAGTTTCCTTTACACCGTCACTGATCCAACCATCTTCGTTAGCAGATGCCCAAACATGCTCTGCTATCTTTGAACCTACATACATCGCCGCTCCTACAGCGGCCCACCTAACTAACAATGGCCACATTTACTTTTTCTCCTCTTCCTTTCGCTTGTTTCTTTCAGCCTCATCCATGAGGTTGTAATCTTCGAATTTTTCTGGTTTAGAATCAAAATATTTTCTTAGGCCATCAAAACCTAGATAGCCTAATACCCCCACAATAGCGGTGGCGGGTATGATTCTTACGGATGCTGCCATAACTCTAATTAGGATTCCAAACATCTGTCCTCCTTTCCTTGTGCCACTATTCTAACCCTCTCGTGGCCGAGGGGGCACCTTAGGTTATTTTAAAGCAGCTCGTTAAGGGCAAGTCGAGCTTCTTCGTGACATCAGCACGATGCCTTCTTGTGGAAGGTTACCGCCCTCCCTAGTTTGTTGGGGGTTATTGCCAGAGAAAAAAGTCTCCCTCCCGCTCTGACGGTTTTCCGATCCAACTGGTTATTTTGTTTGTTCCTAGAAATATACCCTACCGCTTTGGGGAGGATAAAAGCGCCCGATATTTTTTCAGCCTGTAGTCGGCGTCTCTCTACAGGGCCAAGAGATTAGACCTACCAGCTTACGCTGGGGATGACATTTGACTCCAGCTGTCAAACACTGGTCTCTAGGAACGGTACTTAAATTAAATAGGTAGGTCCCAGTGCCTACCTGTTTGCATAAAACATGGGCTAATGGGGTCCTGGTAGCTCCCCAAACCATGCACCAGCTTATCGTAGTATAGGTCTGTCCATCCGCTTGCGTTTCAACTGGAGCACACATACGTATAAACCAGTGGTACCCAAAAATCTTACCTTCTGTACCAGAAGCCACCCCCAGTAACCAGCATGATAATCAAAATCACAATTAACAAGGTTGTTAAGTCCATGGTTTACCTCCTTCGGTACCAGAATCCTCCACCACCTAGAAGAAAGATAAGCAAAATAATAATAAGTAATGTAGTCATTGTAAATCTCCTTTTCGTATTCTTACCAAAGGAGAATGGTTAGTTTTTGTGGTAGGGGTGGGAGGGCATGATCCTCCGTCCTCGGCCTTATCAGGACCGCGCTCCAGCCAACTGAGCTACACCCCCATCGTGAGGCACATCTTCAAAAGCAGGGCTCCCCCAAACGACGCCCGAGGGGGACTTACGAAACCTACTCTGGTGGAGCGATACCTTACGGCCCTCCGTGTGTAGTAGATTTACCCACTATTTTTTGGTCCCGGGGTCGAGGGGATCGAACCCTGCTACATTCCTTTCTGTTGGACCTTACTCATTGACTTCCGCTAGGCGCGCTTTCCTAGTTACTCGCCAACTTTCGTTTCTTCCCTTACTCAGAATGCACTAGTCTATCATCCTTGACTAGCCCAGGATAGACGTTACGGAGGGTGGGATTGACACTGCTTAGCACCCACTTGAGGCGTCCCTCTCCTCCGCCCAAAGATTTTCGGGAATTGATACCACTACCCGGCTTCTTCAGCCTTCAGATAATCTTTGGTTTTTGAATATGGTAGCGGGAGCAGGATTTGAACGCTGCGATCTCCAGCATATGAAACTGGTGGGGACGGCCTCTCCCCTATCCCGCGATTGTACTTGTTTCTTTTTTAGACACCTAAGGTTCCGTTGGGTTCCCTTTCTTTGCGCGTAGTCACCAACTTCTCAAGTTTCTCTTTCAATTGCCCTTGCGAGTCTGCCCAACTCTTCTCCACGGTAGTTTTTTCCTTTGGTATACGCGTCCTCAATCAAACGGTCTAACTGATTTAGGATGTTTTGTCTTTCAATCCCGTATGTACATTTTTGTTCCCATACAAGTGCGAGATCGTCGTCAGTTAGGTCCTCTACATCCTTCAAGTAGGTAGTCTTTTCCCCCAATATTGTTCGGACAAAATGGATGGGGTCCACATACTGTTTGAGATTTTTGATTCGTAGCTTTCTGATATCTTGTGGTGTCATGTTTTATCCCACGTCCTCATGTCGTTCCATCGGTTCAGTCAGAAAGAAGTCCTCAGGAGGTGGTGTGAACAGCTCGTTGTTGTCGTAGAGAGGTTTGCGTCTCTTCGGCGGGGTGGCCAGAATGTTTAATACCAGCGATTTAACGTGCCCGAATGGAAGTTGATGCTGTCGCCATTTCTTTTTAGTAACAAAAGCTTGCTGTACCTTTACAGGTGTTCCTTCACATATTTGTTTGAGTTCCTCAAATTCTGATTCGTTCATCTCAAAAGAACCCGCCAAACCATGATGCCAAATAGAACATGAAACTGACATTACATCTGTCCTTTCTTTTTCTTGTGCCCAAAGAGGGGTTCGAACCCCCAACTTTTTGCTTCGAAGGCAAAATTTCTAATCCATTGAATTATTTGGGCATTTTCCAATAACCATGATCGAACTCCCAATGGTGTGTTGGGCAAAGTGTGATCAAGTTATCGGGGTCGTTAATTTCGTAGATAAATGCATTGGGGCCAAATTCCTGTATGTCCTTAATATGACAAACATGCACATGAAGAGTATACCCACATGCAAGACAGACATAAGGCCTTCCAGATCGTCTGTATACAAGACGGGAATGCCTTGTAATTGCGGTTCTTGTCCTATGTGCGTCCTGAGTTCTACTCCTTATTTCACCTTTAGTTAATTGGCTAAAAGATGAGGATAAGTAATCAGTAGAGAATTTCGCCCCTTTTCTGTACCTTACTTCTTGTCTACACTTATTACAATATTTCCTACGAGAAAATCCCCCAGATGGGTGTCTTTTTACCTCTACCAGTTTACCACATTCTAAGCATGAAGAGTGTGTTACCTCGGGCTTACGTTTTGGTGAAGCTAGGTTGTTGTAAGACGCAGCACAAGAATGGTCACAAAACTTTTTCTTCTTTGTTGCGGCGGGAGTTGACCCATCAGCAATTTCTATTTTTTTACCACAAAACTTACAGTAGTTGGGATCCGCGTTGTACCGATCGTGGTACCTTTGTTTTATGATTTCTCCACCAGCGTTTCCCCAGATTTTTGCATCCATAACTAGCCCTCCAGTGATTTTACTACTGGAACCTAGTTAGTTAATCGAATACTTAGTTATCTCGGTGTTCATTCCTTTACTAGGACTCTTTTAATCCTCTTCAGTTTTTCCCATTCCACTTTAACACCTTCCTCGTCGAAATATCCCCAGAGAGCGGACCTATCCAATTGGGGATATTCAATTGCCCAGATAGGGCCAATCTTGTGGAGGACATAAAGTAACGAACCTCGATGTATATAATCCATCTCCTGTGATTTGTATTCAGTCATCCACATTCTCCTTTTCTATGGCTTTCAGAATTTCTTCCGTAGGAGGAGCAATCATTCGGAGGTCGTGTTCAGGATAACCACCAAACCCCCTGACCATATAACCTTCTTCATTCCGTGAATCGCCCGCCACACCTAGCCAGTACAAAGGGGTTTCATCACAATCACGCCCTCGATGGACGACATGTAGACGAATACCATCAGCAATGGATGCGTATTCTAGGTCGGGCACTATTTCAACCAGAGCCCCAACAGGAATATTGTGGGGAGTTTCTCTATTCCGTTTACGGTCTTCTTCTCGGCCTCTTCTACCAGCCATGTCTACCCAAGTAAGTTCCTTGTTGGGTTCGGGTGGCACCAACTTGAGAAGTTCTTGCCAGTCTTCTGTTGTTATGTTCTCAAAACGTTCCGTAGAGGTTTTAAGTTCTTGTGTAGCTCCCCCAGCCGGTCTCTCGTAGTACTTTGCGTTAACCCGCCCTTTCAGGCGATCCCACGCATAGTGATGGCTGTATTCCCACTCATTAGAGACATAGATTGTAGCTTTGCTATTGCTGGTCCTAACGTCATGTCCAGCAACCAAGGCTACTTGTATATCCGCGATGATTTCATTCATCTAAATTTCCTTTTCTTGCGCCCTCAGAGAGATTCGAACTCCCGCGTGTCCCACGTCCGTAGCGTGGCGCTCTCTCCACTGAGCTATGAGGGCAAGTTTAGCGTTTAGGCTTGTCTCGAAAAGTAAGGTGGGGGACAGTCCAGTCTATCTCAAATCTCCCATACTTGTAATCTTCAATCACCTCTGGTGTACGGTCCCACCGCCTCTTTTTTCTTTTTTCACTCTTGCGTCCTGGAATAGGCTCTTCCTTGAATCTTCCTCTTCTCATTGTTTTGCTATAGTCCTTATTTTTTCTGCGAACGCTTCCAACTTATCAACGGCACGACTGGCGTATTCCCACGAACCAGCGGTCATTTCATGTTTTTGTCCTTCAGTCTCAACGAGAAACGCCCCTATAGCAGTGGTCGCGTTCAGTATTTCCACAATAGTCATACGTGCGATTGCATTGGCAGTTAATACCACCGTGTCTATTGTTATGTTTATGCACAAAGGCTCCCCACAACCTACGCAGGGTTGTAATATGTATTGGTCTCCCTCTTCATAGGGATATATCCCCTTCATGCCACAAGAGGGGCAACACACCTCAGTAGTCGCCATCTATTCCTACCTTTCTTGGAATATCACTACGGTATCCCAGATATGCCCTGTTTCTCGAAATTCCTTCTTGCCGACAGGCTCACCCTCCGCCCGCAACCGTGTAGTATACGATAACGGATACAGATTGGTGATCTGTTCTAAAGTTTGTCCTGCGGGCAAATCTACAACTTTAGTTCCACCAATACCACCCAACATACCCACACCTATGGAGACCACTATAAGCAGTATTGCTACAACAATCATCAACTCAATCAGTGTAAAACCCTTTTGATTTCTCATCTTGTTACCTTTCTATACATCCTCAGTGTAATCCAATACCCTACAGCGGTGCACTGGGTCTACGTCAGGGAAATCGTCAATAATACAGATGCGGTCTGTACCATATATTGTGAACATAGGTTTGTTCGTGCTGGCTACCGATTTATAGACACAGAGGATGTCCTCCTCTTTTTCACCCATACCGTTGTGCCTTCGCTGTGAAATCCATACAGTATCAGGAACCTTATACTGGCTCACACATACCCCGTACTGGTACACTTTCAGAAACTTAGCCATGAGTATTTCCTTTCTTACACAAGTGTTTCCCAAGTGTTTATCTTGTAACGTTTCAGTTCAGCCTCATACGTTTCTACCGCGTCAGCTAGGTTATCAAAAGACTGAGAAGAACGTCCTTTTACTACAAAGGGCCTATGTAGGTAAATCTTTTCTGGATAATACATCAAAAACAACCAGAAAGATTTTACAGTATTGCGTAAGTCACCAAAGATTTCGATGTATTCAAAGGCAATTACTTTTCTCATATGAATCTCCGTTATTACTGTGAGTAATCAAAAACAGTAGGTGCATGAATGTCTTGGTCCTCATAAGAGTCCACTAAAACAACAGCCTCGCTACCGTAGATAGGAAACAAAAGTTGACCATTTATGCTTGACATTACTCTCATCCTAACCGATTGTCCCGCTCCCGTCACATCTACATAGGCCCCAGAAGGCACCTTGTATTGTGCAATACATTTTCCGGAATTATAAACTTTTACAAACATTGAAATGAATTCCTTTCCTGTGGGTTTAAGGTTTTCTCCGCATCTCGTCTTTTCGAGTTGTTGCTAGAAACCTAAATCCAAATTTCCTATAGAGTGTCACAGCAGGAATATTTTGCTTTCCTCTGCTCACATGAAGATACATAGGTTTATCAGGACAAAAATCTACAAGCTTTTTCATCAGCTTGGAGGCTACCCCACGTTGCCGAAATGGTTCATCCACCCACACACTATGCACGTAGGGACACTTCTCCTCAAGACCCCTTATACTCGCATATCCTATGATCGTGCCCTTTTCCCAAGCAACGAACTCTCGTCCGTTTTCATCTTCTCCTTTACGAGAAACTATTCTCATATTATACCTTTCTTGTGGCACCCACGGTAGGACTCGAACCTACATGGACGATATTTCAGTCCGAGAGTTTAGAAGACTCTTGCGCTATCCATTGTGCGACGTGGGCGTCGTGGAGCCCTCGACAGGACTCGAACCTGCATAAGGCGTAGTTAGCCAGATAGATTAGGAGTCTATTGCCTATCCCTTAGGCTACGAGGGCATTTACTTTTTGGCCTTCCCACCACATCTGTAGTTTAAATTGAGACACCTCAAACCCCATTTTGTTTCCTTCTCTCAACACCTTTTGAATTCTTGAACCACACACTCATCCTGATAGAACACTACTTTTCGAATGCGGAGATGAAAAAAGTGTGGGTGCTGTAGGCACTCCATAAAGAATTCCTCCGCGTCTTTTAGCTCTTTGAAGGGTTCAAAATCCGTTGCTTTCGAACTTTGCCAACAACCGTTGGCTTTATTGTAACCCCACCAAGCCCCTCCCCGCTCGAAGTCCCATTTCTCTACAATGAAAGCCAATGTGGCCCCGCAATAACTACATTTCGACATTAGACACTTCCTCCTGCCCCATGAAGTCCCATACTGTTCCACGCACGTTCTTCTTTGAGGACTTCACTGATGTGTAAAGGTTGTTCCGTCCCATTCAGATAACCTTTCAGTTTTCTATCCCACAGGACCATATATACCGCCGCGGATAGGTTTACACAAAAGTGTGTGGGAATGTATACAAACCTATGGCAATGTTTACGGTCTACCTGACCAATACTCCCGTCCTCAGGACCGAATACGTATACAGCATTATCTGGGTGCTCAAACTCAAAAAGGTTTTCTGCATTGGGTCTCAGTTCAATAGCGACTGGGGTGGCGTCAGGGAACTGGTCAAAGGGATAATCAAAGTTAATCAAATTAACCTCTTTGTAGCCCTTCATTCTCTCCTCTCGTGGTAGTCTCCCTTTCTCCTCTATATCCAACCGGACGCGGTCTCCTGTGTACCACACCTGTGTGATTCCAAAACAGGAGGCCGCTCGAACAATGTGACCAACGTTATGTGCGTACTTGGGATTGGAGAGGATGATAGCGGGGGCAACTCCAACAGTTTTACTCTTCTTTCCTATGATCGGGCCCATCTATTTCACACCGCACTTCTCTTTCAAAAGTTCCACCAGAAGAGTCTTATCAAACAGGGTCCCTTCTAGGTCTTTCATTTGTGCTTTCATGATTTTTATGGTCTCACGGAGGTCTGCAGATGTCCGTTGTTCGTCTCGCCAACGTGTTTCCATATCTCTTGCACGTATTTTTTCTGCACTAACAAGGTCTTGCCATTCCGCAGTTGTTTTTTCATACATGGTTTATCCCTTTATCTGTATCTTTGACATGGATTTCGCAGCCTTCTGGACCAGTTTAAGTGTAAGTTTTTGGGCTTCTTCCAGAGTTTCGCATTCCTTTGTGTAACTTCGGAAAGCTTCGCCCCTCCACAGCCCAACATTACGATCGCCTACTCGTGGCCTGCTCACTTCAGCTATAATATCTTCACAGTCATCGTCATTACGGATAAGCCAGTGCCTTTCCGAGGCACCTTCCAGACATATTCCAAAACATTCTTTCCAGTAATATTCTGTGGCCATAGTTACTCCCAATCGCTCCAGAGAGTTTTTTCTTTGTTGCTCTTTTGTTCTGCTAGTAGAATGCCTAACAAAACTCCGTGGCGGTGAAGGTCTTTTGGAGGATACTGTAACTCAACTAACATCTTGGTCATCGTCTCCAGCGTTTCCACAAACCCTTCCCCGGACATCTTCTCTTGCATTTTAGCAAAGTGTTTGTCAGAAGGACATGACTCGCTGAGGTCTAGTAGGTCTTGTTTCGTGTATTTTGTCATTTATTTTTGCTCATGTGAAAAACGTGTTAAAGAAGTCTGTTATGATTTTCTTGTGGTCGAAGGCTAAGTCGTATTCGAATGTTGGTTTATCCCACGTAACAACACCCTCGAAGACCCCGAATACAAGATGTTCAATCTCTACAAACTTTATTTCTGTGGCGTCGTCTTGGGCCCTAGCCTCGCCCTCGGCTTTTGCGTGGTAAACTATACTCATCGTATGAGCACGTGGGTCGCGGGCGGGGTCGGAATATACTCCGAATAGTTGTGGGTTTACTATATCGAGATTAGTTTCTTCCTTTGTTTCACGAATCGCCGCGTGTTCTGCGGTTTCCCCGTAATCAATGAAACCTCCAGGCAAAGCCCAACCATAAGGGGGATTCTTTCTTTTTATAATCGCGATACTGCGACCACGTAGCAGGAGAATATCCACAGTAGGAAACGGGTTCCTGTAGTCCCCACAGATAGCCCCACATTTAGGACATTTGTTACTTCCCATGTTGTATCCTTCTAAACCCTTCTTCTACAGCAAGATTAAAGATAAAATCTCTTACCTCGTCTTGGTACCCATCCTCCAACTCCACAACGTGGAACATATCACTCATAATCAAGGCGGGGTGATGTGTTGCGATTATAATCTGCGAAGCAGGTGACCTCTTTACACACTCTATGAGAAGTTCAATCCCCTCCATGTCCAATGCCTGTTCAGGCTCATCCATGAAAATTATACAATCTTTCGCGTCATCCTTAGCAACCATCTTTATAATTGCTTGGTTGGATTCGCCGTGGGATGCAAACATGGAAGCAACTTGGAATAGTTTATCCACGTAGCCAGCCTTACGTGGGTTGTCCTTCTCGAAGTCAAATTTATAGAATTTTCCAGCAACGGATTCGACTTTTACAGTTTCTTTGACTTCTTTTGAGGGATTGGTTAGCAGGTCAAATATTGATGACTTACCACTTCCGTTGGGGCCTATAATCAGGTTAGGCCCGAGTTGAAAGTCCAATTGATGCTTCCGCACCCTTTTAGCCATAGGTCCTTTAAATATTGTCACCGAAATGACTTGTGGTTTCATCTTTATCCTCTTCTGTGTCATCTGGATAACGCTTTTTGATATCCTCCAAGATAAATTTCTCCCAAGATTGATCAATTAACCCTTGCCAAACTTCATCTTCTTGAAAAGACATTTTACTTCCTTTCTACACCAACCGCTCTTCCAAAAATTGCTCGGATGGTAATCCACCCATTAACGTGGCCGTGATTATTGCTAATCTGGTATCGGTCACCCTGGATGGCGGTTATCAGGTGTGTAAAGATAGTGCCCCTCACTTTACAGAATACAGCATCACCCACCTGCGGGGGCTCTGTTATAGGCTCTAAAGTGATCAGGTCACCGCTTTTAAATCTAGGAGTCATTGAATTCCCATGTCCCCTGATTTTTACTGTTTCTCCTTTCTGCAATTTTTCAATCGCAATAGTTTTCCAAGTTTCTGCCATATTCCTCCTTTTTGTTTGGCAACTTCTTTTATCCTCCCTATTCTCGCTACTTCTTTTATACCACACCCAAAACAAATCTTTGTTAAATCATCCACTTTTATGTAGGGGTGTTCAGTTCCGTCTAGGTAGGGTCCCGAACAGTCCCCGCACCAAGGACAAACAAAATAACATCTTTCGTGAAAAAGATTGAATAACTCCTCATTGTCACCTTCTTCTAGCAACGCTTCATAACAAGAACTCAACACCCACTCTTCTCTTTTTGCCCGTAAATAAGGTTGATACGTAGGAGAATCGCGAATGAGCTCTGCTGGCATTACGACATTAATGTGTTTGATACCTGATGCGAGGCAGAAGTCAAACGCGATTTCCGCCCCTTCTACTGATATATCACTTATCTTATTTTTTTCTTGTAATAATCGTAGAAGGGACTCCCTTGGTTCCAGTTTCATTATTTCTTCCTATAAGACTCCTACCGTAAAATTTCTCTGAGTCTTTCCTTGTTCCCTTTTAGGTCTAACCACTCAATGAGCCATTCTGGGGGGTCTTTCAAAGCCTCAATAATCTTTCTGGCGTCATAGCCTTGTGGCTCGGCACTCATAACTAACCAGTTACATATCCAAGCCTTCTTCTGTGAACCTTTGGCTCCCACGTTAGGGAATGAATCCTCAGGAGCATCTAAGCCAGTTTGTATCAAATCCACCCACTCTTGAAATGAAAGCATAGTGCCTCCTACAACGTAGCCTCAGTTGCGAACGAATCTTGGTGTTTTAAGTTGAACTTCTCGATTCGTTGCAAATGGTTTGGGTCAAAACAGTTTTGCCGAATGTCTTGTATAAGTGCTCCGAATTCGGCTTCCTTCTTCACGTCTGTTGTTGATACCTTCTTTTCTAGAGGGTAATCCGCCACTATTCTAGCCCCGCGGTTGTTACACTTCTCCCCGCGGCCATCTTCATATTACTGGGAGAGAACAATAATCCGCGTTCCTAGAAAGACGGCCTCCTCCAAGTCATGGGTAACAAAGAACACAGTCATTTTGTAGTGTTCCCACAGGTCTAGGAGAAGAGTCTGCATATGTTCTCTAGTTCCTGGGTCCAATGCCCCAAAGGGCTCATCCATCAACAATATCTTGGGTTGCATGATTACTGCTTGGGCTATGGCTACACGCTGTTGTTGGCCGCCAGAGAGCTCATGGGGGTATTTCTGTAAGTGCTCCCCTAACCTTACCTTTTCCAATAGCTCTTGTGCTTCACTGGTCAACTCTTTATTGTTGAATAGGCGGTTACGCAAGCTACTAGTCAGCTTCCTGCCTAACATAACGTTGTCGATCACGCGGAGATTAGGAAACAGTGAATACTTTTGATAGACGATCCCCCGTGAGTTGTTCGGGAAATCAACATCAACACCATCGATACACACTGTCCCTCTTGTTGCTTGTTCTTGCCCCACGATTATCTTTAGCAGAGTAGATTTACCACATCCGCTGGGGCCAACTACAGTGCAGAGCTCTCCTGTGGATACAGCTAAGTCAATGTTGTCTAGGACAACTTTCTCTCCGTAGAGTTTGTACATGTCTTGGACGAACACAGAGTGCCCATTCTTATACTTTTCTTCTATCTGGCATTGGTTCATCGTCCCCACCTTTCTCTGTCTTGCTCTTCTAATTTCTTCATGTAAGACTGGTAACTTTGTTGTAAACGAGGTAAAAGGAACAGTCCAGTGATAATACCTCCTAGATAAACCAAAAACCAGTATACCATTGTTATTCCCCCGTCACTCTCCCATATTTTTCCTTTATTCTGGACCGAATGCTGTCCCGTTCCTCCGGAGTCATTTCTCTTAGTGGTTTCCAACCTGAATCTGTAAGCACAAACTTTAGCCTGCTCATTGGAATCTTGTCACAAGGTACACAGGTGGTACTGTGGAAGCCAGTAGCCGAAACCACACTAAAACAGATTACTGTGCTTGGGTCTACAAAGTAGGTCATGCCAAAACCACTACCTATTGCGGGGCTGGTCAAAACCAAAACCAAACATAGAATTATGAGTATTTTTTCCATCTACTTAATCCCTTCTTTCAGAACCACGGTCCCAAACCAAAAAATCCACCTTTGCCTCGCTGTAGTTCATATTCCAGACGCATTGAACGCTCTAATAAAGCACGAACTGTGCCCCATAACGCTGCAATTTGCTCTTCTACAGGAAGTTCTGAGACTTCTTGTAATGCTTCGTCAAAAGTAGCTAGAGAAGGTTTGATAGCTTCTTTAAACTTCTCTTCCTCCTTTTCTTGCAGTAACCTGACTTCGTCATCCAAACTCATTTTTTCCATTGTTATTCCTCTTCCGTTAAGTACCACGGAAAGAATTTCTTAATACTCCACCGCAGCAGAGTATCCATGATGAATCCTAGGAACGTAATCCACAACACGTAAGGTATGATGATATCCATCGACAGGTAACGTCTCACTAGGAATATCCTATAACCTAGTCCGTCCGTGGACGCTATTGCTTCAGCCGCGATTAAGAAGAGCCACGCTCCTCCCAGACATATTCTCAACGTCGAGAGTAGCTTAGGAAGAATTTGAGGCAGTATAACCATATAGACTACTTGAAATTGAGTGGCTCCCAACGTTAACGCTTTAACCACCTGTTCGCTGGGCACTTCTTTTGTTGCTCTATAGATGTCTCTGGTTATGATGAAGGTTGAACCAATGAAAATCAAAGCAATCTTTCCGAACTCCCCCACCCCAAACAAAATGAACAGAACAGGAAGAATAGAAAGCGGGGGAACAATCGAGAAGAACTTGATTATTGGTTCGGTTATCGCACTAAATCCTGGAAATAAACCCATGTTAATTCCAAGGAATAGCCCCACAATTGCGGCGGCACCTAGACCAATAAGAATTCTTCTAAGGCTAGAAAGTGTATCATTTAGTAATGTATACTGGCCTGTCCTAGCATCTGGCACTATGGTTACTTGTTTAACAGCCTCGACTATTTTAGAAAATGAGGGTGTTAATTTATCGTCTGGGTTTTCTTGTAGACGTATGTGTGATGTTGTTAAATAAAGAAGGACCAGCACCAGAACCGGTGCTAGTCCTACCACTACCCTAAACAAACCCTCGGGCTTGGCATGCAAACCAAATAACTTGGGATAAGACTGCATCTTATTCCTTTCTTTATGTTTGTTTTATTGGACCTGCGATTAGAGTTATATCATTGAATCGACCAAAATGGAATGATCGATGGCAATTTCCGCATAAGAGGGCACACTTATCAAGTTCTGGTTTAAGAATTGTGTCCCAATCCTTGAATATAATACACCCGATATTGTAAACTTTTATAATTGGGCCAACATGATGGAAATCATACTTTGCGCGAGCATCTGTTTTTAGACCACATATTTGACATTTCTGGCCTAAGTAGCTCACACATTTATCCTTATACTTATCAAAATGATTTTGATGATATACTTGTTGGGGTGTTCTGTCAGATTTGGATCGATTATCTCGCCATCTAAGGAAGTTGTGGCAATTACGGCAAAGCAAAGAGCACTTTCTAAGTTCTGGAATAGTAATACTCTCCCAATCTTTGTCATGTAAATCCGAGATTTTATATTTCTTTTCCTCAGGATGTCTATGATGACAATCGTATACTTCCCAGTAGACAGTTTCTAACCCACAGATTTCACATTTGCCTCCTAGAAATAAAGCTACTTTCTTGCTAAATTTAGCAATAGATAGTTTGTTCCTATTTTTTATCCTTTCCTTGTTCTTCAGGTTATACTGTTTGTATGTTTCAATGTTTCTCTGATATTCCTCCTTTTTGCTTTCCTTCATTTTAGCTAAATTAGCCCGATACCGCCTACTTTTACTCTCTTTAATTTTGTCTAAATTGTTTTCTCTGTAATCTTTCGACTCCAGACGTCTACAACTTCTACATCTATGGCGTAATCCATCTTTAGTAGCCATGTGTTTGCCGAAAGCATCTATAGGTTTTATTTTGTTGCACCCAACACATTTCTTCGTTTTTATTTCATCCATTTTCCTTTCCTAGGTTAGAGTTATAAAAGAGCTCTCAATTAGACAAGTTCTCTAATAACTCTACCTAGTTATTTAATATTCTATTAGCCCAGATTACAGTTTACCTTCCGCGGCCTTTCTCATATATTCATCATTGAAAAACAGACGAATATTTTTTGGATCACCAATAACAGACTTGTCAGGAAACTGGATCCCAATGTAATCCACAGATTTGGCTGCGTTTCCAAACAAGTTATGGGTGAAACAGAATTGTCTTACGTACTCCATGGTCTTTTTCAAGTCGGAACTACTTGTGAACTCTGAAGCTTCCTTCGGATCGTAGAACATCCTAGTAGTTTTTAACTGTGCTCTAAATTCAGCTTCAGTTCCACCAGCAAACTTCGCCATGAATGCCACGGAATCTTTACTCTCTTTACTCTTGCTATTTATCAATGAAAGCGTCTCGTACCAAGCCCCTACTAGAGCAGCCTTGAGTTCGGGAGGGCTATCTGACCGCACACAGAGCATATCAACTATTTCCCCCGGTATCTGACTGGAGTCAAACAGTAAAGTGGCACCTCTTATGCTTTTACATAGCAAGAGCGGTGGGTTCCACGTTACTACTGTGCCTTTTGAGTCTGACGCAAAAAGGGCGGCGATATCTGAGTCTGAGGTATTGGTCAGTGTGACGTTTCTCTCGCTCATCTTATTTATATCCAAGGCACGTGCCAACAGATAATGTGAGACTGTCAGCTGGACCAACTTAATGTCTGCTCCCAACAACTCCTTTACTGTTTTAGCTTTTCTTGAAACAATACCATCATTCCCATTGGAAAAATCTCCAATGATGATTGCCTCAGACTTTATTCCTCCTGATGAAGGAATAGTAAGCACATCCATGTTGGTAATGGCTACACCGTGGTATGACCCAGCAGTATACAGGTTAATGGACTCTATATAATCCATGGGAGCACTCAACTCAATCGTGATGTTGTATTTATCGGCCCACTTTTTCAGGATGCCTTTCTCCTGTGCCAACCACCACGGTTCCCAACCAGTATAGTGAGAGTTGGCTATCTTAAAGGTTTGGCCAGCATAGGTAATACTGGCGAACATGCTCATAACAACAAGGCACACCACGAATACTTTTATCATTGCTTTCATACTAAATTCCTTTCTGTCGAGAAGTACTAACTATGCTATATCCAAAGACAATAGGTCCCCACTTTGGTTACCCTTCTCCATCTTCTGAACGGCCTTCTCTGCTTCTGTGGTCAGTCGATCCATCTCTACAATGGCCTGAGCCATAACCGGCAGAGCATCACGACGATACGTAGATATCTGATCCATCGCATCACGCACATCAGTAAAGGCATTTTTCAGGGTATCCATATCGAGGGCCCCGCTAGATGCTCGTTTGTGTATCTCTGTTCCGACTGTCTTCAGTTCTCGTGCAGTGTAAGCAATCAGATTATTCGTGACCTTATTGACCTCATCAATCTTGTCCAAAACAATCTTCTGGTTTGCTAGGGCCAAAGAAACTGTTACAGCCACGCTAAGAGCATTAACGGTAACGTTTACGGCTCGATCAACACCTTTGACCAGCTCTTTGTTGTTACGAATAACGACCTCAGTCGCGATAACACCTTGTTGATTCACGACTAGTTGTTGCTGTAGGTCTTGTATCCTCTGTCGCAACGGAAAAAGAAGCTCCTCCTCCATATAACGACGCTTATCTTCGTCCAACAGCGCGTCGGTATTCAACGAGTCAGAAATCTTTTGGTCAATCAGTATTCCCAACTTAACTGACTCAGCCAGCTTAATCGTAAGGTTACGCATGTCCGCTTGGTCTTGCATCAGAGCCGCATTGTCGCGCTTCAACATTTCTTTACCATCTTTCAAAGATTGCATTATGTGCGCAATAATGGTCTGTGCTGACTCATACATAGTGAAATACTTTTGAACGGGTGTGCCAATAAAAGGCAATCTACCGACAAGATTACCAAACCATCCGGGACTGAAATCAAACTTTCCTGGGTCCAGCTCGTCCAGCTTTACGCTCAAATCAACCAAAGCAGTAGCGACCGGACCACCATCAGCTCCCCTTGATGCCAAAGCCTTGATTGGTTGTGCTAGCATAGCACCTTTCTTGGCTGACTCTTCCTGAAGACGTGAACCAAAACCATCCACTGACGAAGTAGTCTGTCCGCGCAGATTTGTTTTTGATGGGTCATTTGGGTCATATGACAATACTATCTTCACAAAATCTTCTGCTTTAGTAGCGAGTGCGGGATCTATTGGGGTGGCTACAGTTTGAAGTTCCTCTTTTATGGCATTTGGGTTAGGGATAAGAAGATCCACCTGCGGTGCAGTCTGTGTCATTATTTCCATGTCTTTTCCTTCTTTCTTATAAGTTAAAGGTTGTCTTTGTCTTCGTACAAAGATGAAACTCTCTGTGCGATTTCTTTCAGCTGTTTTATAGATTCTTCGTGATCAACTTCTGACAGACGTTCTTCCGTCTTCATTTCAGAAACCGTAATCATTGTTGATTCCAATTCGGTTATAGCTTCTTCATTTCGGGCCAAAAGGGCGTCCGCTTTCTTTAGTTGGTTCCGTCGTAGATCAGACCTTTTGAGAATAGCACCTATTTGGCGTCTCTCATTCTCATCATTGGTTTTGTCAAAGGCTTTTCTAAGGTTTTGCTCATTTCCTTCCGCATCTGGTAACCCATGCAGAATTCCGACTACTTCACGAAGGTTATCCAGAATACCAAGGTATACTTGTTCGACCGATCCCATAAATCTTCCATACATCAATTCCCCGCTGTTTAGCTTCTTCCCAAGTTCCTCTTTTACATCAGCGTACTTTTCTTTTGCGGTAGAGAATTGAGAAAGACCTTGACCGCTCCGGTCTGAGTCTATGGATTCACAGCTAAGGAGTTCAGATTTTAGGGAATTGATTAGGTTGTCTTTTTGTTGAAGCATGCTCTGAGATAAGTTGTTCAAATATTGTTTTCCAAAAGAGTCAAATCTAAAGCAGTAGTTCACCACAGCACCACCAGTACTCGCTAGTAAACATCCACCAGCGACGAGCAACCACGCTGGAGATGTAAAGAGCACCCCAGCCACACCACACAGTACCGCCATAACACTCGGGTAAAGTGTTATTGGGTGTGTAAGGGCCTCTTTAACTACTGCTTTACTTATTGATCCTTTGGAAAAATCTTGGAGTGTAGGCAAATTTGTCATATTGTGTCCTAACTTTTTGCTACAGTTCCTCCCGTACCAAGACGAGTTCCACGCGGGGGAGCCTGTATGACCATTTACGTAGAGTCTCTCCTGGTTCTTTAGATAGAGGTTTTGTTCCTCCTAGCCCAATTGCTCGTAAGCGATTAGGATTGATGCTGTAGGTAACCTCCAGATATTTTTCTACGGTGTCAGCCCGCTCTTGCGACATCTTCATATTTTCCTCAGGGTCTCCACGAGTATCTGTGTGTCCCCTGATAATTACGCGAAAGTGTGGGTAATGTTTAAGCATTTCGACAGATTTGTCAACTGCCTCTCGGGCTAGTAGATCCAGTTGACTATCGCCGTGTTGGAAATTTACGTCTACTTTAAGTGTCCTTATTTCCTTTAACTTATCCCATTCCGCGGGGTTAAGCAAACTAAACTTTGCTTCCAAAGAATTTTCTGTTTCGGCCCCCTTCTTTGCAGTAAACCCAGAAACTCCTTTCAAGAACAACTCTTCCAAGTAATTTGAATAGACTATCCTGTAGGGGTCTCCATTGGGCAAAGGTGAGCTAGTAAAGTCACCCGCCGCCTTTAGCACCCCTACCGTAGACTCGATAGTCGATATTATATCCTCGTCTCCCTTCATGCCAGGAGATGAAATACCAAACCATCTTTCACAGTTTTCTGTGAGATTCACCCACCTTACACCCTTCAGCATTGGTACAACACTCTCCTCGGGCAGTCCGCTGTCTTGCATCAGATGTTTTGTGAGCAGGGGCAGGTCGTCAGAATAGAGTTTCAATACTTGGAAGTATGTTGACAGAAATTGCTTTACAGTTGAGGGGTTTTCTTTTGAAAACTTCCTACTAACTAACAACACATCAACAATCAACCTTTCTGTGTCTTCAGTTCCGAGTATCTTCACAATCTCTTTGTTTCGCAGAGCCTTGGACACATCCGGTTCCCACAATATTGCTATATCTGTTTTTCCTGCCAAAAGTTTCTTTAGGGCTTCTTCTGAGCCCTTCGTTTCGATTTTGAACTTGTCTTTCGGCAGGAGTTCTGGTATATTGAAGTGATACGATGTAGCCTTTGCTAGAAAATGGCTGGGGCTATCAGGAGTATAGGCTACCCTCAAATCTGGGTTTGCCTTTATCTGGTCAAGGTTAGACACTTTTTCTTTACGTGCCAATATAGCGTCACCACCCTTAGACTCATCGATTACACTTATGATGATTCCAGGATAGTTTAGCTTCATGGCATTCAGGATATAGGAATCTATAGTGGCAACAGCAAAATCTAGCTGACCTTCAGATAGCTTTTTCATTCGTCCGGGTAGGTCAGAATTATCATCTTCTATCTTCAATAACCACCCTTGCCGACGAAGTTGTTGCTTCATTTCTGGTGACCTTAGGATAAAATAGCCAGTCCAGTTATCCAAGGCTAAAGAAATGCTACCACGTGTGTCCTTTGCATTGCTTGTCTCTCTCTGCTCTTTGTCTAGGAGTAGAGGAAGAGCATAATATAACCCTGCTATAACGATGAGCCCCAGCACCAACAGCACTAGGGCTCCCACCACTCGTTTGTTCATCGGCAAGTCTCCTTTTTACTTTTTGAAGTCTTGCATCACGAAATCTTCAGATTCCGCCAAGACATCCTGTAGCCCTTTAGATAATTCTTCTGGGCTCTCAGCGGATCGGTAGGTTGTTTTCTTTGGTTGATAGAGGGTGTGATTAGCCTTTATACAAAGGCCTATCGTATATATCTGTATAGGGGAAGTCTTCAGGATATACTCAACCCACTCACTCAAGGCCTTAATATCATCCGCTTCCCCGTCAGTAATGGTAACGATAACATATTCTCCGTAACCTAGCTGTGCCTGTCCCTCGAGGGTCAGATCGCTAAATGCCTGCTTAAACGCTGTAGCGAGAGGAGTGTTCCCTCCTGCACGTACAGAATTTATAGCGTTAACGAAAGCTTGACGATCTTTAGAAAGGGACAGTTTAGTCCAGTGTCCTTGTTGGCTATGAAACGAAACCAGACCAACATTGGCATCCGCTGGTACAGACTTTATCCAAGCACGGGCCGCTTCTTTAGCGACCGCAATTTTACGGTCTGTAATCCGACCACAAGAATCTGCCATACTGCCAGAACCATCAAACACCAATACGTAGTTCTTGGTAGTAAGTTTAGGGGAAATAGAGGTAACCTTCACATTTTGTAAAACATCGGGCCACACTTGTTTCTTGGTTGTAGATTTGGCTACAGGTTCAGCTTGTGCTGTATTTGTTTGCACAGGAGGACCCGCTTCACAGCCTATCACGAAAATTGCCAGAATAGCAACTATCAATGCTTTGGGTGACATAGGGTCTCCTTATTTCATTGGTGAGAAGGCCGATTCTTCAGCCTCGATTTGTATAATCTTGAACACAACCCGCATATTGGAGAGCCACTCGTCTTTTGTTTTTGGAGGACATGGGTCTCCTTTACACATTCCTGTTTTCGGACTGGAGAATCCTGCTCCGTTTACAGTGAATTGGCTGGCATCCAAGGTTATCCCTTTTGTCTTCGCATAATCGGTCAAGGAATTTCGTACAGCCAACGCACGTGTCAAGCTAAGGTTCTTACCAGCCTGCTCTATCTTCTTCAGAACGATATCGGACTCTCCTGCTTGTTTCTTCTTAAGATAGCCCAACGGATCGCTGTGCCCCTGAATCAGCAACAAGGCTCCACCATAAGTAGAGGCCAAATCAATCGCTTTGTTAAAGGCGTCTGCGTAAAGGTCTGCCCCGAACTCATTCTGGTTTGGTTGAAAGAAAATCTCGAAGGAGAAGAGTTCACCTTCATTCAAGGTTCCCATCGACTGCTTCTTTGCTACGATTTTGGAAACTTCCTCGGCTTGAAACTTCGGCAACTCTACCAGCTCAGTGCCCGTGATACCGGCCTTTAGGTCCGCATAGTTCCATTTGGCTTGTTCCAATGTATACTTTTTCTTTAACATATTTGAACTTACCAACACTGATTGAAGTTCGTCAGTCACATTGGTAAAGTTTCTCGGCCAGTTAGCGTCCGTAAAGAATTTTACGTTACCAGGAAAACCTACAAACTCACAGTCCCCATAGAGGCCATCAGCATCGCCCACCGCTTGCGGGCTGTCCAAAAGAATGGTAGCCGCCGCGGTTACCGTCTTCTTATAATCTTCCGTGCGAGTAGCTTTGTTCTTAAATATATTCTGAACTTCCTGTGTGGCTAACATAAGTCCATGTACGAAGTTCTGAACTTCTTTCTGGTGAGCCTTAAAGTAATCTGACCTTACCGCGTAGACGTCAGCAATAATCCTGTTACCAGTTTTAGTGGACATCAAAATACGAGCACCCTTCTCAGAAGCGTCCGCGCCCGAACCAACTGTACCCTTAGATGTCAAGACAGACGCATCAGACGAGATAACGAACGCTGCGGATACCTCAGGTTTCCTAAAGACTTCACCAGGAGAATCCTCAGTGCCCGTAATATCCTTGGTGTAGATAATCTTAACATCCTTCATGGTGAGCCCACCATCTTTTAGGACTGTACCAACATAATCAATCATATGGGGCCCGAAACTTTGAAGGCTGATGGTTTTACCTTTGAGGTCTTTTACGGAGTTTATACCTTGTTTAACCACTAGACAGTCACCCCCAGAAGACCAAGTCAACTGATAAATGACAATGGGCTTGGTACGGGGGTCTCGGGACAGAACATCCATTGCGGTGTTAATCATGCCCAAGGTCCCCCTAAGATAGGGCGTTCCTCCAGACATATACAAATCAACCTGTTTCTGGAAATCATCAATGCGATCTAACTTAAATTTCAGGCCCTTCTTCCCAAAAATGCTGTCGGGAGTAGTAAGCACTGAGTTTCCATTAGCGTAGATCATCGAAAATTCAGCCCCCCATGTAATCAGAGGAAGAGTGATGGGTCCCCCTACCTTAACATCACCTACGGGGGTTTTGACTATGCTATCCAAGGGTTGAAGGGTTGATCCTGCGAATGCCGAAACTATCATGGATACCATTACCAAGAGAATTGCTAAAAATACTTGAGTTTTCATTTATGTTAATCCTTTCTATTAACTACCTTAGTGCAGAGGGTAAATAACCATGTGAGGAGGTTACCACGGTGTTGATTAAACTACAAACTGAAGAGAAACAAATGCTTGAATCAGGTTTGACCTATAATGAAATAACCCAATTAACTGGAAGAGACACTCCTAATATTTTCAAGAGGAATCGTGACAATTACCATGTAGACATATATGAAGCATTTAGACTACGTGTCGAACGTAATGACATACCAAAGCGTATGCCAAAAGATCCAATAATAAACTCTTGGTTGACAGGCTTTACTGATGCTGAAGGTTATTTCGGTATTTCGATCAATAATACTCCCAATCGTCCTAATCCAAGACTTGTGCTGAGATTTAGTGTCGCACTAAGACGAGATGACATCCAAGTACTTGAGTTCATCCAATCATACTTAAAGGTTGGAGTTTTTACGAAAATTGGTAAGTCAGGCAATAACAGAGCCGTTGGATGGACTGTTAAGAATATTAAAGATTTAGCTGAGGTAATTGTCCCTTTATTTTCTGATTACCCTCCTTGTAGCAAGAAGTATAGAGAATTTCAGTTGTGGAAACAGGCAGTCATGTTAAGATATACTGAGACCCTAGGAGGGAGAAGTAGAATAGCCACCTCTGATAATTCTAAAGAACTCTTTAGACAGTTTTCAGAACAAATTTTAAAGATTCGGCATCCCAAGAATTATGATACAGAGCATGTGCCACAAGGCTTGATAACCAACAGAGGTAAATTACTCCCAAAACCTTGGTTTGTTGGATTTATCGATGGAGACGGTTCATTCGGTCTACAATATGTCGCCCCCTCTAAGTCAAGAGGTCGGTCTTTTAGACTTGGAATTAGAGCTGGGTCAAGAATTGACGATGCCAACATGATCTATGGTATACAGAATTTTCTCGGTATTGGAACCACCTCAATTGAAGAAAGGACAAAACGAAAAGAAAATGCCAAGCCATTTGTGGACTGGAGTTGTTCAAAAATACAGGACGTGTATAACATTCTTATACCAATTTTTTCAGAATATCCTCTCAGAACCAAAAAACAAGTGGAGTTCCTCCTATGGAAAGAACTCGTTTCCTTGCGTTTTCATGAGAAATATGTTTTACGAAAACGCAAGGCGAGTGATAAGTTCGTAAAATTATTCTTGGATAGCCAGAAGGAAATAAGAAAGAAGAGGCGTGGGGATTTTACCTAAACCTACCTTTGTGCCTTCACAAACTCTTCAAAGGCGTCTACCTCTTTTCGGTGTAAATCCTGAGATGTTTTTCTCTGTGTAGCTTGTATTGCTCCGAAAAGATTCTTTAACGGCCCAAAATAGCCGTTATCATTAAACTCAGCTACCTTATCTTTTTTGTAGTTATAAACTTCAAGATCTGTGTGGGAGGGTATTGGACCTATGCCAGTGCCGTAGGTCAAGCTGAACGTATAAGGCCCTTTGGAGGTGCTACAAGTTGTCAAGATATCGCTTCTTTTATCTATCTTCCACTCACAGTCCTCAACCAACTTCAATACTTCTTCGAGTGTAATGCTCATTTTATCTCCTTCCGAATGATGTGTGTCTCACATCAGGAGTACGTTCATTGGGAAACTGTTGCCAGTCAAATAGCCAGTCAACTGTGACACCGAATATTGGAACTCGGTGGTCCCCTTCTTCTGTATGTCCACCCCAACCGCTAGGCCACACTGTAGTACGATGCGACCTCTCAAAATCACCGAGAGATTGCCATTCACGATATTCCGCCTCAGTCGCTGGACGCAGACGATACTCATCTATTTCTACTATCACGGGATCGGGGATGGTTGTCGACACATCAGCTGTACCATCCCCCTTAAAGGAAGGAATACGCAAACAGTTTAGTTTGTTTCCTGTGGCTTCTCTGATGAACAAAATTGTTCCGTCAACTATGTATTGTTTCACTATCCTCCCCCCACTCCGCACAATCATCCAGATCGTCATAAACACAGAACTTATCCGTGATTCGAGCCCAGAGAGCAGGACTCACGTTGGAGAATATCTGCGTGCCAATCGTCTCACCTAAGTCTATGTCGATCGTTTCACAGGTACAGGTTTGTTCTTCAGGGTTGTAGGTGTAGTTGATTAGGCAGGGGCCAATTTCAAAAGATATGTGTTGTATGTGTTTTCTTGCCAGATTCCAGTTTGGACCGAACTGTGAAACTTCAGCTGTCTTTTCCACATCCGAAAGCAGGTCACGGAGTTTAGATGTTGGCATATTACTTCCTTTCTACTCAAAGGTTAGAGTATCTCCATCTCGCTGGTCTTGCTTAAGAGTTACTTTCCATTTCCCTTCTACTTCGTAGCGTTCTATAATCCACTTAACCGCTATGTCATAGAAATCTGAGCTAAGCCCAGCGAATAGTTGGGCTCTACTCACACAAACACGGCCACCTGGCTCATAGGTCAAAAGTCGCTCATCTATGAATTTTTCTGCCTTTTTCAGATAGGGTTCCAACTTTTCTTTTTGGGAGACAATAACTTCGCTTTTGCTAATCATGGTTCTGACTCCTGCTATTAGTTCAGATAGTTTTCTTTTTCACTATCTAGCTTGTGGAAGTTGGAATTATAACAGCCCACGGAAGCCTGCATAACAGCCTGTGCTTTCTCCGCAGACAATGAAGCTGATTGTTCTCCAACGGCATACACAAACCACGCTTTCCTATCCGCCCCTTCAGACGAGTACCTACACAGTACCGCAAATTCTATCGTGGTTCCGTCATTAGGTCGAAAGAAACTTACTACCTGAACTATAGTCAAATCTTCAGGGTCAGAAGAACTGGGGATAGGGCGGGTGTGAAAGTTAACGCTATAACCATCTGCACGCATACACTCAAGAGCGTCTGTATAGCAGGCAGAATAAAAGTTAGCAAAATCTGCTCTGACTTGTTCTAGATTCAATATCTTTCCTTTCTTGTGGAGTACCTGGGACTCGAACCCAGAACCTCGGCCTTAAGAGGGCCTTGCTGACTATCCGTTTGAGCTAGTACTCCGTATGTAAAAACTTAATTCCCTTAAGCTTTGGCCGCATTCGCCTCTCCACGATACTTTACTATCGCCCTATCCATGAGGGTTTCCAAGAAGGTTATTTTATTTGAGAGGGCCACCGCTTCAGAACCTGTTACACCTTGAGCAAGTTCTTTTTCCAGTGTGTCCTTCTCGGAAAGCAGAAAACTGTAGACAGCTGAAAATTTATCAAGAGGATGTTTCATTGTCTTGTCTCCTTTAAATCATCATGAGAAAAATTTTCGAGGTTCCAAACCACTACAGCACTCTAACTTGGTGGGCATTTCCCAGTGCCGTTTGCAGTGATAGCAAGGCTCTCCTGAGCCATCAACGCGACCTTCCCACTTACAGTATTCACATTGTTCATCGGGTTCGTCAAACTCTTGTTCTGCCCAGAATTTCTGTCGGCACTCATCTTCGTGCTTCTTAGCCTTAACTTTGTCAGACTGTAGAGCACCACAAAAGTTACAACCCCAACTGTGTATAAACATCTTATTTAGTTTCCTTTCAAAAGTTATTCACCACATTTGGGGGACAGCAAGCACTTGGCTACACTAACTCCCCCAGCTTATGTCGTTGCCGTAAGAGAAGTATCTTGTTCCTTAAGTAGTACTACCTCAAAGAAACAACACCAAAGAACACGCTTCCTTGAAGCCCCCCAGATGTGGTAAATAGCGGTACCGAGATGAGAGTTCCCCAGTCTCTCAGACCTTTAGGTTATCAGCCTAACGCTCTTTGCTTATATAACCCGTGTACTTTGGGTCTTTACGGCATGCCTTAGGAATCTGAGCTATCTCGGTATATTTTTTAGATGGTTAAGAATTGTTATTCTGTTTTATTTGTAGTTTGTGCAACGGTATAAACATAGAAACAGTCCAGCTTAATCATTACGACTCCTACATTAAGATGAAAATCGAGGGATAAATAATCAGGAGAACGTTCCCAATTTAAACCCCCACCAAACCACAAACTGTTGTAAAGTATAAAAGACTCCACATCGATAGAAAGTTTTCCGAAAGTATACCGTGTATGGTAATCTAAGAAACTCATTAGTTTTTCCCTTGTGCTGGGTGCCTATTGGTAGACACCCAGCGGGTTGGCTTAATCAATGAAAGCCATATTTCTCCACACAGGACGCCCAAAGCGATCTCGGGCGGCTGCTTCCGTATTGGGGCAGACTAGGTGCCAGCCCTTCAACACTAGGGTCGCGTGCTGTGGATGCGTTATTCTTCCACGAGCGTAAACACGGGCTCCTCTAGTGCGAGCTTCCCAACGAAGCCTGTCCATGGCGGGAAGTCGCATATACTGCCCGATCGTAATCCAACGGCTACCATCCCAATATCCAGAGTGACCACCAACGCGGTATAGTTCCTGAACAATATGGGAACGCCCACCTCTTTGGTTAATAGGCTCGTTTCGGTGAATAAGTTTTTCGTCGATATCGGCGTTAGGGGCGGGGACAAAGAAAAAATCCCCTTGGCGTGCCCAAGCGGTGTTACGATGCTTATTCTTGTCCTTAGCTCGGACACCTGCTCGACGTTCAGCATTCTGCACAATAGCTGGTTTTAAACGGTCCTTAGCTTCTGCAACACTTTTGGTGTTAACAGGAACCGCCGCAACAAACAATTGTCGCTCATCATGGCCCACCAACATTTTAGAAACATTCTGACGATCGTAGCGGGCTTCGTAGTCTTTCAGCATGATGAGTATTCCTGATTCTTTTTGATTCGAATCGAGAATAACCCACTCCGTGCCTTCAGCAACGGTTGCTTCAAACCACTGTTTACCGATTTTACCCTTGACGTCGATTCGGCTGGTGCCTCGGTCACGGCGACCATCCCAAAGGTCACGGGTAACTCGTTCTTGGATTTCGATACCCCAGCCCATAGCGTGAAAGGCATCCATTACGCGTTTTTCATTCATCTTTTACCTCCATTGCGTCGTAATTTAATAGTGACGCATGAAGGTGTCCATAACGTAAAAGGGCATACTTGCTTCCTCCTTAGTGTGTTTCTTCGTATTGTCTCACATGAATAACGAAGGATTCACCCACACCTTTGATTACTCTCCTGATTTGTTCATCTGACAAGTGTCTAGCACAACTAACAAAAGACCTGCCTGAAACCAGAAAGGTCATAATCTGCTTATGGAGCAGTTCTTGGTTAGCTTCCGCGATGCACTGCTCCGCTGCCTGTTCAACTTGTTCCACACTCTTTCCGCTTTTTATTTGTGTCAGAGCCCATTTGTAATCTAGTGGCATAACTACTTCCTTTCGTAAGTGAAATGAGAAATTATTACCCTGTCTAAGTTAAAAAGGGAGATAAATGGTCTTGGGACACATCATCGTTTGTCATCTCTCACTGGTGCAGACGCTATAGCGGAAAGGGCTGTTACGTGGTAAGGAGTCCTGTAGCAGTAAGCCACAAAGATAGTTCCTTCTGGTTGTTTTCTATGCCAAATATTTTCTGAGTCTACCTCAAGTTGGTCACCGCGTTGTTTCGGAATGACAAGAAGGGTGTCGGTTTTTGTTAAATAAAAACCAGGACCGCTGAACGCAAAATCCTCTATTCTCTTTGACAACTCCTCTATAGTGCCTGACTCACTCCAATCTGGTATTAAGTTTAACATTGACAATCCTTTCCTGAACAGCAGAGACAAGGACCATGAGGAATATTTCGAGGCATCACCTCAATATATCCTTTCCCGTCACAATGAATACATTCATCGGCTGGGGCCCAATCTTCGTGTCCTTCTTTGAGAGGGTCAAGGCCATAACGAGGCATGCACCTTGACAAGAGTGAATTTTTACCTGTGCCCCCGCAATGAGGGCAAGTCTTCTTTCTAGGTTGAATTACCATTATACCACTCCTTGGTCTGAAGCGAGCCAAATATAGCTTCGCTTGAGCTGTTTTGACAGGGCTTGCCTCACTTTACGGCTGTCGGTCCCATGTCGCCAAAAAGCAATATAAGAAGATACCTGTCTCGTGGGTCTTTCTGGATGGGTTTTACGTACTTGAGTTAGATAGGAGCACCTACCTTCTTTGTTGCAACGCGAAACTTCAAAAACGTAGGGGTCAATTACTAACTTGACCAGATCCGTCTCTCCCTTTGAAGATTTATAAGGCCCCTGATAATGCCAATCATTTGTTGATAGCCATTCACACGTACCCGACATAAGGTCTTTCAAATCCATTAACTCGTGGGGAGTGATTGGGTTAACAACAGCAAGAACTGCTGAGGGTAGTGACAAAACGGCCAGACTTGTTACTCCTAGTTTTAATACATCTCTTCTTTCCAATGTCTTTACTCCTTTCTTGTAATTACACACCTGACTCAGTTGATGTTCTAGTTTAGAACTTTACTACTTCGGTTGTAGCACCTGCTGAATTTTCAATGTAGGCTTCGTAACCAAATAGTGATTCACCTGTAACAGAATCCGCTTTCGTTATATCAGCTGGTTGGGGTACATCTGGGTCAGCAATATAATAATAGAATTTTTTTCCATCACCTGTTGTTCCAGAAATGCCATATAGTTCACCAGGTCTCAGGGTGTGGATAGCCACATCAGTGGCTTCAATAAGTTTGGTACAATGTCGGTAACACACTGTACCTTTTCCATCATCGTCTGGTGTTCCGATCAATGAAAATGGGTCGAGTTTCTTTATTTTTACTGTAAACAATTTCTTTTTCTCCTTCTTCTTCTAATTAAGGAGTCAAGCATGTAATTCGGATAGCGTCAATCTATCCGTTCTTCAACTTCTGGTGCCCCTGTATCAACATTTCCCTGTTTTACAGAGTCCTTTTCTTTTTCCGCCAATTTTACGTAGTTGGCTCGTATGAGACCTATCTCCTTTTCATCCAGTTCCTCTAGATTCAGGAGTGCATTGTGTGCACCTCCCATAGCACGAATCAGTTCATCCAACTTGACTTGTACAGCCTCGGAATCCCTATTTTGAGTATTTTGAATGAGGAATACCATGAGAAAGGTCACGATCGTCGTACTGGTATTGACTACTAGTTGCCAAGTATCACTGAAACCAAATATTGGCCCTGTTAGGCCCCACACCACGATTACCAACACTGCAAACACGAAGGTTGCCGGTCGACCAGTGGCACGTGCAGTCCACTTGGCGAAGCGTGTAAATCTAGATGCAGATTCCTTAACTTCTTTTTGTTCCATTTGTCACTCCTCCCTATAAGAAACGAATTTCGATTTATAGGAAGGAGGAAAGTTAATTGACTATCTACTAGCCTGTCTTTCTTCAGGAGGCATCTCAATACGAGGGCCTATCTCTATTTTTGAACTACCAAGTGTCGGAAAATCTAATTCACCAATCCTAACAATACTTGGGTCCCCACAGTTATTCCCACCACAAATGATGGCCCATTTACAAAAGGGAGGGACACCGTAAATCTGAATAATACCACACCACCAAGGATGAATTTTGTATTTCCACCAATAATACCCCGGTTTTAATTCTGTTTCCATTATTTCGCTCTGAACCCTTCTTTTTCGCTAGTATAGAGAGCTTTACTTCCATCAGGGAAAATTACTTCATCGTCTCCCAGCCGAGCATCAAAATACTTTCTGAGAATCCCTTCCGTAAATATGGCCTCTTGGACCTTCAGCCCTGTTTGTGTCAGATTTTTTATGTCCTGTGAAAATTCTTCGGCTTGAGTTTTTTCCATTTTTTTCCTTTCTTGTTACCTCGGCTAGGAATCGAACCTTGCAAACACGCTATTGTATTTTCCCTGACTACTTCCCCGCAAACGCTCTCCAGTCCGTCGACAGACCTTCAAGTTAACGGTTACCTACATTCCGGGGCGAGGTATAATTTTGGTACCATGCGAGGGATTTGAACCCCCGAAACTCATAGTTCCCTCTAAGCCCTTACTAGTAAAGCTGTCGAGTCCCTCATTGTTTCCCCAGTCCCACCTCTTGTGAACACCATCCAGTCTGTCGACCGACCTTCAAGCTATTTTAACATTTGGCTAACTTCCGAGGGGCATGGTATAGATGGGGCCGCACCGTGGGCTCGAACCACGGAACTAATCACTCCAGTTCACATAAGCTAGCATCGTAGCACCTTTGTTCATAGTCGCGTACCTAACTACGGCGTATTTTTTGGCTGACAGGGTAGGGGTCGAACCTACGACCTTTCGGCACCAGATTCAAAATCTGGCCTCTGTACCATTCGAGTACCTGTCATTTCAAATACTTATAATGTTTTTATCAAACATTATATGATGATTTGGACATAGAGCAACTAAATTGTTCAAATCATTTATCTCTGATATCTTAACGTCATCTGTAAATTCTTTAACCCCTTTGATGTGGCATACATGCACATGAAAATCAAAACCACAAACTCTACACTTTAAATCTTGATTACTTCCAGCAAAAACCTTCCTAGCATGTTTGGTTATCGATCCTTTCCATCCATAGTAACCAAAATCTTTCGTTAATACCTTTAGTTCACCCTTAGTTAGTCCTTTGTTGACCAATTCCTCGAAAGTATCTTTCTGGGTTGCTATTGTGTATGTCTTTCCATTTTTGATTGCACGCTCTTTTGCGGCCCTTTTAGAGTTCGCAGACCGAACGCTAGGCAAACACTTGTCACAATACTGGCGATCATAGAAATAATAGCCAGATTGCTTGTGTAACTTTTTAGGTGCCACTACAATTTCTGACCCACAAATTTCGCAGGCATTCTTTCTCGTCGTGCCATCGGTTGTCTTTCGAACACGCTGTTTATGTGCCCGTGCTTTATCCCAGCGATCTACACCCCGATTATTAAATTTTGCAGCACACGAGGAATCACAGAATTTCTTATTTCTAATATCAGATGGTTTCTTGTCAACAGGAACCTCAATTATTTTATCACAAAATTTACACCTACTTGGATTTTCATAATAACGATCGAGGGCTTTTTGTCGATATATTCGACCGTTCTCACACCCTGCTTTTTGTTTTTTTGTTAATTCCATTCTTGTTCCTCCCTAAGTCGAACTTCAACCTAGGGAGGAGGAAAGTTAATTCTTGCTGGGCGAGAAGGCTTCGAACCTTCAATATCTCAACTTTCAGAGAGTTGCGGCTTTACCAGTTTGCCCATCGCCCATTATCCAAATTTGAACTACCAACAGTCAAATTCTTCTGGTAACTGCTTCCGTCTTTCTGCTCGACGGTGCCTCATTTTTTCTTCTAATCTCTTGGTTGCCTCTATTGCTCTTTCTACAGCGGTGGGCTTCTTTTTCTTTGACTGTTTCTTTCGTTCTCGTTGGGGTTTATTCTTATCCCCTGTTAGTTACCTCTTCTAAAAACATGTAAACCTCCAAGCCTTTTGGCAGTCCTAATTTATTTACGAATTCCTGCTTTGGCCGACAGAAAATCTTCCGATACATTCAAAATATGTCCCAACATTAACATCGGGTCACCCTTTGAATAATCCTTGAACAATATGTGCAGGCGGGGGCCAAAGAGGTCATGTTCCCCCAAAGTTTCTATGGCTTTCTCCCACAGAAATTCTGCTTGGTCTGCCGTTACCTTATCCTTCACGACACCATCAGCCAATTCTGAAATGAGAGCATTCACTGCGGTTGCCGCTCCGGGATTGTAACTGGTTTTGTCGCTGGACATTGTTGCCCATCGGATATCGTTCTGAACATCTTCTTCCAACTTATCCCAGTAGTCCCCAAACATCTTTTGGAGACCTTCGAGGTTCATCCCGACACTCAAAGTAAAAACCTTTGTTCCGTCATCAACAACGATACTCAAACTCATTTGCTTCTCCTTTGTGTGTATACATTCAATTACCCTTCAAAATCATAGATATAGTCTTGGGTTAGAGGGTACTAACCAAAGAAGGATAGACAATTCATTAAGTTTAGATGCTGATACTTAGACACACGAGAAGAAGTTAGGTTCCCCACCCTAAGAACGTCTTAAAGTGGGGACCCTTGTGTTTAATAATCCGTGTCTCTATCGTTGACGGCTTTCAAGATTCTTTCCGCCGTTTTCGCCTTGCCAGCGTAATCGTTTTGTATCCACTGGAGCTTTGTTTGTAAAGCACTCAGGAGTTGTTCTTGCTCATAATCTGACAAAGCAGAGGGCACTACAGTAACACTTGCACTTGCTAAATTGCCCTTTTTGTCTAGGGTTACTATGGCCCCCGCGTGCCACTGATACTTAGTCGCGTTATAGCCAAAGTCTACCTTGGCCTCTGGGTCCACTTCCATCAAAGCTGTTTCCAGTAAACGGACCTTTGTTATTGTGTTCATAACTCTCCTTTTTCTTTTTCGTGTGCCCAACGAACCCACCATTGGGCCATTCCCGCGACATTAAAACCTGCCATTCCCGGCCAACTTTCTCGGTCCACACCACCTGTTGTATCTGGGCTTATGCCTGTGATTTCGGATAACAACAGGGACCAACCTATACTAGTATCCCCCTGTTCAATCGTGCCGATAATCCAAGGGATTGCTATCGTGCCCATCGTTGCGATTTCACGACAGGCTTTATGTTTCATAATAATACTACAGCTGGAGTGGAAGTAGGTGGCTTCCCGCCACTCCGTCTTTAGCTTTTCGAAGCGTTCTTTTGTTTGCTCTTCAGACATCTATTACCTCCTCCAGTTCACCTTGACATTTTTTGCAGTAAATGTCCATATTAGATATTTTCATGAGGTCGTCAAGCCATGTGGTACTTCTCCAAGTCTTACCACAAGCAAGACATTTCCAAATTCTGCCTTGTGGCTCCACCTTTTTTGTCGGTTGCGCATCTGGTACCTCGTAAGGGCAATAATCATCAGCATCTAAGCACATTTGTGTTCTCCTTAGGATAACTCGTGGGCGAAGCATTCCAAGTAGGAACCATCTTTTCCGTGTATACAGACGACCTCACCAATAACCCACACTTGACCGATCGTTATCATTTTATTACATGACCCCGCGTCAGGGTCATTCCAATAGACCTCGTCCCCACAGCCTAATGTTTTAACTTCTCGTAGGGTCATAACACAAATGGGTCCTTTTCTACAGCAGGTTTATACTCACTAAACGCGTCCACGTGCTTCTTTTTGCCAGGGAAGTCCAACATACGTACAGCCCCATACATCTCTCCGATCAAGATGGGCGAAGATGTCATTATGTAAACTCCTTTTACTAATTTAGCTTGTGGGTGTTTGTTGAGAGCAACAATAATAAAGCGTTGTTCTACACAGGACATCCATCTTTCTGGGAACACCATGTGCATGTAACCATCTTTTGGTAGCCCCAAATCAGTTTGTTCAAATATCCTATCAATATAGCCGCGGCCCATCTCTAAGAAATATTCGAACTCTTCATCTCGGGGTGGCAGGTCTCGGACGATGGCACAAGCCAAAGGAACTCTGTATTCGTCTTCCTTGTAACGAACCCCAGGAATATCACCACCAAAATATTTCTTAAGGACATCCTGCCCCGTTGATATCATTATATTTCCCATACTCCTTGTACCTCATATTCTGAATGCTTTTCGTTGTATTCATAGTCGCCCGCTTGGTCTTCGGCCTTATTTTGAGCCTCTTCTCTACTTCGAGCTTTTACTACAATTATGCGGGAACCATAGCCTATTCGACACATCTCAACATTGTAATGTTTTTCAGGCCTATCATCGTAAAGCTCCCACTCCACAGTAAAATCAAAGAATGTGGGTACGAAGTCTTTAACTCCTGTGGTGGTAAAGAGGGTAGGTTTGTTTTCGGACCCAACAACAGTTACATACACATAACCCTCATACCATACCCCGATAGGTCTTACTGAAGCACCCTCTTTTTGAACTTTTTCCATAGCTTCGATGAAAGTCATTTGAGTCCCTCCTGCCTCTGAAGCTCTTCCCACGCCACGTCTGTAAGTATCGCGTGATCCGCCATACAATAACCTGTGGGGACTGCCTTGCCTGTGAGTATCACAATACCCGCTTTTACTAGTGCTTCTGACATCCCTTCATTCTCTGACCATGTCTTGATATAGATGCTACGTTCGCCTGGCTCGGGGGCTCCGTAAGGAACTAACGACACGGTAGCGGTGGCCTCGGGCTCTCCATCGGGGCCAAATATTTGAATGGCTATTTCTCCACTTTGGTATCTCCCAAATTCTATGATACCACCTCTACTATAACCTGAAGGTCCTACTATTAATGCCATTAATCTTTCCTCTCACTTGTTTTAGGCTTATCCGTTTCACCCAGAATGAATTCAACATCGAGCACCTGCCCAGTCTCCACCTCGTCCCACGAATTCTGTAGATACTCATGTACTGTGGACATTGTTCTGTTAGACCAAACAGGTGGGAAAAACTCTAAATGTAGGTCGTTTATCCTTCCTAGCAGGATTAGACTGGACCCGCTGTCCGTATTAAAACCTGCCCTGTTCCACAAGTATTTCTCCGAGGAACTGCGTGGGACAACCCGCACTGCGATTACAGGAATGAAGGTTGCTCTGTCCCTTACTTCTAATGTTTTAATTTCCATTATCACACTTCCTTGGTGTACCCGTGGTCACTTACCTTATGGTGCTTACCCAATATCTGTTCCATCTGGGCAGCAAACTGAACAAACATATCTCGGATTTCTCCTAAAGTATCCCCAAAATTTTGGGATGAATGTTCTGTAGGTGAGAAATCTGTTGTTGGGGGACATTTAGTCCGTTTTCCTTCCCGAACCAGTCTCTGATAAGTTTGTTCCATACTTAGGTTCTTGGTATTCATAAATGAAACTTTATGGTCTTCACAACAAAACCAAGCCCTTACTTTTTGCCCATCACACCTAGGAACATGTATCATGTCTGAAGGATAACCAACCTCATGTGGGCGTACTGGTTTATAACAAACAGGGCATACTGGAATGACTTTCCAGTTGTCCTCAATCAACTCTTCTGCGTAAAGTGCCAAAGCATTACCGGTTTCACCACTAGAATAACATGAATGCATAAAGCCCCCACTGTGCACATAGTAATGTCTAGGAGTGCTTTCTGTACTGTTTGTGATGGCGTTGTTAAGAAGACCACACGCTACCCACATTTTTAAAGCCTCAACGAAATTCATAGATTTACTCCGTAGGTATTCTGTTTCCCCATTTATCATAGGAGAAACCAGGTTCTAAATCAGGAGGAAGTAAGCAAGCTACTCCGATAATTTGCCTTAACTCATCAGGCAGGATTTTATTGAGTTCGGCGTCCCAATGATGTTTTCCACAAAGGGACACACCATTATCCAGATAATAGCCCCCGTCTAGCCATGATTTACGATCGATTATATGGTGGGCGTCTACTGCTGGAGCCCCGCACACAACGCACTTGTGGTTGTCCCTCTCAAACACTTTTGCTTTGAATTGTTTCCTCGTCAAGAGTTGCGAAGTCATCCACCACCTCTACCAGTTCTTTAAACTTCTCTAAGCTCCTCAAGAGCTCCGCAATAGAATACTCTAGGCTTTTCAGTAGACGCTCGGGATATAATTCTAGACTAGCTCCCGCGTCCAACCATGCGTTCGTTAGAATGTGGGAACCAAATTTATCTAACTGATTTTCCTGTAGAAGTAATAGTTGCTCTTGTGTGTTGAGTCTGAGCTTCTCAAGAAGTATACGAACACGAGCTACATCCTCTTGACTACATTGCATCGCGAGGATACGTTTCTTTCCGTAAGTTTCTTGTGCATTCATTACCATCCTCCTACCTCTGGGTTGTGACTGTTACAAAACACACAGATGTAACCTCTGGCCACCGGATAACCACAGGTTCCACAGTGATAAATTTCAGGAGCATAAGAACGGGCCAGCTCAGACGCTACCTTATCCCAAGCTCGGTTGCTCCCTTTAAATTTCTTTACTTTAGGTGGTTTAGGTTCTTCTGGAGGTAGTTCCAATAGTATCAGGCTATCCTCAGAGTAACCTATATGCTCAAAATCTGGGTTTGTAAGTCCCAGAATTCCCAACACATACACAGGCTGGTCTAAATCATCCGTTGAGTGTTCTAGAACCCGTAGTTGTATACCCTCGTACGATTTAACAGCTACGAGAGACCCCACGGGTATATTGTATTTCTTTTTCTTTTTTGGCATTTCAATATTGCTCGATTATTATTGTAGTCTTGTAAGACTCATGCTTTGCGTAAGCTCGGAAAGAAACGTAGCGATTAACACGCACATTTACCTGTTCATTTGCTGTGTCATAAACAGCGTCATCACTTACATTTTTCTTCCACGCCAACCAGATTGCTTCGAGGGCATCCTCACAAGTAGCCTCACGGAAATGCTCTTGGTCGTTGCCTTCCGCCCGCCCAAAAGGTGCTTCCATTTCTTGGTTCAACTCTTCTAACTTTGCATCGGAGCGGGCCTTTGATTCAGGAGACATTTTGTTTTCTAGCTCAGAAAATTTCTTGGCCACCCTACTCCTCCCATTCAGGCACTACTGGTTGAACCATTACTTTTCTGTCGTCTTCACTACAGAAATACTCTCCAGCCTCATTAAATGCCCTCACTTGTCCGTTTTCTTTGCGGTATTCTGTTTTGAAACACAAATTTTTTCCCACGACAAAGAATCCAGGCGGACACTCCTCTAACGTGCATACCCAATTATCTGGTTTCATTACAAGTTTTCTCATTTTGTGGTCCTTTATTCTGTCACGTTAATTTCTTCAATTTCGAAGGTGTGATATCCACCGTAGTAAGGCTCTTCTTCACATTTCTCTTTGTATGCTTCTGCTTTTTCTCGGCTCTTAAATGTTTTAACTACATAATGGCCGCTTTCGGGCCGCTGGTCACGAGAATAAGCGTCGGCGTAGGTTGTCCAATTCTTAATTATTTGATATATTTTCATAACTAAGCCTGTTTCCACAACTGTCCCGCGACGGGGTAATCCACAGAAAAATCTGTTAAGTAAATAAAGATGTAATGCATAATTCCCCTTTGGTCTGGACCGAATTCCTTATTGGTTACGACTATACATGGATAACGTACAGGGTCTTTCTCCCCAAAAGTTTCTAATGTCCACTCATTGGAGCGGAGTGTTCCACTGAAACCAACCCATGCACAAGCATTATCCAGCAATTCTGCGTGTAACATTGTCTACTCCTCGGGCCATGAAAATAGATAGTGTGTGCTTTCTCCATCACTGTCCGAGTCTCCTGGGTTTTCTGAATCACAGTTTGTACAACAGTATCCATCAACAACGGGATACTCACAATGTTCACAGTGGTAAATCGTCGGAACATAACTGAAGGCGAGAATAGCCGCAGCTTTTAGCCAATCCTCCTCCGACCCTTTGAATTTATTTATCTTTGGTTTTTTGAGCTTCTTGGGCATTTCCTGCCCGCATTCGTTGCATTTAGGCATCTGCTTTCCTTTTTATTATGTCCCTAGCTACCCTAAGCACATCAAAGACATACTGCACCCCAACATCCGTTCTATTGAGAACCTCTTGTGCTAACTCTGCAGCTGTCCAAATGTGGGTGCCAGAGGTTTTCCAAACCACCGTGTCTAAGGGCAGTTCGTTGAGCAGGGTGCGGGCAAACATATCACATATGTCTGGCATAAGTGCTTTCTGGCCTTCCCAATAGTGTTGAGACTCTTCCCACAACCTCTTCTCCTCTTCGCTCAAATTTTCGTATGGGCAGTAATCGTCAGCATCTAGGCACATCTGGGTCCTCCATCCAATTGAGTATTCCGCAACTGGGACACTTTACCCAGTGCAACATACGAACCAAATGAGGTATCATGGGGGCGTGCTCCCACACTTTACATGTGGACACTGGTTGCCCGCAAGACTCACATGGTTGAACAAGCCAGTTATCCTCTGGATGTTTGTTTGAAGTTTCTATTACACGCATTTTATTTCACTTCCCTAGTCATATACTTGCCCCCGCGGCCTGCTCATGCAGGAAGTCTATCTCACTTTGGAGTTTTTCGTTTTCTTCTCTTAACCTCAGGTTCTCTTGCTCCAGTGTTGTGTGGTAATCTTCTATGTCTACCCATTCCTTACAATTATCGCACCACACAGTTGTATCTTCAAACACATCACTTCTTCCACAAATAGGGCATTCCATCACAACCCACCTATATAACTCTCTGCTTCTTTTGCTTTCTGCAACTCCATTAACTTGGATTGAAGCATTTTGTGTAGCCCTTCTTTACACGTTTCCTTATCTACAACCCACTCAAACACCTCTTCCAAGCTCAGGCCTTCCACCCCAGGAGGCCCCTGCATGCAGGGAAATCTTGTTACTCCACAGGGATTGTAAATTGCCCATGTTCCGTCATACACTGGGTAGATATAACACGAGGCTAATGTCTGTTCCTCATGTGGGTTAGCGGATATCCAAATCTGTGAGTTAGGAAATCTCGCTATTCTAGCAAGAAATTGTGTGAACTGTTTATTATTCATATTGTTTCCTCATTCGCTCGAACTACTTCCCCAACTACCTCTACCACGGCAGGCCAGAGGATGCCCGTACAGGGAGCATAGTTGGGGTGTCGGTTCAGTTTGCCGAGATCTTTAAGTAGTTCAGCTCTTGCTTTCTCGGCTGTTTCGTGAGATCTTGAAAATATTACCGCGTGTCCATACCTATCGTAGATTTCGTAGTGAAAACCAGAGAATTGGTTGGCTGCGATGAACCTCTTATTTTCAATTGGTTGTATTTCTGGCGTGCGCGGTGCTTCTTTCCAGCTACAGTCCTCGCAGTGCCTCTGAAGTCTTCTTCCAGACATCCACCTGTCTCCTACATAAGGAGACCCACATTCAGGACATTCCATAGTTTATTCCTTTTTGTTGTTGGCTAAGAAGTAATCAGCCAGTGCTTGGGACCTTCTGAGCCTTGTTGCGTCACAGTGATCACCGTCACCACACCCCATGGAATGCAGGCCGCCACCGCTCTCCAGACAGCCACCTTTGTCACTTGCTATTATTTTGGCCATCTTTATAGCGTCAGCCCTGTTTTCAAGTTGATATTTAAGGCCCCAGTGGCTATACTTAGAGTCTGGACATTTCTCGCCACCAGGCTTATTGTGATCCGGTAGCCAACTGCTCTTACCTAGATCATACCACTGTTTACACGTGTGACAAAATCCCAACTTTTTCATTACCAACCTCTTTCCAATTGGTCGGCGCAGGCATCGCACTGATAACCGTGTGCTTTGTCTGCTGGGGTTAACATGTTTGGTTCTCCGCAATTAGGACACGGATAGATGCGGGGGCCATTCCTTAAGGCAGACCGGCCGCCCGGGTCCCTGAAGTCGCACAGATTATAGCTGTCTTGAGGGTCATAGTCCATTGAGCGTTCCTCGTCCATCCAGTCTATGGGCGTATCCTCAGCACAATCATAACAACAGAAGAGATAACACTCACCTCTCCAGTTCCTCTCTTGCGCCTCATCCCAGTCCTCGATTTCTTCGTGGCACCCTCGACAAAAGTGAGGTTCTTCATCATTGTAGTTTGTGTTGCATTCCTGCTTATAATCAGCGGGGGTCGGATAGTCTACCATCTCTAGCCCTCTCATGTGCATCGTCTATCATGCTCCCGAGTCTATCTGCATCCCAGGCGAAAAAACAATCTTCACTGCAAAACTCATAAATAGCCCCGAAGTCCATCATGATGACGTCTTTTTCATCAACTTCCTTGTCACAATTGCAACAAAATATTCCACTTCCCTCATCTACCATAGTATTCCTCTTCGTCCTCATCGTCGAACAGCCAATCCTCGGCACATTTTGCGTGGCAGAAGTTCATCTCGCTACTTTCGGTGACTTCTTCTTTGTCGTCATCCTCTTCTAACTTCCGCCCACAGTTCCAGCATTCATAGATTATCATTCTGATTAATCCTCGTCGTCATCATAACAATGGCCATCACAACCGTTCTCTTTGAAATAATTACGGCCTATGTCTATGACAGATTCAGGTATACCGGCTTTGTGTAACTCCTCTTCCCACCCGCTGTAAGCTACGTTCTCAAAACAGTTGGGGCACTGTTCCCCTATTGTGAAGTACATTGGGGAAGAGTATATTTGTTTTCCCTCAAGAATAACATAAGGCCACATTCGAAGTGGTGCGTCATCACAGCAACCACAACTATGTTTAAAGAGAGCGTTAGTCACTCGGGTATTTACTGATTTGGCTGTATAGTATTCGTGAGACCACCTATCATAACCTGTTTCTAAGTCAGGAATGTCGTCCTCAATAGATTCCACACTTTGGAGTTCTGCCTGATACTCACGGATTTTTTCTTGGAGTTCCTCTTTTTTGTCCTTCACATTCATATGGTTAAAAATCTCCCATCCGACCAAAGTATTCTAGGTCCTCCAGTTCGCACGCTACACCATCAATATCATCCCCGAGCACACCCACGAGCATTGCTGTCGCTCTGGCTTCCGAAGGAGCTTTGGCGGGGGCTTTACTTCCCCAAGAGCACGATGGACAGCCTTTACCTTTAATAAAGTCCTTACGTGCACCTTTGTAATCATCTTCCTCAAAGTCCCATAGGGAATCCATATCCCACGGTTCACCACATTTTTGACAATATAAATCCATTTTCGTACCTTAATTTGCGGTTGTGTCTCTATCTAGTCCCGTTGTAACCATCCACGTTTGTGTTTACATACACACCCTCAATTGCCTTCTTGAAGGGAGAAATTTCCCTTACCTCTTCCCCAATCAGCTCAAGCCAATCGATTCCATCTAAGACCTGTTTCGCTTTGTCTATAGCCGACTTCTCTTTAGCCATTCCTCCTATTTCAATTCGCAGTATCATTTTATTGGCACCTCAATAATAAGTGTGGGGCTCTTGTCATATGTTTGCCCGTAAATATTTGTGTGATTATAGGTTCCCCTTGTAACTAAGTAACCGAGAGCTAGTAATTCTTGTGTCAATTGTTGTAGGACCTCTTCAATAAATTCTTTAGTCATTTTATCCCTGTTGGTGAATTCCCAAGAGCATAATTCATACTTGTTTCCTGGTTTGGGGGACTTGCCGTATTTGAACAGGTGCTCCTCCATTAACCTTCTTCGCCCCGCGTTAACCAATTTCTGTACTTGGTTGGGGTTTTCCTTTATGATGTCTGAAACCGGTGGTATACACATCCTGTTTTCCTTTCTAATCAATAATTAAAAGCTCACCACAGAGTGTGGCACTGAAAAGTTTACGTTGCTTTAGGCGAACCCACCCTTTCACGTATTTGTAGTTAGCGGGGGAGAACCAACCTTTCCCATTATACTCTTTTACAAATTCTTCATCCACGGTTTTTATGATTTCTAAATCCGTTACTTCAGAGTTATGTAGGTCTCCCCACACAAATTTGTGTAGATGTTCTTGACCCCTTAAGTGGTAGCAGCCGCACGCTCTGTCTTGGGTAATCTCTAAATTCTCGATGATAGTGTTATCGAACGAGTAAGAATCATTATCCTTAATTTGTTTTATTGTGACGGGGCTTCTGTTAAGAATTAGTTCAGCGAGCCCCATTCTTCTTAGCAATTTCGGCATTTACCATTCCTAATCGAAGGGGATATCTAGGTGGGCCCGTAACCGCCTGATGGGGGCTAACAAGTTAAACTCTAGCTCTTTTGTTATTTCGGTGGCGACTTCATCATCAAGGGAATCCGTTAAAGTCCTTATAACTTCGAGTTCCTTGTGTATTTGATTGAAAGCTTTTGTCAACACTTTCTTGTCTTGTTCTGATAACATCAATCCTCCTCATTGATGGTGGGTCATTTAGGGTCTTCTATTCCCTGTATTTCGTGCACTGTGTCACAATAAGGACATGTGATTTTCTTAGGAAGCAGGGGTTTAATGAATCTGCTCTCCAATTTAATTTTCTTTTGACACGCCGAGCATGTCATCTCCACGTCGCACAAGTCCGTAGACCAAAACCACATAGGGTCATTCTTGAAAGTCCTAAAGATGTTGTCCATTATTCTTCCTCTATATCTCGTAGGACGAACTCGTCAGGAATTTCACGCTCAGTAATATCTAGTAACCTGACATGGGTTGCTATTGTTGGGTATAGGGTCGACATACACTCGTCCACAATCTCAGAAACATCCCGCATGCCAATGCTTGGGTGAGTTTCTATTTCTATGCTGTATATTTTACTCATACGTGGTAGCTCCTGTTCATACCACAGGGATTATTGGGAGCTTCTCATCTGTGGTGAAAAGTGACCCAGGACCATTACCCTCATCATCTTGGGATGGGTAGATACTGGTCCCGTCATCCAGAGTAATAACCAGCGAGGCACGGTACCAATCCAGCTCCTCTAGATCGGCTGTGTTCATATATTCTACACTTACTATTTTCTTGCCCACCAATAGTTTACTAGCTTTGGTGGCCCATTTCTTTTTCAACGCATCTTTTGGTGATTTAGGGATTTTCATATGTTTCCTCTTAGCGGTCTTCCTCGTCCAGATGGGAATTGGCTTCGATAAAATCATGGATCGAATCGAAACTGGGGTTTTCGTTTAGAAAATTACAATGTCCGCACTTAAGAATCTTTCTGGCAACTACCTCTTCCGCAGTCACCCAAATCAGCTCGCCACATTTCTTACAACGTGCTACCATATGTTTACCTCCAAAGTAATTTATCGAGTTCGTCCGCGAGAGACCTAGCAATATTTTGTATAGGGGGGTTGTGTTTTACTAATCTTCCCGTGGGACTGAACGACTGGTCTCGATTAAAAAAGTGTGTGTCATCCCGCTCTGAGTCAAACCCTATACCTAACCACGCTCGGTCTCCCTCATCCAGCACCACCAGCTGTATAATGCTGACCACAAAAGCATAGGAGCATCTCTCGCATATTACGTGAAAAACCATTCCCCAGTTTTCCCACCCAGAGACTTGCCCGTGCCAATGTCCGCAATAAGGACAATAAATAAATTCTTGATAAGCATGCCTATCAACTATTTCGATTTCTTTAGACATTAATAAATTTGTAGGTCCTCCACTTTTACTGATTTGAACAATTGTAACAGAGACCCCATTATAGCCTCTCGTAGTCTATCCTCAAATTCACTTTCGACCAAGACCAAATCTGTAAAAGCACGTTGTGATAGGTCGTCATCCTCTATACTCAAACCAACATCAATGGTTAACCTGTGTTTCATTTCGGTTACTCCACAAATTTGTGAAATCAAAAATATACTCCCCATCAATAATGTCAAAGTTTATTCCTAAACGCATACTCACATCAATACACAAAGAGTCGAATGACATTTCTAGAGAGTCCTCATTTTTGAAATTTCTGGATTTTATTTCTCGCTGTAATTCTTTGGTCACCTTACCTAAACAATCCCAGCGACTCTGGTCTTTTCTTTCTTTAACAGCAATATTTAATTTCACTGTCTACGTTCCCTTATTTCCCAATCAGTGGCTTCCATGTCTTCTTTTGTTAAGTGGTATATTTTATATGAACTTAGATGCCACCATTCCTTTTCATCCCACTTTTCACGTTTAATTTCTGTGTTACGTTCAGGGATAATAAATTGTGTCATTACTTCAAGAAATGTCATTTGTAATAGTAAACCTGCGAGAGCTCCTCGGCACTCTGTTATGTATTACCCTCGAACCTCTCAGGGAATTTTATTAATTAAAAAATAAAATTTCCCTTGTTAGATAATAACTAGGTTTTCCTGTTGGACGTCTAGTACTAATATAGTACACAAATCCATCTCTAAAAAATAAAGTTAATAACTAGATGTCTTTACTAAGAAATTAATTATCACGCGGTAAAGTAATTACGCACGGTCGGGAATAAATTTTATTTTCTTTTTTGTCTCGGACAATTAAATAGCCTGCCATTTTTCCCCTGTCCTCTCCTGTACCAAAAACGAACCCCTCTAGAGCCACACGCTCTTGGGTGGGGCTAAACATAATTGTTTCGTCAGGCCAGCACTCTGGGTGGGGGCAATCTTCAATACATCCGTAACAATCAATTAAACAATTTTTGCACACTTCTTTAAGGAAACCAACTTGGGTAGAAAAACCAGCGAGTATCTCTGCCCCGTGGTCTCCAGACAAAACGGACATAGCATTCGACAACAAATAATCATAGGGTGATGTCTCCATTTTGTTTTCCTTCTATTATAGCTAATTTTATTATTCAGTCCACTCGGGTTTGAAATTGTCCATTAAGAATTTACCTGCAGTGGTAAAACAACACTGTAGCCTAGGCATTTCATTTTCTTTATCCAACACCTGCATTTCTTTTACTAATTCATTGAGGGGCTTTTTGAAAGCTATCTCCCCAGAAGAAACGCAGTTTGCCAATGCCAACCATTCTTCTTTAGTTAGTTCAGGCATTTCGATTCCTTTCAAATAAATTTTGGTTAAGTCCTCCTAGGTCATCTCTATTACCTAAAATGACTTCTTTAAATGCTTCTAGCATTGCAAGCTTGTTAATCCAATACTTAAATACATCGGGATTAAAGGGCTCTCCCCTCTTTGCACAACGGTCGAATTGGTTACAAAACTCCTCACAGTGTGTGATTTCTTTTTCAATTATCTGTAGTGTTTCATTGGGTGGTCTCATTATTCTCCATTAATAAATTGGGGATTACTGGCTGATACATCCAGTGGTCATCCGTCTGTACATGACGGGCACGTACATATTTTGCTACCGACGTAGAAAAATCTTTGAAAGCAAAAGATGAAGCCAATCTGATGACGTATCCTTCAACAGCCTCAAAATCCACTGCTCTTGATAGAAGATGTCTTGTCTTATCCTCTCGGAATAGTCCTCTATGTATAAGAGGGACCGTTCTGATTCCGATGAGTTCACAGTATTCTGTAGTCTCGTCCCAACTGAGTGCCATATTTTGGTCATCCCAGATAGAGTATGCATAAAAATAAGAATGAAGATTTCGATAATGAATTGAGTGCTTTGCAAACAAATTCTCTCCACAGACCCTCCATCCCTCTGGTATTTCGTGTCGTATTTGTGCATGAAATTTCTTAATCCAATCCCGCGATGGGTGTGGGGAGTAGGTAGTAGAACGAGGATGACAATAATCTCGGTAGAGAGAAAAATTTTCCCCGTCACACTTTTCTGTTATAACAATTTCCTTCCCTTCAAAGTGGTCTACTGAGGACAACACCCTATCATCATTGGTTGCCCCCCTAGACCAAGGAAGGTGGGGAGTTCTCGGATATTTAATTCTATCCATCTTCCTCCTCTATTTCGTCGCCCAACAGGGCAAGTTTACATTCTATACCTGTTGCTATGGCACCAGTACAAACATTACGCTTCTGGGAGCACACGGCTGTTATTTCATAATGTGGTCCTTGGTGCTTACACCTTACTACATAACAAGAGTGACCACGGGGACAGGTTACCGTTTTTATGGGTACGTTACTCATCTTCCTCCTCTATTTCATCATAAAGTATGGTTGGAAACCCCTCCACTATTATACATGCACCAACGCCATTAGGATGATTGTCACAGTTATCATTACAATCGAATAGCTTGTAGTGTGCAAGTTTATGAACACATGTGAATCTGCACGAACTTGCCTCCGCACAAATTACTTTCATATTACCCATCCTCTTCCTCTGTGTAGTCATCTAGAAAAGTAGTTTTTGGTTCTACACACGCGCCTGCTCCCTCGCTAGCACACCCCCTAAAACAGTCGGGCGTCTCTAAATGGGGAACTTTGTGTATACAGAATCCAATTTTACATCTATTAGCTTTAGGGCATATCACTTGCATGTTAATCCTCTTCCTCCCCACAAGGTCGCCCAAGAATGTAGGTTCAGCTACGATACAGAGAGCCTGTCCGTCAAAATTAGGACATGCTTCTTGTGTGCAGTTAATTACTTCGAGATGTAAATGCCTGTGGGAGCAATGTCTACCACATTTGTCTACTTGTGAGCATATTATTCTAACTTCACTCATCTGTTTCCTCCACGTCATCATGTAGTAGAGTGAGGGGGAGCGGTATACACTCTGCCTCATCATGGTCTGGACATTGCCTACCACACCATTCGTTCTGTGCATGTGGATGCTTGTGGAAACATCCCCGATCACATGAGTCAGCGCGTAAACAAACTAATTGCTCAGTCATAACACTATGCCTTTCCAACAACGTTTAGTTTTGTTTGTAGGACTTCCAGATAGCTAGAAATCCTAGGATTGAGAAGAACAAATGGTGTGGGGTATTCCTCAATGTAGAGGGTATCGGTTGACTTCAACGGAAAATCCCTATAACCATCGATCGTTACACTAACTTGACTGTTCCTCTCGTCGGAATTAATCTTCAGGGTTGAGGACATAGGTAGCATTAACGACCCTTTTAGGCCAGAAAACGGACAAATAGGCGTTACTATCAAGGCTCCCACGTCATGGTGCACTAGTGGCCCGCCCGCCGCGTAATTGTAGGCAGTGGAACCAGTAGGAGTCGAAATGATGATTCCGTCTGCTCTAACCTCAAACTGTCCATCACCTTGTATCGAAAGAAAAAGGTTAATCAACCTAGCCTTTTGTGACCAGTGTAGCACCACCTCATTGAGAACAGGGTAGAAAACTCCTTCCTTTTCGGGGTTGTTAACGCAAAGCATTTTCCTTTGTGCGTAGACGTTGACAAACCCGCTGGAGAGTTTATCTAGTTCATCAAAAACACTTTCAGGAGGAATCGTTGATAGATACCCTACTCTCCCCAGATTAATACCCAGAACAGGCACGCTTTTATTGGGTAGGGTGTAGGACGCGGCCTGCAACATGGTTCCGTCACCACCCAAAACGATGAGGATGTCTGAGTAACGGCACATATCTTCTTCCAAATGTGTGTTCACTCTTGTGTAATTGGGTATATCCACGCAGTCCGATAGGGGAATGTTTATACCCCAAGGCTTATTGTCTAGGATATAGTTTATTACCCTTTGTGCAAGTCCCATAGCTTGTGGGTCATTTCGTTTGACAATCAATCCAACATTTCTGATATCTAATTCCATCAGATACCCTTTCTCTTCTTTGTGAAATCAGTCAGTTATGATTTTTATTGGTCCAGCAATTAAAGTTAGACTGTTATGGCGTCCTGTGTGTAGGGATACATGACAATTAGCACATAACAAGGCACACTTGTTAAGCTCAGGTTGAACGACCTCCTCCCAATCTTTGGAATTAAGAGGCCCAATATTATATATTTTAGTTGCTGGGTTCACATGGTGGAAATCATACACAGCGTAGTTTGTTGTTCTCAAGTTACATATTTGGCATTCACCACCCGCGTAGTCGACACATTTTTGTTTATGATTGTCCCGTCTGTTATCCATATAATCACAATATTTTTCTCTGTTGGGCTTTGATCTGGCGATCTGTTGTGTTAACACTCTATGACAGTTACGGCAAACGAGGGAACATTTCAGTAATTCTGGAATAACTATCGTTGTCCAATTCTTGTGGCGTAAACTAGCCACGTTATACATTTTTTCCTCAGAGTTTTTATGGTGACAATCATAGACCTCATACCAATCTGTTTCCAACCCACACATTTCACATTTGCCACCAAGAAACAGAGCCACTTTTTTACTAAATTCCTCCTGTACTTTCTTGTTGTAAAACTTAATTTTGTTTTTGTTTCTGGTGCAGTAATCTTTTGCGCTGTCTCTTATTGCTTGAATATGTAATTTCTTAGAACGCCGTTCTTGCTCCAGTAGCTTATCAGGATTTGTATCTCTATACATTTTCCTGTAAGCACTTCTACAGGTTTTACATTCGTTTAGTCTCCCACCACGCATATTGGAACCTCGGTCAAACTCATGTAAGAATTTTGATATATGGCACTTAATGCATTCTTTAGCTCCCTCTTTTATCTTTGGTTGACTCCACGCCCTAACTGGGCCCATCTTCCTATCAGCGTAACGTTTTCTTTTGAGAGCGGAGTCACACTCTTTGCATCTTAAATTTAGGCCATCTGTAGATGCAACATTTTTACTAAATTCTTCCCGTGTCTTAATTATACCACATTCAAGACACTCCTTAACTTCTGTGCTCTTCACTTTTTATTACATTCATCCTCCTTATTTCCTTATCAATATACGTTCTTGGTTTGTTAAAAGTAAGTGGGGGGGTCTATTCCTGAATTGAATACGACGTTTCCCCACATTTACTATATTGGATGCTTGTTAAATATAGGCGTTTGTTATTGGTAGACGCCTATCCTTCCCAAAGTCTTTCGGAGTTATTTTCACACCAGGACAACTTTGTCGACGTTTGTATTCGTTTCGGTCTACCATCCTTACAATCTTTTCAACATATGCTTTCATGTCTTTTAAGGGAGGAAAGGCCAATGCCCCAAAGAATTCCTTTACTTCCGTTACGGACATCTCTTTCTCAATGTAAGCTTCGAGAACTTTATCCAGAACACTGTAGGGACCCAACACTTCCTCGTCAGTTTGTCCCTCGGCCAACTCCGCACTAGGTGGCCTTTCAAAAGTACTTATGGGGATCCCAAGAAGACCCCTCTCATGGCGCTTCATATTGATGTAATGGCCAATTTTGTAAACCAACGTCTTGTAAACGTCTTTTAGGATAGAGAATCCTCCTACCATATCCCCATATAGGGTGCAATATCCAACTGCGGTCTCGCTCTTGTTGCCTGTGGAGAGGACCAACCAACCGAACTGATTGGAGAGTGCCATCAAGACGTTACCCCTGATACGTGCTTGAATGTTTTCCCACACCACAGGATTTTCTTCTAGTGCATTAGCCCAGATTTTACTATGTGCAATAGACTCAATATACATATTAACAAGATGTTCAATATGGATTGTGTCTTGCTGAATTCCAAAGTTTTCCATCAGCGTTACTGCATCGTCCTGCGTATCGTCAGATGTAATTCTGGAAGGCATCGTTATACCAACTACTCGGTTGATCCCCAAGGTTTCTACAGCGAGTGCAAGAGTGACCGCTGAGTCAATACCACCACTCACAGCAACAACAACTTTAGGGAATCCATTCTTGTCAACATAATCTATAAGGCCCCTCTTTAAAGCCAAGTAGACTTCTTCTACCTCAGTTTGCCCACGCAGAACATCCGTAAAATCATCAAATGGTCCATGTTGTTGTGGAGTATCAGGTTGAATTGTGGATTTCGCGTTGCCAATGGTCTCAAACTTCTGAGCAAAGTCCCTTTCAATGGAAGACGTGGTAGAGTAGTAGTCACGGAACATATACCCCTCAGTCTTGTTCTTCATAAAGCTTTCATCTAGGTCCACTACCAAAAAATCTTCCTCGAATCTTTTTGCTACGTAACGAATCTTACCACGATGGTCCATCACTAGACTAGTACCATCAAAGATTAGGCTATCTTGTCCCCCGATTAAATTTGTATATATCAGGGAAGTGCCAGTTTTCAGGCAATACTGGGACAATGCTTCGTAACGGGACGTAGTTAATTTGCCTGCGAAGAAAGGAGAAGCGGACAAGTTTAACGTGACATCCACGTTATTCATTGCTGCGAGTGTTCTCACAGGAGACTGCTCGACCCAGATATCCTCACAAATGGTAATACAAAAACGGACACCATTCATGACAAACACTAAACACTCGGGTGTTTCGAGTCGAGAGAAATATCTCTTCTCATCAAACACACCGTAGTTGGGGAGTTCAGTTTTGAAGTAGACATCTTGCACTTTACCATCAGCCAAGATTACTGCCGCGTTGTAGAGTTCTTCCCCATTTCTATTGAATTCGTGTCTGTGTTTACCCCAATTGAACTTCCAAGGGGACCCCACTAATGCAACTATATCTGTAGCTTCCTCTGCTATAGATTCCACAGCTTCGTGGCATTTTGTCAAAAAGGATTGCTTCAACAGCAGGTCCTCTGGAGGATAGCCACAAACAACAAGCTCAGGAAATACGATTATGTCGCATCCTGCGCGCTGGGCCAAGGTCAAAGAGTTTAGAATGAGACTTTTGTTCAGGTCAAAGTCCCCAACGGTAGGGTTTATTTGTGCTAACGCTACCCTCGTAGTAGTCATGTCTAATCCTTTCGTGTGTTAAGGTAAGGACATTAAAAAATGCCCTTACCTATTCGTGCGTTTAAGATTTCTCTCCCATCAAGGTCTTATTTTTCAACATAGAATCCCGCAGCTCAAAGAGGTCGGGTGTTACCGATACTTTCATACTGTGGGGCTTCACCAGCCTCGATGTCATTGTGAAGTGGAGTCTACCAATACCATCTTCTATCCGCTTTGTAACTCCATCTAGTGTTTCCAGCCACGCGTCACCTAGCACGGAAGCACCTTGGGTAGAATCGTAGAGGCAATCTTGCTGTGCAATCAAACCTTGATTTTTCAACTCCATAAAAGACGAGCTGGAATCCTTGTGCATGGTGACTATTGTTTTGGGTGTCTTGCTTGTCTTTTTATTGTGTAAAGACCACCCACCTGCTCCATCGGACACAAGATTATAATGATGTGCAGGATATATTAGACAACATGCGATACTGCTGTCTCCATTGGGCACCAAGCACGATAGATTAAATCCTGGTATCGACGTCTTGGGACCAGGATGTCCATCCGAATCCAATGCTGGTTTAAGAGTAGGACAACCGTCTACTTCCATAAGTTTGGCTACACCGCCCAGAGAGGGCTGGTCTTCGCAAACTCCAGGTCGCGTGCCCGCCGCCCATATAATCCGACTTTTGATATCATGGACATCTAAACCTGCGGGCTCAGCATCATCTCTTATTTGGTTTATAATCGCTGTGATTGTATACTCGTCCAGCTCATTCGTTAAAATAACCCTCATCCGCTCTCGGAACCATTCGTCCTTTGCCAACTCATGGTTGAGGAAGCGTCTGTATTGCTCAACTGTTAGGTAACCGAGGTCACCCGAATCATTTCGCCATCCCCAAATAGGAGACCCTGCATTCTTAATCTTTTCCCGATATTTGTATACAGCGTCGAGCCAAAGAGGAAAGTCGTTCTCCAAGCATTGCAGGGTGTCAATCAAACCGATAGGTCGATTAGGTTGATATTCCAACCACTGCTCAAAAGCTATCTTAACGTCTCCATGACCCATTGGGTATTCATGTCCCATTGTGCCTCGGACGGGAACGTCAAAGAATTCTGCTATGTCGCAGTTAGATGTGGCAGAGCATCCTGCCAGCATTGCGTTCAGGGATGCACGTCTACTGTTCTGTGCCCTTCTCAAAGAGAAATCCAAAACTTGTCCTGGGCGGGCCGCTTTTACGACTCGATACCACTTAGTTAACGACAAAGAAGAAAAGTTCAGGGCATAAGTCAGAATACCCTCAACCAAACGAATATCTGCTAATGGCCCCTGTACTGTTACGATAGGTTCGTTGGGGAAGAACACAGTTCCCTCTCTCCCACCAATAACACGAATACGCAACCTTTCTCGAACAGCCAGCCAATTCACAAAATCTGGAGAAGAGCCCATATGAACAGCACCGTGAAAGAAATCTTTGCTGAGGAAATCCAGATTCTTAATAGTTACTAGAGCCTCAGTGATACCACCAAGGAGACAGTAACTTCCGCCAAAGGGAGCGTTTCGTATATAAAAACTCTTGGTTGCTGGTAAATCTGCTCGACCAGCCCGCCAATCAGCTTCTGCCATCGCGATAAAATAGAAATCCCATGGAAACTTTCGGTGTTCAAAAGCTCTTTCAATCCCGTCTGCTAGGATTTTTGTGGGTAGCATTGTGATTCCTTTCTTATGTGTACATGCCCGCATATAATTTCTTTTCTTTTATAAATATATACACGGGCTCAGGCACGAGGTGGACTATTATCATCCAAGGATAATAATTTCCAGTATTAACTGGCTTTAAACCGCGGTCCCCGCGGCGAGAATATTTTTAGCAGCATTAAGGTCTCTATCAACCATCGAGTTACATTGTGGGCATAACCACTCTCTATCAGAAAGGTTTAGATGTTCATTAATATAACCACATTCGAAATGCCGTTTACTGCTAGGATAAAACTGCTCTATTTGATTTATGTGGCAACCATACCAAGGTCCTTTGTAATTCAAAAAAGAAATGAACTGGTACCATCCTGCATCTAAAATGTATCTGGCTAGCACTGGATCAGACTCAGTCAACATCCTCTTTACAGCTAAAGTTTCACAACAGATGGTTTGGTTTTCACGCACCAGTTGTAAAGCAAGTTTATGCTGAAAATCTGAACGTTGGTTCTGAATCTTTTCGTGTAGTTTCGCAAGCTTACGCCGTAATTTATGGTAATCACTAGAACCTTGAACTTTGCTACTTAGTATTTGTTGGAGTCGTTTAAGCTTCACTAAGGACTTTTGAAGATATTTCGGGTTAGGGACGCGATTCCCATTACTGTCAACCAAATAATCTCTAATCCCCAAATCGATCCCGATTATATTGCCTTCAAATTTTGGATCCTCAATATAAACTTCACATAACACAGAAGCATAATACTTTCCTGCAGGAGTTTTACTAATAGTAACATTGCAGATCTTGTCTCCTATTGGACGATGTATTTTGGCTTTGATCTTGCCCACCTTAGGGATAGTAATTGAAGTGGAATTGACCTTGAATTTTTGGGGAACACGAAAACTTTGTTTGTTGTGTTTTTTCTTGAAACTCGGAAATTTTGTGGTCCCTCTAAAAAAATTAGTGTAAGCTGATTCAAGATCCTTGAGTGATGCCTGTAATGACTGAGCGATGGCTTCAGACAACCAAGGCTTTTGTCTCTTTAGAAATACTAGGTCACTACAGTTGTCCACATACCCGAGACCGACTTTGTGCAACATATAGCAATCAATTCTTTGTTTTAAATAATGATTATAGACATACCTAGAACATCCAAAGTAAGATTCAAGTTGTTTCTTTTGGTCAGTATTAGGGTATATGTGATATTTATAGGCATGTTTCACAATCATCTACAAAATAACTCCGTGTAAGATAACTTTAGTAGCTATTTTAGTTAGAAAGTTAATTAAAACTTTTGGGATAAATTATAAAGCCTGTGTTGTAGAATATATTTGTAGACACTCTCTGGTAGAAGGTATCTACAACTTTTTCCCTTTGCACATATCCACCTTATCTCTGTCGATCGTATCTTAGGGGTTGGGTGAACCTCGAACCTTACCCGAGTTCCTGAGGGATGCACAAATTCTTTCTTGTTATTATGCACTACCCCAAGAGCCTGTCTTACCATCGGGTCGCCCTCAGACCAAGCAATATCCCCAGCACACCTTCGTTCAGAATCACACACAAACAGGAAATCACAGAGACCGAGAGTTTCAATGGGTTTATACCAAGACTTCATCTGATTCCAACACTCGGCCCCGAGGATAAAAGTAAACTCTACACTGGGGGACTCTTCTATTAGTTTTTGTAGCATGTTGAAGGTATAGGATTTTCCTAAGAGGTCTTGTTCAATTGTAGAGATTACAAAGGAGGGATTGTCCTCTATGGCAAGTTGAAGCATGCTCACTCTCTGGTCAAAGGAAACGATGTCTTGGTCTTTTAAGGGCGGGTTAAAAGAGGGAACAAAAATAATATTATCAAATTTCTCTGCCTCCAGCATGACTTCCGCCAGCCGTAAATGTCCGTTATGAATAGGATTGAATGTGCCTCCGATTACGCCAACTTTAAGAGCCATAGACCCATCCTTTCTGTTTGTTATTGTGTGTGGAACTTTATTACTTTTGCAACTCTTCTGATTTTTGATATGGGGCAGGAATAATCGATTTTCTGATTATCTTTTTCTAGGTAACCACTTGCTGTATCGTTCGAGAACTCCAGTAAATAGAATAGACTGTCGCTTGCTGAGCGATCATAATCTTGGTCAATAACTGCTATGTCTCCAATCTGCCAATCCATACCTTTGTGTAATGGTCTACCTAAACATTGTTAGGGACCATCTTTACCTCCCATAAAAATGTTTTGAAGCTTTCCAGAAGTTTTAGTTTCTTATAGGTGGGTTCAGTTTTTAAGAGTCCTGACTCTAGATTACTTAGTTTAAAACACCCTCTCTGCCTTCTTCCGAATATGTGATAATCTTTGTTATTAAACTTTACTTTATCATAACGTTGAAAACCGAAGAGAAATCTTTGAGCAGTGTTCTTAGTGTGACTACGGGCACCCTTGAATAGTTTACGATTTTGTTTACGAACCTGTTTAATTAGATAATTTTTGGTATTGCGGATTTGTATGTTAGCCCCAGCAATTATGAAAGCATCGTTAATATGTGATTTAGTTAAAAATAACTGCTTACGTAACGCCTTTGTAATATAGCCGTATGTTGTATCCGCGTTATTATACAACTCACGTAATCGCTCAACAATTTTATACCTAACAATAGACATAAAAGTTTCAGTCTTAAAACTACGGCTATGGCTAACCTTGAGTTTGATTAAACCCTTGTGCTGTTTGTCGTGGCATGTTTTACACAATGTAATAAGGTTATCGGGCCTATCACTCCCTCCTTTGCTTCTGAAAACAATGTGATGGGTATTAAGATGTTTGTTACCAGATTTACCTTTACAATGCTGGCATTTGTGCTCATCTCGGTGCAATACATACGCCCTTACGTTCTCAAAACCAAACTGGTCACCTTCCTGATACTCTTTACCCTTAATCTCAGGATTCTTGATACGCTGAACATCAAAATTGGCTACTTCTACTATGATGTTTGTAATTGGTAATATTTCAGAAACTTTATTTACTACCTTAATATGGCTATCCAGTTTGTGCTGAATAGGGGGGGCGAGCCAGCCCTTACGTTTTGTTCTAACGCGGTTCAGAAACCGAGGTTGACGATAACGAACTTTCCTATCACGCCTATTACGACGATAAGCACGACGTTCTGTTAACAATTTAGAAACGTCTTTTCTAAGCAAAACTTCTGCTGAAAATAATTCTTGTTTCTCTGTGATAGCACTCAATCCAACATGCTCGTAACCCGAATCTACACCCAACATTATAGGTTGTTTATAGCCCGAACTTCCATAGAGTAATTGTATGGTGAAGGGAGTTCTTCGGGTAACTTTAGCGTTGCCTCCCTTAAGCAAAATTCTAGCCTTAGGTGGTGTAGTGGGCATTAAAGGCTTTCCACATTTGTTTAATACATAAACTAACACAATAAGTTTTTACTCCTTGTTGCTGATGCAACTTAGGGTTAGAGCCTCATCGCCCAGTTATAAAGGCTTGTTAAGTTTAGAACACTGTTCCTACCTCTCAGAACTGTTTAATCCTAAACGCTAGGGCTGAAAACTTGAGGAGCATTTTCAGGTAGCATGACCTAAATAACGTTTCCACTCATTGGGTGGGGGCTAGTCAATTAGACTTAATTTTTTCAAGTCTATCTCATAAAGACAAGGAATTGACACGTTACCTCCATATAAATTAGGAATGAGGAAGGTTAAACTATCAACAGTTTTCTTTTAGGTAAGTATCTACACATTCTGTTTGGTATTTCCACATTGGGGCCATCTCTCGTCTGTATAGGATTTGGTATAGACGCTCAGCCCCATGGGACATTGTTTTAATTGTAACGTTGTCGTGGTCCTTCACGGTGATCTCACTCCATGCGTCTTCATAACCGTTATAGTGTCTGATCTCAAAGGTAAGGTCTCCGTCTTTGGTGGTGTAGCTCCCGTCAGCTTTAGTGGTTCTATACCACTGTAACATATTCTTTTCCGTTTTTTCAAGTAGACAAACCATCAGTGGGTCATATGTTGTTTTTTCTACGGAATACAGTATATCTTTAAGCAATTTAGTAATTCGTCCCATAGCCTTTTCCTCTTACCATTTCTTCTCCGAGTTAGGGTCGGGGCCGTAATTGTGTCGATCAGCTACGTCATCAAACGTTTTATTAGCTAATTCTCTAAATGCTTTAGTGGCCCACGCTTTCTGCTCTTCGGTAATCTCGGGTCGAATCACGTACACACTTATAATGGACCACAGTTTAGCTCCGACGAGCCTCTCCTTTTGTCCGTCGCACGTAACAAAGTATTCGTGTAACACCTCAAGCATTAGAGTCAAGGCACTACAGTTACGTGGGTCACACTTTTTGTCACAGTAATTTGGTTCTGGTGAGTCTTGCCATTCAAATTCTTTAGTTATGTCTTCTCCGTTCATTAGCAATGTCCTTTACAGTCCATAACCTCTTGGAGTGTTCGTTCTTTCCAATAAAGGTCACGTTCAATTTTAAGTCCCATTGGACCTGTTAGTTCTTCCAACTCATCAATACTGAAATAACCCAGTTCAGCACAGTCGTCTCCCAAGACGTTGGCATAGCCAAAACAAGTATTGTCGTTTGGGAAATAGTCTGTAGCAAACCATGTGGCTGAGCCCCACGGGCAAAAGAATTTAGCAATTACAGTTATGTTTTCTGCTTTCCTCGTAGAGGTATCACCTTGTTTTTTGAATTTAGCAATTAGTTCTTTCGTTATTAATTTCATCTCTTGGTTCCCATAAAGTCCATCCGTCTTGGGTAAACTTGCTCACGTCAAACCGGTAGTCTCCCATGCATCTGGGCTTACCATCGAATATACTATATCTGGTGAAAAGTCCATTCGACAGTGCAAGAAAACTGTCGCGGGACCAGTTTATCCACGTTACATATTTCCCTTCTTGAAGTTTTTGGATAGCCCAATCCCATGAATGATACTCGGTGTTGTATTTCTCTAATTCATCTAGCACCTTTGAGAGGGCCCAATGAACGTCATCAGTCTTTCCAAACAGGCGTCCCCATTCCTCGCGGATACCCGTTACGGTATTACGGATCGTGCTGATAACAGCCTGTTTGGTTGTTTCGTTTGTATCCTTATCTAAAACTGTCATACAATTGCTCCGTTTAATCTGACAAGCTCTTGGCTTGCTGTGTGTTTCTTTTGAGTAAATCCTTTAGGTCGTCTATATATCCTTCCCAGTACAAATTCCCTTCCACTTCTATAACGACATGGGGGGCTGGCAGGGGTAGACCTTGGTCAGTCACATCACAGACTGCCACCCGAAGAAACTGCTCGTTATTGAATTCTGTGCAGAACGCTACATCGTTGGCCTCTTTGGCCGAAACGCGTTGCATGTCATCGCCTTCACCTTCATACCAAGTGCTTTTGAACATCTACAACTCCTTTTAGTAACCCGCAAATATGATTGTAGCTCTGGTAAAGTTCCCTTCCTTTATTTTCTTGGGGGGGTTTTCCTCATTCCACTTAGATGCTTCATCAAAGGAATCGAAGTGCTCCATTCCAGCACTTTCCATGGTTTCGTGATTGTACCAAACAACCCACCAACTTTTAAAACTTTCTTTACGCATAAGTATTTCTTCAATCATATACCCAGCGTGTATAATAGGTTTGAATGTTTCTGCTTTAGCCATTTTTTGTCCTTACTATACCCAGTTCTGCAAATAATCTGTAGGCAAATTTTGATGTTCTGGGTTTGTTGGGTCATAATCTTCAATCATGAGTGGGGTTTGTTCCACGTGCGTGTTATAAACAAACATCTTTCTTTTTCCAACTTTTAACAAACCCTTGTCGTGTGGTGCTTCATAGAAGAGGAGGCTTTCTTCTACAGGTTGAGTTGTTGTGTAACCATCAAACTTGATAGCTCCTGCTTTCATTAATCGTCGAGTTTCCGATTTAGAGATTCCTGTAATTTGGCTTATAACGTCGATGGTTTTCAAATCATAGTCATCGCTGTTCTCAACAAAGGTAGGAAATGTCCATCTCATTTATTACCAGTGCCTCTCTATTTTGATAAGTTTCCAAGGTATACGGCGATACCAAGGCGTATTAAAGTTAGAAAAACTACGTTTCCAACAGTTAATCGGGCGGTGAATAATTAAACTTGCCCGCCCGTTCCATGAAGTTATTTCCCAACAACTGTAGAATTGATTTATTGAAATCATGGTGTTGTTCCGCTCAGTTTATTTCTCCATGCACGCCACTCCTCTTCTGACTCCAACGAACTTTGAGCTACAGTATCCGCCCAACTTTTCATTATTCGGGCCCACCCGCGCCCACCATCCTTGGGTTCATACTCAGTTCCCTGATAATGCCAAGGTTCTCGGTAAGCGAAGAGGGAGTGGTATTCGTCCACAAAGCTTATGATTTTGTCTAGGTCCCCTTCCGTTTCAATATGAAGGGTTTCGATTCCTTGATGATTCATCCCAAACAGGTTTTTACCGAGCGGGAAACTAACGACATAATAAGGACCCATTCCTATCTCTGGTAATTCAAGGTAATGGAGTCGTATGTCTGAGTGTAGTTTCTTGTTGTTATAAATCATGAACCAGCCATGTGGTTGGCCATAAAAGTTAGGCCACGGCTTATATCCAAGACAACTTAGTTTTTCGTCCACCTGCTGACGTGTAGGTAACATTCTCTTCCTCTGGTTCGTATTCGCCCGTTACCATATACTTGATATGTTCTGGGTCATATTTTCTGTACCACTCTTCCCAACGTTCATGGCTACTAGGTTCTAAATCTGCCACCTCATCAGGAACATAAATCGTTGTAAGTCTCCAGTGGTTTGCCCACCATTTGATTTGCTCTATGTAGGATTGGTGGCAGTGTTCAAGGTTGTTTTCTAGGTCTTCCATCGCGACTTCATATAACATTATTACAACTTCTTGTAAATCCTGCAGAGCTTCTTCTGCTGTGCCACCTATACCGTAAACCCAGTTATGCTTACTCAAAGTAGTAGAGGCAAATACATAAGGGTGTTCGTTGGAGCCTTCTGGGTCTCCTGCTTCGTAGGTATAGATATCGATGTCGTAATCTCTGTCAGCTACCAAGATACGGAGTTCGTCAATAAACAGTTCTGTGAATACTCTCATACTTTTCTCCACTCTACTTGCTCAAGAGTAGTTACTAGATCTTCTACCTCGCTCTCCCAAGCACTCTCATGAAAATGAAACTTAAAAGCTGGCCACCCTCTTTGAATCCCATGCATGGTTACAGCGGTAATAACTCTTCCTAGATGTGCGTTGTTCTGGTGAACACGTGATGCTGGCCTCACTATTGCTTCAAAAAACTTTTCAAAGGGCATTCGTATCCTAATCACCAAATGAGGATGATAAGCATATTTTCCGTGACCCGTGCAACTAGAGACAGTTAACGCCCAAGGGAGCAAATTGATCCTATCCACATACGGCATTATCTCCTCGTCAACGAGACCTTCACGCCTGAACTGTTTGAGGCGGAGCATTTGGAACTCTTTCTCCTCGTCTGTGAAATAGATTGTGTCAAAAGCATCTTCACTAAACTGGGTATTCAAATATGATACTCTACTCATTTGAGTGCCCCTTAATCATCCCACGGCCCTGTCTGCCTTTCCTTACCCAAGTCATACCGCAGAGAGGTTATTTCTTTTTTCAGCTGAATGATATAATCCCAATCGTGTCCAATAACCATGAGTAGAAAGGCAATTACTACAGCTATCCAAGTTTGGAACATGTAATAGGTGGAGGCTAGGACCATCAGAGTTATGAGACAGACAATAGGGTCAAAGTATTTGAATTTCATTTGACGCTCCTACAATGTTTAGAATACCACTCTGTTTGTTCTTTCATGTCATACATGGGCCGCTCTAACACTTGTACCATAAAGACGTTGTTACGCGTGTCAAGCAAAGCCATGTTTCCACAATAGCTACAACGGTACTCTTGGTAAGGTCCTAGGTTCCACGCTGTAATAAAGAATTGTCTCTTTGCTCTACGGTCAGCCCACGATGGGCCGCAGAAACACAAACTCTCTTCCATTGTTTTTATGTCATCGCCTACTATCATTTTACAGATTCCTTTTGTTCTGGCCAATCCTTTGGATAATGTAGTTTGGCATGGCAGTAAGGGCAGAAGCAATATTCCTGCCCTTCATATTGTAGTTCAACTTCTGGGTCTGAGTTGCTTTCAACACAGCCACCAGTATGCTCGTAGAAAGCGTAGTCCAACATAACATGGCCGTTGCATTTAGGACATTCCCACGGGCCCGTTAGTTGGACTACTCTTCCCTCAATTTCTTGCCAGTCTCTAACGACCGGTCTCCAATATGTGATTGAAGAGTTGGGCAAGTTTCTTAACCTCTCCTATTATCCTATCTCTTCCTGGTCCGTAAGCTCCGTTGCACTTCCTGAGAATCTTCTCGCGTTCTTCACGAAGATTTTCAAACGCCTCTACGTAATCGGGTAATACAAAACCTTGGGATATCAGATAGGAATATTTCTTTGATTCGGACCATGCCTCTTTTTCTTTGGCTGAGAACCACGGCATCTTTTCAACATAGTAATCAAATAACAGTGCCACAGTGGCAGTAGAAATAAGGTTGGCCTTCTCGCCTTTCAACACATACATTAATGCCCCCTCAGAGTCTCTGATTTGGCTTAGTTGTATGTTGTTAGGTATGCGTTTAAGGCACCATTTTAAATTTTCCTCATTCCAACCACCGCACCCTATTCCAGGTATGCAGTATGTGGCGGGGCGATCAAGCCCATTTTCATGCAGTTGTCTCACGATAGCCCATTTGGTTATCTCATTGGCTATCGGTCCCTTTATTCCCGCCTTTTCTACGTACCTTATGGAATCACGATAAGACGTGATGATGTGGTCTTCGAAAGACAGAAAAGCACTGGCGTTACTTACCAGCACTACGGTCAACAAAAATAGAATTGGTAGTTTTAATTTCAATCTAAAAGTCCTCCTAAGTATTTAGTTATGTTGGTGTTAGTTGGTTAGTCTAATTGGATTGCTCACATCAATATCCGTTCTCTTCACTCCATCGCTGACACTTCTCTATCATCTTATTAGCCAAAATCTCATACAGTTCTACTTCACTACTTTGGCTACCCGACCCAGTTTGAGTAAACCAAAATTTCCTACATTGACTTAGCACGACATTTATTAAGTGCGTTTCTATCAATTTGTTACGAAGCGTTTCATCCTGTGTCTTGAGGTATCTAGCAATGAAGAAGTCGCGACTATCTCTTCCGCAGACGAGGTCATACGTCCCACCTACGAGATTAAAGGGGATGCCCCCGTTATCCTTGTCCCAAATTTGTTTATGCCTAAAGTATTCCTCTGTTTTTTTCTCGATGTTTTCTACTACATGGTCCCTGAGGCTTTTACCTTTGGTCCACCATTCACCTCTGTCATAGGTTTTCTCGATCAAGGCGTCATAGATGTCTTTGTGAATTAGTGCATGGCCGTATCCTTTGTAATTTCCTCTTTCTATATTTCTGAAAACATCGTTGTCTTTGTCCCAGTCGTTTTCAGTTAATTCAACGCTTTCAAAATACTTTTCTATCAAAGAGAAGTCTTCGGACACATTCTCAATACAGCCGTAGTCATCATACTCCCCCACGATAGGGTAAAGTAAGGGCTCATACAGGTCATCCACATAATGATGACCTCCTTCTACGGCATCTAATTTAGCATAGCGTTTTCTCTTTAATACAAAAAATACTACTTTATCTCCCGCATAGATTGGGAGATTACTTATCAAACAAGTACCATTCCAACATCCCATTGTTATTCCCCGTCTCTCCAAAATTACTTATTCCAGTCATATTCCCAAAATTTTTGTAGTAGTTGCAAACAGTTGAGATATGTTTGTTCAACCTCAGACCTTGGCGTTAAATCATCATTAGGACATTGTTGACAGTCTCCCCACCTCGTTCCTATCCAGCCACAACGACAGCAAATATAAAGTTCTTTTTCATTCAATGGTTTTTCGCTCGACATTTCGTAATTTCCTCTTTCCGTGCGTGCGGGCGTCCGTTTTTTTATTAACCCTCCTCAATATCAATAAATATATTTATCAGGGTACAGTAGTATTTAGGTGGGTTTACCCTCCTTAATACAGCCTATCTGACGATAGTCAGTATAGGAGGGAAAGAAAGAAATTTATATAAAGAAAGAAAGGAGTTTCTTAACCAAGGTTAGGGATTAGGTTATTTTTTTAACCAAAAATGAAAGGAGCCGTTCATTTAAAAATCCCTACTGCTAAATGAAGTGTTGCCTCATTTTTAGAGGAACACAAAACAGTCTGAGGAGACTAATGTCAGTAACACCAGAATACATCAAAAAGGAATTGATTCGGTTGGAGAAGAAGGTTGTTGCGAACGAAACAACCAGAAAGGAGGCTCTTGAAGCTTTAGATAAGGCTGACAGCACTAGATTGAGCTTGCAACGAGAAGCAGTTGCTCTCAGAACGTTAGCTGCTGGGGGAGTTCCTAAATCTAGCCGCCCTGCTATTGCTCAGCAACTGGCTGAAGTAATGAACGTCAACTATGATGAAGCCAGCATCATGGAGTTGATAACAAAATACGAGAAGCAAGACGCGGTTACTGAACCTGTTAAACCCGTTGCTTCTAAACCTTCCGCTCCCAAGGTAGTTACGCCCGCGAAAGAGGAAACGTCTGAGGAAACAGCCAAGCGAAGGGGCAGGCCCAAGATGTCCGACGAGGAAAAAGCTGAGCGTGCTAAGGCACGAGCACTGGCAGCAGCAGCCGCAGCCGCTGTTACACCTCCAGTAGCTGAGGAAGAGCCTACTGATGATGACGAAGAGTATTTTGACCCAGCGGACTACGACGAAGAATAGTCTGCTAGTTTAACTGGCCTTTTATATTGGGTAGCACATTTCTATGGTAAGCAAAGGAGTAGAGTCAATTAACTCCCACTCAATGGTGGAGGCACTAAACTGCCTTGGTTGACTAGCCTCAGCTTCATACGAAGCTACGTTATTTAGGTCATAACACCCCCAACATACTCCTCTAGTGGTGGGCTCTGTTGTAATACATTAAACAATCCTGAGAGTAAGGGGTAGTGTGTATTACCTAAAAAGCCTTTATAACATTGGCGAAGAGGCCCTAACGAGTTTGGTAATTCTCGGTGCAATGTAAATCTATTGTATGTAAAAATTACCTAATAACAATAAATGTGCTCATTAGGAGAGGATGGAAATAGATCGACTGAAGTGCTTAAGTTGTGGCGGTCAGTTTGTTTTAGACAGGAGAACACGTAGAAGAAACATCTACAAGTGTGAATCCTGTGGACGCGAATTGTCCGTGCGTCAACGGCCCAATATAAAGCCCAAAGAAAAATCTCAGAATCAATCTTAATTAAAATGATTTGTCAACTATTCTGGATTAAAGCCCAGAACTTATCTCTAGTGGTTTATGCCACCGAAACGTTGGGTTGGTTGACGTTAGGGCTATGCCCCACAACCGCCGCTTTAGACGCGATGTTTAAAGCGGCCACGTAATCAGCATGGTCAGCGTAACCACACTCTTTACGTCTACAAACGAAGTGATCTCGGTCACGACGATTGGATTTTCGAATTAAGCCACATTTAGGGCAAGTGATGCTAGTATTTTTAGGATTAACTAGAACTACTTCTACACCCACGAGGCGGGCCTTATATTCAATGAAAGATTTAAGTTGGTAAAAACTCCAACTATGTTGCTGATTACGCTGGGCTTTAGAAACCTTAGTCCGCTTAGTAATGCCTTTAAGATTTTCAAGGGCAATACTACGCTTCGTGCATTTAGCCGTGGCAACAATACGTTTGGAGATTATGTGATTAGCGTTGCGCGCCATCCGAGATTCACGTTTACTACGTTTACGTAGCAACCGTTTTGCGGAACGGGTTCCCTTCGATTGCAATTTAGCACGCAAACGGCAGTGGCGTTTACGTAAACTGTTAAGTTGGGCACCACAATAAACCTTATTGTCGGAAGTTACCGCAATATTCTTAATTCCGAGATCGACTCCCAACATGCCTTGGGGTTTTTGATGGTGCTTCTCAGGAACTTCTAGAGAGCAATGTAGGTACCATCGGTTATTTCTCAAGATGAGGTCACATTCCCCAATCTTGATAGTTTGATTTAATAACTTAAGCTGTTTAGTGCCTGACGTGTAAGCAACTTTGATGCGTCCCAATGTTGTCCATATTGTGATGTATTGTTTTTCATTCCGAACGGTAAGTATCCGTGCATCATAAGCAATAGAACCTTTGGGGTTAAACTGGGGAACAACCTTTTTGTTAATCCGATAAGCATCAGCAACTTTATGAATCGCATGAATTAACATTTGTGATGACAGAGTAGTTTTGTTACGTAGATCATGGTAAACTAATTTTTGTAGAGCAATCTTACCTACTGTATGCCGTTCCCAAGCAATAGACGCGATTAAATTACTTACCCTATTAGCCTCCAGAATAGTATCGTGAAGGATTTTAGATTGAGTTCCATCGGTTAGTAGCTTTAGAGGGACGGTTAATTTCATAAAAAAATCTCCTTTTAAGAATTAGTTCAAAGCATCACTCTAATGTGTATAATAGGTTAGTAATTAATCGGTGACCCGAGTTAGTGTTGATAATAATATCAACGCATTGATATGTGAGTAGGTTAGATAAAGGTTCGTATCGCGTTTCGCCACGTGAAAGGAGAACCGTGCAATGTAAAACCAGAAAAATGTAAATTACTTTTAAAAGGCAGGACAATAATTTGGAATCACAATTAAAAATGTGATTCAAGGAGGCGACTTAATTTGGCAATGTATGCTGCAATCTTATCTCCTTATAAATTGGAGAAGGTTAGGGTAGCAGATATTTTGATGAAAAATGGATTTGAATTAGTATCAAAGGAATCTCTCAATAATTACGACTCACGAGATATTAAAATTAATCTTTTTGTAGATTTCCAAAGTTGGGACACTATACTTTCATCTTACGAGGTGTATCGTGTGGTGGGCCCTGAGAAACGCAGAGCTTTATTCAAATTTGAGAACACTCCCCTGTGGGTTAAGTGGCGATATTATGCGTTCTTGAATGTTGAAACAGCAATCGAGCTGATTAAGTATTACTGGTCCAAGCCCAAGAGTAATACATCAGCCTAAACTAACGGAGGACAAAATGGCACGGACTACTCGACTAGCTTTACCTGATACTGAAGAAGTGCGGTTCTCTAAGAGAATAGCCCGTGCCCTCCTACAAAGGGGTGGCCGAGGTTATATTGTAGGTGGCCCAGTTCGCGACCTACTTATGGGTCGATCCTTTAATGATATGGATATGTGTCATACAAGAAGCCCAGAGGAGGCTAAGAACCTCGGGTTCAAAGCTATTCCAACGGGCGAACAGTATGGCACAATCACTCTTATCGACGATGAGAGTAACTGCAAGATTGAACTGACCACTACACGTCTAGACCACGGCCATGGCGAAAATCGCCGTGACGTAAAACCCATCTTTACATTTGACAACGAAATGGGTCCCATGTGGGATGTCCAACGACGTGACCTAACCATCAATGGGTTACTTTGTGATCCGTTGACAGGAGAAGTTATTGATTATGTTGGAGGAATCCAAGACATCGAGGACGGGGTTGCCCGTTTCATTGGGAATGCAGAAGACCGCATCCTTGAAGATGCTCTCCGCATTCTTCGGTGGATTATGTTTGTCTGTCGTTATGGTTTAGTTCCAGAAACGGCGGTTTTCGATGTTCTTAACAATCCACAAGTAGTTCGGAGAGTCAGAAATCTCAGTGGAGAGCGTTTTCGAGATGCATTTCTAGGTACTTTATCCACGGAACGTGCACCTCTGGGAATGACATTTCTCCAAGAACTCGGTATTTTGGATATGTGGATTCCCGAATTGGCATGTCTCTTTGATATGCCTCAAAACGTATGGCACTCTGAATGTGTGGGAGGGCATACCCTTATGGTGTTAGATAACGTCGTCCGTATGGGTGGCGATCTGACTGACCGAGTAACCGCTGTATTTCATGATGTAGGAAAAGGAGTAACACAAGATGTCAAAACTTTGGGACTGGACAATGACAATGATCGCGACCGCCAACTCAGAGAATATGGCTATTCTTTTCACGGCCACGATGCTGAAGGGGTACGAATACTGGATGATCATATCTGCCCTCGTCTAAAACTTTATGGCCCCACAGATAAATATGATGTGGACATGGATCAGGTTAAACATCTGATTGGTGGACACATGCATACTTTTTCTGCTGACAAAATGCGTATGTCTCGCAGGTTGAGGCACATAGGCGTAAGTAATTTTGACATGGATATGGTTGATAGGTCCATGATGCTTTTCTTGGCAGATACTCTAGGCCGAGAACTATGGTTAGATTATCCACTGGGTAGAGAAGATGCTGAACCTATGTGGGAAGTGGTAGAACGAGGGGCCAACATCCGTACAAAAGTGTTGTCCTATTTAGAACAAGAAAGGTCCGCACGTACAGTTAAAGACGTATTGCTCAATGGGCATGACGTTATGCGACTGTTAAGTGTCAAGCCTAGCCGAACGGTTGGAAAGGTTTTGAACCACTTATTCGATCTAGTGACCGGCGAGGTTATTGAGAATGACCCTGAAGTGCTAGAACGTTACGTGATGGACAACCAAGAAACCCTTCTAAACCTCCCAGAGGAGTAATGAAACAAACAATTGAGAAGATTACGTCGGTGCTAGTCCTAATCGGGATCGGTCTTGTATTAGGACTAGCTTTAGCCAAATTTAAACAGATGGATACACCTTTGACTTTAATTGCTACACATAACGGCACACCACACGCCGATGATATTTTTGCGGTTGCTATAATTTTGCTAGTGCACCCGCAATCTGATGTTATTCGTACTCGGGATAAAGAATTATTACAGACAGCCGATATACGAGTAGATGTAGGGATGAAATATGCCCCACCAACCGATTTCGATCATCACATGCCCGACTTTACTTTGGCCCGCCCTGACGGTAGGCCTTACGCCTCTGTAGGCTTGGTCGGGAAGCATTTCTGGCCAGAATTTGTGGGGGATGAAAAAATTTTCAATAGGATAGATGATAAGCTTCTATCTAGTATCGACGCGGTTGACTGTGGAACCGATACTTACACACCGCACACCCCTTACCGAGTATACGACCTGCAATCTTTTATCGCAGGGTTCATCTCACCCTCTGCTTCATTTGTAGGAAAATCTCAAAACGAGATAGACGCTATACTCTATAAACAATTTATGGAAACAGTAGAACAAGCTCAAGGCATATTAACTCGGGAGATTGAGAAGGCCCGTTACTGGGTTACTGACCAAGACCTAGTAATGCGTGCTATTGAGACATCTAGGCAAAATGACCCAAGATTACTTATACTTAAGCGACATGCTATGTGGGGGGAAACTGTTGCTAGATACCCAGAAATTCTGTTTGTAGTATTCTTTGATGAATCCGCAAACAACTGGGTTATTCAATCTGTTCCTGAGTCAGGGGATAGGTTTGCATCAAAGAAATTGCTCCCCGTTGATTGGGCGGGCAAAGAAGGTCCAGAGTTTGCAAGGATTACTGGTCTACCTGACGCTGTTTTTTGTCATCGTGCCCGCTTTCAAGCACGAGCGAAGACTAAAGAAAGTGTTTTGGAAATGGCAGACCGAGTATTGGATTGATGAAACACTAAGAAATTCACGAAAGGAACAGAGCTGTGGAAAGGTTTCAAAAGTTTGTTAGCCTTGTGGACAAGGCTGTTATAATTTTCGAGTCAGACGCCTCATGGAAAACAAAGTATGAAATGATTTTTTCTCCTGAAATAAGCCAAGCTATCTATGAGACAAATGTTGACTTTAACCACTATGACCCAGACATGGACTACCAAGATGATGTTGTTGCTTTTGTGTGTGCGGTCAGAGTAAAGGCAGACGAACTTAGACCCTGCCTCAGTAGTATGAAAATTTCAATTTAACTGCCCTACTAATGTGGGCATGCGGGAGGACGTAATGAGAGCCAAGAAAAGGAAAAAAGTTAAAACGCGTGCCTATGTAGTGGAGCAGATGATATTGCATTGCAAACCTGGTAGCCACGGTGATGCACGCAAAGAAATCAGCCGTAAAGCTTGTAGGAAAGCGAGGCGTGTATTGAAGGAGCAATATGATATATGTTAAAACAATTGGATAAACTGCAGGAACGAATAATTGAATTAAGTGGTGAATTGGATGCATACCACATAGGAGGCGACGACCTAGACAGTCTGGAAGACTACGTCCGTAAACTGGATGAGATTGAGGATGCGGGCGTGGAATTGCAAGAAGCTGGTAGTCGCTTAATTGAAAGACTTGAAGAGCTACAGGAAAACATGGAGAACATCGACTCTGAGGATTTTGAAGACGACGACTACGAGGATGGTAAGTGAAATATATAGGTGATTATAACACGAGGTGTCCTCTGTGCAAGAAACAAATAGTGGGGGGCCATCCAGTAGTCATTCGTTTAGACAATGAAGTAAAGAAGGGTAAACGTATTTGCTCTGATTGCTTTAAACCGTGGGTTGATGATTACAGCAAATTACAGACCGAGAGAAGCATTATCACGTTCGAGTCTTGGTTGGGAGCACAACTCCTTAATACCGAATTCGGGTGTCCCCCAGACCACGAGATAAAGGGGTTCTGGTTCTGCAAATTTGAGGATGGTCCTATGGGTATTGTAGTTAATTACGCAACACAGGAGTAAAATGGGCCAATCAACAGACGCTATACTTTGTTATGGCATATCCATGGACGAAGACTTTGACTACAAAAGTAGGTTCCCAGAACATATTGATGGAGATGGTTACTTTGATAAGTATGCACTCATAGATATGCTGGAAGAAAAATTTGGGTGCACCTTAGAAATTCATTGCTCGTGTGATTACGCAATGTATATACTGGCAATAAAGGATTCAGTAACAACTGCATACAGAGGTGGCCCCGAGATTATTACCTCACTGGAAGTAACGCCCGCGTGGGCTGAAAAACTACAAAAAGCAAAAGTTTATATGGGACTGGAGAAGGAGGAAGCCAATTGGTGGCTGGCCTCGTTATGGTGTTAATTTAACCTACTCAACCGAAAGAAAAAGGAGAAAAACCAATGTACGACAAGATTAGAGTATGCACAGTATGTCGCGGCAGTGGGTGGGACCCTAAAGGTGGAGTATGTGAAGTGTGCCAAGGGGCAGGAGCCCTTTATCGGGGCGATGCCGCCCCAGCGAAACATGAGGACGCAGAAGCGTTCTTTGATTACTACAGGGAGATGCGTTACGCATCAAAGCAAGGGAATTATGGCGGATAGCACAACTAATGTTACAGTGTCGAAGAGATCGTTTGGCGTAAAGTACATGGAGGAGCAACGAGAGATGTTGGTCCGTATGGTGGGCAAGCACATTGATGAGGCCCAATCCAATGTAGACCGAGTTGCACAAGAGCGAGAAGCTTGGAAACTTTTAGGGGCCGTTGACCTCTATGATAAGAAAGTGCGTCTCGAAAAAGAATTGGAAGATATTGACGCCAAGATGGCCCCTTACAACGGTAATAAGTGCTCACGTGATCACTATTACTATGAAAGTCGACACGGAACCGCTTTGGAGAAAGCGAGGATAGAAGCGAAGAAACTGCTCTATCCAGAACTAGAACAACTTGAAGAGCTACGAGAAGAGGTTCGTGTCAGAACAACAATGTCTTGTGCCACAGATGAGTTCAAAGAACTGTATGAGTGGCTGAAGACCGAACTCAAGAAATACAAGTCTTAAGAAAGGAAAGGGTGGGCGTCTACGGATGCCTGCCCGCCCTATCACATGTTAATTACAGACCATGCACGCATAGGCAGACTCGCTTCTGCCTACACACTCTTGACCAGTATCCCTCTTAGGGTGGTTGAGAAAGACAACACCATCCTAATACATACTCCACACTTTAACATAAACGAGCAATTTACCACCGAGTACTCTGCCATCGTTTGGCTACATGAAGAAACCGTCCGTGTACTTGCGGCGGATATTGCTTGGTTCAAACAACACGAGGAAGCATTCAGTGAGGGAACGTAGGTCATGTATATAGTCATCTACAATCCTTATGACGACTACTACCACCGCGACGAGTCTTGGGAAGTCTACGATACAACAACATTCCGCAACTATACCAAAGAAGGCTTCGAAGATTTTATTCGAGAGCTAGATGGGTGGAATGTTGAGAGTGTATATGAAAAGAAAGAAGACATGCCTGAGTATCTCTTGCAAATGCGTCTAGATGTTACGTGGCACACGTGGGACCCAGAACACGGTTGGGCTGAGGTTGTGTATGACAAAGAGGAAATGCATAATAGGTGTAATCACCGTTGGTTAGACCCCTCCCGTGATACCGACAGTGCCTTTGGTGGGTGGTATCGGAAATGCAAATTATGTGGCAAGCGAGAACACACCAACAAAACACGGGATGAGGTCAGGAAGACCCCTGTGTTTGAGTGATTTCAAACAAAAATTGGGTAGCCATCTACATAATGTAGTGGTTGCATATGTATAAAAATTCAGACTCAAAGAAAGGAGAGTCAGGTATGAGGTAATTTATAAGTAAAGACAATGACATTAACATTTAAATTAGGAAGGGCGTGCCCAGTATGTGGTGCACGTGTGTCAGATAAAAATAAATCAGGTTATTGTAACCTCCACCGTGACCGTACTGGTGCAAATAATCCCTTTTACGGGAAACATCACATTAAAGAAAACATAGAGAAGGGAAACGAGGGGAGGCGAAAAGCTACAGCTCAGCGATGGCAGGATCCAGACTATCGTGCCTATACGATAAATGCAGTTTCTAAACCGCGACCGCAAAAGTTTAAAGAAGAGCAGTCAGAAAGGATTAAGGAATGGTATGCTCAGAATCCAGAACAACGTGACATTCGTAGTATAAGTATGGCAAAAAACTGGAAAGATGGGGTAATAACAAAAAACAGTTATTCTTGTAATCGGAGCAAAATAGAACAAAAGTTCTTTGACGAGCTCTCGGCCCTATACCCAGACATCACGCAAAAAACGCTCAGATACAAAAACGCGTGGCTGTTCCCTGATATTATCACTGTGGATGACCTCGTTGTCGTAGAGTTCTATGGAAACTTTTGGCATGCGAACCCACGAATGTACGGGCCCAACGATATCGCTGGCCACAATACCCTTGCTAAGGATATATGGCAAAGAGATGAAAAGAGGTTGCATAAACTTTACGAGCTAGGGCATAGTGTGTATATTGTTTGGGAGGAAGAGTATAAGAATTCTCCAGATGAGATACTCTGTAAACTAGATCGTATGCTTAATTGGGAAACTTGCTGTCTATAAAGGAGTTATAGTGGATATATTCAAGAAAGAAACTTATCGGGTTCCCGTTTTCAGTTGGTGCCCTGACCTAGAACTAGGAGCCAGAACTCAAGTGGATAACCTCGCCCAATTGCCCTTCGCATTTGACCATGTGGCGGTCATGAGCGATGCCCACCAAGGTTTTGGGATGCCAATAGGTGGAGTTATTGCTTTAGATAATGTCGTAATTCCGAATGCCGTGGGGGTTGATATTGGATGTGGAATGCTTGCGTGCAAGACAGGCATAACAGAGATAACACGTGATCAGGTAAAAGCGGTCATGGGTAACATTCGCCAGCGTGTGCCCGTAGGATTCAATTGGCACAAAAGCAGTGTTGCTCCGTTAAACAAACCACCTGATAAGTTACCTGTTATCAAGCATGAGCTTCCAAAGGCTACTGTGCAATTAGGTACTTTAGGCGGTGGAAACCACTTCCTCGAATTACAAGTAGATTCAGATGGTTATGTCTGGTATATGATCCACTCAGGTTCTCGAAATCTTGGAAAACAGATCGCAGATCACTATAATAAGATTGCTAAAGACCAGAACCAAAAGGCTGGCTACCCCATACCTCCAAGTTGGGACCTTGCATTCTTCGAGCAAGGAGACCCTAACTTCGACCTGTATCTTCTGGAAATGCAGTATGCTGTGGACTTTGCCCTTCAGAACCGACAGGTCATGGCAGATCAAGTAGAGGCAGCCATTCTCGAAGTAATCGCTCCGGTGAAGTTCCAAGAACCCATCAACATAGCACATAACTATGCATCGCTGGAAAAGATAGGCGGAAAGGAACTTTATATACATCGCAAGGGGGCGACCTCTGCCCGAGAGAAACAGGCTGGCATCATCCCAGGCTCCCAAGGGACATCGAGCTACATTGTAGAGGGATTAGGTAATCCCGACAGTTTTTATAGTTGTAGCCACGGTGCGGGACGCAAGATGGGACGTAATCAGGCTAAAAAGAATTTAAATCTTGCGGACGAAATTAAACGTCTGGATGATCTGGGTGTTGTTCATGGGATTCGCCACGAGAAAGACTTAGACGAGGCTGCTGGTGCTTACAAGGATATTGAGTCTGTGATGGAAAACCAAAAGGACCTTGTTAAGATTGTGACCAAGTTAACACCGATAGGAGTAGTTAAAGGATGAAACAGATTTATAAAGAGCTTCTTGTAGCTACCTTACTTGCTGTTATTTGGGGTACGTTTATTGGATATGTCGCAACACCCGTGTGGCTAGTCGTTGTGATAAGCCTATTGGTGGGGTGGTTCTCCGTTGATATTGTGGCGTGGCTTTGGCCACCTACCTAATCAGGACGAAAGGATTTCGAGATGGCTATTCCTCTTGAAAAGCTCTTCCGATATGGCACAATCCACCACCAACGAGATGGAAGAGTATCTATCGAGTACAAGGGTTGTTGGATGCGTTACCATACTCTCATATGGACTTTGATGTATCCCGACGACCCTATTGCTCCTGACGAGGACCTTCATCATTGGGACCGTAGAAGTGGTAACAATAATCCACTTAACCTAGTGAAGATGAAAATGGAAGAACATCGGGAAATGCATAGAACAAAAACAGTTCGTGCGTTCATACACCCGATTGAAATCAAGATGCGTAAGGGACATATGGGTGTGGGCCAAGCCCGTCTGATGTGTAGGTCAGACCCAAAGTTCAACACTTTCCAAATACAAGAATGGAGATAATAACATGGGCGTTGACATAGAGGCTTATCAGATTACGAAAGGGGGTATATTGGCCAGCTGTTGGGGCTATTTGCGTTACCTACACCCTGAATATCGTCATTTGAATAAGGAATTGCTCAATCTTACTTACAATATACGTGGGAGTGCAAAAGATCTTCCCGCATTACTGGGCTTGGAAGCCTGCTCACAACCCGAGGGCATCGTTAAGATCAACTGGGACGAAGCACTAGACAACATTATTGATCTCCTCGTGCATAGAGATATGATAGGGGATGAGGAACTTCATCGAAACATCGCCGTCATTGCAAACTTTGTGGTGAGAGCCTACCAAATGAATCTATGCACCCCAGATGCCGATCCTATTGTAATAAAGTGGAGTGCCTGAGGATTAAACGTGCTATATAGTATAGACATAACATTTAGGAATGGGGGCATAGCCTGCTTTGGCATTGAGACGGATCCGTCAGATATGCGTGTAGTAGACTGTGCTCCCATCGCCAGAAAAATCGTTCATGAAGAAAATAATAACATCATCAATGTGATTTCCCGCTATCTTAAGTGGGGAGCCAAAATTGAGAAACTTACACCGCAAGGATGGATGAAACTATGACAATCCCAGAACTGATCGAGAGGCTACAAAAGGTTCATGACTTGCACCCAGACATTCGTCCTTATATCATGGATTCAGAATTTGGGTGGGGAGAAATTGACGCCCTTAAGTTCGAAGATGTAAGGGGCGGTGAGCAAATATTGGTTTTGGATTCCAGTGATTTTTAAGGAAACAGAATGAGCTTACAAGAAAAAATAACACAAGACATGCGTGAAGGAATCGGGGGGACAGATAAGGAGAAACTGGGTATCCTACGTTTTATTGTAGGTGAGTTCTCCCGCCTCAGTGACGAGGAACTGTTAAAGTATCCCGACAAGAAACTTCCAGACGAGAGAGTTGTCTCAATTATCAGGAAAACTCTTAAAAAGGAGCAAAGTTTAGCAAGTCCTGACGCCCGCACAGTTGAACTCTTGGAATCCTATCTGCCCGCAACAGATGACGTCCCGAGTGTATCCGATGCTGAAGTGTTAGCGTGGATACAAACAAATATAGATTTATCACTATATAAAAATGTTATGCAAGCAATGAAGCCAATAATGCTTCAATTCGCAGGACGAGCAACAGGTGATAAAGTGAAACAGCTCCTGCAAGCATTTGCATCATCAAAACAAGATGCAGGCGGTTAACTGCCCTTTGGGGTTTGCTCAGGCAACGTAAGAGGAGATTAGAGTGGTCTAGTTCTGAAAAGGACGTTTGAAGACAACTGAATTTCATTAAAGGGTGTTACTGGTGCCTCCCTAGCCTACTAACACTGAGGTCAGTCTCGAAGGGAAGTATATACTCGAAAGAGGTTTAAAACAAATAAAATATGTTAGTTCCAGTAATTGACAAAGAGCAAAACCCTTTAATGCCTACAACTCCTTCTAGGGCCAGACGATGGATTAAATTAGGTAAAGCAACTCCGTTTTGGAAGAGAGGAATATTCTGTGTAAGGCTCAATACTGAACCATCTGACGATAAAAAACAGAAAGTTGTAGTTGGGATAGATACAGGATCCAAGCGGGAGGCCTATACGGTTGCAACAGAAAAACAAGTAGTGCTAAACATTCTCACTAATACCCCTGATTGGGTGAGTGAGTCTATGTCTACACGACGAGACATGCGTAAAGCCAGACGTTCACGTAAAACACCTTGTAGAAAACCTAATCCCTACAAGGGAAAAAACAAGGCTTTTTTGCCACCCTCAATAAAAGCCAGATGGCAAACAAAGATTCGTTTAGTGAGTTGGCTTAACAAGATTTTACCAATCACGGATATTATCATTGAAGATATTAAAGCTTTCACTAAGAAAGGACATTCGAAATGGAATGATGCTTTTAGTAACTTGGAGGTTGGTAAAACTTGGTTATATGAATTTTTTACAGAAAGGTTTGGTTTTTATAAAATACTTGGATCTGCCACAAAGAAACATCGCGAAAAAAGAGAATTTAGAAAGGCCACAAACAAGTTAGAAGAGTCTTGGGAAGCCCATAATGTCGACTCTCATTGTTTAACAGAACTTTTCTTTAGTAAGAATTTAAACCCAATGACAAGAATTCTAAGAGTTGAATTTTTACGATTTCACCGCAGGCAACTTCATCGATTTCATTTAAAGAAGGGAGGCAATCCCGAACGTTACGGGAGCACGATGAGTTTGGGATTTAAGCGTGGTAGTATAATTAAACACCCTACATATCAATTAACTTATATTGGGGGGTATAAGGGGGATCGATTGAGTTTACACGATTTAAAAACAGGCAAGCGCCTGAGTCAAAAGATTAAACCAAATGACTGTAATTTCAAAACATACTCAAGTTGGCGCTGGTCGTGGATCGGGGTACCGTCATGATTCATTGCGGACAATGTGGCTCCAACTTGTTGGGTGTTCATAACGTGGATGTCGCATCCCCCACTTATTTTCAAGTACAGGGTGTATGGCTTGAGCACAGGCCCAAGGTCATAATGCCCTTGGTCGAGTTCTGGTGCACATGCTGTCACCACACGTGGGAGATGGAAGGCACGTTGCAGGATGTGCTGGACGGAAAATTTAATGAAGACGATGATGAGGAATGAAAGCACCTGTCTTTAAAGGATAGGTAGATTACCAACGGAACATGGGTCCCGGAGACCCCAAACAAAGCGTTCTCTCCAAATACAAAGAAAAAACATGGAGAGGATTAGAAAAAGGAAAAGGAAGATATTATGGAAGCAGTAAACAAGACGGAATTGGCCTCTAGGTTGGCCGAACTTACAGGTGGCACCAAGAAGGGTGCGGCGGCTACAATCAATTTGTTGGTTGACCAGATTAACGCAGTGTTGGCAAGTGGCGGCCAAGTACGAATCGCTGGCTTGGGTACATTCAAGGTTGCCCAGCGTGCAGCTAGAAATGGTGTGAACCCCAAGACGGGCGAAAAGATTAAGATTCCCGCTACCGTGGCCCCCACATTCAAGTTCGCTTCTACTGTGAAGGACACAGTGAAGGCCTCACTGAAGCCTGCTAAGGCGGCTAAGAAAGCCAAAAAGGCCTAAGTCGGATTTACAGGTGTGGTCCCTCGTTATGGGGGACCTACCTCTCAAGGAGTATATATGCCAAGTAGTCTAATTGTTCGTTGTGTGCCTATAAAGGAAGTAAAACCGCACCCAAATGCAGATAACTTATTGTTAATTGAAATTATGGGCTGGCAGGTATGCACACATAAAGATACGAATCCACAGGTAGGTGAATTAAGGGTTTTTATTCCACCTGACGCTGTTCTCCCGCAAGAATTGGCTGAGCAACTCGATGTTGTAAAATACTTGAAGAAGGGGAACCGTGTTGGGCAGGTGAAACTTCGTCAAGAGTTCAGCTTTGGGATAGCGGCCTCAAATGTTTGGGACTTTGAAGTAGGACAAGAAGTTTCCGAACAGTTGGGCATAACAAAATATGTACAACCACTAGTCCCAAACTCTGGGGACCAAGAACAAGACCACCCTTTGTTTACTAACTACTCTCATGTTGAGAACTGGAGGAATTATCCTGACTTATTCACACGGGGTGAACTAGTATGCTACGAAGAAAAAATTCATGGCACGAATTCAAAGGTAGGTTTGATTCAAGACGGGGATGACCTAATATACATGATTGGTTCCCACAACACACGAAAGAAATATGTGGACCCTGTAGAAGGTGACCCAAAGAAGTTGAGCCTCTATCAATACCCGCTTAAGTTGGTCGAGCCTATGTTAGAGGAAATTAGGATTACCTATCATGCACATGCGGTCATAGTTTATGGTGAAATATTTGGTCGTGTGCAGGACCTTAAATACGGACGCAACAATGAACTAGCCTATCGAGCGTTCGATATTAGTGTGGATGGGAAATTCCTAAACTGGCAAGAAGCTGAAGATTGGTGTCGCAAACACAATGTAGAGTTTGTTCCAATCGTTTATGTGGGACCTTATAGCGAAGAAGGGATGAAGGAGTGTGCAAACCAGAACACCCAACTAATGCCACCCGAATCCGCTCATATGAGTGAGGGTGTAATTATAAGACCCCAGGAAGAAAGATACGACCCAGCATTTGGGCGTGTCATTTTGAAATACAAATCCGATGCGTATGAGGACCGACACGCGAAGGGGAAAGGAACAGAGTTTGCTTAAAAGTAAAAAGGAGAAAAGTGGATGGGAGATGCGGCGTCCCTAATACCAGGGATAAAACAAAATCAACAAGTCTGGGTTATCCGTGGTGGTGTTATTGTGGCATCCGCTGTCGGCTTAGCACTAGCTTTACCGATTATCTACAGTGCTTTTTTGGCCGGTCTCGGTCTCTTAGGCCTAGGTATTGTAGGTGCTGCGGGGGCGGGCATGATTTATGCCTTGCCTCTCGTAGGTCAGAAGTTGGAGAACAGAATACTTTCTTGGAGAAAGGCAGAAGCTAGGCAAAACCCTATCGAACAGATGCAAAATAGATTAATAGAGAGGGTTACTCAATTAACTCAGTTCGAAAAAGCTTTGGCTACAATATCGGGGCATGTGAGTAACATGCGACGTATGATTGAAGAAGAAGCTAAACTCGACCCTGACCACGACCTCTCTGGCCCCAACAAATCCTTGTCAGCCATGGTTGCTTTCTATAATAAGCACTTGGACAAATTAAAGTTGGCTAAGAAGGCTGTGCAAGAATACGAAAAAGAAATCAAACGTAAATCATTCGAATGGGAGTTTGCCAAAACTGGAAAGGCAGCAATGCAGTCTATGAATGCAGCAGACGGAGAAAAGGATATAGTCAATAAACTTCTTACTGATGAGGCATTCAAGGAAGTTGAAGCTCAGTTTGACCAAGTCTTTGGCGAGCTGGAAGTACAGACTGTTCTTGACCAAGCGGCACATCTGGAAAGTATACCGGAGTACACCCCCGCAACTGCCCCCAGCGTACGTCAACTAGGGGAATAAAAATGTTTTGGACATGGTTCAGGCGGATATGTGTTTTCGTGTTGTTGATTATTCTGGTGTTACTCGCGATGAATACATCAACAACCACAACTACTACAACCCCGGTGGATAATCCACCTTCAATGTTTAGGAAATAGTAAAAGGTAGATTCGAAAGTTATGCTTACAAAATTGAAAATGTTCGTATTGACAATTTTATTAATGATGGTTATAATTGCCCCATCATATGCACAGGAATTGACATTGGCTACAGGAAATGCTAAATCGACTTATTCTATGATGTTCAAGAATATAGTGCCCGCGTGCACCATGGTTAAGGAATACACAGAAACCACAGGTGGGTTTGATAACCTAGACCTCATCTTAACTAGGAAAGTTAATATGGGTGTGGTTCCTGAAGACGTCCTCGAAATGGCTAAACGCACAGACCCGAATGTATTAAAGAATGTGCGTGGTTTAGTTGGTATGCATTTTAACTCCCTGCACATAATTGTACTGAAAGACGGCAGTGCGTCTAAGAGTAGCGGGGGTTGGTTAAGTAAATTGGGCATGGGCAAAGAAGAGAAGATGGTTATACAAGACTTGCGGGACCTCAAAGGTAAGAAGATTGCTTGTTTTGGTAGTGCCATCGTTACTGGTGAGTTTCTGAATGAGAGACTCCAAGCGGGTTTGGTCTTGGTCCGAACTAAGACTCCTGCAGAAGCCACCAACATGTTAAAAAGTGGTGAAGCAGTTGCAGTCTTTGCTACGGCGGGTTGGCCCATTGAATGGGTTGATAATCTAGACCCTTCCGTGTTTACCTTAGCAAGCCTAGATGACGCTTACGTAAAGAAATTGGGTGAACCCTATAAGATGGTTAAGCTCAACTATCCAAAGCTCATGGCCATGGGCGTAACGACCGCCGCACCTAGGAATGTTATTGCGGTGTGGAACTATACTAGCCCAGCTAAGGTTAAACAGATTATGGAATTCAAAGAGTGTCTTCTCTCTAACCTACTCGATATAAAGGAAGCTAATGGTTCACACCCATCGTGGAATGACATGGACGACCCCGATGACTTTCAGTTTCCTAAGTATGAGGGTGTAGCGACAGTAAAGTCAAAGAAATAAGGAAAAGAAATGGAAAGAACACAAACACAAACAGGTAGTATTATAACAGAGTCAAAACAAATTCCTACTGGTATTGGACACTTAGAGTCTGAATCAGTCGTCCTCAGAGAGAACATAGAAAAACTAATTAAAAGGTTGGACCCTGTATCAAGACCAGTCCTGCCTGTGGCTGAGAATGTGAAGGCAATGCTGAGAGCAGTAAATGAGACTCCTGAGTATGCCGAGCGGATTAATGTTATATGTGCTGAGCTGGAATCTCTCAGCCAACTTGTGGCTAATGCTCTGGATAGACTAGAGGTTTAAATGTATTCACGGGTAGGTGCTTCGTCACCTACCCATAAATTACGGAGGTTAAAAAAGTGAAGTGAAAGAGAGTGGAATAAAAGATTGGTTTTACCAAGGCTATTTTGATGCTGTGACTTGTGTTGAGGAACACATCACAGGATTAGGAATAGTAGTGGTAAACCCATACCAACAGGTGGTACATGTGGATTCTATCGTGGTTCCCGAGATTGGGGATACACAAGAGGGAGAATACATGGCTCTTTTGTGGCTCCTCAAGCATACCGCTAACAGGGGTGTGCCTATGATAAAAGCAATGGGAGACAACGATAGCGTAACTAAATCTATAGACCAGCCACCGTCTAAGAAGAGAAAATACAAATTCTACCAGAGAGCCATATGGGCCGAACTGTCGCGTTTTCGCTGGTGGAAGGTTGAATGGATAGGGTCACGTGCAAATCCTGCTGATGACCTTTCTAGGGCCCTTATTCGTGGCTGGAGTAGCAAGCCCCCGGGGGAGAGGCAGATAGAACTAATTGACCGCATATCTCAAGCAGGTAGAGGAAGCGGGTTTGGGGTAGGAATATCCCAATATACCGAGGACGCACGCGGAAAAAAATTTAACCCCTATGCTTGTGAAGAACCCGTTAATCATGGTAAGGGTATATGCCCTAAACCAGATGAAAAAGTTTTTGATACGAGGGTAGCATGAAGAAAACAAATTACGGGTGGGCTGATGGTAATGGATACACCCACTATGAGTTTGTGGATGCCAACGGTAATGAGTGTTCATTGTTGGGCGATGACTTTAATAGGCTCACGATATTCTGTAAGGGAGCTTACTTCCAGTTAACACAGGACCAAGTTGAACAGCTCATTCCTCGTTTGCAACAGTGGCTTAAAGATGATAGTCTAATACTGGATGGCGAGGAATACCCCTCACCCTTTTCGGGGGAGGCCAGTGGACCCATGAAGAAGGACCGCGGGGACAAAACATAAAGTATTAAATGAGAATAGGAGGATAAGTGTGCCAATTTACGAGTATTATTGTTCAGTATGCAACGAAAAAACAGAAGTGTTTATTTCGATGAAAGACGCTGAAGAGAAAATTCCATGTAAATGCGGGAATACCGCATACAGAATAATTAGCGGGTGTACGTTCCTGTTGAAGGGAAATCCCGAGGGGTGGTATAATCCCGCCAAGAAAGACCCTAAACCCACACCAGTAACAGGAGGAAGTACGTGAGGCAACGGATGTTAGTCCGTGGGACTACAAAAGATATTGTGATTGTCGTTCTGATGGCGTTTGTATTCTACTCTTCAGTCGTTTACTTTGCTGTTACTCATCAAGTTCCTGTAGAGACACGATCACCAACAGAACAACTCACCAATAGAATTCGTTACGTGAAGAAGGATGGTAAATGTTATGCGATGCTGACAACTCCATATGCTGTCTCAATAACACACATACCCTGTGATTAAGCGGGCGGGGAATAAAAAAATCTTAAAGGGGAGGTAAGGATGAGAGGAATGATTCTATCATCAAAAGAAATACAAACTTTGGAAAATGCTGGGTGGGAATTCGTGACTAATTTTATTCCACCTTTATCTTGGAAACCTTCTTGGCCTAGTGAGGGTCAATATGAAATCTTGGTAGAGGGGATGCGCCAGCATGAAAGGAGCGACAACAGCCTTCAGTCATCATTGTGGAGGAGAAAACTTTCGAGGTGATAGTTATGGATATAGGAAGCGGAAAAGCCTGCCCAGCGGATGCCTTATCAAACTTTTCCCCACATCCTTTCGTTCTGGACGGCATAAACATAGCATCGATGGAAGGCTTCTTACAAAGTTTGAAGTTCTCCAATCCTGATATGCAGATAGAAGTTTGCCGTCTGGTGGGGAGAAAGGCTAAGTTCAAGGGTAAGGGCAAGAAGTGGCAAAGAGACGGAAAGATATGGTGGCGTGGGAAAGAAATCGATAGGTTCTCAAAAGAATACCAAGAGCTGTTGGATCGTGCTTACAATGCAATGTTCATTCAGAATGATTCCGCCCGACGTGCCCTCTTAGCATCACGAGATGCAGTTCTTACTCACACCATCGGCAAAAACGACCCTCGACAAACAATACTCACTACTCAAGAGTTTTGTTCTCGGTTGACAAAAATTAGAAGTAATCTACAAAAACGAGAAAGGAAAGCTCCATGAGTGTAACTCCCCTACTTGACCTTATTGAAGATGCGGAAATGCTTCGACGAGATGTAGAAAAGGCTCAGGGAGAATATAGTAACGAGAAAACCAAGGTTTGGTTACAAATGGCTTATTCAAATGCAGAACAAACTCTTGCATGTCTGCTCCATGCTCGTAAACAGGAGGAATCCAAATGACTTATCTCTGGCTTTTTGTTCACACCTCGTTGATGCAGACTGGTGGTGATTATGGCGATCTGGGTCTTGAAGTTGTGAGTCGCCACAACATCGGTAGTCGCTCCAATCAAATTCTTGCTATTCAATGGGAGATTTCCCTCTATCCCGAAAAGACAATTCGGACATAGAATCCAGCTAAAGGTGTATAAGTCCCTCATGTAGGGGCTTATATGCCTAATCAATCAAACAAAGACTAAGACAATACAAAAGTCAATGTACCTTCAAGTTAGACCCTCTAACCCAGAAGTATATTCAAAGACTGAAGGGTTATAAAAATGGGCATGTACGTGTATGCTTACCTACCTCTTCTATATATCCTTCAATTAGGGTACCCTCTTACCCTACTTTAAGGTTATATTTCATGAAAGAAGGGTTAGTGAACTGTGCAAGCACTTCCTGCGTTAGTATCGCAGTACTATCTATTAAATTTAATAAATAGGCTCGTCCCAAGCAAAGTATGTTTTGAGCTGCATTAACATCTCGATCTACAACATTTCCACACTCACAAACCAATGTACGTTTTGATAAAGGCATATCATGAATACGGCCACAACGATTACACATCTTGGAAGTATTCATAGGATTAACCTTTATTAAACGTTCGGCTTTGTAACTTAAGTAATATATAAATCGTGCTAAGCAACTGTTCCGCAATTCGCGGTTTAACCCTCTAATATTAGATTCCGACATCTTCTTCAGTGTAAGGTCTTCAATAACAATTGTATCATATTTTAGGGTTAGGCGTCTAGACACCTTGTGCAAAAAATCATTTGTTTTTCTAACTTTTGCACCATACAACTTACTAATAGACCTAGAAAGAAATTTATGCCTCCTTGAGTTTTTTTTGCATTTTTTATCCTGATGTGATCTCAGTTTGTTGATTTGTTTATTAAAGTAACGTGCGTGACTTCTATTGGGTATAATTTCCCCTTCGGAGGTTGCTACCAAGTTAGCAATACCTAAATCTAAACCAATCATTCTAGACCCAGAGGTAGAAGTTGGTAACCTGTGGTCAGTTGTTACACATACGAACCACTTCTCATTTTTGCAAATTATTTTGATTTGTTTTATTTCTCCAATAACTCCTCGGTGCTGGAAAAGTTTTATTTTTCCATATGCTTTTGTGCAGAGACTTGTTTTAGTTATTTTGTACCCGCTCTGAGGATAAGTAATTCCAAAGAAATTGTGGCAACTCCTATAGCAAGGCTTTCCTTGTTTTAATTTGATTCTCTTAAGAAACGCGGTATAAGCATTATCCAATCTTAACGGAACTTGTTGTAAAACTTGAGCATGGATCTCTTTAATCTCTGGGATATCCTTTTTTAATTGAACCAATTCAGCCTGTTGCTGATAGCGATAAATTCTTGGCTCATTCTTTTCAAATGCTTCTAAACGTTGTTTTAGGAAGTAATTGTAAAGCCGATTCAACAAATTTGCATGTTTCCAGAGCTTTGCCTGTTGTATTTTTGTTGGATACATTCTGAATTTGTAGGTTAACAAATTGAGATCACCTCATCATTAAAATTTTTAACTTCTTACTCTAAAAACTAAGTTAGTTAAAAAATTTTACATACACCTACTCACATGTTTTTCTAATTTACCTTAAAGGAAAGTACCCTCTTTCCCAAGGTATATTAAATGATAAATGGGTTATAAAAGATAGCCTGCGTGCATCGCACGCCAACCAAAAGAGCGGAGGTCGATCATGTCAAACAACCGAGAAACCAAGGAAACTCTTTTTGTGGTTGATGGTCAGATCCGGAATTGGATCGATTACACCACAGCAATGGCCATTGCGGTTTGGACCTTCATCAGGCCCGCCCGCTGGGAGTCGGAAGCGTGGAAGGTCTATTTGGTTACCATCATAACCAACGATCGACTCACAATACCTATGTCTGCTACAGACATCGATTATTTGTGGAGAAAGATCGTGGACCATCCAGACTTTCGAGCACTGATTCACAGTTCGTGTTGCAGGGTGAAGATCGAGATAGAGGCTTGGTCTATTGATGGGCGTCGTCTGACAAGTAACGACATCAATATCTCAGGCTCTAAAGTGGTCTTCAATCGCCACGAGGTGACCAAAGAGGAACAGGAGGAGTATTGCCAGACGGTGTGCAGGAAGTATAAGGACAATTTTGGGTATGACGACCATTGTTGTCAGTGCCCAGATAATCCTGTTCCGTACACCGAAGAAGAGGAGCAACCCGCTTCCAGCCTCGGTGCCCTCCTGAAGGAAAACCTTGGAACCTCTTTTGGAAAACGGTAATCCCCGAACCCAACAGGCATGCAGGTAATTACCTGTGTGCCTTTTTTCTTTCGAAAGGAGTTGAGGATGGGCCGAAAGGTGGATCGTCGGACAGAGAAGCGGACAATTCGCGAGGACGAAGAGTTCCTCGCAGAAAGGTCCGTAAACGTCTTGGATGACCTCGGCTACGGATATAACACGGGTGCTAAACCCTGTATTCGTTGTTCGTCGGGGGCTAGGGATTGTCTGGATTGTGATTCGAGTCACTACAATTTCAGCTAATCCCTAACGGGCGATATGCAACCACATGTCGCCCCATCCTTATTTCCAAAGAAACTTACAAAAAGTGGAGGATAAAATGCCTATAAGATGGCAGGACCGTTCTGGAGAAGACGGAAAAATCCAACTGATAAAGAAGATTCGCATGAGGGGCAATATTGGTCTTAAAGAGGCCAAAGATGCCATAGAGGAAGTTGCGGAAACTCTCGATGACTCAACATCCAATGAGGAAATAGTCCTTCGGGCACTTCATCAAGCAGACCCTGAAAGGTTCCCGCTTCCAGCGGAAGATGTGAGGATTGACTTTGAGGCCTTGTGGAACACCTTCCGTGCTGAAGTGTCAGAGGAAGTTGTTGACCAGATGGACGAACTCTATGATGATTTCGAGCAACGGGCAACGAAACGAAGCATCCAGAAGTTCGTAGATCGTTTGGTCTTCGGGGCTCTGGAACAGAGAATCTCTACAGTGCAGGGTTTCGATACCATCTGCATTTATGACCACAACAATGATTTCGTTCCGTTGGACATCTCAAAGTCTGAGTTTACTCAGATGCTCGGAGAGGCGTTCGGAAGGTGGATTCAGACCATTTAATGGTCACAACCAAAAAGCGTGGAGGAAACTATGAAACGCAACGATGGTAAGGTAAGGCAGTGCTCCGTAAAAGGCGGGGTGTGGAACAGGACCGAGTCGGCAATCACACCCAATCTGGAGTGGATGAAGGGCAAGAAGGCCAAGGACGGTAAGGGCACAACCTTGACTGACCCCGCCCAGATCGAGCGAGTGATAATCGCGTTGTCGGGTGGGAAGCTCACCCATCGCGGATTCATTCGTGGTGTGCGGGCCGCAATCAAGGCGGGTCACGATGGGTTGGACAAGTTCCTTCCTGGCTATGTGGCCCCTGCCGAGGACGAGGGTCCTTTGGAATTCGTAATGGCGGCTGACTAGTCAGTTGCCCCGAGTTTGTCCTACTGTGTCCATTTGGTTTGTCGTGGCAGTAGGACAAACGTTTTAAGGAGAAAATCGGTCGAGTTAGCAGTAATGACAAAGAAAGGAAAAACGTAAATGGCTCTCTTGTTAACGGCAATCATGATTATAAATCTGGTGGCTGAGGGAATTATATTCTCACTTCTCTGGGCTTGGTTTATAGTTACAACCTTTGGACTCCCTGTGATATCTATCCCCGTAGCTATAGGCATTTCGGTAATAGCGTCACTACTAACACACCGTGTACGAAACGAAGACATAGACAACGCTGTTAGTGACGACACTTATAAGATCGCCTTGACTAGGATGCTTTTCCAATTCCTCATCCTAATTCTACTTCTTTGCATCGGGTGGGTAGTTCATTTCTTTGTGTGAAGGGTTAACGTAGGTAAAACGGCGGGAAGGAAGACAATATGTGGCATCTCAAAATGGGTGACAACGTTTTGGTTGATGTGAACAATTCCATCGACGAAGACACAAGGAAGGTCCTTGAAATGCGTGGAGAGTTCTCTAAGAACTACTGTGCAGAAAAGGGTTGGGACATGGCAAATCTAACATTTGACCAAGTTTTGGAAATACGAAAACAGCCTGAATGGACGGATCCACTCGGAAAGGAATGACCATGGAACAGTGGGCGATTGAAATGATCAAGGGAATCACTGTGGGGAAGTGGGTAAAGGACGAGAACATTTATGTTGCTCAAATAGGTAATATAAAATTCAAGTATCTGCCAGAAACTCGCGACGGGTTCATTGCCCAACTCGTAATCCGAGAGAGAGTCCCAGCAACAAAGGAGTCCAGAGAGTTGTGGACCATTCTGAGGACTTTCCTCGTAGAAACCCGTGAATGGGAAGCCTTTATCGAGGCAGACAGGCGTCATAATCTGGTGGATGATATCTGTGCTCATCCGGAGAAATACTTTGAAGGGGCAGGAGGTGCTTGATGCCAACACTTTATGTGATGGTTGGCCCGCCAGCCAGTGGTAAGACGAGTCATCGAGAAAAACATTTCCCAGAACTTCCTGTCGTTTCCCCTGACCTCTATGGTAGTTTAAAACTCGGAGACCGTTGGTGGGCTGGGGGATCTGGAGAAACCTACGCGGAACGTATAGGGTTGGCTTGGTCTTGGGCTTGGAAACAATTCGCTATTCGTTTGCAGAAAGGTACAGACTTCGTCTTTGAAGCGACATTGCCCAATCGAGTAGTGCGAGGTCCCATCATCAACATTGCGAAGGCCTTTGGCTATACAGTGGTTTGCATTTACTGTGTTGAGGGTCTGCAGACTCTATTGGAACGCAACGCGAAAAGAGACGCAAGTGTTCCTCCTGAAGTAGTGGCCCGCATGTTCTTGAACGACGAGGAACCAATGTTCTCAGAGGGTTGGGACGAGATTGTTGTGGCCAACGCAGTAGAAGGCAAAAGTATATCGGCAATCAAGGGAGAAAGTTAATGCCACCAACTTTTCTGTTGAATGGAAAATTCTACGAAAAACCTCCAACACCTGAGGAAATTGAACGGGCCAAAGAGATTGATCGGATATTCCGTGGTGCGTATCTTCCCACAGCCGATCGTAAGTTTACTGAAGAACTCCGAAAGATTCTTTGTGAAGAAAGAGAGGATAAGTAATGTCTCTGTTAGCTGGGCCTGTGGATATGAAGGCAAAAGGCGACCATTTCTTTCACTGTGACAAGGAGAAGGGCGGATGTGGTCACATCTCCCGTTATGCAAAAACCAAACTCGAACACACTTCAGCCCGACCAGTGTTGGGTTGGGATGGACCAGGATTAGAGTGGGTTGCCACATATTGCTACGGTTGTGGTAAACCAGTTGAACTGACCTAACAAAACAAAAGGAGAAGAAGCAAATGCCAAAAGACTTGCCTCCCGCAAGGATAATTGGTGATGCGGATCCTGGCATCCAGGATAGGATCCGTGCATGGAAAAAGGAGAAAGATCCGACAGTTTCACTCGCGGATCTCATTCTGGACGCGTTTGAGGAGATTCCCCCCGCCGATGAGAGGGCCCACAGGGCGGACATTTGGGTCAAAACACCAGATGGTAAGAGACCTGCTCTTCCGGAGTGCCACCGAGTGGATGATCGGGGACGCCCGTTCTACGATTACACCACAAGGGTGTTGAGGGAGGAAAAGCATGAAACGCTTTAGGTTTCACTGGCTTACAGGGGAAACTTGTGAAGGTGAGGGGACCAGTCCCGAAGATGCCTTTACACATCTTGGATACGGTGCGGGGGCACTCAATTCCTTGGACTTCTTTGAGGAAATCACAGACCCTAAACAGAGTTTGCGGGTATTTCACAAAGTGTGGTGCCCGCTTGTTCCTGAGGGACAGATTAGTCGCCAAGCGCAAGAACTTGTAGATTTTAACTTGTCTTCAGAGCACGAAGACTTCCGTCTTGGTGACCTAAATTGTGGTGACCTCGAAGAGATAGAAGTCGTTGGTTTGCCAGCAACTATTAGGTCAGTAGGTCTGCGGTTGAAAATACGTGGTCGTGAGGATTCTGTTTTCATCAGCAGTTAGGAGAGTAAAATGCTAAAAGAAGGTGATGTGATTGAGTTGGTTAAGGGGCACCGAGTCTACACAACGTTGCCCCATCATTGCATCTATGAGAACAATGAGGGAAACTTCAAAGAATCTGATGAGACAGATATTACCATTGGAGATGTATGTGGTGGTCTTTCAACTCTTTTCCTGACTGGAAAATACATCGTAGACAAAACTACCACTGATGGCGGGGGAACAGGTCATGGTCCTCATGACGTCTATCCCAGTGGTCATCATGTCTTTTGCCACAAAGTGGGGCATGACCACACAAGAGTGAACTTTTATCAAAGTGGTTGTTTCACGGCCATGATAACGGATATTGAACCTATTGGCCGAGCAAAGGCAACTTGGACTGTTGAATAGGCATTCCAAAGAAACTTTTCAAAAGCGGAGGAAAGAAAGATGAACGCGGAGCAAGTTACCCTGATGGCACAGAAATCATTTGTGGATGCCACACAACGGGTTTTGGAGAGCATCGAAAAAGAATGGAAGTCCCAATTTGGCTTTGACACTCGTGGCTTCACCAATCTGCAAAGTGCCTTAAACGCTATGAAAGAGGATTCAGTGGTTCTGCAACAGGACATTGAAAACTTGGAGTGCGAAGAACAGGATTTGAATGACCATGTGAAAGAAATCCTCTTCAAGCGTGCTGAAGCACAGATCCAAGCAAGACGTATCCAAGTTCCTCGCGACTTTTTTGAGGGACACACCGAAATGGTGAAGATGCTTGTGGATCGTGCTGTAAATCCACACATGTGGGTAGTAAACTACAAGTGGAAAACTGGGCCATATCAGGACTTTTGGTCCGCACGATCACGCACACGAAGAACCTACGCCTCATTTCTGTGTGGTAGGTCCGATGGACAAGACTGGGCGGTTCGCATACCCGGAACTATCCAGACCGTGGCAAAAGCTCTGGACTGGTTGGTGCCTGCTGTGGTAAAGAAAGCACAGCGAGCGGGGAAGACGGTACATCGACAGGGTGATATGTATTTCATCCAGCAAAGGTTGTGGAACCATAACATGAACGCCCTGCGGGGTAGTCGCCATGTTTGGAGTGGTGGCTACAGTAGTGCAGGTACTGTTTCGCATCCCCAGCATCCCGAAGTTAAGTTATCCGCCGTAGATGATAAAGGTTACGCGTGGCGGGCTGTTCAACAATTCCAGATGGCCAACGAGAATGAGCGAGTTGGTGCAGACTGATAATTAAGACAGAGAGGGTGCTCCCTAGAGAACTCTAAAAATAATTAGCGGGAAGAAGGTTTCCCTCTTTGTCCTTTCCTAAGAAACTTCCTATAAAAAGAAAGCGGAGGAATTTACAATGAAAAGAGCAAATTTCAAGAGGTCCAAAGAAACTCGTCAGGACAACGCGAAGGCCCGCAAATACACTGATAAGCATCCTGAAACCGAATACGGCTTTTGCCAGAATTGCAAGGGGGCTCCGAGCCCGATTCGTCATGGGTTGAAGTGTAACGAGAAGAACAGCCCATTCGAGGGACAGTTCGTTCAGAGAAAGAACTCATGTCCCTTTTTCCATAACTAATCCGCCCGCGGGAGCCCTCATCCGATGGTGGGGGCTCCTCCTAAGAAAGAAGTAGAACAATGTTGGTTCAAAGGAAAGTGTGGGTGGATGCCTCTGGGAAGGGTCTGGGCATAGTAATGAGGCCGGATTGTCTGGCATTTAGTCATCGAAAGGATATTAGTGATGACTCTATTGACAGGGAGCTACAGGTTTTGGTATTAGCGACCAGCCTGTTGAACTCAGAACAGGACTTGCCTACTACCTTTTATACTGACTGCAAAAGTATTTTGGCGGGGGTTAAGCAAGGCGCGAGTTTAAAGGCTTCTGCTGGTTCTTATCGTTACCAGATGCTGACAACCCTAAGAAAATCATTTCCAAAGAATGGACAATGGAAACTGGAATGGGTGAAAAGACGCCGTAATCGGGTAGCAGACCAATTATCTCGGCGCGATGATCTGCATTACTTGATGAGTCTCGGTAATGACGAATCTCTCCGTGTGTATTCCCTGCGTTTATCTGAACAAGAATTCTGCCAAGAAAATGGACATAGGATAAGAGAGAAAGCCAGAGAAGCCGAAGAGAACCTTAAGGTGGCACCTAAACACGAACATATGAGTGCGTCAGAGTATCTACGCTCTTGTTTGTGGCCTCCCAGAGAGCATGTATTTGCGTGTACATAGGTGAAAAACTGCTCGGAACGTATACTAGTAGGCTTTCGAAAAACTGGGGTACCCATACAACTACAATTTAACTAGTCTCCTGCCTGTTATAAAAGGAGGGGACTAGAAAATGTTAGATTTCAGTAAGATTGATCATCAAAATAAAGCCTACCTACTTGGTTTTTTGGCCGCGGATGGGTCTATAGATAAGTATAATCGTTCTGTTTCAGTTTACCTATCAGCGAAGGACAGAAACACAGTTAGGGTAATTAGGGATCAGATTCAACCATCTCGACCTATTACTAAATACACACAACGCAAAACTTGGGGCAATGCGGGGATAAAATCGTTTGATTTTGCTCATGTATCCTTTAACAGTAGGAAGCTGTGCGAGCAACTGAACGCTTTTGGTATACACAATAACAAAAGTCTTTCTCTTAAGCCACCAAAAAATTTACCACCAGATATGATAAAACATTTTATTCGTGGTTATTTTGATGGTGATGGGGGATTAAGCAATGTGGATGATTCCTGCCGACAAAGAGACCTTCATCTTTGTATTACCAGCACGAGATGGGTGTTGGAGTGGGTCGCAGCTCATTTCCGAGAAATAAATAACAACGAGGTGAGTGTCTTTAAAGACAAAGGTTACAATTGTTATCGTCTGCATTATGGAGGTTCTGTGGCAATTGACTTTTGTAGGTGGATTTACACAGATGCTGAACTCTTCATGAAACGTAAATATGATCTTGTTGAAAAGTTTTTATTAAACCCAGACCAAGTCAAACACGAAACCCATTGGGGCATATCAGAGGAATTTATTCTTCTAACAAACTTTAATCTATCTTCTGAGGATCTTCAGCGACTTTTACCCCGACGAAGTAAAAAAGCTATCAATAACAAAAAATGTAGATTCAGAGCAAACTGTATAACCAGTGTGTGAATATCCAGACAGAAAGGAAGCATTAAATGGAACAGGACCAGAGGCTCAATCCGATCGTCGACCGCGTTGATACAATTACGGGTCGTCCCCCAAGGGTGTCCCTCATCGTTGAGGGGCGGTGTGTCATCGAGCCCAACAAGAACGAGAGAGAACCTTACAAGATTCTCGATCCTGAGACGCTCAACCGGGTTTTGAGGTCTCTGGCTTGTTGATAACCCACAAGGCCGTGAAGCCCCTAGATAAATCTAGGGGTTTTACGTTTTAGGAGTGGAAGAATATGAAGCTCATTTTCTGCCAAGAATGCCAAGACGTAATCAAACTTACCTATCACATCCGTTATTGTGGTTGTGGTAAGTGCTGGGGCCGTTATTTGGAAGATGGTCTTAACGCCCAAATAAGTAGCAGTGCTATCCCTTTGGGATTTACGAATTCTTCCCTCATAAATGCGTTGAGAGCGCGACCAAAAGACGGTGCGGGGAGTGAATTTGTGGCATTTGTAATCCCCGAAAGGTGCGATACCATAGAGGTTAAAGAATGACAGATACGGAGTTACTGGAATTACAAGACCTACAAAGGTCTTTATTTGAGCCTTTGGGGCACCCTGACCAAGAGGTGTATTGGTCCAATATAATAGAGATGCAGTTCATTGATGTCTGTCTGCCCTACAATGAAGACGTAGACGTTTACTTTCACGGGCTACATAGTGACTGTGGTGCTCTATTGTGTGACCATCTGGGCCACGAACCCGAGGAGGCCACAGAAACCACCGATGGTTTCGTAGGTTGCTATTTCTCTAGTTAGGCGTTTATTTTCGGCTCCTTGGTAACACTAAGGATGCCATATGTAACTGCCTGATATGCTTATGGGGGTCTTTGCGGGCCGCAAATGCGAAATTCGCTCAGATGGCTTGATTTCGCACAAAAATAACGTTTAATATAGCCCCGAATGTTATTTTGTTCCATAGGCTTACGTTCTGGGGCTACAAATCCCATATCCGAAAGGTAAACCAAAAGGAGGTTTGACAATGGGAAAGAAAAGTTCTGAGGGTGGTTCAGGTAAGAGTGGTCGCTTCAGTGCCCCTTATAAAGGGGTGAAAGTGATTGAGGCTACTGTGCGGGGCGATGTAGTGGAGTGTAAATTCAATGCTCGGAAGATGGTAGGTGGAACTCCTACCACGTTGGATCTCCCAGCAGACAAGACAACCGCTACGTTTCAGTGTGAAAACGCGGAGCATGCCAAATTGTTGGCCGAACATGCCAAGAAACTGCATGCTCGAAAGCATCGTAACGGGCTGATCTTCTCGCTCAACAAACTGTCGGAAGGTATCACTTACGTAGACGGTAAGAACGTTGCTGGTTCAGAGTTGTTGAGAAAAGCTAGGGAGCGGGCCGTTAAGAAGTATGCTAAACGGCAGGAGCTGAAGGCTGAGAGAGAAAGACGTAGGCGGATGGAAGAGGATAGACGTCTCAAAACACAACGGTCCAGTTCATAGGAACTCTCATCGTTCTTTCGTAATGAAAGTTGATTGATAATGGTTGTTGACCAACAAGGAATCTTTTGGCAGATTGTTTGTGATTTATAGTTGAAGCCAACAATGATTGTTCAAAATGTGATTAGGTTAATCCTAAGATTCAATTGTGTTTGTTGGCAAAAATACTAGGAGGTACTTACCAAGAATGGTAGAGTACTACAACACGCAAAGGAGGACTTATCGTAGAGACGGATCAATCAAGAATAGTTACCAAAGAACTTATTTTAGAGCAGATGAGAGGTCAGTAGCAAGGATGTGCGGAGCAGGAGTGCAAATTACAGGCATGGTTGTAAAGGGAATCCTATCGTTGGCTTTCAAACACAACCCTTATTTGCTTCCTAAGTAAATCCAGCTACAAATTTACCTACAGACGGTGTAAAATCCGTCTGTTTAGGTAAATTTTCCATTTGCTTCCCACTTTCTTACGTTCCAGCTCCCCTCTTTGTATATCAATCCTTAAATGGTAACCCTCGTTACCCATTTTAGGTTTATATATTTAAAGACTAATTGGGTTTATAGAAAAAAAGACTAATGTTTTGACACGCGAGGGTTACGTGTTCACGCTTTCAAAGAACTATAAGCCTTTATTTAATTGTAAGTCCCACTTACCCTAATTAAATATTAAGGTTTATAGGTCTCATAAGAATATTCGGGTAATATTCTAATAAGACCAAATCAAAACGGGTGTGAGTCCCGTTGTATATATAGGTTATTGGTGTTTAATATTTCTTTTTTCTTAATGACCCGTTGGGTCGCTTCTTCGAGTAGACTAAGAAGGAGGTTGGTTTGACTGTCGTGTTTAATTTGTTTAGAGCTAAAGAGGTGGTAAGACTTGACAATTGTAGTATGGTTGTCTCGTTGTTGCCTAGGTTGAAGTTTCATCACAAAACATCTCAACATTGCTTTGGTGCCTACCCGAAGCATCAGAGAAAAGGAAGGGCCATGACAGTAGAAGTAAAAGGGTTCGGTCAGACGTTAAATTGTTCGGAGAGAAATCCGAGCAAACCGAGTCAGGTTCAATCAGTGACAGCGATCTGCTACCCCTCCCTCCCCAAGAAGGTTGAGTCACACTCTGAAAGGGAGACAGACTCAATGACAAGAGGAGCAGATGTCGTGATTATGGGAGGGGCTACTCTACCTAGGGTAGCCCTGAATTGGAAACCTTGGTTTTTGAGTGATCATAAGACAGGAAGAATTCAACTGGAGAAAACCCTTAACCATCGCTTAATTATTACAGTTAGCGAAAAAGGTCTTGGGCTTGGCCATAACAAAAGCTCTAAGCCTGTGAAACAGGACGGGTATTTTCTAGTTCACCCGATATGTATTTTGAGAAGATTACAGCTTCTCTCGATGCTTGAACTGGACACTTCCCCTTTGGTGTTCCAAAGGTGGTGATGTATTATTTGAAATTTTCAGTTAAGAGTAACCACTGGCAGCGTCGAGTAGGCGTCCGCGCCAATGCGGCAAGGAGCCTAGTTATATATCCCTCTATCCCTTCAATAGAGGGTAATATAGAATCTAGGCGATTGAAGTACAATCGGGTACAAAGAAAATATGAATACAAAAGAAAGTTTCGTGTGTACCCGCGGTAAATATAAGATAAGAAAGGTTGTTTATCAACCCGCACGTATGAGGAAAGGAGAAGAGGTTATGGAAAACGTTTCTATTGATCAGAAAACCAAGATCAAGCGATTTATTGATCAACACCCCGAAACCCAATTCAGAACAGCAGATTTGTGGCTAGCTTTGGGGAAGGATGAAGGATTTGGTGGGCTAACATCGTTGGCCACCCTTCTCCCAAAAATGTACCACGCTGGGTTGATTCAGCGTGTTGAAAAGGGTCTCTACACGGCAAAGCAGAACAGTATCTTGCAAGGAATGAGACTTCCTGTTCAAGAAGAAAAACCTGAGGAGTTCCCGGGGAGGGCCACCCAAGAAGTGATCCAAATCATTTCCCGGCTTGAGAAATCTGCGGATAGATTCCAAGCGGAAGCTCTCCTTTACAAAACCAGAATGGAGCAGGCGGAGAGCCTACTGGCTGACCGAAGTGTCCAAGTTGAAAAACTAAACGCTAAGGTGGAGCACTACGAGCGCCGAGAAGAGGAGTTCGGCAAGATGGATGAAATAGTGCTTTCCTTGTGTGAAGGTCGCCAGAGTCTAAGAAAGGCTTTGGAGGGTCTCGACATTCTACTACCTCAACCCAGTGAATCTTCCACTGAGGAGGAAGCCCACAACGAGCAGCCGTCGGCTGAGAAGGAGGTTAGTGAGTCTCTGGACTCCCCTTTCGAATAAGTCCTGCGACTCCGCTTTGTGGAGTTTGCAAAAGGGTTATCATTAAACCTATGCCTAAGGAGATCCCAACTAATCTTGCGATTAGTATTTTCAAAGGTTTGGGTTGTAATAATGGTCCATCCAAGTCTGGGCACGAGAAACTAAGCATCGGGACGAGAGTGGCAAAGTTACGTATTCACAATAACGACCCCACCCTGTCTCGCAAATTTGTGAAGTCTATCTGCCGTAGGCTTGGATTGGATTTCGTGCGGGACTTTGTGCCGGCTTATCGGGACCATTTTCAGAAAGGTGAGAGTAGTTCGGTATAGGGTTCCCATATGTTAACGTTTAAAGCATAGGAGACAAAACATGTACTATCGAGACCAATTAGAGTTGGCAGAGAACGAAGAGAAGTGTCGCACAATCTCCAGCGAGGATTACGATTTCTTTGGTTCTCAGGAACGTAGTGACTTGGAAGATTTTCATCCGGACAGGATCGAATCTCTTGCTGAGTTGAGGTATCTCTAATTGGTCCCTCCCTCCCCCAGCTTGTGTTACTATAACGGGTGACGCACGCACGTGTCACCCGTTATATTTAAGGAATAATGGTTTAATACGCGCGTTTATTTTTTTTACGTGCGTGCCATGTGCAGTCTATACAATCCTTTGGTTAGTACCCTCTAACCCAATGGATTTATAGTACAAATGATAAGTATTAGGATCTTTACCTTTTGATTTGGTAGGTGGGTAGTCCCACCGTTTACGCATAAACGAAAGGAGTTATAAAATGGACTGGCCCTAAGTAAATACTCTAATGAAAAAACAACAAACTTTAACAGCGCCGGTTCTAAAGGCTATGCTAAATCCTCCCCTAATCGGCGGAGGACCATTGAGGTTAGGTTTTCTCAGACCCTTACCTCTCTGGATCCCACCGGATAGTCGGGATAGTATAGTTACTGAGAACTCGGGACTCCTCTCGACCCCCTCCCTTGAAACGGCTCTAGAGGTCTGGCAGATAGCCACACCCAGCATCGCCGTCGTGCATGGGAGGAGCACTTAGAGGAGTCCCACCACGCCTAGTGAAGTCGACCACTGGGCGTCTCGATTGGATTGGACTTTGAAGCGGAGCAAATTCTCGGTGTTAATGGTGGAACACCGTAACTAGTGGGTTCGATTCCCGCTGCTCCAACTTTTCTTGGTGGTGGCACCCAACGATGGAAGCAGTTAAATCGTTTGGGGTGTTAGCAATAAGCCACGCATTTTTAGGGTGCTCTGCTGTGGGCTAAGAACCCTGTGATGGGAGGAAAGCAAGTCACAGCAACATTCCACCGCGCGTAGGGGAGGTAGATAAGACGAGGACCACTAACTCCACCTCCCCAAAAAATCAGGAGTTAAATAAACAAACATGGACAAAAACAAAATTGAACGTAATTTATTATCAGATACAAACAGGATAATACTTAGTGCTGCAGATATGGATTGCTCTGACTCAAATACTTCAATCACACAAAAGATTGAGTCGGGGGTACAAGTCCTTGGTATTATGGCCCCTGTGTTTAAAAAATTTTTGGATGTTCTTGGCCCCAAATGAGGTCTGGTAGTTACCTCGGCCAAAAAACTACTAGGCTATCGCGATAAGCCTTACAGCTTTTGGCAAAGTTGTTAAATGGGGATCGGGGAGAAGCAGGCACCTAGGGATAGGTAACCCGACTTCTCCACCGCCCATCGCCTCTGCGTGCTTTCTAATATCAATACCTTTATAGTAAGTCCCACTTACCCTATAAAGGGATTTATAGTTTAATGAAGAGTATTTGGGTAAATACTATTATTCATGTGTCACGTAAGGGAAACGTCGTCACAAAATGTTTACCCCAAAATATCTCAGATGGCCCCACCATCAATACTCTTCTAGGTTTAAAAACAACACAGGAACTGAATCTCGACGGAGACAGTGAGTGTGTTAGGACAAATGTAAATCTCTGGTGCAATAGCAAGGAGATGACAACAAAGACAAAACAGAGCATCGCTCTTTTAAAAAAGTTTTCGGAGGTGTCCTATGTTGGACAAAATCGATCTCGGTGGTGTGAAAGACGCCACCAAAGGCCTTATCGCCAGAGTGTGGGAAACCGCCAAGGCGGGTGGCCGTTGGGTTAGTTCGGTTGTGGTTGCTATGGGTGACCACATCGCAGCAGGCTTCGCGTTTGCTATCGGCTTCTTCACTCTGTTTCACATCTTCCCCGCCGCCGTTGCTTGGCTTGGAAAGCTGAGCTTGGCAGGGTTGGTAGGAAACATTACCGCTGCAGTTTCTGCCCTCAGTGCTTTCCTCGTAGGAGCGATCTTGGTGGTTGCAGGAGCTTTGTTCGTAGCGGTTAAAGTAGTGTTCTGGGCCATCACGATCGTTATCGGTCTTGCTCTTATCCTTGGGGCGGTTTCTTGGTTTGCCTCTTGGATGGACAGTGAAGCCGAAGCGAACGTGGTTCCCGTTCGATAAAGAGAAACGTTTAGACTCTTGGTTCTAAACTAAGTTTTCCTAAATTGAGCTATATCAATTAGGTGATGTGTTCAATGTCATCTTTGCAGGACAGAACACTAAGACTAACTGTGAAGAAGTGTTAGCCCCACACTAAGCGGGTAGTATTACTAACTAGGCAGGGAACGGTTTTGCCACTCTGCTGATGGTTGGTAACATCGGTCGGCGGTCCCGAGACCCCAACGTAGACACAGTAGTTCGCAATCTTTCATATTAATTTTGGTCTACGTTAAAAGTAGTCTAAGTCTTCGGTCCTTGGTGGTGCTTCCCGCACACACCAACGGTTGAGTATCTAGCCTTGTTGCGGTGTCTTGGGGAAGACATCTTACTATATCAGCAACATACCAGATACTTATTTACCAAGACTTATTTTTCTGAGGTATTGCTGAATTTCAGAACGTCAAACTCTGGGATTAAGCAATCTTTTAGAAAATAACAGGAGGAAGGCGATGTCCACAGAGACCACTCAACAAGGCGAGGACAGCAAAAGGATTTTATTTCCTATTGCGGAGAGACTGGATCGAATCACAACGGTATTGGAGCACATTCTCGCACAACTTCAGAGGCAGGAGAGGGTGGAGAGGGAGCTCTTCGATAAAACCTTGATCGCCGTGTCACCGAGTCTAGTAGATTATCAGGCACAAGCCTAGGGAGAGGTCGCCATGTACACCATTAGGCCTTATTACGAGAAAGGCTTCGGATGGCTATTCGATGACCCCCCCCTCGGAGTATTTACAGGGAGCTGTTTCTAGGAGGTACTCCTAAGATGATCAACTACATCTTGGGTATCAAGGGGTTGCCACCACAACAGTCGTTTGCTCTAACTTTTTCTGATAAGCCCTTCCCTGGCGTAGACGCAGAGCTTGAAGCTATCGGGGAGAGGACTTACTTCCACAAGGAAACAGGTATGACAGGTTGGCTATGTTCAGCCCTTCGTGCCTACTTCCCAACTCCTCCACCTAAGATTTTTATAAAGGTAGGAGGTTAAATCGAAAGAGGTGAAGAAGAATGAAGAAGGTTGTTAGTGTTGGTTTGGTTTTTGCATTTATCCTTGCGTTACTGCCCAGTGTGATATGGGCCGAACCTTGTGTAGATCAATGCACCAAGGACTTGCTCAGGCAAAACCCACTGATGGATAGGTACAGGGCGGAAAGTTTATGCACAGGTAAGTGTGCACAAGACGCCCTGCGAAGTAGCTCGGATACCCTAAGGCGGGCAGAGGAGTATCTGAAGAGGACAGACGCCAACAAGAAGTGAGGGACTAGATCCTCCTGTTGGTTAGGATTCCCGTCTCGTGTACTTCCACGTGATACTCAGTCCTAAGGGATAGCAGTCTCACGTGGGAGGGCACACGCGTCTAATATATTAATAATAAGACAATGAATCTATTCCCCTGTCCGCCTGCACGAATAATTCATTAGAGCCTTTTGATAAGTACCCACTTACCTCAATAAGGATCTAAGGGTTAGATAGGGTTAATAAAGAAAAATGAATCAAAAGAAAGGAAAAAGGTGGAAAAGATGGTGGGTTTTCGTCGAACTAAGGATTTTGGGCTGTCACTAGGAAAGTGGTCCTTCTTCTACAGTTATATGAAACCTGAACCCGAGTATTCTAAATCATTCAGGAAAACAATAGAAAGGGTAAAACCCAAGCAACGTTTTGTTCATCGACACGCCCGCTACCAAGCAGATGACAGGAACCGTGACAGAGTTACACAGGCGAGGCGTAGAGGTATATGTGGTGGATCACCACGAACATCCTGGCAATGAGTATGTGCGTCGTCTCATTGGTGACAGAGCACGCTACTCAACGAGAGAGAAGAATCCCTCGTGTTCGTCGATGCTTCAGGCGGGGGAGTTCGACTGGGTTGATGTCATCGTGGCTGACAAAGACGCTGATGGTCTCTTAGCAACAATGAAAGCCCTAGGAGTAACTTATCCTGAGTTGAATGCAGACGCAGCCATCTTGGATGGGCCATCTCCCAAAGAAGGTTTAAGCCCTTGGGGGCGGATCATACAAGAAACACTCAAAGGAGTCAAAACCCTATGGCATGTGGACGGAGATGATGAGGAGTGGGAGTGGACTGAAGAGGAAGAGCATGATTTGGAAAGGGCAACATCGGAGCTTTTCGAAATGCTCATAAATGGTGTAAAAAACAAATCAACAAAAGGACTAGTTCAGTTTTTCCCTGTTGGTAGTCATCTTTACACAGATGTCTTTGAACTCTTTCTAGCCGTGGCGGTATCGGAGGAATAAAAGAATGATGTTGAAACATAAAGACGTGGTAACTCACGTAAATGTTGATGTGGACGCGGTCACATCCGCTTGGTTTTACAGGACGTATGCGAACCCACAAGCGAAGTTGCGGTTCGTATCTGCGAACTCAAAGTCCGAAGATATCTCAGACAATGAGATCGCTCTAGACATAGAGTGCGGGATCAAAGGGGAAAAAGACAATAATGGGAGAGTCCATTCCTGTTTTGCTTTTTTGGTAAAGCAGCATGGGGACCCTGTTATAATCAAAAATTTGAGATCGCTTGTTAAGTTGGTAGACACCGTGGATACCTATGGTTTAGGTGCTAGGAAACTCCTCGGTAAATCGCTACCTGACGAGACGTTGTTAGCCCTAACTTCTACTGGATTGCATGCGATTCTTCGGGGTTTCCAAGCATTAAATAGGGACGATTCTTGGGTATGCCAGCAAATGTTTGTTATACTAGATGGCTTGGCAAAGAACTGGCAATCACGAACCCTTGCTGAAAGAGAGGCAGATGCGCAAGAAATAATAGGGGAAGTAGCCATCACCAGAAATACCCAACACAGAGCAACCAACGGCGTCCTCATGGATAGGGGCGCTAAATTCATTGTGTATGTGGATGGTCACAATGTCGGGGTTTCCCGTCGCGATGGCATCAGAATACCTACTAGTATTGTTCTAGAAGCGGTTCCCAAAGAAGAAAGGAGTGAATGGTTTGTACATTCGGCTGGGTTCCTTACGGCCCGCGGGACACGAACTGCACCAGCTACAAGTTCTTCAAAAGTTGACCCCAGAGCAATTGCGGATTTGTTAAACAAGTCTTTAAACAAACAACAACCAACGAACCCAATCACGAAGTTGTGGGGTTGGATAACAGGAGGAATACGTGGAAGAAACTAAACTGGATTTCTACAAGAGGGTGTTGGAAGAAGGAACGCATTTCATCTCTAAAAAAGATGGGCGTTATAGAGTATGTTATAACGACCAATACTTTACGCGTGCGACTCTTGTGTACCATCTGGCCAATCCCTCTGAGGGCCCGCTCCAAAAAGGGGAGGAGATACACCATCGGGACCATAACCGATTAAACGACGGCCCCACAAATTTGGAGCGGCTTACCCAGCGGAAGCATTTGGCTGTACATAGTGGCAAACGGATTGTTTCTCGTAAACGATCACCTAAAGAGAGGTCTTGGTTGGCCGATCTGTGGTCTACAATGGGGAGTACGCTGATAAATACCGGTGTGAAAGCAACTCCCCCGCGGTAATGAGGAGTAAGGGATGGATAGTGGGAGGTTCCGCATTAATGCCTTGATGGAAAAAATTAGTGAGGCTGATAAAACTTTAGAAAAGGAGCTGGAAGAGTTTGAAAGATCAGCCCTAGAGTCCATCTCACAAATCCAGACGGAGACTGCTGCTAAGATTAAAAGAATAGAGTCGGCAGAAACGTGGGATGGACTAGAAGAGGTGGTGGGCGTACCCTATCGGAGAATTCTCTTTGGAGAACAGGATGAGGATATACCATAGAGGATCCAGATGCTACAGTGTGGTGTTGGATGGAGAACCGGATAGGGTGTTGGAAATCTATTGGGTTCCCATCTCATTTTTTCACGCATGTGCACAGATCAGGAGTATCCGCAGGCAACTGGAAAATCAAAAGGCTCGCTTAATAACAGGGGAGGTGGCCAAGGATATCTACTTGACTATCAAAGAACATAGGTGTTCTCTTGATGTTCACCCATGAAAGGAGTTCTTGGGATGAGAGACGATAAGAAGGTGGTGTTGCGAGAAAGATCGCACGGGAAGTGCCAAGTATGTGGGAAACCGGTCCAGTATTTTTCAGAGGAAGAGGACCCATTGTGTCCAACTCACCATGCACAGGTCTACCAAAGTATACAGCCTGTAGTTGTTCATGCCGAGAGGAGAAGACACCTTCGATGAATAAGATGCCCTTCCCTGTCGGTTTTGATAAAGACCTCAGCTCTGGGCGAAAAAGGTTGTCACTTCGTATCGAGGATGAGTACGGTAAATATCGCGTGGGAGAGGTCTACGAGGCTGTTACGTATAATGGTTACCCAATAGGGGTGACTGTTGTCATCGACTCGGTTAGGTCAACCGTTATTGAATCGCCCGGTATTCTCTTAGATGGGGACCACAAGGGATCTCGGTCTATCCATCACGTGGGCAAGTTGGACGAGGTTTGGTTTCATGTTATTCGAGGAGGCAAAAGATGAGAAGGGTGAGTGTTGTGGTAACTTTCTTGGTGGTATTTATGAGCGGCGTAGTAGCTGGTCTTCTACTGTCCCGAACTAAATCGTCATCAACTCACTACCCTCTGTGTACACCGAGTTTGGAGATTCAACTGGTTCATCCGCAAATAGGAGTAACAATATGAAGAAGTATGTTGCGTGGGCTTTTGTTGTCTTGCTCATACTAATACCCATGTGGGGGGTAGACATAGACGTTACCCCCAAAGACGGTAATGAGGTAATGCTCTGTAGCATGGTGTGCTGTAGGTGCATATCTTATTTGAGCAACGGGAAGAGATTCTATCACGGAATCATACCCATCGAGAATTGTCTCAAAGAGGGGGGCCACTGTGAAGGTGAGGCTCCCTGCTTTCCTAAGTGAGGAGAAGGAACTATGGCCCGATTCACTGTATTGGTTTACACGGAACCTGCTACTAAGGGCTACGTGGAAATACTAGATTACCGTGACGGTGATGAGCAGGTAAGGTGGGGAACTCATCGTAACATGGCGATAGAGCAACACCCGTCTAGGCAACAATGCGAGGAGATATGGGGGAACAGGGGCCTGAAAATCATGGGAAAAGACCCAGTTTCCTTCCATACCCCTTGACCACATCAACTACAATCCTTGGAGCGCCAAGGTCCGATCCCTTGCGTTTCAGGTTTCTTCTTGCCAAGATGAAACAGGAGGTTTGACGTGAAGGTTTGGATTTATAAAGGTGACAAGGTTCCAGAAACAGCATTGAGGTTATTACTGACATGCTGGCAGTGCCTTGACATGAAGAGCAAGATCACAGAGTTAGAAACAATGTTTCCTAGCAAAGGGATTCAAATAAAGGGTAGCCTCTTTGTGGTTGGTGGCGGTTCAGTTATTATTGACCAAGAAACTGTGGGGAAAAATAGGAACACAACACATGACCGCTTTTACACGGTCCCGCTGTGAACTTATCATGAACCCATTTAAAATAATTGCACAGTCACATGTGCAACTAATCTGGTATCTGAGAGAGGTGATGTAACTATGGCAAACTGGATTTGGATAGACCCAGCTTGGGATCTGTCAGAGATAGATCCATGGGGAATAGCGAAGTTCCGAGAGGTCATCGGTGGATATGGCTTAGAAATGCTGGAAGGAAGTGAAATCCCCAAGGGTGTGGATACAGCAATGCGTGCATTCACTCCTATAATCCACAACCCCAGCTCCAGCTTCTGGCCTGTAATTGGGATAGGTTTATTAGTTGTTGCAGCAGTGGGAGTCATATATTGGGTAGCCACACGCCCTGAACCTGAACCAACAACAATAACCTTCACTAAGAAGGGGTCACAGATCCACCAATAGAAAAGAGGAACATGCCACTTTATTGTCCAACATGTGGGAATCTGAACTCGCACCCCAGTTCCATATCCACGTGTGAGTCCTGCGGATATGAGGCTAGGGTAGCCTATTGGTTGTGGCTCCCCAAAGATAAATTCCTCAAGGAGTGGAAAAGGTTTTATCCCGACAAGCCTCTCCCTCCTTGGATAACAGAGAAGGAGGCAACAGAGTGAAGGTGAGGATATCACAGTTTCCTTGCCCAAACGAGGAGTATGTCTGGCGGGCCACAACAGATGGAGTTGAGAGACTCCACAATCGTCACGACCTGTTTCAGATGAGATGGGTCAACATGGAAACCACCAGATTCCCTGTTCCTTGGAATAGCTTCTTGCATTTTTTAAGGAGACTTCAGGGAAACTAACAGGAAGGAGAAGTAGAATGTCTCGCACAATGGTTAGACAAGTGGATGGTAGGACTGTCCACACCACACCTGCTTTTATTCAACAGGTGATTGGTTCGGTTAGTGCGGGGCCCCAAGTTGCTGAGGCACTTAAAACCAGCAAAATCTGGGGTGCCTGTGTGTTGGCCCAGAAGGTGTTAGCTACTACGCAGGGGAAGTGGTGTATCGACCCCGGACTCTCCCTGCTGAGAGAAGCCATCGTCAAAAAGTCGGGACATCCAGCCACCAGAAGAGTTATGAATTTTATTGTTAACGAGCCCACAACAAATCTTGAGGATTACACCTTGGATCCAGTAATGTGGAGAACCCCAGAGGAATTCCACGCTGGAATGAAACAGGCTATGTATTTCCGAGAGGTTGTAGGAGACAAGGGCTGGAAGAGGCCCCTTGATTGGGATTTTCTGTGGCGGGGTAACGGTACTAAAGTTTATACAAGCAGGGTTGTTAAGCCGTATTCTGCAAGTGAGGGGTGCGGAAGCAAAATCTACCAGCAACCCTATCAAATGGTCCCGATTCCACACACAACATCCACATCCCCCTCAGAAATTGGCCCACTAGGGATGTTCAAACAACTAGACCTACTCAATGATATGAGAGATTACTGCCTCAGTCTTGAGGAGGTAGTGGGATCGTTTGTCGAAAAAGACATTGAGGCCCAAAGTGAACTACGTTTGGCAGAGTCCATAATCGAGAGTCTTTCTCGTGAGGTGGACCGCCTAAAGGTGGGGGGAGAGCACACACTGCTTCTTAGGAAAATAGAGGAACAACTCGTAAATATTTGTTCCGAAATACACCCCCACACAAGGGACGTTCGCGCAGAGGAAGATCCACCGCCAGCGGAAGTAGAGAACAGCGTCTCTGTAGCAGAGGACTTTCTAGTTAGCTCTGAGGGAGTAAAGGAGGACGTGCCCGACAAAGATTCTGGTGTCCCTGCCCCTAGTTGTGTGTTGAGTCGGCCTCTTCATGAGCTTCTAAACACGCACGACCTGAGGAAGCATTTCATGAGCCAGAAATACATGCCCATTGGCACGGTGGTGCTAGTGCTCCCTGAACTCGCGATATCGTGGGAACTAAAACATGACTGTCTGGAGTTCTGGTTTAATGGGTCCAAAGAACAGAAGTGCTTCAGGGTAGCGGTAGTGAGAGGTGAATTCGTTATGGCCCACGCATTCATAAGGGTGGTTGAGGGCTCAAAGTTTCCCCTCAAAAAGTTCATGGGCCTCTATATCACGAACAAAGACATAGTAAGGTAAAGTAGTTCAATAGGGGAGTCCTCAACACGAGGATTCCCCTCTGGTCTTAATAGAGGGGTGGAGGCAATCCTGAACACAACCAATGATAGGTTATGTGGCAAGGACCCTTTAATTGGAGTTACATGCGCACCCATGGACGAGCAATATATACTTAACAAGTAATAGAGAAGCACGACTCTATAACAAAAAATGGTGCTATTCCAGTTCACGTCTAAGAAAGGACACGGACATGAAGAACATTGAAAGAAGCAAAACTGGACTCCCATGTATGTGGGAGGAGGGAGGATCGGCAACCAACACAGGAAATGCTGTCGTTATCGTCAACGAGGATGGTAGTAAACCCAAGGCTATTTACATTCCTCGTGGCGGGCATCTGTCCTGTGGCCGTCATGCTCTCATCCCTGTTCGTGTGGGGATGTGGATGATTGGTGTGGAACATTGGCGGGGAGAATTTGAGATTCTCGTTAGAAAGTTCTGTGGTTTCTCTAAACTCGATCCTGACGAGATCCTCTCTACGGTAGAACACGAGTTCAGCCGTGGGGAATGGGGTAGTCAGCCCCCTGACTTTATTCAAGAGGCCATTGACTCAGCCTGCAGAAAGGCGACGGAGTATCACTGTCGCTGTCCACATTTCGTGCAGGAGTAAGCCATGTTAATCACCATTACAGGCGAAATCACGACAGATGTAGAAAAGGAATTGCTTTCCAAGTTATGGGAGGCAAACGAGGATGTCACGATCATCATCAATAGTGGCGGGGGAGATGGTGAAGCTATTCTAGCCACAATGCCTTTGATTCGTAGGCTTGAGGCAAAGAAGCACACGGTAACAACTGTGTGCTTAGGCTATGCGTTCAGTGCAGCAGCCATGCTACTGATGCTGGGGACCAAGGGCAGACGCTATATGTCCTCAGATGCAGAAGTAATGATACATAGAGGCACGTACAACGTGCATATCAATGGTGATGCTGCACCCTCAACCTTAGAACGCGTGAAACGAAATATCGAAAGGTTCGAGGATTTCTACGTCGCCCATAGTGATTGCCTTGGGGAAGAAACCCACGAATGGCTAAGAACCGATACCTATTTCTTGGCTGAAGAAGCTAAGGAGAAGGGAATCATTGACCATATTGGGTTACCTGAGTAATAAATAGACAACTTAACCAAGGCCCTTACAAATTTGCCAGCGACCAACAGAAAAAAGACCGCAACGCCCCCTCCTGAAAAATGCATGCGTATGTAGGTGGGCTTTGCATCTGGCATCTTGGAGGTGAATATGAAGGAACACGACGAAGAAACCACGGATGATGGCATTGGTGGCATCCTGCTGTTAGGGGTGATACTGTTACTCCTGTGGGGCATGCTTTCCCAACCTGAGTCCAAACCATGACTGCGGAGAGGGTCACGCTGGTGGCCCTCCACAACCCAAACCTTTCTTTTCTTGTACCTTCTTTTCTTCCCACTAACCCTGAGGGTATATATACTAAATAGTAGAGATGTTAGGGGATCCCCCAGTCTCTGCCATGACAACTCCTTTGTTTTGTAAATTGTTGCTACATTGGGGATCGAGAATTTCTCGGTCCCTACCACCAAAAGCCAAAAAACCAATCTCACCTTCCGACCCTCCCTCCCAGTGGTCACGAGATTGGTTTTTTATATACCCGCGCATATATTTATTATTTAAATAGAGAAAGCACATTACAAATTAATCCTGTATAGGAGCGGGAACATATTAATGTGTGAGTATCAGCCTTAGGCAAACAATAAGACCTGAGGTGGCCCCAATGAGTAAACCTTTTGTGGGGAAAGGAACTATTGGGAGGGATTATGCCCCAAAACAAATTGTTTATTGCGTGCATGACAAGGGAGGGTGTTATGATGTATTTGGTTCCTGCCTTAACGTTAAGGCGAAGAGAGGCGTTACGTGCTGAGCAACTGTGCTTACAAGCTCAAAGAACGAGTAAAGAAGACCTTTTGGATGAATTTGGAGACGAAAGATTCCAAAGTCCAGAAGTACAACTGTGGTATGATTCGCAGATATTGGGCTTATACTACAACAAATGATCATACAACAAATCAAGAGAAGAACTTTGGAGCCCATTTGTTTGGAGTTCAGAAAGGTTCTTTTCACACCCGCGGAACGTATACTTGTCGCATATAATATATAGATCCTAGTTAGTATCCCACTAACCCTTCATAGGATCTATAGTTAGATAGTAATCGGGTACTAAAAGAAAATGACCAAAGAAAAGGTTTCGTGTACCTGCATGTTATAATTAATGAAGGACAAAATAGAAAAAGATCAACATGGGGGTACATGATGAAATGCCCGAGGTGCCGTAATGGCATATTGGAGAGAAAGGGAGAAGTCTGGGTTTGCAATAACTGCGGACTTGATTACACAGAAAATGAAATGCGTGACTATCTGGGGCAATTAGAGGCAGAAGTTGAAGCCCGTAGATGGGGGCTTAAAGTTCTAGTTGTTGAAGCCTGTTGGTAATCTACAAGGATCTTCCCGATTGGATCGTAAAAGCGCGATCGGGGCGTCCACCTAATGACAGTAAAACTTGGGTGGTGATGGGGCATGCACGACGATCATGTCCATGGGTTAGCAATTAAATGCTTTCCCTAACATCGCGTGTGTATAGCGTAATAATATATTGATATGATAATAGAGAATTAAATAGGCGTATGTGCGTCTAGCCAGTTTTGCTGGTATCTCGATTGGTTCGTTTTAGAAGGAGTAATGTCATGAGAAGATTCTACAAACCGATGAGCTTTATTGCGAATCTGGTAGCGGATGTCCTTGAAACTTCAGCCAAAGTCACTGGGTCGACTGTCAAGGTCGCTGCTGGGATAGTTGACCTTGCCGCAGTTGCTCCAGTGCAATACGTGGCGGAAAAGGCTGTTGACGGGCTTAAGGTTGTAAAGGACTCGGCCGTAACCAAGGCCATCGACCTTAACGAGAAGATCGCGGATCGCGTGGACGAAATAAGAGACGCCCGAGCAATCAAAGCCGAGAGGCGTCGAATGGTCAATGAAGAAAGGGAAGTTGCTCGGCAACAAGAACTTCGGGCAAAAAAGCTTTATGAGGCCGAGTTGCTTGCGGAAGAACAAAGAAAGAACCAGATCGCTCGTCAAAGACTTATCGCACGAGAACGTATGGCGAGACAGGCAATTGAGGGAGAGAACTTCATCGATTGCACAATGCACGTCTAGAGACCAACACAATTTGGAAAAGAACCTTGGGGACCGTTAATTCGGATTCCAGAAAGGTTCTTTTCACCCTCGCGCACATGTAGGATATAAAGGGGGTCCGTTATGGACAATACAAGATTCTTTGTTGTTGAGACAGAAGAAGAAGCCAGCTCCATAGCGGACTGGTACGAGAAGGCCATATCGAGAGGGTCTTCTTATTGCTGTGACCTCGCTAGCCACTTGGGGCGGGGCTGTGGCATAGTATATCGCCCCTATCAGATGGACTCTTGTCTGGTAGGGCAGTGGATTGAAGGGGTATTCGTGGTTAGTCACTTTGCCCCAAAGAATAGGAAAGAAGGAGTGGCCCTGTTAATAGAGGCATATGCTAGTGATACTCCTTTCGTAGTGTGTGTACCTGAGAACTTGGCAAAACAACTTGCTAGACTTGGGTTTACACATAAGGGAGAAATCCCCCAATGGTTTGACGGAGAACAAATCATGAAACAGGTGATGGTCAACAGAAGTACTACAGACCAACACCTAATAACTTTGCTCAATTATTACCAGAACAATTACTAAACCAAAAGGACTACCTATAATTTAAGGTTCTTTTGGTCCCCGCACATACGCATTTATAATTATAGAGTAAAAGAATAATAACATACGTGCACGTATGTTAAGGTAGAGAGAAAGGAGGACCCGTATGCACGATTGCACACAGTGTAATCGGTATGGCACACTAGAAGAGAAACTAGAATGTGCTAAAAGAAAAATGAAGAGGATGGAAGCCTTTAAGGGATACGCAGCTTATGAGGCTTACATCTATCAAGAGCTTCGGTTGCCCATGGCCAAAGCTATAATGCGAGGTGACTGGGAAGCAGTTGCTCGTATGTGGGAAGAAAGGAGATGGATGGTGGAATAGACAGATTAACTCTATTTAGGGTTTTTCTGTTCTCCGTGATATGCATAGATATATGCCCTCAGAATTAATATAAGCGGTATAGAACGATGCAAACCTTTAAGACAATTCTACACCTACTTGAACATAAGAAGGGACTAGAATTGATTAGAGAGGCTTTTCCGATAGGTACCCGATAAGCAATTAAAACAAGATACCCAACTGTTGGATATAACAGGAAAAAGAAACTAAAGATTATACTGCATAATTGATACCCACACGTACAAGGAACGAAACAGATAATTAGCTAAACAAAAGCTTTTTTATTTTACTTACCACTTACTAATGGAAAAGGTAGTGATTATACATACGCATATCGATAGGGAGATAAACAGAAAAACAATAAACATATAGGTACATACATAATAATAAATTAAGGGTTTTCTTTTCCCATCCTATCCCCCACCTGTTTTTTATATAAGATGCGCGCCCTCCCCCTCTCGGACCTCTTTGCTCCCATTTTGCTGCCCTAATTCCACTTTATTTTCAATTATTTGTGTTTTATTTCCTCCATCTCCCTCTTTTATTGATTTTGTATTCACTTTGTTCGGTTTTTCAATTTTCGTAACCCTCTATTTAAGCCTTTTTAAGTTTTTTCGTCTTTATTTTCTCTTTTTGGCCTTTTCTCTTATCTTGTTGCTCGTTACCGCTCGTATTTAACTACCCTGATAAAAATAATAGATGCTTTTCTATTTAATTATGTGTGTGAGTGAACGTGTAACGCCTCCCTGTAATAATAAAAGGTATCTCTTCTAGTTTTATTTTCCTAGTATTCCGTTCCTAAATTGTTGGAGCCGTCGAAGAGAGAATAAAATAAGATGCGGCAAGAGAAATAAAAGTGAATATGTTGTGTGTCTTTACGTTCACTATAATAAAGCATTAAGACACTGGTTATCCAACCCCTTTCGCACTTCCAATTGTACCTATCGGGCACGTCCTTGTGCCCATACACTATTAGTTTGTCTTGTTACAGGCAGATTAATAGCGTTAGCTTTGTACAGATTACCCTACATACAACACTGAGAACTTCTTCTATGGAAAAAGTGACTAACTTTTTTAAACATAGCCCCGCCCACGCGTGTATAAAGCCATATTTCTTTTCTTGTACCATTCTTTTCTTTCCCCCTAACCCTTGAAGGGTACTTCTATACGCACGTGCGTATATATATTTATGTAATAATAGAGAACATAGTATTCTCCAAGTTGTAGTGAAAGGCTACCGTAACCTTGTTTTGATAAAGGGGTGTGTTATGTATACACTCTATGCTATCCACGGTGAGGAGAAGCCCCTCGCCGTAACAGGGTCCGAAGAGAAGGCCAGCATCGCAGCAATGCTGTATGGCAGGCCTGTTGAAGTAATAACTCTGGATAGGGAACCTCTCTTGGGTTCTCCTCTAGATCTTCCGCCTGATGTGCGTCATGCACGTTGGGTATAAAAGGAGAGGGAAATGAAAAGAGTAGTCGTTATGCTGGCCGTGTTGTTTTGTTTCATCTCGGTAAACGCCCATGCAGGGGCCTTGGTTGATTGGGCCAACAAGGTCGAGACGAGATGGGCCCAGATAAAGGACGACAACAAGGACGTCAAGCGAACGTCCGACTGGGTCGACAAGAAAGCAAAGGAACTGAAGAAGCAGGTAAATGAAAAGACCAAGTAGTTTACCTATAAGAGAGACAAGAAAGGAGGCGATTAATTAACGTCTCTCTTATACCCGCGTGTATTTAGAACGTATACGTGTGGTATATAAAATGTTAATATGTAAAGAACGCAATACCCAGAAGGAGGGTGTCATGTTTGGAATAGCCATAACAAAAAGGGGAAAGCTCCAGAAACTTAACAAGATGACTGAGAGCTACTTGAAGAAGGTCATGGTTATAAACAGGCTCGCCCAAGAGCTAACCCTAGATAAACAAGAGTTGCTGAAACTCATGTCCGAGTGTAAGCAACTTGGTTTGCCTATCGACAATATCCAGATCCCCCGAGTTCAAATCGGGTAAGGGGAGAATAGCAATGTCGTTTTTGGAAAGACTAGATGGGCTTATAAGGACTTGCCCGCCGTAGTAATGCGGGGGAGTCTAAAGCTGAGCAGTTCAATCAAGCCGCGCGTTTTGTGCGGGGCGAGATTAAAGCTGTGGTCAGGAAGGTTGAGGATAAGGTTACCGAAATCAAACGGGCAACCGAACCTGAGCCCGAAACAGCAGATGAAAAGTTTCTCCGAGATATGAGGCATCTTGGGGAAGACATGAGGAAGGGCTTGCATAGATTCCTCAAGGACATCAGTTAATGGATAGCGTATAACATGAGACTGTACATCTCGTGTTTACGCTAACCCCGCGCGTCATAGTTATTTAAGTAAGAGTAGAGGGAGACACCTCTATAAAATACGTAATACGCATATTCCACACGAGAGGTGTGTTATGGACCCAGTTACATTGACACTGTTGGCGGCTGCTGGTGTTGTTTGGAATTCTGGTAGGATTGACAAACTGGAGAGAGAAGCCAAAGACAAGAAGGCTTACGATGATCTGTTCAGGAAAACGGATGACCCATACGCTGGGATGTTCGATGACCTGAGAGAGAAATACAACTACTAGCATATGTATAAGAGCGTTAAAGAAAGGAGGTGAAAACCTTTTAACGCTCTTTTACTCCCCGCGCGAATACATAAGAAGCCTTATACATCGGAAAGGTTTTTTATTCCTCGCGCGTATAATATATTAATAGTAATAATAGAGAAAGAAACAAATCTCTCTCTAACTGAAGGGCTCTGAACCTTCTGGCAATCTGTTAGTAGACTGGACACCGCTGCCCATTGTGGGTAGTAGGCCTTTGGTCAAAAGCAGTGAGCCAGTTGGGGATTCCCCTGACGTTGGAGATATTTGTTCCACTGAACGGTGGACTAGCTTTCGGGCTAGGTCTTTCTTGTCCGCAACTCTGGGGTGACAACTCAGATACGTGGGACTAACCCTTTAGCAACGGCAGGTCAAAGCCAATGCTAGAGGGGACAGAAAAGCCTTACGTTGGCAGCGTAAGGGAGGTCGGCGTCTCATGTCTATGGGACTCAAGACCAAAAACGCAGAGGTGGTTTGCCACCATCTCTGCCTTGAGTTGGTATTACCTCTGGTAGGATTGGAGTCCTATTGGAGGTAATGTTGACTCAATGCCAAAGCGTAGCCATTGAAAGCGAGAGAGGTAACTCAAACGCGGGATGTGGTTAACCTCGAAGGAGGACGCAGAGGGAACCCCTCTCCTGTGGGGTAGATCGTGAACAAGACTAAACACTGGAGCAAGAGTCATACTCACTCTTGCTCTACGTGACAGGAAATAAAGAAAGTCCCAAAGGCTTTCTTTATCCACAAACAAAAGGCTTTTTATTTACGGTTCTGAACGTAATAAAGTGGGGGAATGTATAAAAGAAATGATAAAATATTATATAAGAAGGGATAAATTAATAAATAGGAAGGAAAGTATAGGACCGAGGGGGTGGCCCTATACTCTTTTGAATTCCCAAAATGCCTTAGGGGAGGGGGTCCACCCTCTCTTCATGTTCGGCCCGATAGGATACCTAAGGATGTGATTCTCTCATTTCTATATGCTCTATCCTATGGCAGTTTGCACATAGGAGAGCACACATGTCTATTTCTCTTTTCGTCTGTGGCCATCCACGATCCATCACTTGTGTAATTATATTCTCTTTCGTTTTAGGGTCTCGGTGGTGAAAGTCATAAACATCAGGGTGGAATATTCGGCCACATTTTTCACATTTTCCACCTTTATATTCTACAGCTCTTATTTTTATCTGTTGTCGTCTCGCTCTTTTGTAGGCATTGTGTCGTTCTTGGCAATCCCCACACTTAGTTCCATATGGTGCGGGCTTTCCGCAAATAGAACACAAACCCTTCCCTATACTTTGTCTGTAATACTTTTTTGCTGGCATTAGTCATAACATTCCCAATATGATTCTATACCATCTAGGGCTCCGTCAATTCTTTCTAAGGCAGCTTTTAATCTTCGGGTTCTTTCAGGGTTATGTCCATCGTCTTGTTCAATCATACAGCTAAGTCGGTCGTAAACACGGCGGACACGGACATAAGCCTCTCCTACGGTCTCGCGTCTCACCTTTCTTCCCCTATGAATTCCCCCAATGTATATTCGTAGTCCTTTCGTTCATTCCACCCAATCAACTCTCGGGACATCATATACCATTCTTGCACACCATTACGATTAGGTTTTGTTACCAAGATAATCATATCGTAATCCTCAGGATTTTTACGCCATTTATTTCGTCCCCAATAATATCCCGCGGCTATGGGTTCTTTATGTTTTAGTTCTTGGTGATAAATTAGCTGAGCTTCTTCTATCCGTTCTACACAATCTCTAATCTTACTATCGACTTCTCGGAGATCGTGTTTTAGTTGGGCGTCTTTTTCTTCCCGTAAAATCTCCAGCTCTCTTCTATGTTTGATGAGTTCATTTTTTTGTTCAACTAGTTTTGCGTAAAAGTCGTCGGCCATGGCTATGCACACACCGAATACTTTTGCAGGTCAACTACGATTTTGTTACCACACAGTTCTCTAATTTGTTTGGGGGAAAAAGAAACGCGTTTATTTACTTTGCCTTGGGCTTAGGCTTCTTCGGGGGCGGCACCAAAGGTTCTGGCACGGGAACCGGCACTACTGGGGCTATAGGCTCCAATACAGGGTCGTCCACTGGTTTCTTTTTAGACATGTTGATACTCCTCCATAACAATCGTAACCATATCTAATAAGACACTCGAAATTCAAAGAAGGTCCTTGGTTATTCCTTTTTATTTGTCTTCCTTTGGTGTGGGACCATAATATGTAATCTCATAAGACCCTACGCCTTGTTTTCTTTTCTTTTTTTCACAAGCATCAGGCTCGAAGTAAGGCCAACCACATTCGTGTGCCCAACGATCACAACGGTAATTGTTTTTAATTTCACCAGGCACTTCTTCGGTGCATTCTCCATAATAAGGCAGGGCACAAACTAAACACCCTTGTCGGGCTAACAATACTTCCTCGCCACATTTTCTACAACGCACTTCCCAAATCCAGTCAACGTAGGAAGGGAATACTTTAGTTCCTCCTTTCAGAGTGTACACTGTATAGGTAACTTCTTTGCCTGCAAAATGCTCGGCTAACCATGCCATACTCATGCTTCCTCTCCAAATAGAGTCTGTTTTAGTTCCGTTAAGCCCTTTACTTTAGACCACGTATACGAATGGTAAAAACTATCGTTTGGTCCTGACCCGCAGGAGTGAACATATACCGTTCCCCATGGCATCAGAAACCAAGCAAAGCCGTATTCCTCGGGGGCAATGTGATATCGTTCTGCCAGAGGTATAAAAATTTCCTTCCGCGACTTCACGTTAGTATTGAAATAGATGTGGTCTTCGTGGTCTTCTACCCGATAACAGCTAGAAACACTACCTGCTTCTGCAATCTTATCACAAAATTCTTGGGGCGTGTCCGTTTCGACTAGATACCTATCTTTCGTTGTATAGCCGTCGCCATAAGGCGTATATTCGGGCGCAAATACATATCGATTTCCATTTATTTCTATCATACAGGTCCTCCTTACAATTCCCTTTTTATATGCCACTCTACTTGTCTACGAAGTTCGGGGTCCATATTATCCCAATGAATGTCTTTTTGCCTCGTAATGTGGTTCCACCATAGGGTAGTTATCCACACATACACCTTCATAGACCAGTATACATATTTACCTCTTATATTTTCAATCATTTATTTCTGCCTCTTTTACTGGCTTCCATATTTCCACTCCAGACGCTAACGTAAAGTCACACAAACTCATGGGGTGGATATATCTTACGGGTTCGCGCCATTCCCCAATTATCCATTTTTCCTCACCGGATTTTATATGCTCTGCCCACGCGTCTATTTTGGTGAGGCACTCTTCGGGTTCTTGGGCAATTTCATGGTGTACAGTATACCCATCGGAGCGGCGGTCTGCTTTCTCGTAGTCCGAATTTACCCAAAATCTACAATCGAATCTTCCATATTGCCCTAAGTTCTCAAAGTAATCATATCGGTCTACGATAGTAAAGTGTCCCTGTAGGTCGGGGTGGACCACGCGATAGTGACTCATACGATTTCCGTCGTGTTCATGCCTTACGCTTACCAAAGTATACCCATGTTCCCGCAGTGCCCGCAATAGGTCTTGGTTTGTTTCTTGTTTAAGTGTTGTTCCCATAATTACCTCTCTTTTAATACTTTCTCTACCGTATTATCTCCGTCAGCATAGCCAATACCGCGGGACATCAACATCAGGGCTTTCTTTATCTTTGTTTGGTTTTGTAATATCTGGTCTTGCTTCGCTTCTATCGCTTGTAAACGTTGACACAGAGCCCGCGTGTCGCTCGCTAAATATTCACAATCAACGCCCGCCCCTAAGGATGGGACAGTAAACAGCCACAAAAGCAAAACACTTATTTTTAGACACATTTTCATTCTTATTTCCCGTCGCCCATCCGGTCGATTACCCGCGAGAAGGCTACAACGGTGTCTTTGTGTCTTTGTATGCGTTGTTGTACCCCCGCCGATACCTTTTCAAAAATCACATCAACCGCGTCGTCTATAGTAGACTGCCCAAACGTTGTATCGACTTTACCGTCTTCCGTAAAGGTATGGTCGTAGGTCATAAAGACATCCTTAGATTGGTCTTCCCACGTTATGCGAAAAATCGCGACATACCCGTTGTTATTTTCACAACACATGAATTCAAGCTTAGGGTTGTTAGGTAAATCTAACAGCCGTTGCATTTTTTCTGAAGTTGTCATTTATTACTCCTGAAATTGGTCGTAAGTACCCACTAGAGGGCCCCCGCCTTGCGTGAAATCACGCTGGTCTCCGTCTTTATGCACCCACATAGTGTCGTAATACTTTTTGAGGGCATATTGCACCAGTGCGTAAGCTTCATCCCCCTCTTTCTTGGTCTCGGCTTTCATTAGAAACCGCATAGCCGAAGTTAAGCTATTTAGAGCATTTTCTTTATGGGTCATTTTGGTTCTCCATTCTTCTGTTGGGTTCTGGCCATTAGTTTACCAGAATCGACTGGATGTGTGAGTGCGTGTTCCATCAATAGATTTATGGTGTCTATTATCTCGTCCATTTTTTCTACTAACTCTACTGTAGATGGCGGGCGGTCATGAGCACTGTAATTTATTTTCTTTATCATTTGTCCTTTCTCTCATAGTGGTCCCAGTTAAGGTCTGAATTCGGCTCTCCTTTGCCCGCCTCCCTGTGATAATGTGGTACGGGTTCTCGGCCTAAGCGGTTGACCTCTTCCACCAGCTCGTTAATCTTATCTATTAATTGTTTGTGTTCCATCCACTTATACGCTGTTTGTGGGTTTATCTTCTCTATCATTTCTGCTCCTGAGCTCGTCTCGGATTTCCATCCACAAACGACCTAACATATTTTGTCCTTTCCCGTCTTCACCCCAGCCCCAAAAATCGTCCCGCCAAGAGTCTTCTACTAACCAGCGGTCACCTGTGTCCATCAGTTTCTTTTCCACATATTTGTGTTGCTTTATCTTGGCGAGCAATATCTCTTTCATAACGCTAACCTTTACTTCATGCCAATCTAGCCTTATTAAGTCTTTATAGTATTCCGCAGTCTTAAAGGCACGGTGGGCGGAACGGGCTAGTAAAATAGCATTCTGTATTTCTGTAAAATCTGGAAATTTCTCCCAATGATAAACGTGTTCTGACGTATCAAAATCAAGACCTCTCCATATAATCCTAAAGGGAGAAAAATTAGAAAGAACATAAAATTCTTGCTCATAGAAAAATACATGTGTGTCGGTGTCTAATTTGTGATTCATTTTTCTGGCCTCGCCGGTAGTTGCTGCCGCACAGTCTCGGTAAGCTGGTGTAGTTCGGTTCGTAACTTTCTAATCTGATATGTTGTCGAAAAGAAAGTAACTGACGATACGACCATCATGATAACCATTACAATAGCAAGTATGATAATTTCTGTTTTCATTTCCTTACTTCTTTTATTACGCTTAATACCTGTTGTTGTAGCACATCTATATGACTCATAATGCGGCTTTCCATCATACTCATGCTTATCATGGTGCATAAGAAATATATCGTGATACAAAGCCACAACACATCAAACATTTTGTCGTTCATTTGGTCCTCCCAAAATAATCATCAATAGCCATTATCCCGCCCATCCGTGCTTTTTCGGCCCAAAAATCTATATTACGTTCTTCCATGTTCTTACTGGCTACTCGGTAATGTTTTACCCCATCTACTATTATATCTGGTGGGTCTGATGTGGGAGATATAGTAACGCTATAATTAGAAAGGTATTCCTTCTGTTCACTCCAATAGCATTTACCATAGGTCACCTCAACTAAATAGTTACCCTCTAGAGCCTTACGAGAGTATTCTGGCCACTCCTCCCAGAACTCATCTAATCCTCGAAAATGAGCCCGCATTCCACATGAGCCAGATGGCTTTTCAAAATCGGTTGTTAGCATTGACGACACAAAGCCCCGCCAATTTTTACATACAGATAGGCCGCAACGTAGGATTAAATCTGGGTGTTGGTAGTCAAAAGTAACTAATATACCGGCGGTATCCTCATCTAGAGAAGATATTTCCGCGGAATAATGGGCGTTTGACCAATCAGTTCCCACAAAGAATTCATCAAATTTTCTTACTACTGCCCCGTAAAGTTCACCAGCTAGTCTTCTATTTAGATTCTCATACCACTCATTTAGGTCTTTGAATGTGTTGTCAATCATCGTCTTGCCTTTTCATATTTAGCTTGTTTAGTTAATTCTTGCGTTCTAATCATACTTTCTTGGGAATCCAAAATATGTTTATCCAAGTCTTCTAATTCTTTAGCAACGCGTTCTCTTTTGTTTTTCAAATTTCGTAGACCTTCCTCAGCACAATCAGGACACCAACGGGAACGTTCCCCCCAAGGTTGCACAGGGCCATACTCTACTGTGTATTCTCCACAATTAGAGCAATGTAGATGTTTAGGATACCAAGTCATTTTTCTCCTTTTCGATTATTCTCACTAAACGATGCATTTTCTGTAGAAACAGAATGGATTCTTTATGGTTTTGCCAAGCCCGATAGAAGCCTTGGGGTATCCGGATTTTTAATTGCTGCAACAACTTCTCCCCCTCATCCCACGCCAACATCTCACTTTTTAACGAGCTGCTCATCTCGAACGCATGTTTGTCGTGACCTATTTCGTGTGCAATAGTAGACAAACGCAGTACAGGATTTAAACCCGATTTGATTCGCACATGTATATTTTGTAGATAATCAGGATCGTCGCCTAGAGTAAAATCAAAACGTCCTAAGTACTGTCCTATTGCGTATTCATTCTCGAATTTTGATACTTCCTCAATCACTATATTACGGTCATTAGCAAACTTATACAACTTTTGTAGGTCTCTAAGTTGTCGTTTCATTTACTGCCCCAATAAGTCCAGTAATTCATATTGATATTGTGCCAACCGTTCTTGGACATATTCGCTAAGACGTTTAGGTTGCATACTTTCTAACCATTGTCGTGCTCGTGCCAGTGGCAAATAGAATTCTAATCTTACTTTCCCATCTTTACCCAAAACCTCTATTTGTTGGCAACCTAATTCTGCACTCCGTCGAAACTTCTTGCTTTGTGGTTGCCATTGTAAACCTATACGTTCACACCACTCACGTGGGTAAATATACCATTCATCTCCCATTAACGTTAGACTTAGAGGTTGTTGGTGAAAATGAAACACACGAGTTATAAGCTCATCTTCATTACAAACGTCTTTTAGATTCATTTTCCCCTCCCCTAATAAGCCACCCGCTCTAAGTATTTTGTAACGGGGTCTTCTCCTAGTATCCACACACTGCCGTGGGCACCTGGGGCAGTAATTACACAGCGGTAAACGGGCTCTTCCATGAAGTCCGCATCCTGCAACCTGTAGAAGTATTTTACAGATATTTTTCTAGTACCTTTTAGGTAGTCTCGTTGGTCAAATTCTCCGTTAACTTCCGCCCCTATAATAACATAACCTTTTTGGTGCATGAATTCATATATTTCTTTTACCTCGGCGGGCGTTTTTTCATTAGTATAAAATCCAATTTCTCTGGGAATTTTTTCTACTTTGGGTTTAAACTCTTTGGGCATCCTCTTTTCCCTAGGGTCCTCACCAAACTCTTCTACCCAACTATCCCAAAACTCGTCCATCTTTTCTACAGTTAACTCAACAACTGGAGAGTCATTCCTTTCATACCGCTTATAGTATTTAGAATCGCTTACCACCAAGTCGGCTACTTCTTTTATAGTTCCTTCATCATCATCCCCCACAATCACTCGGGATTTAGGAGGTAACGTTTGTAATATTGCTATTAGGTCTTCAACAGTCTTCATACTCATGTACCTGTTGCTAAACACCTTAGTCGATCAAGGTCTTTTTCAATCTTATCTATAAGTTCCAGCATACCTTGCTTATCTCTGTCTCTGTATCTATCAAGCATAGTGGTATATACCTGCTTAGTGGCAACAGCGTAATCTATTAAACTCACACACTCCCCGTAGTTTTTTCTTACATACCCATAACCATTTTCCTGCAGATAATTTATGTCCACATAGGGTATTATGTTACTACAGCCAGAAGCGTCGGAATCTAATACAACGCACGCTACGGTACGACCCTCATTGGTAAATGGGTCTATAGATACTTTAATGTGGCTGTTTGCTACACTAAGTTTAATCTTCATGGGCACACTATTTAATAGTGAATTTCCGTACTTAACTATCACATCAAAACGAACATAATTACCCACTAAAACATGGCCCAAATTTTCGTTATACAGAATGTCCAAAACCTTTTTGGAGTCACAAAACTCTACTTTTCCTGCTACTATGTTTGTCATAATTTTACCTCTTTACTACTCTGTCCTTAGGACTAATGTTAACTTCCATGGGCTGGAAAGCCTCCCCACTATCCCATACCTCTTCTTGGTTTCCGCATTGAGCACAAGTATAAGTGTGCTTATTTGGCCCTATCATTAGGGTTGAGCTGGACCACGGTTCAAATTTTTTACTCCCACACTTAGAACAAATTAATTTAGCCATCTTGAATATTCTCCTTTGGGGCTACTCGGCCCCACCCATGGCACACCTTGCATACAGGTGTCTCCAAATCAAAAACATCCTGCACCTTGCCTTGGCATATGGGGCAGAGGGCCCAATCTTTTATTTCTTCTAGAACTTGCCGAGCTCTTTTGATAGTTAGTATGTCGAGCATTAAATTAACTCCCAAAAATGTTCATTCAGCACTTTTTGAAAATCAGGTGGCATATCCTGCATACAGAGAAATCCCCAACCTTCTAACCATTTTTCTGACTTGTCTATCATATCGTTTACTTTTGCAGGCACCTCTAGACCCTTATCCCATAACAGGTCACGGGCTATTGAGTAACGTTCCCACCGACGTGACATGTTGCATACTGCACGCATTGAGGCTGAGTCGCCGCGGGGCCAATATCTGAAAGGATAGTAAGGTTTACCATCTTTTTCTTTTTTTACACTTCGTATTGCTTTCATTTTGAGTGGGTTTTCTACCACATAAAATCTACTCATTCGTTTCATACCATGGGCGATCATTTACTTCGTTCCAGTCATAATCAGGACAACGATCGCCTTCCTTTTTATATAGGTCACGTCCTTTGAGACAGATTAGCTTAAAATTAGGTTTTTCCCCTTCGCCATCTAATTCCATACAATCCCAACATTCGACGTCTACTTTCTTCTCTATCATTTGCTGACCCCATTACTAACTCGGTTGCTCTATTTTCTCTAAACGGTCTTCTAGTTCGTTTATTTTGTCTATCAAGGCGTTAAGGCTCTGTGTAGTTATTGGATAGGTGGCCCCAGATAATCTTGTTTTAGTTACAGATTCTACTTGTTGGCCGGGGCCTTGGTAATGAAAGTAGTAAGTCCTTCCTTTTTCTAAAATTTCTTCTACATTTACTTCTCCATTAGCGGAGAAAAATTTAGTATCCATATCTTTTCTTTCCTTGGTCCTTCCATAACATTTTAAAAAATTTGCTGTCATAGCAACGCCACGTTTTGCAAAACTATGACATGGGTCCTTTTCATCATATAGTGCTTTTCGATAAGCATTCATATACTCGATTGCTTGTTTATCCCCGTGAGCTTCGTGCCATTCCCAATCAGCTATAGACCTATTTTCAGGAACTACATCTACGTCTATCTTATCCACCTTTACCTCCTTACTCCGCTACCACTGCGAATTCTTGCCATCCGAAGATTCCTATCTTCTGCTGTCTTACTAAGCTGGGGTCATCGTGGGCCTCGAAGTCTCTGAATACATAAAGTGTAATGCTAGCATTTTTGTCTTGATACCTTAAATCCAGAATCGCCCCAGCCTCACAGTCGATTATAGCACTAGCTACCTTTTTTACCATTTTATCAATATTTTCGGGGGGTAACTCTTCCTAACCTTAAGCTCCCCGCAGCTTGTGCTGTGACACTTTTAACTAACCCGTCCTTCTTAACTATGTAAGGCTTATAACCCGATCCGTTCCAACAGCGGGTCCCGGGTTTTACTACCAGTGGATTAGCTTCCGCCACACCGTTTACCTTTTTTATCCTATTAAGCTTAACAACTTTGATTGACTTTCGCAACCCAGATTCATCTATTCGTTTAACAATTGGGCCTGTTAGAGCAGCAGCCCAAACTCTATAATTATACATGAGTTGGCGTTTTTCCTCATCAGTCCAAGGAGTGTCCGTGGTTCTGTTAAATATTTCTAATATCTTAACCTTTTCTTCATGAGTCATTTTAGTAATACCTTCCTCGTTCCGATTTAATTGTTTTGTCATTGGTATCTTTAAGCACCACAACCGAACATTCTGTAAACGCCTTTTCTCCTAGAACAGCACCGCCACCAGATAGAAGACAAGCTCGCATAAAGAGAGCAGGTATTCGTGAATCTTTTATATTGTCCCCTAACTCAAGTTCATCTATTTCTTCCAAGGGCACCCCCGCTAAAATATCCTCGGCAACTTTTTTGGCTCGCTCATAATCTTCGGGTGTGTAGGTATCATATAGTTCTATCTCCCTTATTAGCTCTTCTTCCGTAACTATTGGAGGAGTGGTGGACTTACATTCTACGCATATTGGCTGTTCTACCACGAAATCTCTACAGGTAGTGTGCCCGCAATCATAACATTCATGGCGGTATATTTTAAACTTTAGCTGTTTTATCATCGGGTTCCTCTTTATACTTATCTATAATTGTGTCCCAGAATCGAGGGTCAAAAGTAGCACAACCTTTTGGTGTCCATATTTGCCAGATTTTTCCTTCGTCTTTCAATTCAATCTCTAGATTTATCTTTCCACACTCAGGACACTCATAGGTAGAATCTTTCCTGTAGTCTATTGGATTTTCTTCAAATTTACGGTCGACGTCGTCTTCCCAAAAACAGGGAGAGGACTTACATTTTCGTCTGTAAGTTAACATTTAGACCTCAAACAATTTCTTTATCTTTTGGCCCGCCCATATGAATGGGTAAGTAACCATCATAAAGACGCGGAGCCAAAAAGGCACCATCGGGGATTTATTAGTTTTCATTCACGCCACCCGCCGTTTAATTTCTAACGGGCTCTCGTAAGTCCGGTTAAGACTACTAGCCCCCGTTGTTTCCCACATTCTCTGGTGTTCGTCTGTCCAGAATTTATCAAAAATCTCTTCCGATTTTATCGATGAATAAGTTCTGGTTGGTAAGCCATGATAGTTCGGTTCTATTCTATGTTCCAGAAAATCTGCCAGAGGTTCAAGGTTAGACCCGTTTCTTAAGTCTTGAAATTTAGCTATATATACATTATCCAAGGATTCAGCCCCTAACCAATATTTCTGAGTATGTGCATATTTAAGCCATTCATGAAATGCTCTGCTGCACAAGAAGGAAAGTATTTTTTCTGGGCATAAACTCATGGTCCAAAAGGGTTCTTCCTTAACGTAAGCGTGTATATCTTGGGCTCGTGCTAAGAATCGCATTTGGGAAATAGCTGCCAAACGTAAATCACGTGTGATGTAAATTACCTTAGTGGTATCTTCTGTCTGTAGGTAGTCCACTAAGTCTTTAACAAGTCCAGGATGTCCAACTACGAAAGTGCCTGGACGTGACCACCGTAGGTGATGGACCAAGTTAAAATCGAAGGTGTTTACTGGCTCCTTAATCTTCTCATCTTCCGCCAACCCACGATAATTTTCCGCAGCAGCATTATACACGTGGAGTTCCTGGTCTATGAACCCTATGGACCGCAACAAAGCTGCACCCAAATAAGTCCCGCACTTTGGTACCGTCGACACCATTACATTAAATTTTATGTTCATGTGGTTTATTTCTCCCACTCTTTAACTTTATCCTTGTCGTAAGGAGAATTATAATATTCGTGGTGTTGTCTTATTACAACATAACATTCTTCTAAGGTTTGTCGTGAGCCAAGTTCATCCATACCATGATTGTAAAGGTCGTGCATAACTTGATAACGTGTAATCTCGAATTTAGGTTCCAACTGTTCCCAAATGTTTATAGCGTAACGTTCCCGTATACGGGGCACCCTCCCATAGGCATGGTCTTCACTCTCTTTCTTCTGGGCTTCAAGGGTTTCTTCAGAAATGGTTTCTTCCACACTTTCCCCTGCGTAATGTGGAATTTCACCCTTCAAATAAATGTCCAAAGTATCACGTACTGTGTGCCATATATGCTCTTGTTTCATCCACCAGCATTCTGGTCCCTTGTTCTCTTCTTTCCACGCAAAACGCCACTTAGGCAGAGACTCAGGGTTAGAATTACGAATGGTAATAAGCAATTCATCCATCAAAGGTAATTCTTTTTCCATGTCCATAATTGAACCGCCCCGCCCAACGGGTGCACCCCAATAAATTTGAAACGACTTATTACCTAGATGGTTTTCTACAGTTACATGGGTTCCAACCAATTTTGTGTAGTAAACGGTCCAGTTAGGGATTGTAAGGTGTAATTGATGCCCCTCTTCTGGGGGAGTATATTCTGATGGGTCTGTAGAACCCCACCTACGCCATTTAATAATACCACGATTTGTTTCATCTATTAACTTTTCCATAGCCTTTTGAGCTTCTTCTTTATTCCACATTCGTTTCTTCTCCCAATTCTAGTTCAGTAAACATTATACCTTCTCCCCATATAATCTCGTAAGGTTTAACTCTCATAGGCTCGGTGTAACCATACCGTCGGGCGGCGAGCTCAATTACATAACTAACATCTTGGTGTTTACTGGCCAAATCCCTTAATCCCACAGCCTGTATTAAACTACCGGACGCCAGTATAAAGTTTCCCTCTTCAGTTTGGGCGTATCCCAGCCCTAATTCAGTAGCCCAATGCTTTCTGAGATTCTCCCCCGTTAGGTTGTTCTCGTAAATCAAGACCATGTTTTTATTGAATACTTTCACTGGTATCCTCTGTGCACAGTTCGGCCCGAGCATATTCTAAAGCATTCTCTAGGGCTTCAATAATTCTTTCGGGGTAATCGCCCTGCTTAATCTTTAACATAGTCATCCCACCTTTAGCATGGTGGCTAAGTAAAAATTCTCCTGTCCACATATCATGGACTTCAACTCTTAGTTTTGGTTCCATTCCTACTCTCTTTTATTATGTTTACTGCGTTTCTAAAATACATCTTGTGTATATCAGCTTTTTGTTCTGGGGTTAGGGTGGGGTGCATATCTTCTAGCATAGCGAATGTCATATGCGTATATATCTCTAGATTATGGTCTAATTCATCCAACATTACCCTAGCTATTTTTGTGTGTTCATAAAGGTCCCAAGCAAAGTCGAAATCATACATCTCTTCTAGATTCTCGTATTTTTGATTCCAAGTATCAATCCACTCTTCTACCTCATGACCTATCATTGTCGTCCTCCTTCTTCTTTTTCTCCTTTATCCTCTTTTCCTCATGTTCCCAGTGATGGTCCCCGCAGAGCACGGTCAGGTCCTTAAGCCGTTCTCGCCCCACCGTTTCATAGTGTTTGTGGTGCACGCACAGCTTGATACCCGAATCACAGATAGCACATGTCTTAAAATACTTACGCATTGCTTGACTCTTGCGGGCCCACTGCTCAGATTTAATATAGTTGTGGTAGCCTCCAGGCGGGACATCCACTTGGTTTTCTTCTAATACTTTTATCAAATCTTCCAACGTAATATTACTATCAACTTCTATTATAGACCTCTTAGGTGTGGGCCTGTTTGCTGGCAACCGCATAGAAGAAATATCTAGTTCAACCTCTTCAGTGTGTGCTGCTTCTACAGGAAATACTTTTTTTAGACTGCTCCTATACTCTTCATACTTATCTTCACATTTCGTGCTACAGAATGTAATGGTAGGGTCCGCACAATCCGTCCCGTATAATTCTCTTGGTGCACTTCTATAATTGGCTATTTTTCCGCACCACGCACAAAACTGCCATATGGTAATAGGTTTCATATTCCTGCTCCCAAATCCTTGGTCCGCTTGAATTCTTCCGTAGTTTCATACACCTTACGAATATTTTCGTTTAAACACGTTTGCGTGCAATCTAATCCGTGGTCTTTGAGGGTATTTACAATATAATTCATACACCAAATCCTACTTTGTAAATCTCCACCCAAAATACCATCTCTGGTAAACCCCTCGTTTTTCCGCATCACCATCTCGTATCGATGATTATGCAGTTCGTTGGACATTTCTTGTATTTGGTTCATCCAACCCAAGACAGCCTGAAATACAGGAATCCAATACTCTTTGGGGAGATATTCTGAGGTCTCTATTTCATCCATAGCAAAACGAATTCTGTTTACTTGGTCCTCTAACGTTTCATCATATTCTTCGTTCATCATTCCACTCCATTTCTCTTAATAATTGTTCACAGTAAGAGTCTTTAGCCTCATCATAAGCTAGAAGTAGTGCTGTTCCTAAGAGTATGGCACCAAGAACTATGCTAAATGCGATCACTGAAATTGAGAATAAATAGGTAAGAATTACTAATAGACCTATACATCCAGTAAAATAAAGTAATACCAGAAAGACGTTTCTAAGTGTCCTTTTAATAAGATATTTTTTGTAATTTTTTGTCATTGAATTACCTTTGTGACAGGGTATCTACTATATAACTAGTACACAAATCCAACTCTACTGTACAGTAAAAAGCCATAGACTATGCTATGGCTTCTTAACTTAGTTTGAGGTTGGGGGATTACTTTCTACCGCCCTTTCCCCCTTTGCCACCACCTTTACATTTGAATCTAATCATATGGCATCACCTCCTGTAATCGGCCCCTTTAGGGCATATAATAGAGGTAGTAGGTAAATTATTTACCACTGATTTAGATTATTATAGCCTACAAGATAAATGATTTTAGAGTCCCCAACCCAGTTCTTATCTGTCCATCCGATAGGCTGCATAAATTTACCATCGTAGGAACAGAACACAAAACGTGCTTCAGGGTCCAGCGTAGTGTCGGCCAGACGCTCTCTAAGTTCGGCCACACTTATTCCGCCCTGCACCGCTTCGGGTGAAACTGGTTGTTGCGGGGAGGAATCACATTCGTTTTTCTCAAGTAACTCCAACAGCAAGTTTCTAATTTCATTTAACTTCTGTGCAATAGTATGCTCATTCATTGTCTTTTTTCCTCTTTGTTTTTTTCATACGACCAACATACCAAGATAAGACCACCACTTGGTCCCAAAAACCATACTCCGTTAGGTCTTCCAAGAGTTCTTTGGTATTGACCCCACCACCTAGAATAGGGTTGATACGGGATAAGTAGGTATCTAAACCTACCAACACTGCTTTGCGTCCTTTTGGTATTGGGTCAATCACATACTTACGGTAGAGCTCTGTACATTTATTCATATTACGTTTGCCAAATTTGTCTTCTAATTCTGCGTAGGTCATCTCCAATTCCTAAATACTTGGCCATAGTCTACCGCGACAATGTGCCCGTGATAGTAACCAAAATGATTCGGCTTATTCTCCACAAATTCTAGTGTATAGCCTTCCTTCTCCCCGAATATCTCTTCATAAAGGTCATCATCTAGGTGGTCGTCAAAGGTGTCGATACGGGGCATCACACTCAAAAATCCACCTGGTAATGACCATAAAACAGGGCACAAATGTTGGCTGAATCCGGACCAAACCTTTTCGCTCGTATTGGCGAGTAGTCCGCATAAGAACAATTCCCATGACCTAATAGAAGGTACTTTAAGTGCGTAGTGTTTAGTTAAAATTACTTCGCGGGTGGCTCCGCGGGCTATTCTCATTGTGGCCTTCCTAAATCAGTATAATATTTGTGGATTTCTGTTACCAATTTGGGTATGTCACAATCATAAAAACCAGCACACGCCCAAGGACTTAATTCTAATAAGTAATATTGCCTGTCCGACTTAACAATGTCCACTGCGAACACGTCATCAGGCATATAACCTACAGATTGTATCATTGATTCCACATACTCCACTGCATCAGTAGGAACCTCTGGACTAGTGTTTTTCTTTTCACGTTGTCTATATTGTGACCCAGTAATAACTTTACCATTGATACAAAATAGTCTATACTCTTCTTCTAATAAACATTCTTCATTCGGGACTGTATCCACATATACCCAGATATTTTCGTCTATATTTTCAATTGCTTCTAGAAAAGTTTCCTTCGTGTAACGCCCACCTTTAAAAGATTTGGTGCTATCGTCGGGCCTAATAAAGGCTTCGTAAGGAACCAAATCATCAAATTTTTTGGCTAACCATTGCAAGGGGTACCAATCCCCGAAATTGTTAAAAAGGTATTCAGAGTAATAGGGATAATAATTAGAACACTTATAATTATCCCAAGTTACCCCCGGTCCTGGTCTACACCACTTATAAGGACTTATCTTTTGCATCAAATTTATAGAGCCGTAGGCCAGCAGGGGACCATTTGATAAGGCCATTACATCACTCACATGCTTCTTTTGACCTTCATACACAACGTAACCATTACTGATGGGGATGTATTTTACTATATGGTATTTTACACCCATCCGTTGTAACTCGGTTATTACTGATTTCATATAACCCTCATCAAAGCGGTCTACTTCAATAAGCCATTCCATTTTTATTTCCTTTAAAAATATTTTTTAGGATGGGGAACTTTACCCTTTTTCGTGTGTCTAATAAAATTAGTGTTTCAACACGAAAACAAATTATAATATTATAGTAGAGAAGCACCCCATCCCCCAAGACAATTAAGAATTAAATTTTTTAGATAATCCTAAAGTAATAACTTCCCGAAGTTCTGCCTCCCAGTTTTGAGGGTCCAGATAAAACCTTTTTATAGGGTGCTCAGTCCACATACCCCTAGACCCATCCCCAAGAATTTCTTGAAAGGCCAAATAAACGAAAGTTAATTTGTTTTCTCCGTTTACATTTTCTATCCTCTCAAAGTTCAGGTGATACTGACTTCCGTTTGACAAAAATTTGTTATAGAATCTTCTAATGTCATCTGGCTGGGTTTTTATATCTATTGCCATGTCACCCAAAGATTCTTTTGTAGTGTTGGAATAAATATTTCTAGGAAACCCACAATCTTTAATTACATGGTCTATCTCCTCCCAAGGAATATGTTCCTCGTTTTTTACTCCTGCGGAAGATAGCCCAGCCACACCCAGGCCGGTAACTGTGGCTATTCCTGCTGTCTTTATAAAATCTCTTCTTTTCATTATTCATCTCCTCCTAGCATATCGAACCCAGGAACCAGCTTTGCTTTTACTAAGCTAGACTCCATTTTGGGGTGGAGCCTAGAGAGTGTTGTCTTTAACATCCTGCTCAATTCTTCAGTGTCATCCGCGTAATCTATCAAGAGTTTATACTCGACCGACTTCGCGATCCCCTTGGCGGGAGATTCAGTGACTACCTTGGTGGCGTGCCCCCAAAACACGATGTAACGGGTTATGTTGTCAACTTTGACTTCCCATAACCTAGCAATTTCTTGGGATTTATCATGCTGAATTTTCCACTGATTCACATTGTCAATAGGTTCTAAATTATGGGGTTCACAAGACCACCCATTACTCTCTAAAATACGAAACAACTCAATCATTCTGCTAACCTCCACCCATCACTCAGAGAACCACCATCAGAACGTATGAACTCGAATTTAGCTGGTTTATCCATCTCGTCCTGCCTCTTATTCAACTGCTCCACCAATTCACCAAGTGTTAAATGTTTGTGTTTGTCACAAATGAAGGACGAAGACCGCCCCTTTCCATCTGTTACATTACAAAACCACTCACCCTGCTCTCCCGCATCGGGATAACACAGAGCACACCACCAACCTCCTTCAGGCTTATATGTTCCTAGTTGTATCATTATATCATCTCCCACTCATTTTTCTTTAAATTCTTAATTAGTCCCAATTCACTATTTGCGTAGATATCAACATCCTTACAATTAAGCTGAGAGTGCTTTTCATAAGGTCGCCACTCAACTAACCAACCGTAATCTTTTCCGTAGATATTTGCTTGTCTTCCCTCAGTGTACTTCATCAAACGAAGCCACCCTTTTTTGTTATGATAACCTTGGTTTACTTCAAAAGACCGTTCTAAATCGCTTCCTTTAAAAGAACCTATCTGCACTTTCAATAAATCATAGCTTTTCGTGAAGCCCATACCTTCCAAAGTGTTTTGTACCGTAGCTGTTTGTGGTAAAGTAAAGGGCATAGCCAAGGCTAAAAGCCCCGCCGCTGAAAGTTTTACAAAATCTCGTCTCTTCATAGTCTGCCTTTTCCTTTTTTATTTTTTTCAAAGTGCTTCTTAGCACGTTCTACCCTTAGTGGTATACCGTATCTATCGAAAGCATTTTCTAATTCATCAGCAGATAGGTCTTCGGGGTTCTCTGGTTTTACGCTTGCGAGAACGTCCCCGAAAGACGTCTTTGGAATATCATCCAAATCCTCATCCTTTTTGATTTTTCGAAAAGCACTCGGAAATATAATTATTTCATCATTAAGTTCTTTCATATTTTACCTCATACTTGAAAAGAATCAAAAACGCCCACCGCAGGGCCACCCTGATCGATACGTCTGTGGTCATGGGCTGGGGCTACGTGTATGTCTAATGTTACAGCTTGCTGAGTTTCTGAATCCCGATAAATAATAAAGGAAGGGCAATCTCCTGTTATAATCACCTCTAACATACCCTCTTTGTGTATGACAGATATCGGGTAAAGTCGCTTCCCAAAATCCACTATGTGGGCACTGGTTCTGTCTGGACCAGTAAATACAATACAACGGTCACTCTTTATTGGTAACACTTTGCCGTTGTCATCCAGCAGGGTAACATATATTATGTCTCCTGCTGACCCATAAATTAAACTCGGTTCAAATCTCATTTTTAAACTCCTTGGCTTTACATGTAGCCCAGTCAAAAGCTGTGTAATCCCCTTTATCAAACTCTTGAGGAAGGTCTTCCATAAATATAAATTTTTTCTTATCTACGGAATATACCACATCATCATTCATCACAATAAAGCGGACCTCATCATATTTCAACTCTCTTAACCTTTCGGCCACTGCTTCTGCTTCTTCTCTTAGTGTTTCAAATTTCATCCCTAAACTCTCTTAAAGAATATAGTATTTTTACGACCATTGCTGTCTATATATCGCATAGCCCAGATAAGGTCATCTCCGTCTTCACGGTACGGTTGCATATCTATAAATTCAGCCACATCCAAAGGGGCCCGAAGACAGCGGTGGTCATGTGGTGGGGGCTCCGTCCACAGCGTTAACTGTTCGGGAATCCCCACGATTTTCATCATCGCAAAAAGCTGTTCTCTAATAGAACGTTTTTCGTCGTCACTTAAGAAACCTTTAGTTAACATTTCGTATTCCTTAGGGGTGAATTAATCTGCTCTGGTGCTCGCCTTTCTTTTGAAACCTTTCCAATGCTTCTTCATATTTTTGGGCCTCTTCAATATTTTTCAAGGCTATTGACATTATAATACCCAAAAATTGGTCCCGTAACCACTCCAGTTTTAGTTTGATGTCCTCATCTTTTATGTCATCAAACTCTTTCTTTTTGTCCTCGCACAATTTTGTTATTGTTGCGAGATACTGTTCTATTTCATTCATAGATACTCCTTTTAGGTTATTGCTACTCTTATAGCAGCGAAAAAACAAAAAAATATAATAGTTACTCCTACGAAAGTCAACCAAAAACTAAATGGAGCAGTAATAATCATTTGTAATAGTATTGCTGTCCATATTCCAATGCCAAACGCATTTGATAGTAATGCTAAGTATGTCATTATTAAGTTCATGCGGATTTATACCTCTTAATCCACTGTGTGGGAGCCCAAGGCCTTAGTAAATGCACCGCTCCAAATGATACTGCCCCCGCCCCCTTATCAAAACATTTTTGTATGTCTTCATACTCCCATAGACTGGGCCAGATAACTTTGAAACCCAAATTTTGTAAATGTTCCGCGGTCGCCCAATTATATTGCTGTGCTACCTTTCCTGAATATGCACCTTTCCCGTAGGCGAGCGGGGCCGAGTTTAGTGAGATAGCATCACAATAAGGGAGTAATTCTTTTAGTTGCTCATCTGTAAAGCCTTCTGAATAAAAGGCTTGCTGATAGTTAAGTTTTAAAATAGTAGCATAAATATGACCAGTCCCATCCCCTACCACCTTAACTATTTCTTTTATCAGTTCAAATTTCATTGGTTGTGTATTGGGACAGGACAAGTTTAATTCATAACCTACGAAATTAGGGTCATACTCTAAGTCTTCTTCTTCCATGCCCCAACTTATCATACGACGGGCATCTACACGTGTATCAGGGGCGATCGAAACTAGAGTTTTGTAAGGTAATGTGCCATATTTCTCTCTGTATTGTCCCAGCCACCACTTAAATCCATTATTAGGTAGCCCCATATTATTCCATACTCCGCCCTTAACAGGCCTAACAGCCCACCAACGTCCTCTATTTATAAATCGAGTCAGAGTTTTGGTGGTGATGGTAAAGAGTGATGGGTCTATTAGCCCCAATTTTACTAGAGGCCTTTCCCACGGCCACCCATTACCATACCAACCCAAAGCCCCTGACGCAACAACAAACTCTATTTCTTTTTCGTTGCGTGTTTTAATCATTAGTCTTTACTTCTGTCAATTATCCCCATGACTACACATCGGTTACTCAGACAGCCCATAGCCATTTTCTGCCAACCATAGTACCCCGATTGATTTCTTCGGCTTAAATACGGGTCCCAATAAGCCGTGTAGGGGTAGGTTATAGGCATCTTAAGATATTTCTTAACATCTTTACTGAAACCATAAATCTGAGTTTCACCTGCCTTAACTAGGTTGCCATTTTCATCCAGCACATTTCCGTTAGTAATTTTATAGTCGTTGAAACTATTGTCTTTATGTGCCTGTCCTATAAAAGGCCCAAAGTCTGATGTTTGGTCGTTTATATTATATTTACCTTTCTTACCTAAATCCTCACACTCAACTATTTGCACATCATAACTTTGGTCCCCAATAAGGAATGAGAGTTTACCGGCTGGGGTAAAGAAATGTTCTTTTGCTACTAACGGGGCCGTGTCTTTATACTCCCGTAAATCGGCTAGGTCCTCGGGACCAACAATTACGGTGTCGAGAATTTCACCACGATTCTTCATAATCTGGGCCATCCTGTGGATTAGCTCTACTGCACAATATTTTACAGGTGGATTTGGCTCTGCTATGGGTGCGTATATAGGGTCAACCCCGCACTCTGCCCACACATCGCCTACCCCACAATGTGTTGTGCTCATAGCCACCAGCAATCTGAAAAAGGCTTCTACTTCATAAGATGCTATAGCTCTCGCGGTATTATTGAATGCCTTCACCCAAATATCAAAACGATTTTCCTCATCATATTTGGTAGGCCACTCTTTAGCGGCTTGCACCGAAAATACTCCCAGAAGAAAATTAGTAGCACCAGCCTCAAAAGTGTCCATACCCACATAACCTAGACTGGGGAGAAGCCATGCAGGCTCTTTCATAGGTGTTTCCAACTCAAATTTAGTAATAGGCTCGGTGTCACACAAGTTCCGCACGTAGGAGTATTCAGCCGTTTGGTCCTGAATATACTTTGATATTTCCTCTAAAGTATCCCCTTTTTGTTCTTTTCGAGTTTGCTCCGTAACCCTTCTCATTTCCTCAACATACTTTGTCTTTTCCATTCTATTCTCCTTACATTAAATCCTCGTCAAACCATTTTGGCAATGTTCCGTTCTGTTTTCTCCACTTAAGATGGTCTTTCCATTCCAGATACATGCTCGCCGCATAATCTGCGGGCTTAAGATTCCAGATTGACCAGCCTGAATACTCTTTGAAGTCCTTGCCATTATGGTCAGCCCCACACATAGGACATAGATTAGCAACTGACCCCGCGTCAAACATAGCATTACAACGACCGCAGTGGCAGACCATTCGCTCATCATGTTTACCGAATTCCATTATTCGGTCCATCTCGAATAGAGCTGCTTCTTGTGTTAAGTAGTAAGCGGCGAGTTCTAGTTCACCTTCAAGATAATACTTCACGATCCAGTATGGTTCTAAACGGAGTAGCAAGAGTCTATTTTGCATTTTATAGATTCGTCCCCGTTGGCCACGCTGTATCTGCCAATAATCACTCTCACCTAGGTGCACTTCCAATTCGATTGTAGGTTGCTTAAAATCTTTGTCGTAGGAATCCCTTTCCTTTAACCACGCTTCATGTTCTTCCTTAGAGTCAAAACTCAAAATTCCTCCTCTCCTATTAGGTATTCATCAAAAAGACCTGGGAGTTGTTCTACACATGTTTGCTCAAAATGTAGACGCTTCATATGGTTTTTTACCTTATCGAAACTAATAGGGGTGTAGTCCCAAGCATCAACACCAACATTAAACGATAGCCAGTATTCTGCTTTATTTCGATGCACATGGCCAAATAGATGCCAAACACCTTGCCCAGCCCTATTCCACAGGCGATGTGGATAATGAGATAACCAAATATACTGATCGCCAATATTTATCATGGCGGTATCTTTTACCCAGACCCAGCCAGTGGGTGTGGTGTAACTATAATCGTGGTTACCTCTTATCAGGTACTTACGTCCATTAAGTTGATTAAATACTGACTGATTATCTATTAATGAGCTCCCACCAAAGTCACCTAGATGGTAAACGTAATCTATTACAGAAACTGTTTTATTCCAGTTAGATATTAGCTTATCATTCATTTCTTCCACGTTATTAAAGGGTCTTTTACAGTGCTCCATAATTTTTTCGTTAAAGAAATGTGTGTCGCTAGTAAAAAAATATTTCGGCATTTTTCCTAATTCCGACCATATGCTTTCATTAGGGCGGCTTTCGTATGAAGCAAATCTACTAATAATCTCCCGTAACGGTCAACTCCACCGTCGTAGTCAGCTTTAATGGACTCAATTAATTTATCCATAACTAAACTTTCTATCACTTCCATACGATCACCCATTTCTGGTGTCTCTTTTTTTGTTTCTTCCATTAGTCTCCCCTTATTCGTTCTAATATATTTCCGCCTCTCTTAAGGCTTTCCCAAAAGAACATCGCAGGCTCCATACCCTTAATGTGGGCCCACGCGAGTTCATTTAAAGTTTCGCCCTGCACCATAAACAAATCCTCTATTTCTGCAATATGGTATAGGTAACACACTACTTCTGTCTCATCTTCTTCAAAATATTTAAAAGTGTCCAAGCATATATCTCTTAATTTCATTTCTCAACCCACCTGAGCGGGGGTGCCTTGGGCCATTTATATTTAGGCAACTTAGCCCCACAAGCCACACAATTCTTTTCGGCTAAGCGTCTTTCAAATTTAGCTCTACAGTAAAGACATCTGTTTGCTTTCTTTTCCCACTCAGCCGTCTCTAGCTCCCATTTTATCGTTTCTTGTCTGTTTAATTCGTCGAGTCTGTCAGCCCTCATTTTTCTTCCATATCCCATAGCGTTTATATTTTGGTGCCTTCGGTAACCTATGCTTCGATATATACTGTCGTTTTTTACAGTCCCTACATATTACAATATCTTGTGGGGGATTCATTAGGGTTTGTCTATGTGTGTGCTCAAACCACTCACAACCACATTCACACTTGTAATAATCATCAGGCAAGTCTATATCTAAGACATCTATTATTTCATTAATCTTGTCTTCTAGTCGCCATATTAAGTCGTTACTTCGATCTGAGGTAGCAAATTTTATTGTTCTCCCTTCGAATGGTTTTATTTTTTCTATTTTCATTTGAATCCTTTTTGCCTCTTCGGCATCTAAGTTAATAGGCGTAAATTTACGCGGAGGTAATTACCATGAACGAATACACAGAAGAACATTGGGAATCAAGGGATGTCTTGGCTCGGGAGCCCGATCAGCAAAGCGAAGGACAGGAAGATGTCCTACAAGAAGAGTGCAATTTTTGGAACTGGGAGTGGAATCCCCGTTGCGTATGCACTGAATGCTATATGGGCTAGGAGCGTAATATGAAAGACGAACACCTTGAAAAATACTCTAAACTTTACAAAAACCTAGGTTTAAAGCCTGAAGACTTTGACAACCTAGATGCACAGGCTCGGAGAGAAAGGGTTAAACAAGAAATGGTTAAAGAATTCTGCCGAGACCTATGTCCTTCCTGTGCTGACGGTTGTTGTTAATCTGTGGGGGAGTCCTCTAGTGGCTCCCCTCTTTCATTCATAAGGATATTTTTTATAGTATCGTAGGCTTTTTGGTCTTCATCCAAAATATTACAGTATGGAGCTTTAGGTCGAATTTTATTCCATACCCATTTCAATAGTTCTTCACGTTCCATATATTTACTGGTCATTTCTTCTTGCATTCCTCACATACCCAAGATTCGGGCATTTCGATACTTCTGGTTATGACAGTGTCTCTAAAAGCGGGGTCACGATTGTAGTGACTAAATGTTTCTATTGCAAAGTTGTAAACATATTCTCCGCACTTAGGACATATCCACCCATATTTAGCCTCAATCTGTGAGAAGCCATTTTTAAACCCTTGGATAAAATCATCTTGTTTAATAACTGTCGATATGTCTACTTTCATTTACTTAATTCGTGGGTCAGCTTGCATAGTCGGATGAACCCCAGTTTTAATTGCTTCCACAATCCTTTGAAAATCTTCGAATAGTTGTTTATCATTTATTACTAGCATTGCCTTTCGTTCCGCACCTTCATCCAACCAAATGCCGACCGACTGTTCAAAGACATGTCCCAAGTTTGATAAACACTCTACTAGGTATTCTGTTCGTCCCATCTTTCATCTCCTTTGAATATTATAATATCAAAATCGTCTTTCTTAATATATTTAGCTAATCCTAATTCTAACAGAGCATCATCGCACCCCATCTGATAAGGACTAAAGTCATAGTTCTCTTGTTGTTTCCATAACCACTTTATGAAATCCTCTACATCCATTTCGGTGTGTCCTACAATATATTCAAATATATTTCCGAATAATCCTGCTGACGTTCTATCTGCCATTTTACTTTTCCATTTTCCTTATTTCTAAAGTAGCAAAGCCTTCCTCTTCCTCTGGCACTTCTACCTTAGCGTAGGTGCGGGCCAAAACCACATCAGGCACAGGGTGGGCTCGCTTAGAATTCCTTTGGGCACAAACCAACAATGAGGGTAATAAAAATATACCGTGAACCTCGTAACCACTCATCCACGCGTCATATAACAAGTTCCTCCTAGTGTGCTTATCCACTAAGGTCCCTTCAAATAAAATATCATCCCCAACATCCATGTAAGCCAGCATTTTTTTATGTGCCCACGAATACGCCCTCTCTTTCAGTTCTGACGGCAATGGGTCCGAATACCAACATTTCCTCGTTCCGCTGTCGTCTGTCCAGTAGCGTTGGCCCTGTTGGTCCACAGGCCAATATAGGTCTGAACATATATACACAAAATTAGGATTTTGTGTTAAAAAATTTTCAGACCAAGTTGTTTTGCCCGAAGCTTGAGGACCTCCGACTGTTACAAGACAGGGTCTTCCTATATTGTTTTTAATTAAACTTGTCACAATTAAGTTTTCCTATTTTACCTCGTTTTCCATCTTTTATTCGTGATATATAACTTACATTAACTCCTAAATATTCAGCAACTTTTGTCCATGTTCCCAGCTCTTTATATAATTTACATATATTGTCTCCATTTAATTTGTCTATTATATGCTCTTGTCGTTCCTTATCGAAGAACTTCGCTGCTCTTAAATATTTTCTTTCTAAATATATAGTAGCATCGGAGTATAGAAGTTTAGCTAAATTGATCGCAGTAAATCCACAATAAGTTAACAAATAACATCCTTCTTTCTTCCGTAAGGTACACTCATGTTTATATTGTTGTTTGAACCAAGTTGATATATAATTCATCATAGATTCACTTCCAGCAAACCCAGCATAGAGACGACCGTCTCCCTTCCGAATCCAGAAACTGCCGTCTCCATCAAAATATCCACGAATATAATGGTGGATAAGTTCCTCTGGTATTCCATTTGAGGGTGTCAATGTTTTACTTTTATTTTCCGTAATTCCGTGTGCCTTGAGGTCATTACATAATTTATTATCATACATTGTTAATCTGTAACAATCTGACCAATTAGGTTTATCTGCGTAATGTGTACAACTCAATTTAAGATTGGGGTTCAATAAATCTCTTATTTGCCTTAATAAAATTAAATCTTTTTCTGCTATTTGTATTCCTAAAACCCAGCAATTAAACTGTTTATTTGTATTGGAAATAAATCCGTCCGCCGCTATAAATCCTAGTATATAAGCTTTTTCTTCAGAATCTATGTTTGAGAAGTCTAATAAACATTTAGTGGGTTTCTCCATAGTTACGCCCAACTTGTAGGACTCAGTCCTTATACTTCCCCACGTTCTGTGTGGCAATAATTCTAAGATTTGTTGTTTATTTTTTGGATTAGGATATAGCTGCTTTAGTAAGTTGATTTCATCCAGAGACCACTTTACGTTTTTTGATTGTTCCATCTTTCCTTACTCCTGTAGATATGTAATTAGCATTTATTTATCACAGGAGGCTAGTTAATTTTATTTTCCTACTTGATGTTTCTTCTCCTAAGCACCCAAATTTTATTAGGGTATCTTAATTGAATCATTGACTCCGTGTCTTCTGAAGAGTAGGTGGAATAGCGTGTGTGTGCGTATTCATATAGGGCACGGAACCTATTGGGGTCATATTGGTAAACTTCTATATCGATAAACCTTCCTGTATTAGGGTCTATTTGTTGTTCGGCTACACACAAGTTGTCATATCCCCATCTTTCACAGACTCTGATATAAAAGTAATCATCCACTTTTACACCCCATCAAAGTAGAAATCTCCTCAAAAGTAAGCCATCTACCTTCTCGCGGGCCTTTTCTAAAGGACTTAAGGTTGGTCGCCTTACCGTTGGTGGAAATAACCATATCCAAATTGTCATGCATGTTCCTTTTTACTAATTTCTCATAATCCCAGTCTCCCCTTGCGTCAAGGAAGTCAGATTGACTTTTGATAAGCAGAGTTCTTATAGCAAATTCACGCGGTGCTTTTTCACAATCCCCCACATTCTCGTAGATACCTTCCACTCCATTGTGGTAATAAGATTGTCCTTCTAACATTACTAACATTGCTCGTCTATTCTCTGCTCTTCCACCAGCTTCTTCGTCTGTCTGCAGATAGGTTTTTATAAGTAAATGTTGCCCGTAGGAATGCACTTTAACCCAAGTTAGTTCGACTTGTCCTTGCCTAATTGTAAGGCCTGTTTCTTCGGGATAAACTGTCTGCATTAGTCTCGTTGGGTCCATTTAGTGTAGTCCTCCTTCTTTTTTCTGTTTTTCTATCTCATCGAAATCCTTCATGCCGTCCATGACGTAGCCATATATATTTTCCAGTTCTTGTCTAAAATCCTGATTCCTAACTATCAAACATGTTTTACCTTTAAGCGGGTCCTTTCCAGGGTCGGCCCATCTGGGCAAGAAGACAATAGGTATCTCTTCACCTATCAGCTCGGTGATTTCCAAGAGATGCCACGTAATCTTCTGGAGTTTATTAAAATTCCCCAGCTTATCACAATCACTACATTCAGCCATTAGATTAATCTCCAGTGCTTGTTGATGTAAGAACTGCCCATCAAGACTATCCGTGCAATAGGGTGTTCATACGAGAGGGGGCGGCTTGTAACAGCAAATATACAGGCCACCAGAAAAAACGGTATGATAAATATTGCTATAAAGCAAGACAGTATTTTGCCAATCATATTAAATCCTAAATTTATTTTGGGTTAGGGAGGATAGCGTTTTCAAACATCTAACTGAAAAATTGGAAGGGGGCCGAAGCCCGGTTGATTATTTAACTATCTGTGAACTACTATCTTAATGAAAAGGGAGAAACTTAAGAGAAACACACTCAACGCTAAGAAAAACTCAATCATATATTTGGTCTTCTCCCGCCCTCTATAGGGCATGTAAACACGAACGCTATCCTCTTACTTTTTATGCCAGGTTAGTTAATTCTCAGGTTTGGGTTCTTTCGGTTCTGGAAATTCTACTGGGCCTTTTATCATATCATAAAATTCCCCATTAGCTAGATAGACCCTTTTATAATTAATCTTATTATTATAACCCTGTTTCACCATGTCTGGGTAACTTTTTACAAAATATTTAACTCGACCATCCTCAAACCAAATAGCTGTTAGGGGATGTACTCCTGTCCAATTTGTTATCCGTGAAATTTCAACTGCCCGAACAAACCCCTCTACTGACATCATTACTGGTGCTTTCGGGGAGTCTGTACACCCACCCAATAACAATAAACCAACCAATAATATTAATACCATTATGGTTGAAAATTTAGTTATTTTCATCTTACTCCTTGGGAAAATCCAAATCGTAGTCTTCAATCTTCACAGTCTCTAAAAATTCACCATAAGTCCGTGCAAGCTTTCGATCCTGATTCTCCTGTATTAACCTTTCCGCCCTTTTCTTTCGGGCCTCTATTTCTTTTTTTACCGCATCATATTGCCTTATGAGGGGTCTTAATATAGACTTTAATTCGTTTTTTCTGTAGAGAGCCAATTCAAGCATATCCTTCTCTAATTCTAAATCATCCATTAAACTCATGATATATCACCACAACTATTTTATTTTATTTCCTCTCTAGTGCTGGGGGTCAAATTTTCTGATTTCATCCAACGTTGCCAAAGCGTATACCCGCTCCGCTTTCTTTTTCCTTCCCCTTCTATCTACTATAACAAAGGTATCTAATTGGTAATCTTTCCCAAACACTGGTTTGATATACCGCTCTATTGTCTCATCTCTAGATGACCCAGAGGTTATTACATCATCAATCATGATTATGTGTGGGGTCAAGTCGCCTTCGAGTTCTTTTCCAATGCCATGGTCTCTTTTATTTTGCCTTATTACTACTAATCTGCACCCCTTTTTATAAGCCATTATAGGGGCGATAACAGCCCCCATAGTGGGTATCCCTAACACACATGGATTCTTCACAGTGTTATCATATTTGTCAGTAATAAGTTGATGCATTACGTGCATAGTAAAGTTGAACAAAGAAGGAATACGTATTAAATCTCTTATGTTAATATAAATATCACTAATCTTACCAGATTTCAATTTAAAACCATCAGGATAATCTGGGCCCTTACGCTTTATTATACCAAATTTGTGGTATTTTTCAATAAGTTGTCTAACGTACACCGGTTTTTCTTCCAATTTCGCCCCGCTTAGGTAAATCTTGGTTACTTTCTGACCTTCGATCAGGCACTACATGAGTAATAGTCCTAGCTTGCATTTCCTGCTCATATTTTGATGGCTCTATCGCGATGATGGCATAAGTTCCATCTGCGTTACGGCTTATCACAGTAACGTAGTCCGCGGGATAATGGTCTAGTTCTTTTCTCAGTTGTGCTATGTTCATGCTTTAGGAAGACTCCTCTTGGTAATTATCTGGTCGATAAGTCCGTAATCCAAAGCTTCTTGGGGTGACATAAAATTATCACGTTCCGAATCTTGTTTAACTTGGTCAAACGGCTTACCAGTGTGCTGTGATAAAATATTTGTTAGTTGGTCTTTAACTCTCAGGATTTCTTTTGCGTGTATTTCTATATCTGTTGCCTGGCCACTGGTGCCCCCCATAACTTGGTGTATCATTATACGGGCGTTAGGAAGAGCAAATCGTTTTCCTGCGGTACCTGCGGCCAATAGTAACGATCCCATGGAGGCAGCTTGACCCATACAGATGGTTTGTATGTCTGGTGTTATGTATTGCATGGTATCGTAGATAGACATCCCCGAAGTAACATGCCCGCCCGGGGAATTAATATATAGATAAATATCTTTATCAGGTGACTCACTTTCCAAAAATAACATTTGAGCAACTATCAGATTGGCCACATCATCATCTATACCTGTGCCCAAAAAGATGATACGCTCTTTCAGGAGTCTAGAATATATATCATACGATCTCTCGCCCTTGCTAGTTTTCTCAATGACAATCGGGACTAATGTTTGTTTCATGCTTATTTCCCTGCCTTATAGGCCTTTTTCATGTCTTTATACAATCTAGCGAATCCTTCCCATCTAACAGCACCCTCGGGTGTTTTAGTCATGGAACTTTTCTGTTCCAAGGAGGCCGCTAATTTCCACAATTTTTTTACAACTGTTTTCCTCATTTTATTTCCTTTTGTAACTTAAGTGCCTTGCTAATTTCAGACACTAGTGTTTTTAAGTCAGTAGGTTTTTGTAGGATTATATCCACCCCAGACTTTTCTATCTCTTCTAGTTCATCTGAGATACCCCACCCAGTCAACATAATAAATAATGGTTTTTTAATGTGATAACTAGCCACATACTCTTGTATTACGTTACCAATTTGCCAACCATTCATTTCTGGCATTGTCAGGTCACAAATTATTACGTCTGGTTGTTTACTATAAAAGATTGGTAGACCCTCAATGCCTGAGGTGGCTGAATAGGTCTCGTGCCCTAACATCTCCAACCCTTTAGCATAAAGTTCTGCTATCGTTTCTTGGTCATCAATAACTAATATCTTAAGCACCTTATTCATGACAACTGTGTCTAAATAAGGTTGGCCCTCTGGGCCCTCCGAGGCCTGTGGTAGTAGAATTTTAAAACTAGTTCCTTTACCTTCTGAGCTCTCTAAATTGATAGACCCCTGATAAGATGAAATAATACCAAAACTAGAGGCTAGCCCTAACCCTGTACCTTCTTTTCCTTTGGTTGTCCAAAAAGGTTCAAAGATATAAGACTTATTGACATCTGCTATTCCTGTTCCTGTATCAACTACTTCGATAGCCACAGAATTAAATTCAGTGTCTAGAAATGTGCGGAAAGCAAGTGTTCCACCAAAGGGCATTGCGTCAACTGCATTATTAGTTAAGTTCATTATTACCTCAACTAAATCACTCTCTTTCATCTTAACGGTCAGATTTTTTTCTAAAGATGTTTTTACTTCGATAAATATGCCCCTCTTTTCTGGCATAGTTTTCCAACGAGGTTCACTCATATCAATACATTTTTTTATAACTTGGGACACATCTATAGTCTCATCGCAAGGTGCGGGGGAATCTTCTTTAGCACAAGAAAAAGATTGCAGTCTACTTACTGTGCGGGCCCCTGTGTTGCAATTATCCAGAATTTTTTTGAGTAAGTCCATAGTGCCGGGTATATTATTTTTTTCAAGTTCCAGCATTGCTACTTGGGTGCACCCCAAAATCGCTTGTAACACATTATTGAAATTATGAGATACTCCAGCAGAAAGCTCAGCAATAGATTTAAGTCTCTCAGTTCGGATCAGCATACGTTGTGTTTTTCTTGCATCCGTAATATCTTTCATAACCCCTAACATTCTGACTGGAGTGTCATCGGGCCCGTAAAAGAATGACCCTACATCTTCTATGTAGGTATAGGTACTGTCTTTTCTACGTAATCTATAAGTAGTATTGTATTGAGTTTTGTTTGTTGAAGCTTCCAACAATAACCTCAGAGCTTTATCACGATCTTCGAGGTGTAATAGTTGTGCCCAGTTATGTATATCTACTTTAGCATTAAATGCTTTTAAACTATAACCTGTGACCTGTTCTACCGCCCCATACCACTCAATTTTTCCTGTGGTAACATTATAGTCATATATAACTTGGCCGGTAAGCAGGGAGATGAAGGAAAATCGTTCCACAGGGTCTCTAAAATCTATATCCATGTGTTGTAATCCATCCTAAGGTTTCATTAATTCCCCAGTAGGAAGTACGTTAATTATTTATGAGAGCCTCTTTTTCCTTTCTTTTCAAGTGCTTAATCCTCCACTCCTCTTTTAGAGCATCGCGGTAAGAGCCACACTCTTTAGACCACACAAGTTTTACTGGGCGTCTACTTTTAGTGTATTTTGCCCCTTTACCTGTGTTGTGTAGATCGATTCGCCTTACAATATTTTTGGTGGCTCCACAGTAATAGGTTTTGTCGGAACACTCTAACAAATAAACCCAACACATTTATTTCTTCTTCTTGGTTTTCAAGTCAACTGGCATACTAGGGTTAAACATTTGTGGTGTTTCTTTGAGGCTAACCGTTACTGTAGGGACATTGTTAGTTACCCGAATACCTTCGTCGGGGTTTCCTGTCAACCACACAGATTTGCCCAAAGGAATAGGGGGTTTGTCTGTCTTTCTTAGTGGAAGACGCATTTTGTCCAATAATTCTTGCATCGTTCTTTCCATAGGGTCCTCAGTCTGTAGTCTCACTCGAATCAATTTCTCACCCACACAAATTGGCCTACCCATCCGATAACTCCTAGTGTAAATATAAGATTTACTTCGGGGTTCGTAATTTACACTATTAGAGGGTACAGATATGGGTGCACGCCAAGACTCTAAATCAATAATCCAGATCTCGTTTTCTGGTATATCTTCTACCTCTACTTTGACTTCCAACACAGTTTTAGAAAACGCGAAAGAACCGTACATAGAGGTATCACTCATTACCGCCTTTTCTAACACCCGAAAATTACTTGGTGAACAAATTATCCTTAACGACTCTCGTCTGCCACTAGGGTAGTATTTTAACAGTAATGACACTATCGAGTGGGTGTCAAATTCATCCAGTGGTATATCCACCATTATTCGAGCTGCAGTAGGTAACTCAGTTAACTTCTTGATTATAAGCCAATTTAATTCACGATCAAACTGTTCATTAATTTTTTTTACACACCCAGTTACGCCGCGGTCATAGAGGTTACCAGGAACAGTAGCTTTTTGTGTAAACCTTTCTACTGTAAAATTTTCTTGGTAACAAGTTTCCCCGTTTAGACTAGTTATAACATATTGTATTTGTTTTTCGTTTTGTATTGTTTCTCGTATTATTTCGATCATGTCTTTTCTGCCTTTTGTCTTTTTAGTCGTGTATAAACTCCTAGGCTAGAAATGGCTATAATTAGGGAGGCCAAATTGCTTAGCATCTCTACCCAAGTTTTTAGGGAAATAAATACAGGGTTAGCGGTTAACCACTTCTCTGGCTTGCCTGGGTCGACACATGTCTTCCAACTATTGAAGTCCTGCAATTTTTTGTTGTAAAGTTTCAAACCCTTTTCTTGCCAGCGTTCTACTGTTTGGTATTCTTTTACTAGCAGAGTAAACGAAAAAAGCAGACTTAGTATTGTTATTATTATTAGTAATTTATTCATACTACGGTTTTTCCAAACTTATCACCCTGTTTTCGTAGCAATCAAGTTTTTTTCTTCTAATTAAACCTAAAACTTCGTCGTCTAAATAAAGTTTGACTTGTTTTACCATCAAATCCACATCCATAAGTTCTTCGAGCATCTCCATAAAGAGAGTTTCTTCGGGACGAGACCACGGGGCCCGATTTGTAAAACGTAATATTGAGGCCCCCAACTCATTAGCTTCTTCCGCTAACTTTAGTAATTGTGGTGTTACCCCGACACGGTCCTTAGCCTTCATCATTATCTCTTCTTCAGTCATGTCGTGTTCCTAGTGTTTGATTAGTGGGTCTTTCGGTTTGTATTTGGTTTCGGCAACTAACAGCCCTATCACTAATCCGTTTGCGAAAGCGGCCAAGATAGAATCATTAAATTCGAATTGTTTTAAATCCTCTACTAAATCATCGGTTATGATTTCTGTCGCTATGCTGGCTAGAGAATCATAATCTAAACTTATTTGGTCCTTGTAGAATTTTTTGAGTGCCACTCTAAAATCTTGTATTTTGTAATCATCCCAAGACACTATTCATCCTCACTATTTGAAAAGTTTTTACTGCGTTTAAATTGTTTTTCTAGGTAATCAGTATTACTCAGTATTTCAAAACAATTACACAGGCGGTATAAATACGTATCTGTGTCTGAAATCGGATTTGTTCTTGATAAAGTATGTGTCATTAACGCAGCTAAAAGTAATCTTTTCTCGCCGCGTCCTACGTCATCTAAGGTTTTGATTAATTTTTTAGCATTATCTTTAAGCATAGATTTGTCCCTTGTTCCTTTCTTTTAAGTCCTCTATCTTAGTAGGGTCCATTTCTTCTTTGATTAATTTACAGTAGCAACATTTAGTACACCCAATATAAGTTAACACTTTCCCTTTCATACGGAGAGGGGTATATCTAATATATTTACTTTCTTTGCATAACGGGCATTTTGTCATCTTATGTCTCCTCTAAACGTCATATCTAGAATAACTATCATATACATACCAAATAAACCCACCCAAAACAACAAATCAAGTATAGATGTTGTTTTATCAGCGGGTGTAATGTAATTTAGGGATAAATCTGGCAGATCGTAATCAAGGTCAAAAATCACAACGTCTGGTTCATATTTACTTATTACTAATGGGTTCGGATTTATAGCTCCATAACATATTGAACCAATCACCAATATAATACATGAAATTACTATTATTTTTAAGTTCACCTAGTGTCTCCTAAGACAAATATACGATAAATTGTGTCTCTAAATGCATCAGGTTCTACTGTCCGTCTCACAGTGAGGTTCCATTGGTTAGGGTCCTTACTACCTGCCTTATAATTAGCCCTAATTTCTATAAAACCGTTATGGTATTCATCTATTATTACGAGACGATGTATCCTGTGTGTAAAGGTATATCTGGTCTCGGTTCGATCTGTATAAGGAATCTTAATCTGTTCTTTTTTCTTTAATTTGAAGCCCAACTCTCTCATAGATGGCTCTACTACACCTAAAGAAGTCCAACCTATTAGTAATGGAGCACAAATCAGCAACACAAGTAGTGTAAACAATTTTGAGCGTAACATCGAGCTATTCCTTTGGTAAAACTCCTAGGCAGTCGGAAGCGAAAGGGCAATGCTCTGCACACCCTACATCTAATTTCGGATTCCTAATAATTTGTCCACATGATTTACACGTGCGTCTAGTGTCGTCTTTAAAAAATTCCATTTTCGTTCCACACTGAGGACATGAAACTTCATAAATATCCCCAGGTTGCCAAAAGCGGGTGTCTTGTCCGGGACAACGCATACTGCATCTCCTTTTTATTTGTATTGTTAGACAACGGGTAGATTTTATTGTTCCCGCCTATAAAAACTTTTTTGGAACCCAGTATAAGGATGGGTGTCTAATAAAAACACGGTGACGCTTAAATGTGCACCAAATACTCAAGGTAACACGGAGGTGTACCATGGCTGGAAATCTTATGATTCCAAAAACGTTCCAAAATTTTCCAATGATCAAGGATGAATTTTTCACCCCGATCGAGTCTTTATTTGACTCACTGATGACTGAGTTCTTCTCAGATTTAAAACCACTAAAGTTCGACTCAGTAAAATCTAGGGCTTACCCAAGAGTAGATGCTTATAAAGATAAGGCAGACCTTGTCGTTGAAGCTGCTATTTCTAATGTTAAGCCAGAGAACTTGAAGGTTGAACTCCAAAACGGTATGCTCACCATTTCAGGAAGTGCCGATACCGAGCGAGAGGTTGAGGATCGTTGCTACTATAGAAAAGAGCTTTTTAGGTCTAACTTCAGACGTTCCTTCCCAATTGATTCAAAATTGTATGCTGCATGGCAAAAACGTACTGGAGGTAATGATGACATCGACGCTGATCTGAAAAACGGTATCCTCATTGTTCGGCTGAAAGGCCTCTTTGAAGAGGATACCCCCGCAGTTGAAAACCCCACCAGACAAATTGACATTAAAGTCTCAGATTCTTAACCTCTTTCCATGGAGCGGGTATCATGCCCGCTCCTTAATCACAATACCCGTCATCTTCCTCTACAATAACCACATCTTCTACACTCGTGTGGTCTGCTATACAGGTGCCATATTTTTTAACGCTTTCCTCGTGTATCCGTTTGAGTTCTTTGTTTGTTTCTTCGTCATTACGCACACAGATTTGAGGACCGTCACCATCAGTATACAGGACTAGCTCCTCTAATTGTTTTTCAGTAAGTGTATTCCCACAGTATCCATCTTTAAATAAATCACACATTACCAGTCTCCTATTAACCTCTTTAATCCCAAACCAGTCGCTACTGATTTTTTTACTCCCTTTAACCACAGCATGGCCGAAGTTGTTATGGAGTTATCGATGAAGAAGTAAGGAACTGGGTTGTGGTTTTTGTCATGTATTATGAGTTCCAAGTGTAAATGTGGGCCATTGCTTTTTCCAGTATTTCCTACTGTCCCTATTACTTCTCCTCGGTTCACCATATTACCCTTGCTTACTTTCAAAGTGTGCAGATGGGCATAATAGGTGAAAACCCTATCTCCATGACTCAGGAGTATGGCATTTCCATACCCAGTAAGAAACTTATATCTCCCAGAAGCAATTACTTTTCCGCTTGCACAAGCTCTTATTGGGGTCCCAATAGCAGCGGCCAAATCAACTCCTCGGTGATAAGTGCCCTTTCTACCCCCGAATTCCGAACTTATATAGGCACCTCTAACAGGGAATAAAAGTTCTAAATTTTGTTTTTTCTTGGGCGGGGGTTGTTTTGTGATAACTTGTTTTGGTTTAATAGTTTTGTCTGCTTCAACCTTTTTTGGTGCGTGGGCACACGACACTAATAGCAATAGAGTCAAAACTATACAAATAGTTTTTTTCACCAATAACCCCCGCGAGGACTACTCTGAGTCTCGTCCTGCTCGGATCTTCATCTGTGTGGAAATGTAATCCTGAATGATGGTAACAAACTCGGCCACTTTATTATGGAAGGACCACATAAGACAGTGGTCGTTTTTTGTGTCAAACCATTCACACTTTATGGTGCAACGATAATTTATTTGAAACGGGCACTGTCTTTTAGGTTCAGAACTACTCATATAATTGCCCGTCCTTATAACCCATAAGATATGCCTGTCCTATGAACATTGCTATTATTCCTGATTGCAAAAATGGTACTAATGTGATAGCCCAGAGGCATACCTCAATTAGTACCACTATGCTCACAATAAATAACAGGTCAGACAAGCATTCTCTTGCCGTCCGAAAAAACATTGTGCTCTCCCTTCCTCCAGAAGGGCTGTCCCGTCGTCGGTCATATACCTGACGGCGGCGTGCCCGGTGGGATGCCTGAAGGTGGTTGTGGCCCCGTTGTGGGCGGTTGCGGTGTAGGTGTTGGTAGACTGGGTGGTGTCACAATCGATATTTGTTGTTCTAACATTTGCACCAATTGTCCTACCTGATTAGTCACCATCATCTTCAAATTGTTCAGTTGAGATATCACCATCTGCATCATTTGAATTGACTGTTGGTCCATCGTAATCCTCCTGATCTAAATCCCCATGTAATAAACCTAACTTCAACCTGAGACTTAATAATTCTTCTGATGCCTCATAGTTGCTTAGATATCGCAGGGATTTGAATATAAGTGAAAGTTCACTCTCATCAAGATACAGTAGGATACTCATTTCTTTTTCCTTTTTTTAATATGTATAATTCGAGGGGGCTTTGCTCCCCCTGAATTAGTTGTTCTATACTATAACTAGTACACAAATCAATCTCTAAAGTGCTCCTAGTATTGCGACGGCCAGTAACGCAGGCAGACAGCCATAAATAATACTTAATGTTAGAAGTGTACAGATTCTTGGATACCGGTAATACAAGAATCCTTTGCAAAACATACAAAGGAAAGTCATAATAATAGTTATCTGTAAAACTACTTCCGTTAAATAAGCCATGTTTTTTTCCTTATTATGGTGTATACCTGTCAATAATTCCCATATAAATATGGTTTCGTTCCAACAGGCCCATACCCATGCGTTGCCAACCATAGAATCCAGCCCGTTGTCGGCGGGTTAAGGCATAATCCCACCTAGCAGTATATTTTTCTGCTACAGGCATCACAAAAATTTTCTCTATATCCGCAGAAAACGCATAAATCTGGGACTCTCCAGCAACCTGAAGGTTTTCATTTTCGTCTCTTATATTTGGGTGGGTGACGGCGTAATCATTATACCTACCTATTTCGTTACAGGTTATAAGTCCTTTCGAGGTGTGGCCATCTATATTAAATTTACCTCGGACGCCGAGTTGAGGTACAACCCTAAAAGTGATACCCCATACTTTGCCCAGTCCAGCTGCCTGAAATATTTCTCGGCGTGTTACTGGGTCAACATCTCGATCAGTATACTCACGCATATCAGCCATATCTTCTGGGGATATCCATAATGTTTTTAAAGTTTGCCCAGACCGTGCTGCCCCGACAATCATTCGATTGATAAGCTCTTTAGAGAAATACCCCGCTGCCGGATCACCTGCTGGCATCTCATATAAATGTGCTGGACGTGGTGTTAATACCCCTGCTCCTCCAAAACTTGTGGTAACACTAGGTATAATTGTCCTAAATCCCGCCTCGTCCTCATAATCTGTTATCATTTTGGCAACCGATTTTCCGGCTCGAAGTATAATGTCTTCCCTACCAGAGGTCATATACTTATAAGGCCAATCTCGGGCTGCCGATATAGAGAATAGTGGAATTGGGGCTTCCTCTCCAAGTTCTATTGAGTCTTTGGCCACGTAGCCTAGTCCAGGTAATGTCCAAATTGATACTTCATTTATAGGTAGCTCATAAAGAGCGTTAGACCCCTCACGGTCTAATTCGGGGTCGAGATCTACGCTACATATTGTTCTAAATAGAGAATCTTCTTTTACACATTTATTAATGTAGTCACTCAAAGGCTCTGATACCAACAAGTCATTGATTTTGTCAAACGACTCCGCAGCCTTCTCAAAATTATTTAACATCTTAAATCTTTCCATTGTCTTATCCTTTTTTCTCCTTAAGGTTCCTTTATTCCAAAATATTTCCTTGCCAGCAGGATTGCGTCAGTTTCCTGGTTACCTTCTGGGTGCACCTTGTCATACTTAAATTCTGTTACTGTTCTTCCTAATTCTGTACTCCTAAATTTTCTATGCCCCAACATAAATTTCAACAAGTTGGCTGCACATGTAGGACAGAGGTCTCGGTCTTCATACAAATAATCGGTATCTGGGTAACCGCTAGGCCCTGTACGTTTACTTCCATTGGGTATGTTGATTTTAATATGGGTTTGTGTTTCCTTACCGCATTTGTCGCAATCTACGACAAGTCGTTCAGCCATTTTTTCCTTCCTTTATCGATGCCCTCGTTTCCATTGTTTAACAGTGGTTGACATCCGGTGTCGGTGGGGTCCTGGATGTTTCTTTTTCCAAGATATATAGTCTTTCATCTTATCATCTTCCAATATTTGCTCTAAACTCTTATCGGCTAAATCATTATTGGTGAATAGTGTGTGGAATTGTCCACCACAATCACTGCAACACCAGACAACTTCTCCTTTTGTTCCTCCCTTACTTTTGGGTCGGACATGATGTTTTTCAACGGCGGGGTCAGTCTTACAAATTTCGCAAATAACTTCCATTATTCTTTATTGATGTCTACCACATCCTCTCCTGCTGATAGAACTCCGCAGATATTTCCTTCCGCATCACGCAAAAGGGTATTGTGCCACAATACTAAACACTCTTTCCCGTCCTTTATTTTTATAGTGTTGGTAAAGTAGTTTGGTGGGTCTCCATTCAGAGAAATCTCTCCTTGTATTAATTGTTGAAAAATTTCTGAAACCCTAGTGCGTTCTCGTTCAGGGACATAATTCATAAACCAATTTTTTCCTATAAGGTCATTTTCTTTTTTGCCTAGTAATTCTCTACCTCTTTTGTTTATCATAGTGATACGACCATGTATATCTAACGCCACAATAATTACTCTAACTAAATCGACATAAGATTTCAATAAATCTTTCTGTCTATCAATCTCTCGTTGGCTAAATACCTTATCTGTAATATCTTCAATCATTGAGAACGCGTATTTGATATTCCCTTTTTCATCTTTAACGGGAGCAACCGCCATGTATACCCAACGGATTTGTCCAAACTTAGTAATATATCTTTTGGTTATCTTATAACTAGCTCCATCCTTCGCTGCTTTAGACAAATGTTCCCGAGTTAATTTGATATCATCTGGATGAGTAATATCATAAATATTCAGATTGGTTATTTCAGTTTTTGAGTAATTTAACATTTCACAAAAATAATTATTTGCGTCTAATATATTACTGTTGTCCAGATTGGTAACGATAATACCTATTGGAAATTGGGTAAAAATAGTTTCAAATTTATCGCGAGCCTCTTTCATCAAACGTTCAGCTTCTTTTTGTTCTGTGATATCGTAAGCGGAATGTATATACCCCACAATATGTCCTATTTTACTGAATAGTGGGGTTTCTACAACATGATAAACCCGTTGTCCCCGTATTATTTCAACAGCTTCAACATGATTACTATGTAGCACTTTCGTGTGTACACAAATTTCTGGCGGTACAGATGTCCCGTGGAGAACTTCGTGGCATTTCTTACCTTTAATTTCTTCATAAGAATTTAGACCCAACATATCCAGCATGGTCTGATTAACCATCACTATATTATGGTCAACATTCAGTAAGAAAATTCCTTCCGGTGCATCGTTATATGTCCTGTTCCAATCAAAGCCTTCATGAAGAAGGTCGTCTATTAATTTTTCCATTTATTATCCCTTAGATGATGGAGCCCGTGGGCGGATTCGAACCGCCTACCTTCGATTTACCATACCGATGCTACAATCCTAATGAGCTTCGCGGGCCTTGCTGAATTCCTTTTCTATCTCTTCACGCTTTAAACGCTTTGCTCTAACAAACTGGAAAGTTAAATCATTGTAAAGAGCTTCCAATTTGTCTTGCTGGGACCTAGTTAAGTGTGGCCACATATACAAATTTGCGTATACTTGGTCTATTCCTTTAGATAATCTCATTACTCGGTCGTTATGATTCATTATGTATTCCTTTATATGGACTAAGAGTTAGTTTATTAGAATAGGTATAGGGTCTTTCTGTTCCACAATCTTCGCAGTAGTGATTAAATGGCTTAAAAAATCCCCCACATTTTTGACATTTGAAAGAATTAAAGGTGGAGCTATGCGTCTCCGCCTTATCGATATTTATAACTTTTTTTAACAACCTACGTCTCCACCATCTTCGTCTTCGCTAAAGCATGTCCCTTCACATACCCCGTCAGAACAACAATTGGAGTTCTTTTCTGAGCATGAACAGGTGTAGCGTCTGCGAGATTGCTCATCATCCCAATAAATGGGAGAGGCACAGAATTTACATCTGTCAATCATTAATAGCTGCTCCATTTATCGGTCCTTATAAAGTTTAAGTTCTTCTGGTGTCAATTTAATGTGCTCAATATTTCTATTGGCTTTTAAAAATTCCATTTTATTTTCCAGATCGGAAAGTGCTTGCTTAGCCTCCCGAAGTCTCACCTCACTAAAGCTAAAATCAACGGGCTTCCCTTCGGCGTCTGTAGGGTAGTATATTGTCCCGGTATCAGTATTTACTTTAGTAAATTTATCAATTATTTTCTGTTTGAAAGGAGGCAATTTAGGCTCCAAAAAACCTCCTAAAGTCTCATAGACATTTTCTTTGTGGTCTTCTTTAACTGGTTCTTCTCTACTGCCTCGGTAAATCTGGCACAGGGTTATTGCCTCTTTTATGTTAGCAATAGCAAAGGTCAGAGCCACTTCGATATTACCTATATCTTTAGGGTCGGGGTCAAACTCCTCATTTTCTGGTCGGAGAATTTCCTGAGCAGCAAAAATCCATGTATCTGCTTTTTCTAATTCATCGTGAATCACTCTCACGTCCTCTGATACCTTTTTTTCGTCTTCACAGCACATTATGTGTACCTCCGTTTACAATATTATTTGCGTTTCTTTGGTTGTTTTTCTTTTGTTTCATCGCCTTCGTCATTTGCACAAACAACATCTTCTTGCCTTCCCTCAATGGAACCTGGAATTACTGGTATTCGGCTACCGAACATCTTACGTAGCTCGGATAAGAGCTCCGCGGATTCATCCAAAAGCCACTGAGACTTGGTTTCCTTTACCTTTTTAAAATCAACTACGGCATGAAAATTTTTGACATATTCGCATATCTGTATTAAAATCCCCATATAGTCTAGGTCTTCGGTCTCTTCTACATAGGACCCTTCATTACTTTCGTATTCCTCTTCCTCGGTGAAATCACCTATGGAATAAAGAGTCTTCCTTAATCTTTGAGATTCTCTTAAAAAACTGTTAATCTCTTTAATATCTTTTGCCGAAGTAACAGAAGCCAACGATTTCAACTTCTGGGCAATAACACCGTTCAATGTGGAAATAGAAAAATTCATTTGTTCCATGGGAAGACTCCTTATTATTGTGGAATTTCGACTATAAAGCCATCTATCCCCGGTAGGTGTTCCCTCAACATTGCTTGACAGTTTTCACACACAGGAATTGCGACTCTATTATTAGGTGCCTCAACCTCCTCATTTATTTGTATATATAGTTGATGTCTGTGTATTGTTGTTAGGGCGTAATCCACTAAACGTTTACACGACATACAAAAATCTATTTTTCCCGCCAGACCACTGTTCATGGTCCCTCAAATCTAATCATCAATTCTTCCACCAAATCCCTCAAATTCTTGGTTGCCTCTAATTTTCCAGAAGCAACTCCATACAAAAAAGAATCTGTAGCGTCCATATTACGTATATCAGCCAAACGTTTGTCATGAAAGTGTTCATAATCATTTACATTAGCTTGTGCTTTATCGACCAAATCATCTAAGTATTCTAGGAATGTCATTACTTTGCTCCGCAGCATTTTTTATATTTTCTACTTGACCCACAAGGACAGGGGTCGTTGCGACCAATTATAATGGTATCCCATATACCTCTCGCGTCTAGGTGGTCTACCTCATGTTGAACAATGCGTGCCCATAGGCCACTAAGATGAATTTCTCCCCCAAAATTGTCCGCCCGCAGAATAATTTGGTTATACCGTGGCACAGCTATTTCTTTTCCAGGAAACGACAGACACCCTTCTATCTCTGTCTCTACCTTACATGATGTAAGTTCGGTGGGGATACGAATCACAGGATTCACTAGGTCCATTTTCGCACCCTTGTACCTGACTATACAGACACGTTTCGGAATACCTATCTGATTGCTGGCTAAGCCATAACCTAAATACTCGCCATTCCCTCCAGAAAGTGTCTCTTCTAGAAGGACAATGACATCGTCTGCTTCCTCGATTAAGGTAGTATTGCATGTTGTTGATAACCTCTCATCTGGATATAGTATTATATTACTTTTGACCATTTTCTTTCCAACTTGGGGACTTTACTTTGTTTTAAATCAAGCAAGATGCTTCGTGCATTAGGGCCGTTTATTTCGTAGGACCAGCAGTTTCCTCTGTTTATTAGATATCGATGTTCATTATGTATCCCATAAATTTGAGATACTTGTTTCTTAAACCACTCACACATGGCTAGGGTTCCACAAAAACCAAGGCGTAGTGATTTGTTATGTTTACTAATGTGCCCATCACCATCTATCAGTCCGATTAAATATGCTTTAATAAGGTTTTGTTCCGTAAGATGCGGAGGAAGTAACAATTTTGTCTTATTACGAGTAACATTAAAAGTCGTCTCCAGACATGAAACATACTCTGGCACATTATTCAAGGTTAGTGCTACCATAGGGGTGCCATCTGGTGGAGAAAATCTAGAAAATTGAGTATACTGTCTTATAGGACCAGTATATCTGATTTCATATGCCCATTCTTCAAGAAACTTCCTATCTCGGGCATGTAGTATGACAGATAACCTACGTCTATTTTTTTCTATTGTCCCATCGGACGCTATTAGACCTGCGAAAGCACAACTTACCTCTGTTAAAGGAGTAAAAAAGTTTTGATCAACAGAATATGAATGGGGTTTTACAAAGTTCTTTTTTTCTATTCCCCACTTACCAAGACAATAAACAATAGAGTGTAATGTTTTCCCCAATTTATCAGATATTTCTTGTTGAGTATGGTTTTTATACAACTCTTCTAATTCTTTTTGTTCAATACCAGTCTGGTAGCGTCCTTTTGTTATTCCAAGTTTTAAAGATCGTGCTTTTATAGAAGAGGTGGTTCTCCCCAATAACTCTCCTATTTTTTTATACTCTAATTCCTTGTAATACTGTTTAAGGATCAAATCTTCTTCAGAAGACCATGTATTTTTATTGCTCCCCATTTAGTTTACTCCATATACTATATATCCAGATTCTCTCATGTAACATATAATGTCTGGTATAGACCAACTCATTAATTCTTTTGCTGTGTAATCAGGTAAGAGTTTGCTAACTTGCTCGGCTATGGCCTTCAGGTCATAAATTATATAATTGGCTGTCACTTTTTTACTCCTCCAAGGAAAGGTTTATCAAGAAATTCTGCACGCCCCTCACACTGGGGATCCTGATCATATTGTTCCCTATCCAATTTCTCATTTACTTTAACGACCAAGTCGGTGTAAGATATATTCCAATTCGCTTCCTTCAGCGTTTGTGCTAAGTAAAAGGTCAAGGCCCCGTGATACCTCCCGTTAATATAGGCGTCAGCACTGGTCTGTTTGTCAGAGCACCCAGATATAAGTATCGCGTCACCCTGATCAGTACTCTGTATAATAAATGGTAACTTTTGAATACTTTTATTGTCATCTGTTTTATCACCACGCGTCTTCCGTGAGGATGAGATCATACACAGGTCTTCATCTAGGTTTATTTCCCCAGTAAGAATAGAGTACAATGGTGGGGCCATATAACGATTTTTTACTTTAGGTGGCAGTATTCCATTTCTTAGTAGAGTTCCCGAGAAGCAACAGTCAGCAATAAATAATATTTTAACACCTTTAGGCGTATTTGTTATAAATTGATTTAGATCATCGTCCCGCAAAGGATCCTCCCAGTCCATATCGTAAGGCACTAGGCATTCATCTAGATTATCTATTTCAAATCCAGCGGTTTTAGTTGTGCAAGCCAATTGGGTTCCATGGCCAGAGTAATCTACAACCAGTTCATCCCCTTTCTTGACTCCCGTGCATAGCCACTGCATACCTTTAAGTATGTTTTTCTTTGTGGCTTTCTGATCATCTAATACTCGGAAGTCTGTATAGCCGTAAATGTCCTTTAATACTTTGTACATCAATCTGATGTCCGACAAACACCCGTTAAGTGGTGAATCTGGATAGGCGTTAATGCCTATCATCAATGTTTTCTTCATGTTAAACTCCAAATTTGTTAATTATTTTCCATTTCCTATCCAGTTTATATATAGGAACTTTATTAAGGTCCGTCAGTATTTCAATAGCACGTATTCCTTGTACTGCGTATCGCCAACAACCCTCGTGTGGTAATACGTTAGACACCCGTTCCTTGGGTGGATAGCACTTGTCAAAAATACTTTTAATCCATAATAAAACATCTTTAGTTCCTACCAACCCCACCCTTAAATGATGTTTATTGTTAGAAAAAGTTGTACTTATACAACCATCTCCATCTATAAACCCAATTATAAATGCCTTCTTAAAGAGTAAATTACTTAGATTTGGGGGCTTCAGCGTGAAACTTTTTCGTTGTCCCATGTTAAATACCCTCCCCAAGTCTTCCAATATCTTAGAAGAGTTTATTCTTAGTTGAACTTGGTCATATATCCCGTAACCTTTAATTGATGCTTTTCCATACTCTATTTTACCTGTATAGTTCAAACGATGTTTAAGTTTGAGTAAATGGTCTTCATCAGATTTTTTATGCAAAATGTGAGCATTCTCCTGTTACCTTGATGAAGTAAGCACCCATCGGCGGCAATATAACCAGCCCAGTAACAATTATCTATTGTTGGTGACGCAAAATAATTCTCATTTACAGAATAAATTCTTTGTTTTTCCCCAGCCCGCAGAGAAGCTCCTAACTTTTTAGCCCTAGTTCTTATTGCGGATTTTGTCCGTTTTGGCAATAAATTACACAGGTGTTCTATAGGTGTTTTCGCATAATTCATAGTTATTAAATTATCTTCATTTTCTGTCCACCTTGTGAATTCTCCGTATTGATTTCTCATAATAATAAATTACCTAAACAAATATTACTGGTTTGTACAAACCTCTGTGTTATCTGAAACAAAGACAAAATGCCCTGGTGGCAAATCTCCAGAATAATATTCTACCTTGTCTACATTACTCACCAAAGGCCATGAATCCGTGGGAGCGGTCTGAGTCCAAGTGTAGGGGGGTTGCGTTGTTGTCCAAGAGATGTCTCTTTTTATTTCGAATTCAGTTAAAAAAGACTCATCAGACATATAATATTGTTCTTTACCCTCGGTAACTAACCAATACCCTGCAGGGGCCAGTTCTTTACCCTCTTTGCTATAAACAGGTTCGTTTAGCTTTATAGCGTCAACCTCTTTGTGTTTTCTTACGTATTTCATTAGACCTCCGTCTTGTTAAATAAGACTGTTTGTAGGCGGGTGCGAATAGCATCTTCTACTACTTCGCGTGAAGGGTCAGCGGCTTTGAAGCCGTGTACATTAATTATTCTTCCTTTCCATTCAATCGTCTTTTCCTCTCCATTACGTGTCGTAATCTTTTCAATCACAGGAATATAATTTAAACTCACAGATATCTACCTCCTCTTGTGCTAAGCCTCCAAGAGAGACTTAGCCCCTTGTCGGTGCGGGCCCTGCACGATTGGCCCTCGGTGTCAATTGACTCTACTCTCACCAGAGTCAAGTTGTTAAATGCTCGCCTGACGCCTTATATCCCTACCAAAGCGAGCTAAATTTATTAAGCGTCCCACTCCCATATATGTCCTATAGACGAGGCTAGTTATTTTGAAAAAACGAAATCTCTTTTTCGATGACCAATAGACACTCAGACTGCAATCTGCTGAGATACTCTTTTCTCTGTAAGAGTTTGTTTGGGGTATTTTGTCTCGTGGTATTCACCTCTTGAGAGAGGCGACTTTCTTCCCCGTTTATCTGAATCATTAGATTTCGAATCTTGCTCTCCAGACTCGACAAGCTGTTCATTGTGCTCCTCTTCAACTGATGTTGCTTGAAATATAGTTGCTACCCTAAAGGCCCTATTAGTTCCACAAGAGATTCCAATCATTCCTAATAAATTCCAATCTATTTTCCTATATATCGGAGTCTGCAAATCCAACCAAATCAGTATTCCCCCATCCTCCGTTACTTTTCTGGCTTCCCTCAATGCTAGTCTTTTATTTACTAGAGGTACTCCGTAAATTTTAGCGTCTTTCTTTGAGTAAGGTGGGTCTGCAATAACTAATTGAAATGATTTAGATTCAAGATAATTAGATACTTCTTTTACGTCACACACGATGGTGGGGTTTCTGTCTGGATTTATATCCACTGTTGTTGATGTTTTTCCATCTTTTATAGTTCCAGAAAATAAATGAAGCACGCTCTCTCTATTCGGAAAGAGGGCGTAAATCCTTTCTAGAAAGCTTGGGGGATATTCTCCATGAAAATTTTCTTTTCTTTTATAGTAATTGCCAATCAACCACACTCCGTATACGCGGTCCCCACTTTGCATGAGACTTTTTGGGTATTTCTTAAAAACTCTATGATAATTGTCAATATCGAATGGTAATTTATTATCCATTAGCAATTATAATTTAATCCTCCTTCCCTGTTAAGAACATATATCGGCCACTCAGGTCAAATAGGGGTGGCTTACCTAGCATGTTAATGAAAGATTTCTTTCGGCAATGTGTGCACCTAAGCATATATCCCAAGACTATCCCACTTATAGGCTCAAAGATTGCTTTAGCGAAATCGTCATTGCACATGGTTTGGCACTCTGGGCAAACAATAATACTACTATTATAATTCTCAAAAGAATCAGGTATTGTGGTCAAAACTCTTTTCCTCCTTGTAAAAATCTCCGGTGAATATAGTTATAGTAGTAACGTACTAATAACCAGCATTTATTTTTTATTAGCCACCCTAAAATTAAGCGGCTCTTTTTACATTTAATATATTTAGCTTTATCAAAGGTTGAGATTTCGTTGAACTTAAGCCCTTCATTCATTTTCTACTCCTATACTATATCTAGTACACAAATCTAAGTCTATCCTATTAAATAGAAATAGGTGCTTATTAATTTTTGATAAAAGAATCAAAAGCAGGTTCCAAAAATTTTTATTCCTAATAATTTCGGATAGATAAAATATTCGTAAAAAAGTTTTTTAATTAGAGATGAATTTGTGTACTATATTAGTACTAGACGTCAAACAGGAAAACCTAGCTATTACCTATTAGTAAATTTTTGATTTTTTTATTTTATTTAATTCGTTTTGAGAGGTTCGAGGCTAATAAGAAACAGAGCACCGAGAAGCTCTCGCAGTTTTAGGTAGGTTAGATACTAAGTAAAAGAAAGAAGGAGGGGCCATCGAGATGAGCAGAAGATTACAAGGGGACCTTATAGCTGAATATCACTTTTTAAAACGTAAGGTTAAGAAGATGATAGTTAAGGCTGAAAATTCTGGACCACTACAACAACCACGTATGATTAAAAAAATAGCAAACTTAATGCGAAAATTACTTACTATAGAAGAAGATTGTAAATCAATGGATTTACCACATCCAGATGCCTTTAACCAAGAAGAGCCATCTTTAAATGAGTTAACTAAAAGTTTTGGAAGGCCAGAAGTTAAGGCAGTAATGAATCCAGACGGAACTCTTTACTCAAAAAATAATCTACCTCAAGTTGGATCAGGTGCCTTGAATAAGATTACAGTGAAATCTAATCCTGACGGACGTTTGTTTGAGACTCCACCTTTAGAGGGGACTATTTTACCTAGGAGAACTGAGGCTGATTAATGTTACTTCTGTTCTGGAAAGCACTTGGTTTAGCAGTTGGTGAGGTGAGCCACATCAGATGGTATCATAATGTGGATTATCCCCCTAGATACCTGTGCGGGGCCGAGTTGGGCCTAACTATTATAAATCCTTATCTACACTTAGATGGTATCTTTCCTGAATGTAGTTTTTTTATGACACCTTCCAAAGTCACTAGTTCCTGTGTATTTGATGGTGACGTTATTGCGGGCACCCTAAATAACGGTACTTACACACTTTCTTGGGATAAAGTAAAACAGGCACAGTGCCCTATAATGTCACCAGTCAATCTATCTTCTCAAGCTTACCAATCCTATACTACGCTCAGCGGATTGCCTTCTGACAACATTATTGCGGTGGATTCCCTTGATTCCTACTTGGGTATTTTGACTTCTTCTGGCCTGTACTGGAAAAAGTCGGGAACAGAAGATTATCTCACGTGTCTAACAACTGAGGGTAGAGATGTATTCATTTCCCCTGGTCCGACTCTCTATCTTGCGGAAAGCAATCAGTTAAGAATTAAATATGGTGAGCCTGTGGATTTTTCATCTTGGGATGTGACCATACCTTATACTGACACCCAACTGAATAAAATGTTCGTGAACACTTATCAAGGTATTGATACAGTATTCTTAGCTACAACATCTGGATTGGATGTGAGAAATGGAAGTGACCTCGTTAATTATTACAATGTCATATCAGGAACTAAAAACCTCTTATCCGTGGCTGTGGAGTATGACAGCCGTATTGACTGGGGACATGCTTTCGTTGCGTCATCTGGAGGTGTTAATGTTGTCAACCTCAAATCTGGAGAAGTTGAAACCTTTTTAGAATTCAATGGGTTACCAGTATCAGCCGTAGGATATGAGAGATTATATAGTAAGTAACACAAAGAATTAACTTACTTAGTACAGGAGGTAACAATGGGCGATTTTTCATTATCAGTGAATCCCGTTCCGTTGAATGGTGGGGTCCTAATAAGGATTATTGGAAGTTCGAAGCAGTCCCCTGGGGGAATAATTATCCCAGATAATGTTAAGAACATGCCAATTCAAGGCGTAGTGGAAGCGGTAAGTCAAGGTTATGTTCGAGAAGGTTTATTTATGCCCCATGAAGTTCACATTGGAGATGTAGTAATCTTCAACTGGAAAGCTGGTACGGATTTGTTTCTAGATGATGTAAATGGGAAATCCATTGAATTTAGAATGGTCCATGAGAAGGACATAGTAGCTATATTAAAAGGAGTATATTATGGCGAAGAATGACATTAAGGATGCAAAGGCTGACAGTTCGTTTTTTGCTTTCAGGCCAAACGACACGGGGGAGCCCTATGATAGGCCCTCTAGGCAAGATGGTCCTGGGCAACCTGCGTGGAGTAGTCTGAAGCAGAGACAGAAAGGAGAATCACCGCAGAAAACTTATACTGCGGATGAAGTGTCAGAGATTGTTAAACATGCTGTTGCTGAAGCATTAAAGGCAGTAGCAAAAACTGAGAAATCCAAAGATAAGAAGGAGCCAGAGGAGATTAAAATCGGAGGTAAGTAGATGTTTACTTCAACCCACCCATGTCTTTTGTTGTCACATGACTACACCCCACTAAAAATATTATCATTAAAACAAACGTTCAGACTCATGTTCAATGAAAAAGTGGATGTAGTTCTAGAGTATGCTGACAGAGTAGTACGTACGGTCAACCGTGCGTTTAAAGTACCCGCAGTCCTTAGGCTGTTGGGAAAAGTTAGTTTGCGTTTTCAGGTGAAATTATCCCGTAGAAACATTTTATTGAGAGACCATTATAAATGTCAATACTGTGGTAAGGCTGGAACTGCGTCAAATCTAACGTTGGATCACTGTACTCCTCGTTCCCGAGGGGGTCGTTTTAGTTGGGACAACCTAGTTACAGCTTGTGTTGACTGTAATTCGAAGAAGGGAGACAGGACACCTTCAGAAGCTGGGATGGGGCTATTGAGAGGATTGCCCAAACGGATGGAGGTGTTTGAATATTTACAAACTGTAGTAAATATTAAATACCGGATACCCGAATGGTCTGATTTTTTAAAGACATAAGTTTGTGTACTATATATTATATAGACACAGGAAAGTAAGAGGAGATGAAAGAATGAATTTTCAGTATCTAGTGGAAAGCTGTGTCGCACAGTTTAAGGATGAAAAGGTAACAAAAAAGAATGCTGAAGCAATTATACGTAACGTATTTGATGACATCATGCAGGCCCTAAAGGCTGGCCAGAGGATTAGCGTAAGGGGTTTTGGTGCTTTTGATGTTGTGGAGAAGAAAGCGAGGGTATACGTTGAGCCAAGAACCCAAAAGAAAATCAATAAGGAGGCTACTAAGTACCCTAAGTTCATACCTTCGGGATTGCTTAAGGACGCGGTTAAATAAGATGGAATATTTTAAAGCAGAAATAAAGACAACTAAGGAACATGCTCAGAAAATCCTAGATTTGATGAATGAGGCTGAGGTTGAGGAATTGGTTTTAGAGGATATTCCTTTAGAAGCACTATCTGACTTTGTCAGAGATAAGCGGGCCAATATATGGGAAATCATTGTTAATGATGACTACGTAATGGAAGTAGTTTCCAATAAAAAGGGTGCGAGAGCTATGGAGGAAATGGTGAAGGAGCAGAATGGTAAATTTTTTCCATTGATGCCTATTCCTATCTTGAACATCTCAAACTTTGTTAAAGGAAAACGTCCTAATATAATTACGTTAGAGATGGCCCATGTTGCCCCCGGAGAAGAACTTCCCGGTCACGTGTAATTTAGGAGAACTATGGAACATTTTGACAGGAAATTTTTAATTTTTAGTGAGGACTCCGCGGAAGCGAACGCTTGGATAGTTCAATTGACTAAAGCTGGTGTATTGGAGTCTAACTTAGAGATGCAAACCGTAAATATAACATCCAAATTACAGGATAAATCTTATGATGCTTGCATTATCTTAGTTGGGAAATCGCCTCCCAAACTTATTAACACGGTTTTGGCTAATATAAAGTCAAACCGTATGGCGTCTTTACTCCCTGTAGTAGTTATTGCTTCTGGTAATGGTTACGAGGATATTTTTGAATACTACGATAATGGTGCCAATTACGTTGTACGTAATCAGAAAAGGGAGCAGGGTGCTAAAGAATTATGCCATATTTTAGAGAACCTTCTAGTCCTATTAGATAAGTATTTGATGGGACAAGATAAAAGATTCTTAAGATAGTGAAAGAAAGGGGGATTCAATAGAGTCCTCCTACCACCATGGGGCTGAACTAGGATCGATAGGTGGTGAAAGTAGGTTATAAGTTGGTATCCTGGTGTATCATCCAGTAAAATGATGCGAAACAATAAATGCCGAAAATTCAATTTTCGATACAGTTCTATCCTACTTGGAGCAAGACAAACGCGACAGCTTGACTTTCGCGAGCGTTTAATAGAACTTGTGGAGTTCCCCAGTTGACTTTGCAACAGAATAGCTGGGTGGAGCACGTAACTTTGGTTACGCGTGCCCTCTTGTTGGAGAGGTTAAACACCAACTGGTGGAGGCGGCGTAGAAAAAGGGAGATGTTGGTAGCCAATCCGAACCTAGCACTAGCAGGGTTAGTTTAATTAAAACACCCCCAATACGCCCCCAATTTAAATCCTACGGTCGTAGGTATTCCAGCAACTGAAACTGGGATAGGGATGAGAAGGCCAACCGCCACCGTGCGGGAAACCAATTCGCTATCAGTCACTAACCGCTGGGTCCCGAAGAGTTAGAAAACTCTGCTTTGAGTATAAACGGGCTACGATACCTAGAGACTCATAATTGAAAGCCAGACTACACGGCGGGGCAGTACCGCCCAGCTCCACAAGTACATTAAATTGTTGGAGAATTTATTTTTATATGAAAGAATACACTCTTACCCATGATTACTTTAATAATTTGAATTATGAGGGCCCAGCCTATTGGCTTGGTGTTCTTTCGTCTGATGGTTTTGTATCTCAAAAGAACTCCATTGGTATGGAAATATCTATAAAAGATATCGAATGGCTTGAACTTTTTAAAGAGACAATTAAATCCAACCATAAAATTAGTGATAGGATTAGAGGTAAAGCACACACTTGTTCCTTAGCTTTCAGATCTCCCATGATGTCTACTAGATTGAGAGAGTTGGGCTTAGTTCATAATAAAACTTATAATCTCGAACCTTGTAATCTGGTTCCTAAGGAACAAAAAGTGCATTACTACAGAGGGTTGTTTGACGGAGATGGCTCTATTTTTTATCGTCATAGCACTCGTAGTAACCACTGGTGTGTTAATTTTAGAAATACTAAACCTTTGGTGAGAGGCTTCGCCAAGTTTGTTGGCTCAGACAGAGATGTTAGAAAATCACCCAGACGAAATGGGGAGAATTACATTATTGAGTTTTCTGGAAACCCTATTGTTCAAAGAATATTACATCTCCTATATGGGAATTGTAATTTTTATTTGCCAAGAAAATACAATTTATATAAAACCATTATATCTATACCTCCTAGGCCCGAAAGACTTTCACAAAGAGTATCGTCTGATGAGATTGTTAATTTATATAACGAGGAAGGAACTTGGGATTTGGTGGCCAGAAGATTAGGTGTGTCGTGTAGTTATTTAAATGCAACAAGAAAAGAATTAGGACTTTTTTCTCGACAACCGAGGAGACCAAGGTCGCAGTATAGGTAGTTCCAACAAGAAAAAATCGTAATAATGATCTAGCCTTTTTCCTATAATAGGAACAGAAATGTTTAGGGATCTCTTGGTGTGTCTTGATAGACTTTAGGAGAAAGATAATGGCTATTCAAGGAAATTGGGGACTTTTGTTATTAGCAATTTGGCTAATAGTAATACCAGGTATTTGTACAGTTTTTGCTGTTGGGCATCCTGTGCTGCATGTTGTGATGGGAATAGTTGCACTTGTTGCAGGAATTTTAATCCTGATAGGTAGATAGTGGTGCAAATATGTTAGAAATACTTGTGATAGTATTGGTCGTAATTCTTATTTTACGGCTAATATAAGAGGTAACAAAGGATGAACATTGATATCATTAAAAATATTGGACTAATACTGCTTGCGATTTTGTTGATTGTTGGTGGTGCCTTGTTTTTGGTTAGCGGGCAACTACATCTCTCAGTTTACGCAACACAGTTAGTCTATATGGGTTTGGCTATTCTTGCTATGGTATCTGGTGGTTTTATACTACTGGGTAAGTAAAGATAATAAAAGCTAATCTCTCAAATTTATTACTAGTGGTGGTACCCCTTAGGGGAGTTTCCCACTAGTATCTTTACTAAACAAGGAAAGGAAGGAAAAAAGGAATGGACTTCTCTGACATTTCAGCAAAATCTGCTGGTGAGTTGTGTGAAAAACTCAAACATATCAAACTACGGGGCGGGAACACCCAGCCCTATCTAAATTCATTTATTAGTATTGAAACTTTTGACCCCGCCGTTTTGGCACCAACCCAGCGTTACTGTCTTATTAGTGAGTTGAAGAAGATTGAACAATTGCGGTGGGACATTATGAACGAGTTCGGGTGGGATATTCTACAATTGAATGGCTACTTGAAAGTTGACTATTCTAATACAACTGAGACTGCAATAGAAGCAGGTGGCAAACCTTATATCAGTAAAGTGGCTGAGATTAAGACTATAGATATTCTCCCTCCTGTAATTGAAGAGTACGTTGATTGTAGGGGAAACATAAAACTTATCATCAATGATGGGCAACACAGATGTCGTCTAGCTTACCAGATGGGACTTCCTATCAACGTGGCCTACGTTCGTGGGTCTAACAAATCTTATCCCTATTACGCTTACCCTTTGCCCAATGGTTGGGCAGACGTAGAGTTACGTGAAGACATACCAGAGGGCTATGTCAAAAAGTTCCACGTGGCCAAAGACCATAAAGCTCTTTATCGAAATTTCAACAGTGAATTTGAGAATATAGGGGATAGCAGACCTTATGGGGATAAACCTAAGGATACAGGGGATCTCTCTTTAGCCGATCTTGTAAATAATCCGCCATCTACTGAGGAACTTGTTGTTGGTATGAAAGAATCCTTAGAAAAGACAAGAGAGGGTTTCGAAAAACTTCGAGACCAGTTATCTAAGGCCGGTTGTGAAGCCCATGACAAATATTTTTCTGAATTAAAATTACCAGAACTCAAAGATATTGATATATACGATTATGCTACTACAGCAAAGATAAAGGACCTGAGGGATAGGACTGGTGAGCCCAAAATATATTGTAGGGAAGCCTTGATGAAGTCTAAAGGTGATATGGAAAAGGCAGTTGAATATCTTAAGAAACGCGGTTGGGGACCAACATAATGAAATTAGGAGTGGTGGGATCGCGAACGTTTAATGACTATCCCTATATGAAAAGGCTATTAGATGATTTACTCCGTTCCTATTGGGTGTGGAAGTGTACCATTGTTTCTGGCGGGGCTCAGGGTGCAGATTCTCTAGCAATAGATTATGCTAAAGAAGAGGGTCACGACTGGAAAGTATTTCCTGCTAAATGGAGAGTAAACGGTGTTTACGATAGGTCTGCTGGATATAAAAGGAATATAGAGATAGTAGATTACTCTGATATGATAGCAGCTTTTTGGGATGGTCAATCTAAAGGAACCAAACACACAATCGACCTTGCGATGAAGCAAGGTAAGCCAACCTATATCTTTACGGACTGGAATGTAAATGGAACGGTATCTCAATCTAGCAACACAATTAAGGCCGATTAAATTCGAAGACGTTATATACAACGATCAAGTAACTTTAGTTCTTAAGAGCATGCTTACTGCTAATCGTGTACCTGCGGGTATACTTCTATCTGGGGTTAGAGGTTTAGGTAAAACTACCTTAGCCCGTATTTTCGCCCGCACGTTGGACTGTCAGAATAGGCAGAACGGTTATGAACCTTGTAATGAGTGTGAGAGTTGTAAGATGTCTCTTGCGGGGCATCACCCAGACATTATGGAGGTGAGTGGGTCCACAAATGGAAACATCGAGGATATTCGTAAGTTAATGGACCATGCGATGCTAACGCCTATAGCGGGCAACTACAAGGTTTTTATTGTTGATGAGGCCCAAGGTCTCGGTAAGTCACAATCCTCGTGGGACGCCCTTCTGAAGGTCTTAGAGGAGCCCCCTTCCCATTTAGTTTGGATTTTTTGTACAACGAACAAAGCAAAAATCCCTGACACTATAAAATCTAGATTGGTGTCCTTGGATTTAAAGAGCATTCCGACTGGAGTTATAGCCGACTATATTATTGAGATAATAAAAAAACAAATTAAAGAGAAGGGTATTAAGGTCAAAGATATAAAGGAAGCGGCAGCGGTAGTTGCGTTTGCTTCTAAGAATTCTATGAGGGACGCCCTAACCTTATTGGAAAAGGTGATACCTTATTGCAAGGAAAAGGGGTGGAATCAAGAGTCAGCCTTATTCTCTATCGGCTCGATGGACTCAGCTAAGGCCTTTGCTATTTTGGATTGTGTGGCTAATAAGGATTCTAAAGGTTTATGGGCGGTTTTACAGGAGATATTAGAGTCGGGGGTCGATCCTGACACTTTGTTTAATGATGGTATAGTTGATGCTGTGTCTAATCTGCTTTTGGTCTCCTCGGGTGGCCAACCTCTTTACATAGACCAGTATATAGCGTGTTTCAAATCTATAGGTATTCCACGTATTCTATATATTTCTGACGTCTTAGCCCGACGCACGGACCAGTTTAATTCTAGTAATAACAAAAAATTTATGCTTCAATTGATTGCTTTGGAGATTTGTATGTAATGTATGCGTCCGAGTTCCTACAAAAAGAGTTACCTAATATTAACAAGGTTTTCCTCAGTGGAGAGAATACTTTTGTCCGCGGGCTGGTAATTGATAAATTGATACAAGGTTGGGGCGTCACAGAAGCTGTAAATGTGACCAAATCATCTGATTTAAAAGTTTATGGTAATTATACAATATTTGGCCCCAAACTTATTGCTTACATATTTGGTAATAAGGTTGAACCCAAAGAGGGTCTTAATTTTGTAATTAAGATTTCATCAAAAAAGATTACACAGAAATATAAATCTCTAGGATTTTGTGAAATTATTTGTAGTGACTTTTTTCCAAATCAAATAGAAGCGTTTTGTCAGCAATATTTGACCCAGTTAAGTGTTAATTTACCAACAGTTTACACAAAGTTTATATGTGTGTCATGTGGTTATGATATGGTGGCCATAACTAACACGGCAAAAATGTTGTCTTTTTTAGACCAAGCTTATGTACAGTCCCTATCTTATCAGGATTTTGCCCTGATATGTGGGAGGCTTTCCGTGTCGGAAGAGACTGTTATTGTAAACCATTTCATAGATGGGGAGTACGCTGAGTTTTTAGACAAGTTAAATGAGAACCCAAGATTGAGTTCGGCAGTACTCTGGGGCTTGGTGTTTACATTACTTAGGGTCCGAGATACGATGTGTTTAACTAAAAACCCTACTTGGTTTCAACGTAGACAAATCGCATGTGGAAAACGTATGGAACATTATGGGCTAGATAGAGTCATAGTATTTACATCTAGGTTGGCGGAATCATTTTCTTTAAAATTTCCCCAAATAATGTTGGATTTGAATCGATTAATAAAGTGTATAAAAGGAGAATTAAACGTAATGGCAGGATTAAATAAATGATTATAGATGCGACTGACCGTTTATACTACCACAATGCTCTAGAGTATGTTGTTGAACAATTAGAGATTACAAGGAATTTTGCTAAGTACAATGGGTTGACTTCTTTTACTAGTGAGGATGTGTCGGAGCAAGCAATAACGTATGTGAAACACTGGTTGTTAAGTTCTCACGGTGAGCAGTGGTTGTCCACCCTTGGCTATTCTAAGGTTCTAACTTCTTACTCAGGTTGTATTACTTTAGCAACTTCGGGCACCATAACTCTTGCTGATTATTGTCCAGTTTGTAGTGGAATTTATAATCAGACCGATGGCACAATGTGTGAGTGCTGTGGTAGGACAATTTGTCGGCCTTGTTCGACGATAGTGGACACTCATTATGGAGTGGAGTGGTGCGAAAGTTGCGTGCAACGAGAAGCATTAACTAACATATTGCCTCATAATGAATAGTTATCACCATTTTAGGAGGTATGTTAAAATGGCCCGAGAGTGGGAACTTCCCGAAGTTAATGTCTTCGATCCTGATAATCCTTATGAGGTTCGGGGGGATTCTAATGCTAGAAAATTAGAGGCACGAAGGTTTCGGCCAGAGAGTTTGACTCAGGCTGACGCACGTAGTGGGTCTAACCGAAAATGGCTTGAATTGTGGCCTAACCGTTATTTGGTTAAGGAATTACGAGAAAGAAATAGGTTGGAGGGGCAGATTTAAGTATGGGCAAAGGTAGATTGAACGGATCACGTGACAAAAAAGAACGTCATGGAGAAACTTGCCAATGTAGGAGATGTAGAGCTAGGTCTGAGGCTTTAGAGCGTAAACCGCCTAGAATTAGACCGATAGATTACGCGAATTTTATTTCACGTAATTCGGAAGATGAAAACTAAATACGAGATTATGAAAGAGGCTGGGGGCGTTCTCAACGACGCCTTTGGCCTTATTTTTTGTGACCTCCGTGCAGGTAAGGATTTAGGTGCCCTTAACATCGAGGTGGGTAGGTTCTTAGCAGATCGAGGAGCCATATCGGGGTTATTGTTAGCAGGTTTCCCCTTTAATATGAGTGTCAGTATAGATTATGAGGTGGTACAAGGTTACCCAGATAGGGTTGTTCAGGATGACCATATAATATCTGTAGATATGTCGATATGCTATAAAGGTGTTTTTGTTGATAAGGCTCGAACTATTGCGATGCCTTCGGCGGAAGAACTTAAACATAAATTAGCCAGCTTAGTTATGAGTGTGGTCCCAACAGTATCTAATAAAATCTATGCAGGAATGGGTGTAGGTGATTTAGGGGGTTTAATTCAAGCTGTTTTGGAACAAGACCCCAAATTTAGGGCCTGTAATTATTTTCACGGGCACGGGATAGGGGACCAGATGCATGAATCACCTATGATTCCCAACTATAATAATAGGTCTGAAGAATCTATTAATGAGGGACAATTTATTACTATAGAACCTATAGTATATGGTTACCCGATTCGTAGATTATTTTTTGACCACAGGTGGACGATAACTTCGGATGAACTTAGTGCTCATGCGGAAGATACTGTTTATATACAGAATAATGGGATAGAGGTTTTAACATAATGCTTAGTATTTTTTTATTTATGATTATATCATTTTGGATGTCTAGCATCATTGTTGAGCAGAAAGTTTTTCAGGAGGCACGGGAATTTATTGTAAATCTTTATGAGAAAAATAAGGAGTCCCTGTTTCTTAAAAAGTTGTGCCAACTGGTAATGTGTGTTATATGTGTAGGTTTTTGGTCGGGAGTATTCATTACTTGGACTGGTTTTGATGTGTTTAAGATAGACCCTTTTTGGGACCTTTTTTATGGAGGCCTGTTAGGTTCCTTCTCATCCTATATAGGTTTGGTCATAACTAGTATTATAGACGCGGTGTTACAGATTAAGTTTGGAATAGAAATATAATGGTATGGTGTTATTTATGTATTGGGAAAATGATAATGAAGAAAAACGTAAGGTACGCAGAGAAGAACGCTTACGGGCGAAGAAGCTTGGTCTACCCGAGCCCCAGATGATTCCAGCGGAAATAATAAACGATCCTAGTAAAGAAATATTAGAAATACTTTCTAAACAGACAGAGATATCACTGGATCAAAGTAAGAAGATTGACCAGCTATCCCAGATTATACTGGAACAGCAAAAAGTGATAGACAAGATGAATGCACAGCCAGAGGTAATAAGGGAGGTAATTAGAGAGGTTCCTGTGGAGCCAAATGGCAAAGAAATTGAACCTAAAAAGAAAGACTTTATAAAATTAGAGGATATTGATGTGAATGTGATCGATACAAGTGGAATAGAGGCAGTTGGAGACGCTGTAGGAACCGTAACACAAGGACAGAATATTACTAGTCAAGTTGAAAAACTAAAGAAATTAAGGAAGAGAGGTTAAAACTTTGGAGGAGATTATGGAGAATAATTATAAGTTGGGAGTGGGTCTAGACGTCGGAACATCATTCTTGCAAGTTGCTCGGATGAAAGAGGACGGACAGGTGGAGTTTAGATCGGAGCGGGATGCCTTCTTCGTTATGATTCCACAGGGTAAAGCAAACACCAAAATGATAGAGCAGATGCTTAAACAGAAGGGAGCGTTTACTTTAAAAGAAGAGGGCCGATTTTACATAGTAGGAGAACACGCAATTTCCCTAGCGAACATTAGGTTGCAGCCTGTGGAGCGTCCCCTTAAAAAGGGCGTACTTAGCGATAGTGAAGCAAACACATTCGGCATGCTTTCTAAGTTGATAGAGTCAGTTGTTGGCAGGGCCTCTAAAGCAGGAGAACTTTGTGTGTATACATTCCCTGCGGATCCTGTAGATGAAGACTTCGATATAATCTACCACAAGAACCGTATGGCAGAGATTTTAACGGGTTTAGGTTATAAACCTATGCCGTTGTTGGAGTCCATGGCACTGGCCTATTCGGAACTCTTGGATGATGACCTCACGGGAATCGTAATATCAGCGGGTGCCGGGATGCACAATCTTTCTTTGACCCACATGGGAGAGAACCTTATCTCTTTTAGTATTGCTAGTGGTGGGGATTACATAGATAAATCAGTTGCTAAACAACAAAAAATTTCAGAAACAATTGTGCAGGCAGAAAAAGAATCTGGTATAAATTTGTTAAATCCGCAGGATAAACTACAGAAAGCAATTTCTATTTATTATGATGCACTTATAAATTATGTGGTAGATGCTTTGGAAAAGAAATTTACAGATTTAACACAAATGCCCAGATTTGAGTCGAAGATTCCTATCGTAGTAGCGGGTGGAACTTGTTTACCAGAGGGCTATCTAGAAAAGATGTCCTTTGCACTTATGTCAAAGAATTTTCCATTTGAGATAGGTGATATTCGTAGAGCAACCAATCCAGATCCGCTTCGAAGTGTCGCGAATGGTTGTTTGATTTACGCTCAAATGGAGCTAGAGGAGTAAGATAATGAAGTTATGCCCTAAGTGTGGGATAACCAAAGATGTAGGTGAGTTTTGTAAATCCAAACAATGTAAAGACGGGCTTCATAGTTGGTGTAAGGAGTGTAATGCTAAAAGCATGAGAGCCCGTAGAATTGTCTGGAAGAATAATCAAATATGTAATGAGTGTGGTACAAACAATAGAATTGAAGGTAAAACAAGATGTGAATATTGTTCAACCAGACACAATAAATCCAGCGGTGAGTTGACCAGAAAATACATTCAGGAAGGGAGATGTACACGGTGTGGATCTCCAGCAGAAGAAAATCATAAAATGTGCAACCTTTGTCGTCTAAAAAATAATCGGCGTTTAAAGGAAATACATCAAAAATTTAGTGCTAGGGTAGGTGACTACTTTGGTGATCAGTGTTACATTTGTAAATTAGAATCAACAGATTATGAAATTTATGAGTGTCATCATCTTGATCCTTCTACTAAAGAGAGTCAAATTTCATTGTTGTCAGCCAAAGATTGGGATTCTATTGTTGTTCCAGAATTGGAGAAATGTATCTATCTCTGTAAGATCTGTCACGCCCGGTTGCATGTTGGGAGGTTCGACGAAGACCTAGCCTCAGGTGAATTAAACTTAATTCCAGGTAAAGTTGGACAATATCCAAAATTAAAGGTGGTAGGAGGAGAGTAACATGCCTAAAATAGAAAACAAATTAGAACTGTCTGGTTATGCGTGGTTTGATGATGAAGGTTCCATTGTGTGGGCCCTAAAAGAGAAATTGGAGGATGTTCCTCCTCACCAACGCCCTGAGGGGTGTAGTGCTGTTATAATAGAAATTTATCCAACAGAAGAGTGGCATAGTAAGGCCAGGAGGGAGAAGGAATTTCTGGGAGACGTGGCTAGCCAGGTCAACCAGTTAACTAGTGAATTAAAGGCATTACAAAATTCAATGAGAGCGAAGGGATAAAAATATGGCAAATATAGTAAAATCATCCAGTCTGGGTGAAATGTTCGATGAAGATAGGACCAAGATGACCAAAAAAAGGCGTGATATGATCCACAAACACCGGAAATGGGCGGATGTTTATGGTCCAGAATTGCCAGTACAGATAGGTAATAATAGGAAGTTGCCCCGCCTTCCCAGAAGTTATGGTATCGCGTGTGAATCTTGTGGACACGAGATGGCAGTATCAAAGATTACCTATATAGTTATCTGTAGTAAATGTGGTAACTTGTGTAAGATAGAAGGAGACGAATAATGAGTGAGTCATATATTCAATCCGTCTTTGATATTATGGATGGCAAGTTACGTTACGCTAACGTGGATAAGAAAAAGCGTGGGAGAAAACCGGGTTATCAACATTCTCAAGAAACAAAAGATAAGATTGCTGATAAAATGCGGGACAGGATAAAGGATGACGAGACTAAAGAAAAAATATCTAAATCCCTCCGAGGGATACCCAAGCCCTTAGGGGTGAGGAAAAAGATATCTGAGTCAAAGAAGCAACCTAAAAACTCTATCGCAGCTGATTTGTTAAATCAATACAGTGGAGTAAAGAAAGAAAAGGATGTTCCGATGACCACAGCTGAATGGTTGGATAAGTGTGGGTATAGTAGGATAGAGATTTGTAGATGGATTAGGGACAATTACGATGAATTTAATACTTCAAACGATATATGTTCCGAGAGTGACATGAAAGAGGGTTTTTATAAGGGTTCACCGATAGAAGAGGAAGGTTTTCATATGGACGATTGGAGGGATATTTATTAATGAGAAAATTTACAGATGTACCAGAAACTTTTAAGTTGGAGCTTACTTTGAATGAGGTAGAATTAGACAAGCTATTTGCGGCAGTTCATTACTGGAAAGAAGACTACCCAGAGCTACAAATAGTTTTTGATAAACTTCAGGAGTCAGCAGGAGCAGGTTGGGCCCCCTATGACGAGGTTGAGGAATAAAATGGCCACAACTGGTAGACCTAGGGGACGGCCCCCTAAGGCTAAAACAAACACGAAAAATTATAACCCAAAATCTAGGGCGAATTTACGTCAATATAGTCAAGGTAAGCAGTCAGCTGAACAAGCTAAAATGATAAAGGCTATTACTACCGAGATCGAGATAGAGATTCCGCCAGAGATGTTGGAAGTAATTATACCAACCAAGAAAGTTTTTAGTAATGATGAAACTAAGCGATTTTTACAATTGCTTAAACTACACCTAAAAGAGCTTTCTAATGATGATAAGATTACTTTCGCTGACATACAGAATGTTGCGGAGTTATGTAAGAATATTATTATGGAAGATAGGCTCTTGGCGGATGCTCAAACTAAGGCAAAGGCAAATCCGACTGCTATTGTTGACGTGATGGCAACGATAGATAAACTTAAGAAAAGGAACCAAAGTTTAAGTGATAGTTTGGCTACCAACAGGAATGTGCGTATAGACCCCAAGGCTGGTGGAAATATTACTATATTGGATTTATTAGAGGCGTATGAGGTTGGGGAAACCGCATCTATTGCAGAAAAGTTGGCTATTATGGAGAAGGAAGAGGCAGAAGAGGCTGGACCAGATAAGTACCAAACTACTGTAGATGGGATGATAAGATAATATGCGGTCACCAAACCAAGATATATTTTCAGCAAGCAAAGATTTGGTCGATGCTTGGAGACGTTACCCCGCGTTGGCCGCGAGAGACTTGCTTTATAACCCAATTTCAGAGACAGAGACCGATTGGTTCTCACTGTCCCCTATACAACGAGTAGTTATAAATAGGATTTGGCGTGCACGTAATAGTATTAATGTTGCATGTCGTGGTTTTGGTAAGACTTTTGGGGCAGCTACTTTGGCTACTTTGACGGCATTACTTTACCCAGGTAGACGTGTTGGTTGTATGTCGGCTTCTTTTCGACAGTCTAAACAGATATTTGAAGAAATTACACAGATTTGGAGTCGTTCCCCATTACTTCAGGCTTGTACTGAACGTGCCCCCATCATTTCAAATGATTCCTGCCGCCTCGTTTTCAAAGCTGTTTCTGGGCATAATCCCTCTGTTATTATAGGCTTACCATTAGCAGATGGGGCTAGGATTCGTGGAAACCGTATGCATACCCTTATACTAGATGAGGCGAACATTATTCCAGAGGACACCTTCCAGACTGTTTTGAGGCCTTTTGGTGCTAGTGCCTTGGAACCTACAAAACAAGTCAGAATTATTAAAGAGAAAAAAAGAATCTTAGCGTCAAACTTCTCTGATGAGAAGAAGGCTCAACTTTTGTCTTTTTTGGACAAGGGTTCGGGGGCTAACCAGATTCATATGTTTCTTTCTGGGTATTTCTCCTTCAACTGGGTTTATGGTTTATATTGTAAATACTCGGATCGTATGCATGGAATACGGAGGCCAGATTCTGACGGTTTGGATGAAACCTATACGGATAATCCTATGGATTACGCGACATTTCAGATTCCTTACTGGTCTCTGGAAGAGGGGTGGTTAGTAAAGGCAGGTATTGAAGATGCTAAACGAGATATGTCCTCACTACAGTTTCGTATGGAATATGAAGCCGCGTGGATATCAGATTCTGGTGGGTTCTTTAAAGCTTCCGACGTTGATAAGTGTAAAGATAATTCCTTAAAGATACTTTCTAGTGGATTACCCGGAAAAACTTATATTATGGCGTTTGACACAGCCAGAGTTAATGATGCTATGGCTATTGTTATCGCTGAGTATGACCTCCATGCTGGAATGAAGGTGGTGAGGGCCGAGCAGTATTTTGGGAAAGACGCATTTACCCCCGATATGGTTGAGAGATTGTTTGAGTTGGCTCGTTTATTTAACCCCATCCACATTGTGGCAGACGCAGGCGGTGGCGGTCTTCAGATAATAGATTATTTAGCAAAAGGTTTGACTTCTAAAGATGGTACCAATTATGCTCCTATATTTGATATGGATGATGAATCTTACCGAGGGCAGAAAGGACGACATATTTTGCAGAAAATTGATTTTAGCCCTACGTGGTTGGATGATGCTCACCAATACGCGTATGGGATGTTACAAAAAAGAGAAATTGCCTTTCCTACTATATCTATGGAGGGAGATTCCTCAGATAAGGCTTTGAATGCAAAGCACACAGATTACCAGACTATTGTCCAGATGATGAATCAAATCATAAGTATAGAGCCGAGCGAGACAAGAACTGGTAGGACCCACTATGATTTACCTAAAACTGGTGGTGGGTTTGTTAGACATAAGGACCTTTATTCCGCTTGGTTGATGTTATGTTTTGTGACTTATACGATGACAAAGAAGTTATTAGGGCCTGTTAAAAGGATGCCTCTTATGGGTATTATAACACCGCGTGGCGGTTCTTACGGGATGTGGTAATTAAAAGGAGATGATAGAAAATGGCTAGAAAGAAAAATCCGCTGAATGCGGCTAAAAAAGAAGTTGCTGATTATATAAAGGACTATCCCGGTGCTGAATTGGCCACCGTTGTAGATGCAGGGGAAGGCAAGAAACATTACATATTTAAACCTGTTAAATTAGCATCTTTAAAAAACCAAGGCACAGTGGCGGGTGTTCCAGAAGAATATCATACTAAACATAAGGCACGAGCCTCCGTTATGTATCGAGATTATTTACTTCGTTCTGATTTGGACCTGACTAAACCAGACGTTGTTAATGAACCCCCGCATAAAATCTATGAGCGTATCAGGTCCTATTATAGGTCTAAAGATGTGTTTGGTTCTTATGTAGATGTCTTATGTGACTTATCTATCTCAGGCTTTGAGAATGATTGTGAAGACATGAAGGTTAAGGAGTTCTATGATAACTGGTGTCAAGATGTAGATATGGAGGAAGTTTTGGAATGGATATTCCATGAGTTTTTCCGTTCAGGTTTTGTGCGTACCTATAAGGTATTAGGAAAGTATGAACCACAAACAAACCGTTTATCACCAGTGGATACTCCCCCAGAACCTATGGCTCCCAAAAAGGCTCAGGGGGAATCTGATGAGGAGTATGAAATTAACAAACGTTTATGGGAAATGGGAGAAGTTCTGGATAAACAAGCGGATGAGGAAAAGTTTGAATATGCGGAACGAAAGAAAAGGTGGTCTAAAGGTTTTATACCTATTGCTTACACAGTGTTGAATCCGACTGAGATAGAATTGGTTGGTCCTCCAGTATTTAATCAGACTAGGGTAGTGTTAAGGATATCTCCTGAGTTAGAACAATTAGTTAAGCGTGAAGAAGTTAAGGGTGCCCTGACCCCTGCAGAAAAAAATGTCCTAGATAATCTTCCTCCAGAAATTAAGTCCGCTATTAAGAGTGGAGAAGATGTAGAGCTGGATCCAGATTGTGTGGGGGCCATAGATAACAGAAGGATGCCTTATGAAAAATACGCCATCAATCCTATGGTGAGAGCCTTGGAAGCTGTTGAATATAAGGAAGCACTTAGGGAAGCGGATTACAGTACCATAGATGGTATCACATCTGAAATTCTTGTTGTTACTATTGGTGATAAAGATTTTCCTGTTACAGATGAAGAAGAGATACAAGCAGTAGCTGATTTATTTAATACGGCACAGAAGTCCTTTGGTGTATTCTGGAATCATACCCTGTCGGTTAAACGTTTGCCGATAGAAAATATAGACCAGATTTTTGGGGCTAAGAAATTTGAGCAGGCTGAAGTTGATATCTCTGGTTCTATGCGGGTTCCACGTGCCTTACTGGATGGAGTTATGATTGGGTCTACCAGCAAAGAGGCTCTAAGTTTATCAGTTAAATCACTAACTGCTTTGATAAACTATGCACGTCGGCAAGTAACTCGTTGGCTTTATAGAGAATATAGCCTGATTGCTGAGTCTTACGGGTTCAAACGATACCCGACGGTTCGTTGGGATACGTTCGTTCTTAAAGATGAGCTTGCAATAAAGACCCTCCTAATGGGGATCGTAGACCGACGCATAGCTTCTTACGAGACCGTTCTCAAGTTACTTGGTTTTGACCCAGGATACGAAAAGAAAATGATGAAAAAGGAAAAGCAGTCTGTTGTTGACGGGGATATTGGTATCATTGGTTCACCTTACCAGAAATCTGCTGGAGGTGGTGGGGATGTGCAACCTACTCAGAAAACCCCATCTGGTACTCCTAGTGAGGGGCGTCCTAAGGGCCAGCCCTCACCAAAAACACCGGCACCTGCAACCCCCGAAGGTAAGACAAAACACGTTATCAAGAAGGAGACCAAAACGGTCAAAGAGGAGATTAGACAAGCTGCGTCTTTGGCTAATACATTTGGTGATTTATCGTTATCCGACATTGCTAAGATGCAACAGGTTTTGTCCGTATTGAAGCGGGAAAAAGAGAACGAGGAAGTTTTATTATCTAGCCTTCTAGAACAAGAAGAAGGTTCTTATGAGGAGGAGTAGATTCTATGAGTGGGCCTTGGACCAATCAAGAGATTGAATTTCTAAAAAATAATAGAACACTGTACACTGTGAAGGAAATAGCTAATATACTAGGTCGAGGAGTACCAAGTGTCTATGTACGCTTAAGTAAGTTAAAGGTTCTGAAGAATCAGAGATGGACATCAGATGAAGAATCCTTTCTTCTTGAGAATTACTTAGTAATGACAGATAAGCAAATATCTAATAAACTTACAGGAAGGACACCTACTGATGTAAATCATAAAATAAAATACTTAGGCTTGGTAGGGACTAGACCAGATGGGAGGATTACTTATTCCTATGACTATAAATTTTTTGCCATCCCAACCGCCCTAAATAGTCAAGTTGCTGGTTTTATAGCCAGCGATGGGTGTATTCAAAAAAATAAGGTTGTTAACATCCATATTCATGAGCGAGACCGAGATTATCTTGAGAAGATTGTTGGGCTCACGAAATTCACGGGCCCAATCCATAAAACTGGGAGCCATATGCTTAGACTTGATTTTTGTGGAGGGTTCTGGGTGAGTGATTTAAAACAAAATTTTTTGATTACTCCCGTTAAGTCACTTACTTTGAAGCCACCTACCCACTTAAACGTTGAATGCCAACGTGCTTTTATTCTAGGACTTCTTGATGGGGATGGGTGTATTAGTATTCAAAAGGGCGGCTCAAAAAAGCTGTTGAGGGCAAGTTGGGCAGGGACAGAGCAGACAATGTCCTTTATCAAAGTTTTTATGGATACTCACATGCCTCCAAATAATCATTACATTGCTAATTTAGTTAAGCTTGGCAATATATTTACATATACTGTAAATGGAGATCGAGCGGTAAGGATTCTTAGATATTTATATAACTCTGAGTGCCTAAGGCTTACTAGGAAATACGAAATTTTTAGGAGGTTTGTGACTGATGTATAAGTATAAATTGAAGGCCACAGCAGGATATCCCATTGACTTTTCTATCAACAGAAAGGCTATTCCTGATCTGTACAAGCATATTGCGTTTCCTGATGTAGTTACAGAGGATCTAGTTGTTTTTGCTGGTAAAATGTGTGAAAGCGGGCCTAATCTTAATAGAGCTTTCTTTGCCAATGACGAGCTTATTAAAGCTTACCCATCTTTACTCTATAAAGCTGTTGATATTGAGCATGAAATAGATAAAGTTGTAGGTCATATTTATTCTGGAGTTTACGTCAATAGATCTGATAATAGTATGATTGATGTTGCACAGTATGCCCAATCTTCCCAAGCAGATCTTGCTAAGCAGGCGATTGATGTAGTAATTGGAGGGTTAGTTTATATTGATAGATTTCCTGCACTACAGAGCCCTATTGAAAGAAAAGCCTACGCTCTAAGTATGGAGTGTTATCTAGAAAGTTTTTCAATTTTGCTAGAAAATGGCACAATGCTAAGTTTAGACGAGGCCGAGGCTTTTGGGTTGGGGGAGTTTATAGAGCAATTGATGGGTGAATTTAAGTCCGAAGAAGAGTTTAATCGAGCCCACACACTTAATGTGATCTTTGCTGATGCAACTCAAAAACAAATGAAGATTTATAAGTATTTACATAATATTACTTGGGGAGGTGTAGGTCTTGTGATTCAGCCTGCTTGTCCTAGCTGTACAATTCAAAGTACAAGCTGCGATTGTGAGGATCTAAAAATGGCGGCATCTTCCCAAACTTTAATACCAACTCTTGATTTACGTAAAGTAGACTCATATATGAAATCAATTCGTGAACATGGAGGGACAGTTATGGTCCATCAAGTAACAGAAGAAATTAAACCGGAGGAAACAGCTCAACCCGAAGTTACAATTACAGAACCTCAAGTAGAAGAGGCAGCGATAACCCCAGTAGTGGAGAATACAAATGTGGAAGTTGCCGAGCAGATCGACACTATACGTGACGCCCCTCCTACTATGGTTCCTGCCCCAAGTAGTCCTCCGAAGACACCAAACGATATCACTTCTCATTCGGCCCAGTGCTTGCAGTACCGTTACCAAGAAGAAATTTCTTGTCTATTTGCGAACGCTACCTGTGAGGCGGCGGGCGATAGAAAGGATAAAAGTTGTAGGCGTTGGTTCCAAGATGACCACGGTGTTTGGAAATTTGATTCTCGTAACAGCATAACCGATGAAGAAGAAATTGTTGTGAATGAGAGTATGGAAGACCCCGGTGAACTGGATGACGAAACTGCTAAAAGAAAACATTTGGAGTGGTTAACTAGAAAGATCGAATCTTTGGAATATGCCCTAGAAGCCTTCCATTTAGAGCGTGATCTGGCTCGGAAAAAACCTTCTTCTAAGAGCGAAAAATAAGGAGGACTAAACTATGTCTGATGATTTCAATTACAGCGGAAGAAAGTCAAGTGATCCAAAACCTTATACTGGTTACGCTTACCAAGATATTACCGTTTCTGGGGGGACAGACTATAGCCTGAAGACCTATACCACATTCTTCGACACAGTGACAGCTCCAGTAAAGTTGACCATAACAAACGGGGGTACTGCTATAGGTATAAAACTTAATAGCAACACAAATGACTTGATTAATATAGCCGCTAATACCGGGCGTATTGTGGAGAGCTTTGCTGTTACAGATATTTACGTAACTGCGTCTGGTTCTGCAACTTTTGGGGTGTTCGCTCTAGGTTGGAGGTAACCATAGAGATAAGATATGTCAGAAAAACATCTAGGAGTGCCCACGAAGAAATTGCCGAATTATTGGACAGACGAGGAGGACCAAACTATTATTCGAGAGTTTGAAAATGGACTTATGTACAAGGATATGATTTACTTTCTTCCTAGAAGATCAGCTTGGTCAATTAGAGATCGTGCCTTATTTTTAGGATTAAGTAAAAAAAACAACGTTAATCTAAATAGGAGCAGTAAGAGTCATCCTAAGTACAAGGTAAACTCAGAATTTTTTAGTAAACCTAACACTTTAAATTCTTACATAGCTGGCTTTATTGCTGCCGATGGGTATATCTATGAAAAGAAAAAAGCAGTGTCCATCCACCTTAATCGTCGTGACGAGGGCCATTTACTAATGATAAAGGAGAAATTAAGTTATTCTGGTGTTATTCGTTATTGTAAGACAGATGAATCTGCTACTCTCTGTATTTCAGGCGTGCCTAGGTTGTTAGGTGATCTTAAAAATAGTTTTAATGTTATTCCTCGAAAGACAAACATCTTGGAGCCTCCTGAATTGAGTTTATCAAACTCTCTTCCCTTTATCATTGGGTATATAGACGGGGACGGATCTCTAGGGCTTTATGGAAAAACACAGAGTCCTTTTCTTTCTATAGTAGGAACCTATAATATGCTGATCTGGATCAGAGACATCTTTAACCAAATCGGCAATGTGGGGATTGATAACAAAGTTGGTCAAGCAGGAAAAAGTAAAGCAAGTATTTATACTTTAACTGGACGGAAGGCACAGAAGATTATACAAATACTATATAATATTCCTCATATTCCTAAACTTGACAGAAAATGGAATCCCGAAAAAATCTTTCCGATTTTGGAGCGAAAATTTAGAAATGGCTGAACAAGCAACTGGCATTAGCACAAGGAATCCAGATACATGGGTGGCTACTTTCGAGGGATCTGAAATTGTTGGGGGCCACACTAGACAGATACAGGTCGTAGGCATTACCACAGGAAAAATTGCAGGTGGTCTCTCTCGTTTATCTGTTTCTACCAACGACTCTATGGACGTTACTTCGGTATCTGGCTCTGTGGTAGTGGGGGACAACTCTCATTTGGTTTGTTATGTGACTCATACGCAGAATAATGGTGCTTGTTTAGTTACACCTCTTCTTTGTGATAATGATGGTGTGGTTATTGGGTATTTACCACCCAAGATATCCAATGTTAAGGTTCCAGTGCAAAAGAGTGGAAAATACTTATCAATCTGTTTAAGTTGGGAAGTTATGAGCACTGGTGCTTGGAAAATATTTCCCTTAGTATCAGAATTAAGTGACGGAAACAGCGTTGATGTTTATACTTACACATTTTAAGGAGTGGGCCGTAACCTCATATAAAAAAACAGGTAATTGTTAGGAAATGGTTACCAGTTGATTGTAGGAGGTTAATATGCAACAACTATTATTTGGAATAGAGCTGGGGCTAGCGATTGGGAGGATTATCCTCACGATTATAGAAGTGTTAGATAAGGAGACAAAATAGAGTTTTGGGATCGACAGACTCAGATGACTTAATGGGAGGCATCAGCGTGGAGAAAAAAAGAGTTAATAATAGGTTTACGGAAGAAGAGAAGAAATTGATTGGGGAGTTATATCCTCAAGGACGTTTTTCTGAGCTAAAGGAATTGTTGTCATATAGACCGTGGAATTCTATTAAGGATATGGCACACCACAATAAACTAAGTTTTAATACCCATGATAGAAACATTTATACTGAATCGGAGAAACAATTACTGGTAGAGGTATATGATAGGACTAGCAAGGAAGAGTTACAGAAATTATTTCCTAATCATACTTGCAATTCGTTACGTACTGTTGCGGGGAAACTAGGTGTAACACACAGGAGGATATATTCTGTTAACCAAAATTACTTTTCTACATATACACCTAATTCTTGTTATTGGGCTGGATTTCTTGCCGCCGATGGTTTTATTTGGGCTGCTAGGAATAGAGTTAAGATAAATCTGCAGGAGCAGGACTTAGTTCATCTAGAGGCGTTCAAGTCTGATGTGGATTATACAGGAAATATTAGGTGTGGAGATAACGGTGGGGAAGCTAAAGGAAAGAGGTACTGCTGTCTTGAAATAATGGGAGTATCTCAGTGGATATCTGACCTAGATAAGAATTTTAATGTTACACGAGGTAAGAGCTTGTTTATGCCTTTACCAAATATTCCCAGTGATTATTTACTCAAATGTTTTATCGTCGGATTCATTGACGGGGATGGTTCTATTATCCATAGGTCCAAGTTAAATAAAAATGGCAAGACAACTAAATCCTTGGATTTGATATTACTCGGAAATCAAGAGATTTTATCTCCAATAAAAAGAAAATTTGATTTGTGGTATCCACCACCAACTAATTATAAACCAGCATCTCCTTATTTTAGGAGACACTGTAATGGGTACGACGCGTATACTTACCAGTTTGGTGGGGCAAGGGCTGATCTAGCACTTAAGGATTTGTCACAATGTAAGGTTCCATTTTTGATGAGAAAATGGAATAAAGTTTTTGAGAGGTTATCCTAAAATGGCCACGTTACTCGTATCAGATTTGCACATCGGAGATGGGAAAAGTAAATACCTTGATTTCTTAGCCTATTTAGAGAAAACTGAGAACATAGATAAACTTGTTCTTGTTGGTGATACATTTGATTTCTGGGTGTCAGGTCTAGACAACTGTCTCGAATTAGGAAAACCTCTAATTGATTATGTCGTCTCTAGGTTTGGTCATGACAATTTACATATTTTGGTTGGTAATCATGATGCTTCTTTATTTTTTTTGAGAGACACACTTCCATTTATTCATAAGTCCCTTAGGTTCCCAGTTGGTGATAAAATAGCGGTTTGTCTACATGGTAATGTTTTGGATGATAATCCTTATCTAAAAACAAGATTCTCTCACTATATGGCTTGGTTTATAAATAAATTTGACGCGTGGGCCAAAATAGATACTAGAAAATCTCTAGTGAGTCTGTCTGAAAGAATTAAGGATGACCCATACGATAAAGTGATAGCGGATTATGAGCAAAAGATAGCAGATGTATTTGACGGAAAATTCGACTATGTAATTACAGGGCATACCCACCTTTTTCCCTATATCAAAAAACTTAATAACCTGATTTATTTTAATATTGGGGATTCGATGCAACATAGCACACTGTTGATTGCTAAAAAAGACGGGTTTTACCTATATGATTATATAGCAAACAAAACTATAGATGCCCACAAGGTTTAACCATGAGAGTAGAAAAGCCAAAGTTTATAGGCAGAGACGGAGTAGGAAATTATGGTGCTGGAATGGTGGGTTTCAGTTTTCGTGATAACAACCTGATTTCACAGGGAATTTGTATCTTTACTAGAGAAGAACTTTCTACTATAAACGTTTCCCACTCATTCTACACCGTAGACGGGCACACTATAATAGAAGCAGAAGCTGAAGGCGTGATAATGTCCGATCCTGAGAAGTATTTTAACAATCCCCATATTCACGTCTTTTTTAGAAAACCTATTCACCTTAATCCAGATTATACCAAAACTATGACGGACCATGCTTTTAGTCTGGTGGGCAGGCCTTATGATTGGGGCTTATTTATTAATTTCTTATACCAATGGTTTGTTATCAAAATTTTGCGTAGAGAGATAGACAAGAAGAATCCTCCCCTCCTAGATAATCCTAATGCTTTTATGTGTAGCGAAGTCTCAGCCTCCTCCCTCAACAAAATCCCCGAATATTCTAACCTATTTCCCCTGTCAGAGTGGCACCCCGCTAGGATAAGTCCTATGTTGTTAATGCCCTCTCCAATTTTTGAAGAACAGGAATTTGATGAATGAGCATAATAAATGTATTACCAAAAGACATAGAAAACACACCAATAGTAGATGGTATATCTTCCATTCCCTACATACAGATTTTTACTGTAGTGAGTGGGGGCTGGACGGAGATATCGACTAATTGTGATACAAAGAATATCATATTACAATCACGTGAAGTTCAGACTTGGTTCTTTGCTACTGAGTCTGGAACGAATGCTTACTTGACTTTAAGAAATGGTGCAGCCCTACAGTCAAGATTTGTATCTGTCTCGGGAACTCTTATCGGGTGGGTGAGCTCGGATTATGATATCACCATGGAGTTGGGGCAGGGCAGATAGCATATGCAGATAATTACCTATCCACATGTTCCCCAGAATCTTTCTGGTACCAACGGAGTAATCACCACCCTAGATGGTAATACTTGGTATATTAGTGGATTGGGTTTAATATCTGATTCGGTATTGACAACTGTTAGTGGTGATATTGTTTCTCAGATCGGTGTTGGTGGAATTACTCTGGCGGTTTTGACAACCACAAGTGGTGATATAGTGGATCAGATTCCTTCTCTTTCTGGGTATGCTACACAGATTTGGACCAATACAAATTTTATAGATAATTCGGAGTTAACAACTACCAGTGGAGATATTGTTTCACAAATAGGTGGTGGGGTATCTTTACTTCTATTAACAACAACATCGGGGGATATAGTTTCACAGATTCCGTCCCTATCTGGTTACGCGACGCAGGTTTGGGTTAATAATCAGAGCTACATTACATTACCATTTCTTACTACGGTAAGCGGGGACATTGTTTCTCAGATTGCCGAGGCGGGTATTTCTCTAGAACAACTGACTACGACCAGCGGAGATATAGTTTCACAGATTCCTTCTTTGGTAGGTTACGCAACCCAGTCTTGGGCCAATACCACTTTCATTGATACTAATGAAATGACAACGATTAGTGGTGATTTGGTATCTCAAATGGATGCGGGCGGGGTTACTCTAGAGCAATTGACAACAACTTCTGGTGACATAGTTGCACAGTTTGGAGAGGTTACTGGAGCATCCGAGTCGTGGGTTAATGATAATTTTATTAGTAATAGTGAGATGACGACAGTTAGCGGAGATATAGTAGCACAGATTAGCGGGGGGCCGGGCGGAGAGGTTACCTTGGCGATGCTGACTACTACAAGCGGAGATATTATTGATTATGTAGATGAACAAATTTCTTCAATACCAAGTGGCCCATCCTCTGCAGCCACTTCTGCAACTATTAGTGGAACAGCAGGGGAACTACTTGTTAAATATGATATTGTATATGAAAACCCAACGGATGGAAAATACTATAAAACAACCCAAAGCGGTACACCCTATGAAGCAGATGCAATTGGTATAGTTACTGCCACAAGTATTACGATGGATGCCCTAGGTGAGATTACACTTGAGGGGCAGGTAACTAATGTGGGCTGGAATTGGTCCGAGGGATTAACTATTTATGTTGATACTACTAAAGGTGCCATAACGCAAACAGCCCCAACAACTTCAGGGTATTATGTTAAACCGCTGGGACAGGCTCTAGAATCAGCTACCGTTTGGTTTCAGCCTGAGTTGGGTTGGCAAGTAGGCACTATAGCGGGAGCTACTACAGTTGTTAATGTTCCTGTACCAGGTCCACTAGGCCCGACAGGATCAGGACTGATAGGTTTACAAGGTGTAGCAGGCCCCATGCGTGACAACTATACTACGCAGGGCACGGGCGGGGCTACTCTTTCAAGGTTCAAAGTAGTTTATCAAGACTACACAGACTTAGGAAAATATAAACTAGCTAACTCCGACGTCGAAGCAAAAGCAGATGCGTGCGGGCTGGTCACTGAAGTAGGAGGAATAGATTCTGATGCTGTAGGTGAAATCACACTGTGGGGTGCAGTAACTTATGATGGGTGGAGTTGGGTAGCAGGAAAACCTATCTATCTGGATGATGTAGATGGTAGCTTTTCACAAAATACCCCTTCAGGGATTTATACTAAACCACTGGGGCGTGCTATAACAACATCAGGTATTTGGTGGCAACCAGAGCTAGGGTGGCTAAACACTACTGTTACAGGGACCACAGGTAACGCTACAGTTGTAGGAACTAACGGGACCCTATATATTGAAGTAGAACATGGGATAATTACTGTTTTACAGTTTACGTAAGAGGTTAATATGGCAATAATTAAATTTGTAACAGCACAAGCAGGAGATAAAGGGGAAACAGGTATATCTAACGATAGAGACCTAAATTCCATGATCATGCTAGCGTGGCAGGGCGGGGAGCCTATTGTTAAAGGTTACGACTTATATACGAATAATTTCTCTAGCTCTAAAGGAATAGACTCTGAGTCTGTTGCTAGGTATAATACTTTAGGTTACTACGAAACCGTTATTGCCAATACGTCCGATAATACGGTATTGACCTTTACTGAGCCTACTGATATCCATCGCACAGATAAAAAAGGAAGTATTTATCGTTGGGCACAAGATAATGAACAATACGGACATTTTGAAGGTATGACCTACACGTTGACTTCTGGCGGGGCCGCTGTGAATAAGGGTGGTGGGAAGGTGGGATTGCCTTGTGTAGGCCAACCCTACTCTACAGGAAATTTTATAGAAGTTAGGGGGTCTACGAATTACAACAATTCTTTCACAGTGGACGCCACTTCTTCGGTAGATGAAATAGTAATTACTAGTGCTTATAGTGCGGAAACTTTTGGTAACTCTACTACCGTAAACCAAAGGATAACTTTGGGCGCGGGCAATGATAATACAGATATTCAACTAGGTTTACTTGTTGATTTTTATGGCGATACCAGAACTATAATGGCTATTACTGGCTCGGGCTATAGATTTGCCGAGGTTAAACTAGACTTATATAAACAGACCTACCCAATAAAGGGCATTTATGACATTATAGTTACTGATAACAAAGTAGTTCCTGGAGCTTATCTGACCTCAACCACCAGTGGGTGGTCACGTATACAGAATGATGGCCCTAATATGCGGTATAATACTGCTATGTCCTATGATACTGTAGAGAAAAATGTCTGGATGTTTGGTGGTTACGGACAACAGTCTGTTAACGCTATTAACGAATTATGGAAATATTCTACTGTATCCGGTCAATGGACCAGAGCTAATGTAGTTGGTAGTTCCCCTACCGCAAGATACGGGCACTCTATGATTTTAGACCCCGTAAATAGGCACCTAATAGTGTGGGGTGGGTACATCGCCGCTGTAACTAATGAAATGTGGAAATATAGTCTGGTGTCTGGGACGTGGACCCAGCAGACTTATGCTGGGGGACCAACAGCTAGACGGTATCATACCGCTACTTACATGACCAATAGTGGTACCATGTTGATATTCGGTGGTAACACTGGTTCAAGAGTTTCTGAGCTTTGGGAATATACTATCGGAACTAATGCTTGGAGACAGATGTCTCTATCTAGCGGCCCTACAGCAAGAGATGAGCATGTGGCGATCTATCAAACAGCCAGCGGAGCAATGATAATACAGGGGGGAAATACTGGGTCCGAAGTGGCGGAAACTTGGAAGTTGGATTATACTAGTAATCCCAACAGGTGGGTACAACTTACTTCATCTTCGTACACAATGAGAGATCACAGTTGTTTTTATGATAGTGTTAATGACTATCTCTATTGCATTGCTGGTTACAGGCAGGGCGCCGCTAAGGCCCTTGAAGTATGGAATTATAATTTTAAAACCTCTTGGACTGCAATTACCCCCGATACCGCATACGCTACGCCCGGCTATACCACCTACTTTTTTGGCTATACTACTGACACCGACAACAATGTTTTTTATGTGTTTGGTGGGCAGGGGAGCCAGTATAGAAATTCCCTATGGTCCTATAGTCCTTCCACTAATGTTCTACTTGATAGGTATCCTGATATGCGCTATGATGGAGCTATGGTATTTGTTAAACCTAGAAATAAAGTGTTCCTCGGCTATGGTCAAAATAATAGTAACCACCCATATAATGATTTTTGGCAGATTGATTGTGCTACTAATAATATATCCCGTGTTAACACATCTAGTTCCCCCGTAGGTGTTACTCGACGGCGGGGGCTATCTATGGTTTATTCTCCTGTGGTAGATGCTGTCTTTTTATTCTCGGGCGAGGGTGTTAATACCAATGATCTTATGAAGTATGATTTTGCTACTAATAATTGGTATACTGTATATCCTACTGGGGCATTACCCGTTTATAGGTATCAGTATGGGTCAGCGTATGATACTGACAATGACAGGTGGTACATTTTTGGCGGTACTGGTGCAGCGACATATAGTGAGTTTTGGTATTATGATGTTAAGTCTAATAGTTGGGTAAAGATAGCTGCTATTGGAACACTACCCTCGGCTAGACGGTCTGCATCTATGGCGTATGATCCAATAAATAGGTGTATATGGCTTTTTGGTGGTTTTGACGGCTCCACAACTTATTATAATACTCTATACAAATATGTTATTGAGTCTAACACTTGGATTCAAATGCAATACACAGGGGCGAGCCCAGCGGTAAGGTGTGGGGTGGCCCTCGGATATGACTATAAGACCCATTCTTTGTTATTGTTTGGTGGGTATAGTGCTACTCGGTATAATGACTTCTACCGCTACGATATAGTTGCCAACACGATGTACACGGTATCCGCGGATTTGTATACTCCGCAGGCTAAGTCCGATCTTATGTATGCATGGAATGATTTAACGGGTGATCTATATATTTATGGTGGTAATACAGTGGCCTTGCCAAACCATAGCCAGGATATAACTGTGTATAATCTATGGGACCTGATGGCTCCATCTGGAATAGTCGTTACTACTACCAGCGGAAACCAGTTAAATACGAAGGCTTGGGATAGTATCCTGAATATAACTCCTTCAGTGGATGTTAGAGGAAGTTCTAACATATACCATGCTCTTAGTTTTGATAACAGACAGTCTTTTGTTGTTGCTAGTGGGACCTCTTGGTTACCAATAGTAAGGACTAATTCAGGTAATTGGGAGTTTCTCAATAGTAATAGTACATGGCAGAGTGCAACTACCAATAATGAGATTTCAGCGTTGCAGTGGGCTATGACAGCCAGTGGCAACAGAATGACTAGTAGTGTATTGTCTGATGTTACTACTTCTGGATACACAGGTACTGGGGGGTTTTCTACAGGTACAAAAACCCTAGATTTTGCTATCGGATTTGACTGTGTTTATAATTACGTTCCAGAAATGATTTCTTACTCCATAGATTATACGGCACCTACAAGTGACATCATTTTGATTACTGAGATGTGGGAAGCCTCAGCTAATGATCCAACTTCCGCCCTTGTGCTGTTGGACATTGTTGCTTACTCCCCATTAACGATGGATAGCGACATAAAGGTTTGGATCAGTACTGATAACGGTGCTAATTACACGCAAATTACTGGGTTGACTCTCTTGCGTAATGAGGAGGATCACACCTTTATAAAAGGTATTGATACCTCGTTAACCGTAAGGAGTGATAACCGGATTAAGTGTAAAATAACTACTCACAACTCGAAAAGAGTAGAAATTCATGCTTTGGGCGTAGCCGTTAGGTATTAATTTATGTCAATAATTAATAGTAATCAGCTAGGATCTGGGACGGCGGGAACCCGTGGTGATGACAGCCCTGTAGCTTCTGGTATTCTTTTTAATGTTGCTTTACAAGCATGGTCTCTTGGTAAGGGTAGGGTGCTTTTAGACGATGTTTGCTGTGATAACTATATTACAGCATCTGGCATTGATAGTAGCTCTATCATCCATTATAGCTCTGCTGGGTATTGTGAACGACTATACACAGCGTCTGGTATATCTTCTAGCTTGCAACCCACCTTAGATAACTTCTTCACTTCTTCTGGTGTTACTGTCTCTAATAATATCCTTGTCCCTTTATATAGTAATGAAATATCTAATACCGTTACAGAAATATCTACCTCGATACACCCATCCGCCCGCGAAAATTCTATGATGGCTTACTCTTTAGAGGATAGAGCTTTGTTCTTGTTCGGAGGTAATGACGGGGCTAGGAAATCAGATTTATGGAAATACGATATTGAGAGCAGTGTTTGGACCAACATTACCCCTATGGGGGCCTCTCCTGTGGGCAGAGATAATCACACTTTAATTTATAATAATCAAAGTAGAAGTTTGGTTTTATTTGGCGGGCAAACTGCGTCAGGTTTAGTAAATGACACCTGGTCTTATTCCATAGTAGGTGGAACGTGGCAATTGCTCACTCCTAGTGGAAATGGCCCTGGGGTTAGACATTCACACTCAGCCATATACGACCCTGTGGGTAATCAAATGTTGGTTTGGGGCGGGCTGTATAATGCTACTAACTATAAGGAGACGTTTCAGCTCTCTTTTGTTAATAACTATTGGGCTAATCTGGCAGACACTGGGAACCCAGTTGCAAGAAACGACCATTGGGCTGCCTATGATTCTCATACTAGAAGCATGCTAATTTATGGTGGTACTGCTGGAACGACTTTATATGGTGATTTTTGGCTTTATGCGATCGAGTCAAACACTTGGGTGCAGAGGCACACTAGTAATGTTACTATGTGGGGGCATACCTTGACTAATGACCCTATAGACCGATGTCTTATTATAATTGGTGGGCAATCATCTACTGGTGAGTTCACATCAGATATTTTGGTTTACAATTTTGACACAAATAGTTTTTACAATACTACTACACCTTACCAATTTTTCTTAAACTCGGCTACCGCGTGGGACACTTTTAATAATCAATTGTATGTGTTTGGTGGTAGAGATAGTGTGGCTGGTTTACGTGGTACTTTTATTAAATACACATTTAGAGAGATAAACTATGATAAGGATATTATGGTTACTCATACTACTAATGCTTCACATTTTTTAACTAAGAGTTGGACACATTTAGATTCTATAAGAATAGATCAAGGGTGTAAAGGTCTGACTAAACTGGATTACGCGTTTAGCTTTGACCAAAGGAGCACATGGAAAATTTATACGACCGTTTCTGGGTGGAGTAGTATCGCCCAGAATAACAATGGTAATTGGCAATACCTAGATGCTAATCAGGTATGGGTAAATAGTCCTGACAATACCTCAGAGGGAGCACTGAAAGATGCTTTTGTGGTAACTAGCAACGCTTGGAACTGGCTTGACTCCGACTTATCCCGACAAGAATTTAGTGTTGTTCCTACTATGTACTCAAATACAAATCCGGCACCTTTTAGTGCTTCAGCATCGTCTATTTACAATACTTCCTATGATGCTTGGTACGCATTTGGGGGGACTAATCCTTGGTATAATTCTGGTAGCTCTGCGAACCAATGGGTACAGATAGATACTAAATCACCATTTATACCCTATGCTTGGAGATGGAGAACCAGTAATACAACATATGCACCGAAGAGATTTAAGTTACAGGGCTATAGGTCGCAAGGAGGAACATGGGACGATTTGGATTCTACTTATGCTGGCTCCGATTATCCACAGATGGCGGCGGGTATCTTTACACCATGGTTCCCTTTAACTACGGTGAGCGGGTATAGTGTTTACCGCATGTTTATAAATAGCGGGTACAGTGCCACATACGTATATATAGACCAGTTGGAGATTTCCCAACGCCAAGTCAGGCCTAGTTTACTTGGTCGTTCTGCGTGGGAAGCTACTGGTGGATTTATTCCTACCGTCACTAAATCAATAGATGTTGCTGTGGGTTTTAAAATTGTAGACCACATTCCATCAGTAACTAGATTTACAGCCAATTATATGACCTCTGATTCCGAAATGACCCTAATCTCAGAACCGTGGGTTACTTTTACTATAAATCCCACCAGTATTGAATTAATTGTTAAGTGTAAATTCGTTGACACTGTATCTTTAGGCACGGATGTTAAGGTTTGGGTTAGCTCGGATGACGGGGCCAATTACGAACAAATAACTAACCTTCAGATACTTTCTACAGTAGATAATTACAGTTATATTGTAGGGAGAAAATCTGGACTGGTACCTAGAAATTCCAACATTATGCGACTTAAAATAACTACCTCTAATTTTAAAAATATACAAATATATGGTACCTGTTTAGGGGTTGATTATGTATAAGTTTTAACTAACCAGATATTAAAGGGTAGAACATAATCTTAATCAAAAGATAGGATTAGGGAAAGGTTTTGTGGGGGCAAAGAATTAAGGTAATTAACTCTAATTAAAGTTTTCGCCGTAGGTACTACGGTTTAGCCTGCTAACGCAGGAAGTTTTTGCTATATGGCGGAGACAGTACACGGAGGGTATTTTTAATGAGTAAAAAAGACGAGCGACAAAAGATCAAAGCTACAGTCAAAAGCACAGTAGCTTCTGTTCTGGCTGAGGACGAAACAACTCAGAAGGTCAAGATGGAGGAAGTATTCGCTGAATATGAGACCACCTTGGCTGAGCTTCGTGACGCAGAAGTCGCCGCAAATGAGAAAAATGCAGAACTCACTACGCAGATCGAGTCATTGACTGCGGAGAAGGAAGCATTGGAATCAGAGATCATATCGTTGAAGGCAGAGATTGACTCGGCCAAAACTGATTTGGTGAAGGCTACTGAAAAGAGCACCGAGCTAGAGCAGAAAATTAATGATATGGAAAAAGAAGCGGCTATGCAACGAAGGGTAAAGGAGCTTGAAGAGGCTGGTCTTCTATCGAGTGGTAAATCAGCAGACCGACTTAAGTCTAGAATTAAGGGTATGGATGACGAGGAATACACTGAGTATAAATCCGAACTCGAATCTCTTAAGGCAGACTGGTTAAAGGACGTTCCAGTCCCTGAACCTGTCGTGGCTGACGTTCCTGTTGCACCTGTGGTAGATACACCAACTATCGCAGCTGTTCCAGAGGTAGTAAAAGTTGAGCCTGTTGTTGCAACAGACACTCCTGCTACACCAGTTGAACCTGATGAAGCCGCAGTAGTAGATGGTAGCGTTGCTGATTCAGAATCTGCTAAGATGACCGCAGCAAAGCTTATACAACTGAAGAAGGACCTAGCTGCTTTGAACCTGAAGACTACTATTAGTAGCCCAGAGGACGATCAAGCTTTGATTCAGGAGTACGCTAGTGTTATGTGGCCAGTGAAGGAGGAGAGTAAATAATGTTAACAGCCAGACAACCCGTGCTTGAAAATTCTTTTTGCAAGCATGATAGAACACAAACTACGCCTTTTGTAACCGGGAGTCCAGTTATACTACCAGCCGGTGTTGTAGTTACGGTGGCTGGGTGCGATGGAGAAACGACAGTTGTCAAAGGTATGACTGCGTGTACCCAACGTCCATTTGGGCTTCTGATGCAGGAGATTATTTCCGAATATGATCGTAGATATATTTCCTGGGGTGGAGTACATCCCCGTGATAAAGGCACGACCCGCGAGTTCCCTGGTGGACCTGTGGCAGTGGCTCACGGTGGATTATGGTCCACTACGGTTTATGATACTGATGTACAGATTAATGCAGGTGACGTGCTTTATGCGTCTGCAAGTGGAACACTAGTAAAGAGTACAGGATGGGGCATGTGTGCTGATGGCACCACCGCCTCAGGAGTTCCTGTTGCTATCGCAATGAATACTCGTACTACCACGCAAGCAGCCGCGGGAAGACAACTGCATATTCTGTTATTAATTTAAGGTGGAGGTAGGCACTACAATGACTGAAAAAGAAAGAGAGCAAAAAGCTGTCGAACTGTTTAAGGCCACCGCCGCCATGCACACCCCTGAAGGCTACAGAGCTTACAGGGCATTCGCTGCCTCTTTAAATGGCCCTATTCTTAAGGCCGTCGAAGAGCAGTCGTATATGCGGGACCTTTTTCAGGTAATTAGGTTGGCTCCAGGACAACAGCCAACTTTTCCGATAGCAGATGATTTTGATAGCCCCATTTGGACACTTCCAAGTCTGGGTTATGTTGCCCAAGACCAGATGGAACTCGGGGCGGACGAAGTAAGCATTCCAATTTTCCAGATTCAAGCTGCGAAAGATTGGCCGCTGAAGTACGCCGAAGAGGGCCGTTTGGATATTCCTCAGCAAGCTCAGAAAGCTGTAGCCAAGGCTATTGCAGAGTATGAGGAAGAGGCTGGTTGGAGAACCATTATTCCTGCCGCTACTACAGCGTTCACAGGTGCTGGTATTCTTCCCCCAAGGCCTGCTCCAATTTATGAACTCCCTGCTGGTGACGCAGCCGCTGGTTATTTCTCCAAAGAACTAATCAACCGTATGATCGTTGGTATGGAAAGAACTAGACGAAATCTTAGCCTTCTCTGGATCTCGCCTGAAGATATGGCAGACATCAGAGAGTATACTGATACCGATGTGGATCCAATTACTCGTAGGGAGATCTTCACTGCTGCTGGTTTAGGTAGTATTTGGGGAATCAATTTCCGAGTCGTTAACTGCTTGGGTGTCAGGGGTAAGTTTAATATCAATGACAGAACTTCTGAGTTTGGTCCGTTCGTTGGTAATGCTAGTGACAACAAATTCAACGACTATGCGTTGACCCATGGTAACGTGTTGGATGAAAATGGAAGCCTAGTAACTGCTGGCGAGACACAGATCTACGGGTTTGATCAGACTGACGTTTCATTACTTATGATGATCCGCCAAGAGTATCAGGCCTTCGATGATCCTAACCTACACAGACGTCAGAGACAAGGCTTTTATGGGTGGGCCAAGTTAGGCTTCGCATGCCTCGATGCCCGATTCATAGCCTTGGGAATCATTGATAGGTACACACCCTAATAAGGTATAAAAGGAGGAACACATATAATGTCAGCTTTGATATACCTAGATAGAAGTGGAAAAACCCGTGCGGTAAAAGTGCCCGGATGGAAAAATAAGATATGGGACGGATCCCGTGGCTATTATGGCTACTGGTGTATGTTCAACATCGAACCCATTTGGAGAACCACAACCATAACGGATGTGCCTTTATATGCCGGAAACGGCCAGTCGTGGTCGTGGCACATTAAATGGGATGCCGATACTGTATAAATAACAGTAAGTTATTTGTATTTGTTAAAGTTAACGGGAGTAGTAATACTCCCGTTTTTTTTTTGTCTAAAATACACAACACGTATTATTATTTGAAACTTTTTATACAGTTCGGTGTCTAATTAGGTGATGGAAAAAACTAGACTTAGGGGGTCTATCTGTGACAAAATTACAAGGCTGTGCTAAAGACAATAAGGTGTGGGAAGAATGGGAAGATGATATTATCAGGAGTAACTATGGAAAATTATCATATGATGAAATTTGTGGCCTTTTGCTTGGCAGAACTAACCAGTCTGTACAACATAGAAGGCGTAAATTAGGATTAGAAACTATTCACAAGAATCAAATTACCACGGAAAAATGGAGCGAAGACGACGAGCAACTCTTATTAAACAATATAGGAAAAACTACTATCCAAGAAATTGCGAAGATAGTCGGTCGTAATTTTCCGTCTGTTGCCTCAAAGTTGGATAGGATGAAGAAAAAGGGAATAATAGCTAAACACAAATTTGATAGGAAACTGTGGGCGGGGGACGAAGATTTATTACTTATTAATAATTATCAAGAGGATGTTAACGAGATTAAAAGGCTATTGCCGCACAGAAGCAGGAAAGCGATTCACCACCGTTGGAGACTTTTGGTTCCAGAAGATGATAAGCGAGAACAACGAACGTATGCTGTAGATATGGATTTCTTTTCTACTCCGAGTATTTTGAACTCCTACTGGGCAGGCTTTATTGCTGCTGATGGTTGCTTAACCGAAGGGAAGCATTTATTTTCTGTCGGCCTACAAGCCCGAGATGGCTATCACTTAGAACAGCTGGTGGAGGATGTGGGGTATTCGGGAACCGTTCGTTATTTTACAGATGGGGATGGGTACGACAAGGTAGCGATGTTCATTTGGGGTGTAAGGCAGTGGTTCTTGGATTTAGAAAAATATTTTTCTATTGTCCCAAGGAAGTCTTTGACATTAATACCCCCAAAGATTGTTGATGAAGAACAAATTAAAAGTTATATTAGAGGTTTTGTTGACGGCGACGGGTCCGTAGTTTTTAAATCTTCCAAGAAATGCTTAATCGGAGTTTGCGGGACCCACGAAATGATGGAGTGGGTTAAACTTTGGTTTGAGAAGTGGGCCCCACCGAATGAATCTAACTATAAATCTGCTAATGTTTGTGGTCCGTATAATACTAAGATATTCTACTATAAAGTGCACGGTAAACGTGCCCTCCGTATTATAGAAAAACTTCTTTCCGTTAAAACCCCTTACCTAAAACGTAAATGGGACCCAGTTATCTCTTACCTCCAATCCAATCCCCTTTCTTAATCCTTTCTCCTACGAACCCCTAACCCGCTTAGGGGTTCCACCTCCTCCCTTTTAACTTCCCCTAATATTTCAAATAACCATCCTCCTAACTCTTAGTAGACCACAAATCTGTAGGTTTATCTTAAAGGACAGGAGGATTGTGTAACGGTGGAAAAGATAGAAATTGTTTGTAATTATAAAAGGGGTGCTGGTATTGTGACCTTGGCAAAGATGACTGGAAGAAGTAGGTCTTATATAGAAAGAGTCATTTTAGAATCTGGCTGTGAAAAACGTACGAAGAGTGAAGGTTATCATTTATCAGCTGTGTTTAGGCGTAAACAAATTAATGAGTTGGGTCATAAAGTTTGCTCGGTGTGTGGGGAAGATAAACCACTAAATGAGTATTATAGTAAACATAAAAACTCTATTTCTTGGTGTAAGGGATGTAGCGGATTGAAAGCCAAAGAAAGGAGGAAAAGACTCAAAGATAGGGGTCTATGTCCTAGGTGTTTACAGCCCTGGTTTGGAGAAACTTATGAATGTGATAGTTGTTTGGAGAAGGTGAGGATTAGCAGAAGAGAGTGGACAATTAAAGCTATAGAGTATATGGGGAATAAATGCAAGGTGTGCGGTGGGACTTTTCATTATGCTGCAATGGTGTTTCACCATAGAGACCCCAGTAAGAAGGAGTTTAAGATTTCTTATTTAGTTAATAAGAGAACTCTGACTTGGGAGCATTTAAAAAAAGAATTAGAAAAGTGTGATTTGGTGTGTGCTAATTGCCATAATATAATTCATTGTGGCAGTGAGGAGGAGTAAATGAAAGAAGAAAAGCAAGAAAGTAGTCGTGCAATAATAGACATAGACCCTAATTGGCCTTGGTACAAACAATTGTTTTTTGGAATAGTGAACGGGATACCAATAGTAGTGTGGTGCGTCTTCGCATATTTTGCCCTAACATATTTTAGTCAGAACCCAGAGTTGGTGAGTAATCGAGATATGACTCTTAATATTTCCATGTGGGTGACTGTATGGGGAGTATTTTCAGAAGTTGCTTTCCTTACTTTGGTATCGTGGTTTTTTCCGTATTTTTCATATAAAAAATTACAGGCAGGCACTCCGATTGAAAAAGCGGCCTGCTATATATTTTGGGGTTTCCTAGCGTTGGCTGGGGCCATGATTATTTCAGCAGGTATACGTTAGAAGGAGGAGTGAAATGTCACTAAAAGATTTGAAAAAAGAAGTTGCTTATTTTGGGGAATGTGAGTGTGAGAAGCCTGACCCCAAATTGTTAGCAAGTTTGGAGTTGCTCGCAGTTTTAAATAGGTTATTGGATAACTTGATGTATTCTGGATTAGTGGGGTTAGATGAAGATACTATCATGTCTCGTCGCCCAGTGATAGCTATGCAGATTGGGTTTGTTCGGGATGCTGTATCTATGTTGGAGCCAGCTTTACGCACACTGGAGGAATACCTATCTTACACTGAGAGTGATAGTGGTGGGGATGACTAATCTATTCGCCACGTTAATTCTTTTAGGTTTTGTGGTTACCGCTGTGGTCACCACACCTAGCCTCGACGTTAAATTAAAGAACATCGACCAAAGGTTTACACTTCTGGAGAAACTGGCTCCTACTTATGTTTGGGGCGGTTTTTGGGGATTACTCGGGGGCGATTGCAGCGGTCAAACCTATGCTGGTTTTACCCCAGATTTTCCGGGTAAACGTACAACCGCCTTTAGAATGTGGTTGGGGTATGGTAACTGGGGTAAGAATAATATTGAGGGCCCAGAAAAGGGGTTTGAGGCTGGCGATTTCCCAAAAATAGTGTTCTTTAACTACGGTGGTAAGATTGCTAGTCATGTAGGAACATGGCGTAAGAAAAGTGTTGAAGAGGAGGCTTACTCTAAGAAGATAAAAAAGGAAACTAAGGTTTTTGCGGAGGCTTCTTCGAGTGCACGATATTTTAAGAGGACTACCATTATAAAAGGGGATACGAGGTATAAGGCGATATTAGGCACAAAAACTCTGGCTTTGTAGGTGATTAATAATATGTTTGTAATGGACCCAATAGCAAAATTCATTTATACCGCGATATTCTTAGCTATTATCGGAGGTCTAACTTACTTTGGCATAAGAGTTTTTATATTAAAGATGGAGATACGAGATTTGAACAGCACTATTACTGAGCAGAAAATTAATATCTCTGAATTAAATAAAAGCCTTGAGGAGTGTAGAGCCGCGACAATAAAACTGGAAAGCTCCAACTCTTTTTTGAATGAAAATATTCGGAGATTGAAAGAGTATTACAAACAAAAGCCGAAACCACCTGTTGTTTCGGGCACTAAGTTTAACATCGAGAACTTATTTATGGTATCACCAAGATAGGAGAGGTTATGAAAAAAACTTTATTGCTAATGTTTTTTGTATTATTGCTATCTGGGTGCGGGACAGTGAAATACGTTTATGTTCCAGTAAGGGAACAAGTAACTATCCCTAGCCCGCCAAAAGTAGTTATAATGGATAACGGAAAGTTTGATAAGAAAAAATACCCAGATACTGACTGGGTTAAAGAGCCAACGGTTGATCTAAAGAATGGAAAAGCTTACTGGAGCTTTGAGGATATTGAGAAGATCAGTACCGCATTAACTAAATGGCCCAATTGGGGGCTTGAAGTAGAAAAGACGCTCGAAATCTATAATAAGGGCGCAACAAACTCTGGTAAGCAGGGGGAAACACAGAAGAAACATTCTTGGTACAGGTTCTGGGAATAACTGGAGGTTCACCATGTATGTTAGAAGAACAACAACATCAACCTAGTTTAGAACAAATACAAACCGATTTAGAGGAATTAATCTCTTTATTGGCTCAGACGTCTGATTCCACTGCTATTAATCTGGCGTCTAAATTCGAAAAGTTTGAATCTGAATTAGAACTTCGGGATCAGAAAAGATGGTCTTTTTTTCAATGGTTTGTGGGAGGTATAATACTCTTACTTAGTGTAATGATCCCAATACTGTATCTAGTGTCCGATAAAATGCAGACCAGTATTAACGAGAATAGTCGAAAGGTATCATTGGTAGAGGCCGAAAATCGGGACCAAGTTACCAAACACGAGCTGATTACAGCGATTGAGAAACGTTTTACATTACTAGAGTCGTCCATGAAAGATGTGGCTACGATTAAAGATTTAGAAAGAACCAAAGCTGAACTCATTAAATACATTTTAGAACAGCGTAGGAAGTAGTGGGGGAGGACGATAAAATGAGGTGGACAGAAGAAGAAAAATGTTCGATTGTTGAATTGTATAAAACACACACTTGTAAAGAGATTGGGGAACTGATCGGCAGAACAACAGATGCAGTAACAACACGGTTATCTATGTTAGGAGAATCTAACAAGGGAAGAGGTAGGAGATATGACGTAGATTATAATTACTTTAGCGTTTTAAACCCCGAACGAGCTTATTGGGCTGGTTTTATTGCTGCGGACGGTTGCTTGTACGAGAGAAGTTTCGTGGTTTCTTTTATGTTACAACGAACTGATTACCAACAATTAGAGAAATTTCGAATAGCGTGTGGGTATAGCGGGGCGGTCAGGTTTGGGAATACACCTTTAAATGGAAGAAGATACGATAATGCGGTTCTTGCGATTACAGGCGTTAGTCAGTGGTTTGAGGACTTAAATAATTATTATTCACTTACTCCTAAAAAATCACTAACTCTTCGGGCACCCAATATCACTGATGACGTCCTGTTAAAATACTTTATTACTGGATATTTTGATGGTGATGGTTGTCTGTCTAATGACGGTAAGCCAAATTGGAGAATTTCCTTCAGGGGGAATGTAGACTTTCTAAATTTTGTAAAGGGATGTTGTGATAGGTGGTATCCTGCTGAAACCATTTCAAGTGTCTGCAATAGTGATGGTTGTGGGAAATACCGCCTCAGCCATACTCGCTCACTATTATTTATTAAGGATATGCTTAAATTGGATACCCCACGTTTGGATAGGAAAAAAGACTTGTTTAAGAAGGTGCTAATACTGAGTGAGGAGGTGCATTAAATATGAACCTATTGATAGTTGAAAATGATGTAGTAGTTTCTAAAGTATGGAAGAAAACTTTTGGGAAGAAATTTAATGTCTTTCAAGTATACCATGCTCCCGAGGCGATTGGGATGTTGCAAAACACTAGTATTGACCTAGTTATTCTCGACATTCGCCTCAACGGTCCCTCGCCCAGTGGTATGGAAGTGCACAGTTATATACGAAATAATATGAATAGTGATATTCCGATCGCTTTTATAACTGGTCTGGAGGATAATGTTGACCTTTATCAACAGGCAGCCCAAGCTACTCGTGAAGATCGAGAAAAATGTTTATTTACCATTTTGGTTAAAAAGCCCGTCAGGATTAGAGAATTGGCTCGTATCCTAGATGACATGATAAAGAGGGACATCTCTTTGTTTGATGAATAAAAGTGGGGCTGATGATGCTAATGGAAGTCGTAATCATCGTTTCCATTGTAATTCAACTTGTTGTAGTTGGGTATACCGTCTCCTTGTCTAGGACTCCGTGTTCTAGGTCTACTTGGCTTATTCTATTAATCCCTTTGTCCCTAATGCTTATACGTCGCATTCTGTCTTTTTATTGGTTGGGTGTCGACCCTTGGCCATTTTATAATGAGATTTTTTCTTTGGTTGTTTCAAGTTTTTTTCTATGGTCTTTGGTAGAGATACATAAATTAATAGAACGGGTAATATCTTACGAAAGAGACAACAAAGAGTTAACAGATACCTTAGAGGCCAAAGTGGTATCCAGAACCGCCCAGTTGGAAGAAGTATTTCGAAAGATGCAAAAGGCCAAAAAACAGTGGGAGCGTACGTTTGACGCAGTACCAGATCACATAATGCTTTTGGACACTAACTTTAATATAGTCCGCATAAATAAAGCTGCGGCACAGGCTTTGGGTGGTGAGCCTACAAATTTAATTGGTAGAAAATGTTATCATCTTATACATAATTCTACTGCTCCTCCAAAGTTTTGTCCTCACACACTTTTGTTACAAGATAGTCAATCCCACACCGCCCACGCCCATATCTACAACCTCAAAGGGGACTTTCTATTGAGTGTGCACCCAATTATTACTAAAGAGGGGAAAACGGTTGGGGCGGTACATATATCTAGGGATGTAAGCGAATTCACCCGAGTACAGGAACAGCTTAGAGAGAAAAGAGATAAAGTGATGCAATTAGAGAATGCTAAGATCCAAGATTTACTAGAAATTGCTAGAGCACTTAATGCTGGTATTGCTCATGAGTTACGTACCCCTATGCAGTCTATTATCAACACTGTAGAATTAATCGAGGAGTGGTTGACACATTTTACTGGAAGAACTGAGGAGGAGGGGTGGACAGAAACTTTGGAAATCGCAGACGTTTTTGAGTTACTTTCCGACGCCGAGGGTAGAGCAGATTATTCAATGTCAGTTTTAGAATCTTTATCAAAGTTTACCAAGGCAGAGTCTAGAAAAGAGGCACATTTAATCAACGTTGTATCTGAGATTAGGACCGTGATGAAAACATTACGAATTACTGATAAGTTTAAATGTTTATCAGAGGATGACTTTGTGTTGAGTAGTGAACAAGAGTCTGAGTGCAAAATTAGTATAAATTCGTCTGATTTTATGCAGTTACTTATAAATCTTTGCACGAATGCTATTGAATCTATAGATCACGACAAGCCCAAGATCACTGTCGCTGTAATGGAGGTCAATCACAGTATTGAGGTGCATGTTGTGGATAATGGGAGGGGAGTCCCCCCTGAATTAGGAGATCAAATTTTTGTTCCCTATGTGTCCACAAAAGCTGAGGAAAATAAGGTTAATCACGGTTTAGGGTTATCAATTGTTAAAAATTTGGTAACTTCATACGGGGGCGAAATTTCATATAAGAGCGTTCCCGGGCACACAGATTTTTGTTTAACATTTCCGTGTGCTGAAACACAGGTAGGCAAAGGAGGACATTATCATGCCATACATAGCAAGGAACATTAGCGGAGGCTACAAAATTTTATTGAAACACCAGATTCCACCTGGAGGGTCTCTAGATTTAGAGGAGGTGTTTGAGGGATTTTGTGAACCAAAGCGCAGTAAGAAAGCTGTCGAAGCAAAGCATTCTGAGTGGTCACCGGAACAATTTAAGGATTTCTTAGAGAAAGTAGAAAGTGAATACGCTCGGGATCGTGGTATTTGGCAATTAGATTTTTCGGAGGGCCCTAGGCCTAAGAGAGGGGCTATGGCCAAGAAAAAAGCAGACGAGGTAGTTTCTGGTCAAGACGACGTTAGCAGGTTGAAAAGGAAAGAGCAGAAGACACGTGCTACACAAACTTCTAAGAAGAACATCAAGAGAGCTATGGAGGGTGAAATGACACCCAAAGAATTGGCTTGGCTAAAGATGAGTGAGGAGACAAAGAAGATTATCGATAACTGCAATAATGCATTGCTCATAAAACACGCCGTAAAGTTAGCTAGGAATATTGCTGGGCAAGAGCGTGTAAGAGATCTTCTGGAGAGACGTCTGATAGAATTGTCAGATAGGCTAGGAGTTGCGTAATGGTTTTGGTGCCTACACAACTGTTAAAAGATTTTACTAAAGACCAAAAACAGTTGGTTAAGGACTTGAGTAGACCTATCGTGATAGGTATGGGCAGTCTTCTGGAGGAGGACTGCCCTAATTGTTTCCATGATTTTGTATCTGGATCTTCTACCGCGACCTTTAGTAACTTTAGTGGCACGAAAATTTTATTTGAGGGCACCGCCTATTCAAGGTCTGTTACAGCTACCCCATTTAAACAGGTATGTCCTATTTGTCGGGGAGAGGGGAAGTTAAGTGTTCCTACAGAAAAAAGTATAGTAGCAAATTACCACTGGGAGATCGCGGACGGCGAGTCTTTACCGATAACTCCAGTGGGCCAAGAAGGCCAACACGCTCTGATTATCAAAACGGATTCCAGATATTATCCTGATTTCGTAAATGCAAAGTATTTTTTAGTTGATGGTGTGAAGGTTGTGCCTAATTCGGTTCCTATTATTAGAGTTATGGGCACAAAGACTGATGGTATTGTAGAGATAGTTTGTAGAACCTATGAGCAAGGGAAGGAGACCGCGAGGTGAGTAAAGAGATAGTAGAGAAGATAAGTGACGAATTACGGGAATCTATCAGAGATTATATGAGGTCGGATGGTCCGGGCGGTAAGCAGATTATTACGTCTTTCATGGAAGAGTTTGAAAGCCTCTCAGAGAGATCTCCTCAGGATGACCCAACCAATATTAAAAATCATATGGATTTTGTAGTTTCTCATATTAAACAAACGTGGGATGAAAGTTTAAAGGTCACAGAGGACGGAAATATCGAGATAGGTATCTGTACTGATGAAACGCTTGGTTTCAAAGAAGACAATATGAAGCTGAAGCACAATCCTAGCCCTATATTATGGGCCGTCTATTTAATACGTGGAATAGGCGGGCAGTATGCTTTTGTAAACCCAGAGACTTATTTTAAGAAGAAGGGTGAGCCAATGCCACCCGTATACTATGGTGGTTTTCTCATCAGTAAAGGTGCTTGGGAGCGGGAAGGTTGGAATGTTGTTGGGCCCTTTTCTCGGTATAAACATCCAGCAAGTGGTGCGTCGCCAATACCTTTTGGGAAAAATGCTATGGATAGAGTAGATATAGAGGGAATCGTTGGTGAGGCGATTGCTAATTATAAAGCTGAGAGAGGGTTGTAATGCAATTATCAAGAAAGGAAGACATTAGTGTTTATCTATATATAAAGGACACAGTGATAGGTCCGCGTTATTCTGAGATTTCTACAGGAGAAAGCTTAACTCAGGCTTCTACCGGTGTTTGGGACATGGGCTACGATGAAGGTTTAGGGTTTCACCCATTCAAAAGGCGGGTTACCAATCCCGATGGGTCTTTTACGGATTACTCTGGATTAGGGCGGGGCTTGCTGTATTTTGATTATGTTGGTGAGACGTGCCTGTTTGGTTCTGAACAACAGAACCTTATAAGAGTTTATAATGGTTCCACAGTTGCCTCGGGGTATTCTGTTAATTATATCACAGGCCAAGTAATTTCTTCCTCAGACCTATCTAGTTATTTAGTTGATTATGAGTGGAATTATGTATCGGTAATAGATTCTTGGCCTTACGAGGATGTTCCAGCCTTACCTATAGTATGTGTTGATATGCAGACAGGTAAAAAATCTCCATTACAGTTGGGTGGTGGGGATATAAGAGACGCTTATTGGAATGTTCAGATATTTGCTAACAACAAAGGGGAAAGGGATGATTTGATGGACTTGGTCTACGATAACTTACATATGCGACGTTGTCCTCTCTATCTACTTCCTAGTGGTTTACCACTTCAAAATGGCCTATACAACCAAATATTTGATTCCTCCCTCCATGATGTCTATACTTCAATATTTTTTGAGAACGTGAAGAAAAGACTTTCTGGCCTACCACAGTGGGGTTTTTATGAACAGGAGCGGATAAACAGGTATCGTGCTGAAATAACTTTTGATACAAAAACCTATAGGAATTAACTGACCTAATAACATGAGTGAAATATGTAATATGGAAGGGATAGGATGAAACCTAAATTTCCTGTTTGGTGTGTTTCACGCCCCCACAGCAGTAGAAACTGTCATTTTGCACCAAACTTTTACTAAGGATTTCTTTCACTATATTTAGGAGGACCTAATAATATGGCACAAAAAAGAACCAGAATTATGTATGCCTCCCAATCAGTTCGTGCAAATGGGCATTTGCTTTATAGAGTACAGACTTTGGGAAGTAATACTACGTTCACTGCCGAAGACGTGTTTGAACTCGGATCCCTCGATAGGGTAGACGTGGTTGACGACGTTCCTGCTGTTGCGGTCGCTTTAGACACCAACGAATGGGGCGCTGTTAATTCCATGGCTGTTCTGGCTGGTATGAATCCCCTGCAGATGCAAGGGGACCCCACAGTAAGTGGTGCATACCTCAGAACTAATGCTGCTTGTACCGGATCTGGAGTTCGATATTACCACGGGGTATCTTTGGCAGATTTCACTCTGTGCAACGGTGTTAAAATTTGGGCACCTGTGCAGAACGAAGCGTCTCTTGGAACCCAAGATGATGATATCCAGATGACTCTGTTTATGGATAAGGTTTATGTTAATAGTGTTACACTAACTTATAATGTTGGTGCCAATGCTACGGAAAACTATGCGGCAGAAACTGACAACAAAATGTGGTTGGTCAACAACGCAAAGTTTGTATCCCAAGAAGAGTGGGACATCGCTGCCCCGTCTAACAGTCAGGTACTAAACCTTGGCCTTGCAGATGCGGCTGTCATACCTGTTCTTTCTTCGTGTAAAAGAGCCTTTTTGGCGTGGACTGCTACAGGAGACGTTGGTGTCACTGTAAGAGCTCCAAGCGAGCGTGAGGGCACGGTCTATAAAATGAATGAAACTGCTGCGGCAGCTAATGAATTTTATTATGACACTACTAGTCATACTATCACTCTACCTACTAACGCAGCTACTTTGTGGCCGAGCATTGATGGTGGGTATAAGTTTATTGTAATTTATGCCGCGAGTGCATATGCTTCTTCAAGTGTTGGTAGTAGTGATGCTGATCGTATATTTGCGAAGTATTTTGAACCAGCAACTACTACTGCTGGTCCAGAAAATCCTGCGCTCCAATTTCCAGAAGACTTGGGCGCTGTTCGACAAGGACAGATTGAGGCCTACATTGTTGACCCTGATCTGACCACTACGTGGGACATGACGCTGAGGATGCAGACTGTAACAATTACAGCGACTCCAACTAGGACCCCGTTGAACGAGCTCGGTCATATAAGGCCTTTTGCTCGCCCAATGAATTTTCCTGTTGAGATTACTGTAGCCACAACCTCTATGGCGTCTGATTTGGATAGATGGGCAATTGCTGCTGGTCTAGACATTGCAGATTACGAGGCTGGTGGAAGTGGAACTGATATCGCTCTTAATCACCTTATGAGTAAACAGAACCTCTTGATGGTTGTTAAAGTATATCAGCAGACTGATGAGGAAGCTGGTCAAAAGAACGGTCTTAATCGTCTAGCAATGCTTTCAAGCATGGACGGGGACGAGTATTATGACTGGGATGGTGTGGGAACCTATGATATTGTCACAGATTGTGGTACGTCTCCACGAGAGCGTGCTTTGAAAACTGTGGTCGTACAGGGGTTGAAAATCCAAGCCGAGAACTACAATAACGCAGTTGGTGGTGGTCGAGGCGGTGGTGGATCAGCAACTCAGGAAATGAATTTCCGGGCAACTAACAAATTGTTTGTTGTTAAGGGTGATGTTCATATAGATGACGTCGCCTGCCTTGAGCGTAATAGTGCAGCCAACCAGTTCTAATTAAAGGTTGTAATTTAACTGATACTGGGGATCTATGTTGGTCTCCAGTATCATCCCACCTTTTAAAGGAAGGGTAGATGGGGATCATACAAGGAGAGGGCAGATGCCAACCAATTTTACTAATCTTGTGTCTAAGCAGTTTAACTCTAACAATTTACAATTATTTTTTCACATGCCGAAAACCGCGGGGAATTCCATCTCTGAGTTACTCGGGAGTATATATGGGGACGCTTACAAGAAAGCTACAGCTAGAGAAGTGCTTTCTCTTATTGAGCAGGGGACAATTGGAAATTATAAGGCTTTATTGGGGCATTACCGGCTTTGTGACCCTTTTTATAGCCGTTTAAAAATTACTATAAATCAATATGTAGTGGTTCGTGAGCCCATTGACCGTGTCATTTCTCAGTATTATTTTTTGAGAGGCCGAGAGGATCATGCATTACACCAGAAAGCTCTACAGTTTTCACTAGAGGAAATTTTGCGTAGTGAGGATATGGTGTATGAGATGGGCATGTCTGATTTTCAAACGCAAGTTCTTTCCTCTTTTTTACGGGCGGGTAGTAAAAAATTGATGTTTGCTTATGCTAAAGCCCGTCTATCAGATGCCTTTACCTTTTTCAGTTTGTATGAGGAGTTACCGAGTTTTATAAAAATTTGTTCACATAAATTAGGGTGGCCGGAAGTTAACCTCCCTATGGTTAATGTTTCTGACAGATTAACTAAGGAAGAATTACCAAAAGGAGTAATTAAGTTAATTGAGGACCGCAATCAACTAGACTTACGTTTATACCAACATGCAACAGAGCTCTACAAAGAACAAATGCGTAACTACACGTACTTGTTTGAAGAAAGAGAAACTACTGAGGTGCCACCTTTGGTTGTGGTTGTTAAGGAGATAGAGCCTATTGATGCTGAGGTAATTGTAGAAGAAAAAATGGAAAAGAGAAAGTGGTTTAGATTTCTTAGAATTCGACGTTGGCTCAAAAAGATATTTGGCAAAGGTAATTCAGAAAGTGATGAGGAGACAGAGATTTAAAATAATAATGGGTAAAGGAGGATCTGGAAATGGCCCAAGAAGAATCAGACCGACAAAAAAAAAGCAGAGATAAATTTGTAAGGAAAATGCAAGAGATTCAGAAGAAAGCATATTCGCATATTCTGGATCAGGTAGAAAGTGTAGTTATTGCATTAGCAGGTAACCCAGAGGCTTTTAAGCCACTGCGTTCTAAAATATTGAGGGCGTCTAATGACGCCATCCGGCAACTGGAAAAGGAGCTGGAGAAATCTTATATCGTTGAATATGAAGCTACCGCTGAAGATATTATCACGGTAAAGCGATAAGATGGAGGAATAGGAAATGGCTGATAAAACTAAAAAGGATGAACAAACTCTTCAGGATATCTTTGAGGACAAAAGAACGTTTATTCACGACGGAGAGAAGTATTTTATTGACAATGCTGGCATTGACGAAGTACGTCAGGCAGATTGGTTCTATAGCAAGACTTACAATGAGGCACTTTTGGCTGGTGTTACTACCATGGCTCAGATGCAGGATATTCTGGAAGAAAGGGATATCATTGGTAAGAAGTACGAGGAAAAACGTGTGGCTCTTATTAAGGAGTTAGACGAAGGTATTGCGGAACTTAATAGTGCTAAGACTCTTGATGAAAAGAAAGTGTGTGCAGAGAAGGTAGAAGACGTGAGAAACAGACTCTTTAGGTGGAACCAAAGAGCTTCTAGCCCTATGTCTAACAGCGTAGAACAATTGGCAGAGGATGCTAGAATAGAATACCTTACCTCTGCAATGGTCAAAGACTCAAATGGTGACAAGGTTTGGGAGTCTTATGACGAATATAAAACTACTTCCAACCCCACATTGGCAATGCGCTCACGCTACTCCGTAATGTTGGCACTTCAGGGTCTGGCAGAAAATTTTCTTGAGACTACTCCTGAGGCACTTGCTCGCAAAGAGATAGAAGAAGCCGAAAGTACAAAGGAAATAGAAGAAGCAAAACCTAAAGCAAAAGTTGAAGAAAAAGAAGTAAAAAATTCTAAAAAGAAATAATTAAACATATTTTTATTTCTGGGAACCTAACTTCTAAATAGGTGTCTTAATACAGCAAAGGGGTGTTTCATTCAATGAGCATCCCTTAACTATTCTTTCTAGGAGAAATAATGGCAAATAAATGGACACCACAAGAAATTGAAATTATGATGATTAACTATTCAAGGATACCAGCAATAGATATGGAAAAACTTCTACCGTTACGTAAGAAAGCATCAATTCACAAAAAAGCAGAACAACTGGGGTTGCGGGGCTACATTAAGTCCGAATGGTCTCAGGAAGATATTGCTTCCCTAATAGAAAATTATAAATATCTTACAGTGGACGAGATAGTCTCTCTAGGTCTCTGTTCTGCTCGTTCCAAAACAGCGATTAAGAAAAAAATCTTAACCCTTGGTTTAGAAAAACGTACTCGGTGGTCTGAGGGTGAAGAGCAGATATTAATTAGTAATTATTTAAAAAAACCCGTATCAGAGCTTAGAGATTTGATACCAGACAAAGACTATCGGACAATTACAAGCCATGCCCGTGGGTTGGGTTTGAAGAAAGACCCGTCTTCATACCGTAGACGTTATGATTACAATAGAGAATTTTTTAAGGAACCAAATGTTTGTAATTCTTACTGGGCGGGCTTTATTGCGGCAGATGGGTCTGTTGATGAAGAACGTGCCACTGTGCGTATTTCTCTACATTTGAAGGATAGTCTGGTTCTTACTTCTTTTGCAAGTTTGTCTAGGTTTACTGGTGACATTCGTACTAGGTTAACAACTAGTGTAAAAGGTAAGACACCAATGAGTTTTCTAGAGTTTTCCTCTGCACAACAGATGGTGCAGGACCTAAAGAACAACTTTAACATTGTACAGAATAAAACGCTCGTATTAGAACCACCGACCAAGCTTAACTATGAAAATAGTTTGGCCTTTATGGTGGGTCTTATTGATGGAGACGGTTCTATTATTCTTCCTAGTAAGCCCGATAAGTGGGGCCATATTTATCCTATTATTAACATCACAGGGACTCAAAATTTACTTGAGTGGGCGAAGGAAATATTTGACAAAATTTGTCCTTCTATGTATGGGATAAATGCTAAAGTCCATCCTATAAAAGGTTCAAGGGCTTTTACTTATAAAGTAGGTGGAAAGAGGGCTTACCGTATCCTCAAAGAGTTACAAAAAGTCCCAACCCCAACACGTCTTGCTCGTAAATGGGGCAAGATAAAAGAATATGAAAGACAAGTAGGTATCCCTGCTTAACGATATTTAAATTTAAGGACTTACTAACGTCTGTTAGTAGGTCCTTTTTTATTGGAGAAATAGATGGCAGTAGAATGGTCCTTAGATGAACTCCAATCACGCAATCCTCAGAATACTAAGGGGTATAAACATTGGACTCCCGAAGAAGATAGGCTACTATTATCTCTTTATGAAAAGGTTAATCGTAAAGAAATTTCACAACAACTTGGTAAGAGCAAAGGTGCGGTTAGTAATAGACTTCTGAGGTTGGGTATAAAAGGTGATACCTCCCACACCTTGTCTTTAGGACGAGTCAGAACAACCGTTGATTTGGATTACTTTTCCGAACCGAATACACACAACTCTTACTGGGCAGGCTTTATTGCTGCCGATGGTAACTTATCTGCAAATAGATACCAATTAACTATAGGTTTGGCTGAGAAGGATGCTTCTGTTTTGGGATCTTTTAAAGCAGAGACTCATTTTTCTGGGGAAATACATTCTCGAAAAAGTAGGGGTTTTAGTAAAAATTCCTATTTTGCTGAAATACGTATTTCTGGGATTAAGGGGTGGTATATAGATTTAAATAACAATTTTTCTATTACTCCGCAAAAGACCTATACACTTCGTCCCCCTAAGTTATTAGATAATGATTTGATACTGCCCTATCTTAAAGGACTTCTTGATGGTGATGGGTGGGTCTCCCTTGGTTGGAATAAAAAACACAATATACCCACGTTAGTAACAGGCTTTTGTGGAACCAGATATCTGTTGGCTTGGATTAAGAATTTTTGTGATTCCACTTATGGTGCTCCTCGGATTAGTCAGGTAAAAGACTTTGGGACTTATAGTTATTATACTCTAGGGGGTAATCGTGCCGAGAAATTTTTAATTGACTGTCGAAATAGTGTTCAGTTTGGGTTATCAAGAAAATGGGATCTATTGAGTAGTTATAGAATTATAAAGTATGGTGATTTGCATGTCTATTGATTGGACTCTTGACGAGTTACAACTAACAATAGAACAGATATGTTTTTCTCAAAGACTTGTTGAGGTTTCTCTTTTCTCTGAGGATTTCCCTATTTTTGTTATTTTCCGTTATCCTTCCCGTCACACCACCCTCCTTGCGAATTTAGAGGAACGCCGTGTTATGTTCCGTGCCAAAAAAGACAACATTATGAATGAATCTGAAATGGACAAACTAATGCGTGAGCGCGGAATTTGGACTGAAAAGGATGATAAAAAAGTTGAAACTATTCATAAATTACTTGACATGAATAAAAGAAAAATGTCAGACGTAGATATTGATGTTACTTATAAGCCTTACATTCAGGAGAGTATAAATAAGTTAGAGGAAGAATTATTTCAAGCCGAGAAGAAACGCGAGATAATGATGTCAAATACTGCTGAACGGAGAGCACGACAAGCCAAATATGACTACATGTTATGGGCTTGCTGTTTTGACCCCGAAACGGATGAGTTATTATGGGACAATTACCTAACCTATTGCAAGGAGGTAGAAAGGAAAGTTGAGCTCAAAAACAAACTTCTGTCTGAGTTTCTAAGATATTTAGTTGGACATACGACAGAAGAAATCAGGTATATCGCCCGAAGTAATTTGTGGCGGTTGGACTATTTAGTCGCACAGAAAGGTAATCTTCATTTATTTCCAAAATCGTCTATAGAATTGACACCTGACCAAAAGAACTTATTATGGTGGACAGGGTATTATCAATCTATTTATGAAATGCTTCCAGAGGACCAGCCAGATGACTGGGTCATCCAAGATGATGGAGCACTAGACGAGTATATGGAAGACTTGCATAAGGAAAGATCGAAAGACAGGTCAGAAAGGCGGGCCGAGAAAAAATATGGTAGCTCTACGGCGGAGAAGATGAGCACCAGATTAATTATGCAGTCGCATCCAGAATACTTGGATAGGCAGTATGATCGGGCAAATCCTAAAGCTGGGAATGTTGCCGATATCTCTTTGAAAGATGACCCAGGACAAGACGGCGTTACTTTTAAAAAGTCTAAGGGTATTTCAAAGAGTAAAAAATTCACCAAAGAATAAGTTCATGAGGTTAATTTAAATAGTGGCTGAAGATTATACTTTTAATATAAAAATAAACATTGACGCACAACTATCTGACTCTATTAATGAGAATATAAAAGGTTTTGTAGATAAGTTACGTGAAGATTTAAAAACTCTTAATATTAGAGATATTAAGGATGCCAAATCATCTTACGCCCAATCCCACGATACTTCCATTTTATCGGAATACAGATCCCGCATACAAACAGAATTAAATGCTATTGAAGAGCAGATTGCAATGCTTCGAGATAAGGATCTTCGGGCCGCAGGGCCGATCACTCCCCAAACTGCCAAAAAAGAATTTGACCCAGTAAAGCCTTTTTCCAAGGAATTCACAAAGAAACAAGAGTATTCTCAGGCTCGGCAGGAAATGCAAACTGAATTCGATCGCCAGTTTCATTCCAGCCAACAACATACGGATAGAATGCGGCGTAGCCTTGACCAGCAGCGGGATATGTTCTTAGATTATATGGATTTTGTGAAAGGCCTAAAGGCCCCTAACGTAATTGAAACTTTTTCTGGTGAAAAGATCAATGTTCGTCCTGAAAGAACTTTGCAAGAAATCGCGGCACCCAACATTTTTACACGAGAACTTGAACTGAAATTACAGAAATTACAGGCTCTGCCTAAGGAAGAGCTGGGTAAAGAGGCTCTTCGTATTAGACACCAGATGGACGATGTTTATCAGGAAATACATACAGCGTTGTCTAAAGTTGGCTATGAGTCACACCAAGAAGCCCTAAAACAGGTTGACGCTTTAAAATCAAAGCTTGAGGAGATTACTACAGGTAATCTGGCTCAAATTACTTCAGCAGTAGAGAAAGAATTACACAGTAATAAATTAGCTAAGCAAGTTGTTGAGATGCGGGATGCTATTACAAAGGCTAAAGAGGACCTTGACAAAGAGCTTGGGGTTGAGGCTATTCCTACACGCAGGTCTTTTGAGCAATTCCAAAGAAGTATGGTGTTTACTTTTGCTAAACCACAATTTTTTGAGCCCGCTGGACCAGAATTTCACGATGTTGAGTCAATGAGCAAACGGCGTGGAATTGGTGCCCCGATAGGTGGTCGTTATGTGGGGGATCCACGTGTTACATTTAATGAGTTTGGTGGGGCACAGTATGGTTTGACTGATGTGAAAGCTTTAGCTAAACAACTGCAATCCCTGATGTCTGCTCAAGGACTGTCTTCTTCCGTCAAAACCGATGTTGGTCCGGACATTCAAAAATCTATAGACCAGTATATTGAATCCAAAGGAATTTCTCGTAAGGCTGAAACAATTATGTCCTACTCTATTGATAGATTACGGGAGATCCAGAAAGACTTACTAAGTATGGTTGATCAACAACTGAAGGCGAAGTTAGGGGCAGAAGAAGCTACTAAACGTATTGAATTAGTAAACAAAAGCATTGAGGGCCTTACTAGACAGACTATACAAATACCGTCAGTGCATAAGAGCTCAAGAGGGGCTTTAATTATTAGGGATCCAGAGCGAGGAGAATACCTTACCTTGGGTAAGTACTTGGAAACCCGTCCTGCCCCTAATGTGTTGGAAGATAAGTATATAGCTCCGTTAATGGAACAAGTAAAGACGCTGCGAAAAGAACCAAAAGACATACCTAGGCAGATTCGAGATCTATCTAGATTAACCAAAGATTACTGGGTGCGCTCACGTCCTCACGAGGAACATGGTGTGGGTATCGGTCAGGAAGGAGCTTCTGAAGAAGTAGTTCAACGTGTAAAAAATTCTTTTGATCTTGTTTCAAAATTTATAAAGGACACTAGAGGACCTAGAGCTTCCAAGTCATTAACCGCAATCGACGAATTAAGACAACAGTTCAATGAACAATACGAGAGTGCTCTTCGGGAGGCTATACAATCTACTAGGGAGCGACTTCTAAAAGAAAGCGTTATTAGTGGAGAAGTTAAACTTCCTGATAAATTAGAAAAAGAGTTTAGGCCTAAGATGGTGCCACTAGTAGGTAAAGGAGCTAGGTATGAATTATTACCTGATCCTGTTTTAGAATATTTGCGAAAAGAATCTCTAAAGAGCGGTGAGGCAGTTTCCCGTATCCCAACTGAGAAATTAGAATCAGAATTACAAAAGACTAAAGAGCAGGAACTTAAAAAATTTGGGGCGTCCGATTACCAAAATAGAGCATGGCAACGTACATTGGAGCAGTTTTCTACATATCGACCTGTAGATTTTTATAGCCTTTTAAACCGTGCCGCAACTTACTCTAAGACTGACAGTAATGAACTGCAGAAACTTAGGAATAGTCTTTCGTCTGCTGGCCGTCTAGGAAATGAATCATATTTTCAAGAGCTACTGCCACAAAGGTTTAAGAAAGTGTTTGACCCAATTAAAGAGAAGGTTCCGGAAGAGCATGAGGCGATGCAAAAACATGAAGTGTATGGTAGGGCCAAAGTTACTACTATTCAACCAAAAATTCCTGGTATAGACGCGGGACCAAGTTCTTACGGAGTACCTGTTGATTTGCAAGCATTACGACGTTTTATTGTTACACGAAATCTAGATATGGAAGAGTTAGTCCAGAAAGAATTTCTACGGCAAACCGAAGCTTCTCAACGGAGGTTGGGCCCCACTATTGAGAAGTTAGCAACTGTGGGTCTTAATGAAGCGTCGGCAGCGGGCAAGAGAGATTTTGGTGATCATTTCATGGAGTCTATGTTTCGTAGTAAACGTTTACAACCATTCGCTTCTTACGATCCCAGAGAAACTGAGGCCTTTGGCTATTCTATTAATCCGGCTCGTCCTACTGGGGCTGCTTGGGATTCTCTAGCTGGTCCAGAGTTTAATGCTATTCGTTCTCGTAAAGCTCATGGCTTTATTAAGGGCGGAGAATGGGGGCCTTATGGAACAGGTTTGAATGTAACAACTGTGTTAAAGGATGTCTCTGCAGGGTACGAGGATTTATACCAAATAGGTAAGAGGTTACAGGAATTAGCCACCTTTAAATTTAAGAAGATGGTTGTGCCATCACTTAAATCTACCCCAGAGGCGTTAAAGGGGAGTATAATAAAGTATCTAGAGGAAGTGGGGCACGATATTTTTGGAGCACCCATACAATCCAAAGAGCTTGCGGACCAGACATTCGTAAAAGATATAGTAAAACGGTGGTCTCAATCACCCAAAGGCCCAGTGGAAGAAAACATTGTAGAGCTTCTCAATGCTTACCTTGGCCATGAGACACGAAAGATATCAACGGGACAGGTTATGAAGGGGGTCGCTGTAACAGTGGCCAGAAGAATGGGTCCTGAAGCTGAATCTTCTCTTGTGGAAAAGGCTAAGAAAGGCATGGCCCCAAGATTAGAGTTTTCTGATATTGGTATGCTGAGAGAGGTCCCAAAAACATTTGAAGAACTTTTATCTGAAATGATTAAGGCTAGGAAGGATGTGGATCCCGCTGAAGCAAAGAAAGCCTTAGAAATGATAAAAGGTACAAGAAATCTTATTATGATGTCTTCTGAGCATTTAAAGGATTTGAAGATTACACCGATCGAATACGGGACAGGCAAGCTCACAGGAGAGGATGCCCCGAGTGTAGACGAGAGGCGTGAATTTGTATCGAAAGTGCTGGGATTAGGACTAGCTCCGACGAGTGTGTTAAAGGGTGCGAAGACTGCTACGGATCAGGTGAAGACTATTTCTGCTGATATGGGTAAAGTACGTAAAGCATATCAGGAAGTTGTTGGTGGAGATTTGACCAGAGATGTTCCTGTAGATTTGCAAGTATCTGCTTCTGGAATAGGAAAAAAATCTCGCATGATTGGTGGAAATTTAGCAGAAATGATTGCGAATAATATTATTGGTAACCTACGATCTGTTGCTCTTCCTGATGAGACTTTAATTGACCAAATTAAAAGGGACCCATTAGCAAAAGTGGCAGTAGGTAATACAGCTTCTGGGGTTGAGGCCCGTAAGTTAGCCGAGTTATATAAAGATATTTTAGGGCTTAAAGGAAAATACGGGGAAGAGTTTATTCTGGATAAGGAAGGTAAATTAGAGAAAGCAATAGCTGGGGCTATGCATGTCATGATAATGAAAGAGCCAAAAACTTGGTTATCCAAAGGAGAAGAGGAATTAGAGTCTGGTGAATCTAAAATGACTGTTGATCCCCATGGTTGGTTTGGTCTCAAAAAATTATTTCCCAAAGGCGGGGCGTTAGAGCATGAATTTACAATGAGGGCCTTTCCTGATGCCAGAGAAGCTGGGGCTTACCTAAATGCTTTCAGGTCATTCTCTAAATTACGAAGCCAAGAGTTAGAACGCGATAGGTCTAAAACAGTTATTACTCCAGAAGACTTGGTAGATGAAGGCTCCAACAAGTATATAGCGCCACTAAAACGAAAAGCTACAGTAGCAGATTTATCTCGAACCATTTTTGACGCCTTCAAGTATGGGCCATCTATGGTGCTTCGTTTGCCAGAACCTTCCGAAGAAGTAAGCAAGGCTCGTGAGGAAGAGGTAGCGGCTGGAATTAAAGAGGGAAAGCAGGTGGTGCCAATTAAAAAATTAATTGAAATTCCAGAAATTAAAGCAAGGCAATATGTAACTTCAGAAACTGGAGAAATCTTACCTTCTCCGGATGCCCGTTACCTATCTGAATTAATCGAGTCTGTAAGGAAACACTCTCTTTTACAAAAACCAGCTAAGACCCCACAAGTGGAAGAAATACAAAAAACTTTTGTAGATACTATGTTAGGGGATTTCTATAATAGAATTCATCCTGTTCGTGATATACCATTTAAAAAAGAACTTCTAGGAAAATTAGAGGAACAGGCTCTAGGGTTAGTTGGGAACATGCCGATGCCACAATTTTCCGCAAAGTCTTCTTTGATCGCTGATCCTCAAAATCCAGAAAAAACATGGTTTCCAACTTTATATTCTCGCTTGCCAGAAGAGCACGCTAAATCCTTGGAAGAAGATTTTAAGAAGGGCATAACAGTAAGTGAAGCTTATACAAAATACTTCTCCCAGCTCGAAGATAATGTGTCTAATTTAAACTTTAGAGCACGTCTTTTGAGGGACCTCCTTTCTGGTTCAGTAATCTATACCCAAGATACAAATATGATAGGGAAAACAGTGTCCGAAGATATATCTGAGGGGCGTAATCCAAATTATGCTGTAAAGGAATTGGTTAGCCCAGAGTTATTGAGTAAGATTGTGAAGGATTTCAGATTATATGAACCAAAACTTGATGCTAGGGGTCAAAATGTTGGTCTCACATCAAAAACTGCTCTGGATTTACAATATGGCGAAATAATGAGAAACTTGCAGGCTTACTATGAAGAATTGTCCGGCACAGTTTACGGTAGAGGTGGGTTAATTTCAAATACCATTATGAAGAAGAAGATACCAGCCTTATACTTGACGGCACAGCATAGGCCTTATGACCCTAGTGAGGCTATTAGGTCTGGTATTGGGCGTTTGGAAGAGTTCAAAGAAGAAATACCTGGCTCCGAGGAATTAATAGGTCAAATGTCTGAATCTCTCAAGAATGTGGGAGAATTCAAAAAAGAACACCCCTCACAATGGATCGGTAAAGGGGAAGTACGTATTGGTAGAAAAGATTTGGTGGAGTTACAAAAAGCAGGTATGGCGACCCCTGATTTACAAAGTAAGGTTGATGATGTTTATGCTCTTATTAATAGACAACCTACTACAGATGAATTTAGTTACCGTTCTCTAAAATTAACGGTGGATGATATGATGAAAGATTTGTCTGGGTCTGTTGCTGTTCCTGGTTTACCTATCGGGGATTACCCAGTTATCAGTACAATGAATAAAACTCGGGACGCTTTGGAAGAACTAAGGGAAAAGAAAGTCAAAGAGATTGAAAATGAACTTGAAACTAGCGGAGGTAAATTCACCTCTAAGGTCGGTAAGTTACAAGACGATATTGATAAAATCGATAAAGTTTCAAAAGATTTATTACCGCTTTACCATGAAGCCAGTATGACGCTAGATTTTGATGGTGATATGATTTCTATTCATGCCGCTACTACTCAGAAAGCTAACGAAGAACTCAAACGTATCCATGAGATGCAACTAAAAGATTATGGTACAACTCGTAGGTTTATGCACGAAAATATTCAAAAGAGCAATGTTCCTGAATCTGCGGTCTCGTTGGGAGTTAAGGGCGCTGAACTATCTCCAGAGGAATTACCTGCTAGTTTGAAGTATAGGTTGTCGGCGTCGTCTCCCGGCTGGAAGAGCATGAACTACGTTGATGAGATTACTAAAGCCGCCAAGAAAAATCTTCTAGATATACATGAAACAGACCCCTCAACAATTGCGGAAGACTCCCTTAAACATTTCGTGCATAAAGTTGATATGGGACAAGGATATGAAGCCTTTAACCGTATAGGTTTATTGTATCGAGGGGCAGACCCGAAGGGGTTGGGGTTGACCCCCAAGTTGCATGAGAACTACAATCTTCTTTTAGGGGAATTCTTGAGGGATACTATCCAGAGAGTTATTGGTGGTAAGCATGGTTCCGCTGGTTCTGATTTAAGCCCCAAAGTTCAACAAGCTTTTTTCACTGGTAATTTGGATCAGCTAACATCGGCTCTTGATGCCGGTCACGGTGGCTGGGGAGAATATAAAGGTGGTATGCAAGGCGCTGGTGAGGAAGCTCTTTTTGGACAACAAGAAGAATCAATGCGTAAATACAGACTAAAGTTTTTACGTCCTCTCACTTTAGAACAATTACAGAGCGAATCTAAAGAATACGGTATATCCACAAAGGGCAAAGATCGGGAGCAATTAATAGAAGATATTATACAGAAAACATCTTTCCGTGCTATGTTTGAAAATGTTTTTGACCAAATGATGCGTATGTCCGTTGCTAATGTAAAGGAACTTTACGCAACAGGTTTGGCGGGGGACGCCACCTTATCTAAAAAAGGATCTCTTGGTCTTGCTAGATTCGTTGCAGGGAAGCCAGGTTATGAGGATGAAACACTCCAAACTTTAGGGTTCAAAACCAAGTTCAAATTTAACGAAGGTGATTTCCAAGCTTTAGTAGGAAAAGATGATATTACACAGCTGGTAATAGACGAGATGCGAAAAGCATCAGGTAAGAAATTATCTAAAGAAGAAATAGGTTTTAGGATTGCTGCTATGGGAGAAGGTATCGAGAAAGTGAGGAAGGGGGATTATAGGAATATTAGTGAGGAAATTATACAACCTGGAATAAGTACTTCTACTTTATATAGGGGTTTGCAACCTATGTATAAGATGAAAACTTCCGGTGGGGCCGCGATGGCCGTAGGGTCCTATGCTAAACGATCAGATATAGAAAATGAATACACTCCTGGGGGTCCTGCGTTATCCCAAGCTGAAGTGCTTGACTATGTATTAAGAAATAAAAAGGGTAAAGGGATAGAAATTCCAGAAATGATAGGGACTTTTGGTGGGGCCACTGAACAGAAGAAATACACCTTTGAAAGTCCCGCAATGAAAGCTTATGAAGAGTTTGTTGTGGCACATGACCAGATGATGAAAATAATGAATAAAGAAGTGTATCAGGTGGAGGGTTTACTTAATCAGGTGCAAACTTTTTCGAAGCAGACCGAAGGAATTTATGGAGAACAATCTAAAGCGGGACGAAAATTTTCTTATGACAAAGAAACTGGCCAAGTTTATATTGATAGTGGAATAAAAACTGCCTTTGAAGATGCACTCCGTGAACGTATGCTTGCTCGTAACCCAGATGAGAGGTCTACGGCCAACGACAAGTTAACACAGGCTATGGATCGAGCCCACGAGATTATCAGAAGAGGAACTGCTCTGAAGTACATAGATATGGGGGAAGGAGTTAAAGCTGATTACTTAAGATCTGTGATTGACAGGGTTTCTGATCCCAAGTCAAGCCATGCAAAAGAAGTAGATAGTTTAATTGAAAAACTAGTATATAGCAGAGAGCACGGCCCTATGGTTAAGAAAGCCTTAGAAGGGGCGGGTTTGGGTTCTATGGAAGATTCGAGCAATATAGAGGTTACCGTAGCCTTGCGTAAAATTCCGGCGTTTAGAAAACAAGCAGTCGAAGAGGCCTCAGCTTCTTATATTGCGGGGGAAGCTGGTTATGGTTCTGGTATTGGCCCACTTAGGAGAGCTTCCCGCTCAGGCTTTTTTGGTTTAACTGGTGTCAACCTTCCTGCACAAATATCTGAGGGACTTGTAGGAAGGGGTAAAACTCAGGACCTTGTTGCATCATTCTCCCCGTTATTTAAAGAAAGTTGGAAGGAAGCGGTAAAGGAAAATACCGAAACGCTGAGCCAAGAAGATTGGCAGAGCGTGTACAAAGCACACCCAGTTCTTCGTGGGATGAAGTCTCCTTCCGAGGATACACCATATCAGGATGTCATTTCTTCCTTGCGCAATGAGGGCGTTTACGGAGGAAGCCGAGGAGTTACACATTTTATAAATAATGTGATAAAGGAACGCCAGGGGCAGATTCTTGAACACATAGGAGCAGGATTACCAAAGGACTGGGAAGATCTACGGCTAAGCCAAGTTGAATCTCGTGTGAATACCGCAATACCACGTTCCGCTGAGCAGTCCATGTGGCCTTTTAGGCCAAGTGCTGGTGGGGGTGTTGACCTTGAAGAGATTCTATCTAAACCCACACATAAAGTAAGAAATGATGTTGAAAAGATTTTTAATAGTGCCTTTGATTTAACATCACAAGATTGGCAGAGTATATTTCATTTTGATCAGAAGGCTAAGAAGATAACTAGCGAATCTGAAAAGCCTCTGGAAGCCCTTTATGCTGAAGGAATATATGGTGAGAATCGTGGCTACACTCGCTATATTAATATGGTATTCAAGAAGAGAATGGAGAATATTCTGAAGGAACTGGATATAGAACCACCAGACTTTTATACAATGAGATTCCAGAAATCTAGAAATGAGTTTCTTAAAGCAATAGAAGAGAAGTCCGTTAGGGGTGGATTATCCACTACTATGCCATCTCCTGGAGGGCCTTTTGGTGGACCCCCATTTACACCTGGAGAAGCTTTTGGAGAAAAAGCACCTGAAAACATCAGGCGTGCTGTTCGTGGGTTTAGTCCAGCCGATTACCCCCATATTAAAACAGGTTTTGAAGACCCAAAATTCTTAGAACAAGACGTTGAGGGATCGGCACAGTATAAGAGTCATGGTCATCAAATCAAAATGAGTGCTGTTCCTCTACGTTGGGGAAATACCGAGATAGGCTATGCTACACGCAATAAAGTATTAGACCCCGATACTGCTAATAAACTATACAAACCTTTTATTGAACAGATGGAAGAAGGGCTGGCTCCTGAACTTAAGAAATACTCAAAAGATATAGGACATCGAGTAGATTTGTTTGGTGAATGGGGAGGAAAGAAAGACCAGTTAGCTTGGTTTGATGCCAAGGTTGCTAATAAACCTCTCCCTGTAGACGAGTTCAAAAAACTAGCAGATGACTTGAAGTTGAAGACTGTAGATGAACTTTATCGTGGTAAGGTTGATAAAGACCTAGCACAAAAGGTGTATACTCAACAAGATCAATTTAAGGGCATAGAGGAGGGTGTAGTTGCTAAAGCCTTGGGTGAAATTGATCCAAAAACAGGTTTCCCAAGAATGCTTAAACTCAAAACCAAAGATTATCTGGTTAATGAGGAAAACCGTTATCCTTGGAGAACACAAGAATCCGCGGAACAGAGAATAGAAGAACGCTTTGCGAGGGTGTTAGAAGGAAAGCGATCATATTCTCCCGCATATCAAACTGAAGAAGAGATAGATCAGGACTCTTACAAGAATTTTTCGCCATCTCTTGTCCAAAAGCAGGAAGGTCTCTATCCAGAGGATTGGCCCGTTGTAGAAACCTCTAAGAAGCGTATGGAGGAATACCTTAAAGGTTTAGATGATAAATTCTATCAGCCCCCTGAGCGGGCAGGAGAATTTAAGAAAGGAACTAAGTTCCTACTCCAGGCTCCCAGTGTAGAGCCAATACCTTCATTTGCCAAAGATGCAGTTGTAGCTACACAAGAGGAATTACGCAAAGGCATATTTGGTAAAGGAATGCCTGAGTTACCTTACGATCCAGTTCTAGTTCTAAATACAAGGAGACAAGCTCCTAAGTACCCAGAGGCAGTGCCTATTTCTAAAGAGGCAGGATTTATGTTTCCTGGGGAAGCCAAAGAAGGGGATGTGGGCCGATTTGTAGTTCATAAACACGATGCCTTTAGGGCAGGGCCACACCATGATATGAGAATTGAGGTTGGTGGTCAGCTTCAGTCATGGGCGGTACCAGAGTTTATGCCTACTGAAAAAGGAAAGCCTAGATTAGCAATTGGTCCTACAGCACACCACGCAATAGATTATTACCAGAAAGGAGAATATGATATTCCCAAAGGTTTTTATGGAGCTGGTCATATGGCAACTTATGATACAGGAAAGGCTACTTTGGAAAGTGTAAAAGAAGGGTATGTCACAGTAAGGTTGGAAGGCGTTAAAGGTTTGGTTGATGGTACTTACAATATTCTTAATTACGAGCCGAAGGGCGAAGATACTAAAAAAGGACAGTGGCTAGTTTCCAAAGTAAGGCCAATGGAGGAAAGGGATCCTGAAAGGGCTAAACAGTTTTATGGTTTTAGTCCTAACGTTGAGATAGACGATACGCTTGGTGCAGGGGAAGGCCGTTACCAAGATGGGAATATCCGTTTATTCTCCCCTACAAATAGAGCAGAGATGCGTGCTTTTATGAACGTAATGCAACATGAAAAAGGGCATGCTGTAATAGATTATTCCGCTCCTACTATCGCGCAGGATATCATGTCTGGAAAAGAGTTTCCTGGTATAGATACAAAGAAAATACAGAATTATTATATGCAAAAATACGGAGATAGGGGGGAGGAAGAGCCAGCAAATGCCCTAGAAGAGGCTCTAGCTGGAGGTCTCCGTACTGATGAGGATCAAGAAGTTTTGGATGAACTCGCAAAGGTACAAGAGCTAGTAGCAGAAAAAGCCGGAAGAGAGGCCATCGGGACATCCCCACAAGAAGAACTTTCCTTTATGCGAAAAAATCTACAGAATTATTCCCCTGCACAACAACCTTATACACTATATACTGATGCTGGGTCCCGTGGTAATCCGGGACCTTCTGGTGCTGGTGCTGTCCTATTAAATCCTAAGGGACAGACTATTGCAGAAGTCAATAAATATCTTGGGGAAATGACTTCTATGGCTGCTGAGTACCAAGGCCTCATTATGGGTTTACAGGAGGCTCTTAAGAATTCCGCTCAAAACATAAAAGTAAGATCAGACTCTGAAGTTATGGTAGGACAGATGAGAAATGAGTTCAAGGTGAAGAATGAGCAGATAAAAGAACTTAAGGCTCAGGCGGATGTGCTAGCAGCACAATTTGACAATGTGTCTTTCTCTTATGTTCCTCGTGAGGAAAACAAGCCCGCCGATAGACTAGCAAACATTGCTATGAATAGAGGATTAACACCTGGTACCCAAGCTTACGCTCCTTTACGTCAGGAACCTACTGGGTTTTTAGAAAGTGCAGGGAGATCGGCTTTGATAGGGGCAGCTGTTGCCCCTATAGTGGGAAGTATGGCTTATGGACTAGGTCTCCAACACATACCTTTAGCTACGGGGGCGGGAGCAGCGGTTGGGGCCCTTTCTGGATTAACATCAGCGGGGGTGTCAAGAACTCCACAGTTGAATCCTACTAATGAAGAAAGACCTATATGGAAAATGTTAAAAGGTGCTCTTTCTGGTGCTGCTGTGTCTTCAATTGCTGGTGCTGGGTGGTATGGTGCGTCAAGTTTGCTTGAAGGTAGCAATCTATTACCACAAAGTTTTCTAGATTCTCGTTCCAGTGTTATAAAAGCGGCCCCGCTATGGGGTGCGGTAACTGGTGGGATAGGGGGATTATTTACTCCATCTGAAAAAACTTACCGTAGCAATACGCCCGCAGAAGGAGAGGAAAACCTCGATGAACCTCGTTTAAATGCTCCTGCTGATGAAAAGAAGCCTTTATGGAGACGCATGGCTGGTGGGCTAGGTAAAGCGGCCCTGATTGGTGGCGGAGCAGCTCTTGCAGCAACATATGCGTTACCTGCTTCGATGACAATGCTGGGCCTTGGTGGTTTGGGCGCAGGAACCATGGCTGGGGCTACAGCTTATACTGGTTACCCAATGATTGCTCCTATTGTTGAAGCTCTTGTGGGAGCTATAAAGACTATAGGATCTTCAGAAATAGTTAAGTCGGGTACAGCTCTTTTAGGTGAAGGTTGGTCAGCTACAAAAGACTTAGTGGGGAAAATTTCTGAATATATTCCTGATAGTGTTACGAATTTGGCTAAGCGTGGTGTAAATGCCGCTGGTTCAGCAGCTTGGTCTGGTATGAAAGATTTTGAAGGTTATGCACGACCTACCTTTAGAAAATGGGATGAGTCCGCTTTTCCTTATGCAACGGATGTTACTAAAAAGGTCTGGGGAACTGCTATGGATACTGTTCCTGGTATACTCTCTAAACGACCACAAGTTGAGGATTTTGCGAGTAACTTCTATGGTGGTGTTGGTAAGATGTATGATGATGTCGTGTCGGGCTTATACAGAACATATGACGCCGTATCTGAAAATGTACCTAGTGTAGATCTAGGTAAACACTACTCTGCTATTATAGATAAAATTTCTCAATTAGGTTTATGGTTTTCAGACCAAAGTGGGGAAGTAAGTAGAATGGTGTTGCGTATTCCAGCTTCTTTGGGTATTTCTGCAGCAGCTGCAAAAATTCAACAAATGTCTGTTAGAACGCCCGAGGAGAATTCTCTCGAAGGTTTACCGTCTTTTGCTCCTGCCAAGGGAACTGACACGGTTGCTAACCTCCTAAAGGGTGGGAACTTGACGGTATCAGCGGAACCTTTTAGACAGCGTGGTATGTCACAAGACCGTAACCTTAATTACTTAAAACAAGGTTTTGCTGTGGGTCTTGGTGGGGGCGGTAAGATATACATGCCACCAGAAATTATTAAGGCTTATATGTCCGCTAAAGGAACTGAAAAAGAAGGTATTGGAAGGTCAATCCAACAAACATACGCACATGAAAAAACGCACTTAGATATTAATGAAGCCCCAGAATCTGTCAAGGGAATGTGGAAGACTAGGGCTGTATCGAGTCCTCTTGTAGATAAATTTATCTCTGAGGCAATGTCTAGTACATCTAAGGATGTTTATCAAAGACAGTTTGAACAGGCCCAGAAGAGGGCAGGGGAGGTTGGGAAGCCTTTTAGTAAATCCCCCGCCGCACGTTGGGAAGCCATGCAAGAAATCCTTGCTGGACACCCAGAAATGAAGATGTCGAAAAGTAACACTCAAGAAATTCAGGCTTTGCAAGGAAGATTACAGCAGGATTTGGCTATGAAGGCCTACTCGCCTTTGTTCGAGGGGACCAAATCTCTCAAGAAGAAAACATTTGAGTGGGAAGCAGAAGACAAGTCGCGTAAATTTGAGGTATCTCTTGGAACCCCAGGGCTAGTCTCCGCTGCTTTAGGGTTTGATCCATCTGAAGTAAGTAAAGCACTAGAAGTCTTATCTCATCCTGGGGTAAGAGAGAAGAGGTTTTTAGGTGCCCCACAGAGAATGCTAGAGGGTATTGACCCACATTTGGTGGGATTGTTGAGAAAGAAAACCCACGGCAATGCATTACTAAGTTTAGAGGGGGAAGCTAAAGTTGGCCCTTACACAATAAATATGCCAGAACCCATAACCTTGGGAAGGTTTGATACTAAAGAATCACTTCTTGAGAATAAGGACCCTTACGGGATGAGGATTGAACCAACCAAATCTATTGATCGGCCAGTTGATTATGTTGGTATGCACCCATCAACTGTTAGGGGTCTTGCTTTCGCATTACGGCAGAATTTAGGTGCACTGGCGAGAGGAACGATGGGTAAGGACGGTATACCACAGAATATTGTTGAAAGTATTTTGAAGGACACTGGGTTAGAAAAGTTATTTTCTAGGGGAAATGAAGTTCCCCCAAGTTTTACACACGCCTTAGGAAGTGTTGCGAAAGGCGGCGCACAATTGGGGTATGGGGCAACATCTTTCGGATTACGCTTGCCTTGGACCCTTATGAAATCTCCCTATAGTGCTTACAAATCCATTGCTGGTGTAGATGAAAATGTGTCAAATATGATTACTGAACAACTGTCTGGATTAGGTGCTGGTCTAAAGGAATTTCCTACATATCGGGGTACTACAGGATTGGGTTTGGAAGCAGGACGGACTAGGTCTCGTGGGTTAACGGAAAAAAACATAAGAGAATTAATCGATTTAGAATTTAAAAAGATTAGCAGGATGATGGAATATCCAGATTCATTTAAAGAGTCACCTTTTGACACCACTAAATGGATGGATACCGCGCAGCGTCTTGGCCCAGCTGAATCAGCGTTAGATTATGAGAAAACAGTTCAGGAAGCTATTAGTCAAAAAGGAAGTCCAGATGCAATAAAAAAGGCAGCTGCAAATAGAATGGTTTACCACATGTCTACTGGGCAGGTTCCTGCTCCACCCCCTGTATCCCAGAAATTCTTACGAAGTACGGCAGACGTTACCCACGGTGGTGTAGACTTGCTCGCCTATGGTGTTCCACAGGCGGTTAGTGCTGCACAATCAACTGCCCAAGGTCTGGGTATGGGGGCCAGAGCTTTGATGGCTAGACGCTATTTTACCGAGGAAGGCTTAGAAAAATCATTCAAAATACTACCTAGTGTGTATGAATCAGCAAAACAAATGCTCCCCGGTAGAGATGTGACTGGCACAGGTCTTATGGAAGAATTTAATAGACAAGTAGGAGAAATCTACGGTCCTGGTAATCTATTGGGTTCAAAAAATAGGGGTATAGGTAAATTTGCGGTTGAACATCTTGGTCTAGGAGGTATGCCTTATAATGAAAGCTGGGGGGTTCCGTCTGGAGTAATGGCTTCTAGTGGTGTATCTGGTTTATCACGTAGACCTGGTGCTTTATTAAGTGGTATTAGGGGGCTCAGGGGCCTAGTTACACAGCCAATTGAGGCTTTCGGGACGGGTATGTCTGATGTGGGACAAGCTTTGAGACAAAGTGATTTTACTGATGCATTAAAAGGTGTGGCCGGTGGCGCATTTAAGATGATTCCAGCTTTAGGTCATTTTGCAGTTGGGGCTTACGATGTAAAGGAGAAAGTTGCGCAAGGGGTTTCTCCCGTTAGGGCTATAGCTAGCGAAATACCTGAGCAGATTGTTCAGGCCGCAACTATTGCTATGGGGGCTGCTCTAGGTTCTAGATTAACTGCTCCAGCCTCAACGGCCTTAAGATCTATGGGCGGCGGCGGGCCTAAGGCGGCAACCTTAGTCCGTGTTCTAGGTGCACTGGCTGGTAGTCTTGGTGGTGGTGTTGTTGGGGGCCATATTGGTGAGAAAATTGAAAGAAAAGTTTTTGGTATAGGCGGTAAACAGGGACCACGCGGTGCCGAGGTGGACAAGTGGCTTTCAGACAAAGAGAGGGCAGATTTAGCAGATGAGGGTAGTATGGAATCTCTCTACCCTGAGTATATGGACCCAGAATATGTGGATAAATTAAAAACGAATAGAACTTGGATGTCGAGAGGTGGAGCATTACTTGGTGGTATTGCAGGTTTCAAGGCTGGTGTTAGTCCCATAAGCAAGATAGGTCTTGGTATAGGAGGTTTACTGGCAGGACAATATTTTGGGAAAGAGGTTGGAACATCTTTACTTAGAAAGGAAAGAGAAAGAGCACGGCTTGATTATTACGAGGGAAGCTCTTCTTATAGTCCAGCACAAGAAGCAGAGCTTGAGGAGCCTACGTTGCGGGGGTATACTCCTGTTTCTGCTCGTTCTCCTTGGAGATTACCATCAGAGATAAAAGATGTAGTGCCCAGTAGCATGCAAGGTAAAACTTTAGACCAAGTATTGGGTTCTTTCCAATCTCTACAAAATACTGTGACTGTGGATACTTCTGATAAAAGTAAGGTCGCAAAATCCCAGAAAGCAACTTTGGCCCATATATCTGAAACTTATTTGAACCATTTACAAGGTTTGCGGAATGAATTAAATACCGCGGCACAAGCCGGCAACAAAAATACTGTTGCCCATTTAAGTAAAGAAATCGATGAATATATCATCAAATATGTTGCTACTGCTCTTAGGTCCTCAACAGCTGTACATCCTCTATCGGATCCTTTTAGAACTTACCGGTCTGGTGGTTTCCTAGGTGCTGGAGATCGTGAGAATGTTTCCCTCGGACGTCCTGAAGCTTTCAGTGATGTAATCTCAGTGGGGGGTTTCCTGTCCAAAGGGTTAGAGGGTGTATCTAAGAAGGCAGTAGAAGCTCTTCAGAGTTTAGAGCCTACCGGAATTAGCCCCACTTCTATTTACCAAGAAGTAATGAGTGGGATTTTAAAGACCTCAACCAATGTACCAAAAGATATATCTGGTGTTCATGGCTATTTACGTTCCACAGTGCACGAGGCAGGTCGAGACCCCAATACTACTGTTGAGAGTCTCCGATATTGGAAGTCCCTTGAAGAACAATTCCGAGGACCCGCACAACAAACGAAATTCTCAGGTCGGTTTGACCCGATGATGCAGGCGGCTGCCCCTATCATACCTATGGGGCTGTCTGTTCCACAACAGGTTTCTGGAAATAAGCAATTACTAGAATACTACAAACAAAAGGTTGCTACTAGTCCTGATATGAAAGAGGGCCAAGCAATGTCTTTAAACTTAGAGGTTAAAGATGAGGCTGGGGCTGTATTAGAAAAGATTCGAGCGGACTTAACTAAAACTTCATTGGCGGCAAACGGAGTTAAAGTAAACTTTACCGACATGAATAAACAAGTTGCCGAGTCACAGACATTTTTTGGGGCTGTAGAAACTATTACCAAGTGGGGCGGGGCCGCTGCAATTGTAGGTACTGTAGCGACTGAATTCAAAAAAATGGTCTCCACAATGGCAGATGTAGAGACGGCCATAATGAATATAGCAAAGGTCACAGATCCACAAGTTACTAATTTGAATAAAATTAGAGATGCTGCCTTTGGTATGGCCACTGGTATGGGGGTTAATGTCAAAGATGTTCTAGATGCTATGGTAGTATTTGGTCAGCAAGGTTTAAAACAAGCTGAAATCATTGACCGAACTCGTGTGGCTGTTATGGCGGCAACAGTTACTGACATGAAATCTGCTGAGGTTACTGAGTACTTGACTGCAGCTACAAAACAATACGGTGAGCAGATGGGCGCCGCTCAAAAATATTTAGATGCATGGATAAATGTTGACGTTAAGCACGCAATAACAGCTAAGGAGTTAGCAAGTGGTATGCTTCGAGCTGGATCCGCCGCTAGAACTGCTGGTGTAGATTTTCACGAACTTAATGGTATAATCACGGCTATTGCTGTTGTGACACGTCAGACAGGGGAGGAGGTTGGTACTGCCTTAAGGTTCATGTTTAAAAATTTGCAGACCTCAGCTGTAAGAAATAAATTAAAAGATGAACTTAAGATGGACACCCTGTTACCGAGTGGTGAATTAAAACCCGGCATGCGTTTCCTAGAGGAGTTAAATGTCAAATGGCAAACAATGTCGGATGCTCAAAGACAAAATTATGCTAGCGTTATTGCTGGTGCCCGTCATTATAACGCATTTATTACTTTGATGGACAATTTTAAGGAAGCACAAGATTCGGTTTCTGATTCAATGAACTCACAAGGAGCTACTGAGGCTAGGTTGGAGTTGCAGTTGGACACACTTAATACAAAGTATCAGCAATTAAGAGCATCTATGCAGGAAATGTACACTGATTTCGGAAAGCTTGCTATTGAGCCAATGAAAGTTTTAACGGATGCTACCAGAGGGTTGGTTGGGGCTTTTACATTGGTTCCCGATCGTATTAAACAGATTATTTTAGGACTAGGTACATTCGCAACATTTTCTAGTCAAATCGAGAAGGTAATGAGTGGACTACAGAATTTTGGACTAAGTTCTGGTGCCACAGGTGCCGTCTCTGGTATTACTCAATTCGCAGTATCTCCCATTAGAAGTACACTAGGGGCGGTCGAAAGTGTAAAAGACATTGGAGGTTTGGGGGATGCTTCTACCACTTTAGGTAAGATGGCTTATTTGACTCTGGCCACAGGTAGGACGTTTAACTCGATGTTCTCTTCTATGTCGTCCTCAGCTGGCAATCTTGGCCTCGTTCTGGCTGGTGTTACTGCAGCATTGGGGTTGATGGGAGACTCTGGTGATAAACTATTACCCTTAGCTGCAGCAATAGGTTCTATCTCTCTCGCGTCAAAGGTGATGGGCGCAGTTATGGGGACAGCTGCGGGGGCTGGGACTGGAGTTATAAGAAGTCTACTTCCGTTAGGTTTAGCTGCTGGATTTGCCTACTCTAGCAGAGAAAAGATACAAGATGTGGCTGGTGGACCAGAATCAACGTTGCGTCGTTACCAAACACGTATGAATGCTCCAGGACAGATCCGGCAACAATTTACCGAAATGTCGGATTTAGAAAAGAAATGGACAGACGCGGAAACCAAAAGACAGGTATTGCTGGAAACTGAAAAACAATTAACTACACCAGCCGCTGGCCCAAACCTTCCTTCCGGTGCAGAAAAGGAACGAGATAGGCTGGTATATAGCGAAGGCATGTCAAAGAACTATAAGTCTGTGGTGACAAAAATAGCGGAGTTTAAAAAGGCAGAGGATGAGGCTACTCGTGCTAGTGTTCAGATGGTGCCAACCCTAGCAAAAGGGTATGATGTGTTTGGTAATGCAATACTTGACACTACTGTTAAGGCCCGTAATTTATTAGATGTCTTTCAATCACAGCTGAATGTTTTACAAAACATGGAAAAAATTGATCTTGCAAAACTTAGGGCAGGCACTATATTTCCAACTGGGACTGGGGCGAATCAAGTAAGGGGCTCTTTACAATCAGCACTTGAAACTATACCGGTAGTCGGAAAGCAATGGTCTGAAGCACTGTTGCCTAAAACTCCTTACGAAAAACAGCAAGCATTGCTTTCACAAATGGGCGAATTAAAAGCTGCGCAAGAAAAGGCCCAAATGTTGGGAGCTACACCACTAAGAACTATAAACACTCAGAGATTTGTTCCTTATCTAGGGGTGACTGGGAAGTTTGGGTACGAAGGTGGGGCACAAACTGGAATGATCCCACCATTTCTATCCGGACGTATGAAAGATATCTCTAAGAAGCTTGATGACGCTAACGCTGAATTAGATGCCGCCATGATGAAAGTAGAGCAAGATATTTTAGGAGTTGGAAAAGGTACTACTGCTGGTGACTTTATGAAATTAACTAGCGACAAAGGCTTGGATAAATTTTTTGAAGTAAAGGCTGGAAGGAATTTAGACACTATGCGGCAGGTAGCTGAACAGCTTACTGGAGGGAATTTAGAGAAACTCCAAGAAACTATAACCACCAAACCAGCGCAGAGTTACGGGGACATGTTTGGTCGTGAAAATAGATACGATGCGCTTACAGGTCGCAATTATCAGGTTTCTAAACAGTATGTTTCCTTATCTAATTTACCTGAGAGACTCGGGGTTCCACAAGGAAAAGAGCTTTATGGGATGCTTGACCAGTATCAACCTCAAGCAGACCAATTTACAGGAGCAATTAATGCGGCGATAAATTCAGGTGGAAGAGTTATTTCCGAGTGGTACGCCAAAACCATCACTGGAGCAGCAGCATTAATATCTTCAGCAGAATCTGGCGGAGCATTAATTTCTAAAATGTTTTCTGAGACTAGAACTGCTAATATACAAAAAGTATTAAAGGATTTGGCTTTGACTATTTCCGAAGGATTAATGAGTTTCTTCGGTGATTTGAAAAATAATGTCTTGGATTCATTACGGATGTCTTTGGGTAATGAAAACATTCAAAATTTAATAAAAGTAATGACTGGTATTGGTGAAGGGGTAAAGGATTATGCTAACCAAGCTTACCGATTGATTCAATCAGGCTTAACAACAGTAGGATTACCCGCCACTTTTATTACTGATATAGGTAGTTTTATCAGGGACGCTATATTTGGTAATCTAAAGGATGCGTTTGGAAGAGTAGGTAAAGAAGACTTAGGGGTTATTGGGGGTTTTTATAACGAACTGACTGGAGGATTACTAGGAAATCTTGTTTCTGCAACCAAGGGAATGGGGAACATCATAGCTGAAGGTCTGAGTAGTGCTTTTCGTGGCATCTCAAATATTATAGTTTCCTCTATCGGAGCAGTTAGCCCAGACATCGCCAATAAGGTGCAAGGCGCATTTTCATTCTTATCTTCAATAGGAACTTCAGATATAAAAACTGTAATAACAGGTTCCTTTACAACTCTATCTAATACAGTTAAGGGTGTAATGGGGTGGGTTAAAGACGAAGCTAAGCGGATAGAGGCTGCTACCCCAAAAACAGGGGGAGAAGAAGAATCTGCAGTTGCTAAACGTTTTTTGGCTAGACAAGAACGTTGGAACTTGATGTTACAACAACAAGGTTTAGCAAAAGAAGTTATTACTGAAGGGGTTACACGTGGGGCAATGCAGGAACCTAAGGCATTGGTTGCAACTAGTGCTGGTGAGGGTAAGTATTATGTGGCTGTTGGTGCTGTTGGTGAGGGTGCCAATGAACAAATCCTTAACACGAAAGAACCACAAGATTGGACCACTATGACTAAGATAGCTTATCAAGAGGTAGAATCAGCCAGAGCAAAGGGTATTAAGCCAGGGGACACAATGGGGTGGACACAATTAACCCAAGAGGCCTATAAGACAGGTGCGCTTTCTCCGGAAAAAGCTATGCCGTTGATTATGCCCGAGCCCGGCGAGCTTCCCTATGCCCAAGGTCGTGCCCCCGGAGGTTTAGAGGAACGGAGAATTGGTTGGGAAAACTTACAAGGTAAAATCGAAACTTGGTCCCGTAAACAGGCTGGTATGTTTGACATAGGCAAAGAGTACGAAAAAACTAAACAGTACGCTGGTGGTGGGGCCGCTATGTTTATGCCTAAGTTTCAGGGACATGAGGCTTTAAAACTGGGGGAAAAATTCTTGTTTGAAGTGGAGGGTAGCCGGAAAGCACAAGATGCGATGTGGGAAGTGGCTGAAGCAATCAGGGATATGGATGTGCAATGGAAACTGTATACTTCTGACACGGCTAGTGCTGATAAGAGTGCTAGTAAGATAAAAGAGATGCAGGACCTTTTAGTAAAAAAACGTAAGTTAGAGTTTTTAATACAGGTCCGAGAGGAATGGGAGAATACATTCAACACTATTGCAAAAGCAAAAATTGATGAGCAAGTAACAATAGCCCAAGATCGGGCCGAGGTAGCAGCACGCCGTGTTAAAGTTGGTTTTGAAAGTGAGGATAGGTTACCTGTAAAGATGCCTACCAAACCAAAAGCGTGGGCCGAACTTTCCGAAGAACAAAAGCTAGGTATCATTAATCCGGAGTACGCACGTGTAACTCAGCGTCAGTCAGAAACTGAAATGCGTGGCCAACGTTATATACAAACAGAGAAACTTCTGGCTGGTACCGATACCCGCACCCGTCTTATGGCAGAAGACTTAAAGGAGCAATTGGGTGGGAGACTCGGGGAGAGTTTAGGTAAAGAAAATGTGGATAGAATATTAAGATCTATAGGTACAGCTCCAGAAGGGAAGAAGGAGGATGCGGCACTTGTTGGTTTACAAACTTCACAACTACATTTAATTGAGAAAGTTATTTCTGAATTACAAGATTTAAATAGGTCTGCGGCCACAGCGAATAAATCGGACAAACAACTACTATCAGATTACGATAAATATACAGCGGATTATAAGAAGACTTTAGCTTCTGCTAACGAGAAGAACTTATCGGAACCAGAAAGATTTCAGAGGTTAAAGCTTGCAGAACAGTATAGACAACTGGCTTCTACTTCTGGGCAAAGGCTTGTCGAGGGGCAACCGAACTCTAACTTGTTAAAGCAAAAAGTGCCGTCGGAGGCCATATCTAATGCACTTCCAGGCTTTGTCGAATATGCACAAACAAAGATTACCAATTTTGACAAAAAATGGGAACCCATTGTAGGAAAACAATTTACACAGAAAAAGGGTTTGTCTGGTTGGATGGGTGCTTTTGAAGATTTATTTACTTCGCCACAAGAAAGGGATCAGCAGTTCCTTGAAAAAGCGCAACAGTATTATACTAGTAAACTAGGCCCCAAGACTAAGGCTGGGGACATCGGAGTAAAAACCCCTGCAGTAGATATTGAATCTGAAGCATGGTCTAACTTATCACAGAATTGGAAACCGGTTAGTATGGATTTAGAAGCTGTCGGGCCCGCTGCGGATGTGGTGTCCAAAGCTATAGACAAACTTTGGTCGACGTGGACTGATCTTATCGGTTTGGGTAAAATGACTATTGGACTCGATCTGGGTGGTTGGTTTAGAGATTTGGGGAAAGATGCCGAAGGTCTTTCTGATTCCGTTGAAACAAAAGTTTCTGGAGCAATTTCTAAAACAGGTAAGGGGATAAGTGACTATATCGTTGGGGCCATGGATTACGTAACTAAATCCCCCGATTTTTCTTCTTATGAAAGTACCTACAAGGATAAAGGTTCACATTTGGGAGATAGATTTCTTAGGGCGATAGGAGTAAGGGAGGATAGGGGATTTGATTGGCAGAAACCATCCCCTCTTTGGAGAGTGGCTGAAGAAGACGCCGGTTATGTAAAGCCCTATCAAGATCCACTAAGAGAAGCAATGGTAGAAAATTATTATGATTTTGATAAGCGAGAGCGTGGATTAAGGACGGTAGCGGAGAGAGCTAAAAAGACTAAGCGATTCACACCGGCAGGGTTTATGCCTGAGTCGGGATTACGTGAAGATTTATTGGGAGAACAGGATAGAGAAAATTTCTTACAAATGATGGGCCAACCGAAGGAACCAGACAGTTTTCCAGCATGGGCAGCGAGAGGTACAGTGGGATCGCTTTATGATTTAACTTCATTCCTTCCAGACATTGGAAGAACCCTCGTCGGCGGACCCACTTCAGAGAGAGATAAGTTAAAGTCAACAGCATCTTGGGGAACTCATTTAAGACAGTTTATGGGGTTAGCGGGTGAACAACCTATCAGTTGGGGTGACTGGGCCAAGCAAACGGTTGGTATGCCCGTACCAAACTTTGAGAGAGAAACCGCGACAATCGCTGCTAATAGGAGACTAGGAACCCCTATGGAGGAACAACAACGACGATGGGGGAATATACCTCGGCCGCCTGCCGTTAGCCGACCAGAACCCGAGTTTCCCATGGCCGAGAGAGTTTGGAAAGATTTTGATTTGGGTGGTCTTTGGATGGAGGGTATTAACTCATTAACTAATAATCTTCCAAGTCGAATAAGCAAAAGAATATCTGACCTTCATATAGGACGAAGGATAAACAACGCCTTGGGTAACGTGTTTGGGGAGGATAGGCTTTCTAAGTTAATTGGTATAGAAGAGATTTCCATGAAGGATAGATTTGATCCAATGTTTTTGGCTAAAAGGGATCTGGTACAGTGGAAAAAGGAAAAGGCTGAACGAGACAAGTTACAAAGAGAAGCTACACGGGCTAGAGCAATTATGGAAGGAGGAATGCCAGAGCCTAGTCGCTATCTTCGACCGCTACAAGCTGGTGTTGGGGCGTATCTAGGCAGTCAAGTTGCGGAGAAATTCTTTGGTGGGAATATCCTAAAGGCTACTGAGGCTGGTAATTCTCTCTTAAAATCTTTATCACAATCTGCGGATTGGGATAGACGTATTATGTTGAACCACTCAGATTGGTTAAGACAAATCGCGGACAACACAGCAGTCATGCGGGCCGCAGCTCCAGCTGGTGGTGTAATAGGTTCAGGCAGTGATGACCAGTTGGCCCCACGTTCTCGTTTGCTTAGAGCTTCCATTGAGCAGTCGCAAAGCATGAGTTTTATGGGTGCGGCGGTTACTGCTGCTGCTGCTTATATGGCTTTTAAATTGATCACACGGGCTTATCCTGGAGCTTTCCAAGGTGTGGGAGGATTGGTAAAAGGATTACCCGAATCTTTCCTAGCAACACATCCAGTTCCAACACAAACAAATTTGGGCGACCCTCGTATTCTAGAGAACCTCATAACAGATGCAAAACGCTACGGAGAACGGCAACCTAGATTTGCCGATTGGTCAACTCAGCCTAATTTTCAAGGTGATATTTGGAAACGGGCTATGAGAGACCCTCGGCAGTTTGAAACCTCGGCTGGTCAGCAGTTGCTTCCTGCTACTACTCCAGCACAGTCTTCCAGATGGTACCAGAGATTAGTAAATGGAGAACCGGAAGGGACAGCAGGTCCTACATTAGGGAGAAGTGGACTACGCAGGTTTGCAGTAGGAGCCGCCTTAGGTGGGTTAATGCCTACTGTAATAAGCTCACTTATGTTTAGTGGTTTTCTTGGAGCAGGGACTAGGGGAGGCTCTGCATTAGGTGGTCTTGTGGGACCTCGCACTGGTGTGGCTGGGCATGTGCTGGGTGGCTCTATGTTGGGTGGTGCGGGACTTCTTTCAATAGCTGCTTTGGGGCCAGTTGGAATGGCAGCTATAGGTGGTTTGGCGGGTGTAATGACTTTACTTCCCCATGTGAGTAACCTTAAAAAAGATATGCAGATGACGTATGATTTTGTTCGTGCAATTACAGGGGCTTTGGGAAAAGGTGAGGCTTTAGGGGGAATAACTAGTTTTGTTAGAGAAAGGATGATTCCGATAACTGGGACAACTGCAAAATTAACGGCACTTCGTCCCACCGCTTGGGCTGCAGAAGGATTGTCTAGTTTAGCAGGACGCGCAGGAGCATCTATTGGTGGTCTTCCGGGTATGTCCTCAACTGCAGGGGTTGTTATTGAACGTAGTTTACTTGGGCTGAGTGGTGCATTGGGGGCAGTAGGGAGGACTATGCGTGGTTGGATAGATGGTATCAATAGGTTACAAGCATGGGCTGCGGACACCACTGTTACAGACCGTATTAATAATCTGGGTGTGTCTACTGCATTACGCTTAAGCCAATGGCCACTTAAATTAGCTGATTCATTAAGACTTATTGAATTAAGTTTGACACAAGGTCTAGGTAAACAATCGTTTATTGGTGTATTTGACAACGTCATTAATTTTCTCCGGACAAATGTAAGAGCACGGGTAGAATCCGCTATAGGTGTTTCGGCTACTCAATCAATAAGCCGAGTTGCTTCGCCCTTTGTAAGTGCTGCTAGAAATATTTTACAACCTACACCTGTAGTTGACCAGATTACGGGGGCTAGGGCTTGGCAACCCGGAATTATAGGGCGAGCTTTTGCTGGGAGACGTCTTGAAGGTTTATATGATCGTGCAAGTGAACGTTGGGCTAGAGCGGGTGCTCCACAATATGTAAGGGCGGGAGAACGTATGCCTTGGGCCTTGTCCGAGAGAGGAGGCACTAGAGGTTTTATGTTGGGAGCTGGGCTGTCCGCGTTAGAATTAGGAACCGGATTACCTGGAACACTAATAGGAGGGGCTCTTGGTTCCGTTGGGTATCGAGCCGCTTTAGGAACCGGATTTAGGCCAGGCCTAATGGCTGCTGGTGCTGCTGGAACTCTAGGGGCATTGGGACCAACAGGGTTTGGGGAACTGATGCACATTGCACCTGAGGCTGGTGCGGCTCTGGGGGCCTATGGTGGTATAAGAGCAGGTGCTTTTGGTCAATGGGCAAAGCCCGCACAAGGTCGTTATGGTGTTGACCCATTTTATTCTCAGAGACTAATGGAAGAGATAGCTAGTGGGGTTGGCACGGATAGGCAAACTTCAAATATATTTAGGGCTCGGAATCGTTTTATGGCGGGAGGTGCTATTGGTACTCTAACCGGATTGGGGGGCATCAAAGGTTCCATACTAGGATTAACTGCCGGTCATCCAGTTCTATCTACGTTGGCGGCTGGAGGAATGGCCACATTAGCTGGTGCCTCTTTACCTCTTGCTGCTGGAGTAGCGGCTGCTGGTGGGATATATGGGGCAGTCACGAGGAGGATGACTGGTCGCGGTATTCAGGAACGTATGATGCAGACCGCCGAACAAGTTCATCTAGCCCAGTTGGGTATGGGTAATCAGTCGTTAACACCTTCCACAGCTTCTGGAGAACAGGCTGTGTTTGGAGGGATAGGTGCGGTGGCTACTCCTAAATACAAACAGGTTTGGAATTTTATGTCTGGGTTATTGGGTGGTAAAGGCACCCCTGTTGGTGCGGAACTAGAAGAACAATTCATGCGACAACAGTTCATGAGGCAAAGAGGGACACTTCCTGGTATGGGGGGCTTAGATATTGTGCAGAGTCGAGCTCAGCAATTTTGGATGGACAATTTAATGTCTCAGTATTATGCAGGTAGGTCTCGTGGACAGACTGGTTTACCTACAATATCAGCGGGACCTAATGCACTAAATCACTCTGAGTTCTTTACACGTATGGTTGGGATGCCAAATGTTCAAAATGCAGGGTCTGCTATAGATAATTTAAGGGGACCCAACACTAGTCGTTTTGGTATGACGCCCCAGGATGTTCAACACAGATTACCAATTATTGAGTCCTTTGGTATTTTACAAAATACGCGAACTCAATATCAAGACACTTTTCGTAATATTATGGATACTGATGCAAAACTTGCTGAACCGAGACAGCACCTAATGGAGTCAGTTGAACTTAAGGAACGCCGTTTACGTAGAAATGATAAGTATATTGCGAGCACCAAAAAGTTGTTAGACAGCACTAATCAGGCATTGGAGTCGGCCACCGACAACGACATAATGAGGAAGTTAGGAGAGAGCAGGGCTAAGTTCGAAGCTCGTCTAGATGATTTGAAGAGAGCACGCGCTGGAATTGAGTCTTTATTCTCTAGCCAAGCGGGGCAATTTGAGGCAGAGATAAGAAGGCTTGAAGAAATTAGGGATAAACATATTGGAAAGTTTGGTGTATTAGAAAAGCGTTTGGCACAGATAAGAGAATTGCTTTCTGGTGGAGTTCCTCGTCAAAGAGGGGGTTCGAGAGTTACTGTTGGTGATATAACAGTTCCTGAGGCAGACATTGAACGAGAGATTCAACAGCGGGAGGCATACCTAAAACGTACTAGTGCAGCTAAGACTGATCGATCAGGACAAAGTTTAGCAACGGAATTACAGTATGAAATAGACCGCAGAGTTCAAGGTGGAATGAGTCCGCAACATGAAGAGATCCGAAGACTACAAACATTACAAACTAATCTTTCTAATCCTGCTAATCAACAAGGTCGTGCAGAAACTGGCCGTGAGCGTAATGCTCGTATAGCTACTGAAAAACAAGGAATAGATGTATTACAAAATCAATTGTCCCGTAGGGGAGAACTTGGATTTGTTCTTAATGAAGCACGGCAAAATATGCAACAACAGGGTTACACCTTAAATCAGGGAGATGTGCCCTTACCCGCAAATGTACAAGAAGGACTTTATAGGAGAATTTCTCAAGATCAAGCCGAAGCTTCGATGAAACGGAGAACGGGTCCCGCAGGTACCCCAGCAGCAACAGTACCTCTACAAGAACTGCACGATGCCTTAATTAGAACGGAACAGATAGATCGGGGATTCTTTGCTCCCCGAAATAGAATTATGGCAAGAACTATGCCGGAAATAAATGGAACACAACTAAGACCAGTATCTAACCGTGTTGAAGCAGAGTTACGCAGAAGATTACGAGAGAGGGCTATTGATGCAGAAATGATGCCCGGAACACAACAGGATAGGGCGGGACGTTTAGTGGCAGAAGCGATAGTGAATGAGCGTGGTGTTGATATAAGTTCTGAAGCCATGACAGGGGAAATGAACCGCCTCTACAGACAAACTCGACGTGGACCAGCCCCTGGTGTTAGACGTATGGGAATCGAAAATATGCTTAGAGAGGCACATGGATTAGGGAACACCACGCCATTGCCCGAAGAGGCCAATAGAGAGTATGAAAATATTATAAGGGGCTTAGATGAGAGATCTAGGGCGACACGGGTTGTGGATTCTACTCGTGTGGACATGCGAACCCCAGAAGTTCTTGAATCGGCTCGACGAGTAAGATCAGCTCGAAATAACGCGGGAGCGTTACAAAGACTGGCCGCAGACATTTTCCCTGCTCGTGATGTATTGAGCCCACAAGATTTACAGAGTTACTTAGGTGACGATGTGAGGCCAGGTGTTGCTACGCACCGTACCCGCGGGCAAATCATAGAAAATCTCTACCGCAGGGGGATTGCTTCAGGAATCCAATCACCAGCTTTACCTAGAGATCCTATGGGTGCGTACACTATTATGGCTGGTGTGGCAAAAGAGCATCTTGCTGTTCGTGGAGGAGCATTAACACAAGGGTTAAGAACCCCAGCGGAAGGTTCTCTCGTCAGTCCTTTAAAACAATTAGGAATAGAGCAAGAGTGGCACCGCTTGCACGAACTCGAAGCAAATATAAGAGAAATGGATAGGAATAATGTGGGTAGAGGTGATCCACTTTATACAAGGCATGTTCAAGAACGAAACAGAGTGAACACTATTGTAGAAACTGCTTTGAAGCCCCAAGAAATGTTTAGGACCTCAGAGGATGTGGCGGTACGACGAACCGAATTACAGGCTGAATTAAAACGCGTAAATGCGGAGATGCGGAGAGTTTCCGAGGTGCTTAAAGAATTTACGCAGCAGGGAGCAGAGAATGTTAGTCGTCTAAGTCAGGTAAAGATGGACCCTGAAATGCGGCGTTACTACAGAAACAAGCCTGTCGCTGAAGTTTATACGGATTTACAGACACGAGCACAAACGCTAGGTACCCATGAAAAACTAATAACAGATGTTGAGGCGGGTAAAGCTAATTATTTTGAAACTGTGTCTGGCCAAACTCGTCTTTATAGTACAATTGAACGTTTGAATGAAATGCTAAATCAGATGAAAACGGGGGCTGGTAAGGATGTAAATACTACTTACACAGAACTCAGCAGGGCGATCGAAACACTTCCTCCTGAACTCCAAAGGAATTACTCTATATATGCAGAAAGACTTCGTGAATATGTGTCTCATGGGTCGGATAGATTTGTGCAACCACTGCAGAATTTAACTGAGATGATTAGAACGGAACGACCAATTAATGCAGGAGAAATTACCCAGAGACTCCACGCGACATTGACCCAAACTGAAGGGGCTCCTGGTACAGTGCAACAGCCATTAACACGTGATGTTTTACAAGCAAGAATAAATGACTTCCTTAAAGCTGAGATGATAGACCCTATGAGCCAAGCTGGAAAGGAAATCCAGAGATTTTCAGCTTCCTTGGCGGAAGGTAATCGAGATATACGAACAAATATACGTGGTATGAGTTTGGCCTTTCAAGAGTTGGAGAGAACTGGTATGCCGAGGCCGTCAGGACTTTCTCCGAGTAAAGGTGCTGGAATGACTGGTATGATGCTGACTATGATGGGGACTGAGTATGCTGCTTCTAAGTTGGAAGAGACATTTAAGTTGTCACATGCACAAGCCTACGGAGGTATTGCTGGTGTCGCAGGACTTGGCTCTATACTGATGAATGTAGGTGGTGGAAAACCTGCTCTAGGAAACGTTGGTGCAATGCCAAGAGCTTTTGGGCAAGGTGTGATGTCAGTAATAAGACCAGATGTAATGGTAGCACAAGAGATAGGAGGGGCCGCTGGGAAAGGTATGACTTGGAAAAGCAATCTCTTCGGTGAGGGTGGCACGTTAAAGACAATCATGGGAGGGGCTAAAGCTGAGACCGCCGCACTAGAACGAGCAATAGCTGATTTTAATAAGGGTTTACCTGTGGCCGAAGAGTTTGGTCATTTGGGGAAAACTGCCACAGGAAAAATTCTTACTGCATTTCCAAGTGTTGCAAAAAGTTTACCGGCATTAAGGGGTGTCGGACACGCCCTTCCAGCTGTTGGGGTTGTAGCGGAAACTATCTCTGGGGTAACTGAGGCAAAAGAAAAATATGGTGTTGGTGGTCTAACATCTATTGTCCCTGAATTGGTGGGTGCCCTTGGCTTACAAGGTATACTTATGGGGATTTTCAGTGCTGTGGGGTCTGTATTTGCGGGTCCTTTGGGAACTGTTGCTGGTGCAGCCGCATCCGCTTTAGCGTATGATTTAGTTAAGCCTTTGGGAACCAAAATAAAAGATTTTATATATGAAAATATTATGGGTATAGAATTGGTTGGTAAAGCTAATCCAGTAGTCGATATGTCCGCGTTTAGCCCTGCGGCTAGAAAGCAGTCAGAATTTGCTAGGGCGAATAAAGACTTAGAAGATCTACGAAAACAATCTACAGTAAGTGTTCCTTCCCAACTAACAAGTGCTCTAGTGCCTTTGCTTGGTGCTGGTGGCATGATGGTTGGTATGAAATCTTTTAATGAAAAGATGGACAGTGAAATGTTGGAGGACCGAATGAGGTCACAAACAGGGTACATGTCTGAGCTTATTGGCGGGGATAAAGGTACGTTTGACGAACTTAGTAAAACTGAATTTGGTAAGTACCTAAAGTCTACGGATAAGAGTGGTTACAGAGAATTAGACCGAGATTATAAAAGAATAGCGATGTTAAAAAGACAGGCACAAGAAGAAGGTGGCATTGATAAAGTTATAAATATCGCTGCTGGTTTGGGAAAAGGTGCTAAAGACACTCTGGGGTTTGACCCCCTGTTAGGATTTAGTCCATTAAAAGCAATGGGTGTCGGTCCTACACCTACCCAAGAGTTGGAAAAAGCAATAGAAGCGCTCAGAGATAAGATGAAGGCTCAAGCATTGAAGATTTCTGATAATCCAGAAAAAATCAAGCAGGAATTGGAGGAAATGGAATTAAGGAGGCAATCGTTGAAGAATGATAATGCCGAAGTTCTTGCTTTAACAGCCGCTTTTGCAAAAGCTCGTGCCGCCAGTGAAGAGCTTGCCCAAACATTTAAAACTTCAAAAGAAAATATGGGATTTGGTAGAGGTTTTGGTGGACCAGATATACAACAACGGATGAGGGATGTAACAGAAGCTACTCCCATGGATCGGTTTAAGCAAGAACAACCAGCTGTTTATCAAGCATGGACCCGTTTTGAATCTGAAGAAAAGGCCTACCAGTCACAAATGCAAGAGATATCACAAAAGAGTGTAGGTGAGCGAACTAAATTACAACAACAACTGGGTTTTATTACTTTAGAAAATAATCCTAAGCTCCAAAAAGAAGTTACAAAAAATGAAGGTGGAAAGTATAGTGATTTTATAAATTTTCAAAACCAAGCAAAACGAATAGTTAGTGCTACTCCTGCGGAAGCAGTGGGGATGAGAGAAACTTTTCTAGCTTTAGGTGGTAAGATTACTCGTGCACAGGATGACAAGTTAAAAAATATGGAGGAAACTATTCCTTTTCTAGATAACTTGGAAGATCTAAAGGGAAAAACTAAATCTAAAAAGGTGTCCGCCGCGGGTACAGAGATTGAGGAGCAGCTAACAGCTGTTGCGAAGCGCAGACAACAATTACTAGAAGATCGCAAGGCCGGAAAAATAAGTGAAAAGGAATTAGGGCCACAAATAGATAGGCTTAGCTCTATTGAACAGGCGTTAAACGCCTTGCGTGATAAAGCACAAGCGGAGGTTCCGTTAAGGGCAGCAAGAACGGCAGGTTATGAGATTGCACGAGGAATATCAGAAATTGATGCTGGTGTTAAGCAGTATGATGCCCTTAACAAGAAACTGGAAGAATTACGTGATAATTACGCCGGTATCATCACAGCTGGGGAAGCAATGATGAGACTGTTCAAAGAGATGCAGGCTGTTGAGAGGGCGAGGTTGGAAATAAAACGTGCAGAACTCGGATGGAATCGTAATGAGGTTACAGGGGTTGCTGGTGCCGAACTACAAAAAGCAACTTATTCGTGGGGACCAATGTCATCTAATTATGGAAAGGTAGCTCCTTTAACACAAAATCTACTTCCCAAACCTATTGCGGAGATGACGGCGGAAGAATTAGTTGCTTTAAATCCAGACAATAAACGTGATATAGAGAAGATTAATCAGAAGCGGGCCATGGTTGAGGAGGCTCAAAAAGCTGACGTGCAGGCCCGAGCAGCAATGGATTCCGCAGCGATAGCGAGAGAAGCTGTCGCAAACGAGCAGAGTCGGGTAAACAAGTTACCTAAAGAAGCGGAGCTTACTACTAGCCAACGAGAAAAGTTAAAAACAACTATTGAAACGAGTATCCCTGCGGCAGAGCAGGCTCTTAAATCTGCGGTTCCTGAAAGAGAAAAAGCAGCTAAGGAACTTGAAAAAGTTAAGGCGAAATATAAAGATAGAAATCTAGGTGAAGAGTGGTCTAAGCTATCTGGGGAGTACAGTGAAAAATACAAGGGTAACTTTGGTACTCCTGAGGCAGTTAGTTTTAAAAAGAAGGTAGACGAGGCTAAGCAGAGATTTGATGAGTTGAATAGTGCAGAAAGTAACTATTCGGCGGCATCATCTAACGAAAGTAAGTGGAATACTGAGTTAGACCAACTAAAGCAAACTAAACGTGACCTAGAAGCGGGTCGCTCCATTAATCTACAGGGGATAAAGAATAATCTGGAGAGAACTGCAGAAATGTTGAAAGATCTTGAGGAGAAATTAGCCAAGGAAGACCTTCCAACTAAAACAAAAGAGGAGCTAGATAAGCTAATCAGGGAACTCAAGGCGGAAGAGAGTAAGGTTGTAAAACTTTTAGCCGAAGGTTTTGTTAAGCAGCTGAATAATATGTTGGTAGGGATGCGTGCTAAATTCGAAGTAGCCCTTCCCCATGAATTTAATATATCTGCACTAAAGCAGGCTCCTGGTAGTATTATGGCCGGGATAGCGATGCCCACACAGATTCAAGAAGGACCAAGAACTCAATTTGATCTCAATCCACAAGAATATTTTGCCAAGTTTGGTGGTCCTGAAGCTAAACAAGCTCAGGAAGCCCAAATGCGACGTAATCAGGTTATTAGTGAAATAGATGCTACAAAATCTGAATTACAGAAAATGGCTTCATTATATGCACAGGAGAAACAACCTGGTGGGGATAAGAACCGTGCGGATCAATATGAAAAAGGGATGAAAGCTGCTGAAGCTAAGATTGAAGCATTGACCCAAGAAGTGTCTACCCTAGATGAAACTCTCAAGAAAGCATCCCAGAAGTTGTGGGAAATCAAGATAGTTATGGAAACTAAAAAGATGATCGTGGATATTACGACTGCTGTGGGAACTCTCGGACAAAAAATTAGTGATAGTCGTAACGCGAGTCTTTTTACTCAGTCTGGGTATATGGGGGAGACCCAACGCCCACAATGGTACTCCTATGAGATGAGCCCTAGCCAACTCATGGCGAAGCATGCTCCGAAGATGTATGAAACAGGGATGCAGGCCCAAGAATTGGAAAGACAATGGAAAGAGCAACTTGGCAGGTCGGCGGGGGAAGTTCAAGCAACACAAGCAAAGAGGACTATGGCTGCGGCTTCGGGCGATCAGGAGTCAGTAGCAGAATTAGATCGCCAACTAGCCTTTTTACAGCAAAAACATGAAGGACTTACCGAGGCATACAAGGGGCAGATGAAAGCCCTTGAGGGTTTAGCCCAGCAATTTGCTGTTACTTTGGCCAAGATGGAAGCATTACAAGAATCGATGCAACTGTTAAAGCAGACGATGGGAGACCTAGCTAGAATCTCTGGAGACATGCTTTCCCGAGAACTAAAGTCCCCTGTGGCGGGAGCAGCTAAGGGCGTTGCTGAGTATCAATGGCAAGAGACTAAGGCTGAACACGAATTAACCCCGAGGGAGGTTGTCACAAAGTATGCTCCTAATCTAGCAGCTGAGGCACATATGGGCACCGCTACGGTGAATACGTTAGCTGAGAAAGCTGGGGCTTTTCAGCAGAAAGAAGTTGAAGCCAGACTTATGGGCGGTATCACAACAGGCAAGGAACAAGAAAAGTATCTGGCGCAAGCAGAAATTTTTGGAAAGGCGTCTACTGTATTCAAGGGGTCTGCTGAGGAGGCCCGTAAAGCACTCGAACCCCTTATTGAGAAAATTAATATGTTAGGAAAGGTAGCACAAGTTGCCCAGAAATTTGAGCAACTCGCAGTGCAACTAGAAGTTATGGCACGCACTCGCTGGGGTCTAGACACGGTTCGTATGGACACAGAGATGGGTAAACACCCATCTTCAGTTCAGCGGGCTAGGATGGAAACTATAGGTGGGAAGAATGTAATTATGCCGGGTATGGGGGCAGATTACCGTACCCAAAGCTCAGACTATGAAGAATTCGACAGGGAATACCCGGAAAAAGTACCGGTGGCTTTTCGTCAAGGAAGCAAGGAAGCACAGGAGTTGGCTGCCTTAGACGCGAAGAATCGGTCTGGTGAAATTAAACCTGGGGAGTATCGAGCACAAAAAGAACGTATAACGTGGACTGCAAAAGAAGAGCAGATTAATTACTTACAAAAACGCGAAGATCAAAAATTTGAACGACAAAAAGGGGTTGCACAAGAAGCAGAAAAGACGATAGAAGAAACTGAAGTTATGTATGGGGGTCAGTTTCCTGATCTCGTAAAGACGTTTGCACCTATGAAATCTAAACTTAAGGAAGATATGGAGAAGGCTGCGGATATAGTTGATAACAGAGGTGGGGTTGCTACACGTCGTGGGTTTGAGTCCCTCTCAGAGTTTAAACAAATGTCCAATATCCTCAAGCAGGCTATAAAAGTGGAGGATTCAGCACAAACTGCAAGATTCACTTGGGTTCCTATTGTAGATGCGATCAGAAATCTTCAAGAAGCTCTTACTGGAAGTACAAAAGACCTAACTGAAGACCAAAAGGCCGCTTTTAAACAAGTAATGGATCCTACAGGTTACGCCAAAGATATGTTGGCACAATTACAGGCAGGTGTATTGGGCCAGACCACTTACGGGGCTACTTCGTCAACCTCGACAACAACAACTAATAATTTCACAACAGAAGAAGTAAGAAAAAAACAAGAAGAAGCCCAGTTAAAATCCATTAATGAAAGGAAAGATTGGACAGATATAAATGTGGGCAGGAATGTTAGTGTAACTGATACAACATCAGATACAGTTTATCAAAAATACGTAGAGAAGTGGAAAGAGCAATCTTTGCAGCAAGGTTTAGCGTCTACCGCCCGTGGCGGTGCTGGTGTAGACCCTTGGATTTTGAAGAATGTTTATGGTTCTGAAACAACGCCTGGCATACTGGGCGGGAGTATGTTTGGGCAATTGAAACCGATGGCTGGGGCAGAAGAAGCCGAGTGGTTATCTGGGATAAGAAAACGCGCAGAAGGAAATCCTGTAGCAGAAATGTCTGCTTTAAACGAAGCTGAAAATATGAAGATGGCCTCAGAGCACGGGGTTAGATCGTCGCAGGGCAGAGAGATGTGGCGTGTTGTTAATTATCAACCAGCGATGGACCTAAAACAAGAACAGATTTATTTAAAAGGGTTAGGGCCTGAAGGCGGAGAAATGAGGGACCTTATGAGCAAGGCCGATGATGCAGGCATTAAGTCGGCTCAAGGTAGAGAAATGGTCAGGGTTATGGATTTAGCTATGAAGGAGAGCCTAGATAAATCCAAACTTTTGAATAAAATATCCGAAACATTACTTACTATACAAAAGTGTTTGTGTGGGGATAAGGGAACGGGAACCAGTAAGGATGAACGTGGTGGAGGTTCTTCTGCGGTGCCGTCTACACCACCAGAAGTATCAAGAGGCACTGCTCAATCTGCTATCGAATCCACAGGGAGTTATCAAGCAGGACAAGTCTACGCTGCTACTTCTACAGTAGTGGGTCCTCCAGTTAAGCCCGCTCGTAATATTATATCAGAGACCCCAGTAACAGCAACAATTCCCACTGGATCTCCTAATATTATTCCTTTTGTTTTACCAGCACCTACCACGGCTCCGAGTGGACAACCTACTAAAATAACGGAACCCCCATTGGCAGATCTTGGGCAGCAGGCCATGAATATTGCTAACACAATTAAGCCCTCGTTGAATAGAGAAGCTTGGGAATATCTTGCCCCTAAAGGGTTTAAGGCTGACCGAGTATATAATACTGAGGGAGGATTGCTCTCATTCACAGACGATCCTGATATTGGGAAAGTCCCAACAGCAACTGGTTATTTAACAACTCGTGGCATATCAGCACAGAAAGGCACTTATGGTGGTGTGGGTTCTGCAGCCATGGTTTCTACTGGATCTAGAAAAGGAAGCCGTTTTGATTTAGAAAACGGGCAAATGCGTGAATCTGGGTATGACGTTCCTACGTGGTTGAGTGTTGCGCATGAAGCGGGCCTGCACCCTGTGGCAAAAGTTTTACGTAACGCACAAGTAGATAAGAAACCTTTGGGAGAAACAACAGAAGATATTTATAAACGTTTACACTTTGCGCCCAACTCGCGTATATTAAAAGAAGTGCAGGCTTATACCAGTCTTCCCGAATTTGGTCCTGGGGGGAGTTATTCAAATAAGGATAAGAAACAAGAATATCAAGATAAGATTGAAGAGATGATAATAAGGTATATTCAATCTAAAGTCGCATTTGGAGAAAAGATAACCGACCCAGGTATGCAGAATATGGTTCGCGGGGGAGCCGCCATTCTTGATCGAATTCTTAAAAGTCCGCAGCTTATAGAGAAAGATAGAAGACTTATTCAAACTGCAAAGGAACGTATGATTCAATCGGTGGGCGAGGAAACTTTACAAGTCCCCACCCTAACTACTGCTCAACCACAACAAAGAACTGGGGCAGTTCAAGCGGCTTTCGAGTCTGTTTTAGAAGGACAGCCAAAGGTTTTAAAGGATGAAGAAGACCAAAAGGGATTTACACCACCAGCATTAAACCAAGCACGTTACGCCTATCCTTATATGTTACTTAATCGTAAGAGGGAGTCCGCACCTGTAATTAATAAGGATAACTTTAGCGAGAGTGCTAGTTTACTTGGTTCTCTAAAGGGTATGTTTGGTGGGGTCGAAACACCTGTGCAGAGAAGGCCCGCCCCAGACTGGTATCACAAGGAAATATCGTCAAAGGGCCGTGAGGGTGGCTACGATGTACTTGATTTGTTTACACCTCAACATGAGAAAGCGGCAAGTTTGTCCTACAAGTTGGGCGAGCGGGGCGGTGTTTTCAGAGGTTTTACTGTCTCTCCTACTTTATCGCCAGAACAAAAGATGACGGCGGGTATGCGTTTGTTCAAGCAATTTAGAGAAACTGTTGGGGACGAAGGTTTAAATAAGATAACACGTGTGGGAACAGATATAAAACCACAAACTGTGGGTATGATGGAAAGTATGGCTGATAGAATGGAAAGTTATGCGCCTAATTTCGCTGAGGCTATTAGAAAATCTACCGAACAGACCCGTGCTAGATACCCAGAATTAGTTGCTCCTAGAAAAGAGGACCGAGCAAAGCTACGTGCAGAACGTAGGGCCCAGAGAGAAATGAAGCAAAGTTTTCCTGAACAAGTTGTCACACCAACAATGCTACGTTTAAGGGATATGGAAAGAGAAGTAAGAGATGTGGGTGGTCGTGGTTTTAGTGAAAGTGCTTCGTGGGATGGGGCAGTAGGGGGCCAAACACCGCACGAGATACTTGGGATAGAACGAAATGCATCTCCAGAGGAGATCAAGAAGGCTTATAGGAGACAAGTTAAGCAAACACACCCAGATAAACTTGTTGCTCAAGGGGTTCTTCCGGATGAGGCTGTCAAGCGTTTTCAAGCAGTCAATCAGGCTTACGAGGATATTAGCCAAGGGGTGGAAACCGATGAGGAGAAAGAATGGAAACGTAAACATAAAAAGGCGTGGGGAAAAGAACATGAAGATGTATTTATAAAATGGAGAAGAGATAAAGGATTAGATAAAGGACGGACACAGAAAGAACAAGCTGCTTCTGAGCGGGCGAAATCTCCAGAGCGAGTTGAGTGGAACCAAAGATACTTTGAGGCTAAAGGTGCTGGGGAGGCCTATAAAACAGGGGGAGTTGACATAGCAATTAAAGCAATGTATGACGAGTTTGCGGGCGTTGCTCCTAAAGAACCTACTACACCTGACACTGTAAAGGAAGATCTAGCACGTAAACAAGCGGAAGAGTCTGCTAGGATGCAAGAGGAGCAGAATCGAAAACAAGCAGAAGAGGCAGTAAAACGTCAACAACAAGAAGAAATAGCTAGACAAGAGCGTCAAGCTAGAGCAAACGAGAGGGTTTCGCAAGGTGGAGCTATTGACAAAGCTGGACAAGCGGAGGAATTAGCAAATTACCAGAGACTCGCAGAAGAGAAAGCTAGGGCTATGACTAGTAAAGTGGAAAGTAAGGGTCCACAAGAAGGTACACTCAGTGATGTAGAAAGAGCCAAACAAGAATATCGAGATAAGCGGGCACAGTTAGTTAATGAGAGAAATGAAGCTCGGGATAAAGCAAAGATTGCACAAGCGGCTGGAGAAAATGTTTTTCCTGGAAAAGTTGCAGGTAAGTATCAGGTAAAAATTGACGCACTAGACGCAGAGTTTAGGGGGAGAGGTGGCACAGCTTACCACCACGTGAATGTAGAAAATGTCTTAGCTGAAGCGGAAGCTGAGTTGGCTCATTATGAGAAACAAGGCGAGAGAAAGCTGGGGGTTAAACCTATACAGAAAGTTCAGATGGGTTCGGTGCACAAGGCAGTCAGAGAGTCCCTAGAGGCAGGCATCCCTATAGAAGCTAAGCACCAAAGGTCTACAGTGATGCAACATGCGGTTACTGATATTTACCAAAGCCCTCATGCATATGGGTTGGATAATTTAGCAGATCTATGGGAAAAGCAAGCAAAGGAACCTCTCCTTAATGAGGTAAAGACCCGAGATGTCGGGGGGGCTGAACAAGCCCTAATAGAAACCGAGCAGGCCCCAAAAGAGAGCCGGATGGAGGCAGGCCTCCGAAAACAAAGCGAAGCGATGCGCGGTTCAGTTGGCGAAGGTGTTGAGTCTCTGCCTGGTGGTAAAGGCCTTTCTCCCGAGATGAGTTCGAGGGACTGGTGGATAAGATCTCAGCAAGAGGCTGCGAGTGGGACAGCCCCTCAACCAGAGAAAGCGACCAATAAGTTACCAGATTTCTCGGAGTTCTCAGGCGAACCAGCAGATAAAAGTATGCCAGAAGCGAAACCACAAGCTGAAAAGGTTGCTGAGGTAAAAGCGCGGAGCTGGAGAGAGAGTTTCAATGAAAAAGGAAATAAAGTGCTTGATTTTGCTTCAAAGCATCGTAGGGCTGTTATCGGTGGAGTTCTTGGTCTTGGTGCTGCTTCTGGTCTTGGTTTAGTTCCAGCCGTGTTGGGGGGACTCGCAGGCACTGCAGCAGGTGAAGGTTGGGATTATGTAAAACAACTGCGTAGACAGGAACCATCACAAGAAAAATTGCAAAAAGAGATTGACAGAGAGAACAAAAGATTAGAAAAGGACAGGGAACTTGAGAAGGAATACAAAGACAAAGTTGATGACGCAAAACGTACTATGGACGAAAATAAGGACTATAAGGAGGTAAAACCTGGTATATGGGATAGAACAGCTAGAAGGGGGCAAAGAAGGTATGAAAAGGCAGAGATTAATCAAGTCAACTATGAACAAAAAAGACGAAAAGCGGAAGAATCAATAAAACAACGTGAGGAACAAATAGACAATCTTAGTAGACAAAAGGAATCCGCAAGTCCTCAAAAAACATGGAGAGAGCAGTGGGAACAGGCTAAAGATTTTGTGAAGAGGCCACTTGGAGGGACATATGATACCTATGACACAGGAAAGGAAGGCGATACTAGGTGGGAATATGTAAAGGATTTAGCACGCGGGGCTAAAGATTATGCTACGCGGGATTTACGTACCGCGGGAGAAAAAGCACGGGGCGGATTGGATTTCGGTGAATACTATAATTATAACACTGGTCAACGCCCGGATACCCAGAAAGGGAGTTGGTGGCAGAATATCAAACAAGGCCATAAAGAACTTAGAGGGGAAGAGGCTATTCGTAGAGGTGTCTCTCAATTATCTGAAGGACAACTGGAAGACATGATGAAGAGAACTGGCCAGATTAAAGAGACAAAAGAATTTGATCGTGGAAAGTCTGTCGACTATTTAACAAGCAGATTGAGTGAGATGCAACAGCGTGGTACCGAAGGTGGGGCTAGAATAACTCAGAGCGGAAAGGAGATTGGTATTGAGCATCGCGGGGGCTCGGAATACCGCATTGGAGAAATGGGAGAGCAAATTTATGATGCTCTATTCATGGAAGAGAACGCAGCGGCTAAGCGTCGCGGTAGATCAGGTAGCGAGAGTGTTCGGGAGTATCGGAAGGACGTCGGTCTTCATGAGGCGGTGGAACAGGCTGTTTATAATCGTCCTGCTGAGGAGAGACCAGAATTAATTAAGAATCTATACGAGCAGTCCAAAGAAGCTTTTGCTGAAAAACCAGAATTATGGAGAGCAGCTGAAGAAGCGGTTGTTGCCCCTGAAGGTGTTGAAAAGACTGGTTACCAGAAAGACTGGGAAAAAGAGCAGGTGGAACTAGCCGATAAATATCGGGATCAGGGTCTTGAAGGTAATAAGGAATATGACGTGGCTAGAGAAGCTTTGGCCCAAAAACAATCTGAGCAGATGAAGTTGGAAACTGTCAGTCATCTAACCGAGACAGATGTGGGGAGAGACATTGTGTTAGGTACTAAGGCCGCTAAGCCCCTGAGAGAAGAGTTTATAACTGGTCAAACAGCGACGTTGGGCAACGAGCGGTTGGGCAGTCGAATGGCTGGGGCTAGAATTTTTACGAAAGCGGGCATGGCTTTTGGTGGTAAACTAGAGGGGTTGGAAAAGTTAGCGGGCGGGGGTTCTCTGGCACAAGTTGCCGAGTTTGTAGGTGCCAAGGGAACAGCAGAGAAATTGTCTAAGAACAGGTTTGGGAATATGTCTGTCATGGGGCCCTTGATGCTAGCCTCTTTGGGGCTGCACGGTTACGAACAGGGTTCCAAAGTTGAAGGTATGGAGGGGCCTAATTATTTTTCTGGTATTGCTGGTGGAGCGGCTAATGCTACAATTATGCCAAAGACTTTTGGGCTGGGACAAACAATGGTATCGGAAACTCTTCCTGGGCTCAATAATCTAAAAGGATTGAGTGCTCTTAAAGTTCCATTGAGGTTTGGTGGTGGTGTCTTAGCTAGTGAGATAGCCATGAATTTTGCAAACGAAGGTGTAAAAGGCTTAGCCTTGGATCCTACTTTACAGATGGCCTCCAAGTATTGGGGAGAAGTAGGGGGGCAAGTTAAAGAGGGTTTGGGGTTAGGAAAAGAAGGAAAACTTGGTGGTGCTGTAGAAGCAATTGCTCCGTATGTAGAGCCCTTGGGGGTTGTGCCTAACACCATGTTGAAAGGAGCCGAAACGATTATGGGGGCCCTAGGAGGAACTCTAGAAATGGGAGAAAATGTGGTCAGCAAATTCCTTCCAGAGTATGCCTTAGGGGGAGCCAAAGGATTGATCTCTCCAACTATTTGGGGGGGTATAGGAAAGGCTGAAGAATTTATTACTGGTGGCAAAAGGGGCCATACTTATAGTGGGGCTCGTAGCCAAATGGATGAAATAATAAAAGCTGGATTTGTTGAGAAACACGGACAAGAAGCGTATGATATGGCTACAAAATCTTCTGGTGGGCAAATAGGATGGACAGGCATAAAGGGTCTTTTTGGAAAGGGCGGAAAAGAGTTTGATGAAAAGCAGGAAGCCGCAAGAAAACAATTAACAGAGTATCAGCAAGTTTCCGAAAAAGAAATTATTACGGGCGGTATGCCTGCTTATATGAAAAGTACTTTTACTGGAGCACGCACAGGGACGGGTCGAGATTGGGAGTCTAGACTTACTGGGTTAACGCCAGAGCAAGAGGATACGTTACGCACAGGAAATGTTCCTGAGGGTTGGACTGGTGCGGATATGGGCAATTTGTTTAATAAAAGAGAATCCCAGATTAAACCAGAGCATATGGAACTTTGGGAAGAACAAGCTTATATGAAGCAGGGGGCTAATACTCCCGAAGAACAATTAGCTCTAAAGGTTCGGCTTAAAGGCCCTGCTATTATGCCAGGAACTATGGGTACTAGTGTTCAAGCTGCCAATATGCGACTTGCTGGTATTCAAGTACCAAACGAAAAACCTTCTATTTTAAGAACTCCTGGGGAAGAACAGGCTCGTGTAGATGCCGCCACACAGCCAAATATTTTACCTATGCCCAAGAATTTTGGTGATCTTACTAGAGCGTTTCCTAACCAAGGTGATTTTATGAATGCTGGTCTATCTGGTGGTATGGTAATGCCACAGGGAGGATTATTTCCTGCTGAGGGTCCTGCTACTGGTACTGGTGGTTTAGCCGATCAAGGAAAACCTGCTACTGGTGGTGCGTGGACAAGAGACCAGATGCTTGCGTATAGAACTCAAAGACATATAGCCGCAGGTGTACAATTAGAACCAGAAGCATGGTCCTATTATGAGAAACAAAAACAAAAGATTAGAGACGCGGGCGGGGAAGTTCCTAACTATTATGCTGATCAAGAAAAGGGTATTGTGGATCCTCGCTACTATAAAGCTGCTTCAGACTCTATTCCGGATAAGGTTGGTGTGGGACCAGTTTACGGAGGACCTAAAACTGGACAGGCAGGCGGTATTTCAGCTGCAAAGGCTGCCGAGGGGATTACTCAAGTATTTGTTACTAACTGGCCTGAAATGTTAGGGGGTAGGGGAACACATATTGTTGACGCTCAAATGATGGGTAGAGTTAATCGTGCTGGTAGTATTGATGAAGTAGGAGCCAATGCAGGTGACGCCGCCGCTATGCGTACTAGAGCTTCGTTAAACGAAGAGAGAGACAGAATGCTTAGCACGGGGATAAACCCAGATACAGCACAGAGTAATAAAGGTTACGACTATAGGGGTTTTCAACCTAGTACAGCATCTACACAGTCTCAAGTTGTTGTGTCGACTGACCCCAGTAAGTATTCCTCCCCCTACAGAGCAGGCGATGGGGTGACATCTGCAATGACTCCACTACGAATGGAACCTAGTCAAGCATGGGTAAATCCCACAACACCCACAAAAGAAGGGGTTTTTAATACAGATAAAATGGGAGCCTCCCTAGGTCCATTGGAAGAGAAACTTGGGGCCATCCAGAAAGCTTTAGAGACAAAAACAGTTGAGGAAGGTATCTTAAAAGCGGTACAAGATGTGAAGACCGCTCTAGAAAATTCAAAACAAGAGGAGAAAGCAAAAGAAGTTACTCCACCAGTAAATCCAACAGTACCTGAAACTAAACCAGCAGGTACGGAAGTTCCAGCGGTACCCCCTGCTACTTCACCGTATGCCACGCCGTCTGAAGGTAATTTTAGGCAGTTGGAGAATCAAAGTACGGAGAAGGGTTCGACTTTAGAAACCGCTATAAATTCCTTAGTGGAAGCCTTAAATGCTGCTGGTGGTAACATTGGTAGTGCGGTCGCTGAGAAACTCCAAGGTATCAAAGTTGAGTTGGCCCCAGGTGCTCAAGTTACAGCAGTCTTGGCAGAGGGGTCAGTTGGAGCTATAGCGAATCAAGTTAAAGAAAGTGGGTTCCTAACACAAGAGGAATTTAAAAACACAGTTACAGAAAAAGTTAAGGAGGCCCTAGATGCAGTTAAGGGTGCAGCCGGAGTTGCTGCTTCTGCTGAAAATGCTGCTAGCCCAGAATTAACCAAGCAACTACAAAGTATAGTGGATAGGGCTCAAGAGACCCTGGCAAAACTGGAAGATCAGGCAAAACTACAGGAAAAAGACACATCAGGTTTGAAGACTAGTGTAGACACTGCAGTACAGAAAGCTACCGACGCGGAGAGGATAGCCAAAGATGCATTAGAAGCAGCGAATCAGGCTAAATCGTCTGCTGGTCAGCAGCAAGTTCCGTCAGCAGTACCTCGCACACCTAATAGTGAATTTGGAGATTAATAACGAATGACATTATCTGCACAAGGACGATTATTAAAGGACGAAGGTAAATTACGTTATGGGGACCCCTGTGCTCAACCTGCGTGGGACAAAACTACAGCAGAGTGCCGTAAACAAGGTAACAATTTAGCACGTAAGGTGTTAGAGAAATATGATATACCTATCCGAGGTACCGTTCCTGAGAATGAGTATTCTTCTTGCTGTCCCCTCGACATACTCAATCAAGACCCCTATGCCTGTATACGTATGTCCCTTTCCGCTAAATTGTTGGACGGGGAATATTGGGAATGTTTTGCGGATGAATTTGGGTTCGCTCGTTTTCAAAAAGTCTTGCAGGGTAGTAGTTCCTCCTCTGATATATTTACTTTGGCTCATGTACAGTATTGTTTACCCAGTGTTCAGTTTAATTCTCTTGTTGATATGGTGGTGGTTCGAGCTGCTGATCCCCCTCCCTTTCGTCAATGCGGTGACTGGATGCAGATAATTGATGGAGGTGCGGGGTCGATAATCAAGATTGCAGATTTGTCTGGCCCTCTGATGAACCATTTGGTTCCAAATATGGGTGCTAAGAATATGAGTATCGAGAGCAGTAGGTTTGCCCCGCCTGTTCAGGGAACTAAGTTCACTTGGGGCCAAGTAAGTTCCGAGGGAAATAACCCCGGGGATGACCCTACATGTTCCCATGGTATTTTTAGTCAACATGGTGGAATTATTTATCCAGAGTACGAAAAAAAGGGTGGTTATAGGGACGGTATTAATGATTTATTTGAGGTCGGTCCCCATATGAGTATATTATTCTGGATGACGGACGTAGACTTTGGTACGGAGGATGACAATTTATTACGTCATTACAATATACAGTTTGTTAAAAGTTCGGAGTTCCCTGCCTTACTATCGGTGGGAGGGGGTAACGGTCTAGAAAGTTATTTTGGTCCTAGTTGTCACACTGGTCCTGGAAGCACTCCCTCTCTTCTACTGGATATGGGTAGCTTAGATTCCTCCTCTACTAGTGATAGTTGTGAGAGTGTCAGTAAAGCCTCTGATGATGCCAAAAAGAAGCCTAGTATTCAATGGTCAGAACATACAATACCTTCTTTTTTTGGTTATGGGAGCCTTATCTCGCAGATTGATTTTTCTGACATAAGTAAATGGGATGTTGGTTCAAATATTTGTTACGACAGCCAAGAGGATAATATGTATGAATCCACATCAGCAATGGTTGGAAATGGTGCTGCTCTAATGGGTTTTGAGAAATTTCGGGCACGTAACATTAGTATAGGTCCGACTACTCCTATCTTTATTGGCATACAAAAGGAATCACAGACTTTCGATATCCCCCACTCCAGCTACGTGGAAATACCAGCTGGGAGTGTATCGGCAGAGGGCAGAATAAGCTATGCTATACGTGCCCAGGCCCCGAACTGCGGTACTTACTGTACAATGGAAGATGGTTTTGGGTTTGGTGGAAGAATTTGGGGTTGGGGCCCAGACTCTACTGCATGTGGTGGAGATTCTGTAGAATGGTTAAACCACTGGGCGTTCCTTATGATGAAGCGGGTTTCACACAGTTGGGCCAATGGGTTGGGGTCTATGGCAGGATATGGTAATTATGCGTGGATCGTTAACGAGTTGTCTTTAAAGCGTCCTGGGTATTTATTTGGTCTTAGTGGTGATAGTATGTTTACGGTGGATACTTGGTGGGCTAAATTGAATCTTTCCCGTCCAGGATTAATAGTGCAGGGAAAAGGAAGAGATGTAGAATCCTTCCTGTCTGGAATAAAAGTTAGAGTTATGCCTATCTATTTAGTTGATATGCCTCCCCCTGTAGCTGCGTGCGGTAACACTGGGTTTGACAAGGTTGTCGACCCAGACACTGACGTGTGGGATAATATGTATTGTACTGTAGAAAATAGAGTCGGGGATACAGAAAAATTGCAAGAAGCATCTACAGGAGTTAACCTTGAATTGAGCTTACCGTTTCTTTTCCCGAGTTTTTCGACCGGTGGAGGTGGTGGAGACGGAGTGGATCCAGCTAACCTGCGTGCTTCTTTTGACAGTATAGGGAATACTTGTCACGAGATTGCTAGAAACTTATTTGGCTACTTTGATAGTTTTCGTGACGAGCCTAATAGACATATGACCTATGTATGTGGTCCTCCTAGGACACAAGAAGAGGTACCTTCTTTAGGCAAAACAGTTACTACTCCTTATGGCCCCCGCACCATCAACATTATTACTTTTCAGTACACAGACAGTTCAGTTTTTAATATGACGGTTGAGGTGGGGCCGATAACGATTAATCAAGCATCCGCTGGCGGGTTGAAAAGTAAACGGGCTAAAACAGAAGAGGTTGATGGGCGTATCGTTAGCCATGATTACGGGAGTTTGTTTAAAGTAAAGGTGCAAGGGATAGGTATTGTTAATGCATGGAATGTACAACCTTGGCCGTGGGAAGTAGGCGATAAAGTAAAAGTCCAATTGTATAATAATCCAATGGAGATTTAAGGAGGGGTATATGGCTACGTTAGACCTAGAAAAAGTATCGGCGGTTATTCAGATAGGGGCATATGTATTCAGCACTCCTAGTAGGATGGAGTCGTCCTCTGGGGATATAATGACTTTCTCTATCACTAGAAATAGAACAAGTCCCACTGCCCAACTTAGTTGCTCCCTTTCCGCTTGGATTGACCCTAAGTTCATGAGTGGAAATGTAGCGATTAACAACAACCTAGGAGATAAGATTGAAGTAAAGGCTGGTGTGGGTACAGATTTAGGTAATTTGCCCACCCTGTTTACTGGGTATGTTACTGGTATGAAAACCCGCCCACATTGGAGTGACTCTCGTAGGATTCTGATCGATTACGTGGCGGAAGATGTTTTTGTAAAGATGCGTGTTGGCCCTAAGTTTACTAGACGTTTTAAAATGACTGAGGATGCTTTTGCTGTCATTACGACTGGTCACCGCAGACAAGCGGGTGAAATGACGCGGGCCCATAAAGTTGCTGCTGGTAAAAAAGGGATTTCTGATGTGAGTTCTGGGTCTTCCTTAGGAAGTGAACACAGCCCCCTTATAAAAACACCAGACCCGCAGGGAAAGTCTCCTAAAGGCAGTCCTGCACCAAGTTCTTCTGGCCGTGAAAGTGATGCCTCTAAGGTTCCTTTGCGGATGGAACCTCCCTCTGCTTGGGTCAGTGCGGGGATGCGTATATTTGTGCAGATTATGGAAGTAGAGAGTGGGAGACTTATAGATGTAGCACAGTGTGAGGCTATGGCTGCTTGTTGTTGCCATTGTAATCCAGCACCTAAGTCTTTTTCCGGCTCGCGTGGAAATAAGAAATCTGGTATGACTGTAGGAGAAAAGGCATTTCCGGTTTCAGTTAATATAGGAACTCCTGCGGACCCCAGTGCTAAAGGGTATGAGTTTACCATTACAGGTGACTATCCGGCACAGGTGACATTTGTACATCCGAGAACAGGGCAAACTTGTTCAATAAAATTTGACATCATACCGCCCCACGATCACCGCGACATCGCCCGCGGGGGCCCTGCTGTGGGTTCATACGACGTGTTCCAAATTTAAAATAAAAAGAGGTATCTATGATAAAAACTTCAAGTAATTTATGGACAGAAGAAGATGAGCAACAATTAAAAAAGATATACCCTTTTCATAGTAATGTTTATTTATCCGACTTATTAGGTAGAACTAGACAGTCTGTAAGGCGTAAAGCAAATCGACTGGGTCTTGTCAAAGAGAAAGAGTCCCTTCGGAGAATAAACAGTGATGCTTTACGGAAATACACAGTTGACGAAAGTTACTTCGAGAGTATTGATGCTCCAGACAAAGCATATATATTAGGATTTTTGTTGGGGGACGGAAACGTGGACAAAGACTTTTTTAGACTTACGATACATATTCACGAGAGAGACCAAGAAGTTCTCGACTATATAAAAGAACAATTGAAATCAAGTTCTCCTATAGCACGAAACTCTCAAAGTCGCAAAGAAATGATTGTGCTTCGTATCTCTTCTTATAAATTGATTAATGATTTGGCTAAATGGGGAATGGTTCCCAAGAAAGCACACATATTAAAGATACCTGAAATTAGAGAGGATTTATACTCTCACTTAATTAGAGGGTTGTTTGATGCTGATGGGTCTGTTAGCCTAGGATTTAACAAAGCTAGGTGTAATATAAGGGGAAACGGTGACGCTCTCTGGGCAGTTAGTGAAGTAGTTACCAGACAAGCTGGTGTCTGTCAAATGGTTCACAAATATGATGGCTCTTCCATCTACGAGTTACAAGGCAGAACCAAGGTTTCGAAATTCGCTCAATGGCTCTATCAAGATGCTCCCTTTTTTCTATCAAGGAAGTATGATAAGTTTGTTGAAGCAGGTTTATTGGAGGAATAACTAAATGGCGTGTCCTTGTTGTAATACCACCGCGGTTAGAATTCTTGTTAATAATGAGGATATTAGCGGCAGAGTAAATAGTATTTCCGTTGATACCGCCCCTGATATACAGAGGGAGCCCAAATCAAACGACTGTATACCTTTGCCTAATGAATGGTTGTACTTGTATGGTCCTGGAAAAACTACAATACAGATTACGGCTTATCCGTTTGTACCGCCAGAAGATTATACGTGTGGGTTGATATGTGATGTTAACTTGTCTCTAAATGTGCCTTGGAAACTAATTTATGACTGTAGGCTTGATTCTGACTGCCTCCTAGCTGATGGTGGTCTCGGTAAAAAGAAGGGGCGTTGGGTTATGATCCCGCTGAAAAAGAAGCAGGTGACTGTTACTGGTGATCTCGAAGGAAACTCAAAATTCATAGTTGATGGCTGCGGGGTTTCAGCACCAAAATTTAATATTCAAGCTAATCAGTTTGCTGCCTATAAGGCACAAGTTACAACTCAATACAATCATTTGAAGTATACTGGCGGGCCAATTAATTTTGATACAGACGAAATAGATACAACATTTAAACTGAGTGTCACAGCACAGGCTGGTTGTGGCGGTTTTAGCAATGTAGATGCCTATTTGACTGGGTTTACTCTTTCTTATAATAGTCCCCAAGCTCCCACTATTACTTATAGTATGGAGACACCTTTTTCTATATGTCCTGGAACGTGTTAGGAGAAAAGTAGATGGGTGGTTTAAGATGGTCTGACGATGAAATTATAACATTAAAGGTTCTTTACTCCGATGTAAGTAATGAAGAGATCTCTAAGGTATTAGGAAGAGAAGCAAAGACAATCAGGGAAAAAGCAAATAGATTAGGGTTATGTAAATTTAACCGACCAAAGGGAAAATTTTGGACTGATAAAGAGGTGGACCTTTTATTTAGACTATATACTACAACTTCGCTAAGTGATTTAGAAAGAATGTGTGGCCACTCGAAGGCAGCAATAAAGACGAAGGCAAGATGTCTAGGGCTTTCACAGTGTCAGAGTGTTATTAATGAGTCAATTAGTAAATCTCTTACAAGGAAGATTGACAATGAAAATTATTTTAGAACAATTGATACTGAGGGAAAGGCTTACTTTCTTGGCTTATTGTGGGCGGATGGTGGGATTCCTAGACACAGAAAAAATGTTATGCTTAAATTAATTGAGAGGGATAAACATATTCTTGATTCTTTGCAAGAAGAGTTGCAGTCTGTGTATAAGTTGACACACCTAATTGAGAATTCGTGTCAAAATACATATACATTATGTGTATCTTCAAGAAAGATAGTCAACGACTTATCTAAGTATAACATTGTACCAAATAAGACTTACCTAGATCTCGATTTACCTGAGTTACCTGATGTTCTTATTCGGCACTTTTTTAGAGGACTATTTGATGGAGATGGATGTATAACTGGCAAGGTGTCTAACCAAGGGCTGTTCACTGGTCACGCGTGCATTGCTGCTGGGTCTTTAAAGACGTGCGAGTGGGCTCTGTATATTACGAAAAAACATCTTGAGGTTGGTGGTGGTGTTTATGTTAAGAAAAACTCAAATACAAATTATTGGGTTTTAAGTGGTAAGCATCAGCTCTCCAAACTTGCTCAATGGTTATATAAAGATGCAACTTTCTATTTATTTAGAAAACATAATAAATTTACGGAATTGGGGTTAATATAATGGCTAATTTAGAATCTTGTATAGCTGGTGTGAGTTATAAATTACGTGCTGGGGCTCCTGCTCCTGTCTGTAATAGTTGTCCCTGTACTATGGCTAAGGGGTCTATTAATTATATCCTGCAGTCTTTTGGTGGGGAAGTAAGAGTTACAAGGAATTATAGGGCTACGTCTCAACTATTGGAGTCGGAAGATTTTATAGGGTTGAACCCTGAAGCCAGTTTTGAGACTGCACAGTATAACGCCTCGCAATACGTAGATGCGGAAGGTAACATAGTTTTTACAGGCCAAGAGAGAAAGATACCAACTTTCGTCGATGAGGACGAAATTCCTGGAGTAAAGGATTTTAGTTTTTAATGGAGAAATTTTATGAAGTGGGCAGATAAAGAAATAACGTGGTTATCAGATAATTACCTTTTTCATACTCGTAATTACTTATCAGAGTATCTTGGAAAATCTAAGAGGGCTGTTAGTAATAAATTAGGTGTGCTTGGTTTACGTCCCCAATCCGAACAGGTTGCGTGGACTCAAGATGAAGTTTCATTGTTGTATAAGATGTACCCATTTAAAAGTAGAGCGGATCTAATAGAAATTTTTAGTCCCCGACATTGGCCGTCGATCAAAGATAAGGCCCAACGTCTCGGAATTAAGAGAGACCCAAAAACTACTTTTCAGATTGTAAGTGCAATACGGCGAAAGAACACGTTTGACCAAAATTTTTTCAGAGAAATAAATACGGAGAACAGGGCGTATTTACTAGGTTTTATTCTAGGTGACGGTTGTAATTATAAGAACCAATCATTAAGAATTTTATTGCACAAGCGGGATATTGAATTATTAGATTTTACAAAAAATATTATGTCCTTTTCTGGAAGAATATATTGCTCTCGAAAAAATTATGTCGAATTGGTATTGCACTCAGAACTCCTTATGGCTGATTTAATTAAGTGTGGTGTTGTTACAAATAAAACCCATAATATGACAATCCCAGATACACAGTATAAACGTGACCTGTTAAGGGGGTTATTTGATTCGGATGGATGTGTTTATATACACCAAAATATAGGGCAGTCTACAGTGGCAATTGTCGGCCATCAAAATACTTGTGAATGGGTAAAGAAAACTTTGAAAGAGAGTATAGACATCTCGGGAAATATCTATAAAGTTCGGAACCACTATAGGTGGGAACTTCGAGGCAGAAACCAATTAAAAGATTTTGCTAGATGGCTTTACTCAAGTAGTGGATTTTTTCTGTTGAGGAAATATGAAAAATTTTACCTAGCGGAGTTAATCTAATGGCCGACGAATCGTTTCTTGATTGTTCTACTCTTAGTATTTCTTACCAGAGTAATGGATTAGCAAACATTTCAATGACAGTTTACTCTAAGGTTGGTACTGGGGCACCCTATTCTCCCGGTGGTCCTGGTTTAGAACTTACGGCTGGGGGCATTCATTTCAAAGGGTACATACTAGAACAAAGTCTAGCACCTGCGAGTGAAACAGACTACAACGAGTACAAAGTTACAGCAGTAGCTATAGGTAAGAGGGTCTAGTCAGTTGTTGGGACACACAAATTAAGTAACCTGTTGATTAAAGCAGTATACTAGTTGGAGGAATTATGTAATGGCAGGCGGTAAATTGTGGACACAAGAAGAGAAATATACTCTGGTTGATATGTTTTCCACACACTATAATGAAGACATTGCCAAAGCTTTGGGAAGGACAGTAATATCCGTTAATACTATGGGATTTAAGATGGGCCTGTTAAAAACCCAAGAGTTTATAGATAGTATGCGTATAAGAAATGGTTCTAAAAATTTACGTCCAAAAAAATTGTATACTTTTGATGAGGATTTTTTCAACCGTATTGATACCGAAGCAAAGGCTTATTTCTTAGGTTTTATTTATGCTGATGGTTGTATCCATAATTATATTCCTAATAAATATGTTATGCAGATTATGATTAATAAGAAAGACAAAAAAATATTAGAACTGTTGTGTAAAGAAACCCAGATGACTAAACCAATACGCGATACAACCCTAGACCGAGTAGTTATTAGTTTTCATTCTAGTAAAATGTTTAACGATTTAGTCAGTCATGGAATTGTTCCTAGAAAAACCTATAGTGATATATTTCCAAGAGATGTTTCTAGTGAATTTTTTCATCATTATATACGGGGTGTTTTTGATGGAGATGGGTGTATTTGTGTTAAGGGAAAAAAAGTTCAAGCACAAATAACTGGGAAATTATCTTTTTGTCAATGGCTTAAGTATAATATTTCTTCTATTCTTGGGGTCGGTGGTTATATAACTACACCAAAAGAAACTTACAGTAATTGGGGGCTTACAGGGGTAAAGCAATTACAAAAATTTGGCCAATGGTTATATAAGGATGCGACAATATTTTTAGAACGTAAAAATGAAAAGTTTCTTAAGGGGGGACTACTATAATGGCGGTAATAATAGGAAATGCGAGCGTTGTTTCTGTTACTTTGGCGGGCTCCCCAGTGAATGAGGGTATTACATCTGTAGATTGGTCGAAAGGAGGACAACCGAATAAGTTGTGGACCTTGGGGTCAAGGAGCCCTTACGCGGCAATAATTCCAGCCCAGAACACGGTTAGTTTTTCTGTATATGGGGATATCACACCATCTATTTCATTAGAAATTACGATATCCCAGGCCGAACCGTGCCCCGAGTCTCCTGCTAAAGGTATTATAAATATCACTCCTGCTATATGTGGAACCTCAGCTACTATTGAGCCTTTTAGCAGTGAGTTTTATGTGACCAGTTATAGTTATACAAAGGATCGTACTAACCAAGGGGTGGAAACTTGGCAGGGCAATTCCTATTTATTGGCGGACGTGGCGGGTTATAGTGGAAAAGTGTATGCTGAACCTCTCCCCAGTGTTTTAGCCATGGGAACTGCTGAAGGCACCTTGGTGGGGGATGATACTCAAGCAAATTTAGAAACTACTACGGGGGCGATTATAGCACTCGATAGTATAACAACTGAGGGTGAAAAAGGAAATGTACAAGCACAAGCACTTTCTATTGGAGAATACGATACCACTTATTTTGGTAACTTCTCTTATGTGGGGCACAGTAGGTTTTGGGCCCCCGGTGTTAAAGCAAGTGCTAGTGTGACAATCACGTTGCAACCTATTTATCTACCTTCGTAAGGTGGTTTAACACAACAGGAGGGGTATGCAAGTTAAGGAAATATATCAACTGTTCTTACAGTGGAAGGGTTTAAAGTATAACGGGGACGTAGCAACTTTTAAGAAGGCTTGGTTTAGTGGGCCAGTTTTGAAGATTGCTGCGAAGATTAATCCAGATACTTATATGGATTTGGATTTTACTCGACAAAATCTAGGCACTAAATTATTTTTACCTAGTAATTTTTATATTGCTAGGTTACAGTGGAAAGAGGTTGAGTATAAAGACGATGATGTTATTTTAAAAGGGTGTGTTTTGTTACACAATAAATCTGGTTCATTGAAAGAGCTTAAAAATGGGCTACGGTTTTTAATAGATTGTTCGGGGCACGACGAACGAATACACCACAAAATGCTGGTTTATCCGGCATGGGTTCTAAACCCAGAGGACATAATTAATTAGGAGGAGTCTACAATGGCATTAGATGCAACTGGACAAACGGGTCTTGGCGGGTCTAGGACCTCAAAGAACGAAGTTAAGGGCCATTTCTATTTGAATGGCAATATTCCAATTCTTGCCGGTAGTGGCATAGCAATTGAGTATTATGATTTGGTTACGGGGATGGTAATCGATCCTATGCTGAATCCTTGGAACTCACAGACCAAGATTGGCTTGAAGATTAGCGTTGAATAAATCACGTAACTACAATGATCGTAGGGGGAGACATAAATGTTAGACGCAATAGGGCAAACAGGACTGGGAGGGTCTAGGACCTCGAAGAATGAAGATACAGGCTTCTTCTTTGTTAATGGTCAAATTCCAGTTATTAATGGGTCAGGTATTACACTTGAGTATATCAGTCTTATAACTGGTGAGGTTATTGACCCTAATCTGAATCCTTGGAACTCTCAGACCAAAATTGGGCTGAGAATTAGCAAATCTGCGATACCCGAACCCTAAAGGATAGTTTATGAGTTGGGCTAGGCATTACCCCTTTTATGATGACTTGGGGGAAGACAAGCGGAAACGGGGTTATTCTTATAAACTTTGCCCGTATAGTTCTGAGTATAGGGATAAGTACAAGTACGAAGGTCGCCTCTATACTGGCATGTCCGCAGGACAAGCTACCTATATAGAGGGCATTTTCGTGGCTGGGAATTCTACTGATCGGTCCTTTTTTGGACTAGATTACAGCAGTTATCCATGTTCGTTACATACCACAACTAGTGGTCGGCTTATACAAGCTGCGAATCCACCCGGTTGGCAATGCGAAGATCCAAACTGCTATTATTTTACCACAGTAGTTAGTGGAATGAAATATAGGGAGACTTAATATGGCTTACAATGTAACTGTATATGATGATAATTACCCCAGCAATACCAAAACTGTATATGTAGATATAGTTTCACGTGTACCTGCGGGGGAAGATGGGGATGAAAGATACATCCTCTATGTGTATGCTGCCTCAACAGTATATTCTAATGTGACAGCAAGAACAGCAGTACCTCCGATATTTATTTCGGATATGAGGCGTGGATGGGCACAGTCCTTTTCTGTGAACTCCCCCGTTACTGTTTCGGGGTACACCTTAACGGTTGCTCTAGATGAGGCAGATTCTGGGGCCGTCACATTGACTACGGCCACCGGTACTTTTGCTGGTAGTATTTTGGCTGATAACCTACAAACACAATTACAGCTAACTGCATCTGGTGTAAAATCTACTGCTTCTAATATATTGAGTTATCGAAACGCTCAAGTAAAGTATGAGGATGGAAAATTTCTTATTCTGTCAGGTTCTACTAAGAAGTCTTTTAACTCAAGTAGTTGGGGTGACACATCTAGTGCGAAAGTTACAGGTGGTACTGGTGCTGAGACACTCGGTTTTACAACTGGTTATCCTAATTCTTATGACTTAGCAACCACCGCTTCAGGAGAACTCCATGGCCCAGCGTCGGCCCATGTCTCAGTGGATGACGCCATTAAGTGGGCCCTGATGTGTATTACTAACAACATTGATTTTAGTGGATAACTTTATGGAAAGGTAATGGCAGGAATGGATGTTACGAAATTATTTAACCGAAAGTGGAACTTTAACATGTATACCAGGTAACGATGCTTATGCTCCATGGCCTTACTGGAGTTTCTATACCTATAAATCACTAACTACAGATGAGCTTAATGCTCTCAAAAATAATAACTACGATGTAACCGCTTTTACTCTGGCTTCTGGGCAATATACTTGCCTAGAGGTCACAGTGAGCGGTTCTGTTTTTTTAGGGGCCCTAAGATGTTACTTTGGTAATACTAATACTAACTATCTTCTTACGGGCCTTGCAATTGAACAGCCTACCTATTTATTAACTACTGTCACTGGTGTTTTTATGGGAGACGGGTCAAAGAATACCAGCACTACTAGAGCGGTTCCTACTATGACTAGTAACACTGCTCCTGCACCTTATGTAGTAAGCACTAGTAGGAATCATTCCTTAGACTATCAGATTTTTAGTCAACCAGCAATGCCAGCTGGGTGGGATCCCCAAGACTACACTGGGTGGATTAAAGTAGATTGTGGAGTAAATAACCCTAAGTGTATTAATAAGTATAGATATAAAACTTGGTGGAATCCCAACCGTCCTATTCGAAGTTGGGTATTGCGGGCCAGTAATGATAATATTAATTGGGTTGATTTGGATATAAGAAATGATCAATACTGGTTGGGTGCTCCCAATTTTGATGGTGTCTGGTCTATTTGGTTTACTTTTTACAATGACCAGCGTTACCGTTATTATTTGTTTGATATTTTAGCAGGGTGGGCTAATTACATAAATCTAGAAAAAATAGAATATGTAGAAGCAATAACTTTTCCTAGTTTCACAAAAGAGCAGATTCCTCATACAGTTTACTTTGATGATGTAGCACGAATAGAACGGGAAGATGTAAAAGGTGTAATTGCTTATTGGGAGCAACTAGAAGGAAATATCGGCTACTTTGAGTCCGAACCTATTCCTCTGTTGACTGCTGAGACGGTTAATTTAGTATCAGCCGATTATCACACTACTCCTGAAATAAGTTTGCCAGAAAGCAGAGATTTAACAAATCAATCTATTAGACAGATTATTAGACAACCTTCTGGTTTACCAGAAACAAGCCATGTTAGTCTAACTCTTTCTGGGGCACAGGACGGACCCGTCTCTCTTTCACACGTGTCTATTGCTCCGATAAACATTACTGTTTCTTCCACACTTTTTGATTCAGACCATGTACAAGACCATGCTGTAAGGGGAGATATACGCCATTGGGTTTCAGATATAGGTAAATGCGGACACTTTGAGGGAGACCCAATCCTGTTAGATGTTGGTCAAACAATCTCGGGCACATGGATTCAAGACGAGGTGTGGGCAGGTGTCGGTACACCAGACCCTATTACGAATAAGCAAGGTTACGCAATTAGACAACTTATACCTGGAACCGAGGTAACCTCTACCAACGATGGTATTCGAGTTACCCTGCAGAGTACGGATGAAGATATTGTCATTCGTAATATGTCTTATATGCCCGCGACGTCCACTGTAGTAACTTTAGACTTTCAGACTAATTCTTCTTTTGAACAAAGGAATATAAAAGGACCTATTGTTAGGTGGAAAAATGATGGTATTGTTACCGGCGTTAATCTCCAGAATATAACCCCCACCGATATAGACTTGATAGATAATTTAGTAATTGAGAAGTCACAACATTACGGGCATTTTGAGGGGCCAGAGGTGGACTTTGATGACGGGCAAGAGGCCATCATGTATGACGCGAATGTTATTGGGTTTCGTTGTACCAATCACGGCTTAGTTCCGGGGGATTATATTACAGTTGAGGGTACCGAATTTTACGATGGCCAGTATATTGTGTTAACTTTTAGTACGGCACATATAGTAGTGGTGTGGGGTATTTATGATGAAGAGACTTTTACACCATCAGCGAAGATTCGAAAGATTATATCTATTGGACCTCAGATAGATGATTATGGTGCCAAACAAGATGCTCGTGATGTTGTTGCGTATACTCAGATTAATTTTCTCAACGGGCACACAGGTTACATAATTGATTACAATAGCTATGGTAAAGGTTACGGAAGTGTTGAACTTTCCATTATAGAAGAGAACACAGAAATAACATCCATATATGATGTTCTTTATGACGAGTCAGGTTATTTAAGCAGTACTCCCGGTCCCTCTATTACCCCAGAGTATGAGTCTAGTATGCCCGACTTTTCTTCTGGCAATTTAGTATTTAAATCCAGAACCTCAATTTTGGGATTTATGAATCTTGGGTATGAGTTAGATGACCCTGGGCGGGCGTATGTTACTAGATCGTCAGAGAAATGGGCTGGGAGTTTCTTCGTGGTATGTGAAGCACAAGACCCAGAATTCGAAGGTGACTGGACTGGTTGGGAAGGCACAGCTAAATTCTTCGATCGCCGTATGTCTCAGCCATGGGAGTGTTTAATCAAAGATGAATGTCCGTGGATTGATTTATGCTATCGTGGTCCTATGCCTGTGAAATTTGGGTTTGATTTGGGGAGTCCCAAAGTATTCAGTAAGTATAGGATGTGGGTTCAAACAGTATTGTGCGGCACTTATGGGTGTCCGGACCCCGCGTGTTCTAAACCAAAGAGTTGGAAATTCCAAGCATCGAATACTCCAGACGTTGAATCTAGTTGGGTAACTCTAGAACAAGTTATTGATTATGACCCTGATTTGTTTGCCCCCTCCCAGTATCCTCCAGATAGACAAATCCCAGGAACGTGTGCGGTGGGAGATTGGTTTGATTATCCTACTTTAGAGCTTTATCGTTATTACAGATTGCTAGTTTATGACGTCTGGGTAAAACCTTATGTCTACAACAAAATGTGTTCCCCTGTCGGTACAGAATCCACTCATATTTGCGAGTTGGATTTTTGTGAGCACAGAACTTCCCCCGGCTTATTCCCAGCCATAGTGAACTCTACAATATTCTTTGATAAGGTGCACCAAGTGCTTCCTAACGAGCACATGCGTGAAAATTCTACTGCTTATTATTCCCTCTCATTTGACGGTGGCTTGACTTGGTCGATCTATGAGCAGGACCATTGGAAAACGATAGCGAAGAACGACGGTGGGGTATGGAAATACTACAGAGAGTTTTGGCGAACTGCGGACGAGAATAATGCCAGAAAGGCATTGTGGCATGCTTTTTCAGCAGGGTCTAATAGAATGACATCCACCCAGTTACAAAGTATTCCGCAAGCCGACTACTTGACTTTAATGGTTAGTGGTTGTTACCCACAATTTGGGGTGGGGCTGGTCTCCAATGGTGTGATAGAATCGCTGTTAGAAGGAATAACAATTAAGGGTATTGCTTATAATCCTGTTGGTACAGCAACACCGCAAGAGTTCTTATTTGATGGTCAACGAGGGTGCACCATCTCAGGTGGATACAACATTTTAACTTCAGACTGGTTGAATGTTACAGTTCCAGCAGACCTAGATATCCTAATTGCTTCTGATATAGACGAGAGTTCGGGAGCACTTTCTAGGTTAAGTGGCTACACAGATTATAGATATTTTGAACTACCTAAATTTGCATCATATGACGAACAGACTGTAGTGGTGAGCGATTTTACTTCTCAATCTGGTGTGGTTTTATTAAAGAACATAGAGGTGCGTAAGTCTGACTTAGTTATTTTTCCAGCCACCAATAATGGTTTACAAATTAGTGACTGGGTTACTCTCACAGGAACAAGTTTCTATAATAAACTTTACAATGTTAAATATGCTTTACCAGATTTCTTTGGCGTGACAGAAAAACATACGGTCGAAATAGTTTCCCCTGATGCTTATGCTACACAATTGATTACAGTTAACACTCCCACGAGTTATGCCCCAGATGTGCAGGTAGGCTCTGTGGTAGAGTTTTCTGAGCCCAGCTATTACCTCACTACTAATTACATGGAAACAGCCCCAAGTGGCTTATATTGGGTGACAGAGAATACGTGCCAACCAGGGAAGGAAGCAACCTATGCTTTTGATATTGACTCTTCTGTAGAATTTCACAGTGGTAGGCCTATAGATAAAGGCCCAGTTATAATAGGTTTGGGTATGACGGAGCAACGTACCTTTAATAAACTCCGCATCAAGTCTTCGTCTAACTATTATTATTGGGACATAGAATTTCCACACAATGTAGAAGTTTCTGCTTCAAACCTTACGAGCCCTTCTTTAGAAAATGAATCCCACTGGACATTTTTGACTTCTGGTGTTTGTGTATTGCCAATTGCACCCAATAGATATTCTGACTTTATGGGGATTACGGCGTCTGGAGCTTACTACCACTACCGACTAAAAGTAAATTCAATCTACGGAGACAACACTTGCTGTGTCCGTCTGGGTAAATTGGAGTTTTCCGATGATTCTGGCTCCAACATAGGATTTACCATACTGGAAGCTAAACAAGGTTTTGATGCCCGTTACTTATTTGACGGGACTACTTACTCACAATATGTAAGTAAATACCCCATGTCTTCTGGGGTGGTCAACATAGGGATTGATTATAGGTCTAAACCTGTTCAGATAACTGCGTTCAATTTGACCGCTGTGAAAGACTCTGTAACTGTGGGGAGTCAAAATTTAGCACACAGGCTAGTATCCCCAAAAACAGTATCGTTGTGGGCTTCTACATCGGGAACTCCGCGTTTGGATGTTGATGCGGATTGGATAAAGTTAACACAAGTAGATTACGACAAACCTGGAGGGGACCTACCTAGTGGTGGTGAGGCCGTAACTGGTCCAACAATTACTATACCTTATTCTCCCGAGGATAGTGTAAGACGGATAGAGGGTAATCTTGTTGCTGGGAATACTAACGCAATAAGTGACAATAATGTATTATTTGTGGACCTTACAATACCACTAGATAATGGTTATGTGATTGACAAGATAGGGCTAAACTGTCTTGGGACCCCTGGGGAAGCTAGGTTTAAACTATGTAAAAATATTAATGACTTAACGTGGGAAGTTAGTGATATTGGCCCAATTAATCATCCGAGTGATGGTTTGCATTGGACTACTCTTTCAGCCCCACTTAAGGTGCCTGCGGTTGGTAATTACTATGTTGGGATTTGGAGAGGTGTCTCTAGCTTATCCTCTCTGCAACGGACGTCTTCTGGTAAAAATTTTCGATACGCAAATTTAGGTGTTATACCTTCCCCCGGACCAACGGGTACGGTGACTTTGGGAAGTTATAGAACTGATTTAATTTTACCGCTTGTAGTTCAATATATGGCTTTTGATGACCTTCCTAGTTCAGCCTTGAATTATCGCCTACAAGTTTCTTCCGTTTGGGGAGGGTCTACCTACAATATGGAACTCTCTGGTATGTCTATCGAGACTGCTGAGGGGAATTCCTATACCGAAACCGTAACCTATTCCGAGGCATCTTATCCTGTTAAGTTGTTAGACTTACCTGCATATTACCAAGTTACAGGGATGGTGATTACATCTGTGTCAGGAACTCAGGGTGGGTATGTTGAGGTTGATGGTAATCCTGATACCGCTTCTGGGACCTACTCTAATAGTTTTTGGACGATTGTTGACCGCCACTGGAATCTTGATAATGGTAAGGCTATTGCTTATGTGGGAGTTGATTCCGACCTAGCCAGTAATATTTCCTTTCGTATCTTTAAAGACAGGAATGTGGGTGGGGAGTGGTATGACATATGGGACATCGCGACTTTTACACATTCTGGTGGTGGCTTCCGCTGGTTTAAACTTACTAACCCCTACGAAATTCCTAGTGATGGGGCTACTTATCATCTGGGTTGGTATCAACCTAACTTTCCTAGAATGATGGGTGATTATACTGGTGCTCAGTTAGTTTCATATCAATACGGTGATTACACTGGAACCAATATAAATTTACCCCTGCATAGTACACAACGCCCCCATTTGGCTGTTCGTTATTCTACTTACTTCACAGTCGGTACAGATACAGACCATGATATCATGTATCCTGCGTTTAGTCCTGGGACTGATGGCCACCAGTATGTCGGGGGAACAACTTTAGGACCGTTCACAACAGCGAGTGCAGTTTACCTGTACCGCCCCGCGACACCAATAGTCCCAGATACACAAGGTATTACTACCTATACTTTTTATTTTGAGGATTCTCGTGGTGACACTTATAATGCTTGGCCCTATACTATTTCAGGGTCCGCCAGTTTTGAAGCTACCCACTTTGCTCAGCATTTGATGGATGGGGACCCAAGTACCTTTTTCTATAGCTATCGTAAACTGGATGAAACACAACACCTTTACTTTATGCTTCGCTTTGACGAGCCCTCCTATATTAATGCTTTTCGTTTTCAGACCGGAAGTAGCTACAACTACTATCTAGAACATTTTCCCACGATGATTACGATAGGTGGTTCTAATTCTCCTCGGAACCTATTATCTTCTGATGGGTGGGACGAATTGTATTTTGATGATGGTTTTCTTGCACCAAGAACGAATGCTACGAAGTTGCCTTGGGTTTATTTTGACGATTACGTTGATAGCTATAGATACTTTCGTTTTGACCCGTGCCACTCTAATTTTGCTACAGGATATTCAAGTTTAGCTGAGATGGAATTATTGATAAATAAATCTTATCAATCTTATCATATTGTGGAAGAACCTTATAATGTTATACAGAGGATTGTCGGGAGTGGGATAGACCCAGCCTCAATAGAGATGCTTTATCATCCTGGTGTGCACAGGGCAGTAAAGGAAATATATAATACTTTTACTTCTTATGGTGCGAGCGAGCCTTCTCCTGGTTCCTACTTTTACCATGGGGAGAATAATCTAAATACTGTGTGCCCAACGCCAGAAGTTATTTTTAAATATGACCCAGAGAATCCAGAAGATATACCCTTTACTGTCGTGGAGTTGGGTAACTCTAATATAATGGCTTGGCATACGTTAGATGAGGAAGAGGGGGATTATGATGATTTATCTGGGAATAATGTAATAGCTACTAGGGTGGGGCCAGTTCTTAGTAATGTGGGAAAGGTTGGAAGGTGTGCGTATATTAGTGATGATAATTCAGATGAAGAACGAAACATACGATTTACATTGCCCTCTCGGTTGACCGAATATACAGTAGCGTTTTGGTTTAAGCCAGGTCATACTGTAGATGTAGGATATACTGCTTATTATGATATTATGGGTGGCTGGGTTTCCTATGGGGCCATACCAGGAGTTTGGCATATTTCTTATTATCAAGACTTATTATTTAATGATTCTCCCTATCCGTATTTACAGCCTAAAGAGTGCTATTATCAGAGTCGTTTAGTTTTTGGGAATTATGGTAAAGCAATTGTCACTGGTCGTTATCGTTGGCCCAATCAGGTGTGGCATCATATAGCCTATGCTTTTAAATCTGATGGTAGTATGAAAGTATGGGTGGATGGTGCTCCTGATATATACTCTAGTAATCTCTATTCAGATGTTTATCCTTCCGACTCGGTTATTATGGTAGACCCCACAGACATACACTATACTGAGCGTGACCAAGCAAACTGTATGTATTTTGGTTTACCTCTTAAGGGTTCTGATGGAGTTAAGGGGGAATTCTCTTTAGATAATGTAATGCATTTTAATAAGTATTTGACTGATGAAGAAGTGTTTAATATGTATCGGTTAAAGTATCCTACCCTTAATCAGGACGGTCTATACTTTGCTAAAGCAACCACTTTGGAAGCACCGGGAAAAATAGTTGTTGATTTTGGAAGACGAGTTTGTCTTACTCGTTTCGGTATAAGGTCATCCGTAGATACCCCGTTGCTGGGACCAGAAGTTAAGTATGGTTTAGATGCTTTGGACCCAGAGGAGGGATGGAAAATATTATCAGAGGTATATGATTATGTTCCGCCACCCTCTGCTCCACTTATTAGAAAAGAGGAAGAGTTCTTAATTACTATTAGTGGAACCTTTCCTAGGAAACTCTTTACCCTTAGAGATAGTATTGAACGTTTAGAAGTTTACTTGGGTGTAGATAGCCCTTGTAAAGGTGGATGGTATAGTAAGCAATTAGATATCCCTACTACTTGGGGGTTTGCTAACTATTGGATTAGCGGGGATTACACATATGTATTTCAGGGCAATCCTACGGGCATTCCGGGGGGAACTTATATTTCTGATATAGGGATGTATAGTTCAGTCCCAATTACAGGTATTACCTATAAAGCAGTATTTCATTGGGATGCCTCAGTAAACAGTATATTTAATATTTGCTCTGGTATTACACATCCAGGCACAGGAAACTACTGGTACCATTTACCTGAACCTTATTTAATCCCTGCTTCTGGGGCTTTTTGGGAACCCGGTTTATATTTGGGTACTGGTCAAACTCTTGTCGGTTTCGCAGGAAATACACAAAGACAATATGGGGTGTACTATCGATTAGGAAATCAGGTTGGTGACAGGATATCAATTCCAAATTCACCTGGTATAGTTAATGAGCCGAAAATAGCTTTTAGAAGTTCTCCTACGTATTCCTTGTTGGGAGACGGAAACTCCCTAGTATCTTCACAATTTGCTGGTAGCGGTATAGTGATGAGTTGGTCAGGAACAAATAATTTTGCTAATCTTGATTTATATCTTGGCACCAATGCAATTGTACCAGATACACAAGGGGTGGTTCGAGTCCGGATAGTTTATTACGAGAAGGACGAGGTCCCTGAAGTAATGTGGAATAATTTGTTGAATACCAAAGCGTACCAATATTATGGTATTAATATTTATGGGTCAACTACTTGTGCTACAGGCATAAATATATCTAGTTTACATTTCTCAGACGTGCCCGTAATTCCTTCAGTATCAGGGAACTACAGCACCACAATCTCTGGGATATACACTGTTGGAAAATATATACCTTATATAAGGACATTCATTGAACAAGAAGAATTTGTAGACACATCTCTTTCACGGGATGACCAGTTTTCGTGGACCTCTGTTAGTGCAAGTGGTGTGGAATCACTCACTCATGGAGATTTTCAATCTGTGGGTTCCGGTGACCTTTCTATAGCCCACACATTTAGGAGTTCACCCTCTGTTAGTGGAATAAAAGTTTACCCTTATCATGTGGGGATTACGGATTGGTCTCTACTCTGTACACCGTCCGTAGTAACTTTCGGCGGTAACCCGAGTGTAGTAGTTCCATTACAGACTTCAAGCGATTCGGATTATATTAACTATACTACATCTGGGAATCAATGGGATATGGTCATTCTGGATATTATTACGGGGAAAGTTAGTTGGTCACCCGAATCCCCGAGCGGTTATTTGCAAGATTCTGGTGAAACCTACAACTTGCTGACTGGCGGAGAATACACCCCTAGTGGTATAAATATATTGACCTATACCACAGGTAGATTTAATGACTCAATTTCTATTCCTGTAGTAACAGATACTTTGTCTAGCGGGGGTTTAGTAGATATCACAGATGCAACTTATTCAGGGGTTTTTGTTTTAACTGCAGCAAGTGGTAATCGTATTAGTCTATCCGCACCCCTCTATTCCACCTCATTATCTGGTGGGTCTTTTCTGAGGAGAATTGTACCTTGTCCCAGCAGCTTGTTAGGGAACGAGTTATCTTTTACCACACAAAGCGGAGCAACAGTGGAAAGTAGCTCAGAATATCAAACTATCGTAAGTGATGTTCGCGGTAGCCAAGCTATACAATCGATCCACAATCTGGTCTCTCAATCTAGCGGGGTGGCCCTAGCCTTTAATAAAGGATTTGATGATATGGTTGGAGGTCAGGCATTTAAACTGGATTCTTTGGGGATGACTTCTAATACTGACCCAGCACCATATTCAGTCCATACTGATTACAATGATGTGGAGGAATTAACATTTATCATTACTGAGAAAACCGATTTTCCTTATAAGTTAATGACAATAACCCCTGGTACAATTATAGATAGTGTGGGCGTCGAGATTATAGACCCAGCAAGAGACGCTTATCAGTTTGATGGCGATGTATCCGCTGGTGATGTAGATGGTGTAAATGGGCAGACTTATGTGGATGGTTCCCTCGTGTTGGGTGAAAATAAGGAGCTCACTCGTATAGGTTTTTATACGACTTCCGCGGTGCCTCTCGTTTTTTTAATTTACGAGGATTGTTTTAATACACCAGGTTTACCTATAGCTTATTACAAGACGTTGGTAACGGGTACTCACTTAGGTAACGGTTTAAATTATTTTGACTTACCAGAAACTTTTGTAGTTCCAGAAAAACATTGGAGATTCAGGATTGCTGTTTCGCGTACCTATCAGGATGCACCTTTACAGAAGAGCATCCATACTTCCGTAGGCTCTTCACTTTACTACGGGGATAGTGTTAATTTTTATGGTTATCCTATAAGCTCGAATCCAACATACAGCAGTTTGGCTGTTTGGAGTAATAGTAAATTAGCTATACAGGCTGGTTACAGGGCTACCTTCTCGGTGGGCTATGATAGTAGTCATCAGGATTTTTTTGTTCCGAAGTTTACAGCAGCTAGTGGAACACAAGTGGCTCAGCAAGGTCCCGCAGGTCCTTATTCTATTCCGAGAGACATATACATGTATTTTCAAGGCGATACCCTGAAGGCAATTAACCTAAAAGTTACCATCACAAAAAAGAAAAATATTTATAAGGTTTTGGACGGCTTGTCAGAAGACTCGGTTGTTTTATCAGATGTTGTGGTTGATTTGGGGGAATCGGGTAAATTTGATGGTTACCGGTTTTTTCCAGGAGAAACTGTTTCGGGTTGGGGGTGGTCCGTATACGGGGCAACCACTATTCCTTACTGGACTAGTATTAGTGGTAATTTTAGTGTTATCCCATCTGATTATACTTGGACGTCAGTATTTGACCTAGACTCCGACTATAGATATTATGCGTTTAAGTTTGATAACCAAGTACAATTAAGGGAATTACAATTTACTAACAGATTATCATTGTCTTCTGGTGTGGCTTGTTCGGCCACATCATCTGGTACTGATTGGGTCTATAATTACTTAGGACGTATAGCAAGAATTGATGTAGATAGTTCTGAGCCTTCTGGGACAGCATTATATCATGCGGTTACTTTTGACCAAGGAATAACTTATAAAGTTTTTGATACTGATTATTGGAGACCCGTCATACGAGATAATGCAGGGCAATGGGAATATTATGATACATCTTGGATGACTCCCCCACAAAATACAAAATTCTCTGCTCTCCGTTCCATAATCGATGCAGGTAGTTATAGATTCCCATCGGTTGAGTTAGAGCAGGTAGAGGAATCAGAGTGGCACGGGGCGGGGGCAGCAGCAAATGCTGGTACGTTAGGTTTTATTCAATACTTTAAAGGCCAGAACCCTTATTCTCCTGTTCTCTACGGTTATCATCTACATCATATAACACGTTCTGGGGGAAACGATGTGTCGTGGTTAGGGTCCTTAGTTCCTTCTGGCTACGGGTATACTGTTGCTACTCAGAGTGGTGTTACAAAGAAAATTGATATTCCATACCGAATTGATAGTGGTTACGAAACTATTTATGGAAGGGTGGAAACTAGTAAGTTTAGACTTTATCTCGCAAATCCTTCGGCTTCCGGCGTGCCCGTATCTGAGTTGGCAGTGTTGGATGTTCAGTTACCTGACCATCCTTATTATACGGAACCATTTACATATCCAACTCATTTAGCCCCCATCATGTCTTCTGGTGTACAAATTCCAGAATTACATGATGAGCATGTAAGGACTGGTGGGATAATTATTCCTGAGAATACTGCTGTTGATTATGAGATACGAGAGATACCGGATGACCTAGGCCTATTCTATGGAGAACTAAGAGTTTACTTTACTAAAGGATTAGACGCACCTAACGTCCTTAGTGTGGCCCCAGAAGTTACACACCTTTCAGGAACCGCCTCTGGAACATCTTTTATTCCAACTTCTACGTCTGGGTTAGTCATACTCCCTTACCGAGAATTAAATGATGACCATTACTCAATATATTTCTGGTCTGGACACCCGCTGGCTACTATAGCGGTTAGAGTTGGTAACAATAATCCTGTGGGTAGCGGAATAGTAAGGGTTAATGAGTTGGCTATTTTTCCGCTAGATTTTGATGGGGGGTGGAACGTTCCTGATGTCTTTAATCATTTAGAATCTGCAGATAATAAAAATGTTGTTAATGCCACCGTGAGTGGTGTTATTAGAATGCCGCCTGTTCCTATGACGTCATATACGACTCCTTCACCTTACAAAGTGTACAGTAATGCTGATTACGGTGCCTCGTATGAACCGTGGAGAATGTTTGATTACTCTGATTCGACATGGTGGATGCCGGAGAACTTTAGTTTTCCGAGATGGTGCATGATTGAGACTGGACCAGAATCGACTTCTCACCGTATCTTTAAATACAGACTTAAGCCCACATTTGTTTTGACGGACGCTTCTGCTTGGTGTAAGTCGTGGGTTGTTGAAGGTTCTAATGACTTGGTTGGTTGGGATTTACTGGATTCTGTGGATAACGCGGTCAGGCCTGCTGAGGCTACGTGGACTTCTTATTACTATATAGTAAAGCCTAATTTTTACAGATATTACAGAATTGTCTTTACGGATAGTGCTGGTTACAAATTCAGGTCTTTGGAACTTGACTACCAGAGTGACGCTTGGACTAATGTACAGGGTGCTCAACAAGAGTTGTCCACTCCGCATCTCGAACGCTTATTTAATACGTCCATCTCTGGGGCTATTCCGTTGTTCCCAAATAGATATGTAGGTGTTGAGTCTAATCTTAATCGTTTTAGTGCTAAATCTAAAGAATTTAGATTGTACGTGGATAGTAACCAGAACCTTAACGCGAGTTTATATACACAAGTATCTGGTTCAGTTGATTGGACACAGCGGAATTTAACATGGAGCGGGGCTGGTTATTTTTATAGTCCTTTTGATACCGAAACTATTACAGCAACTAAAGTCTTTTGTTCGAATACGGCATCAGCCAGTGGTGGTTATAATTCGATTCGATGGTTGAGAGCGATACAGCTTATAAATACTGGAGAGGATGTTGCCTTTGGGGCTACAGGTAGCGGGATCGGTGTCGCAGATTTACCTACAATTTACGCGAGGTATGAACAAATCAAGGTTTATAATAATAACCGCACGGGGACATACGCCAATGCTAGAGTTTTACCTAGGTTTTCTAATAACTATCATCTGGACCGTGTAGTCTTGATATCTGAGGACCAAGTAAATTGGTCACATGTCGATGTGGGGACCAATCTTCCGGAGGATTATTCCTTTGGTATAGGAGAGTTTGAGGGGACGAATTTGGCTTACGATGGGGCCATTGAACTTAATTCTAATACTACCTCTGGTCACTGGATTTCCCCTGTGATTGAAATACTAGACCCCTCTAGTACAGCATGTTATGTCTATTGCGAAAATATTGCTCACGATGAAAGTTATATTACCAAGGACTTTCAATCTGGTATGAATATAGTAGAGGTACGATCGTCCAATACCAAACCTATACACTCATTTCTAGTGACTGGTGTAGATACTTCCCCTACTGATGGTCTGCAATATCCATGGAAAATGGTAGCTTTTGATTCTAATGGTTCGGATTCATCTTGGCCCGCTAGGGGTATGTATGACCCAGCTAGATTGGAACGTGGAAGTTTAACAGCCGCGAATAGCTCTCCCCGACGCATGTGGCCTTATTCGTCTCGTTTACCTTTATGGCAATTTTATGGCTTCCTAGACGCTAATCGACGTGGGGCGATATCCTTGGGGCAAGAATACGGTGGCAATTTTGATATTACTGAAGACGGGTCTAATAGAAATGAAGATTGGTATCGAGCATATTATGTCTGGCCACAAGGAGTTGCTATTCCTTCAACAGACCCAGCTTCTTCCCAAAATCTACATATATATCCACGTACTAATGCTTTTCTGTATCCTATTTTTAATAAGGCCCTCCGTTACACAACAAGGGCTGAGGGCGGAGTAAATAAGGGAGCGTTTCATTTTGTGGACGCCATATTACGAACCCAACCTTTCTATGAAAGATTCCAAGAGTACTATTATGCTGATACTTTATTTCATTTACGGAACCTTTATTCGTTTCAAGGTAGTGCTTCTACGCCTGAGTCCAACACTGAGATTGATTATCTCTACAGTTTTCCCGGTCTAATTGATGCTTTATATACTGACGGTGTACGCTTTGGGTCTTGTCTAGATAATCACAGCGACTCATTTAGTTATTGGGTACATTATGCTCACGAATATGATAATAACAATTACTATAGAACTTTATTAGTGACTGATGAACGGGTGGAGAAGGAGTTCACCAACATAGAGTTAAAATTTAATTACGTGTTGGAGGGGGCACATGACGCCCCACGTGGTTTTTGGGGGTTAGCTGAGCGAGCTGTTTATTGGTTAGAATACGAGGGCGGGGCTCTGTCTGTAAGGTACTCAGTATCTTCTGATTCTTTGGGCAAGGAATTTAAACTAATTACCTTTGGTAATATAGATTATAATAACAACTTGTGGTTTGTAGATTTAATGACCGAACGAGTAATTCGTATTAACTTTGAAGACCTGCAGGCAGGTAACCAACCTGTAGACTATAGTAGGGCTATTGATGGGGCCAGCAGTGTCTATCCCGATCCGTATGATGGTTCTGCTTATGTTTATGTTATTAGAGACCCAGAATTTCCTACAAACGATTGTGTTAAAATAGTTCATGTGGGAGATTATGACTATATAGTTCCTGAGACGGTTTGTGTAGTACCGGGAGTTTCTTTAATTGAGTCCTACAATGTTAATCTGTATGGTAGGTCTACTACACCACAGGGTTATTATACTGTTTTACCACAAGATGTTTTCTGGAATGATGATACTCAATGGGAGCGATATAGTGCGGGGAGCCCCACCTTACCAAAGGGTCATTATAAACAATTGAAGGTAACTTTACGGAGGAGGGATTTGGCCTCTGCGTCTCCGCGGGTAAGGTATATTAGAATCCCAAAACCAGCGTTGCTGAATAAAATTCCTTGGCATGGTTACCGAGATTTGTTTATTGATACCCTCTCACAGGATGAAGATATAGATTTGGCTTCAGGTGATTACACTTTAGACTTATTGATTTGGTGGCCGCGGGAGTAACGATGTCTGTAAATATTCTTAGATATGCTAATATAACAAACGGGGCTGGGGGTCGGCTTTTTACTAGGTCCGAAATGAAATCCTTGGCGGGTATTACTTTGTCCAGCGGCGTTTATTTACCCATTTTGGGAAACGCCACCTTACAATTTTCTCTAGGTACTGGGTTCTACTGTACTGATTTTGAATTGAGAACTGTTATATCTGGGGCATCCTTGGATGTATCGTTATTAATCGATCCCGGTAATGGGGAGTGCTTTTCTGTGGAGGCTACACAAGATGGGGATGTTTTTCGTACCAATTTTACTAGTGTTCTCCCTGACCAAGCACAGCTAATTTCCAAACTACAAGTCAGTTTGTGGAACTACGGGAATTCTTTATTGGGGATAAGTTCCCTGTCTCTAAATACTGTAGATTACCCTATAGACTACAACTACCAAGAATTTTCTATTGCCGCGTCCAGTTACGGCAATGCTGAGATAGATGTTACTAACAATTCAATTCAAGGAACCGAGCAAGATATAAGAGTGATGCCCATCTATAGCGGAGACTATAATCGTGATAGAGTTTTTGTATTAACGGCCAGTGGTAAGGCTGACGTCGATAAATATCATGTAGATAGGGGAATCAATCTTCCCGAGCATGTTCCTTGGGATGGAGGTGTTTTTGCTAATACCATGGTAAGTGGTAGGTCTCTTACTCTTTCAGGAACTGTTACTTCTGGAAGTTGGATATCTCCAGTCATTTATGTGTCTGACCCCAATTATATGTCCTTGTATGTATACTCTGAAAATGAAGGGGATAGGTCAGGTGTGGAAAGGGACTGGTTATCCATAGATAAAGTATTGGAAATCAGAGCCTCTGACGAGACTCCCCTGCCAAATTTTCTTATAAACCAATGGACTTATAAACTTCATACCTTAGCAGATGACGAGGGTCGTGTTGGGGTAGATAGTTTCTCAGCTCCTGACAAACGCCAAGTCACATCGACCACACAAGAGGGGTATGCTCCTACAAGCGAATATTGGATGCGACAACTCTCGGAAATAGGGTGTGCTTATGCAACAGTTGTTGCTCCTTGCCCTTATATTTTTGGGCGTTCAGATAGGATTTATATGAAAGGAGACGGCACAATTATAGCTCAAGCATCTCCAGATATTAATCAAATGGGGGCCCGAGATTATTGGACCGGCATTCCTTACAAAAATTTTGGGGCTATAAATAAATATTGGAATGCCGCAACTTTTTTTGGGTTGTTAGGGGAAGACTTCGGATATTGTACTATTGAGGTACCTGTGAACCCTCTTTACAATAGATTAACCTATACAACTCCCTATAACACCGCGTTGTGGGACCAAGGTAAAGATGTGGGAACGGACTACCTTAAGCAGATTTATCCTTTTAAGTCACACGCTTTTATGGGCGGAATAGGGTTGGCAAATGACCCAGTGTATTTTGAATATATAGGGTCAACCACTATCCCTAAACCTAAACATCCCAATGAGTGGATTGTGGTTACTGCGATTATGTATCCCTGTGATGCAGGGGCCGAAAAATATATGTGTCTTTATTTACTAAATGTGCGTAATGGCTGGACTTCTGAAAGTAAGCTTTTGGGTATATATGGTGTCGGTCAAGCCCCTGCAGATGAGGGCTATGCTGTCTGTTCTTGCAGTTCTGCAGATGACGATGAAGGTGGTTTTTGGATGCATGTTGGTTACAGCACAAATACTATAGGAAAGTATACAGGCGATGGATTTTTAGTGACAGATTACGCTGTTAAACGCGGGTATAATGCTTTACGAGAATCCCCCGAAGCGGGGTGTTTGTGGGCAATAAGAAATGATGGTGTTTTTTATTATAAAGAAAATACAGCACCTACTACTCCCACATTAGATGTTCAATTTAAGGTTGAGTCTACTTTATTTCAATACCTACAGGCTGGGGATGTTGATGAAGTTGGTAATCTCTGGGTGGTAGACAGAGATACAGCAACAGTCTATAGGATAAACCTAGCCACACGGTCTGTAGATTACACGAACCACATACCATACGCCATGGGAGTATGGCCCCACCCGACCGATGGGTCGGCGTTTGTCTATATAGGGTTTCACTCGGACTCCTTTACGCCCGTCATAAAAAGGGTATGGGTAGATGACCCCTATCAGACAGAAGAAGTAGTTACAGAAGTCCCCTCCTTGCCTTTATCAGATTGGAGCGGGGCGCAGTTCACTGGCAAATTATCTGGTTCTTACATAAGTCCTGGAGTTAATGACCCTATTTTTGGTTCAGACGATAGAGTTACGCTGGAGTGGAAACCTTACGTGAACACTAGTCTTACTATTCCCCCTGGAAAATATAAGCAGTTTAGGTTGACATTTAGGCGAGATTTAACTAGTATTGATTCTCCTCGGGTAAATCAAGTTAGGATACCATTGCCGCTAGTTCTTAACAACGTTCCCTATGGGAGTAGTGATAAGTTTTATGTGAATCCGCATCTACGATATGATATAGAAACTGGTAATTTTAACATGGACTTGTTAACGTGGTGGGAGCATTAATATGTATAACATAGTTAATGATTTATTCTATACAACATGTACTTCGGGAATACAACAAACTGGGTCTTGGTATTATACTTTACCAACATCTTGGCCGACTGGTGGAAATGATTACGGGGCTGATTCCAATACTACTATTATTGATACTAACGTGTCCCTTCCTCCAAATTCGGTATTGGCTGGGGTGAGCATACGATGTAATATACCAGCCACATTTGTTGTTAAGATAGCGGGTACTGCAGATCGTATAAATTGGCGTATAATAGATGTGGCCACTGTTACAGTTTCGGGAAGCACAGGTTATCAGTACTTCTACTTTACTCCTAAGCGGGTACCCTCAGACTATCCCCTCTACTATTTATCTCTTTACTTCGCTTCTGGGCTTTCTGGATCCAATAACATTAGCAGAGTTAACCTGCCTAGCATTGGAACAAGTTATATGAAGTCCACCAATATAACTGGCTACGCATCTGGTTTTTCTTTTGATGACAGGTATTATTTTATAAAGGCCCACATCGCAACTATAGTAGAGTTGCCCTCCCAAGGTTCCAAATTATCTTTCCCAATAACTTTAACTAGTGGAACTTACGTGGGTTTAGAATTCCAAAGTCAATCTGAGATACAATGCTCAGAAATTATGATTACTACTAGTCCAACTCCTTCAGGTATAATGAAAATAGATTATGCCCAATTTGCTGGTGACCAGTTATCCTCTGATGGGGTATACAATAACAATACTGGATATGCTACACCAAAGATGACTTATCATGATGAGCCTGCTGGTTATAGAGCTAGTGCTTCATCTGAAGTCGCAGGATATTGGCCTTATGAAGCTTTCACACAAACTAATGCTACAACAGGTGATAGTTGGCAATCTGCAAATACTCAGATGTCGGGTACTGCCCCTCACTGCCTAATGTTTACATTTAGTGGCACGGGTAAGGTTATTAATAGGTATCAGATTTTAACTCGGAATGACAGTAATGCTTCTCTCAGAGGTGCTCCTCGTGATTGGGTATTGCAGGGAACTAATGATACTAGAGCAGTGGCCTATAATGATGCTTATTGGGCGAGCCTTGATACACGGACCAGTATTAGTGATCCAGGACAAAATGCGTGGAGTTCTATCTTCAATTTTAATAATGCCCAAGCCTATTCCCGTTATCGATTACGGATAACTGCGAGAAATAATCAAGCTGTCAGTTACTACTATGTTTGTATTGGTGAGTTAAAGTTGATAGAGGCTGACCAGATTTATTCTTATCCCACCTATTCTTGGTATCCAGGGAACTGGGTAACATCTTCAGGAGCTCACCATCAAGTTACTTTTAGTCCAGAGAAAGGCTTAGATAGGATTAGATTGTTTTTTGGTAATTCTGGGTCTTCTCCTCTTACGGTTAGTGGGGTATCTATTATGGTTAGGGGAACAGATGAAATTACGATGTCTGGAACCTTGCCCACACTTCGTTATACTTTTAGCGACACGGATCCACAGTTTCTTGACATTAAAAATACTGGAAGTGGTTCAGCGTTCCCACGTTTAAGTTTATCTTATACTGGGAATTATGAGGTAGATAGAAATATATTTATTTCAACTGATTACTCCACTCAATACGATAAAGAAGAGGCCCATTGGGAGGGGCTGGATTCCGGAGGATTTTTAATTCCTGAACAGTACCCTTGGGAGTTGGGTACTTTGAGTGGCTCTGTGGTTTACCGTAGAAATTTGCAACTCCCAGATACTTCCTACAGTGGTAGTTGGCTTTCTCCCGTGTTTGATACGGAACGTAATCCAGTGCGTTTATATGTTTATCCCACTGGCGGCGTTTACCCTCAGATTGAGGTGAAGTCCGCGGATACTCAACCTGCGGAAGCTATTTTCTCAATCATAACTACAGAGAATACTCATGAGAAACTGATGTATAAACATAAAAGGATTGTATTGGATTCCAATGGTTACGTAATTAGTAGGGTGGAGTGCAATTCACCACAAGTAGGAAATAAAATTTGGAGGATGGCGGATTACACTTTTGCGGGTCAGCCCTTGAATTATTATGGGGCAGTGAATAGCCGAGGAACCGCATCTTTCATGGCACCTGGATATACTACGTGTGGCGATATTGACCCCGTTCAAGAAGCTCTAGACCCTTTACAGTGGTATAATCTATGTGTTTGTAAATTAGATGATACTAGTCTATGGAACACGGGAACCTCTGTATCCGGTTTTGAGTGGGGCCCCACCAAGTCAGTTATCTATACAAAGACTTTTCCTCTGGAGAGTTCTGACGGTGTATTCTTTTCGGCTATTAGCACCAGCACTTCACAGGAACTCACAGCAGATGTGCGTACTCAGGTAAATATGGGGTTTTATAATAATGGGCAGGTTATGATGGCGTTCCCTATTATAACTTACCGCGGGGTTAAGTTGGGGGCTACTGACTACTATGATGTTGTTGAAGATTATGCTAATAATGGGTGGTGGATATATCTTGGTGGGTCTATCGGGAGGGTTTATAAGACAGATGTTGGTAGCTTTAATACCATTAGAGTTTTTGGTGCGGGGGAACTAACGACTAGCCAAGACCCATTAGATAATTGTGAATACTATAGTTATTTATATTACCTAGATATTGAATCGGATTACAAGCATATTGTGTCGATACCAAATAGAGATTTCAGTGGGTTTTGGGCGTTTACCGCTTCGGGCGTACATTTATTTAAAGAGGAATACACAAACGAAACGCCATCCTTGGATAATGTAAGACAGATAGAAGCGGGCACCATTATAAGTGGCTCCTTCGTGGATTTGCACCAAGGGGCTTGTGATTCTTTGGGTAATCTATGGTTAGTTGATTTAGACGCTGAGAGGCTTATGCGGGTAAATCTTAAACGTTCTTTAGACCTGAATGACCCGAACCCCGTGGATTTTGACAATTATATAAGCGGGATAATAAATGTTTTTCCCCACCCCACTTCAGAGCTAGCTTATGTGCTTTGCTCTGAATCTATTGAGAATCCCGACCAAGATACTATTCATATGGTAAGTGCGGGCCAGAGTGTCGGGGCCCATTCAAAATTTGTTTGTGCTGTTCCCGGATTTTTGTCTTCTACCTATAAAAGATGTGTTAATTTTACAGGTACAACATTTACAAATTATTACCGAACAAGGTCTGCAGATTCTATTTGGGGGCTGAACGCTGGAGGTTGGTATACTATTAGTAATACGGACCTATTGCCACGAGGACGTTATTCGCAATTTAGATTAACTTTGTCAAGGCCTTCGCTTACGAAGACCACACCCAGTGTCCAGAGATTGAGGCTCCCCTTTCCCATCACATTAGAACCTCTAGACAAGTTACAGACCAGACAAGTGGCTATAAAAACGGTATTTAACCGAGCCAAAACATTTGGAATATTTAATACAAACCTATTGGTGTGGTGGTTTGACGAGGAGTTTTATTATGGCTGAGGTATTTGTCCAGAACCTTAGAGACCCTTCTCAAAGGGTTGGTATTATGGTTACGATTAAGAGAGTTATAGTAACGCAAGATGGCACAGGCACACAGATGTGGGCTATTCAAGCATCAACTAAAGAGTTGGATGCTGATGGGAATCCTATAGCACCTACATACAAGTGGACGTCTAATCAAACCACATTCTCAGATGATGTTAACGAGCTTATCGATACTTTGTGTAAGAAGGTAAACTGGACTTATGAACCAGACACTACTCCACCTGAAATTACAAGTCACTGGCCTATGCAGAACGATACAGGAATTCCTGTGGATTCGGAAATTGTGGTAAATATCGGAGAACAATTACCATCTTCTGGCTTAGATATTAGTAGTATAAAAGTAAAAGTTAAAGGATTCGACTTAACTGACCAGGTGACTATTAAAGGGGATATCAGCTCTTGTTCTGTGTATATAACGCCCGGTACTAGATACCAATCTGCTGTAAACGAGGACTTCGCAAATGGATCAGAACGTTAGATTGATAGAGCCCAACATGGCTATGTTTTTGTCTAACCACGAACTTAAGTTTTATAACTTGATTTTTGGAGGCTATCAGACTAACCCTCCCCCAGGAGGCCAAGTAGGTTTTGGGGGTTATGAGAATTTCCTTTTAGTGCGTTACGATAATGGAAATATTCCATTAACTGCTTATCCTACCATGATAGAATTGCAAACTCGGGCAGAAAGTCTCGATTACGATGGGGAGTACTTTTGGTCTGTGCAAGCAATTAACGATACCCCTTACTACCCAGGAATAGCTTTACGGAAATGGAGGATAAATAGTAGTCAATATGGTTTCGAGTGTGTTGGGTTTGCTACATATCCTGGATTCTCTAAACCTACTGCTGTGGCCATAGAGTATTATAATTTTCCGCTTAATGAGGGAATTGACCCTTCAAAGTATACCGCGAGGATTCACCCAAATTACGGTTACTTAATTGAGAGATTGAGGATTGGCCAACAAGTAAAAATAGGGCCCAACATTCAAGATGAAATTTATGAGGGAATCATAACAGATATCAGGACAATTCCTGATGACCCTAGATGGCCAGTCATAAGATATGAGATAGACTTTTCTACTAACTTCAATACGAGTTATGTGGCGGGTCATAATTGTTTTATAGAGACTAGGATTTACGTATTTGATTCGGGCGGGACATTATCAGAAATAGACCCAATTAATTATCAGGTGATTCAGAGTAGACAAGACGCTATATACCAAAATGTGACTACCGCTGCTTTTAGTGTTGTAAAGAATGTTCCGGCAATCAATATAGGTAATAGAACGCAATCCTTATTCTTTGTTGCTGGTTATGCAGTTTATTGTCTCAATGTAACTACTCTGGATTTGTACGTGACGGCCCAGTCTATTCCGTTGAATTATTATACGGGTGGGAATACATTTTTACCTATCCATGAATTACGGGTGAGAAATGATGACCCTGAAGATATCAACAATCACCCGCAGTTTTTTATGTTACAGCGTGATTACCGAGAATCACATGAAACCAGTGTTGCAACATGGCCAGCATTTAATTATGTAACACACAAGTTAGAGGCCCAAGCCTCTTTCATGGTTGTGAGCGTCGAGCCGCAATTTATTTTACCCAGTGGGTTGGTAGCGTGTAGTTGCACAGTCCTAGATGATTATCGATTTCCGATTAGGGATGTACCCATATACTGGAGTGTATCTCCCACAAACGCAGGGCAGTTTATTACAGCGACAGGCACGATGACGAATGCTAGTGGGATAGCATATGCAACATTTAGTGGTGCTGGTACGATTCCATTCCCCACGTATATTACAGCAATGACAACAACATTTTAAGGAGGAAATATGGCTTACGAAAACATACGAGCGGATACGCCTGGATTCTGTGCTGCTGGAGATTATTTCTATATTATGAAACCAGCACCTACAAACATGTTAATCCAGAAGACGAGTTACGGTGACCCCGTTATGACTTACCCTTTCAGTCACGAGATTAATCTTTCTAGTGCAGGGACATCTTTTTTGTCCTTGCAGTATGACGGTATAAACTTCTGGTCACTTGAGAAGAGGAATGTGAGTGGTAATTTAGAGAAGGAAAGAATTCTCCGTCGTTGGAGAATCGAGAGTTTTATGTGTGTTCTGAAGGACTCTTGGAGATTAAGGGCACAAGGAATTTCGGAAAATATTAATGGTAAGGCTTTCGCGATAGAGAATTACTATAATATTTTAAGTGAAGCTTGCGGTCCTGGAACAAGTAATCTCGACCGGATTAAATTAACACATCCTCATTCATCTTTCTTCCATGTTACAGACCAGTTTCATTTGCGTTCAGCTACTCAAGGGTACGAAGAAGATGTCCCAGTGGCGACCATCCTCAACAACTATACAGTGACTACTGCTCAACCGATTCAAAGAGTTTACTATCCTGGAGACCCAGTTAATCTGCGTAGAGACCTTTATTTTTTTAACAACGCATCTCCCTCTTTGGGTGACGCCAGTGCGGCGGTATATTGGTATGCCATACCTCATATTACTGCGGCAGACCCAACAGCTCTCAATGAATTAACTTATAAAGGTTGCCATGATAGCGGCATGTATGAGCAGACACAAGCCGCAACTTTTATTACGGCTTCAGGGCTTGACGGCATAAATCAAGGTTATTACACAGGATTGATTGCCTATGTACGTGGACAACAACTTTTGTTAAAACGGCCCAATATGCCGGGCGGGGGATTCAATTATCCAGGTCCCAACGCCGATGGTGTGATTACTACTGGGTTTGATTACGTTGGTAGTAATATAGAGTTCCGAGAAAATATGGCTTCGATGATTATGGATAATGCTATTAAGAATGATAGAGTTACTCTTTGGTCTATTTATGATTTGGCTTCTTCAGTGCACCCAACAGAGTGTAAAACTGTAAACATCTACAGATTACAAACTGGGTATACTTATGGTGCGATCGAAGGTAGTTTCTCTTCTGGACCCTATAACTACGTAGTTTCCGTCATGAAGCCCATGGTTACATCAATAGCACTTACTGCTGAACCGGCATTAGTCGTGGCCAACGGTGTCGACAAGGCGTTGATTTATGCTACTGTGCGAGACCAGTATGGGGCCGCGTTGAATTACAAACGTGTAGTGTTTGGCCTCAGTGCGACTGATACTCAAACTAAGGGTTATTTCCTTTGTCCTGAAGATATATCTGAGTGTGTTGAAGGTTCCTTTACTTGGCTTGATGGTACGCCGCACGCACAGGCCGAAATAATTACTGGAAGCCAGTCGTCCTATCCGGGGGGACCCCCAGCACGAAAGGGGCAAGCAGTAATAGAATGGAGGGCTGGTACTAAGGCAGGTTTGATTACCGTCTTAGCTATAGTGCAACCGTAATGCAAAAAAGCACACTGTTGGTAGGAGCTAGCTCACGTAGCTCCTACCTAAATATTTACACTTATCAGTGGGGCCACACGTGGGGAACTCAACAATTATGGTTGGACCCAGATAATAATGGTCTGTACGATTGGTACCGTACGGATGCTCTTGGCAGAATTGCTGTTGTGGGTGGTCCCTTAGACTCTTCTGTAGATATTTTTGTTCGACATTATGGCTCACCCTATAAAGATTCAGCTACCGCTTCTGGTAGCGGGGACGCTAACATTAGTATTCCTTTGATGAAAGGTGCTTTACCACATTTAACTGATGAGGAAAGAAATTATATTGCACAACATCTTTCCGAATATTTGGATGTGGGGTCGGAGGGTGGTAAGCCAAATTGTGCAGTTTTTTACGGTTTAAACTTCGCTTATTTTTTGTTTGAAGACCCCTCCCTTCCAGGTATTTGTAATCCTGGTGGGTACTTTATTGTTAGGACGCTCCCCGAATACGAAAGTCATTTAACTATTTCCAGCCCAATTGCATACTATGAAAATTCAGATTTAAAAGTCTACGGTACTTTGACGAGCGGGACAACAACCTTAACAATGACTATGCCGTGGATCGATACTAACTCTAGTGGTACTACAGGATTTTATTTGACTACTGATGTAATGGATGTCGGGGCGACCCTATATTTTGGGCCTAACATACAAGGAGCTTCGGGTGTGTCGACAGTCGTGTCTATTTTAGGAAGCGATAGATTACAGATAACTCCAATGGATTACACATTTCTTAACGGAGACCCAATTACCTATAAAGATTCTGAAGTAAAGAAAACCATTGATATTCCTGTTCCAGGAGGTTCTGGTGATTATGAAATCGCTGGGTATACCACTCAAAGCGGAGGTAAAGGGACAGAACTCTCGGTTGGAGTAAAAGGTGGGCTTGAGACCTTCACAGTAATAGAAACTTTTATTCCTATTCCGTGGGCAGTTCCTACCCCCTATTCTATAAGAAATCCACCCTATACAAACATATGGCAAAGATTATCTAATCCCTCTATCCCCATGAACTGGTCTACATTGGTCTATAAGGTTAATGGGGTGGAGGTAACTGACCAAGTTCAAATAACTCTTATACCAGGTGGGGCCGAATTGTTCTATAATCCGCCACAAGATTTTCCATTAAATAGCAGGGTGTGGGTTTATGTCTATGTTTCAGCCTCCCCAACCCTGACTAGGACATTTGCGGCTAGTGCATCTGTAGATACACGATATATACAGGTCGATGGCGATCTCTCAATGTTCCAACCAGGTGGTATGTTAGAGTTGGGGCCGAATCCAGGAGGGGAAAGTGAATCCCGAGAACTGCTAGCTATTGTGGGGGTAGATACATTACTGGTAGAACCAACAACTTATGAGTATTTGGAGGGGGACACCATCCAATATACCTACACTGATTATCCTTTAGAGTTAAACTACTGGTTTGATATTGTAGATGACTTTTATCCCCCTGAGATATTTAACATGTATCCTTATAATGGCATGACTAATGTGGACCATAGGCACTGGATAAGATTCGAAATACAAGACGAGGGCTTAGGTATAGATATAAGTACATTAACTTTTACTGTGAACAACCTAGTAGTTATCCCAGATATCTATAAGTACAGTGATAATTGGTACCAAGTGATTTATACACCTCCCTATCCGTTTTATTATAATTCTACAGTAGAGTGTTTTGCTACTGTGGCTGATCGTTCCAGTGCACAAAATCGAGGATATGCTATTTGGTCATTCCAAACGGGGGAATCTGAGGTGCCCATCATAATGAATGCATCGCCTAGTTGTGGAACTTTTCCAGTCCATCTAAAGGATGATATCCAAGTAGATGTATATGGTCGTGGGGGAGGTATTAATTTGAGTTCCCTAGTATTTACAGTAGACCAGAAGAAATATATTCCGTCTACATATCCAAAGATATATCGGTTTAAATAAGAGGAGGGTTAAATATTATGCAGGTAGGAAGAATTAATTATTATGACCTACAGAAGAACTTTCCAGGGTTCTATTCAGGGATGATTGGAACCACTGGGTCTGGTTACTTTTACTATTCACACAGGGTCATACACAATAAACAACAAATAATTCGTGTTCAACACAGAGATGGGTCTGCGGGGGGAACTCCTACAGCCTCAATCAAGTATTGGAATATGGATGGTACCGAAGCTGCTCAGTTTACAATTGGCTCGGGTGGTATTCCTTATAAGAATATTCTTGACATCACGTGGATTGACGACGAACAGAAGTTTGCCTACATTACCATGGATGCGAGTTTAGTATCTGGAAATACCTACAACATATATAAGTGTGGGCCAGACGGGGCTAACCCCGAATTGTTGATTTCTGGTTTTGATGCCGACGGGCAATGGGCCAATTGGTACACGGCAGTAACTAGTGGGTATGTAGGAATAGCTGCGACCGATACTGATATATTTGTAAAGGTTGGTTCTAATCTCTACAAGTTTAGAGAAGGTCTAACGGGTGCTTGGGCCTCTGTGAGTTCGTCGGTCCCAAAAACTACAAATTCTTTTCATTATGGTAACGGTGTTGGATGTAGGAATTTAGCATTCCAGCCGGGAGTAACTGGCTCTGGTTACCTCTTATATAGTTGGTATGACACGTCACTTGACGCACTGTACCTTCGATCAATAGATGCTTCAACTATGGCTTATGTTTCTGACCGGTGGTCGATGCTAAATGTACCTGATTACGCCTATTGTAGGGAACCCCTATTCCTCAATCAACTGGATTATGATTCTCTACATATTATCAAACCCTATTCTTATACTTCAGCAACAGTGACTGGTGTTAATAGTGCAAGCGGTATAACTACAGAATACAGGGCAAACAATGCAACAGCCTACTTAGGTGTGTTCAATATTGATGATAGTTTGGCTGCTTTTTTGAACGTGAACTCCTCAGATACAGTTATGCCCGCAGGTATTGGGGCCCAAGCAGACATTATAGCGGTTGTTGCTAATTGCTGGGGCACTACTTTATCAGGTAAATTGGTTCAGTTCTGGGTGTCAAGTGGTGACGGCGGAGTTAATCCAACTTGGGATTATACTGATGAAACTGGAACAGCCCAAACAGTATTTACGACAGGAGCTAATGTTGGTATCAGTAATGTGGCCGTAGTTGTGAATGAGATTTAATAATGAGTTTGACCGTAAGCGGAGTTATAACAGCATCTGGTACCACCTTATCAGGTACTACTCTCGTTTCTGGGAGTCACTATGTAAACTACTCATACTCTTATATTTTACCCTCCCTGAGTGGTTCATATGTATGTGCTGATATAATTCTGCCTAGCGGGATTTACTCGCTGTGTGATGGTAATTATGTTGATAGCAATCTTATGGTCTATACACAAGATGTAGGAGAGGCTATTGGATTAAGTCCTCTGGATTTAAAGGGCGATCTTATAGCTTGGCACACGTTTGCTGAGACGGGGGATTACTTTGATGATTGGTCCAACAATAATTACTACGCGATCAACCATGGTACAGTTCCAGCACTTGCTAAGCGTGGGTATGGGTGTGCTGTAGCTGAGGGCCCCAATGGTTATGTTCATGTTCCCACGATGCCGTCTGGGCTTACGGAATATATGTGTGCCTTTTGGTTTAAACCATCAAATACATTAACTTCTGGTAATAGCCAAAGTTTTAGAATTCTATCTTCCGACCCGTTTTGCGGTGATAATTTTGCAACCTATTGGGATTATACTGCCTATTCTCCGTATAAGGGTTGGTACTTACTCAACAATACACAAATATGTAAGGCCTCGGATCCGTTATTCTTAGGGACCTCCTCTGCTGGTAGTTCTTATTGGGGTGGAAATAATACCATAGTTGAGTTAGCCTATTCTTTAGTTCCTGGTTCCACCATCTTAACTATCACTGCTTATTCCACTACTGCAACAACCATAACATGGAAGAGTTGTAAAAGTTTAGGTTCCAATAGATACGATATTGTTAATATAGAAACCTTCTCTCATGCGGGGGGAGGAGCACAAACTTTTACTTTGTCTACTCCTTATGTCGTTCCTACGTCCGATACCTACTATTTGGGACTTTACATCACAGCAAATATGACAAACGGGATAACCACTGGGACCGCGTATTACGCGGCTGGTAATGTAACAGGGACTAACCAATTGTTGTCTAGTGCTACTATTAATGGGGCCATTAAGGTGGTGTATTCCCTTCCAAGCGATGTAACTAACCTCAGGTTAAAGGGTAACCCCAGTACTAACTGGTTTGGGGGTACATGGACGGCTTCTACTCTTTATTTCAAAATACCTAAAAATACCGATTGGGAGATTGAGACTAAATTTCGTTTGAGTACCCTCTCGGATGGTCAGGCAGCGGGAATTATATTTTTCAACCTTAGTTCCTACCTAAATTACGCCTCAATTCAATTTAAAAATACTGGTGGGGCCTCAGCGGATACGGACCAGACCGTAGCGATGACTTCTAATACTGCCCCGAGCCCTTTCACGGTCGAAGCCACCACTATATATAATGTGGGTTACCCAGCGTATAAGGCTTTCGATCATGTGAATGACGCCTATGGTTGGTGCTCATTAACCGCTAGTGGATTACCACAATCTATTGTTTATGGGTTTGGCTCTTCTGCTTATAACATAACTAGGTATCGATTAAGAAGCCCCAATACTACTGATACCAGTGGATTTCCCAAAGATTTCACTCTCTACGGTAACACAGTTTCCAGTCCCAGTATAAGTAATGAGTCTCATTGGGCGCAGGTCGATTTTCAAGTAGGTATTTCCCGCCCAGGAACTGGGACGTGGACGGCTTGGTTTGATATAGATACACCGGGAAATTATACCCATTACAGATTAAAAACTACTGCTGTTTCCTCTAATACTTATGTTTGGATAGGAGAGATAGAATTGGCCTCCTCTGTTTATGAGCCCGGCAATCTTGATGTTCTTGTTCAAACTAGCACGTTCTCCTATACAGCTCGTGAGGATATTACTGGTCCTACCACCGCAACCGATTACAAACTTAGGATGTTAAAAAAAGATAACTTAATTAAGTTTAAGTTTTGGGACCCCTCTACTGCTGGTTGGCAAGATACCATCTATGAAGTGGATGTATCTTTGTGGGGGAGTAATATGGCTTTTGGTTTACAAAGTCGTAATACCTTAGGGGCTTCTCCTGAAGTACAATTCGACTATGTTGCCTTCACCAAAGGTAAGAAGCCCCCAGAGTTAGGTGACTTGGAGGAGCCTGGTAGATTTGTTGTTTCCTATAATGAAACTGGTGTGTCTGGTGCGGTCGGCCCACGTGACGACGGGAGAATATGGTTGGAGACCAAACGAGACGGATTGGCTTATGGAACGGCTACGCATGACTGGGATTCCAATACTTGGTATCTCCTGCAAGCTGGGGTTAAGTCAAACGGGGATTACTGTTGGTGGGTAAATGCACAACAAGAAAGGGGCTTAACGGTAGGGTCTGGTAACACTATCGGGTCTACTTTTTTAACTAGCAGTGGTGTTAGTTATTTTGATAACGGTTTACCGCCTACGACTAGTGGGGCATTTGTTTTGGATGAAGTCTCTCATTGGTCACGGTGGTTGACGGCGGAAGAAAGTCTAAAATTAATAAATAAGGTTTCACAAGTACAATGGTTATGTACAGAAGGTTACAAGTCTTCTAATGTAAATGTTTATGAGGACCTGATTAGTATTTCTGGTTCTATCGCTTCCCGCAGTATTCAGAAGGACTTAGCCTTCTATTATTATGGGCAGTACCAATGTGCTAGCCCGAGCTCACTAGAAATAAAATTCCAGAGCATAAGTTACCGAATACAGAGAGATTTATCTGTAGTTGCGTGGGAGATTAACCCTGTTGTAGTGAATATTGCTAGGTGTTCCAGTGGTTGGCTGGCTAATCAAATGGGCTGTTTTGGATGTATGACCGCCGCTACTGGAACGGATAGTAGGTGCCAATGCTTGGTGATGGAACAAATCTCGGTATATGCCCTAGGGGCAAATAGATTTGATTTATGGGAAATACAGATACCTAGGACAATGTCTTTAGAATCCTATAATTTGTTGATACCCACCAACACGTTAACCGCGGAATTCCGAGAACAAACTTACGATTTTCAATCCCCGCAGATATACACAGAGTCCCCTGCGAATAATACTCGTATGGTAGATGCTGACCTAGATTGGACAGCTTCGAATGCTCTGATTTACACTTTACGTGATTATGGAAGCTTGTTTAGAAGTAGTGATTCTCGTCTGTGGATAAAACGGCGGGATATGGGTTACAATTCCTATGTATATATGGACAATTTTAGTTTTTATGAGGCTGATTTAAAAACATCAACCACACCCTCTATACCAGTTCAATGGTCTATTAAAAATCTTAACAATAGCTCTGCGTTCAAGATTAACAAGGGGTTTACTAGTACGGTGGACCTTGACTTCTCTGCTACTCTATCGGGGGTGCATCAAACTTTAACTACTTCGGGTCTAGATATCTCACTTGAGACCATGAGGATAGGTTCTTTCCACTGTAATCCATCTTGTAATGTAGATGGTACAAACACACTGCAGGTAACGACGTCAAGCGGCATTTGGGATTCCACACAACAATCTGCCCCACTAATGTACTGGCCCGGGATTACACAAGATGATTGGGAGATTTCCACAAAAGTCAAGATATTCGGTAATGGGCCCCGTAGCTCCCAAAGTTCAGGTCTGATAGTATTTGACCAAAGTGATAGTTCCCAATATATTCAGGTTCTTGCTAATGCTTCTGGAATTTGTGCGCGGGACCATACGAAGCTGGATTTTTTAAGCCAGACTACCTACAGCGGAATCGGATTTACTGAGGGAAATTGGGTTTGGTTAAAGGTACAACGAAAACCAACTATGCCTTATTACAGGGCTTACTGGTCATTAGATGGTACTACTTGGTCTGGGGTTAATATTCAAAGCACTCCTGTGGAACTAAACATTACCATGTCTGGGACAACTACTAGTGGTCATGCGTGGACATCTTCGAGCAATCAGTCGAGCTGGGAACCTTGGAAAGCATCCTATTTGGGATCGACTGGTTGGCAATCTGCAAGCGGGGTCGGGCTTAGCCATTGGATAAAATGGAAATCTGCTCAGCCTGAAATTATGACTCGTTATCGTCTAGTTGCTTCTCTGGACTCGGATTACATGGTTCGGTCATTCCCTTGTCAAATAAGTTTGGATGCTAGCATTGATGACCAAACGTGGAATACCATTGACTATAGGGGATTGGTCTTGGACCCCGGTTCTGGTTCTGCTGGAACTTACTTTTACATTGATAACCCCCAACCCTACCAATACTACAGATTGACTACCCTGAAAGGGGCGATGTTGTCATACTATACCAGCACTGATACTATATTTAGTTGGGGAACATCTGCCAGATTAAGAAAAGTGCAGTGGGATGGGGATAGATACCACGGAAATTCACTAGCCACAGGGATTGTGAACGTTGGATTAATAACTCTGCAGGAAACGCTAGACCTTGACTCTGTGTGGAATCGAAAACCAGCTTATATGACCTCTAATGCGGCCCCGTCTCCGTGGACTACATATACACCTTGGTCTAGTATAGACCCTAATGTTTTTCGGTTATTTGATTCTGATACAGGTTCTCGTTATTATCTACCTCATCGATTTAATAGTGCAGCACCTCAAGCCCTTTATAATGACTATCCTGGGTGGTTTAGCATAGATTGTGGTTCGGGCAATAAAATGCGGATACAAAGATACGGGTATTGGACGGGTGGACATGGTTTTAGTAACGATGTGTATCAGGGGCCTGTTCACTTTATGTTGCAAGGCTCAGATGATTATATTTTTTGGGAAACGGTTGACACACGAATGTATCAACCACGGTATGGAAATTCATACACTCTCTATTTTAATGTAGTTAGCCCTAATTATTACCGGTACTATCGTTACGTAGATAGTCTGTATACAATGCCTACTGACTTAGGGCTTCGCGACTTCTATATAGAAGGGACCGTGCTGTCAGGCACCAATGCCGCGGTTCCTGTAAAGAATATTGATGGTTGGATAGATTCATACTTTGATTACTTTAGGTATTATACTCCTAGTGGTATAGCAACGACGAGCGGGGGTGATACTTGGGAGTTGCTTTATGATGGGGTATCTGCCCTGAACTCTGAGAAAAATTCTGGGATTGCTTATTACGATAAATTAACCGACTACACTTCACAGTTTAAGTACGCCCTGAAATCAGGATTTCAACCAGGAGAACAAGTCTATTTAAGATTTCAAGCTCAAGACGCCCCGAGTTTCAAAATATCTTATACGTTAAGTTCTGGAGTTCTTCTATATGTACCTGTATCTGGTCCAGAAAGCCTTCTGATAGACAGCAACGTAGGAGCAACTGCGTCCGGTTATTACACTCTTGATGAATCTCCCCATGCTTATAGAGTTTTTAGTAGGGCTGTATCGATGCAAAATGGGTCCCTTAACAGCTCAACGGTTAGTTGTGTCCCTACGATGTCTGGCATTACTACATCGGGAGTAAGGGTAACAGAAAACGTATATTTAGCGGGTAACCCCTCTTGGCAACTATTCGATAAGAACAGCACGACACTTTGGTACAATAATACCAGCTTTCCTTATTACACAGTCATAGATTTTGGGTATAATAATTTCAAATATATTAATAAGTACCGAATACAAAGCCGAACTCAGTATGCAGATTGGCCTAGAACTTGGGTATTTCAAGGTAGCAATGACGGGTCTACGTGGACCACGGTGCATACGGTTTCTAGTTCTGTGTATGTTTCAGGTGGGGCTTGGAGCGAATGGTACACTTTTACACCCCCGATGCCTTATCGTTATTACAGATGGTACATTACTGCGAGCCATAATAGCATTTATATAGGTGTGGTCAGTATGGAACTTGTGGAGGAATTACAAGATATTTATGCTAATCGTTTAAGGGTATCTACAGCAAATAAATATTATGGTACTGGTAGTATCAACTTCAGCCAAGGAAGCCAACTATTCACAGAGAATTTGCCACAAGACCTCTCGACCTGTGATTGGACATTTCATACGTGGCTCTATTCTCCGTATATTGACGGAAACATATTATCTTTTGTTCCGCCCTCGGGATTCGGTTTATTGACATCACTTTCAGGGAGCTATTTAAATGCTTCCCTAGGAGATACGCTGCTTGGCAGGAGTGGTCCTTTTAATGTTTCTGCTGGTTGGAACCACTTAGGTATTACTAAAAAAGATGGCTGGATAGCCACTTATATGAATGGTACAAAGTCTTTTTCCTCGGTTTTTACGGGTTCTACTCCATTAACAACTTCTACTGGAACCAGTATATACATAGGTGGATCAACCTTTTCTGGTTCCTTGGATTCGATGTTCTTCCAGAAAGAGGCCCCGTGGAATAATACCTTAATTTATTCTAACATGCTAGACCAAATAATCAGCTTTAATGTAGTTGGTCAACATGACCTTACTGTGAATGTGGATGTAGGGCTCGATACAGAGTCTCCGGTTATTATACCCAAAGCCCCGCTGCCTTATGACCAATTAATTTGCCCCTCTTCAGGTATTGAGTTTGAAATATTAGATGATTACTCTGGGGTTAAGTGGACTGAAGTCTTAATCAAGATGAATGACATTACCGTATGGTCAGGTGGTAACAATATGACCGAATGGTTCGATGACCGAGGAACTTTGGTGTATGACGATTTAGGTAAAGTTGCGGGAGAGTGGGAAAACATTCAGCTGTCTGCTTCTGGTATAGATTACACAGCGGGTATCAACAGGATATTATATCCGCCTGGTACCGTGTATAGTGGGAGCGGAGCGTGGGGCCGCAGGTTTACTTACTATGTTCCTGAAGCAACGGAGATTGGTTACTTTGGAAGTCGGATGACCATTACTATTACAGGTACTGATAGTATTGGTTTCTTATCTCGATTTGATGATAAATTCCCCAACACTTTTAGTGGGCAATATTATTTTGATTTTATACCTAATGATAATATTCGTTACGATGATGTGTTTATGCATACTGGTCACTCTATGCGTGTGGATGAAATGGAGGCGAGGGGTGTCCATTTTTGGGTAGACCTGTTTGACTCGAATTATCCTGTTACTGATATTGTAGAGGACGAATGCTCCATAACTTGGACAGATGGGGTAAATAACTTTACTTGTTCTGGTGCTTGGTTTACGACGTGGACTGGAGTCACAGCTTCTGGGGAAGATGTTTATTTCCATAGGATGCACTGGGACCCAGGGAACCACTGGGATTGGATAGGTAATAGGGCTGTACACTTGACTGTGGAATCCCACAATAATGACCCTACGTGTGACGTTTATAACCGTGAAGAATATATTCTTTTTTATGGGTGGCAATTAAACTGGTGGCACCAAGCGGTTCCTAATCAAATACCACCATTTGAATTTAACACCAAGTTTCCTATCTTTGTTAGTGTGAAGACCTATGATTTCGCACCATCCCGAAGCAGTAAGTCTTATATGCTTTGGTCTTCTCCTGGGTATACTTGCGACCTTCCAGTCTACATAAAACCCAAGCCCATACCTAAGGAAGACTTAAAAGTTGGAATATTGGCACAGAGCCAGTATCTGCAATATAGTGAAGACGTCGAGGTGGAAGTGGCTTGCAAAGACTTGGATGGTAATGAGTTAGTCTACACGTGGGCGTTTAGAACCGAGGATCAACCTGAATAACTAACCTGCTAGTATATCTAGCAGAGACCTTTTTACTTTGGAGGACAAAAACTATGGCATTACCCCGCTGGATAGAAATGTACACAAATTCTAGTGGTGTCGGCCTCTCTTCATATCTTAATGCTGGTCATACACATGATTATATGTATGGACGTGGAACCCCAGCTGCGTTAAGAGGGGACACACCTACTAACATTCCAATATCATTAACATCATCTGAGGCTGATTTAATGATAACAATGAATGACGGCACAACAGCCACATCCAAAACTTTCACCTTAGCAAGTGGAAATAATCTAGACCCACGAGTTATCGCTCGTGATATTACTGATAAAATGCACCGAGAGTACCCAGTAAACCATCCTATATGGACACAGGCGTATTGCTTATGGTGGTATAATGCTTTTGAAATCCGAAGTGGAATCTGCGGGCATAATGCCTCTATTGCTGTGGATTATACTGCCAATAGTGCTGCTAGTAAATTGGGTTTTACTCACGGGGTTACTGCTTATGGAGCGGATAACGACCGTCTCTATGGTGGGGGAATTGCTGCTGGAAATAAAACAACTAATACTTGGAGCGGCTCTATTACTGTCAGTGGAACTTCCTTTGCTGGGTCTTGGGACGAATACACAATTGTTGCGGTTAACTCCGACGCGGGCGAAGGCCAAGGTACTGCCTCAATAACCACACATGCTAGCGGGACCTATCCTGGAACAGTAACTTTAGGTGGTGTTTATAATTATACTGAAGGTTCAACTTACCATATTCAAGTAACTGTTAGTGGTTCTGCTTCTTATATGAATGGGGTAAAAGACGCCGTTCCTCGTATGACTTGGTATGGAACTGGGGGAGATACCACTATGTCTGGTGTTGATTCTGGTTATATTGAACTTCTTTATCCTAATCATCCCTATCCTTTGGGAAATAAGGGCCTTTGGATTAAATTCTCCAACGCACCATTTTCTTATCCTGGCGACTCATGGCAAATTTCTGCGAGCGGTATTGTTACTCCAGAGGGCTATGATTATCAGTGGGGCTCTGCTATGCGTAAAGTTATTTGGAGTTCAATAAAAGGCGACACACAGTGGACTCAACAGTCTACCGCTACTTTCGGTAATTATTTTCGAATAGGGCGTAAAGGAATCTTTATGACTGCTAATCAGGATTACAATGTGGCTCCTGGTGACACAATCAGAATTAGAATGCCCGGACCGATTCCCTACAGATATGATGTAACATCTGTTAACTTAGGGAACATTACGGTTACAACCTCATCGAGAGTTTTCTGTATGCGGTTTGACCTTTACGGTGGGGCCACCGAATTAACGAACGTAAAGTTCAGCTTACTTAATAACGGAGGTATGGGTTATCACGACGGTGTTAATACTGCTTTCAGATGGGGCACAGTGGGACCCGGCCAGAAAGCCACGAGTACTGATTATGATGTTGAGTGGTGGAATCAAGTAGTTACCCAAGATTTGGTAACTCCTAAACCGAGTTATTTGTATGCTATCGATTCAAACTTGACGGTCGTTTCTACGGCGGATGATTCCAAGACTATAGGAATTGACCCATTCGACGCCTTAATATCAGATTACATATTTAATGCTATCCAACTAGGGGCTGATGAGTCAGGACAGAAAACTGTAATTTACCGTTGTTATTACGATTATACCGAATAAGGATTTACAATGCTGAATAGAACTTATCCTTCAGAGTGCAGCATTTATGGTTGTGATGATTTAATTATTAGTGCTGTGAGAGACAAGATAGGCGATAAGGCTGAATTAAAACGTTATTACGTTGGTGTTGGTGGGGACTTCACAGAGTATGTCCCCGCTGACCCCGCTACCTTTTTTAGTGAGGAAGCAAGGTTCTGGCCATATCATATAAAGGTGGGAAGTACTGTGTGCTCAGGCATCTATAATCCCCATGTTGTAAACTATCACTATATGGTGTTTGAAGATTCTACTAATCTGTCTGCGTCCGGTATAGACTTTTGGGTTGAATCTTTTAAGCTTTCTGATTATGAGATTTGGACAGCTTACCTGAGCGTTGATTTAAGTACATATGTAAATAACCCTGATTGTGTAACACCAGAAATGGAAATACTAAAAGCAGCGATCGACTTAATTCCCTCTATTAGAGTTAGTAATATTGATTCATTATACACCTCTAAAGAAGTTACAGATAAAAATACCAGTTACCGACGAACAGTCTCTAACACATCAGACCCTTACGGAGAACTGCTTAGAAGTTTACAGAAAGAACTGGACTATTTAATTGAGCTAAATTGTACCAAAAAGTTGGCATCAACTGGTATACGAATAGAATAGGAGGAACCTATGGCTAGAGGATGGGTTGTAAGATATAAAGACGATAAAGTAGTTACCGAGTGGGATTTCCAAAAACCGTTCAGTCAATTACCAGACCAAAATGATATTCAGGCTGTGGCTATCGTATGGGAAAATAGACACTGGGTCATACCTGATAAACAACATTACTTTGCTCAAAAGAGTGAGTCTATCATCTGTGGGGTTGGGGGAGGCTTTTTGGGTGGTCCTCAAATCGAAAGTCGTTCCGTAGGCTATTGGGATACGGACCTCAATGTTAGAGTTAAATATACTGTCAACGAACACACAGGGGAAATGAGCGGTCCATATGAAGATAGGAGGTAATCCATGCCTTCCAATCTTAAATATCGTATCAAGTGTGCCTCTGTTTCAAAATTATCTATGTTCGACAAGGAGAACATACCTGAGGATAGGTATAAAGAACTTGTTGATACTGGGTATCTTACTGACTCCGATAAAAATATAAAACCATCTACATGTGCTTTTATTACTAAAGTTTCCGCTGATAACTCAAGCGGAGAGATGAATTGGATATATCTTTGTGGTATAAAGCGCTGGACAATGTACTACCAACTGGTGGCGTCTAATACTAGAGTGCAGGGTGGTACCCAAACAGGAGAGGCCGAGGCCCGAGTTTCTGGGGCTAACGCTTTAGAGGGCTACGCCGAAGACTCTATTATCCGGAGGGACTTTTTTGTTTGTAAGTATTGTAATAGTAGCACAGCGGAAGCCACTAAACACGGTATTGCTGGTGAAGAGTTTGTTGAATTTCCTATGTGCAATTGTTATACCCCTCGGGGTGGTTTGGCCATATCTGTCTTTGATGGGGCTGTACAAGGTCATCTTGCCACAGGATATGTTCCTGACCCGAATGACCCAGATAAAACTAAAGAGTTTCAAAATGTGTATAACGTGTGGAATACCTACAAGGACCCCGCCGCTGGAACTCCTCCTGCTTATGCTGGAGGTATTCCTAAATATGTACCGGATAATTTAAGTGACAAACTAGCGTTTGACCCTAAGTTAACTATCAACCAAATGATGATTAATGCTAGGGCTTTGGTGGCCACATGCTGTTGGTGGGTGGGGACCGAGCCTTACATTTATAAACCCTCAGATTTTAAAGTAGTAGACCTTGCTGTGGCTATGGAGACCATCAAAAAGAAATTTCCTGGTGCTATACCTAACATTGATAACATGCCTGCGATTACACAGGACGGTCGCAGTGATCGTGCTAATTATACTTATGAGGTAGGTGATTACTTTTATAAGGGAATGGCGATTGAGAAGGTAGATGGCACAGAAAAGGTATTAACATATGAAGACGCCTATACTTTAAACGCAATGTTTGGAAGGAATTATGATTGGACCCTTCCTGAGTGTGGTAACAACAAAAGGGTTATATATATTTTAAAAGCTACCCATGTCTTGCCCACTTTCGGGGTTTTACCTGAAGATAAAGAAAACGGCTGTCAGCCAGTGTGGTTTAACTGGAAAGCGTGGAGCCCCCTAAGTCCGAGGAATTGTTCTTACCCCGGTTGCGAAGCGAAATACACTTGGGGTCATGTGTGTAATGGTGGTGGTGCCTTCAGCCTAGTTGATGGGCGAGCATGTCCTTATTACCAGAACCCTTTGATGGGGGATAAAGATACTGAGAAGCGTTATTCTAAATTACAGAATATGTACCCAGGGGATTCTGTAACGGCTGCTTCTATGCTGGAAATTATGTGGATGTCCAAAGGGGGTTTACCGTGGACAGAAGAAGAATGGAAAAGCACTTGGCTTAACCCCTACATATGGACTACTGTGCCATTCAATCCAGTGTTTAAACAGACTAAATATTTTACAGATGAAAACGGTACACAAGTAGAGGGTTTTTGGCACCACGAGTACGAGGTTTATTCTCGTAAAACGGTGATTGACCCTAAAACAGGTAAAATAGAGTTGAAGCCCATGAGGAAACTTCCAGGTGGTTCGGTTACTGCGTTCAAGCGTAAACAAGATAGGACCATGGAAGATGGTGTACAGGTACCTGATATCCCTTCGTTGATTCGTAAAATAGAATTGCGTCCCACAGGACAGATAAAGATTATTTGGCCTTGTCCAGATTTGGCGGACCTAAATCTTGCCGTGACAGACACACAAAAGTATCAAGAAAAATTAATCAATTTGAAGAAAAAAGTTTACACTAAATTAATTTGGAACCGTGCTGGATTAGTCACTAACGTGGTGGGACAGGCCATGCGGGGCCAGTATCAAACAGGAGTTTACTGTATTAATACTGCATTTCTGCAGGGTAAAAGCGAAAAATTTGATTGGACTAGGTATAGAGAAGAGCTCGAAGCATTACTTATAAATCAAGAAATCGCGGGGACTAGAGCACAGGAAATTCTACATAATCTATGGAGAGACGTAAACAAAGCACAGATCGCAGGGAATGACCCAGTTCTAAAAAACTTTACGGTTCTGAAAACATATCTGGATTATAGGGGTATGTTTATTTTTCCTTCGGTTCCGTTAAGTTTACTAGATGACCCGAATCACATTATTGTATTTGGGTTTAGTTCTGCCGCAAATATCGACGCTGACATAGTTAAGGTAAAGCCTGTATTTAGGCATGCGTGGATGTATCAGAAAAATACCAAGTTGACAACATCTTGGAAAGCTATCTGGAACGGACGTCCCTCTGTATTTTTAAACGAACGTTACTTGTATGACACTATCAGTAAACCTGTTGATAAGGGTGCTTTAGAAAAAGGTGGTACTGTTATTCAATTGGGAGGGTGGTATTATTCTACTGCTACTGGGGATTTTGTTAGTGAAATATCAGCTCTACAGGATAGTATCTACGGGTTAGAGAGAGAAATCGAAACACTAAACACACAACTTAGGCGAGATAATCCACGTCCCAGCACTGAAGATATTACCGAAATGCAAAAAACCTTAGCACAGAAACAAACACAATTATCCGCATTACGGGAGCAGTTGATTAAGGCGTCGGAATCAGCTTACGCTGAAAGTATTAAACGTATGTCCACTGATAGTGACAAAGAGGAGCTAGTTAAAGAATTAGATAAAAAGATAACCATTGCTAAAGAAGAAAAGAGTGCTTTAGAAAATAGACGTGACCGGTATGTTTCTTTGGGAGAAACCGAAAGGGCTGCCGCGTTGACTACCCAAATTGAAGATGCTGATAAGAAGATAAAATCATTAGAGAAGAAAAAATCTGAGGCTCTAGGGGAAGACATTCCAGACCCCCCAGACGTTTCTAATGACCAGAAGATTTCGACGACTAAGTATAGTTACAAGGATAAAAAGAAGTACTCGAAAAAAGGTGATACTGACACGGACGAAGGCGGTGTAGTAAAGGAGGAGACAGCTATTACTACAACCACTCCTCTAGCAAAAGAGGACGCAGTTAACCGTCTGTATATACCGTTCTTAAATTCTGATCGAACTGAGTTTCGTGATATAGGAAAATACAACACAATTGACCGTTCAAATAAGAATGAGGATATTACTTTGTCAATTCCGAATGACTCTGGTGTTATCAAATGGGATTACTTATCTGTGGGGCAGGGCGAATCAGCTGATATTATTCCTTGGAAAACTTTTGCTCCGAAAGCTCTTAAAAAAGTAGTCGTTTACTCTACTAGGGAGTCTGATAAAGGTGGTGCTTCCACTACTGACCCAACTAAACCACGCGGGGCTAAAATTAGCAAGGATAGCAAACTAATCAAATGGTATAAAAGTTCCGCTTGTGCTTCTACTATAATCGTTGTGGTTGACCCAAAGATTTGTAACGCTAATACCGAGTTTATGATATTTAGTATGGAGGCAATGCTACAGCAACAATATAAGGACGCGGACGGTAATTGGCAAGTAAAGGATAAGAAAATTAAGTTTATGCCAATGAACTACTCACAAATTACTAGGCCATTCCCTGGTTATTCTACAGGTAAGACTGCTAAGTATATAGGAACCACTCAAGAGGATGGCATTGAGTATAACAAGGTAGAAGTATCTGAGTTTGTGGAGGTCTTCGATAAAGAAGTTACTGGGCGACATCCTTGGGTATTCTTTGCTTCTCCTGTTGAGGAGAAGGTGAATGTTAAGGAATGGCGGTTCTACAATAATGAGTGGTACCCTCAAATTACTGCTGCGATACCAATCACGATCCCTGATAAAACTGAAATGGACCTCTATATGGAGTATGCTTATATTGGCGAGATGTATGACGAAAATGAAGCGGAAGCTTATGATTGGGAAAAAAGTTATTCTTCAGACAAGCAAACACGTATATTAATTTCCAGCCCTAAAGCAGGAATAATGCGGACAGTCTTCAAATATACTCCGAGCAGTGACCAAACTATTGATGGTTTCGGCTACGCACCAATTGGGGCACACACTGTAGCTACCATTTGGCCCTATGCTCGTTATGCTTGCCGAGACTACGAAATTAGTTATGTGTGGCGGGATAATTATAAAGGCGAAGAATTAAGTACTGGTAACATGAAAAACAGGACGATGACAAACTACGCTGCGGGTTATGCATATAACAAGACCAAGGGAAAGGACCGCCAATTTACTATGGCTGACCAAGGGGACCATGATTTAGGCACTGAGTTTCAACCGAAATTAAGTTACAGTACAACAACATCTAGGAATGTTCAAGGCGGAACGCCTAGATTTCACATTACTCGGGCGGAGTGGTCCACCAATTTTGAAGATAAAACTGCACAATATATCACCAATAAAAATCCTACCTACGGTTTTCCTACAGATGTTGACACAATTTTTTCTCCTCCTGATAACGTGGGTTCTCTTTATTATCCCTATACTAGGGGGGAGACTGGAACAGCCTATGTCCCTCGGCATAAAACGTATACGTGGGATTTTTTAGATAGGTGGAGAAACAAAGCGGATGAGGCTAAGGACCTTGGTGGCTTTAGGTTACAGGCATATGACTGGTGTGTTAAAGGAACAGACGTAGTTAGGATTAGACAATGGTCTCGGCATTGGTTTTATGACACTAAACGTGAAACAAAGTTCTTAGGGAGGTCCAAGACTCGTGGACCAGTCTTCCAGCTAGAATATAGGGAATATTTTGATTTACCTACTAAAACAGTTTTTCTAAAACCTTATGCAGCTACCACATCTTACGCAGAGGACCAGTGCTATTGTCCAGAGTGTAACCGCTACTTTAAGAGAGATAAGTGTGCTAGTGGGGGAGCATGTCCGTTGTGCGGCATTGATAAAGGCACTATTACCAAGAAGAGTGCTTGGTCTGCTGATTGGACTTACTTAGTAGACCGCGTTGATTCTGAACCTGTTACACTACAAACTGGGGAGGAGCAACTTACAGAGGAAGAACTAAAAGCTTTTGTTCCAGATGACCCCAGTACTGAAAAATACGAAGAGTGGAAGGAGCGGGTTACTAAACTTTATACTTTTTGGACAAATGCAAAAACTGAATCATCCCTAGAGAGTTTGAAACGAGAGCAGGCTCGTGGTAAAATAAAGGGTTGGATAGTTGATTATACCGCGGGATTAAAGTTTGTTAACGATGAAGAGTCTCAGGCTACCAGTGCGGAAGCACAAAGAGTAAAGGAGTTATCCCAGAAGTCTCAAGTTAATATGTTGACCGGATGTGATAAATACGGGGATAAGAAACGTCTGGATTTGGGGGCCTTTCAACTGTCTGACGAATATGTTCCTGGAAGCGTTACTCCCTATTATGGGTCTGACCCAGCGTCTCGCGGGGAATTTGAATACCAAGAGTTAGAGGCTCGTGCTAGAGCTGCGGAAAGAGAGGCCGAAAAGCAGGATGCTGAGTATAAAAAGTTACAACGTTTCCAAAATATAATACGAGAAAGCCCTAACGCAACTGTTACTTATTCCGATGGTACCCAATATGGATCAGCACAGCGGGCTCAGCAGTCCGGCGGGAGTACACCTGGGGATGTTGCTAATATAGATGAGGCTTATAATAACGCGATAGTAGATGAAGAAACCAAAAAGACGGAATATGACGAGGCTTATGCCGACTTAAAGAAGTATGAAGATGTTTTAGAGTCACTGAAGGCAATACAAAAAGCTGTTCAAGCAGACGCTACTGTTACTAAGCCTTTTACAGATGGTAAGATATACGCCAATATTGGTAGTATTTCTTCAATAGATGTTAGGGTTAGCCAAGCTCTTGCAGATAAAGATGCAGCGGAGGCAGCCGCCGCTGGGACAGTTCCACCTTTCTCAGACCCAGCACTAAATGCCGCTTTTGATAGTGCCACAAATACTTATAATGGTTACAAATCTTTTCAGGATAGTATGGCCCTTAATCCAGAAAGAGTGTATCGTGGTTTTGATGATGATAAGATTTATGGTAAAGTGGACCAGCTGACGGACCCCAGCGGAGCCATAACAGAACAAGAACAGAAAGTGACCGATCAACAAACTACTGTGAACAATAAGAAACAGGCTTATGAGGATGCTAAAGCGAAAAGGGAGAGCCTAAAGAGAACCAAAGATAGTCTCTACGGGCAGCCAAACAGCACTGCTGTGGACCCTGTGACGGGGGAAACGTATGGAAATAAAACCGAGGTGCAATCTATAGATGATAAAGTACAGGAACAGGAGCAAAAGAAGGCGGAAGCAGAGAGTAAGGCCAGTGAAGCAAGGTCTAAGGTAGAGCAGCTAAACGCAAAAACAGCCCGAGGTCAGGCTAGGAATGAGTTAAATAAGAAGACGGAAAAAGCTAGAGAAAAATTAGAAAAACAATGTATGCGTTATTATGAATACCAACAAACTGCCTTCGGTTACAATTATCCGTGGAGCCCGTATGACTCCCCTCCCTTGTTTGGAAATATGGGTCGAGAATTATTTGTGGTAGAGATTTGTACTATTGGTGGGGCGATTTCTTGGCTCCCACGAGAAAAGCCCTCCGTTATATCTACTTTTCCAACCATCCCTAGTTGGTGGACTTCTCGTGACCCAGATGGTACTGCTCGGGAAATGGTAGTCATGTTGTCACCTCCTCATGAATGCACAAGGGCATTAGTTCCCTTATCGTCTGAACCCTATAACCCTTTTTATAATTATCTGTTCACGGACGCACCATTCTCGGAACAGGCTCCCAGTATACAAGACCCTGGGGTAGGTGAGAGGAATATATTCTCTAATCCTAGCACAGTGAAGGAGCTGCGGATTGTTACTGAACACAACACGAGAAAATATGGCCAACCTTCTATAAGGTCTGATGTTGGGAGATTCACCCTAACAGTCTCAGATGACTCCTCCATGTCAGCCATATATGTAACTTGTGACAGCCCCGCGGTAATTGACAGCCAAGATTTATCACAAGCAGGGTTAACTATGAAAGACCCAGTGGAGAGTCAAAGAAAGCAACCAGATGAAGATTATCCAGAGCCCTATATAGATGGACTTACCATTAAAGGGTTCAGTGTACTCGCGGGTGACTACATGTATGTTGGCCAACGGTACCCCGGATTCACTAGTCCTTACGAGCATGGTAAATTTTTTGTGGGTTACAAAACCGTACAAGGGTTTACACCTAGTTGGGCTTGGCCGTCTGATGTGAGAGACACATTAATACGAGCTAAGAAAACAGTTAGGTGGTATTTAGACTTATTGCCGCCCGACACTAGCTCAGGAACGCAGGTTCAAGAAGTAAAGCCAAAATATCTTACTGATGCGGTCAATGACCAAGGTCTTTGGGCGATACCCACTTTACAATGTGCTCCATATTTCCAAAAGACAGAAGATATGGATGATGGCCGCGATATTTCAGGCGGGCCTGAATTAGACGAAGATAAAACCAGTTCGTCTAAAAATGAGAAGGAAAAAACATATAAGGATACTTCCTTTGCTATTATTGTAGAGTCGGAGCGGGTAGATGAGGATGGTACGATACGTCCCCCTCTAATGTGGATAGAGAAACTGGACAACGCAGATATACAAGATATAGGTGCTTTTAAAGTTCCTACTAAACCAGATATTATGGTTCACCGTGTAGCAACTACTGGGTCTCTAGTTCCAGTTACTCTGGCCAAAGGAGATGAAGACAGCAAAGATGAAAAGGGTTTTCCTAATTATAAAACAGCATTTAGTACAGGCAAGATAACCGATACTTTAATTCAACAATGGGCCCCAAACGCTAACCTCATCACGAAATCATTGCAGAATGAATCTGGTCTTTACCCCGGATTTTCCACAGGGATTATAAATCATCGTACCGTAGGCAAAGTTTATCTAGAGAAAGAAATACCAGTGGAATGGTATAAGAAAATAAGACTCCTTAAACAGAAAAGTATAGCGGGAACTAATCAGCATAAAGTTACAGGCACCTTTGTGTTAAAGAATTTCTTTGCTAATTTACTTTTTGTGGAAGTAACTTATGACGATTGGTTTAAGGAACAAAATGTAAATGACTACTTTTTAAATATATCCGACTCGCTATCGGTTGAAGTTAAAGTCTATGGTTCCCCAATACCAGGCGGAGATACTTTCCCCAGTAAAGTACCTACTTTCATAAATGCATTTCCATTAAAAAAGAGCCCTACTGTGGATGAGTTGACATTAACTTATAATTGTGATTTTGGTGTAACTGCAAATATGATAGTTGAATTTACTTGGTGGATTAGGACTGATCCAAATAATTTCAACCTTGGTCCTTGGAAAGCCATGCCTGAGACAAAGAGAACATATGCTGAGCAGACTGGGTGGACAGAGACACCAGATGAGTCTAAGTATAGCTATTTAAATGAGCTTGTAAAAACTATTAAATTTGGGTCGCTAATGCCTGGAAAGTGTGCAGAAGTTGTAACCGTTAAAGAGACCAAGTTTGGGGTATCGCGGGGACCCGATTCTGACGTAAAACGCCTTTACAACTTTTTTACCGAGTCTGATTCAAAACTTTATAAACCTAATTGGGAAGATTTTGATAAGCGTACTGAGCGTAAGGAAGGGTGGTGGAAACAGTCAGGAAGATTAACAACAGAAGACGCTGGTAAGGCTGGGGTATCAGAACAGTGGATGGTGAAGGCAGAAGAAGAGATGTGGAAGAAACTTAGAGAGGCTGAAGAGGATACTTCTACTGGTGGTCTGTATGATGCACAAGGAAAAAAGAAAAGCTCTGCTTTGGGCAAAGAGCCCGCCGCACAAATATTCCCCAGAGTATGTGCCGAACTTCCCGAGTTACCAACTTCTCGTTTAAAGATTAATGCGTGGAATGCTCTTAATTGGGACAGTCTCCCAGACACAAGGGACCCCTATGAGTGGCCACAAAGAGATGGCGACCAAGGCTGGGCGTGGGGTGGTATCTGGACTACTCGAATGGCTGGACCAGAGTGGGTTACGGCAGACCAGTATCCAACACGGGACATGATTTGGTGGCCCGCCCTGCCCTATGAAGAGGGACATATTGTTATGAAAGGGAGGTACTTCAAATTTGGCCCACAATACAAAGATGAGTCAAAAGTTATCAACGAGGGCAAAGCACGTGGTGTGGACAAGGACGATAAGATAAACGAATTTGCCTATAAGTATGAAGTTAGGGGTTTTGATACCTTATTAAGAACTATACAAACAGTTGAGCAAACAACTGCGGAAGACCGCCGAAGTGCTACTAATGCTAGGGAATACGGAGTAAACTACGCACAAAATTACAACGCATCAAATAAAGGTATATCGGTTCCTGGTAATGATTATGCAAGCCAGATGGCGCAGAGTGCTGTGGACGGAATACTTAACTCTAACGCAACGGCTAAAAATTATAGAGTTAACGATCAGAGAACTTGGGTATTCTTAGATGAAATTAATATGAAGATTGATGAGGTTAACTGGACTCAAATAAAGGAGCGAGAGGAAAACCAGAAAAAAGTGTGGGATGAGGCAAAGAAATTAGATGATGGCCTAACATCTATAAAATTTACCGCGATTATTCCTTACCATGAGTGGAATGAGATTTTAGATATGACGGGTTATTATTTACAATTAGAGAATAAATTTGTATCGCGTGGTTTAAAGCCAATTACAGCACGGGATTTAGAAGGTAAAAAAGAAAGTGGTTGTTCTATGGAATGGAAAGAGTGGTCTTGGGAAGAGATTAGTAGTTTTTCTTTTAGAAGTGAGGAAAAAAATAAATACCCTCTCAATTCTTCGTCTGGGTCAGATTGGAAAACTATTCTTGTCAGGCGGTGTGGGTCTAAATGGGCACACAAGGACGCTGAGGTAGACGGGGGGAAGATTTGGTCAAAATGGGGAGAGGAGTGGGCCAAGGCTATGAAAAGGGGTAGAGCTGCAGTCAAAAGGGGTTTTCCGACGATAGTTTCTATAGATTGTAAACGAAAGTCTGATTCTCCTGAAGGACAAAACTTAGAGCATTTCGACGATTCTGGTGGTACAGAATGCAAAGACCTAAAACAAAAATGGAAACCAGAAGATGTTCTTAGTTGGCCAAGAGCTGTTAGTAGTGACGGAGGTAGTACCTTGAATAGACCTGACCCATGGTGGAGGTTCTAATGCTTAATATCGATAGAGAGTATAACCTCCTAAACGATTGTAGATATATACGTAACAAAGACCGCTGTATACATGATACCAATTGTGGATTCGAGGCTATCTTCAGTAGGGGAGACTGTGGGTTTAGTGATAACGGCGGGGCAGATTGGCATTGGGCAGAAGGCCGTTTTCTTTGGGGGACAAGTACCGATTCTTCATGCTACATATCTTTGGACGAAACCCTAACCACACCTTTTGAAGCTGACTTCTTTACTGATTTAGAATTAGATATGCTGATCAGGTGTAATGAGAGTGTAACAGGGCGAACTACCCCTGAGTCGTTGACTGCTCGTTTAGTCTGGCGAACTGAAAGCGATCCAGTTACCCCAGCCGAAGCACAGGCTGATTTTGATGTGTACCCCGACGGTGAGTGGCACCGGTATAAATTTACAATGTTGACTTATTCTAAGTGGGTTGGTAACTGTAATTATTTAGAACTTCACCCATTTATAGATGGATACCCTAATGTAGAAATCATTATTCAGCGGTTGGCTTTTACATCTAATACACACTATAAATGTAACTATGCTCCGTGTGCTTATAATCGACACTACAAGCACATATGTCAAGGGACTGGCACCTACGCGAAGGCTTACAGCATTACTCGTAAACGGAGTGTCCTAATTGATGATAATAATTGTAGAATCGGAGTTGGGCTAGATGGTTATCCAGCCAAGTATATAGATTTAGACTTAAGCCATTGTACAGATTGCTGGTCTATCGCACAAGAAATAACACTGAAGTTGAATACTTTATCATTTGGTGGTTACAAATTTGCTGAGTGCTACTATAATGAGGTGGACGAGAATTTCACAATATACACAGGAACTAGAGGACGATTGGGTGGGGTCCAAATTTACCACGGCGGAACAAAAGATGCTACAGAGAGACTGGGGTTTTTCTCTTCCTCCTCCCAAGCCACTTACCGAACCGAGGGCGGAAAAAATCCAGCAGATGGTTTTGTGGAAGGTTACCAAAAACAACCAGCAACTTTACTTTACCGGCTTCCTAGTGCAGATGTTACAACTATAGATTTTGACCCACAACGCCCTTCAGTGGAAATTGGGCGTAATGACCTCCTTTCATTTCCTATTGAAAAGTTACTGGATGAGGGCTACGTGGAAGGTTCTTTATTTATTGATTCCTTTGGTGGGGCTACTTACCATGGTACAATTTCAAAAGTTTGGTACAAAGGTAATTTAACTGCACGGAGTGCCATCTTACTTTTACGCCCAGTATCAGATTCCCAGTTTCAAACTATTTACAGTAGTCCAATTACTGGATCGGATTCCAAAACTGGACAAGAGTCCTTATATGAATTACTGGTGGATTGGGAAGTTAAACCGGGGGATGTATTTGGCTTGTTTATGTGTCTTCCGGCTATTTCCACAGAAGAAAATGCTAAGGCTTGGCCAGAGATGTATTATAAATATTCTTGGATAGAGAAATTTGTACGAGATATTTCAGTAGGAACTACCGTCAATTATGATGTTTATGATGTAAAGTTTTATGGTTATCAAAGTTTACCAGTCTATGGGTTTTCGGATACTAAGGTTCCAGGGATAGGGATAGAGGCAGAGCTACGTTGGGAGTATGGAGTGAGCCATGTGGCAATCAAGGGGGAGGTGGAGGAGGATGTTTTTGAATGGGACCTGATTAAATCCGGTGTATCTCAAGTAAGGGCTTCGTCTAATTTGGGACAGGGAGCACTGCAGTTGGCCCACGAGGCTGACTTAATGTTAGCTTTTAATCCAGATGAGGTAGACGCTTGGTGGCTCGATTTTTGGTTCCCCGGCTTTATACATGACATATTTAAAATAAAATTTACTTTTGAAGATTCTGAAAACATCAGAGGATTCGCATTAGAGGGTTATATTGAAGAGAATATGCGGACAGGTATTAGTTGGGATGGGGAGTATACGTTTTCCACGGATGCCCCTTATTTAGGTAGCGAAGTTGGTTGGGTACGTTTAGACCCACCGATCCTCACAACCTTAAATGGATTAGATAATAACAATTCAATCTATATTGCCCAGAGCTATGTTACGAATGACCCTTTTGATTATTACCCCGGACTTAACGAGTCTTATCGATACTACAGGAGCCAAGCCGCTTATGGCACTTTTTGGAACACGTTAGAATATACATACAACTCATTTCCCACGCACGGTATTAGGTTGTATGTTTGGAAGTGGACCAGTGCTAGGATTACGGGTGTTTCGATTTGGTCTAAGTTTTCTAGTCTGGATACGATTATTCGTGCGGTTGATGGTGCAGGGTTTAGTGGGCCACAAGTATTTGACACAGAAAAATATAACGTGATTGATACTCAAGGACAGGTATGGAACTCAAGTAACATTAGTAGAGCAACAACTACTGAATACAAGTATGATTTAATTTTTGATTTCTTGGAGGACGATGAATCTATAATTATTGCACCTGTCGGAACCACGCTGAGTAAATTGGACTTGGATTTTAAAACCTTTCCAGCTAAGATAAAACAGATAAAACTAATTCCCCAACATTTAGCGGTGCAAGTTAGAACGATCGATGGTGATGAACCTATTACTGAAATATCTAACTTGTCTTGGGGTGCCCCCTCTGATGATTCTGAGTTCACTTACGGACCTACGAAGTCCTACAAGGTTTGTAATGATACGGGTCATCTAGCCAACTTGATGATAGGTGTGGCTGACCCCCTAGCTATAGATAATGCGTGTGTGTTTGCGAGTGACCTTAATACCGAGGAGTCTGTTGAAGACCCTTATAGGGGGAGTGCGGCAGAACTAATTAGGTCGCAGGACTCACCACTTTGCAACCATCGTGGGGTGAATTACCACGCCCGTTCGTATGCTCTCTTGGACGAGGTCCCTGTGTATTGGCATAGCTCAACGAATGAGGGGCAGACTTGGCAGACCTTAACTTCTGGTAGTCCCTTTATAGACGCATTTACTTGGAACGAACCTACGGACCCATTTAATAATTCGTGGAAAGTATCTAGTTGGTGTAAGGCTGACTCGATGTTAGTAAATAGTGGAACCCTGACTATTACTCAACCCGCACACCACTTTCCTTATGACCTAAAGAAATGGCTTAACCCAACGTACTTTATGAGTACTGATAAAGAAGCATTCTTATCAATTGAGATTAATATCCCACTAAGTTCCGCCTTTACTACTGGGGTTGATACGTCTACTGGTTTAGTAATTTACGATAACTCAGATTTGTCTAGGTATTTTCGTGTGGAACGTTTTACTGGTAATGGGATTCTTACAGCGTCGGGTTATATTAGTGATGACAATATTAGGTATGAGGTACCGTTCGGTGATTATGTACGCTGCGGTGACCATAACGCATTTTACTCTGCCAGCGGTACCTTACCACAGATAACCCCAATACAACGAGGTGAATACCCGCTGGTACTTAAAATGGACAAAAGCAAAACTTTGGTGGAGGTCAGGTACCGATTACCTTGGGATTCGTGGACTACTAGCAGTGCTTACGACATATCGGGGTGGTCGGATGACCTGCGAGTAGGAACTTATGGCGGGGCTGAGGCCGTGGCGGGACTGGCTCAAGGGGTTTTAGTTTCTTCACAGATTGACTACGTCTCCTATAAGGCGTCTAGTAATAAGCTAGTGGAGAATTTTAGTTACGTTTCCGATTTGTCAGATATAGTGACGACAGATGGTGCGTGGTCCGCTCTGAATGCTAACGATGCCGTTACTCTTTCTACCTCATCTGATGGTCTACGGATTAAACCTTGGAAGCGAAGTAACGAGGCCAGATTTTTTGATTACCGTTTAATTTCTCCAGCTCTTACGGCTGAATGGGGTTCTATAACTGACTATGGTTCTGTTGTATTTCGGTTATCAGATTTTGAGGACAATGCAACTAGCTCTGGGGTGTTCTCTGCAGGTATGCTCATACGTGACTCTTCCTCCCACACCAATAGTGTTAAATTTGCTGTAAGGTCTAATAGTGTTTTGGAGATCGCTGAGAATAATGTTTCTCACCTCACGAGTATAGATACCGCGGCCACAATTTCGGGCGTGTGGCTTAGAATGCGGAAGGCTGATGGTGTGGTTACTTTGTCCTACTCCTATGAAGGGACATACTTTAACACACTGTCTGGAGTGTCTCTTTATGATTGGTCTGAAACTGCTCCTGTGGAGTTCGCCTTTTCTTCAGATATAAATACTGTTGTGTTATTTGATTATATACAGTTTGGGACTTCGAGTGTTGACGCGACTCATTTAGTGGCACAGTTCGATCCTGCTATCTGTTTATTAGATGCTTATGGTCGAGGCACCGAGTGGCTTGATATCGAGTATTCAAACGCGGACGATCTGACGGATTTCACATCGGAAAAACCAGACGAGATTACGTATTTTAAATTTCGTAAGAGTCCTTATGTAGACGTAGAATTAGACTCTGTTAAATTTATTCCAGACCCTTACATGTCTAAAATAAAAGGTAAAGCGTTATTAGCAACCGAGATACTTGATGGAAACAAACAACTCTTTGACATAGCAGGTGACATGAAGTTGGTAGACCCTCCCCCTATGGGTGTTTCTGGGACTGGGTGGACAAGTAGCGATAATCTTTCCTATAAAGGCTTATCTATGTATGATTACCCAGTTATAGCATTAGATTTCGGGGCGTCCTACCAATTAGGGAGATGTCCGCTAGCTACCAATTTAGCTAAGGGCCGTTTTGGTGATACAGATACACCTTATTTTCTAAAAGTAAACTGGGAATCCTCATCATACGATGAGGCTGGGTTTTTTAGGCGATGTATTTATAGTAGCAAAAACAATGAGTGTACAGCAGATTACACACACGGTAAACCTCGTATGATTTATGGAGAGGGGGAGATACCTAATTATTATTTTGCTGGTGAGTGTGATGGTTGGGCCACTGATGCCGGAAATGTTAACCAAGCCTGCCCTCTCTTTACTAGTGGGCGGGCACGATGGTTATTGTTAGAAAGTCAAGATTACAAAGCTATTACTCCTACAGCTACGGGTATATGGTTTATGGGTCCGGTGGAATTAAGCCATTTTGACCGACCCACATATATAACAGACAATATTAATTGGTGGAGCACTAATTTTGGTTTAACGCAGTGGGTGGATAATACAGAGTGGGACCCATCCTACACTATGATTTATAGTTATCCAGGTTTGAACATTGAGGGGTCTTGTTATTTTAATGGTGACGGGTCTCCATTTTGGAGACTAGCTTCTGACCAACAATGGACGTGGGAGGATTTGTTTTCTATCGATTTGAAACTGTCCCACCCTGAAAATATTAATTCCATCTCGGTAAAAGTGGGGCGAGACCCAGACTGTTATTATTTATTTACGGTAACCGGTACTTTGTCTCAATCGTGGACAACTCACCAGTGGACGTATAAGGACTCTCAGATGGTCATACGTGGAGATAGGTCTCCGGATGAACCTTCCTATACCCAGCACGATATCGAGTTCTATTCGGCCCTTGAGGCCCCTTATATGCCTCTTCCTTATTTGACTATGGGTTACATAGAAATGACCGTTTCTGGTAGTGCTGGATGTGATATTTATTTTAAGAATCTTTCTAATAAACGACAAAGATTTGTAGATGACTTCATGTTCCTTGGTATTGAGGAAGCTTTGTATATCCCTGATTTAGATTTGACCAACACCGGTACTTTGGAGTTTGATTATCTGCCATCCAAGGCCGCAGTAAATTTGGTCGATGGGGATCCGCGTAAGTATCTTTATAATGTAGCCACTGTTTCAAACGCTAATGCTGGAATTTGTGTGGCTTTGGATTTGCGTTGGGGCTGGTCTCTATTCTGTTTTAGTCCTGAAGATAATTTAGTTTATGTTAGTATGCCTTCCTTGAAGGAGGCAGAGCGTATACTCCCTACACTAGATAATCTAGGGCCCTTTCATGTTGTGTTGAGTTGGTCCCCTCCGTCCATCCCAGGTTTGATGGAAACTGAGGCCGTTGCTTTGTGGATAAATGGTATAAAGACTTGTAGTGGTAGATTTGAGGGTTTAGGTAAGTATTTTACTACAGATGATGTAAAAGTTACGCTAGGGAAGGGAACAGTTATTTTAAGTAAGGACGATATGGACCCCTTGGCGGCGTATGCTGGCTTTTCTAAAGTAAGGGTTTATAAACATGCTGTTAGTAATCCATTTGTAGATGTGGATAGTACCTCATTGATTCCCGAAAATTTAATTGAACTTTCCAAAGACGGAGTGGATTGGAAAAGTTTTCTTGCAGGTAATCTACCTTTATTGTATACGAGTGTGCCTAACAGTGATTGTTGCACAGTGTATATGCGAAATAAACGTCCACAAAAAGAAATAAAAAAATTACATAAGAGAGACACAGCCTACCTAATGGTTAAATGGGAGGTCACTGGTGTAGGATGATAATTGTTGCGACCCCTGATGGGATAGAAATTGATGGCATACTTCTAAAAAATACTGTAGAAATGCAGACGTATATTTCTGCGCATAGGCCTCAGGATTTGGAGGTTACACTGCATCCACTGCCGATTCCAGTTGACCTTTATGTAAATTTTGGTATCTGGAAATGGTTTAAGGATTTAGAAGTAAAAATAGGTGTTTCGCAGCCATACGATTTAGAAGTTAGTCTGCGGACTATTATGCCTTATAATTTATATACTGATATAGCTGGGCATCAACCTAGTGACCTCGATGTAGTTTTGTCTCCGATTCCTTATCACCAACTTCTGGTTGAATTCTGGTCAGTGCACCAGTCTTATTTGTACGCCGAGTTAGGTATTCACCCACCATATGATTTAGAAGTTCCGTTTAACATAATGAAAAAACACGATCTGTACACTCAAGTCAAAGTACATTCTCCAAAAGATTTTACAGTCTTTATGCGGATATTTCAGCATGGTATAACCGATCTCTATGTTTTTGCTAATCCAGTGCATAGCGGGTTTGAAGACTTGTATGTTAACTTCTGGGGTTGGGGTATCCGAACTCTTTCGGTACCTATAGGAGGTCACGCTCCCTTTGATTTAATTGCCAATATATATGGGTGGAGATATTCTGACTTGGACGCTGCTATTAGTGCTTCTGCACCTCAGGATTTGGCTGTTGATTTTGTGGCCGCCCCAGAAGATGGGTATGATTTAATAGTGACTCATCGAACTTTTCGTACGTCACATCTCTTAGTCGATTTTGATATTTGGCTCGGGCTTTATACTTTGCCTGTATATGTGTGGGGAGTTTACTTCTCGGACTTTAGTGCTACCTTTACTATGGGAGGGAAACATGACTTCACTATAAATTTGCCCGGAACATCTAGTTACCGAGACTTGTTTGTAACTTTAAAACCAGCTTCGCGGGTTATGACTACTATTATTCCTGTATTAACTGTTGAGATACATGATTTGTATGTGTCGATAAACCAAGGCTGGCCTTGTGGTTTTGGTTCTTCTTATAGCAATTTTTCAGTAACTTTTAAACCTGCTTTTTTCTTGGCTTTGGAAGTGTTGTTCAAAGTAATAGACGGGAGTGGTGTGTCCAATCTAGGTACGTATCTCAATCGTTCAAACTTTACTTCCTATCTTAATAGTTATGGTCTAGAATTTTATCTTCCGCAGACAACTTGGGATATGGAAGCAAAAATAGTGGACCAGTTACCAGTAGTTTATAATAATCAATTTGATGATATCGTAACAGAAGTGATGCAACTTCGTTTTTCGTGGCCGCGGATTAGAATATTTAGCGGTAATCTGAATTTGACGATAGACTTGGTTGCATATAAACAGGACCCTTATCACGACTTGACAATTGATTTATTTGCTTTTAGACCAGATGTACCAAAAATGCCCACATCCCAGCCTATCGTACAAAGAACTCAATCGTGGGAAGAGCCTGTGTGGCCTGCGGTCTTTCAAGTCAAAGAGATTGAGCTTTGGGCGGAGGACCCTCCTGAGGTTGTTAGAATTATAGAGGTTGTCTTTGGTGAGCAAGTTCATGATTATTACTGGGTATCAAATGAGCAACGAGCCTACAAGAAAGAAGATTATGAACGTTGGTCAGCAATGGCTCGCGGTTATTTACCTCATGCCGAATATAGTGGACAAATTGATTATGTCTCTCTTTATGAAATTAGTGATATGGAAAATTACCAAACCATTGATGCTGCTTTTAAAGCTCTTATAAGTGCATTTACGTATAAAGGCCAATCCAAATTGGAAGTATATATTAAAGCGACCGGTGGTTATAGGGATTTAAATGTTTTTATGGATATTTGGGGTACGGATCGATTTTATAATTTAGCTGTATTTATTGAGCCAGCCCATTTACATGACCTCAGTGTCGAAATTAACTGTGTTTCCTAATACTTATTAACTTTATTTTTTAGAGATGAATTTGTGTACTATATTAGTACTAAACGCGAAACAAGAAAACCTAGCTAATAAGGTACAGTCCACGAGGATTTTTTGTTTGAAAGGTTCGAGGTTAATCTATAACGTACTCCGAGAAGCTTTCCAATAAAATTTGTAGAGATAAATTTGTGTACTAGTTATCAAGTAGAGGTAAAAAATATGCATCTAACGGTACCAACGGCGGATTTTATTAGACTTATGTCTAAACTGAAGCCAATGAAGAGTCTGGTGACCACAGGCTTTTCTTTTACCATTTACACTATTGAGGCAAAGAATAATAAGTTGAGGTTAATCGTGAGTGATAATGCTACCATAACAGCATCGTCAGAGATATTCGCCACGATAAAGGAACCAGGAATAATAAGTGTAAATGGAACAGATTTTTTCCAATTAATTTCTAAATTGCCTCACACAAATAATCCAAATTTACAATCCAAAGACTTAGAGTTAAAGGCAGACCGAGGAACCCTTTCGGTATCTACGGTGTCTGATTATACAAACATAGGGGCCAGTGTGTCTCAGAATAGGTCCTTTACTCTAGTGAACGCTGTATTATCCGCCCGAGATGATTTTATTCCACAAGGTGTGAACGCTGTTAAAGTAGAGTTACCTGCACTTTACTTAGCAGATGTTTTTCGTGCTTTGGGAAAAATAATCGCTAACTACACATCAAGTATAGCTGGCTTATCGGGCGTACTGGTGCGGTGTAAAAATAAGAAACTTCTTTTTGTGGTATCTGATGGTTATCGAATTATAGAGATTTCCTATCCAGGAGATATAGACGCGGTTGACTTTGATATCATTCTACCAAAAGTAACTTGTATGGTGATGCAGAGCTTGATTTCGGATGGCGATGATTTGGAGATGTGGTCAGACGGGCATCAAGTAAAGTTTGTTATTGATAATGCCGGTTTGCATACGTCTGTATTATCTGCAATTATCTCAGCTTATTTTCCACCATACTCTTCTGTGTTTGATATTACTGGGACGGTGGTTAAGTTTAACACCAAATTGTTGGTGGATAACGTGGCTAATGTGAGAAAAGCAATAGATGAAGACCCTTATAGGATTAAGATTAATTTTACTGCGTCAACCTTTAATATCTATAATCACGGTCAAGGTAGCCATATAAGTTTTAAAAACGAAGGTATCCCATTATTGCAGGGGCCGAGGCAACCACAGGATTTAGTTATAAACGCGGTCCTTTTAGATTCTTCGTTGAGTATCTTAGGTTCGGATGTTATACAGATAACAATCCCCTCTGACAAGAGGCCTATTGTAGTAGATAATTTGGATGATAACTTACGAATCAAAATTGCGATTGCATTGGTGGATGAAGATTAAACTGGAGGTGTGAATGGCGAAGAAACAAAACAAGTCTATCATTAGTGAGGACGATCAACTACAGTGGTGTATTGATTTTCTTCATGCTCACGGGTACGGAACTTTTCGGGTAGAGGATAATATTGATGTGGAAGAGGCTGAGATTCTCCGTAAGTTAGAGATGTCTGGTTATAAGATAGAACATATCAGAGACTCTCTGGTTAAGGTGGACCCCAATAAAATAATAAACGCGGATGATATTGCCCTATATTTTTATGAGAAGTTGCGTCGATCTGGGTCCAAATCCTTTGATTCAGATAAATTGAAGGACCCTAAGTTTAGGAGAGTAGATTGCAGTATTGTAAACAACTTTATTAAATGGCGGATGGGGAGTAATGTAACTATACGGAATGCTATTGAGGAGTTATTTGTAGCGATTGATATGCTTATTGAAAAAAAGGGCGAGTGGAAATTAGATATAGATAGTATGGGTATTCTAAGTATCACAACAAATAAACCTTTTGTATTATCGCTCTTGAATAATGTGCATGTAGAGCAAGATAAGAGAATAGGATATCAAGTAGAACAATTATTGATTTACGAAGACCAACAAGACTATTTAGCCATGTTGGCTGAGAGTAGACGAAAAATGCTAGAGGCACAAGAATTTAATTTACGCCGAAAGAAACGGAGAAAAATAAAACTGGGAGATAGTAATGGCAAAAAAGAAAACGGATGAAGTTAAAGAAGTTAAGAAGGATAAAAAAGAAACTAAAGAAAAAAAGTCCAAAACTAAAGCTGAGGGGGAGCTTGCAGTTATAGATGCCAAATTAGCATTTGAAATGACGTCGGCGGCGATCGGTGGTAAGTTCAAAAATAGTTTTATGGCTTGGCTGTATGAGCAAGATAAGTTAGAACAGGGTAGGTTCAGTAGTGGTTGTTTGGGGTTAGATACCGCCCTTGGTGGAGAGGGATTACCCGAAGGACGAATGATTGAATTATGGGGTCCACCTAGCAGTGGTAAAACTAGCTTAGGATTAGAAATCGCGTGGCATCGCCAGCAGCAAGCATTGAAGAAAAGGGCAGAAGGGGACCTTAGTGTACCAGCAGGAATAGTGTTTATTGATGCTGAACACAAATTCGATAGGAGACTCTTGAATCAGTGGCGAGGCGGTTTTCATCCTGACCATACTTTCTTTGTAGAACCAAGTAGTGGTGAAGATGCCTTTGGTCTCATGTTTTCTTTTGCGGAGAGTGCGGGGACTTCCCTGATTATGCTAGATAGTATAAGTGCTCTGCAACCTTGGGAAAAACTTAAGAAGGATGACCAGACTAGTCATTACGGAGTTCAAGCTGGGTTTATTGCTGATTGGCTTCCTAAGTTGACGGGGGCCGCTGCACGGACAGGTGTCCCAATGTTACTTATTAATCAAGTTAGGGCTAACTTAAAAGCAGGACAGTTCTCGTTTGGTATGAACCAGTACAACAAAGGTGGTGGCTACGCTTTGAAGCATGGTGTCTCGGTCTCTATATTCTTTGATAACTTTCAGTCAGGATATAAGAAAGGGGCAAAAGATGCTAGTGGTAAGTTTGTGCAAGAGGAGTCAAAGTACAAGGGCCAGTGGTCTCGCGGTACAATATTCCGAAACCACTCCGGGGATACATTCTTCAAACAGTTTGAAGTTTTCCTAGAGTTTGGTAAGAGATTCCTTACTGCTGGTGAGCTTTTAAAGATGGGAACATCCTTAAGTGTAATTAAGCAGGGCGGCGGTGGAAATTATACAATTTATGATTACCATTGTCGTGGAATGGAACAAGCTACGGATTACATCGACTCTAACCCAGAAGTACTTCAGAAGTTATGGAATGATGTAAAGGCTATGCAGTTAATCGGTAGAGTACCGATAGTAGAGGTTGAAGACCTAGACGTAGAGATTATAGGAGCAGACGAAGATGCCGAGTAATTTCGAGGACGATATAGAAGAACTTCTGAATGAAGCTTTTCCTAGGTGTACTATTTTATCTCAATACGCGGTTAAGTTTGGCGGGGACCAGTTGTTCATAGACTTCTTTATCCCATCAATGAATTTGGCTATAGAATGCCAAGGGGAACAACATTATAAGTTTGTTCCCCACTATCACCAATCCGAGGAAGGGTTCAAGTCATACTTGGCGAGAGACCAAGCCAAGAGGGATTGGGCACGAAAACAGAAGGCGATATTGGTTGAAATTCCTTTCAATCAAAAACCGACCACTGCAGCGGAACTCTTTCATTTCATTTATCAGAACAGGGCCAAGAAATGACAATACCTGAATTTAAAACAAAATGGTTTGTGGACATCCTCTTAGAAAATTATCCAGATGTTGACAACCTTGTCCAAAAAAGTTTTAGTGATGACTTTATTCGTACTATACCCTACCAGCCTGACGAGATTATTAGCATTACTTTGGCTGCGTTGTCTCGTTTCTTGAGTCATGTACAATTTTTTGGAAACCAATTACAGGCGGAATCCGCCAAGTTAAAACGTTATTATGAAGGACAAAAATATTTAACTATTTCTGGGTTAGACGGTATCACTGATCGTACAAGTGGTAATGTTATGATGGTAAGGGCATATAAAGCTAATCCAGAATTACAAAAAATTGAGGAACGTCTGGCTGATGCTGAGGAAAAAGCAAAATACTATGAGCGGATGCCAGAGAGACTCTCAGAACACATCCAAGTTTTAAAGTACGAACTAAAGCGGAGAGAAAACAGGAGATAAAACATGTGGGACGATTCCCGGTTTCTTCATTTGGAAAGAGCATTACTAGCGTGTGTTCTACAGAAACCTTTTTTGTTAATCGAACTAGATGGTAAAGTCGACATATCTTTTTTCAAGTCTCCAGTAAACCGCGCCATACTCTTGGCGTGTAATAACCTGTTTCAAAGGGGATATACCGCCTTTGATATAGATTTGGTATTTAGCTCTTTATTTACTTACGATCTACCAGAACTTTCTAAGGAACAATTACACTCTTACTTGGTCTCATTATATAAGGCGAATGTGAGCGACATCAACTTTGGTTCTTATCTCCAAGATTTTTTGGACACACAGATTAAGAGCCGTCTTTATAATACCCTGTCTAAACACATTAATACCTTACATACACAAGGGGTTGCGGTGTCTGCACAGGGGCTCCTTGATGAAGTACAAACCGATATATATAATATCGGTAATAAGACAAGCGTGAATGAGCCTATAGATATTTCAACAATATTTCGTGATGCTATTATGGATAGGGTACATAATAAGGAAAACTATCAGGGTATCTATTCTGGTATGCCTATCCTTGATAACGCTACTTTAGGTTGGTTAAAAAGACGTTTGTATTTTGTAGCCGCCCGACCCAAGGAAGGTAAATCAGCATTGTTAATGCAATGGGCTATTTATGCTTCCATCTTGTCAAATCAAGATGTTAGGGTGTTATACCTTGACACGGAAATGGGCACCGAGAACGAATTCATTTTTCGTATGGCAGCCAATATAGGAAATATAGATGGTCTTAGTCTGTTAGATGGTTCTTGGTACCCAGATGAGCAAGCCAAAAAGAATTTTGAGATGGCTTCTTCTTTGGTGGATAAAAGGAAAGGTTCTTTCTTTCATGAATACATTCCTGGATTTAAACGTACCCAAGTAATAAACACAATTAAACGTTACGTTTATAATCATGGTGTGAACTTAGTCGTATTCGATTATATCAAGGAACCTTCTGGTGGAGAAGAGGATAGGGCACGCTGGCAAGTAATTGGCGACCTAGCACGAAACCTCAAAGATAGCATGGGTGAGTTGGATATAACTGGGTTAACGGCGTTACAGCAGAACCGAAAAGGCGAAGGCCAAAGCAGAACGGGCGGCGAGTCATTAGCGGAATCCGATGGAGTTTTGCAGGTAGCTGATGTTGCCTTTATGCTTAACTGGAAGACACCCAAAGAAATTCAACAGGAACAAAATGCTGGTACTCATCGACTGCAACTTTATAGGGGTCGGTATACTGGGTCTATTATTAGTGGTATAAATTTGAGGTATTATGGTTATTGTTTTAAATTTGTTGTTTCTCAGGTACAACCTATGATGGAGGTTTCGGATGCAAATGCAGCCTATAAACAATTATCCCAACAGACCGATAGCCCACTCCCTGTCATCGGGCAATAACCGTCCTAATATTAACAAGGGCGTAGTTGAACATATTAAACAGATAGTGGATGTGGAATTGGTACTGAGTAGTGTTGGTATCCTTTTAAATCGGGTAAGTAACGGATGGGGCAGCAATACATGTCCTATACACCACGGGGATAACAAAGGTGCGTTTTCAATTAACTTATCAACAGGTTTTTGGAAGTGTTTCACACACCAGTGTCATGAAGGATATAGTGATATAATAGGACTAGTGCAGTTGGCAACCAATTGCAACTTTGTTGACGCAGTTCTGTATTTGGCTGGTTTATCTGGAATCAATTTATCAGACGATAATTCTAAAGTGGCTTATGTAGCCGCGATTAAGAAAGACCTCTCTGATTTTGTCCGCCGATCACAAAAAAATTCAACAGAGATGGATTTGTGTACTAGTTATAATATAGAGGAATTTGTTTTTGGCTGGATACAAAACCGCACAGACTTTTTTTATAACAAAGGTTACAGCCACGAGATTCAGGATTACTTTGAAGTAGGTTTCTGTTATGACCGTTATGGAATACCGAGAGCTAGTTTTCCTATAAGAGATACAAATGGCCGAATAGTAGCTTGGGACGGTAGACGCACCGATGGGATAGATAATAAGATGCGTTACAATATAGACCCCCAAGGTTTTCCGAAAGGCAAAGTATTGTATAACTATTATAGAGCCAAAAACTACATCAAGGAATCTGACGGACATTTGTTCTTGGTGGAAGGGTATAAGGCTTGTTGGTCCATGGTAGCTAATGGTTATTGGAATACAGCTGCCTGTATGGGAGCGGGATTACAAGGCGATCAAGGGTCTCTACTTATGCAAAATTTAAATCTTAAACGTCTTGTTGTTATCTTAGACGGAGACGACGCAGGACGAAATGGTTCTAGACGAACAAAAAGCGAGTTAGGTTATTTTTGTGATATAAAAGTTATAGATATGCCAGATGGACACGATCCAAGTACATTAACACCACAACAACTACACCAAATTATTGGAGAAAATTTAAGGAGCTAGTAATGGAAACAGTTTACGATCCGTATGCCCAGCAACAGCAGGGCCAGTATATGCCACAGCAACAGCAGTATAACCCACAGCAACAGCCGATGGCACCACCACAGGAGCAACAGCAGGTACCGCAGCAACAGTATCAACAGCTTCCACAACAGCAGGCACCTGTTCAGCAGCCCCCGCAACAACAACAGCAACAACAGTATCCTCCTCAACAGGCACCTGTTCAGCAGCAGCAAGCCCCACAGCAACAAGGTGGTTGGCCGCAGCAGCAGCAAGCCCCACAGCAACAAGGTGGTTGGCCTCAACAGGGACAGCAGCAAGCCCCACAACAGGGGCAGGGCGGTAACCCAGTAGTTAAATTACAGTGTACCCGTAAACAAATGGAGCGTATGAACCTCTTGATGATGGATGGGTACATTAATAATGTCCGAGTTACGAATGCCCCCGATGGTTCTGTTACACGAGTGGGCTTTCTATTAGCTTGGGAATCTTTTGTTTACGAAAGTGGTCAGCAAGTATTTAATCCTGATGGCTCACCCGCTGTCAGAGATGTCCGCTTTGCGATGTCTGCTTGGGGTGCAATTGCTCAGGCTATGGCCCAATTGCCTGTAGGTACTCCTGTTAGAGTGTGGGCAAACGCCAATAGGTGGGATGCTTCCAAACAGGGAGAGCAGTCTAATTGGCAGACTGATTTTCGTGTCAATAGGTTTGAAGTGTTGTAATTAAAAGTCTAAAAGGATGATACATGGATTATTATAATGTTCTGGGAGTTCCGCGTGATGCGACGACTGATGAGATTAAAAAAGTTTATAGAAAGCTTGCGTTAGAGTTTCATCCTGATCGTAATCCAGGTGACGCAGAGGCTGAAAATAAATTTAAAGAAATTGCGGAAGCTTACGAGATTCTTTCTAATCCCGAAAAACGATTTGTATATGATAACCCAAAGCCCCAAGGTCCCTTCGCGGGATTTGGTGGTTTTGGGCCATTTCCATTTGGGATGAATGGTGTTAACTTTTCTTTTACATTTGACAGACCACCTCCGTCACCTATACCCGAGCACGGTACTCTGGTAGGAAAACCAATTCATTTGGTTCTCGACGTGACACCGTTTCAATTGATGTTAGGCTTAGACGTTAGAATACGTTACGGTCGTTTGGAACCTTGTGATGAATGTAGTGGTCATGGTGCGGATTTGAAGCATTGTCCAGCTTGTGAGGGTCACGGGATTAAGAGAGAGGTTAAAGAGGCTGGTCGCCAACGTAGGGTAATAGATTCCCCGTGCGGCGATTGTGGAAACACAGGTATTCTTAAAGAGAATATGTGTACACGTTGCGGTGGAACCGGTCTGATTCAGGTAGAAATTGAGAGGGATGTTACTTTAACGGATATAAGGCCTGACGGCACCAAACTTATAAAGGACGGTGGAAACCATGGTCCTTTTCAAGGCCCCGCGGGGGCCCTCGTTTTAATGTTTAAGGTAATTTATCCTGAGCAAAGTAATATTTCAGAGGAGGATAAAAAGGCTTTATTGAAGATTGCCGAGAGAATATATAGTACGAGGTGATAATGCGTATACTAGCGATAGATGGTGCATTAAATCACAGTGGATGGGTTGTATTAGAAAACAAAGGTGGTGAAGGATGGGAGGGGGTAAAAGCCTCTAAATACGGAATCATCACAACTAAACCTACCATGTCCTTGGGATTTAAGCTAACTTACATAAGAAATGAACTGATTAAGTTGATAAAGTCAACAAGAGCCGATGTAGTGGTAATTGAGGAAACGTATTCTGGAAAGAATGCTCTCACTAATGCTCGCCTTAATAATGCGAAGGGTATTATTATGCAAACCGCCTTCGAAGTGCTCGGGGCCGACCCCATTACTGTTACTGCTACAGTTGCACGGAGTTGTGTGGGTTTTAAGAATAATAAAGAAGAACCCTACGCCTTCTTCCAAAAGAAGTATAATTTACCGGAATCTTTTGAAAAGGGAAATGATATTACTGATGCCTACACTGTAGGGTGGTGGTACATCTTATCGAGTAGAGGGGAATGTGCCGTACGCAAAAAAGTTTCCCGTAGTAAAAAGAAAAAATGATAACGAGAGATATGGATTCCAAAATAACTGACCACACTAAGCCCCGTAAATTAGAAAAAAGGGGACGGAGTGTATGTGTACAGTTTATTAGTGGTGAAAAGATTTTTGGTGAATTGGTTGAGCATAAACCAAATATTTTAATAATAAAAGATTGGTCCGATGGATTTACAAAAGAATTTCATCGGGCCACAATTGAAAGATTTTTATTGGTAGTCAATGGAGGTAAATTGAATGAGTGACATGATACCAGCAGGTAGCGAAATGCTCGGAAAGGATAGTGGCGTTGGCCTAAACGACTCACAACTAAAGGAAGCATTATCAAAATTAGAATCACAAGGGTGGTCATTTAAGCCCCCTGCTCAGGACAATAAGAAAAAAATAAGGTTAGTATTTTATGGTGACGCTCCCAGCGTAGCCACAGGTTTTGGTAAAGTATCTAGCAACATTCTCCCCTATCTTTATGAGACAGGTGATTATGAAATCTACTGTTTTGGTGTGAACTATATGGGCATACCACATCCATACCCCTTCCAAATTTATCCTATGCTCCCTAATCCCCAAGGAGACCCGTATGGTAGAGAGAAGATTCAGCAAATTCTTCCACAAATGGAGTTTGATATCCTATTTCTATTGCAGGATTCTTTCATCATGACGTTTCTCCCCAGTGTTATACAAGAAATGCGTAAGCGTGGAAAGAATTTCCGTAGTTTGGTTTATTTTCCTATAGATGGTGTCCCGTGGCCCGAGTGGATTGAATCAATGTCGGCGGCGGACGTACCTATTACTTATACTGAATGGGGGAAAGCACAATGTGCACGAGCTTATCCCAGTATAGCAGAGCGTTTGCAAGTAATACCCCACGGTATAAGTCTCAAGGAGTTTTTTCCTGTTACACACGAAGAGCGGGCAAGACTGCGTAAATTCTATTTTGGTCCGCATGCGGATAAATTTATCATTATTAATGTTAACCGTAACCAACAAAGGAAAGATATTCCTACGACTATGATGGCTTTCAAAGAGTTTAAAAAGGAGTGTCCTGCCAGTATTTTGTATTTACATTGTGCAGAAAAAGATGTTGGTTGGGACCTAAACCGAGTCGCACAACATTTGGATTTGAGAGTGGGAGATGATATAGTTTTTCCCAAGAACTTCAATGTTAATACTGGTTTTCCAGTGCGTATAGTAAATGAACTTTATAATTGTGCTGATGTGTGTATAAGTGCGGCGTTAGGAGAAGGTTGGGGTTTAAGTTCTACAGAGGCTATGGCTACTAAGACACCTTGTATTTTTCCTGACAACACATCTCTAACAGAGATTTTTGCGGATGGTCGTGGCTTTCTTTGCAGGAGCGGGGATACTCCCAATATGCGAGTAGTACTCCCTATGGATAATGAAGTTGTTCGTCCCAAGATGAATGTTAATGATATGATTAAGTATCTTAAGCGGCTATATGAAAAACCAGAGGTAGGACATAGGATGGCGGAAAAGGCTTACGACTGGGTTTTGCATACTTTACAGTGGGAACGACATATTGTACCTAGATTTGACAATATAATTAAAAATCTGTATGAAGAATTAAAGACCCCCATGCCCGAAGCGGTAATCCCCAATAAGGAATTGCCCAGTGACTGGCGTCAAGGAGAGGTAGTATAATGCGGAAAGTAGAAATGGAAGAGAAGGTTGAGTCGCAGCCGCAGACAGAGATTCGTATTCAAGGGATACGAGTAGTATCCTGCCCGTTTGATGGCTCGGGTTATGCTCAAGGTGTAAGAAATTGGGTAAAGGGTATGAAGGATGCGGGCGTTCCTTTATGGATACACCCTGTTTCTTTTGAAAAAGACCGCCCCGACTTAGGTGCGGATTTTGAACTATTTGATGGTCTATGTAGACAGCCCTGTCCGCATGATATAAATTTTGTGCGTCTCAGTCCAGAGGTTGGTGTACAGTTTCTAGACCCTAATTCTATAAACATACTCTCGTGTGCATGGGAAACAACTAGGTTAGACCCGATGTGGGTTGACTGTTGTAATAAGTTTGATGCCGTATTTGTAGAGAGTAGGTGGTCCGTTGATGTCTTCAAAGATTCAGGAGTAAAAGTCCCGATTCATTTGGTTCCCAACTATGTAGACGCTTCTCTTTTTAAACCAAAGGAATCAGTTAGTCAAGGGACTTACAAATTTTATTCAATCCAGCAGTGGACGGAAAGAAAAAACGGAGCAGGTCTACTTAAGGCTTATTACAACGCCTTTACGGAGCAGGATGATGTTTTATTGGTATTGAAAACTTACCTCACCAGAGTTGAAGAACAACAAAACCAAAGGGACATAATTAAAGAACATATCTCCAATTTGAAACGGTCTTTGAATTTAGTAAAAGGTTATGCACCTGTTTACTTGATTACAGAAAAACTAACCAACGAGGCTATTCGAAAACTTCACGAGGAGTGTGATTGTTATGTATTGTTGGACCGAGGTGAGGGCTTGGGGCTACCTTATATGGATGCAGCTGCTGCAGCCAACCCTATCATCGCGACTGATTTTGGGGGGTCTAGGCAATTCCTAAACGAAACTAACTCCTACCCTGTAAAGTACCAATTGACATTTGTGGATAATATGGGTTGGAATCAATTTTATAGGGGGGAACAGATGTGGGCCGAGCCTAATTTACCAAACGCCGCAGAGTTGATGCGTCACGTATATGACAATAAATCTGAGGCTTTTGAGGTAGGCAAACAGGCCAGATTAAATATGGTTGATTTGTATAATAGCGAGAGGATTACTCAAGTATTACTTTCCAATATTGCTGATGTGGTAGCAAAAAAGAGAGGGTTAAGGTGAGGCTAGCATGAATATAGCAATTACTTCAACTAATTATGTGGAATCGAGTATTTGTGGAATTGTGGACGGCCTTTTGCAATTGGGTCATAAAGTATATAATCTTAATGGGCCAGCAATTAATTACGCTGAGTCTTGGCCGATCCCTTCTCCAAGTAAGATTGATATTTGGTTTATGCTGGACACAGATAATAGTATAGCGTTAGCACTATCTCCAGATAAAATGGGGCTCCCACTGCGCGGGGCTAAAAAAATTATTTGTCATCTTCATGATCGTTTTACTGATTACATCAATGTCCCAAGCAGTCCAATTAAACCAGTACCTGTGGACAGTATGAAAGGAGATACTCTTTTTGTTAGGGATTTGGATGTGGCAACCAAGGATAAATGTGCTAAGAAGGGTTTACCAGTTTATGCTCTTGATTATACGATAGAAAGAAGGTATACCGAATCTTGTGTTCAGCATCTAAATAAAGAGCGTCGGATGGAGTTGCTGTTTTTGGGAACACTTTCTACGGCCCACCGCCAGCTGTACTTGGACACTGTTCGTAACGCTGGTTTACCAGTTAGATATGGAACTTATGAGTATAATGATGGGGACGGGAAATGGAGCAAATGGATTTACGGAAGGTATACACATGACCCTAGGTACTATGAAGAGTTGTGTAAGTATATGTTCTCATTTTGTCCTGCGGGCGCTGGTTGGACATGTTTTAGGCACGCGGAGTCTTATGCGGCGGGGTGTATTCCAGTAATTCAAAGGTGTTCTAGTGAGATTATACCCTACCATTCCTTTATTGATGGGGTAAATTGTATATTGTGGGGTGACGCGGAGGAATTAAAAGGGAAATTGGATTATTGGGTAAACAGACCAGAAGAATCTAAACAACTCCAAAAAGAGTGTTATGATTATGGTCAAAAATATATGACATCCGTCATTTTAGCCCAATATATTCTGGATAGGTTTTAATTGACTGACTTTGTGCCTCGGTAAAGAGGTTAATTACGGAGGCATAATCAATGACTAATTTATTAGATTTTTCTACTATTGACACTGAGGAGAAGGCGTATATCTTAGGGTTTATCGCTGCGGATGGTTGTGTGCAGGCGACAAAAAAGGGATCATTTTTAACAATAGAGGTTGCTTTAAGTGACAGAGGTCACCTTGAGATTATCAGAGATTTAATATCTCCAGGGAGAAAACTTTATGAGTATAAGAGAATCTCTCGTCCGAATAGCCAAAGCACGGTGAAATTGGTTGTCTACGATAAGTCTTTATATAATCAATTATTTATTCATGGATTACATCCGCGAAAGACTTTTACTATTCTCCCCCCAAGGGGTTTACCAAGTCATTTGGTCCATCACTGGATTAGAGGTTATTTTGATGGGGATGGCACTGTTTATCTAACTCTTAACTCTAGCAGGCTTAGGTGTGGCGTAACGAGTGGGTCGCGTGATCTTTTGTTATTCATTCAAAAAAGTTTTAATGATATAGGGGTTAAACGTAACAACATTCAGTCAGAAAAAACATATTATATTATTAAGTATAGTGGTGCTTCAGCAATAAGGTTTTTTGATTATATTTACCAAGATGCCACTATTTATTTAGAACGTAAATACAATAAGTTCTTAAATTATATAGAGAACAACAGACATAGGGTGGCTGAATGGACAACAGTTGAGACTGAAGATTTTATGGTAATGTACCCTATTCTTTCTAGAGAGGAATTAATTACCAGATTTCACAGAAATTGGCGCGCCCTTATGTCGAAAGCTTCCTGCTTGGGGTTACGAAGAACGGTGGTAGAGAGGACTGACTACGTAAATTGGACCACGGAAGAAGATGACCTTCTTGTTAAAAATTTTGAAAGACGTTCAAAAGAAAACCTTCTAAATCTATTACCTAACCGCTCATGGAATTCGATTTATAAGAGGGGAAAGGAAAAACATGGCCTATTTCGTAGAGGTTGCTTTAAGAACCAATATACTAAAGACGAGAAGTAAAAAGGAAAAAAAGATGAAGAAACAATTAAAGTTTAAAATTTATCAACATGAGTGTGTTGATTGTGGTTGGAAGATTTGGCGGGATTATCCTATTGTGGATAGTCCAAGGTGTTCTCAGTGTGAGTCTACAAACCCACCTAAAATAACTGAGGACGAGTTAATAAGGGAAATGATAATCAACGATACGTATTCCCCAGAGGATTACGATAGAGCCAAACGGATCGCTCAAGAGATTATTGACGGTAAACCTTTGGAAGAAATAGACGGATTGAATGTCGCTTCCGATATGCTCGCGTCTCTTGAGGAAGGAGACACATGGGCATTGGCTGATATATCTAGGGTGCCTTACAACGATATCAGAGGGTGTGCAACTGGACTATATGGTTGGAGTCTTCTGGGTTTACTCGTTGGTTCTCAGGTGGTAGGTCATACGGGAAAGAACAATTACTATTAAGGAGACCCTTATGGCTAAGAAACTAATAAAAAGTAAAATACTAAAACACGAGTGTCCTGACTGTGGTTGGTTTGCATGGCGAGGAATCAATTTACAGAACGCTACGTGTAGTCAGTGTGGGTGTGAAAAGCCACCTATAATCACAGAAGATGAAATCATAAGAGAAATCACGTTTCCCGATGCTTACACACAGGAAGAGTATGAAGAAGCCAAACGGATAACGCGAGATATCATTGATGGTAAACCCTTGGAAGAGATTGAAGGTCTTGACTTAGCGGAAGCTAATACACACGCATACCATGAACCGCGACCACACACTAGGAGAATGATAATGCCTGGGCGAAGGGCACGTATGATTGCGACACAGCAGTTAAGAATAGTTGCTGGAAGTCGTGGTGCTAGTTGGCCTCTTGCCGATAGCGAAGAGCCGAAGGAATATTATTAAGGAGAAATGATGCCCACAGTTATTCTAAAATTAGAAGTTGATGAGCGTCAGCTTTGTGAATATTGTTTTAACAGAGACTCTTTCTACAATAAATTATCAGAGAGAGTCTACAGCGAGTTTGATGGTCCAGCATTTGTTGATGTCGAAATAGTTTCCATTGATGGGCAAAGTACGGATGACTGGGTATATGAGAGGTAATATAGAGTTTAACTCAAAAATTAAATTGTAGGAGGATACAAAATAATGTGGCAAGCAATAGGATGGAAAATAGTCTGGCTCATAGTCAGCTATCTTTTTAAGGTTTCTAGAGATTTTATTGAGTTTACCATCGATGCAGTATCAAAAGCTAATACATTGAAGCATGATGATGGTAAGTCTTACACAGGAACCGAAAAGAAAGATTGGGTTTTGAATGAACTAGTTATTAAATACAATGATTACCAATTTATGAAAGAGTGGAAGAGCACGTTTATGGCTATTATTGAATTGGCTGTTTCATATACGAAGCAGAGCATGGTAGGAGAAAAATAAAATGGGTATTGAAAGAGAATTAGAAACCGTTGATGAACAATGCAAGATTATAGCAAAAGTCATTATAGACCAGCCCAAGAAACTTGGTGAGGTTACTATGGCGGAAAAAATTAAGGAGCTAGAAGCTAAAATCGATGAACTCGTTGATTATACCACTACCTTGAAAGAGGCAGTAGTTATTCTTAGTAAAAGGGGGATTTGATGAAAGGTGTGTCTATTCAGACTAACTTTAGTGTTAAGTGTGAGTTTGATGAGATAGAAATTAAAATACTGACTGGTATATTAGAAGCTTATATGCTGCGGTATAAGAGCGGTGAAATTCAGACAACAGATAGACGTTTAGAATTATTGGAAGGCATTTTGTTGAACTTTAACAAGTGCCTTAACAACATATGTGAGGAGCGGTGTATACAATGAGATATCCAGATGACACAGATGATAACACAGGTTTTTGGAGAAAGGTTACTTCTCTGGAGACCTCTATAGATGAAGTTTGTCGACAAACTATGTATGTTTATTCTGCCCCTTGGGACAGTAATAGTTTAGAGGTTAACTTTAATTGTGTAAAGGTGGAGACATGCGAGGAGCAATAATAGGTGATATTATAGGGAGTCCCTACGAGGGGTCAGGACAGCAGAAGGTTTATGATATAAGGTTGTGGACAGAGGATTCGCATCCTACGGATGATAGTGCATTAACTATAGCAACTGCCGAGGCTATATTAACAGGCAAACCTTACTTGGAGATGTACCATAAATACTGGTACGAATTTCCGTGGGCTGGGTACGGGCAAATGTTCTGCGAATTTATGTCAAGATACAGGCCTGACTCTCTTGGGTATAATTCCTATGGTAATGGTTCAGCAATGAGGGTCTCTCCTATTGGGTGGGCTTTTAATGACCTTAAAAAAGTGCAAGAAGAAGCAAAAAAATCAGCAGAATGCACACATAATCACTCTGAGGGTATAAAAGGGGCGGTATCTGTGGCAACATTGATTTACTATGCTAGATTAGGGAAGGACAAGGATTACCTTAAAGAGGTGATGACTAAGGAATTCGAGTATAATGTTGACATGCCTTTGGAAGAAATAAGAAAGACTTTTGATTTTACGGATACATGCCAAGGAACTTTGCCACCCAGTTTCAGGTGTGTCTATGAGGGTTCTAATTTTACGGAGATTATAAAACTTGCTGTCTCTCTTGGTGGAGACTCAGATACAACCGCCGCGATTGCGGGTTCGATAGCCGAAGCACTCTACCCAATACCACAGCAATTATGGACGTCATCTAGGCTACTTTTGGAAAAGTACTTCTTGGGAACCGATAGTATCGTAGAGGAATTTGAAAAGCTTTATATGTAATTATTGTGGTGTATTATCTAACTAACTTGCTAGGGTAACATTCTATCAGCGAGGAGGATTAGATGAGAAAAACTTACAATGCAGAACAAAGAGTGGCGGTTTTGTTATTACGAAAAGACGGAAGAACTTATACTGAGATAGAAAGATTAACAGGGGTGCCAAAAAGTTCGGCAGAATGGTGGGTTAAATATCCTGACCGACAACTTCAAAAATTGTGGACTGGAGAGGAACTAGAATTCTTGAAAAAGCACTACCCCGATGCCGAAAAAAAATTTTTACTTGAAGGTTTGCCTAGGTGGTCTTGGGAACAAATTGTTGCGGGAGCAGGGAACCATGGTATTAAACGAAAGGGTATTTATTCTAAAGTTATTCTAGATTTTTCCCTACTTGATACCGAGGAGAAAGCCTACTTTTTAGGTTTTTCGGCTGCGGATGGTTGTATGGTAAAGTCTAATCAATACGAGGGTAATTATACCTTTGTAATATCGTTGTCCATATTAGATTATGATTTTTTAGATAATTTAAAGAATCTGATTAGTCCGGCCTCTAAATTAAGACTAGAAGGAAAGAAGAAGAGTATGGTTAGGTTTTCTATTGGAGATGTTGCCTTTTGTAGACAATTAATGAAATATGGGATTGTCCCCAAAAAAACACATATAGTTGGACAACCAAAGGACATTGCTAGAGAATTAATTCCTCATTATATACGTGGGTTGTTTGATGGGGATGGTTGTGCTTACATAGATAGTAAAGGTTATTTACATTGTAGTATTGTTGGAAGCAAGAAGATGATAACTTTTGTAAATAACGAATTTAAAAAGATATATCATAATAACTGTAGTGTTAGACCTACGAGAAATTCCTTTGTGATTTCCTATGGGGGAAAAACCGGGGCAAGGTTTGCGGAGTATATCTACCAAGATGCAACGATAAAAATGGATCGAAAATATCAAATTGCAAAACCTTATTTAGATGGTTCTGTAGGAGGACAGAATAAATGAACACAGAAATTTTTGAATTAACAGACGAACGAATTAAGAAACTCAAGAGAATTGGAGAATTGTTGGCCGAGATACATACCATATGGTCCACCGAGGAGTTTGAGGGTGTTGGTAAAGGCAATATTCCTATTTTTGACAACTTGGAATCAGTTATACCAGAAGGTCCAAGTGGTGACTTCATTAGAAGGTGGTATGCACACGCTCCTTTTACTGTTGCTTTTCTAACGAAAGGGGATGATATGCTCTTACGGGCGTATATTGACGAGGCCTTAGATAAGTAGTGGGAACCACGGTAATAATAACAACTAAATATCCTATCGCTTTAGACTCAGTCGATCACTTAGAACCCCGTGGTGCTTTAGACCAACAAGGACATGAGGGGATTGAGTTCTTTACTCGCTTGAAGGGAGCCTATCCCAGCATCAAAACCGTATTGGACTTGGGGACTGGTTCGGGGTGGTTTGTGAGTAATGGAGTGAAGTGCGGGTTTGATGTATACGGAATAGAAGGAACAGATAAAGTTAATGGAAAACCCCCGTGGGTGTCTTACATTGACCAGAGACTCTTTCACGCAGACCTCAGGCAGCGTTTTGTTTTAGAACGTCCCTATTATTTTGGTAACCAGCTTTACCATGAGAAATTAAAGGGAACCCCCGTTGTAACTGAAAATGATATAACTCTTGGGATACTTAAGGTTGATTTGGTAACAGCGTGGGACGTCATGGAACATATGACTGCAGAATCTATAGATATAGTAATGGAAAATATATATAGACACCTTAAGCATGGTGGCTGTTTTATGGGCACCATTGAGTTTACGGATAAGGATAACGAGGGTTATCATACTTTATGTAGGTCCAGAGAATGGTGGGTCTGCAAATTTGAAGAGTACGGCTTTAAGGACTTAGGGTTTGCTCCTATACTACAATTGGCTAGGCATTCTCCCGAAGAGAATTGCTTTATGCTGCAGAAGGAGAAATAATGGATTGGACTAAACGTATAAATGATTTGGTAGGTCAGGATTTTTACATTCACAAAGACCACAAAGATGTGAAAAATTTTATCGACTACCTGTATGCTCCTTACGAAAAGAGTGATAGGTTATTGGACAGTATGGAAGAAGTTGACACTGATATATTCTTTAAATACAGGAAGCCACTTTATGATATAGCATATTATACTGGGGCCAAAACCATTTTGGAATGTGGAATCCGCGAAGGGAGGAGTGGCGACGCGTTTACCCGTGTGGTTTCAAAACGAGGTGGGCGTGTATATAGTTACGACCCAGTTCTTTTGCCAGAAACATTTGTTAAAGGAGAGTTTAAGAAGTATTGGTATTATCATGAGATGACTGGGGAGGAAGGCTATAAGTGGAACGGAGATGCTGAGAAAGATTTGGATTTACTTTACATAGATGTAGACCCCCATTACTTCGAGCCCACGAATTCCTTGTTGACTGGGTACTGGCGTAACAATGTGAGGCAGGGAGGGTATATAGTTTTGGATGACGCCGCTCCCCAATTCGATGAAGCGGTAGCTGGTAAAGAGTATGGTGGGGTGTGGAGACCTGTTAGGGATTATGGAGTTCTCCGAGCTATCTTATCTTTTTGTGATAAAAACGACGATGAGGTAGACTACGCATTCACTGTATTTAACAATCAATGTAACGGTTTTGCCGTGATTAAATTGAAATAAAGGGGAAAGGATATGGTTACACAAGAACAGAAAGCAATTATTGACGCAATGGAAAGATTGGAGTTGGAGGACATAGAGTTTCAAACCCCAGCGGGCACACAGGCGGTTTTTACTGCTGACGGGATTTATAGAACTTATGGGGACACCGTAATAAAGTTAAGAGTAGTTCTGGGAGAGAAATTAGTAGTTAATGGTAAGATTGATGGTTTGTTTTCAGCCACTAGGGACTATACATTAAAATATCACAAAAAATTTACGCCCACCGAATTATTTTTTATGGCGTATTCCTATGTGGTGCACACTCTGGAGCAAGCGTGTTTTGATCGGGATAAGGCAGCAAATGCTTAAATAGGGGTGAGCTATTATGGCTAAAGAATTACTATTCAGTCTCACACAAAAAGATTTCGAATGGGACTTCGTCAGGGGGTCAGGTAAAGGTGGACAAAAAAGGAACAAAACAAGTAACGCTGTCCGCTGCCGTCATGCGGCTAGTGGAGCGTTGGGATATGCTGAAGATAGCCGAAGTCAAAGCCAAAATAGACAATTGGCTTTCAAAAGAATGGTTGAAACTCCTGAGTTTAAAAAATGGCATAGACTCGAAGTCGCCCGTAGAACAGGCGAACTCTTGGACATTAGAAGACGAGTTGATAAGGAAGTTCAGAATCCCAAAATAACAAAGGTTGAGGTTCATGATGACCAAGGACGCTGGGTACCGGCGGAAGGGGAACACCAAATAGTGGAGGATGACAATTAATGAAAATAACTGACTTAGATGAGGGCAGGCTAAAATATATTTGGTCAGTATTTACAGAACAAACATACCAAGTTTTGCAGAGAGTTGACGAGTTAGACTGGAGAATATACTTTACGGGATCCCCAAGAGGAGAGGCGGACAGGAAGGAGAACGGGTGGAGAATTGGGACCTACTACTTCTTAACGTATGTTGACGGAGTTCCTACAGAATACACTTATAATGAGGGAATGACTACTTTATATTGGGGGACAGGTTCAGCAGTTAATAATGATTTGATTACGAAATTAAAAAACAAGCAAGATTTGTCCTACATCACTAAAGAGCAGTATGAAGAATTTACAAAGTGTTACTCATGGGAGGATTTAGATGGAAGATTTTAGTATACATGATGTAGTTAATACTTATTTGCATTATGCACCGAATCCAACAGCAAAGTACGGTATCGCTTTTAGTTTTGGGCGTTCGAATGTGAATGATTTAATTTTTGCGTGTGAGTTGATTGACAAATCTTGGATTAATAAAGAATTTATTGAAATCTCTGTCGCTTCTTTTTTACCTCTTTCTGATGAAGTAGTGGAGAGGCTTAAAAAAGTTACGAACTATATTGTTAAGGTGGAAAGGTCTCTGGGCCATCAGAACGGAACTACCGCCCATGCGAACGCCGCACTATACCCTCTTATGCACAATGAAAATATAGAGTTGGTAGCACATACGGATTCCGATGTGCCTTGGTTAAACCAAACGTATTTCTTTGGGTTTTGTCAGATGTTAAGGGATAGTGGGAAGTTTATTCTGACTTCTCAAGATACTTATTTATACGACCTTAATGAATTAACAACATCGGTTTACACTCAGCATGATATTCCGCAGACTGAGCAGTTCGGGTCTATGTTTATTTTTCCTCGCCAGCAAGCGTTGGATAGTGGGTATTTTCCTCTCTCGATGGAAGGACATTTTGAGCGTGACCGATATACACACTTTGTAAGGTGTGGTTTCAATTTGGAAAAGGATGCTCTGTTGATAAAGCGGGCACCCATAGATGTAGATTTACCTCCGAACTTTTTGTACTCGTTTGACGTGAACTTAGGTGTTTGTCACCAGACTAATTGTATTGAATTTCCAGAAAAAGACGATAGGAAAGTTCGTATGTTACAATTAATGTATACCCCTGCGTGGGAAGATATGACCTTAGGATTTAAACAACATCACAATCCTAAATCACCCAGACAGAATTACGGCCCGCAATAATAGGAGAGATTATGAATAAAGCACTAAATGATATAAAGGTGGTACTTAATTCTACTTCGGATTTCTATCCTTTCAAAGAAGAGGTAGAGGAGTTGAGGGCTAAGATAGATAACGAGGTTGACAAAGATAGAATAGAACATAACCTCAATGAAATAATCGATTGGTTGATTGAACTAACTCGTGCTCATAAGATTCCGTGGTTCAATATAACCCCAGGGATATATGCTTCGACAGAAGCTTCTTTTCTCGGTTTCCGTTTGCAGATTATGAATAAATATGGGAGTTATACTTCCGCAGAGTTAGAATCTTTTTTAACAGCGGCAGAAGTTACTTCCTTTGAGCCCGTGGTTCCCGGAGGCAAGCCTATATATTACTTATGTGTTACGGATGAAAACACCGGTGAAAAAGTAATTGATATGGCTCAACATTCTAAGTTGAAGCTTTTAAAGAATGAAACCGCACGACATTTAAGTTGTCCAGAGGGTGACGGGTTGGATTACTTCCACAAAATAATCAAGCAGGCATTTGACCGTTTTCAACTTACCAAAAAGTCTAAATTGATGAAGGATTAATTATGAATTATCTAGATATTTGGTCTCAAATATTACGTACAGTTAAAGCAATACCCGATGAGGGGACTATACGGGAGTTAGAGGCCCAATGCATCGAACGGTGTGTTGAAATCATTGGGTACAAATGCCCTAGCCACTACTCAGAGGGTGGTAAGAGCGACATCGAAAACATTTGTAAGTGTATAAGGTCGGGTGGAAGTATGCCTGGATGTCGTAGAACTTATTTTGTTTATCCTACCTCGGACGGTGTTCCTTTCCTAAGTGCGTTCGGGGCATTTTTACGGGAGTGTGAATCCGCTTTCGAGGCGGATAAAGAAACACATCGTGGGTGGCTTCTTCAATTATTATCTATGGAGAAGTGGGCTTACGACCCAGGATATGATGCACCTTTGGCTCGGGAACAACTGGGTTGGTTAACTAGACAAATAGGAGGTTAGCATGGATTATTATAAGGTTTACGGCTGCGGGCGGGTAGAAGAAACTAGAGAGCGGTTTATGGATGTGGAAAGACAAATTCTCCACAGAACTCTGTTAACACCCGACCGCCTTTGGATACTCTGGGCTATGGCCCGCTACACTCTTCCTTTGGGAGGGTGTATAGCAGAGTGTGGTACCTACTTGGGCGGGGCTTCAAAGGTGATGTATCTGGCTTCAGATGGTACAAAGCCTCTACATATTTTTGATACTTTTGCAGGGATACCCGCACAGTATATAATAGAAGGTAATGGGTGCCGAGGTGGAGAATTTGCAGTGAGTCAGGACCAAGTAAGAGCAACACTGGGTGATATACCTGCTACCTTATACCAAGGACTTGTTCCAGAAACACTTAACCAATTAGGAGATGAGAAGTTTAGTCTGGTCCATTTAGATATGGACGTCTATCTACCTACACTGGAAGCATCAAAGTTTTTTTGGCCCCGCCTCGTCGATGGCGGTGTCATTGTTTATGATGATTGGGCAACGATAGAGCCTATTACAAAAGCTGTTACTGAGTTTGCCGAATCAGTTGGAGCGACAATAACTACAACCGCTATGATGCAATGTGTTATACAGAAGGAGGTTGCGTAAATGTTGCCCTTCCCTAGGTATGATAATATACATTACTGCCCCTTCGTCCTAGATTCCTGCGAGAAATGTGAGGAAGAAGGGTGGAGAATGATAGAGATTAAAAATAATTATAGCGAAATGTATTATAAACATGTTAGACAGCTGTCTCCGACTGGGGCTAAAAGTAGTCCATTCTTTATTTGGAAGTGGGATTTAGTATGACGCTAGGAACTTTTATGCCTGGTGGTAAACCAATTGATGCCCATAATATTCTTTTTAAACCCCTATGCTGGGACAGCCGAGGGGCTTTCTCAAGTTTATATATATGGAGGGAGACTCTGGAGAGAAATCCTTTCTTTATTATAGGGTGGGATTTAATATGAGCGAGAACATAACAACACGAGAAGATATTTGTGAACGCATAATGAACATGAGTGACGAGCAAATGTTCAAGCTGGGACAAGTCTTGGATTTAGCTATGCTGGAAAAATTTGATGGATATAACAGCGGTGTTCTTGATGGTATAGTGGGGGACGCTATGGATTTTATATTTATGTTGTGGGAATGTTCTTCCCAACATGGGAAACGGGAGTGGTAGTATGAATTTAGATTGTTTTGGGTCAAAAATTCTCTTTTATGTTTTTTATTTAATAATGCTTCCTCACATAATTTTACGTGATTATGTATCCATCATCATAAGATTTTTACCTAAATGGTTGATTGGGTATTGGTTTTTACTTCGTTACTATACCCACCGTACTTGTTGTTGGGTAGCATTATTTATAAAAAGAGCGTTTATCATTGATACATGGGAAGAATTGTTATTACATGAGGCGGATGCTTTGGAGAGGTTCGTGGTAACATTATCAACGATTGCAAGGAGCGGAGGGAAGAGATGAATTTAGATTGTTTTAGAAGACAGTTTCATACAAAGGTTTTGTCAAGAGCCAAAGAGTTACAACCTTTGACAAATATATGGGGAACCAACAGCCCCTTGATACAGCACACAATAAATTTGGCGGTTAGTTGTTTGAAAGGCACCGATGAAGCCTATTTTGAAATAGGTTTGCTTTATGGGTCTTCGTTGGATGCGGCGAGTAGAGGCAACGATGATGTTCATAAATTTGCTTGTGACATACAGGTGCAAGGAGAAGTGGGGAGACTAATTGATACAATTCCCAATTTGAAATTTCACCTCGGAGATTATACTGAATTAGACTTGGAGAAATTTCTAGGGGGGAGGAAAATTGGGACGTATTATTATGACGGAGACCACAGTTATGAAGCGACTATAGACGCATTTGAAAGAATTGTTCCTTACCTGGCGGACGAGGCCATTATAATTTGTGATGATTTGAACTATAATCGTGTAGCGAATGCTTGGAGAATATGGCACAGAGACCACAGTTATCAATTTCAGGTGCTTCACGAATTTTGGACACCAGACCAATTTATCGGTTTGACTAGAGGTTATCCGCAAGACTGGTGGGATAGTTTTGGTATTTCCACCTTTGTTCGTGATTGGCAGCCCGTGGATCCAGAAGTAGAAAACATTGCGATCTCCGTCTGGCATAGTACCCCTCCCTATGAGGGTCGCCATAATTTTGTGTATCCCAAAGAGTTAAAGCACATTCATGGTAAAGAAGAAATGCACATTTCTAAGTATAACGAACAAGAGACTGGTTTCGTAATCAAAAGATAATGTCCAAGCGTAAGATGAAAGATACAGGCTGGGTAGATTATCAGAAGCATCCTCGTGGGCCCAACGGGCGTGGGCTGTGTAGGATGTGTGGGGAGGAAGTGCCTAAAGGTCGCAGGACTTTCTGTGGTGAGGCCTGCGTACATCAATATAAATTAAGAAACCAACCTAGGTACGCCGCATTACAGATTTACAAACGTGACAGAGGTAACTGTGTTATTTGTGGTGTAGATACAGAAGAGGTAAGGCGAGAATTCTTGAGGGAGTTAAGCGGATGTAAGTCTAGTGGTTCACCTACTTGTAGAGAAGAGGTAAGGGCAAAGTATATTGAAAAGGGTTGGGCCCCTCTTCATAATCGTCGGTGGTTCACGGTAGACCATATCTTACCTGTTGCCGAGGGTGGTGGTCCTAGAGACTATCCTCATAATTTACCTTATGAAGAGAACTTGAGGTCTCTCTGTGTTCCCTGTCATAAGAACGAAACTAAAAAATTGATGCAAAGGTTGAAGGAAAAGAAGAAATGATAAACGGTTTATTAGATTTTTCTACTATTGATACAGAGGAAAAGGCCTATTTGTTGGGATTATATGGTGCTGATGGCAACGTTTTTTCTGCTAAAAATCAGGTCTCCCTCTATTTGGCTGGGGAAGATGGAAAATTTCTAGAAAAAGTGAAGATGATAATGGGTATCAAAACCAAAATAACAGAATCGCGTAATAGGATTATGACAAGTCCTTTAACTGGTAAGAAGTATGCAACCCAAATACAGTACACATTACGTGTTTCCTCTTCCAAACTGTGCAACGAGTTTATTAAGCATAACATTGTACCTGCAAAATCCAAGATTTTGAGTCCACCCTCCTCAACACCAAAAAATTTAATAAGACATTACATCAGGGGTTATGTGGACGGAGATGGATCAGTTGTCTATAGAAATAGAAATTCGAAATGTTGTGTTTACAGTGGATCTAAAAGAATGTTAGATTATATTCAGCTTCACTTTCGTGATTATTATCCTAACAAGTGTAAGGTTTTATCAAGCCGAAATACATATGTGTTGGGTTATGCAAATTATAGTGCCTATCAGTTTGTAAAATTTCTATATTCAGACTGTTCGTTGTCCTTGCCTCGGAAGTATCGAAACGCGGTAGATATTATTCAAGATTACGAGACAAATAATTATAAACCCCATATAAAAACTTATTGGTCTGCTGAAGAGATTGCTTTCTTGCAAATGAACTACGGAACTATAGGTAACAAACAGATAAGTTTATTATTAGACAGGAGTATTGCGAGTATCGTTTGGAAGGCAGGACAGTTAGGGATTCGAAGAATAACAGGATTTGGTGGAGATTAATAATGTTAGGAAATGTTATATGGATTTGGGGCTTGTCAGGTTCTGGAAAGACCACACTGGGGTTTAGGTTGGCCGAAGAACTGGATTATCTATTCTTGGATTCTGACTCAGTGAGAAAGCAATTAAGTACTCCTGCTGATTTCTCCGTAGCAGGGCGGTCCCATTACCAAGAAGCTTTAAGGCACCACGTTAAGGGTTTACAAGACCGTGGTAATAACATGGTTGTAGCTTCTATTACCCCTTTACAAGCGATGCGGAACGCAAACGCTGGGTTGCTTCATAAATATTTCGAAGTTTATTTACGGTGTGCTCTGGACACGTTAATTAGTAGGGACCCAAAGGGATTATATCAGAAGGCATTGAAAGGAGAAATTCCTAACTTCACTGGTATCGGAAGCCCATTTGAGGGGCCTAGTGAGGATAACTTAGGATTGAATCGTTTACCAGATTTGACAATAGATACTGGTTTTCATTCAGAGGAGGAGGCTTATATAATATTAGTGAATATGATAAAGAAACATTTAAGGAGATTATAAATGAAATATGAAGAGGCTATTACGGTATTGCGGGAGAAGGGAGAAGGGTGATGGTTTTATTAGTAGGGAGAACAATGCTTTAGGGGGAATAAAGTTAAGGGTATCACAAAGGACCGATAGAATAGAACCAGTAAAACCCCAAGATTATTATCCGTTTGATGTGGTTGCGGACTATAATTTTACTTTATCCTTTACTGATTTGGACGCTGATGATTGGTATTTTACTGAGACCTTTATTCCCCCGAGGGATTACGGGTCCGATGTCGTTAAACGAAACCCGGATTCAGATAAGTATTTAACTTCCCCCGTTTACGCTGGGAGATTTGCGGGTAAAAATCGAGGCCATAAGTATGTCTATTTGGATATGTCTCGTATAGAACATTTACCTGAAGGAGTCGATGAGGGAGACCTCATTGAGCGGGGCTGGATGAAAGCAGAGCCTGACTTTGGTGGTGTAGCCTATTGTAGATTTTGCGGGGCTTCTCTTAAAGATAAAAGGACAGGTTGGTTAATATCCACTTGTCCAAAGTGTAAAGAATATAATTGTTATGCTGACTTTGAAATGTGTGTCAGTTGTTAAGGAGGTTTTTATTTTATGAACATTATGATTTCGGGAGGAGCTGGGTATATTGGCTCTGTGTTGGTCGAAAAATTATTGGGTTGGAACAAATGGGTTGAAGTAAAAAATGTGACAGAAGATGTCCCTGGTGAGATACGTATGAATTTACCTGTAGTAAAAAAGGTAGTGGTATTGGACAACTTATCTCGTAAACAGAATACCCTAGGCAAATTCTGTAGTGATGATAGGTTTGTATTTGTAAATGGGACAGTTACGAATATTGATTTGGTGTCGCAGATTCTTGAAGAACACGACATAGACGTAATATTACCCCTTGCGGGGATTGTGGGTATGCCTGCATGTAAGAAAGACCCTGCTCTGGCATGGTCCCTAAATTACGGTGCGGTTAATGCCATGATCGACGAGCTCGGCCCTAAGCACAAGCTAATTATCGCGTCTACTAATTCAGGGTATGGTTCTCGTTCGGATGGAACCCCAGTTACAGAAGATGACCCACTCAACCCAATCTCAGTCTATGGTATGTCTAAAGTTGAAGCCGAAAAGATTGTGTTAGAGGTAGGCGGCGTGAGTTTACGACTGGCCACAGTTATGGGGTACTCTCCGTGCATGAGGCTAGACTTGTTAGTGAATAACTTTGTTTGGAACGCGGCGAAGAATAGAGAGATTACTCTATTTGAAAAAGGTTTTAGACGCAACTACATTCATGTGGAAGACGTTTGTCAGGCTTTCATGTTGGCTATTGAGAAGTATGATAAGATGTCTGGTAAGCCTTATAATGTCGGGTTGTCAGAAGCAAATCTTACCAAGGCCGAATTGGCGGACGAGATAGCAAAGTACACTGAACTTCATATTTTGGAAGCCCCACTAATGAAAGATGAAGATCGTCGCGACTATTTAGTTAGTAATGAGCGTATAGAATCCATTGGTTTTAACCCTGTGTGGGATATGGCACGCACGATAAAACAATTATTAAAGTTTTACGAAACAATAACATATGATTCTTCCAATGTTTTTTATGATAATTGGAAGTAATTATTATTTAACTATCTTTCTTATCTTAATAAAAGACCCAGATAGGAGGATTTGTAGTTGAGAAAGAGAATTTGGGGTTGGTCCCCAGACCAAGTAGAGAAGTTAGTTGCTATTTATGAGCACAAATCTCAGCACGAGGTAATGAACGAGTTTCCAGGAAGACCTTGGAAGAATATTTGGACTAAGGCCACTTCCTTGGGACTTAAGAGAAACAATGTTTTTAAGAATGGTGTTGAACGAAAGCAAGTAATAGATTTAACAGAAATTGATACTGAAGTGAAATCTTACATTGTGGGTTTTATTTCTGCTGATGGGGCCTTGTGTAAAATGGTGGGTGATCGGACCCCTTCGTTGCTAATTAAACTATCAAAGAAGGACCTGAATCATTTGAAAACCCTTCGCGATCTAATTAGTCCAGAATCTAAGATTCGTTATGTTCCTCGTGATGATATGTTTGAGTTTAGTATTGCTGATCCACTTTTGGCCACGCAATTACAATACCACGGAATTGTTGTCAGAAAAACTTATAACCCAAAGATACCTAAAACTGTTCCTAAACACTTAGTTGCTTCTTGGATTAGGGGGTATTTTGATGGAGATGGTTGTATTACATTCGGCAAGTCACAAAATTTCCCAGATTGTTTCATTGGTGGGTATACTTTAGCAAACGGTTCTAATCCTATTATTAAATTCATAAATGAGGAATTTAGAAAAATTTATCCACATAATTGTAATGTTACATTAAATAAAAAAAGATTGTCAACTATACATTATGGGGGACATACTGCGGTTATATTTTTGAATTGGTTGTATAACTTCGCAACTATTTATATGGATAGAAAGTATGCTCTAGCTGAAAAATTTCTTGTAGTAGATTTAGATGATTATATTAAGTCAATAAAATCGAGATACTGGACCAACGAGGAGGTAGATTACTTGAAGCAAAATATTGGACTGAGAACTTTGTCAGAAATGTCGATTGGTCTTGGTCGTTCCAAAACACAAATTTCTTCGAAAACCCATGATTTGAAAAGGGATGGTTTATTATGATAATTGGAGTTAACAGGAGGACGAAATGAATATATCATTAATAACATCTGATTGTGTTATGCCCGCTAAGCAGGGGCAGAGAAGTTTACTTACCGCTAAAGTTACAGATAGCTTAGGAAGGCCTGTTGCGGGCCAACAAGTCTGCTTTCTTGTTGAAGAGGGAGGTGGGCAATTGAAGCATCCGCACCCTTCGGTAAAAATCCCAGTGGATATCACGAATCCGCACGGGGAAGCATACATGTATTTCGAAAGCGATGGAGAAGTGGGATTTAGCAAAATATCTGTTTCTACCTAAACTGAGAGTTGGATTTGTGTACTAGTTATACTATAGGGACTTACTTTTTCTTGGAGGTAAACGGTGAGAGTAAAGGTCGGGAACAAATTTTATGATTCTAGAATCGAGCCTATCATGTTGATATTGTCTAATTCAGACAAATATGAAATCAATTATTTAGGTCGGGATGAGCATTGTCTCTGTATTTCTCCCGTCTCTATGACGGAGAAACAGGTCGACGCTTTTATGGATACAGAGGAATGGCGGGAAGAATTGGGCAAGGAGTTAGTAAGAAAAACTTATTCAGATAGTTAATAGATAATAATTGATGGAGGTTTAGATAGATGAGTAGAGCATTTATTTGCGATCACTGCGAGCGTCTTTATGTTTCTTATAGAGGGATGATAGACTTGTTAGACATGGACAATATCCAATGTCGTAAAGGTGAGAAGCTCGCTGTTATCCCAATTGATGCCTGTAATAGTTGTGAAGAGGCCAGTTGGGAAGATGCGGGGGTCCCCTCCTATAATTGGGACCTATACAATAGTAATAAGGAGACTACGTATGAGGAAAACGCTCGAACAGAATGCGAGTATAACGATAGTGGAGAACAAGAAAATTACATGTGCCAACTGCTTGAATTCAGAGGAGGGTGGCCACCCCGAAATGGTAATTTGTAACCTTAATCCTGAGCCTGTTGAGAAACATATTTCAAAATTTTGTGCTCAGGGATTGTGGTTGATTGATGGCGATGTCAAATCGTTCAAGGAAGCGTTTAAACAGATTTATGGGGACAGTAAACAGAAACACCCCAAGGATTTATTGGACTAGGACAAGGGAGGAATTTGATGGTAGGAACTAACAGAAAGAGGGGTATTCCCTTCTCAGGTCGTGTCCTCATAACAGGAGACACTGGGTTCATTGCGAAGAACTTAATAGGCGAAATAGAAAATCGTTGGAAATTTGCGGATATAGTAACTATAAACGGCTCAAAATTTTTTGATTTGACTCGGCTCAATCATGTTACTACAATGTTTAATTCTATTGAGGCTAATCATGGTCCCATTCGTACAGTTATACATTTGGCTGGTAAATCAGGTGGGATTAAGGACAACATGGAACGACAAGCCACTTATTTTTGGCAAAATCTCATGATGGGAATGAACATGTTAGAAACTTGTGCCGCTCCCAACAGGGTTGTTGAAAAACTTATTATGTTGATGGGTGGTTGTTCCTATGCACTAAAACCTGACAAGATTACGCCTTATAAAGAAGGAGAGATGTGGGACGGGTTACCAGTGGAAACTTCTTTGGGGTACAGTTTTGCTAAGAAAACTTTGCTTATCGCGGCGGACGTATACAAGAAACAATTTGGAATTAAAACAACAATACTCTTGCCTACTAATCTTATCGGTAAATGGGATAATTGTCTCGAACAAGAATCCCACGTTGCAATGGCTCTTATACAACGTTTTATTGAGGCTTGTGATGAGGGGTATGACAGTGTAACTGTGTGGGGAAATCCTAACGTTACCAGAGATTTTATTTATGCTGGTGATTTTGGAAAATTGTTTATTGACATTATCAATAATTTTGAGGAAATTGGTCCCCTTAATATTTCTACTGGGATTGGCACTACCATAGAAGAATTAGCAGTAGCAATAAAGGATGTGACTGGTTTTAGTGGGAAGATACATTTTGATACTAATAAACCTACAGGCCAAATGCATAAAGTTTTGGACAACACAAAGCTTTTGGGCGTATTGAAGAAAGCAGGTGTAGAATGGGAGCCGACCCCTGTAAGGGAAGCAGTGGGTAAGACGGTAGAGTGGTATAGAGAAAGGGTTCATAAAAAATAACTGACTTGGTTGCATTGATATCTAAGGCACTATGGAGGTGGTATCAATGGGTATTATTTATTCTGATGTTGTAAAGAACTCAGTTTGTGAAATGTATATTAATGGTAGAGAGTACACAGAAATAGCAGAAGAAGTTGGGATTCATCCGTATACGATCTGGGGCTGGTTAACAGACAGAAAACTAATACGGGCACCTCAACTTAGGTGGACAAAATCTGAGGAAGAATTACTTCAGGAGATGTGGTTTAATAATATGTTGGTAGGAGAGATTACTAAATATTTCCCTAATCGTAGTTATCAGGCAATAGTTTTAAAAGCAAATAGATTAGGCTTGCAACGAGACGTTCATCCACGTAGTGTATTGGATTTTGCTAAAATTGATACAGTGATTAAAGCATATCTTTTAGGGTTTATCGCTGCGGATGGTTTCGTTGTGTATAGATCAGATAAAAGTAAGTATCTAGGAATAACTCTATCGACTAAAGATAATAGTCATCTTGTTAAAATTAAAAATGTTCTATGTCCAGATTCCAAGATATTGGGACATAAAGATAGTTGCGGGGGGAAAAAGACTGGATTAACATCTTGTAGTCTTAGGGTTTACGGCCTAGATCTCTGTAACGCTTTAGAGGGTTGGGGAATCGTCCCGAACAAATCTCTTATACTTAAACCACCAAAGGGGTTGTCTGATCGATTTGTATCTCATTGGGTAAGGGGCTATTTCGATGGAGATGGAAGTATTGGGGCTTACCAGTCCTCCAAAGGAAAAAAGAAGGGAACGGGAAATTTTTACTGTCTGGTATCTTTTTGTGGCACTTTCGGGGTTCTTGATTGGATTCACAAAAAATATAATGAATTAACAAGACAGAAAGAAATCGTAAATATTTGTCCTATTGGCAAAAAATCTTACCAACTACAATATCGCGGAAAAAGGGGGCATCGTTTTTTGAGTTGGATGTACGGAGGGGCCACGATATATATGGACCGTAAATACCAAAAAGCCTTGTCTTTTTTGTAAGGAAAGAGTATGAAAGAAGTAAACGACGGTTTCTATACTATTGAAAAGGACTACGGGGATATTGTTTTGATATTTCCTGCTTATGCAACTAAAGACGGTAAAATATTTATTCGTCGTGATTGCATAGAAAATTTACCCGCAGATATATCTTCCGAGGATATGGATGTGGATACTTGGCTTAAATTAAATTATGAGGTTTAAAAATGATTAAAATTATTACTGATTCTCTTTTAGCGGACTATGACGCTACGAACATGTTAGTAGTCGCTACTTATCCATTTAGAAAAACAGTAACCTACTCTGACTTAGCTCAGGCTTATAGGTGTGGCGATGACATTTTTATAGAAGATGGGTCGATTGTTGAGCATTTTAAAATTGAGAACTGTATTGTGCAGAATTAAGGAGAAAAAAAATGAAGGCGATTGGTAGAACAAATTTGGGTCATATAACAGTGACTACCGCAGTTAACTACAAGTTTATGGTGGTTGACGAGGATTGTGGGGCCGCGTGTCCTAATGTGGAAGTGATTCCAGTGGTGACGCAGGGAAAGCTGGAGGTTACTCCATCTAGGATTCTAACAGACGAAAATGGCATCGGGGAATGTCAAGTATATGTTCCTAGGGACGGTGCAGGCCGCTGTGATTTTAAGCTGGTTCCCGTTTCTGTATAGGAAAATATAATGTTAATAGTGCGTGACCCAGAAGAATACAACAATTTGATGGCTTGTTACAATTCTTGCCTTATTGAGGAACTTCTGCGTGCACTACGTAACTATCCTGATAAACCTAAGTATTTAAAATTAGACCCTGGTATCTACTTCAATGTGGATACTAGGGAACTCTGCATTGAGACTAAAGAGTATTGGGCTCATAAATTTAGGAGGGATGATGTCGCTAAAATTGAAGAGTGAGGACGGGGTAGAGTTTACTTTGGAAAGTCCACCACCAGTAACCAAAGAGGTGTTAGAGAAATTAACAAAGACTGCTTACCATCTTCATGAGATTTCTAAATTGTGGGACATACCAGATTTAGGACCAATAGATTATGATGTTCTTTCTGACACAAATATGTTTGAGGAAGGTATAGATGGTCACGAGAAGGCACGCCGTTCTTTTATATTTAATTGGTATCAGAATGCCCCATTCGTGCCATTGTTTTTTAATCGTGCCTATCACGCTTACTTAACTGGCAAGATGCTTGAGTTGGAGGTAGTAGATGACTGAGATAGAGGTAGCCAAAGATTATGTATTAAAACAACTGAACAGGAATAGGGAATTCCGACTGCGTTTATCGGAATTATTTATTGGTAAACCTATAGATGTAGATTCAGAATACTTATTGACTGCCATAAAAGTAGAGTGGCCAAATATGAGTGTTGAGGAGAGGTTAAATTTAGCCCAATCAGTTGCTGGTGCCCGCCACTACAACGCATTTTTACAGGCTATGGACAGTTAAGATATGAAAAAAAATAAAAAGAAAAATAAGGTAAAGGAGTTTGTTATAACTCAGAAACCCCCTACACCAGTAGCACCTCCACCACCCACGCTTAAGGAGCAATTTTTAGGTAAGGCAGAGCAGCAGTTAGAGGCTTTTTTAAAATCAAATAAAAAAATAGTGTTTCCTTTTTTTGAGAAACCCGAAGTTAGTATTATAATTGTGACTTACACTCAAACAGCTTTAGAGCTATTATGTTTTATGGCTTTACGCCGTTGGGTTACTGATTGTTCCTACGAAATTATTATATCTAATAATGGAAGTTCTGATAAAAATAAGGAATTGCTTTCTAGATTAGAGAATGTAAAAATTATTAATAACGAGGGGAACCAAGGCTTTGTTGCTGGTGTTAATATCGGAGCGGAACAGACTTCGGGCGAATATATTCTTCTGTTGAATGATGACGCGTTAGTGACCTATAATTGTATACAAAGTTTACTTAAACGTATACGAAATTGGAAGCAAACGAATATTGGGGTTGTAGGAGCACAAATACGACGTTTAGATAATACAGTACAGGACGCGGGGGGAATACTATGGAGTGATGGGGAGGCCGCGGAATATAGTAAAGGGCGTAACCCAGATATTGGGGACGTTAATTTTGTTAGGGAAGTAGATTACGTTTCGGGTTCTTGTTTTATGACTCCTAGAGAATTATTTTTTGAATTAAATAAATTTGACGAAGTATATTCACCTGGTTACTGCGAGGAATCCGACTACTGTTTACGTGCCAGAGAATCTGGGTATAAAATTATCTATGACCCTAATGCAAAGGTGTTACATTATGAGTATGGGAGTAGCGATTCGAATAGTGTTGACACCCTAGTAAAGGAACACACTAAGATTCTGAAGGGAAGGCATCAAGAAATACTTGCTACTGGTTATCACAAGTCAAATCCACCAGTTTACGCTAGAACCAACAAGAGGTATCGTGGTAGAGTTTTGATTATAAATGATTTTGTACCCCGTCCTCACTATGCTGATACTGCTATTATGGATTACATAAAGGATTTGGTCAATAGAGATTTTTTTGTCACACTTTTTCCTCTCCACGTAGGTGTAGACGACTGGATGTCCGTACACGACTGGATCCCCGATACCGTTGAGGTTATGTTATATGAGAGTGAAAGCATGTTGGAGAAGATACTTGCAGAACGTCCTCGTTTCTATGATTATTTTATATCTAAAACCTATGACCTGTCTACTCTCAAGTCTAAGTCTAACGCTATGGAAGGGAAATATGTTATTCAATTAGGGGAGCAAGATGATTTTGATTGCCCCCTGCTAGCCGAAATTCTTAAACCTACCGCTTTGTGGGTGGATTGGCATATTCCTGAATACGATACCAACGCAGGAGATTACGCTGTGTTCTCTTATTGTTCCCGTTTGCAAGACCTTGGATTTAAGATACGTTACTGGTCGGACGATCCTAACTGGCGGGCACAAAATGTAAAATACATAAAGACTTTGTGGCAGAATAATTGGGAGATTTGCAATATAGCCAATTTTCCTTTCGAGTATACACTGGCCGACCTAGGACATACAATTGATTTGGTTATTTTGGCCAGACCTTTAGCCATAAATTATATCAAACAGGTAAGAAACTTTACAAAGGCTCCTATCGTTTATTATTGTCATGACCTCCACTATCTTCGAGAACAGAGAACAGCGAAAGTAAATGATGATTATGCTCTCTTATTACAATCGGATAAGACTAAACAAACTGAGTTTACTATTATTAGGGATAGTGATTTGTTGGTAACGGTAAGTGATTATGAAAAAGGTATTTTATTAGAGGAATTACCAGATACTAAAGTATCTGTATGGCCTTGGTATTGTCCTCCTAATCCACCACCCGATTCTAATCGCGAGTCTAAATTTAGAAATCAGATAATTTTTATTGGTGGTATGCAACATACTCCAAATCAGGATGCAATTCGTTGGTTCACTTCTGAAGTTTTTCCTCTAGTAAAGAAGGAGGTTCCTGACGCGGTGCTGACTGTGATAGGCGATAAAGCCCCCGAGGACATAATAGCTCTTCATGACGACAAGAATATCTGTGTTAAAGGACATGTTGAAGACTTAACCGTATTCTTGCATTACTCTTCTTTACTGGTAGCTCCTATCAGGTTTGGGGCGGGGTTTAAAGGGAAGATAGCCATGGCTATGTCTCATGGGTTACCTGTAGTGACTACTACAATAGGGGCCGAAGGAATAGGGTTGACAGACGGGGAAAACGTTCTCATCGGTGATACACGGGAACAATTCGCCAAGAATGTAATAGGTATTTTAAATGATTGTAATTTACAAAGGGAGTTATCGCTAAATTCCCTGAAGTACTCGGAAGAACATTGGTCTGCCGAGGCGGTAAATAGGCATTTGCGAGAAGATATAGATAGTTTGAACACCAAGGGGGTGAAGTAGCATGAGAATTTATGACTGGAGACAAGTTCCAAGGGCTTTGTCCCCTGGGCAGGAGCCTAAAGATATACCGTTCACAGAGCACGAGTTTGTTGAGAAGTGGGCGAAGAAAGCTTCAGAGGAGTTTGGGGAGGATGGCCTTGTTATAGAAATTGGGTCCTATAAGGGCTGTTCAACGGTCATTTTAGCCCAATTTTTTACAGTTTTAGCAATAGATTTGTGGTACCCCCTAGAGGATTACAGGGCCGCTACAATAGGTAAGAACTTTGACAACTTTATGGATACTTACCGTAAGTTCAAACTCAAGGGGCGTGTTATTCCCTTGTTGGGGTCAACTACTTATTTAAGAGGTACGATACCCAATTTGAACGTGGGCTTCTGTTTCATAGACGGAGACCACAGTTACGAGGGAACCATGAGTGATTTGTTGTTTTGTAACTCCCATTTATCTCCGCGAGGGTATCTCGTAATACATGATTATCCGAGAGCGGGAACGATAAAGAAGGCGGTAGACGAATTCATAAAAGATTACCATTACACTGTACAGGAGATATGCGGCGACGGAGCTGTCGCTTTAAGAAAGGGGAACGGACTATGATTATTGTTGACTCATTTTGTTTCTTCGAACCCTACCAGACAGATATGTTGTTAATAAAATTTCATGTTGAATCCCCTTGGGTGGATGAATGGGTAATAACTGAGAACACATACTCTTTCAGGGGAGATTACAAAGGTACTCCGCATGTCTTAAAGGGTATACTAGAAACCGACAAACGTTTTGAAAGGTTCTTGCCCAAGATAAAAATTATTGAAGTAGAAATAGAGCGTAAATGTCGTCCTAAAGTTGAGGATTGGGAGATTATTTTTCTCCAAAGAGAAGCTCAGAAGGAGTATATATATAACAAGTATCCACCTAAAACTTGGTTGCTAGTTTCTGATATAGACGAGATTATAGATTTTGCTAACCCTGACAAGGGGTCAATAATGTGCGAAACTTTGTATGAACATGACGGGGAGCCTGTAAGGCCTAATCCTATTTTTTATGCTTATGATTTTGACAACACGTTTAGTAGCCCCGGTGATTGGCCCGGTATGGTTTGGACCCAACTTTCTTATTTACAACAACGTAACATTAGACTAGAACAACCAAGAGTAGAACATGCTGTGGGGTATCTAATGCCTAGAGGGTTGACTGGTTACCATTATCATTCCTGTAGCAGTGCTAAACATATATGGCGTAAACTCAATACGTATGGTCACACAAATTTTTTGAAGGATGATGTCAATAAGTGGCTCTACTATAACCACAGCATGTTTCGTTCACTATTGGGGGAGAAGATTGACCCGACCAGATTTAAACTTGAGCGGGTGGAACTAACTGAAAAAAATTCTCCTGCATATGTAAGAGAGAATATTGAGTGGCTCAAGACACATAGTGTTCATCCTAACTATAAGGAAAACCGGCAGAAGTGGTTTGCTGGTGACTATAGTTTTCCAGATATAATAGAAGGGGAAAAATAATGGGGAACTGTCGTTGGTCTTCAGCAGAAGACATACTACTTGGAGAACATTATAGAACTGCTGAATGGGAGGATTTGAGGAAACTATTGCGGGGCAGGACTGATGATGCTATAAAAATTCGGGCTCAAAAGAAAGGCCTCAGTAGGCCGCATAGAATAAGGCACAGTATAGATATGTCGCTGATAGATTCCGAGGAAAAAGCGTATGTGCTCGGGTTTTTTGGTGCGGATGCGAGTATAGATAAGAGTATGTATAGGGTTGAATTGGTAGCGAGTGAAAAAGATTGTGAAATTTTATTTCAAATTAAAGATGCTGTGGGTGAAGGTCATGTTGGTAAGTATTACAAAACTCATAGCACTTACAAACAAAATTATTACTACTATCGACTTGTGATTTACGGTAAAGAGTTTTGCGGGGATTTGTGTAGACACGGCATCATACCCAATAAAACTTTTATATTAAAACCGCCTTCTAATATTTTAAAGACCATGGTACCTCATTATATTAGAGGTTATCTAGAGGGGGATGGGAGTATAGGATTTACAAACTGTAATTACACTGACAAAAATGGATTTAGGCGTAACTGGAAAATGTTGGAGATTAGTATAGTCTCTGGCTCTTACGCTATACTGGAATATATTTTAGCGGAGTTCAATAAGTATTGTTCGCATACTAAGTCTCCGAGCAGGCACAAAAATATTTGGGGTATGCGTTTTGTGGGAGCCAAAGCACTAAAATTTATAAATTGGGTTTACCAAGATGCTTCCTTATCGATGGTAAGAAAGTGTGACATAGCAATGTCAGCTCTTTCTAGGTGTGATAAATTTGGGAGAACTGGTTATGTTTCTTATGAAGAATGTGGAGGTAAAAAATGAGCAATTTTTTTGACGTGTGTAAAGTAATACAGGGTTACACACTAGTTACACCAGATCGTTTGTGGAATCTATGGTCGTGGGTTAATGATACTGTACAATCTTTAGAGGGTGAAATTGCAGAGTTGGGAAGTTATAAGGGCGGCTCAGCAAAATTGCTTGCCAATGCTGTAGGTCATAGTAGAAAAATACACGTTTTTGATACCTTTGAGGGGGTACCTGTGGAGTTAACTGACCCAACAATAGACTATGTTATTAGCGACCATCCTCATCTAAATATAAATTGGGCGGGCGGTGTTTATACTGGGGGAGAATGGTCGGCCCCTTACGAAAAGGTTAAAAGGTTTCTTAAGGATTGTCCTTCTATCATCATCCATAAAGGGATGGTGCCAGATACCCTCCCAGAAGTGGGTGACGATCAGTTTTGCTTTGTGTACTTAGACATGGATATATATCAACCCACTATAGATGCCCTACATTTCTTTTGGCCGAGGCTAGTTTCTAAAGGAGTAATAATATTGGATGATTACGGACACCTTCAGGGTGTTACTGACGCTATAACTCGGTTTGCAGAGGAAAAGGGTGTAAAGATTATCCATACTTGTTATATGCAGTGTGCAATAAGGAAACCATAATGGGGAAACTTACTTTAGAAGATAAATTCTTAAAATGGGATTCGGTCGATCCAGAAAAACACATTACTTTCTTACACATCCCTCGCACCGCGGGGAGTTCTTTTCGGTGGGCCGCTGCTTCTCAATACGGAAACGAAGGGATAGGGCTTATTCATCTTGGATACTACACCGAGGAACAAGTTGTAGAAAACCAATCACAGTTTAAATTAATTACAGGCCATTTTACTATGGGAGCTGAATTTATTTGGGGTATTCAGGAGAAGTCTAATTTGATTACTATACTTCGTGAACCCCTCCATAGATTTTTATCCCTCTATCATTACGGGTCTAACATGTCTTCTTATGAAGACCATGAAAATATGAAGATTCAGAAACTGGAGGACCTTATCAATGACCCTAATTATGAACATCATAATGGCATATGTCACAAAATAAGCGGAATAGACCGTACCGAGTCCGTAGATGTTGCTTATAGACAGGCGTGTGACCACCTAGAGAATATAGTTACGCTCTTTGGTTTTACGGAATTATACCCAGAGATACTTGCTATGATGTATAGAAGATTCAATTGGAACGGAGTTGTGGTTAAACAGGCTGAGTATGTCCCCGGTGTACCACGCCCTACAGATTTGTCTGCTGACTCGCTCAAAGCACTTACTAAGAATAACGAGGCGGATATCTCTTTGTATAAATTCGCTTTGGATTTGTACGAAAAACGTCGGTTACATTGGTTGAGATGAATTTGTGTACTAGTTATATATTAGGAGGCGTTGATGGCTAAAGAACAATCACAAACACAAGTGAAACAAATGCAAGCAATGATGGGGAAGTATCTCACGGAACTCTCTGAGTTACGGGAAGAGGTTAGGGAATTGAAAAAGAGGATTAGTGTGTTGGAAGAAACCAAGAATAATGAGCTTATGTTTAAAGACAATGCCCACCTTTTTGATTCATATCTTTAGGGGAATGATAATGTATATTAGAGAATATCAATTAGCTAAACGTTTTATAAAGAGGAACTGGGATTCAAAATCTCCAGAGGAGCAAGTTGAGCTTGCGAAGAGTATGGGAGGAATCAGACATTTCTGTGCTTTTATGGGATTAATGGAAAGCGTTACCTCTGACATCACAGACCATGAAATAACCTCAATAGGGTTGGAGCTAGGGGACGAGGCACAAAATTTAGAACCTATACAGGGGCTTATTCTCCGTAAACGCGGCATGGTGTAAACCGGAGTATATCTTGAAAGTTTTAAATACCTTAATGCCATCAAGTAGGGAGGCGATCCTGAATTGGAATAAGCCTCTCTATTAGTCTAGGAGGCGATAGCATGAGTCCTTTAAAGTACCAATGCATCCATTGTGGAGTTCAATGGGGAAATTTAACGGCAGGGGACGATAACATTAGCCACGGATTTTGCAGAAAATGCTTAAGAGAAAAACAAAAAGAGTTAGTGTGGCGAAGGCAACATAGAGAGTATGTTTCAGATTGTTATGCCAGAGGTTACGAAGATTGTACCGAAACTGTGTGTGCCTTTTGGTCATCTTGCTTAGACAAAAACATACGGGAATGGGCGGAGCAGGAAGGAGTTCAATATGACGAGGCAGTCGGAGAAGGCTAAACCTACGTTTTTTCGAGAAAAAATTTTACGACAAGCAGGATATGGATTAATCGCGGGGACCGATGAGGCAGGTCTAGGTCCCCTCGCGGGCCCTTGTACGGCTGCGGCGGTTATATTTGATGAGGGTGTAACTTTCATTAAAGGATTGACTGATTCTAAATTACTATCACCCGAGCAGAGGGAAGACCTCTATCCCATTATAATTGAGAAAGCCCTTAGTTATGGTATCAGTATAGTTTCGGTAGAGACCATAAATAACATAAATATCTATTGGGCGGGCCGACTGGCCATGTTAGAATCAATTTCCCAATTAAATCCGCAACCCAATTACATTTTAATTGATGGGAATAAACCTCTTCAAACCGCAATACCACAAGAATCAATTGTTAAGGGTGACCAAAAATCTCTATCTATTGCTGCGGCCAGCGTTCTGGCCAAAGTTACTAGAGACAGGCTTATGGATACTTTGTCGGAGCAGTTCCCCGAATACGGGTGGCAACAGAACAAGGGTTACCCAACAAAATTCCACAAGGAAATGATAAGAGAACATGGCATTACCCCTCTACATAGGGTAGGTTTTAGGGGTGTGAAAGAATTTGTCTTATGAAAACGATAGTTGTGAATAGACATAAAGAGCCCTATGACCTTGCAGACCCCAAATACATATATATTGGGCGTGGCACTGTCTTTGGGAATCCCTATATTGTAGGGGTCAATGTGGACACTAGAGAGGAAGCGGTTAAGTTGTACCTGCCTTATGCACTGTCTAACCCACAAATTATGAATAGCCTCTGCAGTCTGCAGGGAAAGGTCCTTGTTTGTAGCTGCAAGCCGAAGTTATGCCATGGGGATGTTTTAGTTGAACTAATTCAACAATTTTGTTTAGAGAATTTTTTAGGAGATTAAATGCAAATACTAGATAAGCAAAGATTTTTAAATGCAATGTTGGAACTATTTCGTTCCGTAGACCACATTAGTTGTGTGGGCAGCGAAAAGAATGAGGGTGACTCGGAGGTCGCTTTTTGTACAGAAGATTTTATTCAGGCTTTTAAAGCTTACGAATTAAAAAGGGGAGATAATCCTACTGACAGGCAGATAGAATACGCTGAACAATGGATAAGAGAGTGGGTCACTAATGGTCCCCTCTTCATAATATTTAACCAAGATGGGTTGATGGCAGAAGTAAATCAATACTTAATCGATATGGATGGTGCCCGAGATGCGTCTTGTAGTTGTGGAGAAAACGATGCTTGTTCGCAGTGTGCAGGAGTAAAATAAATGTTTCGAAATGAAATTTTAGCAGAAGATTTAGGTGCTCTTTACCGCACTGTCTTGAATGTAGACCTTATGCCTGCCCAAGAAGATGTTGTAAAAACAGCTTGGGGCAAGAATCGTGGCCTAGTGGTTACTTATCCTGGGTGGGGTAAAAGCTTTCTTATAGCTGCTTATGCATTGCTTTCCGCTTGGGCAGGGCCTGGCAAACGGGTGGCTTGTTTTAGCCCTTCTTGGAGACAGTCTAGGATTATTTTTGACTATATGGTAAATATTATTAAGAATTCTCCAGTGCTGATGACGTCAATTAGGAATTACAGCATAGAGAACGATCGGTGGGACGTTACTTTCCACGGTACACATAATCGAGAGGACCAGATATTTTCAAACATTAGGTCTTTTTCTTTAGATGGTAACTGTGGTCGTTATTTTAAAGGTTATAGGTGTCACACTTTGCTAATAGATGAAGCAATAAATTTACCTGAGAATATCTTTAATACAGTACTCCGCCCAATAACCATGACTAACTGGGACCCCATGTTATCAGTAAAGTATAGGTCCGACCAAGAAAAGATTAAGGGGCTTTATCTTTTTTCAGAAGGAAGGAGAGCTAAACTATTAGAGGAATTGGACACAATAAAAGACATAAATCTACCACTGGGACAGACGCTTATGTTTACGGGTTCTTACTATAAGCATAACTACGTTTACCAACTATATCAACGTTACTTAGCAGACATTGAACATGCCTTTGTTAAGACTTATGCTTGGTATCAAGCGCCCCCAGGTGCTTTGGATTTACGCTCGGTTATGGATGCGAAGAAGGATATGCCTGAAGAAATGTTTAAAATACTCTATGAGTGTGAGTGGTTAGAGGGCAAATGAGTAAGTCGAATTATCACAACAGGATTTATAATATTAATGAGCATTTCTTTGATGCTATTGATACCGAAGAAAAGGCTTATTTTTTAGGATTTTTATACGCAGATGGGTATAACCGACCTGCTAGTAGTCACGTGGTAATTTCTTTACAGGAAAGAGATAAGGAAATTCTCGAAAAACTTAGGGATTTAATTTATAATGATAAATGGGAATTGGCGTATAGAATAACAGCTGGTAACAGGCAAAACCAATATCAATTACGGTTTTCTAGTAAATATATGTCTGACAAGTTAGTGGGGTGGGGATGTTATCCCAATAAATCATTAACCTTACAGTTCCCTACGTTTATTAGTGAGGAATTGACACCACATTTTATTCGTGGGGTGTTTGATGGAGATGGGAGCATTAGTTTGTATCAAGAGAATAATAGAGGAAGTAATGTAATGAAGGCCTCTTGGTCTATCACCTCATCCTATGCGTTTTGTAAAAGATGCAAAGATTACCTAGAACGACGCTTAGATATTACACCTCTTTTATATCAAGAAAGAAATAAGATTGCGAATATAAAAACTAACTCAAAGAAAAATATAAAGACCCTTATGGGTTGGATGTATGGTGATATGAAGACTAGTTTGTACCTTGAAAGAAAACACAGTAAATACTTATATATGTGTCAGATGTTAGGAAACCGAGATATTAGATGGGAATTTTTAAATAAGACTAGGTATAAATATAACATCTCTGAGACGGATGAAGAATTATTAAAAGATTTGTATATATCGGGGGAATCAGCTCTAGTATTATCAAAAAAGTTTGATATTTCTCAGCCCAATGTTTTACAACATTTAGAAAGGCTCGGTGTAAAAAGAAGACCCAAGTCTGTTTATAATCTTACGCCTCAGCAAGAACTTACATTAATTGAAGATTACAAAATGGGTGTAACTCAGTCTCAATTAGAAACAAAATATCATACAAGCCACAGGGTAGTCAGAAAATTACTCTTATTGAATAATATCCCTATTAATAGAAAACGAAGGGGGAATCATGTGTGACTGTATTGTCCTCGCAGGGGGCCGAGGGAGTCGTGTTAAAGAATTTACTAATGGCAAGATTCCTAAAATTTTAATTCCCATAGATGGCGAGCCATTCATTGCCCATCTTATTGATGCACTTCTTATTCAAGGAGTCAAGAGTATTGTATTCGCGGCTGGAATTCAAGGTGATCAGATAGTTGATTATTTGGAAACCAGCTTGAGTCTACCACAAAGACGCTACGGTTACTTTCAGGCTGTTGTGGAAGACTACCCACGAGGAACTGGAGGGGCGATTAAGTGTGCATTGAAGCATTCAAATATACTTTCAAAGAATCCGCGGGTAATGGTAGTTAACGGAGACAGTATAGTTTTTAAACCTAAACTACCTATGGTGTCTAATTTAGGTCTTGCCGAGAATTGTATACTCGGGTATAAAGGTAATAATGATGGTTCCTTTGGGTCAGTAGGGGTAGAGGAGGAGTCAACCTTATGGATGCGGGGATATAGAGCGAGGCTAATAACATCTTTTGAAGAGAAAAATAGGAACACAGAGTGGGTAAACTTAGGGTGTTACTTGTTTAATAAATCCCTATTCGATGACGTTCCAGAGGTATGCTCCCTTGAATATGACCTTTTACCAAATTGGGTAAAAGACGAACTATTCTTTTTAGTAGAGACACACCCAGGGGATAAAGTAGACATAGGGACAACAGAGAGGATTAATAACTTACAGATATAGTTTTTGATATTTAATTGATGACAGGAGGATAGGTATGATTTTAAGTTCGTCGTCTTTACGCGTCTCTTTAGGGTCCGCAGACCATTCCCCAATAGCGGAGAGGTTTGGGGGAGTTAGTTTAAGTTTTTGCATAAATAAGCGTGTCTATATTATGATACGTCAGCGTAATGACTTAGAGGAATCCAAATATAGGGTCTCTTACTCTAAGACTGAACTCTGTAACGATGTAGATGATATAGGTTTATGTATTGTTAAACAAGCCATAAAAATGGTAGGAATTAAAGACCCGCTGGAAATAATATATTCTTCTGATTGCCCGCATAAATTGGGTTTGGGTACATCTACAGCAATGGTTGCTACACTTTTGAAAGGCCTTTATCTTTATAAGAACACCGCCATCTCCAGTGAACTGCTGTTCGATCAAGTTTACAAATTAGAAAGAGAACTGTGTAGTCATGCTGGGGGATTTCAAGATGGGGCAGTTGTGTGGTCTGGCATTAACTACCTAGAAGGCCATCCTTATAATATTAGGCGGAGCCCTGTTGTTTTGTCCAATGAATCTTTAGAGTTATTTAAGAAACACATGTTACTTATATACACAGGTAACACAGGCGACTCATCGAAGGCGTTGCAGGACCAACTTGCTCTACTCAAGTGTGGAGAAACCTTAGACGAGACTTTACGTATAAAAAGATTAGTGCAAGAAATGCACGCTATAATGATACAACCAGATTTCCATCCTCTCATGTTGCTAGAACCTATGAAAGAGTCCTGGGAGATGAAGAAAAAGCTATCACCTACCATGGTTAATGATGTAGTAGGTTTTATAGAAAAGATGGTAAATGATGTGGATAGCAAATCAGCAGTCAGATTGGTGGGTGGGGGAGCAGGTAGGGGATTGATGCTGTGTTTGGCTTCCCCTGACTCTTTGGAACAGATAAAACAGATGGTGTCACCATTAAAAACATTAGAAGTTGAATTTGACTTTACCGGTACAACGGCAAGGAGAATATCACATGGGTCCTAGGGCCACTCGCAAATGCATTAAATGTGGTGAATACTTTTCACCAAGCAACGCTTCTTCTCCGAATGTTTGTAGAAAATGCAAGGTGATTTATGATAAATTAAGAAGAGAATCACTTCGCGTTCCGCATGTATGCCGAAAGTGCAACACAGAGCTTATTGGACGAAGGCAGTACTGTGGAAAATGTCTACCGAAGTATTTGGATCCCCGCCAAAGTACCCATGATAATTTAGTGAGAGACTACAAATTGAAAGCAGAGGTTATTCAGGTCTACGGGGGAAAATGTAATTTATGTGGTACTGATCATATAGAGTTCCTTTGTATTGACCATGTGAACAATGATGGTTCTATAAAAAGGGCAAATAAGGAACATGGAACAGGGAGATCTTTATACAAGTGGTTAAAGGAGCATGGTTTTCCAAAAACCTTTCAGTTGTTATGTTTCAATTGTAATCACTTGAAGCATCTTCTGCACAATACATCAAAGAAGAGGGAATATCCTCGCATAGGTAAAACACAGGTTTGTAGTAAATGTGGGGAAGAAAAAGATTTGGGACAGTTTTACTATAGGAAAGATCGCAATAGACACAACACCATGTGCATACAATGCCATAGACAAAATGATTATGATCAAAAATTAAAAATAGAAGTGATGGCCCATTACAGTAACGAAATTGTATGCAGTTGTTGTGGTGAAACTAATATTGATTTATTATCCATTGATCACATAGAGGGTCTGGGAAATCAACACCGCAGAGAAACAGGAGACGGTAAAGGCTTACATTTTTATCGGTGGTTACACACAAATAATTACCCTCTGGGGTTTCAGGTTCTTTGTTTGAACTGTAACTTTTCAGAGGGTTACTTTGGGTATTGCCCCCATGAACATCAGCAAGGACAAAGGAGTAATTTTAATGGGATTTAATTCTATAGAAACACTGGAACGTCAGATAGAGCTAGCTAAAATGAGTCAGGCTAAGAGTATGATAAAGAGGTGGATACGGGCATCTATTAGGTTAAAGGAAGATTTGTGGCGAGCTGATTGGATGCAGGGACAGATTTATGCTGTCGCTATGGAAATTGCTAGGGCTTTTCAGGACGATAAAAAAGTTCTAAGTTGCGGGTGCGGGGGATCCTCTAGTGATTCTGCTCATTTTTGTGGGGAATTTAATAACCAACTATCAGCAAAACGTACAGATCCCTTGCCCGCAGTTGACCTCTCTGCCATGACCGCCACTATGACCGCAATATCTAATGACCATGGTTTTGACGAGGTTTTTAAAAAACAAGTAAAAGGACTCGGCAAGAGGGGGGATGTCTTTGTAGGGATCTCTACCAGTGGTAAGTCGAGGAGTATACTGACAGCTATAGAGGCCGCTAGAAATGCGGGATTGACAACGGTTTTATTGACTGGAAAATTTAAGACCCGTTATACCTATGATAAGAGGGTTTCATACCACTATAAACCTGTAGAGGTAATAATAAGACCTGACTACATTATTAATGTAGATTCTGAGGATACCCCAATAATTCAAGAGACACATATAATGATTTTACATATGATTGTTAATTTGGTGGATTATATTATGTGCGGAGTAGATTATTTTGATAAGGAGACTTGGTGATGATGGAAAAACTTGATTTTAGATATGAGGAAAGAAAAGACTGGGTCGCGGAAGCGTTTGATGAATCTTATAGAAAGCTCTACGATATGAACCAAAGAGTTAAGGGTCTCATTATTCGGTCGCGACAGTTAGAAGAGGAACAAACTGAACTTGAGCAAAATATTATTTTAATGGCAACCGAGCTAAATGAAGAGATAGAAGAAGTAGCGAGGAGATTCGGGAGGACTTACACTCTGGAAGACGTTGACTTTTTTATTGAGCCAAGAACAATGAACTTCAGAAACTTTAGGGAAACCAGAGGAGAAGAAGGCATCTCTTATGGTAGCCCTCAAAAAACACATATCAAATATATAAAGGTATTTGAATTTTACTTTGTGACTAGTCGTAATTATTTTGTGGAGTACTGCTTCTCGTGGCCTGACTGCAACTGTGAGATTTATGATAAGCTGCATTTAATAGATATTAAAGTTGAAGGTCAGGGTATTCTTACACGACTATTAGCGAGGACTGATATAGGAACAGATGAGGTTTTTCCCTTTCCAGAAGGCACACCTATTATTTCCCGAATAGAAGGTGAAATCGGGCGGCTTTTTGGGGAAGGGTTTGAGGATGGAAAATTAAGGTGTCCTAAATGTCAGACATGCTCGATGGATTTAGACTATGAATGTGATGGATATGAAGACATAGAACCCTTAGCAGAGTTTATACCCCGCCAAAGAGACAAAGATTTAATTCGTAAGTGGACAGGAAGGAGACACGGTTAATTAAATGACTAAACTAAAAGTTCATATTGAGTACTTAACGTATCTTATGAAGCATAAATACTATGTTTACAGCGAGGGGCGTAAGTTAGGTCTTCCTATATGGCGTCTAATTATCCATGACTGGTCTAAACTTCTACCATCAGAATGGTTCGGTTACGCGGAATGGAAGTATAAACAAATGGCTGAAGAGGGTGGGGGAACCAACAAGAATGATCGTGGGTTTGGAATGTCTTGGTTTTTACACACGCATAAGCGAAATCCGCACCACTGGACTTATTGGCAGTATACTGACGACCAGAAGGGCATTACTTACCCAATAGAAATGCCCGAGACTTACAGAAGAGAAATGCTTGCGGACTGGAGGTCTACCCAACGTATAAGGTTCGGGGATAACAACGTTCTGCCTTATTACGAGATGAACAAGGAAGTAATATTACTGGCTCCTGAGACGCGGGCATGGTTGGAGGAGCAGGTCGGATACAAGGAGTAAAGAGTATGGTTAATGCTGTGGTAGGGGCCAAGGGTTTCATTGGGAGTGCAATAATACGGGTAGCTAAAGTTATATGTCCTGATAAAGAGTGGATAGGTATAACGCGTGAGAATTACCCCTTATGGAAAGGACATAAATTTAATAACGTCTTTTTTGCTGGCGGTTCCGCTTCCAAAGAACTGTGTGAAGATTGGGCTTATGCCTACGACGTAAATGTCAAACAGGTGGAGATGGCTGTTGAGGATTTTTCCCTTGAGAAATTTATTTATGTTTCTAGCCAAGCGGTTTATCCATCAACTTATAGATGCCCAGATGAAAAAGTAAAAATAGATGAAATTACACTAAGTAACTATGGTAAATCCAAATATTTAGGGGAACTTGTTGTGAAAGAAAAAACACCAAACTTCGTTGTGGTGCGTCCCAATGGATTTTCAGGATTGGGGTTAACTAAGAATGTTATATTTGCCTTAACTAGAAAGGAACCTTATTTTTATTATACACCTGATTCATATGCTCAATATATTCATGTTGATCGATTTGCACGGATAGTGGTTAAGCTTAGCGATCAATATAATAAGGAGATCATTAATGTAGCCCCTAAAAACACTATCAGCCCTCTACGAATTGCGGATTTATTGGGGATAAACAATTCTATTATCAAGATAGGTAATCCTCCCAAAGTTAGGGCACAAATAAATACTAACAAACTTCATAGTTACCTAGAAAGGGCAGGAGAAGACTTTCCGACTAATGAGGAAGCAGTCTTGTACTGGAATAAATCTTTATTTTAGGTTAAACAATTAGCCTGCTGTCAACTTATACATATAGATATTTTTTACTATACTTGATTTAACTTACCTCTTTCTTATAGTAAAAAAGGAGGAGAGCGGTATATGTCACCCAGAAGATATACTTTAAATGAGGGGTTTCTAGATACTTTGGATACACCAGAGAAATCTTACTTCTTAGGCATGATGTACGCTGATGGGTGCAATCATTGGGGTAGTAACGCAGTATCTCTCTGTTTGCAGAGTTCGGACAGTTATTTACTCAAATACTTTAAAGACTTGTTAGGAAGTAGCCGACCTTTATCCCCAATGGATTCGTCAAGGTCTACTTGCCTCAAAATCAATAGCCTACGTCTGAGTGATCAATTAGCCTATTTTGGCTGTGTACCAAGAAAGACGTCGATTTTAAAATTCCCCAATTTTATACCTGATGAACTAATGGTGGATTTTATAAGGGGGGTGTTTGATGGCGACGGGTGTTTTAGTTACGGTGTCGGTCATCGTAAAGGTATTCCTATATTAATTGGTATATGGAATATTACATCATCTAAGTATTTTGTCACAGGGCTGCGGTTATTTTTATTGGAGGAATTAGGAATTAACCTTTTTATTCGTAATGGGGTGGGGTGTGTGGTGGCTCAGACTAAAAGTTTTAAAAACATTAAAAAACTATATAAATGGATGTATTATACTGATGATATCCCCCACCTAACAAGAAAGAAGAATAAATTTGATTCCTATTTATCTATAATGGAGAACGAAAATAAACAAATATGTTTATTGGGTAAACGACAGGATGATCGAAAGATAATTTCTTTGGAGGATGCGGAGTCAGTCATAAAACAATATGAACTGGGAGAAAGTACTATATCCCTTGCATCTAAGTATGGTGTTTGTCATGCAACCATCTCTAAGTATATTAATGGTGGTGGGTCAGTAACACGTTCTATTGAATCGAGGAGGAAATTATTGATATCTGACTATTCCTTGGTTGTAGATTATTACGAGAGAGGCATGACTATTTCAGAGATTTCTCAGATTTTCAATGTGTCCTTTATTACGATACAGCGGTGTTTGAAGAAGTGTGGTATTAATACCCGTGTTCGCGGTACTAGGTCATTTTATAGGGAGAAAGGAGAAGTTGCTCCTCTTTAGGAAGGGAGAAACGACACTAACTTGCTTTATTGTTGTTTGCGAATTATAGGAGAAAAAGAATTTTGTATAATAAAGGAATAACAATATCTGTATTTACATCAATTCACAATAGAGCACACCTATTGAAGTGGTGCTTAGAGGCTATACGTGATAACACGACAAGGGCAGGAGTCGGGGTTGAACTTAATGTTATGGATAGCCGTAGTTCAGATAACCTAGACGAGGTTCTTTGTGACTACAGTAATGTTTTTCAGTCCGTCAAGAAATGGGACTGGGACCGTTCCAAGTCAGTAGTAAATAATCCGTTCGGGTGTCCTGCCGAGCGTTACAACATTTTGGTTAAGTTGTGTAGCCACGATATTCTATGGAAAACAGACCCAGAGATGGTTATTTTGGACCCGTTGTTCTTGCAGAAAGCAATTGATTTGGTAAACGAGAAGCAGGACAGATTTGTTATGCCATTCCCCTATCATTGCTACGAGTTTCCTATTAGTAATATGGAAAGTATAAAAGATAACTATTTAAAGTCTCACTACCCCACCCACATAACAAAAGATAACGCAAAATATGAACTTGTGTATTATATGTCAGTTTTTAGGAAAGAAAGTTATATAAGGCTGGGTGGTATAGATGAGCGCTTCACTAACTTCATAGGCTCGGAAGACAATCATTTCTTAGATTTTTGGAAGAAGAAATATGGGATCGACTCTTTTATTCCTATGTTGGATAGCCCTGTTATCCATCTCTGGCACGGCGGTATGGCTTCGGGCCCGCAAGGAGTTCCTTCGCACCTGTATGGTTACGTAAATCAAGGTGCGAAGTTAAGGGAGGAACTAAAGGATACTCCTCCAAACTTAGATTTAACTTGGGGAAGGTTGTATAGCCATCTTACTTTGACTTCTTGGGAGAAAGGGAAATGTAAAGTAAATAAAATACCTATTTCAGAAGCTCGCCCCGATTTAGTTATCTTCGGTAGCCGTTAGTCTACCTAAATTAATTTACTTTCTTTTATGTGTAGACAGTATAAAGGAGGTAGTATTGGGCAGACCTTGTAAACACAAATCATTGGACTTTTCTGTTATTGATACAGAGGAGAAAGCTTACATTCTAGGGTTCTTTTGTGCAGACGGGTGTATGTATTATAGTAAATCCGCTGGCTATGTTGTTACATTGAGTCTGAAAGAATCTGACACGGAGATTCTTGAGAAAATCAAAAATATTTTATGTCCAACTAGGGCCTTATATCTTCAGAATAGAAAAGAGAAGGGTAATATGATAACTCTTGTAGTTAGTGATAAGAATTTGTATTATCAGTTATTAGAGCATAACCTTACCCCTAGAAAGACCTTTACTCTAAAACCACCTATTAACTTACCCGAGAATTTAATAAGTCATTATGTCCGAGGCTACTTTGATGGTGATGGTACAATTTATTCTCATAAGAAGCACAAACTCCAATGTGGGGTTGTTGGGACTTTAGATATTGTGTCTTTTGTACATAGTGAGTTCAGTAAGATTCAGAGAAACACAACTAGAGTATGCCCTGAAGGAAATGTTTACTGTGTAAAATACTCTGCCTTGAATGCTGTGCGATTCTTACAATGGATTTACAAGGACGCTACAATCTATTTAGAGAGAAAATATACTATCGCTGTGGAGTTCTTAGGAGAGCGGGCGGAGCAGATTTTCAGGAGAGAGTGGGCAGAGGAGGATTTTTCAATTTTAAAGAATCATTATCCCAACGCTTCTAGAGAAGAGGTGATGGAATTATTGCCTGATTTTTCGTGGTCTGCTATTACTTTAAAGGCTAGTAGAACAGGCATACGCAGGGAGATAAGCTTAAAACCACGTATCCGGTGGACAGAAGAAGAGATAAATAGTCTGAAGGATATTTATGATAAATATAAGGACGTTGCTAAATTGCAATATTTTTTTCCTGCACGGTCTTATTCAACTCTGAGAAGAATGTGTAAGAAATTAGAATTGTATTAAGGAGAAGAATGAAAGAATTGTCTTTAGTTATGAGTATCGGGAACAACAATTACGGTTCAGTTGTTCGGAGAGAAGTTGAGCCCGCCGTTCCAACTTCGGCAAAGAAACGGGCGGAATATTCTTTGTACACCCTACAACATGCCTTTAGGAATATCGATTATGAGTTGGTAATTGTTGAATGGTGCGGAAAAGAAGAGGGTGAGGGGCCGTCCGATTGGGATTTTGTCAAGGAGGCGAAAGCTAGGATTATAAGGGTGCCTTACGAATTCACACGAACAGTAAGTCCAGAGAGGGCTTTTCATGAAGGCCACGCTAAGAATATAGGAGTCAGAAGAACGATGGGCAGAATGATATTAACACTTAACCCAGACTGCCTATGGGTGGATGAATTCCCCAAAGCATGCCTAGCTTGTGATGGTGTAATGATTGCTAATCGCCCTACTGTTTATCACACTATAATGGATATACCAAAAGATATAGCTTTACTGAAAGAGTTTTGCGGTAAACCCGAGAACGTTGTTCACACGCACGATTGGAACGCTAACGGAGATTTTACGCTTATGCATAGAGATATTTGGTATCAGTTACAGGGGTTGTCCACACCAAAAGGGACTTCCATGGCTGGTGTCGACATGTGGCAAATAGCCAGAGCAGAGCAATTAGTAAGAAGACCGAGGTCCATCTACCCGTATAACATAATTCATATTCGCCATCCGGGGTCTCCTCTTGAGTCGGGATATGGACAGACAATAACTTCAGATAATTGGGGTTTTCCCAATGAAAACTTTGAGGAGCTACAATGAAATTTTCAATAATTATCTCAATACGAAATAGGGCACATCTACTTAAATATTGTTTAGAAAGTATTTCTAGACAAGATTACCCAGCCAACGATATAGAGATTTGTATAGGAGACGTACGTAGTACTGACAATCTTCTTTCCCTGATTGATAGGTACTCGGAAGTGTTTACTTTTAAATATCTTCAGTTTGATATGCAAAAAACTGTTTTAGCCAAACGGTCCTATAACCCCGTATCTAGATTTAATAGCATGATAAGGCATGTTGTTTCTAACCCCTACGTTATCAAGACAGACCCCGAAGTGGTCCTGAAAGATGAGTGGATTATTTCTGAGATTGCGGAAGGGCTTAAAGCTAATGACAAGAGAATGTATAACGCTCGAACCCACTTTACTGAGGGAGATGAGTGGTTTGGTGATTATGACAGCATAATGTCAGGTTATGAGAAACACTACCACTACGCCGAAGGCGGTCCATTTTCCCGTAGTAAATTTTATTTTTGTTCGGGATTCTCACGCAATAAGTTTATTGAATTGGGTGGTATAGATGAACTGTTTAGTCTAGTTGTAGGATACGAGGATACGTGCTTTCGGGAACATTGGAAGAACCACTACGGGGAGTATGAGAAGGAAATAACTGGACAGGCTATTCACCTCTGGCATGGTCCTCCAAAGACTCCACCAGCTCGGGAAGCGGCGGGGCGTCGGATTTTTGACAGACTCAAAATTATGGACAAAGCGAATGTCATACGTTTGAGTCCCGATAGAAACCTTGTTATCAGCGGCGAGCCCCAAGAGTGGGGTACACCAAACATATTAAGTAAAGTGTATACCATAAAAGACGGACAGGTCACTAATACCGAAGACCCCAGTGGTCAAGGAAAGGAATTGGACTTACCGTTTTAAAGGAGCGGAAAAATGATTGTCGACTTAAAAGATGCCGCGTCAATAGACGGGCTTATATATAATTGTGAGCACATAGGATACGAGCATGGTGGCATTATTGGCTTCTACAGCGGGGTGTGGGACCTCAGCCATTTCGGCCACATTTGGTGCCTCAGACAGGCGAGAGAAATGTGTGACTTTTTGGTAGTAGGTGTAGGAACTGATAGGTTAGTCAGGGAGAATAAGGGTCCAGGTAGACCAGTATACCCAGAATTCCATAGGCTCAATATAGTAAACTCTATCAAGTACGTAGACGCCTGCTTCCTGATGAACAGTGAAGTGGACTACGGAATTATGGCTTCGCATATTATTAAGGAAAGGTACCACGGGGTCATGTTCAAAGGTGAGGACTGGGATATAGCTAATGTTCCGGGCTATGACCCTAAATGTGACTACCTTATTCCTGTGTATAAGAAGAGGGGATTGAATGTGGAAAGTTCGTTACATGGTAATATCCTGTTGATTCCCAGACCGAATCTAAAGGGATCGTCAACCAGTACTTTTGTAGAAAGGATGAAACAATAATGTATGACCAAATATTAAAAATGATGGAAGATAAAAAAGAAACCGTGTCTTTCTATGCTCGTATGGAGGCCTTCCATAAGTTTTTGGAGAAGCACGATATCTACCCGCACCTATATGAACCTGTGCCTAATGAGCCAGTGAGTTTTGTATGGGCAATCAGTACGCAGGCTCCTGAGATGTTTGCCCAGCAGATGGGTGCCATAGCACAGTTTCCAGGAATTATTCAAGAGCACGACCAGTTTATATTTGTTGCGGATATTGAGCGACGAGCGGATATCTTATCTGTATTGGGCGATATAAAAAACCACATCAATACCAAGATAGTGTTTATTCGTCGGGGGTGCCCAGGCGACAGGCCTACTTTAAATTGGGATATCGGTATGGAATTTGTTGAGCACGACCGTGTAATGGGGCTAAGAGACTTGGTTATGTTTTTTCAGCCTTGGGACCTACTCAGAGTCGGACGAACTGCTAACATAGACACGACTCTAACGAGTATAACTACCGTGTTAGGGCCAGTATGGTCACGTTTCTGCGATCAGTGGGTTTATCTGATTCATCCACAATACGCACCCACACCCTATCTGTTTTCTTTTGTTGTTAGCAAAAAGAATTTTGATAAAGTAAACGGTTTTGACCGTGTGTTCAGCCGAGGCTTTGACCACAGCGGTGAATTAGATTTTCTATTGCGGTGGGGTATGGCGGGTTTTGGGTTTGATATTACAGACAAAACTAAAATGTTACACCCAGGAATTCCCGCGGTGAATATGGATGTTGAGGAGATGCGGTTCCAAAGTAGTATTAACCGTCGCTATTTTATGGATCGTTGGGGTGAAGAGTTTATTGGAAAATTAAAACCACCGCTGTCTCTTGATTTACCCCTTATCGAAGTTAATGATGCACACTCGTTAGGCCCCTTGATGGAAGTTTCTATTGAGGAACCAGAATGGCCCCGCGATATAAAGGACATTTACACGTTTGCTAAACTACCAAGTGACAAATTCATTGTGGAAGTTATATAGAATTTTTTTGATTAAGGGGGAGGTGTCTTCAGATATGGGTATCAATAGTTTGACTGAAGAAAAGGATACACGTAAGTCTCAATATAAGAAAGAATACTATTTAAAAAATAAAGATAAAATTTCAACGAAGAACGCAAAATATTACGAGACACATAGACAAGAGATTATCGAGTCCGCAAAAAAGTATCAAGAACAGAATGTAGAAAAAATTAAATGTTACCAAACTAGTTATCGTCAACAGAATAGAGACAAGTTATCTGAGAAAAATAAGGAATATCGTAAGCGTAATCTGGAAAGAATACATACGGTAGCCACAGATTATAGGCGGCGATATAGTAAAAAGATTCATGAGTATTATGGGCAATCTTGTTACATATGTGGTGTAAGTGAAAGTTGTTACCGAATGTATGATTGTCATCATGTTGATCCAGCCGAAAAAGACTTCGTTGTGGCGACCTTAATAAGTCGTGATTGGGACACAATTGTTGTGCCAGAACTTCAGAAATGTGTGTATGTGTGCGCCAATTGTCATAGAAAATTACATGACGGCTGGTTTGATGAAGACTTGAGGTCTGGAAAGTTAACATTGATCCCAGGAAGGAGAGGAGAAATGAATTTTTATGGGAAGGAAGAAAAAGTAATTCAATATAGAAAAGGGGATAAATTAAGAGAAAGAATATTGATTCCTCTCTATGAATCTGATAAGGCTTGGCCCAATGAGAAGAAACAGCAAGAACTAATTGCTGAGGGGTTAAAACCTACGCGTTGGGTCGTGAGCTCAGATACTGAAGTGGATGATTTTGAGGGATTATCTAAATTCAAGGAGAATTTACCCGATAATTGTGCGACTGACTTTTCCCTAGAAGATGAATTGAATTGGATAAAGAAGCATAGGAGTTGAGTGCAATGTGTGAAAAACTCAATTGCTTAATAAAAAAAGGTTATTTTTATTGTCGGGATACAGGAGAGCGTTGCCCTGACGGTTTGTTTGATAAGCCTTTCAAAACGGAACCTAATGCTTGGTCTGTTTTTGATGGGCCACATGATACAACGTGGTTAGTTGGAGAACCCCCAGCTGACGGGCCGAGAAATAAAAAACCTTATACTGAATATCCTTTACCTAAAGTAGGATACACACCGCCTATTATATACTCAGAGGTAGAGTCCGAGGGATTTAAATTACCCGACTAGGTATGAGCGATGGAGAAGATAGTGTGTGATAAGTGTGGTGGTGAACTGTTTGAGAGTTTACCTTTGTGGGTAAAGGCGGGAGATAAGAAAGAGGGATATCTGAAATGTAAAGATTGTGATAACTATGTAAAGACGGGGCTTGTTGAGGAGGATGAGAATGCCAGACAATAAAGACTTAGGAACTATTACACACATCTGGGGGGATTGGAAAGGAGGTCTCCCAGATTTATCTGAAGGGTGGTCTTGTACCTTTGGTGGTGCAGGAGTGAATATAGGAATAAACTCAAAAGAATTTGAGGAATACTTAGAACAATTTCAACAAAAACAAGAAGGTTGTGAGAGGTTAAAATAGTATTTTGGAGACTAAGGTGTGTAGCAAATGTAAAATAGAGAAGAGTGTTGACGAATTTTCTGTGGATCGGTCGCATAATGACGGGCTTCGCTGTAGTTGCAAAGAGTGTAACCGACTGTATAGCAAAATGAAATGGGCAAATAATTTAGAAAATAACCGACAAAAAACTCGATGTTATTATGCTAAAAATAAGGATAGAATAAAAGAGAAATCATTAGAACGTTGGGCAAACAATAAACCACGTGAGTTTCCTACTGAGCAACTATGTAGTACATGTCAACGTCTAAAACCTATTTCTGAGTTCGACTATTTAAAGCGTAAATTTAAGTATGAGTTACAATGTAGAAAATGTAAGTACCAGAAGAGTAAGATTCGGGCCATTAAATTAAAAGAACAGGGGCTTTGTGTTTCCTGCAAGTCTCCCAAAGAGGATTTGTCCAAAAACTATTGTAAATCTTGTAATAAAAAGTATGCAGAGAAATCTAAGGTCGATCGTATAAACGCAAAAAGGAGTTGCATCGAATACTTAGGTGGGAAATGTATTAAATGTGGTTTAAAAGAAACAGAGATTCTTGATGTCTATGATTTTCATCATGATTCTGAGGAGAAAGAAATGAATTTGGGAACATTACTGGCTCGGCACCGCTCAATGTCCAAAAAGGTCAGAGAAGAATTAGATAAGTGTGTGTTGTACTGTGCGAATTGTCATCGAGTTAGGCATTGGGAAATAAATAACAAATTAGAAGGGGAAATATAATGTTCATTACTGCTTACGCTATGATTAGCGATCCTATAACAGTTAAATTACCTTTATACGAGTCCATTGAGAGTTTATACGACCATGTGGACTCCTTCGTTTTTCTGGATACGTCTATATATGATAAGGTAGATTTATCCAGATACGGGAAGGTACGTAAACATGTGAAATCATTATTCAATTGCTTTGATAATCCCTTCGGAAGTGGTTTCACCTCTGCTTTAAGACTGGCAGATTCAGATGTGGTTTTGTTTTTAGACGTGGATGAAATCTTTACTTTCCACGGTCCATCGTTGAAGGATATTGTTAAGAGGTATCCTCTCGAAAACGGTGCGGGGATTTCTTTCAGCCTTCTTAATTACTATTGTGACCGCCATCATCGGGCGGACGGGTGTAGTTCAAAAGGACCTCATGTTTTCAGGAATAGGCCAGATCTAGCTCATGATATCCTTCAAGGTTACGCAGTGCCACATAACCACATACGTAGAACCACTTTTCATCCAGACTCAAATGACGGGGTAAGGGTAGTGAATGGTGAAGGTGCTCCTATGCCACAGTATCAACCTGTACCAATTGAGGAAGTTACCATTCACCACACTTCGCACTTGGATCCAGTCGGAAAGATGGTACGAAGTATATTACAATTTAACCACACCAACACAATAGATTTACCGATGTTTTTTCCTTTTGATATGCGGTTCGAAAAGAAAGCTATAGATATGATTTTTGAAAAAGGTTTAGAGGATATAAAGAATAAGGATTTTGAACTTTACACTGAGCCCTTGGAGCATGATTATACCCCTAATGTTTTGCTAGAGAATTTCATCAAACGTGCGGATATATTTGAATTCGACCCCTCAGGTTATCCAGTAATGGAGCAAAGCTTTACTGGTTGTGTAACTCCACAGTCTCTTCAACAAGCAGGGAATGCTAACTGACGGCATCAACATGACAGAATATCTTAACGACTTAAATCCAGAACAGTTGGAAGCTGTGGTGGACGTGGGTAATCCTTGTTTGGTGGTGGCCGGGGCTGGTACCGGGAAGACCCGCGTGATTACTTACAAGACTTTGTTTTTAACTACTATCGGGGTACATCCACAAAACATACTCCTACTTACTTTCACGAAAAAAGCAGCACAAGAAATGTTGCAACGCGTAAGAAGTTTATCTGGTATGAATTTACCTGACCCAGTTGGAGGCACATTTCACGCCTTTGCTCTGGATAGTTTAAGGCATTACTCGGGTAACAGACAACAAGTTATTGATGAGGGCGAAGTACGTTCCTTCTTTCGTGTTCGAGTTAAGGACTTGAAACTAGACAAAGGGGGTATCGACCCTTACGAGTTAATGCAGATTTATTCCAAGGTTGTAAATAAAGGGGTCGCTCTGCATGATTTATTGCCTAAGACATGGCTTGATTATGAAAAAAAGATAGTGGGTCTACAGAAGGAATACTCTACTTTTAAACAGAGGCAGGACCTATTAGACTTTGATGACATACTGGTAGAATTTAATACCATGTTGTGTAACCGCCCCGAAATACGAAAGATGCTCGGGCAGAAGCTTCGTTATATCTTGGTAGACGAGTATCAAGATACTAATATTCTTCAGGCTAATATGCTTGACCTTTTAACCCAAGAGCACGAATTTGTAACGGCTGTGGGAGATTATGCCCAATCAATCTATGGGTTTCGCGGGGCCAATCCTGATAATATAAATACATTTTTAGAGAAGTTTCCGCACGCCCGCATAATTAAATTAAACCAGAATTACCGTAGCAATCAGAATATCATTAAGACTGTTAATTCTTTTTATAAACGCTTGAATCTGGGTAAACTGGAGAACCCATTAAAGTCTGAGATTAAGAGTAAAGTCTCCCCCAAGATTGTGGTGGCCGAGAATCAATATCAAATGAGTGACTTCATCATAAAGACTCTTGGCCTATTAAATCACAGTGAGACCAGCATACTTTACCGAGGTAACTATGACGCTCGGGGTTTAGAGTATGCTTTGGTAAATAAAGGGATTCCCTACAAGAAGTACGGCGGGCAGGAGATTAAAGAAGCTAGACATATTAAGGATTTTATTTCTTATTTGCGGGTTATATTAAACCCGAAGGATTTAGGGGCTTGGAAACGGTTGCTTATGTTCCAGAAGGGTATAGGAAAGGAAACCGCTAAAAAGATATTGGAGCAAGTAGAATTAAATGGCCTTAATGGACTGAACGCTAAAGGGAAGGTAGGACAAAATCTTCGTAATCTTTATTGGTTACTTACCCAAGAAGGTGATGTAACCACAACTATAGACCAGATACATAGTCATTATAAGGCGGTGCTTAATTCCCAAAAGGATTTAAAGTCGGAAGCTGAGGCTTACGAGACCCGCGTAAAGGATATTGATAACCTTTGTGTGCAGTGGAGAATTTCTCCTAAGTTACAAGATATTGTTGATGCTTGGTACACTTCTGATGCTTTCGACGACGAAGCTCGTAAGGGAGATAAACTAACACTGTCTACTATACATTCTGCCAAGGGGCTAGAGTGGGATAATGTTTTTATTGTCAACCTCACAGACGGCAGGTTACCTTCTAGTAAGAGTTTTGAGTCTGAGAAGGATATGGAAGAAGAACACCGTCTTTTTTATGTGGCTATGACTAGGGCACGCAATAGACTTTACATGTGTTACCCTAGAGCTTATGTCGAAGGGAAGAGTGTGTTTTATTCCAAGCCCTCCAGATTTTTAGAAGGGCTCAATATCAAGCCTGCGAAGTAGAGATAGATTTGTGTACTAGATATACAGTAGAGACTATTCATCAACAGAATTAAAATTATAATTGGAGAAAATGAAATATTTTTAGTTAACCTTATATCTAGATTGAGGATAGGTTGGTCTTTAGCCAGCTTATCATTTATTTTAGGAGGCCGTTTGGATGTTTTATGTTTGTGTTGATTGCCAAGAAGAAAGGGAAAAGAGTTGTTTTGGTAAAGATAAGTATCAGAAACACGGATTAAAGACCCGCTGTAAACAATGTGAGGCTACTAAACGGTCACAGATGTCAGATGAGACAAGGCAGACGAATAGAGAAAGGTCAAAAGAGTGGTACAGAAATAATAAAAAAAGGGCTTCTATAACATCAAGACAATATAAGCAGAGTGAGAGAGGAAAAAGGTTAAATCGAGATAGTGCCAATAAGAGAAGGGAAGAATTTTCCAAAAAAATTCATGATTATTATGGGGGTGAATGTTTTATCTGTCATAGGAATGAGCCCTTTTACGAAATTTATGATGGGCACCATGTTGACCCAGACATTAAAGTTTATTCCTTATATCAGTTATATGGTCGGCAGTGGGACAAAGTGGTGGTCCCAGAACTAGAAAAGTGTGTTTATTTATGTGCAAACTGTCATCGAAAGATACACGCAGGTTGGTTTAATGAAGATATAGAATCTGGAAAATTAATCCTAAGGGCTGGAAAAAAGGAATGAGCAAAAGAATATGTCGTACCTGTAGAGAGGAGAAGGAAGAAAGCTCCTTCTATAGAGCGAAGACTAGCGGTTACTATGATTTAGATTGTAGGGACTGTTCGTCTAAGAAAAAACAAAAGTATTACGAAGAGCATAGAGGTATAATACAAGAGCAACGAAAGAAAAAATACTATAAATCCCTTGGTTTATCCCGCAAAAAGAATAGAGAGAGCTATTATAGGCATGTGGATAAACGATTGGCCTATCACAAAAAAAGAATAGAGATTTGGAACAGAAAGTTGCACCAATATTTTGGGGAGAAGTGTTTTATCTGCCATTGCAACGAGAATTGTTTCTCATTATATGAGTGTCACCATGTAAACCCAGAGACAAAGAAATATATTGTTGCACGAATGTCGTCGAAAGATTGGGAATTAGAAGTGGTTCCAGAATTAGAAAAATGTATTTATTTATGTGTAGTGTGTCATCGAAAATTGCACGCAAACCGTTTTGAAGAAAAAATAAGAACTGGAGAGATAGTCCTTACTCCAGGTAGGAGAAATATAGAATGAGCATTCGACCTAGAAGTTTAAGTCCCACGTGTATAGATACGTATCTACAATGTCTTTTAAAATTTCACTGGCGTTACCATACCAAGGAGCAGGATTTAGGGGACACTGAGGCCTTACGTTTTGGTTCCTCTGTTCACGCTGCCCTAGAGGATTTAGGGAAGCGTTTGATGTTTGGGGAGGCTCTGACCGCAGAACTCTGTGAGGAGATTGCTACGAAGTTCTTAGAGTACGCGGCGGGGCAACGGATAGCTAATCCTGAGCTACTAAAGGAAGGACAAGACCTTATTCGTGCCCGCCTTTATAGGCACAACCCAAACTACCCCGTTAAAGCGACAGAATTAAACTTCTATAAATTACAGGTAACAACTGACCGAGGTGTCCCTCTAAACGGTATTATTGACTTGGTGCAGGAGATGTCTCCTACGACAGCACTGATTGTTGACTACAAGACTTCAAGAAGGGCTAAAACTCTGAATGAAGCACGTACTGATGTGCAACTTTCTATGTATGATTATATGATGAGCAGGACACACCCCCAGTATAATCAAATATGGTTAGCTCTTGACTTTCTTAGAAGTGAGGCTGTAATTACTGAGAGGTCCCCTGATGAGAGAAAGAATTTTGAACAGTGGCTTAATGCGCTTTGGACAGCGATGGGCGATCTTTCCACAAAAGATGTAACCCCTACTATTAACCAGTATTGTCCTTGGTGTGGTTATAAACACATGTGTTCCGCCTACAAACAGGTTCTGGACTCAGACATAAAGTTTACCCCCATTCAGTCACTGGTTTCTGAAGCCGAGTTTACAACAGAGTGGAAGAAGATAAAGGCTGTCGAAAAGATTGCCAAGAATCGTATCTTTGAACTTAAGGCTTGGGCAGACAGTAAAGTTGCGATGGATAACCTATTCAAGTTTGAGGATGATGATTCAATCGTTTCTTGGAAGCAGACAAGTCGCACAGTATATGATGCATCACGAGTCATTCCGTTTATTCCAGCAGAGGACTTACCTCGTTTGGTATCGATTAAAAATGAGGCTTTGGAAAATTATATAGGTCTGGAGAGGCCTGATTTGAGAGCAGCCATAGGCGGTGCCGCACTCAGCACTCCCGGTGGAGCTAGAATGTCAACGAGGAAGAAATAAATGTTGGTATATGTATTAATAAGGCATGGGGCATGCCCCGAGGAAGACACAGTCATTGGGGTATGTAGTAGTAAAGAGATATCTGACCACTATAGATTAGGCTATGATATTTCTGTAGAAGAGTTTGAGTTGGATGAGGTGGACGGTCGTCTGTTGGGTTTCGCTCAACATAAGAGGGAGTCGGACTGCCAAGAAGAAATTCCCCCACCTTCATTAGAAACTTTACACAGCGAGATTAAACATTTACTATCTCGATTAATTATGTTTTATAATGGGGGCGAAGATTTTTCTGCCCGTAAGTTTAGTCGACAGTTATTGAAGAAGATAGATATAGGGAAAGGTCTGGGATATAATATGGAACCTATTGAGTCTTATATAGACCAACAGTTGAAAGATAATCAACAGTCCACTCTTTCTCAACAGGACTTTGACCTTGCTATATTACAGAGAAAGACATTTATCGATTACCAAGAGAAAAATAAGTTAGAATAACATAATGAAACACTTACTTATTGGAGGGGCGGGGTTCCTTGGGAGGAATCTCGCCCAAGAATTATTGTTACGGGGAGAGTCTGTAGCGGTATATGATAACTACAGTTTTTCTTCCCCTCTAGAGAATAGCCCTAACCTACAGATTATGTTTGGGGACGCTACTAATGAATCTTCTGTGTCCTCTGCCTTAAAATCATTCACGCCGGATAATGTAGTCTGGCTCCCTTTCTTTTTTGCTAATGACCCGAATGTCACGCCGCATGTGCGGTACTCGTGGTTAATGCATGCCATGGTACGTATGCTCCCTATTATGTCAGTGTTGGATGGTGCACGGCTTGTTTACGTCTCTTCGGATATGGTTTACAAACCTAAAACTGGTTTAATTAAGGAGACATCTATAATCAACTGGGAAAGTCCCAATATGTTCATTACGGATAAGCTTATTGCTGAGAAATATGTAACTTCAGTGTGTAAGAACTTGAAGATACCGCTAGTAATTTTGCGTCCGTCTATCATAGTGGGCAAAAGAGATTTCTTACATCCTATGGCCGACCCGCTCACATTTATTATTCAGACTCTTTTGTCTGACCAACCATTGCTAGTTAAGCACGGCCAGCAGAAAAGGGACTATATTTTGGTTCGGCAAGCCTGTGTTATGATTGCTAATCTTTTAGGTATAAAAGATTTTCGCGGGGTATATAATGTTTCTAGTGCGTCTGGAATGCCAAATGCGGAGTTAATACAAAAACTTATCCCTATTATACGCCCACAAGTTTTACCTAAGGTAATGGAGAGTAAAGAGGGACATTTTTTGTTGGACAACACAAAAATAATGGCTTGTGGAGAGGCGGAACTTACTGATATACTGTCTGAATTACCAGATATAGTTGAGCACAGGAAAGCATTGTTGGAGGCTCCTTAATGGAATTACCGTATACATACGTGAAAACGGATGAGGATATACTCGGGGCTCTGCATGAATTTGTTAGAGCCCCTTTAATTGGAACAGATACAGAAACAACAGGTTTGGACCCACACACAGCAGAATTATTGCTTTGGCAGTTTTCAAATGGCCAGAGTAATGTGGTGATTGACTGTACGGTAGAGAACGCAATTTTACGGAGGGATACAACCTCCCCAGTTTATAGGTTGCTAAAGGACATTTGTAGCAAAAAGGATTGTTTAAAAATAGGCCATAACATCGGGTTTGATTTCAAGATTATAAAAGCTTCGACAGGGATTGAACTCGTTAATCTGTATGATACTATGATTAGCGAGAAAATCTTGGGTGCTGGTAAAGATTTTCCTACCAACGGTTACCAGAAGTTGGATGTTGTGGCCCCCAAATACACTAAGTTTACAACGAAAGATATGAATAAAGCTCTGAGGAAAGGTTTTTACTCAGGGTATGTTCGGACAGGTTTTTCAGAAGAACAGCTACAGTATTCTGCAAGAGATGTGCATGTTCTACAGCCCATCTACTGGGGCCAACTATTTAAGTTACAACAAGATGGCCTCATACCAGTATCACAGTTAGAATTTGATATTATACCTGCTGTGGCCATGATGGAATATCACGGTGTTGATTTGGATTTGGAGCATTGGCGAAAACTTTTACAGGAAACTGAGGAAAGACTTAATGAGTTACGTATCATTATAAACGCCTACCTCAAACCCCTAGAGAAACAGAAATCGGTCTTTGATAATTTCTGTGGGATTTCTGTAGACAGCCCCGCACAATTGGGGCCAGCCTTGAGAGATTTAGGCCTCAATGTAGAATCAACTGGAGCGGACATCTTGGAAAAGATTAGTGGTTCACACCCAATAATTGAACCTCTATTGGAATACCGAGAACTAAGAAAGTTTTTTACCTCTTACGGTGAGAAGATGCTGGCCAGAATCAACAGAGTTACTGGTCGTATGCACGCTAGTTTTAAACAGTGCTCAACCTCAACAGGACGTTTTGCATCTGAAGACCCAAATATGCAGAACATTCCCGCTTTGGGTAAATATCGACGCGGGTTTGTTGCTCCAGAAGGCTATGTATGTCTAGGAGCTGACTTTGGCGGGCAGGAATTGCGGGTGTTATCCTACCTCAGTAATGAGGTTAATATGCAGGAAGCCTTCCGTAATAATGAGGATATACATAATAACACCACGTGTCGGGTATATGGAATTGACAAGGATAAGCTGAGGTCTATCTTGAAATCCTTAGACAGGAAACAAGATGAACAAAGGTTTAGCGAGATAACAGAAGAAGAAGAAAAATGGAAAAGGCTACGTGGTATTTGTAAGTCTGCTAACTTCTTAACCTCCTACGGTGGAAGTTATAAAAGATTGGCTCAAGTAGCTAACATACCTGAGGATGAAGCCAAGACAGTTATTCAGGGCTTCTTCAAGTTTTACCCCGCTTTGAAGCGTTATATTGATGTCGAAGGTAACAAGGCGGTGGAGAAGGGTTTTAGTTTGACCTTAATGGGTAGGCGTAGATATTATAACTTACCCCCGAACTCAGACCCTGATTATGAGAAGATAAAAGCAGGTGTAAGAAGACAGGCCGTGAATCATACAATTCAAGGTTCGTCAGCCTCAATGACTAAATTGGCCCTCAAATATGTTTATGAGGGATTAAACAACAGATTTGGCAATAGTAATGCCTATGTATGGGCCGTTGTGCATGATGAGATACAAACAATGGTGAAGAAAGAAGTAGTTCAGGAAGCTAAAGAAATTTTAGTTGGTGGAATGACGCGGGCATTTTATGATATGATTCCTGCGAGTGTGTGTCCGTGTAAAGTGGATGCAAAATTTGGGCCCTATTGGGTCCATTAGCCCTAAGTATTTGATATTATTGAGATAAAAAAAGTAGAATTGGTGGGGAGATAAATATGGTCAGAGTTTGGACTCAGGAGGAGAAAGATTTTTTACGAGATAACTACGACAAGTTTCCGACAGAAGAAGTTGCACGTAGGTTAGGAAGAACAAGGGCAGCGGTAAATATTAAGGCAACACGGTGGAAGATTAAGAAGCTTTCCCATTATTGGACTGCTGAAGATAAACTAAAGTTACAGAAATTCTATCCTATAGTTAATACAAGGGAAGAGCTGTGCACCATTTTTCCACAAAGGTCTTATAGTGCCATTGAGTTTCAGGCTTTAAAGATGGGACTTCGTAGAAAAGTTCAATATGCTCTTCCTGTAATAAATTTTTCTATTATAGATACACAAGAGAAAGCATACTTTCTAGGATTTGTATCGGCAGATGGTTATCTCTTAAACAATCCTGATAAGGGTCTTTATAAATTATCGATTGTCTTGGCTGAACAAGATTATGAATTTCTATGTATGTTGCGAGATTTTATTTCTCCAGATTCAGTGATAAATAAATATAAACGAAAGGACAATAATACACAGATTCAATGCTACCTAGACATTTGGAATAAAAAATTAATTGAGGAATTACAGATATGGGGACTTCACCAGAAAAAAGCACACACATTAACTTTCCCTTATAATATCCCGAAAAAGTTTTATTGGCATTGGATACGGGGGCTTTTTGATGGAGATGGGTGTGTCTATGTTACTAAACGAGGAGACTTGGTTGCACATTTGTCTGGAAATATAAGTATTTTAGAGTCAATTAGGAATCTTTTTGGTGCGGTTTATCCCAATAGGGTGAGAATTTATGTTCATCCCAAAGATATATATCGAGAAATCTCTTACGGAGGAAAGACAGCCAAGGCTTTCTTGGAGTTAATGTATCAAGATGCAACCATCTACCTTCCAAGAAAATATAACAAATATTTAAAGTATAAACAAGACAAAGGTCTTTAAAAATATGGAAAAAGAAACTAGGAAAAAATCAATACAACGTTTAAAAATGGAAGGTACAAAAAAGGTACTTTGCATTTTGGAAGAAGAAAACCCTCTAACTGCACTCGAAGCAAACGCAGTTATAGAGTGTATTAGTGACGATCATATTGCTTTGTTGGCCCAAAGGATGCCGAGAGAGATATCTGGTCGATGTATAACAGGTTGCTTTGTAGGGCAAGGGACATGCTTAGCCAAAAAATTTGGTAAGTACGGGTTAAGTGAGGACCAAGCATGTAAATCATGTAAACATACGGAAATCCTCGAACAATTGAATTACATCTTTAGGGAAGTATTCGGTGGCAAGTATAGAGCGGAATGGAGACAGAAGCGAGAGTATAAAAAAAGAAAGAGCACAGAGAAGTAATTATGGAGGATTTATGAGTATGTGGACACCCTATCAGGAATTTATTTTTTATCGGACTTATGCACGTTGGTTGCCAGATGCGGGTCGCAGAGAAACTTGGGAAGAAACGGTTAACAGATATCTGGATTTTGTATTTACTAACGTGATACGTGCTGAAAAAATCCCATTGAAGGTAAGACGAAAAGCGGAGCATTATATTAAGACATTAAATGTCATGCCCTCTATGAGAGCGTTGTGGAGTGCGGGTATTAATGCTCAGAGAGACAACGCTGTATTTTATAATTGTAGTTTTTTAGCTGTCGATAGTATAGAGGCTTTCGGAGAATCCCTCTATCTCTTGGCATGTGGTTGTGGTGTTGGGTATTCAGTTGAAGCACAGTATGTAAACGAATTACCAACTATACAAAAGCAAAAGAATCAACCACGCTTATATTTCAAGATACCTGATAGTCGAGAAGGTTGGAAGAAATCAGTCGACTTCGGGGTAAAGGCATGGTTCAACGGAAGAGATGTTGACTTTGATTACACTGATGTGAGACCGGCGGGTACCCCTCTAAAAATATCTGGTGGTTACGCGTCGGGACCTGAGCCCCTTCGTAGATGTTTAGAGTATATGAGGGATACAGTACTCAAAGCACAGGAGCGCAAGTTAACGACCTTAGAAGCTTCTGATGTCATGAATGAGATTGCGAACGCAATAGTCGTTGGAGGAGTAAGAAGGTCGTCTCAGATTGCTCTCAGTGACGTCAGCGATGACTTGATGAAACGTTCTAAACACGGAGAGTTTCATCCTCGACGCTATATGGCTAATATTAGTGCGGTGTATAGTAAGAAGCCTGACGTTTTGACCTTTGCTCAGGAATTTATTGATATGGCTAAATCTGGTAGCGGGGAAAGAGGGTTATTCAATCTCTTTGCTGCCAAGAAGATGGCTCCCAAACGAAGATTGAAATCCTTGCTGGCGGGTGCAAACCCTTGTGCTGAAATAGTTCTACGGAACATGGGACTATGTAATCTCACAGAGGTAGTAATCCGACCTACTGATGACGAAGACAGTGTGCGGGATAAAATTACAACGGCTGTATGGTTGGGTATTATACAGTCCTGTTTTACTGAGTTTCCCCACTTACGTCCACAGTGGAAAACGAATGCAGAAGAAGAAAGACTACTAGGTGTTTCTCTAACAGGGCTAGCTGATAATTTGAAATTGGCAACGCCTGAAGTACTACGTATGTGGAAACGTCACGCGGTGCGAGTTGCTAAACAGGCTGCGGAGATTATGGAAATAGCTGTACCTGCAGCGGTAACCACCATTAAACCTAGTGGCACAGTATCCCAGATGGTCGATTGTTCTTCAGGTATGCATTCTCGTTGGGCAGAGTATTTTATTCGTCGTGTCAGAATAAGTGGTCACGACCCTCTATTACGAATGTTGTTAGACCAAGGGTTTAAGGCTATGAAAGCCCCAGAAAATAATGATACTTACATTTTAGAATTTCCAATGAAGTCCCCTGAGGGATGTAAAACAACACGCGATGACGAAGCTTTAAAACAGCTAGAGTGGTATAAGCTACTGGTAGAGAACTGGGCAGAGCATAATGTCAGTTGTACTATTTATGTAAAAGAAAATGAGTGGTTGGATGTAACAAAGTTTGTGTATGATAACTTTGATTGTATTAACGGGGTCTCATTTTTTCCATACGATAACTCTCGCTACGAGTTAGCTCCTTATGAAGAGATAACGAAAGAACGGTACGAAGCTATGGTAGCGGAATTACCTGAAATTGATTTTTCTCGATTAGCTTATTATGAGAATAACCGAGATAACACGACAGGCGGACAAACATTAGCATGCTCGGGCAATGCTTGTGAATTTAGTTCGGAAGACATTTTAGCTATGAAACTCTCTAAGGAGCCCGAGTTAACAGTTATGGTAGGATAATAGAATATCATGGGCGATGTAGTTGATATAAATGAGTGGATAGAAGCAAAAGTAAATAAACTCGCCCAGCGGTATGGGGGGTGCCGAGGCACCAATTTGGGAAAAGAGTTGGAGTGCGTATTAAAAGAGTGGGGAAATAAAAGAGCTAAATATAAAACCCATTATTTACGCACCCAACGGGCACAGGAAAAGGAAAAAGATGGGAAAGAAAAAACACTTCTTAGTTGAATTAGCAAAGAATTGGGTTGAAAATAAATTAGGTAAAGGAACTCGTACTTATACTGCTCTAGAGATGGTCCAGCTAAATTTGGCGGGGACATACACAGACAAGAAGGCAGGGGTTTTTGTAACTATTACCAAGCACGGCCAATTACGTGGTTGTATAGGCACTATATTATCTGATGATTATATAGTAAATAATGTTCAACACATGGCGGAACAAGCCGCTTTTCACGACCCCAGATTTAAACCTATTACAGCGGAGGAGTTAGAAGACCTAGAGTATGAAGTTACTATTCTTCATCCTCCCACACCAGTCTCCGACTTGGCTGAAATTATTATAGGTAAACACGGATTAATTGTTGAACGCGGGCATTACCGCGGGTTATTGTTGCCACAAGTAGCAGCGGAATATAACTGGGACGCCACTACCTTTTTACGGAGTACATGTGAAAAGGCAGGTTTGACTCCCTATGCTTACAAGTACGAAGGAACTGTGGTGCAGAAATTTGAAGGAGAGGTAATTAAATAATGGTAAGGACGCATATATTAAAGACGGACCCATATGTGTGGGACTTGGTAGATTCTCGGCAAAAGACTTACGAGTTACGGTTTAACGACCGTTATTTTCGAGAGGGGGATATACTAATCTTGGACCGAACCCAATACACGGGAGCAGAAATGAAGGCAGGTGCGCCCCTTATCTATGATGTTCGCGGGATAAAATGTGTGATTAAGCATGTGTTGCACGGACCTATTTATGGTCTCGAAGACGGGTGGTGTTTACTCTCTATTGGGGACATCATTACAATTAGTTTACATGATTGGGATCGTATCGCTCGGTCAGAACACGGAAGAGCGGGGATGACCCAACTAAGAGAGAGGGCTTGGTCGGACTGTCTTGGTGGATTATACAAATACAACGAGAATAAGGAGGGGTAATTATGAAATACTGGGTAACAATGGATACAAGTTACAACGTGTATTCCGTTGAAGAGATAGATGAAGCATTGAGAGATGGGGAAACTAAGGATAAAAATACTGTGTTTGCATTTCCCATCACTGCACCTCTGAAGGATTTCTTGAAGGGAGGGGTATTACGGGTCACCGCTAGCGGTAACCTTAACATAGAAGTTGAGGCAGACTCAGAGGAGGAAGCTCGGCGTATCGCTCCCATGGCGTGTCTAAAAAAGAGGGTGGCAGATTTAGAAGAATCGCTACGTCGCAGCAGCCAAGGTCATGAAAAACTAATGGAAGAGAAGATTGCGATTTTACTGAAAGATGGTAAAGCCATTACTACGTTTGAGTCTATAATTCGTTCTGGAGAACTTACAATAAGTAATACTGGTAGGAGGATTATAGGGACGTGGTTTGATGTTGCAGGAGAAAAAGAATTTGAATTCTCAGCAGGCACAAACTTTGATATTCTTATGGAAGAAATCAAGAATACTCCAGTGAAATGTGATGACTGCTATTAAAGAATTATACATATCAAAAAGTTTTTGTATGGTGGGTGATACTCTGAAACACTGTTTCAACTGTGGGTATTGTAGGCATCAAAACCATGGAGAGTTTCACTACCACACTTTACCTACAGAGATTAGTCCCATATTAACCCAGATTCCAATAGTAATAAATTGTTTCTATGGTGATCCGGTTTTTCAACGTAAGAATACTTACGGGTTTCTGAAAAGATTAAATAAGGTCCAACATAGAGGGCCCATCATTATTATCACGAAGGGGGATGCACGAGGGATTTTTTCTGATATAGATGCTCAGGTGGGCGATTTAGATTTACATATTGCTCTCAGCACTATTGGGTGTGAACATAAAACCGATACAGTGTCTTGGTATACGTTCAAACATAACGTAGACATGATTGCTAAAACTAAGAATGTCAAATTTTCTTGTGAATTTCGCCCCATTATTTATGGCGTAAACGATAATAAAGAAACCATAGATGCGGTATTTAAACTTTGTTCAGCCTACAATCTTCCTGTCGGGTATTCTGGTTTACAGGGCGATAACATAACACAAGAGTTTTGGAGGAATAACAGTATTCCCTTTGAGCCCTTTCCAGGATATCATTTTAGTATAAAGAAACCTATATCAGAAGAGTGTCATGATTTGATTGTAGGAGCCTCCGATAAATATTCTGTGCCTATATTTAGGAAGACCTCGTGTCTCATTAGTCACGTTCATGGACTGCCAAGAGATTACAATGCACATTATTATCGGCCTAATGAAATGGAATGCCATTACTGCGTGATGAATCAAAAATGCAGTAAGTTTAAAATCTTTAATAATCAAAAAGAAAAACTTAGTATAGATATACCCTTTGAATATAAATTAGAGTACAGACATAAGCATAAGTGCTTGTTGCATGACACGTGTCCTCACCCACACTCAGATTGCACAAAAATAAATGGAAAACTTATAGTGATTGATGAACCTATCACAACCGCAGATGTCAGAGTAATTAAATGGTTGACAGGCTATACAGTTGCGGCAAATTTTACTGAGAGCAATTTTATATCAGAAAAATGGAGAGCCAGTGTTTAAAACAAAACAAAAAATAACAATAGACTATAAGGTAAGCGACCAACCAGAGGGAGAGCAATATGGACAAGTAGAAGGGGGTATCTACGAATGTTATGACATTAACGTAGAGGGCAGATGCAACACTACTGGTGGAAATAAACATAGATACTACGATTGGGATGATGTCTTAGAGTTTGTCAATAACAACTTGGGTTGTGTTACTTTGTCTGGGCCTGCTTACGCTATCCAGAAAAACTCAGCAATACTAATTGCGAGGAACTTGAAATTCCCTAAAGATGATGTGTATTGGTTTCCAAACCATATCAACAATGAGATTTATTTGTTGGAAATTACTGGGGACACTTGTATATCTTCGGGTAGGGTGGAACCTCACTATGATAACGAAACGATAAATGACCAGGAAATTCCATTTGGATTGGCTATTATACGCCCCGAGGAATTCGGTAACGTATGGTTGCCAGATAGGTGGGGCAGTTGGTTGGACGCTGTTAGTTTGAAAGGAGACATTATAAATGGATGAAAAAATACTCTTAGAAAAAATACAATCAGAATACGGGCTATTTTATGATTTGATAAAGGGTTTAGTAATGCCCATAATAAAGGATTCCGAGTTAAGATTTAAAGGTTGTCGAGACGGCCTGTATGACTGGGAGTCGTCTGATAGTGTTGCTGACGCAGAGTTAAAAACAGATAATCTGCTTCATTTGGCAAATGACTTTTTATATGATGCGGAGAGACTTGTCTCTAAGGAGTAAGCTATGGAATTACTATTGGGGATAATTCTTACGCTAGGAGGAGTGTGGGTGGGGACTCAATTAGGAGAAATCTATCTTCTTTACCGTGATTGTTCCCAAGGTGATATTACAGACCGAGTTTTGCGTATACAATCCTTTAGGAGAAGTGCCGAAGGACGGGAAATATTAACAGCCTGCAATAAAGAACATTGGGCCATAGACCCCAGTAACTATGATGTTAAAGATTTATTGAATTGGAAAGACATGTTAACAATAGAAAATATTATGGGGAGGAAGCATGGCTAAAGAGGGTTATCTAACCAAAGAACTTTTCCAAGAGTTTATAGAAAAGATGAAAGAAGAGGAAAAGAAAGGTTGGATATTCGAGAAACATTACTGGAATGAATGCCAGAAACAATATGAATTGAGTACAGAGTTGCTTAGAAGTGGGCATCAATTAAATTTTTCAGAATGTGAAGCAATGATTATAAAGGCGGGTCAAATCGCTAGAGAAAAAACGGAGGAAGAATGGCTAGAAAAGCAACAGCAAAAACAGACAACAAAGAAATAGCATCACTGGGGTACAGTGAGAAGATAGATAACTTTTTAAAGGCAAACCTTTCTGATAGGTATTATGCCTTTTGGCAACAGTTCACGGCTGATATACCGTTGCCATTTCATAAACCATCAAGTAGTAGTGGGAAGTATCATCAAGATACCGCAGGTATGGTTGACTCACTAGAATCCCACACCTTAGATTTGATGATGTTCGTAGATAAATTGGCAAGAATATTCGGAGATTCAAAGGAACAACAGCACTACGATATATTACTATTGTCGGCTTCACTTCACGACATCTTTAAATACGGGGAAAACAACGAACTAAAACACACAGTTAAGAATCACGATGAAATAGCAGCGAGACGTGTTAGGGAAAGGGGATTAGAGCTTGGATTGACAGAATACGAGGTAGAGACACTGTACGGTTTAATCTTGTACCACCCCGGACGCTGGAATAGTACGAACCCAGGTTTTAAACCAATAACATTTACACAAATGCAGTTATTTCTTCATATTAGTGATATGTGTGCGGCAGCTCGGATATTGAACTTTGAGTAATATAAACTTGGAACTAAGGAGTCTTGGGGTTGTGCCTTATACAAATGAGATAATAAGGTTGTACGTTGAAGAGAATCAATCTGTTACGACCATATCTAAAATATATAATGTGCAACCTTATCACATTTCTAATGTATTAAAGAAAAATAAGGTACCCATAAAGTCTCATCATAGTAAATATCGATGTAATGAGAATTTCTTTCAACTCCCCCTCACCCGAGAAGAGCAATTTTATTGGTTGGGGTTTATTATAGCGGATGGTTGTGTTTATGAAAGGGGTGGAGCTTTAAAAATTAAAATAAGTACTATTGATAGGGGACATCTGGAGAAGTTCTTGTTGTCCTTAAAAAGTGACCATCTTATTAAGGACACTACAGAGACAACTAAATCAGGATATCAATCTAAGATGTCAACTGTTGAGATTTATAACCAACAGATATATGCTGATTTGTCTGACTGTGGGGTTGTTCCCAATAAAACAAAATTTGGTGTTACCCTCAGACCTGAGTTTATAGAGAACAATCATTTTTGGAGGGGTTATTTTGACGGAGATGGCTCTATCCGAAAATTCTACCCCAGAGGAGCGGTGCGGTGGGACATTGTAATGACGGGTTGCAAAGATGTTGTGGTGCCTTTCCGAGATTTAATGAGTAATTTAACTGGTTCCACGTGTAAAGCACACGATATGGGGAATTGGTGGAGAGTGACTTACTGTTCAAACTTGGTTTCTCAATATATTGCCATGTACCTTTATAATAATGCTACTATTTGGTTAGATAGAAAGAAGGAAATTGCTAATGAACTAACTAACATGCATTTTGATAATAAAGAGCAGTATCGTTTAGAAAACATAACTTGTGAGAAGTTCAATGAGGCGTACGAACGTTTAGGTAGTGTCAAGAAGGTAGCAGAATACTTTAATATAGGACAAACTATTGGATATAGGATAAATCAAACTTGTAGGAATAACAGGAGAATAAAAAACCAAGCGAGGTAAAAACGATGGGAATAAAATATACAGTAAGTTTTGAGGGAGAGGTATAATGGAAAATATTATATTTACAGAGAAGGAAACAGATTTAATCTTGGAGTGGGTTAGGAAGGGGAGTGGTCTCTCCTCTGTGTTGTATGTGGAGCCGAACGAGGAGGAAAAATCTGCGACAGATAAATTGAGTCGGGTCCTGTATCAACATCGAGACCGTAGTAATGAGGTTTGGCTAGATGAACAGCGGTGCCCCAATTGCGGGGGCGAAGGCTGGGGCTCTACTTTAATGGCGAAGACTTTTTGGAACAGGTGTAACTGTTCCAGATGTGGTGTGAGTTTTCAAGCAAAGTGGCACGAAGATTTGCAGAAATGGGAATGTGTACTTTACGGAATCAAGTCAGTAATACCAGATTCCGCTGGGGCGAGCCAATGAACTTCCAAGAAGCATTGCATGAAGTGATTACCAATGGTGTTGTGGCATATCACCGGTCATATTATTGCGAAGATGACCATGACCGCCCTTATCCTGATCGAAGCTCCGCGACTCCGTGGTCTATATGGATGCGTATTAGGTTGTGGGACAGCGATTACGACGAGGAGGCATTAGTGTTCTTTGAGTCGAATAATTATGACGAAACAACGGGTAAGTGGCTTTTGGAGTGGAACGAGGACCAACTAAGCCGAGCGGATATACTGGCGGAAGATTGGGAAATTAAAGAAGAGTGGTAATGGAGAAACAAATGAGATATGAAACGAAGAATTATTTGAAAGAATGTAAGCCAGAAGAGAAAATAAAATTACCTAGAGAAAATATTATCCATGAACTATTGATGCTAAGATCGGCACAGATAAAAGAGGAAGAAGAGGTAAGGAATGGAAAAAGAAATCGAAAATAAGAAGTGTCAGCATGATTTGAAACCTTACCTAGGGCAGATGTTGTGCAGGAAATGCAACAGAATGATTTACTGTATTACTCAACCAAAGTTTGGGGGGGGGGTACATGATGTATAAGACAACACGGGAAAAAATATCTTATGGTGATATTTTTAAACTAACAGAGGAAAACTGATGGGACTATTAGATTGGCTACATAGACGTTCACTGTCCAAGCGTTTTGATTCTCATATGGAAGAAGAGAGAATACGACGGGAACAGCGGGAGGAAGAGGATTATCAAGAGTGGTTAAAAAAGCCAACTTGTTGTAGGTGTGGTTCTACGGATAGTGTATTTCAGAAATCTCTTGGTGGTGATGAAAGGGCTTATGGACGAAAGGAAGCTTACTGTTGGAGGTGTGACCCCTACCGCGGAATACTAGACCCTAGAATGTGGGCCGACTGGGAATCATACCCATATAGGCATTACATTCGTACCAAGGAAGAGTTTGAAGCGGTTAAGAGACAGGAGAAATCTGAATAATGCAATTCTATGATGACATACCCCGCCGTTGCAGAGTTCTGATTTGTGACTGTGGGACAAAAATAAGTATACCGAACTCTTGGTTTATCGAGAGTAGGCTACTCGACGTTCGTTGTAATAAATGCGGAACCATTTATATGGAAAATGGAAAGGAATGCTATAAAAAGGGTGAGGTAATGACATGTCAGAGTTTAATACAACAAAAGAATTAACAGAAGAAATGTTTGATGGAGTATTCGGGGTCTGCTCGGAATGTGGCCGTAAAAGGTTGGGTTTGTATATTGCTCAATATGCAGAATGTGATGAATGCCAAAAAGTTATGAAGCAAAAATATGACCCTCTCTATTATTTTAATGATGTGGGTGATTATGTGAGGTTATAAATGGGACCTGAAAGACGTACGGAAATAAAACAATTAAAAGCACGACTAGAGAAGTTAGAAGCACAGGAACACGCAGAAAGAGTATCCAAGTGTGACCACGAGTGGCGAGAAGACAGCGACCATATAGGTAGCTATCGAATCTGTTACAAGTGCAAAGCCCACAACAGTTACAATCATCATGAGGGCTGTTGGAATAATGAAAGCAATTGAGTATGACTTACACAGTAAATTTGGTGGGGTAGGAATTACAATATTCCCTTACCAAATTGCGTTAGGATGCTCTCTTCGTTATTGGTCTGGTATGCCAGCTTTTAGGTTATATTTGGGTCCGATTAAACTGTGGGGTTACATTAGGGTAAAATGAAAAGGGTAAGGTTTGAATGGATACTTTATTTATTATTACCGTTGTTGCTTGCGGGATGTGCCAGTAAAATTCGTGCGAATGATAAAGTAATAGCAGAGGAGTTTAATAAACATTACAAGGAGCCTGTAACAACAGTAGCCCCTCCCGCGATAGAATTACCGCCGTTAGAGCCGTCCCATGAGTTTAAGAAAAGACGTTTTAAGTGGGACAAGAAGACAGAAAAGTATAAGGAAATAAAATAATGGCAAGGTTTGAACAAGTAAGGTGTGTATGTTGCGGGCATTTGTGGGGAGATTTTATTTATAGTGGAGAGGAGTATATGTGCCCTCCGTGCAAATACAAAGAACTAAGAAAGAAAGGATACTCCGAGCTGTGGAGTATGGTGAGGGCGTATGGCAATTAGATTAAGGGATGTTAATGGAACAAGAGTAGCTTTGTGTGCGGTAGAATCAGACCCTATGCCAGGCGACATATATCTTGATGACAGGGATCACTATGCTCTTTCAGCTAAATTCTGTAGAGATTTTTGCCCTTCAGACGGTAAGTGTAGAGTAGAGTATCCTGAGGAGTGGTCTACAATGGAAACTCAGAAAGTTAGAGATGCAGAAGAAGAAATGGATAAGTGGCATCACGAAGTAGAGAGACTAAAACGAGAAGAGGGATTTAATCCAGAAAGAGATGTTGCATGTTGGGATAATGAAAAACACGGACTAGTAATAGAGTCAAGAGGAAAATAAAAGAATGGAATCAGTAGACTACAAACAGCTATGGAAAGGTTTTTGTTTACCAGAGATGCTTTTCCACTCCGCGTTTTACCTTGAGTGGAAGGACGGTTACGAAAAATATGGGGAGGGTTCTCACCTAGCGGTGGTCGGAGATTATGAGCTAGATTACAATGATGAATACAATGGCTGGGTAATAAAAAACCTAAAAACAGGTGAGATAGTTTACAGGTACAATTACACAGAAAAAGATTATTGGTTAGAGCCTGTGCTCTGCATTCTACTCAACGAACGTATAGGTGGGCGGGAATTCAATACCCTGTGGTACCCAAAGGAACCCTTTATTGAAGTATTGTTAAAGTTAATTAAGGAAGAGCAGCGGATTATAGAGGAGGCGTTAGCAAAAAGAAATGGAAAAGTTTGAATGTAATTTAACTGTTAGTGAGGCTATAAAAATTAGCGAAGAAAGCCAGAAAAGAGGTATAGGGGAGATTAAGCCCGGCTCTGTATTCATTAAGACATTTCCCAGTGGTGCGGTTTTTATAGGTTGGGGGGAATATAATGGCGAAGTTTGAGAGAGTTGACGACAAAGGGAAATACTTAAAATGGGAGAGGACAGATAAATCAGTAGTGGAGATTACCCCTGTAGATGATGGTCCTATGGTATTTCAAAGAGATAGGGAAGAATTGAGAAGTCTTATCTATGATTTTTTTATAGCAAACGGCTGTATCGACAAAATTGTTATAAACTTCACAGAACTAGAGGTGATTAAAGATGCCAAAGTTTGAGCGTGTAAAAGACAAGTGGAAACCTCTTCGAAAGGGTCTCTTTGGAAATTCGGAGCCTTCAGTGGAGCTACGGGCTATTACCATGCCAGTGAATAAAATAATTATGCCGGGGTTTGGTTATATTAATCGGTGTGAATCCGTGGATAAAGATGGGTTTATAGGATGGGAAGAAATAGAACAACTACCAGCAATATCCGCTGGAGTAAGCTACGGTGCTACAGAAAAACTAGAGAATGATAGTGAGCGAGCTATAAAGTTAAATAAGAAACTTATTAGTCAGAAGCATTTTACGCCATTTGAAATAGTTCAGTATGCAATAAATATAAAAGGGTTAAGCAAGGCAGCGGGAGCTCAGTTAAGTAGATACAGGCATTCTGGTCATATCAGTCGTAGTCGCCGTTTTGTAACAGCTGGGCCTGCTTACGTATACCCTATACTTGATAATATTGATTACGAGGATTTTGCTAGGGAGAGATACCAGAGCTGGAGCAAGCATTTTAGGAGTTGCCAAAATTTCTACGAATATCTTCGTTCTCCCCAGCCCTCCGTAAAGGGAACAGGGTGTACTCCAGAGGAGTGGGATAAAACTAAGTCTGAGTATGTTCCGATGACAAAAGAACAAGCACGGGGGGTTATCCCTGTATTCTCTTCCACCGAAAGAACCATGTGGGTTAATGTCCGTTCACTCCGCCACATTTTTGATGAGCGTTTGCGGGCGGATACTGAGAGTGAACTCCGTAGATTGATTTGGATGATTTGGGATTTGGTAGAGCCCCTCTCACCCTCATTTTATTTTGACTTGAAAGAAGAAATGGATGTGTGATTTACTAACCTTCTATATACTATACCATTACCTAGTATATTGGAGGACGCAATGAGAACATTACACTCTAGAAAATTTTATGAGGGCATAAAGCCAGTATTAGCAACAGAATACATATCTGGCTCAACAATCAAAATGCTTGCAGAGACACACAAATTGTCTGAAAAATTCGTGTGGGATACCTTGGTGGAATTGGGAATACCGCGGAGGGCAGGAAGTAAAGAGTGCCGTAAGTACCCACTTGATGAATCTTTTTTTGATGAGATAGACCACGAGAAAAAAGCCTATATATTAGGTTTTATTTATGCTGACGGCTATGTTTCGAAAAATGAATCTAAACAAAGGTACATGTTACGCATTGCCTTGGGAGCAAAGGACGAAGCGTTGCTACATGAAATCCAAGAGTGCCTGTCGTGCCCAAGGCCGTTATACTACGATACTAAGGTAACAAAAAAGGGTTTTCTGTCGTACCAAGTTACGTTAGTTATTTCTAGCAAGAACATCATAGAAAAACTAGAAGGTCTAGGGTGTTTGTCTCCTAAAGCCTTGAAAATTACTTTTCCTTATTTTTTGCCAAAAGAATTGCTTCCACATTTTATCAGAGGTTATTTTGACGGTGACGGACATATAGGGAGGGACAAAACGGGATTACCAGTGTTGCATTTTGCCAGTAACCCAATTTTTATTCAGCAATTAAAAGACTATCTCACTAATGTTTTAGATGTGGTTTGTTATTCTTACCAGCAGTCTCCTCGAACCCACGTTCTCCACTTGCATTCTTGGGGTTCGGTGTTGGCCCTAGGAGAGATTATGTGGAAAAATTCTACATTACATTTGGATAGAAAGTATAAAGAATTTGAAAACATTAAAAAGGCATATCAGGATAACGAAATTAAAAAGAATAGTTTGAGGTATGAGAGGGAATTCCTCTTACAACTAAAAAGTGAATTATCTACTTGGAAACAGGTTCATCGATTTTTGGGAATCCCTGAATCCACACTACATTACCACCTGCGAAAGGCAGGGTTATAGAGGAAACAAAATGAGCAAAACTGAAGAACAAAAATTATCTCTGGGGCAGGTTGTTGAGGTGCTAGATAATCTAGCTCAACATATAGCTGACAAAATAAATGAAACCATTACAAGGGAGCACCCCAATTATTTAGGGCTCCACCACAGTGGCATTGATAACCTAGCATTGTTCATGGTAACAGATGTCAATCTAGGAAGGCCTAGGATTAGTAGTACAGGTGGTTTTCTTAACATGTACAACTTTCGTTTTGTTATTGAGTTGCGGAACGACGGGGGCCGATTAGAAATAGTATTTACGAATAGTGCTTCAGGAGTAAACACGTTCGGTGATGATACCAATGTGCATGTAACCTACACTTGTTTTCCTGAACAGAAATTTAAGGATATAAACCATGTGTCAGGACACCAGTTCCGTTATAAAACTTGGGATGACTTTATGGCTGACCTCAGTAACCTAGGGACCAAAGTCGGAAAGGTATACGAGACTTACGATAAGCTGGCTGAAGATACACAGAAGCTGATATGGGAGCTGGGGAAGGAGTTCGGAGGTTAAATGTTGGATTATATTATTCAAGCATTAAATGCAGTATACCAAGGTAAATTGGTAAATTGTTCCGCGGAAGAGTACCCAGAGATACGGACGGCCTTGCAAGACCAAGCTGGAAAATGGATTGAAGGCGGCGATGGTATGAGGGCAATGATAGCTCTTCAAGAAGTCAAACGGTTAGATGCTAAATTCGGAGATTAGTATGTGTAGTGAAGAAATACCAGCAACGTTAGTAGGTTCTATTTCTGAGCCTTTAATTTGTATGAGAGAGAAAAATTTTGTTAATTTGAGGGTGTATAAAAAAGCCCTCACCTTAATGGCGATTGATTACATCGATACAATGGTTAGTGAGGCATCATCTGAGTGGCTTGAGGATGACTTTAAAACCATGAGGGCCCGCGTTGTTGAAGGTCCTATATTTGATGAGTTTGTACAACGGTATATCGAGGAAGCAAAGGAGTTAGTATGCAAACCTTAGGTGAAATAAAATGGTTAATATTTATTGCGAAGACAGATGAATTTATTACAACGGATTTTTTGGAAAACAACCATCAGATGAAGGAAGAAGGGGGGTGTTTTCTAGGAATTTTGTTGAGGGGGAGGAAAAAAGAATGAGGTCGATAGGGGAATACAGGAAGATAGTCTCTACAGCATATTTTAAAATTCGTGCCATGGTAAAAGAAGACGATGGGTCTAATCCAGAACGAAGTAGAAGACTAAAGAGGGCAGAGGAAATATTGGATGGTACCCTTGATGGTATTGATTGCACGTTAGAGTGGGATTAAAGGAGGAACCAAGGAAATGGAAATAACCGAATTAACAAAACTTTATTGTGGTAATTGTGACGGTATATTTTCAGTTATCCGGCACCCAGACTCCATTGAGCCAGACCAAGAAAGCAGAGATGTGGGTATAGGATTTAATGGTAGGTTTGGTGACGGCGAGGACGGGGTGTGGTTTTGTCCTTTTTGTGGGGAGTCTAATCGCCGTGGAGCTCCCGATATAATAAGGGAAGTGGAAGAAGAAGAAGAAGATGAACCTACGTCCGATTATGACGAGGAGGATATCTGAGGTATATGAAAACCACAAGAGAAAAAATTGTTGAGGCTATGGACTTTTTTAGAAGAATATCTGTGGACTACGATGATGAAGCTGATTATTTTGAATTGGCTTTGGAAGCTTTAAATTGGCAACGTATGTTACGTAGCGGGTGTCATGATGTTGATGAATTTTATACGGATGATAAATAGAGATGGATTTGTGTACTAGTTATATAGTATAGAGATGATTTTATGCGTAGATAAAAAAATACGACAAAAGGAGAATGAGAATGGAATTTTGGACAGCAGGAAAAGAAATTACGGATTTAGCAGAGGAACTGATAGGTAAATACCACACAGAAATTGCGACAGCGAGTATGGTCTTTTTGTATCGGGATAAAGCGTCACCTGCCGAAATAGAATCTGGGCAGGTTGCAATAGTTAAGAGAGTAACGGGCGTATGGAATACGTTGACAGAGAAAGATTATGTGTTTCTAATCACGTATGAACTTTGGAATGAACTTTCCTCAGTGGAACAAACCGCAATGCTAGACTCGGCCCTTGAAAGCTGTGTTGTCAAGAAAGACAAGGATGGCGAAGACAAGATTGGTGACGATGGGAATCCCGAGTGGGCACTTAAACCACACGATATAGTAGGACATTCTGCAATCATTGCTCGTTACGGGTTGGATGTATTTACAAAAATTGGAGAGTGTGCAAGAGCCGCAATACTGAAAGATAAAGTAGACGGGCTGGATGGTGCCATAGTGGTACAAGCCAAAGGAGATGTCGTTCAAGATATGCTTGATTCAGACGGTCTTATTGATGACGAGGTAACGGATGACAAACGAGCTGATGGAGGCACAAAGAGGTCTCGAAAGACTAAAAAAGGAAGTTGAGTCTTGTAAGAGATGTTATATATCCCAGCAGGGCCCTTGTCGAGTATTTGGTGAGGGTCCTGCTGATGCTTTAGTGATGTCAATCTCGGAGGCGGCGGGAGAAGAGGAGTTTTATGCCAAACCTGTGCCACGCCCATATGTTGGAAAGGCGGGCAAATATTGGGAAGGGATGATTAGTGGTGCTGGATTTGTGAGAGAGCAACTATACATTACGAACGCAATCAAATCAAGACCTATGCACGAGGGGAAATCAAACGCTATAACACCTGCATACGATGAGGTCCATGCGTGTCAGCCTTTCTTATTCCGCCAACTCGAAATCATACAGCCTAAATTGATTCTGGTATTCGGTAAGGTTGCTGCTTATTCGTTGGGTTTATTAAAAAAATCAGATTCGTTGGGGTCTATTTTGGGTGAACGGTTACCTTTTTTCGAGTATGCTTGTTCTGATGGGATAAGACGGCGAGCTAGTCTAGTAACTACGTATCATCCATCATATTTGATGAGAGCAAATAAAGAAAAAGAGAATTGGTTGTCATATACACACTTATGCAGGGCGAAGGAAATATTTAATCAATTGACCACGTAATAAAAAAAAATTGATTAGCTTTAGTCCTGAAATACAGGGCTACGTTATTATGGCCATCACACCTTGGAATGCTCCTCAAGTTCCCTGCTCTGTGGTTATATATTAAACAATCCTGAGGGTCAGGGGTAGTGTACATAACATAACAAACTATGATAACATTAGCGATGAGGCCCTAACCCAAGTTACATTAGTAACGAGGAGTAATTACAATAATGTTTGTTTATGTTCATAATCAACAGGGAAAACCTTTAATGCCTACTACACCACCTAAAGCCAGAATTTTACTTAAGAGGGGTAAGGCTAAGGTTGTTAAGCGTACACCATTCACAATACAATTACTTTACGGGAGTTCAGGCTATAGGCAACATATAACGTTAGGAGTAGACTCAGGTTATGAGCATATTGGATTGTCAGCGGTTACTGAGAAACAGGAGTTATTTTCAGCAGAAGTTTTGCTTAGAAAAGACGTTTCTAAATTGTTAACAGAACGTCGTATGTATCGAAAAACTCGGCGTTCTAGGAAGACTAGGCACCGTAAATGCAGGTTCCTTAATAGGATAGAGAAGTTTAAACGAAATCCTCTTGCCCCATCAATACAACATAAATTGGATTCTCATATTAGGATTATCCAAAAAGTAATATCAATTTTATCTGTTACAAAGATTGTAATTGAGACAGCTAACTTTGACATTCAGCGTATTAAGAACCCTAGCATTAGAGGTAACCAATATCAAAAAGGTGATCAGTTGGGGTTTGATAATGTTAGAGCTTATGTGCTCCATCGAGACGGGCACATTTGCCAGCATTGTAAAGGTTGTTCTAAAGAACCGCGGCTTAATGTTCATCATATCTTACAACGCAGTCAAGGTGGTTCTGATAGGCCCGATAACCTAATCACGTTATGTAAGAGTTGTCATGATAAGCTACATGCGGGCTCTATTCAACTTAAAGTTAAGGTTACCAAAGGATTTAAAGCGGAGACTTTTATGTCAATTGTTAAGAAACGTCTAATTTTGAAGTTGCAGGAATTGTGTGGTGATGTGGAAGAAACCTTTGGTTATATTACTAAAAATACTAGAGAACAATTAGGTTTAGTAAAGTCACATCAAAATGATGCTTTTGCTATAGTAGGTGGTATAAACCAAATTCGTAGTGGGACTCAACACCTAGTAAAACAAGTTCGCAAACAAAATAGAAAATTATTTAAAGGTGCTCGAAGCCACATTCGTAATACAGCGTCTAGATTTATTAAGGGATTCCAACGTTACGATAAGGTAAAGTTTTTGGGGAAAATATATTTCATCCTAGGTAGGCGTATTACGGGACGCTTTAAATTAGGTTCAATAGTCGGTAAAACATTAAAAATTGAGCCCAGTTGCAAGAAGTTAAAGCTTATAGAAAGTTTTCAAACCTTTCTTTGCGATGAGTGGGTTTATTGAAATGGCGTGGTTCCTAGACAAACTTAGGGAGAAAAAACTTTTAACTATGACCGAGATATATGATACGGTCGGGTTCAGAACATTAGTGGGTGTGTCTATTAATGGTCGTAAAGCTATTGCTGGGCCCATCTGCGCGTCAGCGGTCATAGTGGAGCCACACTCCAAAGTTCAGTACACACAGCCCGCAAAGGATTTAAGTGAAGAAGAATGTCGCAAGATTTCTGATGACATAAAACTGAGGTCGTCTTTTCTCACCATAGGTTGGGGTGTATTTGATGATTATTTAAGAACTCACGATATGGTTATTTTACAGGCACTGTCTGTTTGCCTTTCTAGTTTTTCTATTTATTACCCAGCCACTTCCATAATAATTGATGGGTTTGGTTATACACAGGAAACATTGCCATCAAACTTATACGGTTCTGGCATACCCATAATTCGGGCCGATGGTGCTAGTGAGTTCTTCGAACCTTGCATTGCGGCTTCTGTTGTGGCTAAGACGGCTAGGAATGCTCTGATGGATATGTTGCATGAGGAGCTTCCCCTATATGGGTGGAACTCAAATAAAGGATTTGCAACTAAACAACATCTCGATGCCATTAAAGAGCACGGACTCTCAGGTCATCATAGACACCAAACATGACCTATCATTATAACAACATAAGGATAAAATTAGGATGCATGTAATTATATTGGCAGATGAAATTGGACCGAAACTTTGGCCCGTAACCTCCGAGGAACTACCTAAAGCATTTTTACCAGTATACAGTGAGTTATCACTATTGGAAGAAACTTTAGCTAGATTATCTGCGGTAGTAGAGGGACAGGGAGACCGGTTTATTATAGTGACTACGGGCAAATCTATAGACTCTCTCATTAAACAAAACACATTAAATCTCTACGGGATTCCTGTATCAAATGTATTAACCTTACCAGCACAAAAAGGTTCAGCATGGGCCATTTGGGAAGCTGTTAGGTATTTAATAGATATAAAAGAAGTTCCTTCCGACGAACCAATAATTGTTTCACCATCTGACCAATTTTTATGGCCAACTGAATTAGCAATGTTTCATTTTTTAAATATTGCAACGCGGTTAAGGACGCACCCAGATGAATGGGTGGCAGTTTGTTTGAACCCAGGTGGCCCGTCCCCCGGAATGAATTACTTTTTTGGTGATTGGCAACAAGTTACTACAATGGGAATCCCTTACGAGGACACTGTCTTGGGGACAATTAGTACATTAAATGTTGCGATGGAAGGGTATCAGATTACGCCTGATTTAGATTCTGCCAAAGAATTGGTAGCCAACAATTGGATGTGGGATTTAGGAACTTACGGAGCATCTTTACGATCGTTCGATCACTATCTGAGAGAGGCTTTACAAGTAAAAGGGTCCCAAATTATGGGTTGGAATAAATTAGAAGTAACTCCGTTCTCTTTTGTAGTGCCTTCTATTTTGACAGATAGAAAGTTACGCGGTGCCCTTATCCCAAAAATTGCTTGGTCTACATTAGATAACTGGGTTTCCATAAAGCATCTTCTCTACGATTCTGGATTATTTCAACCGGAAGGCCAAGCAGGTGTGCATTCTATTGAGTCCACCAGCAATCTTATTTTTAAACCTCCAGGTAAAACTATTGCTTTGTATGGCGTGTCGAATCTGGTGATTATTGATACTGGAGACAAACTACTAATAGGAACCCCAGAGGGATTAAATGAATACTTTTAATATTGAACTCACAAAGATTACTGATGTGCCCATTGAAAAGATTTTTGAGCCTGGGGAGCATTTACCAGTTGCTTTTGATATAGACGGGATTGTTCTCGATACTGCTACCGAGATGTGGAATGCTATTACATCTCATTTAGAATTACCTTGGTCGTTGGACAAATGGATTCATTACGATATAGGTAAAATTGTAGGAGTCCCTACTAGTAAATTGAGGGTGGTATATGAGCCTGTTCTGTATAATCATGCCCTACCTCCAGTAAATGGTGCTGTAGAAGCTCTGTGTGGTCTCTATGAGAGCTACAAGAAGCCGCTATTATTTATTACATCACGCCGAGCCCAGTTTAAACAGGCCGCTATCAATTCTATCAAGCAGGCGTTGGGGCCAAAGGTTAAATTTGAGGTTCTTTGTACAGGTGATATTTACGAAGACGAATTTAGAAATGACAAATTGGATTTACTGAAAGAGTATAAAGTTGAGATGTTTGTGGAGGACAATTATCTTTATTGGGAAAAATATATAGATGCTCGTATTCACGTTGTAACACTTAAGTGGCCTTGGACTAAACTCCCTTATTTAGAGATGAGAGATAAGGGTAAAAGAATGTATATGTTCGATCATTGGGATAATCTAAAAAAGTATATCGATCAGTGGTTAGCACTTCGTGCCTATCAGGAAAAAATGAGAGCAGACTGTGGGGAGATGTATGACATAATTACTCGGGCAACCAACTTCCTCACTAGTGGAGGTTTTGTTTGTGATAAATGTGGGTATGAATTCGAGCGGGACAGTTTTTCATTCAGGTATAAAGCAGGAGTTACGGAGGACACGGCGATGGTAAAATGTCCTAAATGCGGAAGGTGGTAAAAGGAGGATGTATGGAAATAATAAATGGTAAAAAAGTTCATAAACTTGCTTTTTGTGGCAAGATGGGGTCAGGTAAAACCGCTGCTGCGATGCTGGCCTTAGGTTGTATGACTGACCTATACGGGGGAGAAGCATCAATTGGGTACATCTTGAAGTTTGCCCAGCCCTTGTATACCAGCATGATAGCTTTTCATAGAAATAAAGGCGGATCCGCAGAACGAACCTTCTTGCAACGGTTGGGAGACCTAGCCAGACGCGAATTTGGTGATGACGTCTTCCAGAATGTTCTTGAGGAAAATGTTATTGGTTTAATAACTAACAAGCTACCTGAATTGACACAAGAACATGTGTTGATTATGGTTGATGATGTCAGGTTTCTCGGTGAGTATAATCTTATGAAGAGATTAGGGTTTACACTCATAGGTATAGAGGCTCCCGAAGAAATCCGTCAGCGTAGGCTAGGAGATTCGTTTATCAACCTAAAGCATAGGTCCGAAGTTGAACTTGCCCTTTTTAGTCCTGACTATGTCGTTTATAATGATGTAGAGGAACCGCAACTAGTTACATTTGATACTAGTATAAGAACACTCCTAGAAGAAATAAAATTTTTTGAGAGAGAAAATGTCTAGATTCATAGATTCATTAGATTATAAAGCAGATAATGTGGTTGTAGCCCCATACTGGGAATGGAGAATTATCCAAATAAATGTGGCTAAAGTATCTAAAATTGTTGGTCGCTACTGTCAGCCCACTTGTCCAGAATACAGGCAGGACACAGACTTTAAATGTAGTGTAGCGAACGAGTGCACAGCATTTGTATTTGACCAGCACATAGTTCAACAAGGCGAACGCGTTTTGGATGTACTTTTTGCCACCAACGCACAAGACCCCCACGAGGGGTTTGCGTGGCGTGTTGGTGAAGATTACTTTCGAGAAATGTTTGGTAATAAAAAAGTAGATAAAATGATTGATGACTACTTTGCTTTGATAAAAAGTCCTGAAGAGGGCTTTAAATTGTAGTAGGAGGATTACAAAATGGTTAGTAGAAAACGTTATATGTTGAGACCAGTAACCCACTGCAAAGGCGGGTGTTAGGTAAGACCTGAGCAGGTCAATAAAAGGCTCGTATACAAAAGGAGAGGTAATACATGGCTACGAAAAAAACAAGTACGGAAGCAACGCTCACACCAAAAATGCAACAGGTAATAAAGGGACTATATGAACCTTTTCCACCAGATAAGATAGAAACTCGTCAGGGACGGGCTGGACAGAAATGGTCTTTCGTTGCTTCTTCAGAAGTAATCAATAGACTTAATGAGGTTTTCGGTTGTTCTTGGAGTGTTACTGAAGTTGAGTCAATGGTAATTAATAACTTTGTCGTTAAAAGGGTACGTCTCGAAGTACCGGATCCCGATACAGGAAAAACTGCTATTAGAGATGGTTGGGGTGGACACGCGATAGGCAATGACCCTGGAGACAGTATGAAAAGTGCTTTTTCTAAAGCCCTTACAAAAGCAGCATCACTGTTTGGTGTTGGTTTGCATCTCTGGGGAGTGAGTAGCGAGAATGTGAGCGGTTTGGACGACGGAGAATCACCACCTTGGGAAGGGCCGAGTCAGTTTGGGCCCCCACCACCACAGATGAATGTTAATGTGGTTAATCCAGGTCCACATAATATGCCCCCGCAGGGAGTACAGTCAACTATGATGCCTCCCCCACAGATGGCTAATCCTAACCCAAATCCTAATATGGGTATGCAGATGCCTCCACAGGGTCCACCGCCGCAGCAACAGCAGCAGCCATTGGGACCTGTGCCGCAGATGACTAATCCAAATGTAGGATATACAAATGGTCCTGGTACGCCAGCGACAACACAAATGCCAATACAGAGTATCCCGCAGGGTCCACCCTCTGGACAGTACCCAGCACAGCAACCAATGGCACCACCTATGGGCCAGATGCAACAGGGTACAGCCGGTGCTGGTATTGTGTCTCACCAGATAAGTGCAATTAGGGGAGCCGCGACGATGGCATTTGGGCCGAACGCCGATCCAATGCTATTAGTTAGGCAGGTACTGGGTGCGGAAGCACAAACGCTACAGGCTGTAGAGGAGCTTACTTCTGCCCAAGCTGTGCGGGTTTTAGAGTATATGAGGAATACTGTACAAGGAGTACAATAAACAGAGTATTATGATGTATAAACCAATTGATTTCGATGATTACAGTTTACGTTTGGAGGTTGGTGTCATTCCCAGCGATGACACCTCCCTATTTTTATCCAAGTTATCTGTTGCTGGAGGAATTATAAGCCAAGTAGAGTATGAGAAATTTTTGATTCATTCCTTAGTAAAAGACTCCGCCCAATTGAAGGCTGTTCAATCAAAATTAAATAAACGGGATCACGATATCTTTAGGGGGCAACTAATAGATACAGTCTATAAACTTAACAATAGACTACGCCCGCAGTATTTAGTTATTGTGGGAGAAAAAGTAATGGATCAGTCTGACGCACTCAGAAATGGTTTGCCGGGCACAATCGCGTTACCCGCTAATCCTGGGTGGATAACATCGGTAGAATTTAATGCCCTTTTTAATCCTGCTCCCGCCCAGTCAGTAGTTAGTCAAGCGTGGGACGAGATAAAACGGAAGTACCCAGAACGAGATTATATCAAGAAACATATAAACTCGTTGAATTTAGAGGTGCCGATTCTACAAATTGATTCCGTAAATGTATCACCAGATCGCGTCGTGCAGGATTACGTGGAACGTAGATGCGACAATGACGTGGAGGTGGCAAAAGCTAATATTGCACAATGGAAAGCACATGTTATCGCAGCCACCGTCCCCAAAATACAGGAATTATTTACGGCGTTATCCGAGGGTAATTATATAAATATTTACACAGAAACGATTGTGATGACACAATTGTATTTGGCTGTTGTAGATGTGAACCCCAGTTTGGATTGGGGATTAATAGACTGGTCTCCTTTTGAAGATAGGCGAGGGGACTACGGGGCTAAAATCTTGAAAGGTAAAAAATTGCCAGGCAGAGGTAGGCCATTAGGTAGGTCTTCTCGTGATGAAGTAGAGTCTGAAAAGAAGCGGTTTAATACACTATCAGCACAAACTATATTAGAGTTAAAGGATAGAATAAAAGGTACCAGAATTGTAGGACAGGACCATGCTATTGACGCAGTAGTAGATGCTATCGCAGTTGCTAGGGTTGGTCTTAGAGGAGAGGAAAAGCCTGTGGGTAGTTGGTTACTACCGGGCCCTACTGGCGTAGGCAAAACTGAATTTGCCAAAGTACTCGCTGATGAATTAGGGGTTGAGCTTGTTAGAGTAGATTGCTCTGAGTATCAACACGCACATGAAATATCAAAACTTTTTGGTGCACCTCCTGGATATGTGGGATTTGAAGATTCTCGGCAGGATTCAGGACCACCCATGACCCTAGCTGCCAAAGTAAAAGCTAATCCGTTTTGTGTTGTTTTATTTGATGAGCTAGAGAAGGCTGATAAAGCCATATTCAACGTATTGCTCCAGATCATGGATGATGGTGTAGTGACAAGTGGTAGAGGTGAGTCCATTCGTTTTAACGAGTCGGTTATTTTGATGACCTCCAATGTGGGAACAAAGGAAGCCGCTGAAATTTGTAACCGAAATCCTATAGGGATTCGGATGGAAGGTCTTTGCGACGACAAATCTAAATTGGAAGCCGAAGCCATCAGTTCTACTATTAAAGAATTGTTTAGCCCAGAGTTTCTGAATAGGTTGACAGGCATTATCCAATTTAACCGTTTGGATAAAGCAGTGTGTCGTGATATCACTGACGTTATGCTTTCAAAAACCAAAATTAACTTAGAAAAGGCCCAACATATGACTATGGCGTGGGACGATTCTGTAAAAGACTTTCTTTTGGATGAAGGTTATAGCGAAGAATATGGTGCTAGGAATATAGGTAGAGCAGTACAAAAGAGCCTTGAATTACCTTTAGCTGAGTGGATACTGCGTAATAAATATATTATGAGTGATGATGTTGATAAAGAAAATAGACCGGATCTAATTAAGATTAAAGTAAAGGATGGAGAATTTATATTCAAAGAGGGTAAAAGTAGTAATGGGACAAAGAAAAATAATACTAACGAAGAAGGAATTCATGATACAGGACACCCCAGTAAGCGGAGGGGAGGACCACGTAGTAATAAAACACCGCGTGACTAAAACACAAGCCTCACATAAAGATTTTAGTGTGGCTATGTCAGAAGTTCTGGATAAATTATCTGAATATTACGGATGTAAGGTTATATACAGAGAATCACTTAATGTCTAGATGGACGGAAAAAGAAATGGGCTGTCTTTTTTACCAGAGATAGCCCACACAAGAGAAGTAAGTAAAATACGCCTTAATATGTTGTGTTATAGCCATAGGATAAACTAGTAATGACAAAGAAAGAACAGATTATTAATTTACGAGCAGAGGGCAAAACTAAAAAGCAGATACAGTCTCTTCTTAGTTGCGACGTTCGTTGGATTAATAGAACTTTGACTGAGGCTGGAATTAATAGGTGGGAAAGCAGTATTGCGTGGCAGTTTGAGAAAGAAATTATTCAGTCCTATAAAGCTGGAACAACCATAACGTGCCTATCAAAAACACATAATTGTTCCAGAAAATTCATAAGAAATCTTTTGAAAAATGCTATGATTACCTTGCGAAGTGATGACAAACATGATTACAAAATAGATTTTGCACACCTTGATACAGAGGTCAAAGCTTATGTTTTAGGGCTTCTAGCGGCTGATGGTCGGATGTACCACCATAGACGGGCTACATGTTTAAAATTAAAGTTGGACGACTTAGAATTGCTTGAGAAGTTAAGGGATTATATTCAACCGCGGGGTGAAGTCCGAATTTATTATAATACAAACCAGCATGGAACTGATGTCTGTGAATTTTGTATAAATAATGTAGAATTATGTCAGCAACTTTATTCCCACGGAATTATTCCAAATAAAACAAGAGCTGTTAAGCTCCCTCCTAATCTTCCCAATTATTTATTAAATCATTGGATGAGAGGTTATTTTGATGGGGATGGTTCTGTTTTTCATAGAAACAACAGACCAACTTTATCTGGTTTGGAATGCAATATGACTGGTAATATAAATATCATAACCTTTGTGAAGACTTATTTTAACAAGATATGCAATAGTTCTACTAAGATACACCAAACTGGGGACCATACTTTTAAGGTTGTTTATACTGGCACAAAAGCGGTATCTTTTCTTCAACATATTTATGCAGATGCTACTATCTATCTTGAACGAAAATACCAAAGAGCACTTCCTGTTTTGGAGAAGATATAGTGGCCCGACGCTGGTCTGATAGAGAGCTGTCTAAACTTAGAATGTCTTTGGAGAGAAGACAAGAGTCGACGTTATGGGGGCTGAGTGTACAACTAAGTCGAGTTATTAAAAACAGAACCCCAAATGCTATACAGCACAAGCTAAAGGAAATCATTTCAAAACAGGATTACCCACTTAAGGAGATGGAATTGCTGGGTAAAGTGTATCCTGTTGAATCGGTTTCTGGGTATTTTATTATAACTTTACCTGATGGAAAAAAGACCCCCGCACATCATTTTGTCTTTTGTGAGTTCAATAAGTGTGGTATTCCAGAAGGATATGTGGTACATCACATAAACGCGAAACCTTATGATAACAACCCGAATAACCTTCTGTTGATGTCCAGTTCCGATCATATTAAATTACATAAAGGGGGGTCATTACCAGAAACTACAGCACTGTTTTATTATCTGCAGGAGATGGGTTTGTGGGAAAGTTATTTAAATTGGAGAGTAAAATTTATTACTAACTCTCGGTTTTTGGAAATATAGGAGAAGGAATAATGGAAAAATTGAAATGCCCCCATTGCTCCCAAGAATTAACTACCATCGAGACCCCAGCACTATCAAAATGGGGCGGGGTAGAATTAGAAGTATGTCTAAATGATTTTTGTGACTACTTCGCCCATTCGTGGAAGGTACTTTCTGAACAGGCAGGGACTTGGTTAGGTTATCGTTACTTTCATGGAGAAAACGGTCAAGAAGGTCCGCTAGCAGTTGGTTCGGTAGACTCTTTTAAAAGTTTTATTCTTACCGAAGAAGAGAAAGCATCCCGCCAACAACGGGCGTATAAACGGGAAAAAGAATTTAGAGATTTGTTAGACGCTATTACACTTGCAGAAGAAAAGCAGGATTATCAACTACTCGAATGGCTTTTGGAACTCAAGAAGTTGAAGTATCCTAATAGGAGGTAAGATGAGTTTAAACTTTTCTAAGGGACATGCTTTGACAAATTCATTCTGTAAACATGACAAGATAACTACTAGTAAATCCCGTTATAGTAGATTACTAGCAGAGTATTTTAATCGTAGACTGGATTTGCACAGTATCTCTGAATTTGCAGATTGGTCCAACGACAGACTACTGTATGAAATGGAAGAAGCAGAGAAAGAAAAGGATAACCCTTTCCTGTCTATCATCCCCACACACCCCTATTGAACGGGGACAAAAAAACCTTAAATATATGATGGGTCCCGTGTAGGACCCACCATACTTTCTTATTGGATTTTACTCAGCAAAAATATTTTTTTATTTCTTTTCTAGGTCTTTAGCGTCTTTAAGCTTCTTGATTTCTTCGTTAGCTTTGACCTTAGCTCTGGCTTCTTCGTCAGCCTTAGCCTTAGCATTTTGAGCATCAGTATCTTTTACTTTAGCATCTGCGTCGGCCTTCGCCTTAATTTCTTTGTCTGTTTTGACCTTACCAGATTCATTTACTCTGATTTTGGCGTCTGCATCAGCCTTGGCCTTAGCGTCTTCGGCGGCTTTTACCCTAGCTTCCTTGTCAGCTTTGGCCTTAGCGTCTCTGAGTTCCTTGGCCTCCTTATCAGCTTTTATCCGAGCTTCTTTGTCGGCTTTAATCTGGTCATCTCTGAGTTTCTTCTCTTCTCTACTCGTAGTCTTCATCTCATCTGCATTATTCTGGGTCTTGTACGAACCAGATACGTCTGTAGGTGTGTTACTTCTTGTCTGATTGATTCTATAACCACCATTATTTTCTTTGCCCATAAACCTCTGGTCCTCACACGGAAATGCGTAGACAGAGGTTGCAGATAAAACGGATATTGCAGTTACAGCAATAAAATTCTTGATCGTCATTGTGTCTCCTTCAATGCTTAATTTTTTATTGCTGAGTTACCCAATAAGTTTAAATAAAAAAAGGAAGAGACGTGTGGGCCTCTTCCTTATTATTATTTCTCGACTACAGGTTTAACTGCCCGTTTTGGGCCCAGAGCAGACTTTCCAATCTTTTCTGGAACTACTCGGTATAAAGAAACGTCACAGCTTTTGCCGGCATCATCCTTATACTTTAGTATAACCATCCCACTTTCGTATTCAGTGAGACTAACAAATTCTTTAACCTCGATGGTTTCCATTTCTGCTAAACTTCTTTGTGTAAAAGCAAGGTCACTCGCTTCCTGTTTAGCGTGGAATTCCTTATCGGCTCGATCTTCTTTGTCTCTTTGGTCTTTTCTTACGTCCATTGTGTTCTCCTCTGATAGGATTACCTAGATCCTCCCATCCTTTTAAGGTAATAATTTTATACTATAACCTCCTTTATAGCAACCACACGGAATCATTAAGTCCAAAGATCGGTGGAGGCCTATTGGCATCCTTCTATTAAGGGGCACAAGGTTAAATAAAAAACCTTTTAAATAAAGGAAAAATTTTAATTAGGGGGCTGGTAGGGCCCCCCCTTAGTCTATTTCTCCCCTACAATTTCAAAAGCTAATTTTCTTTTGCCTTTTTGTAAAGCTTTGTCCCCACACTTATAGCAGATGTCAATCTTATTAGACCATCCAGTTATGATAACGGAGAGGTCTAGTCTCACCTCTTCAGCTCTTTGGTTAACCATTGATGTAGAAATTCTCTTGGCTCGAAATCCCTCTTCCGCATTTGTATTCCCTATCTCAGTTCCACAAATATCACAGTAGTAAGTGGTAACTTTCATTAGGCACTCCCCATTTGAGTATAGCCCATCGGTCCATCATATACTTCTGGCTCTTTCCTCTCTAATTCATCACGTAACCGGTCATTATACCTGTTGTGACCCCTCTCGCCCGCGATTTCCGTAACTGCTTCCTCTTTCGTGTTTGCATGTGCAAACGCCAGTCCTGGCATATATTCTGCGAGAGTTTCCACTTCTGGCCACACAAAGACTTTCATACTGACCCCCCTAGAACAGCCCGCAAATCCATCTCAGACCAGATGGGTATCTTCATTTCTTTCGCCGCTTTTATCTTCTTAGGTCCTGCTTCTTTTCCTGCTAGCAACACAGACGTCTTTCCAGTTACAGAACTAGAACACTTACCACCGTTCGCTACTATCAATGCTTTTAGGTCGTCCCTCTCACTTGCATGGTTTCCTGTTATTACTATGGTGTGCCCCTTGAGTTTATCGCCTGCCTTTGTTTGCTTTATGGTTTCAAAGGACAGATATTGGAGTATACCGTTGGCAAGGGCTAAATTCTCAGCGGACTCAAAATAAGTTCTGAGACTCTTTGCTATCTCAGGCCCCACCGTGGGTATTTTCTGTAGCTCTTGGTAAGAGACCTTTGTTAAGTCCTCCAAGGTTGGATATCTTTCACAGAGGAGTTTTGACACGGACCTCCCTACGGAGGGAATACCTAACGCATACAAGAAACGTGGCATTGTAGTGTGTCTGGCCTTCTGTATGGATTCAACCAGTTTAGTAGCTAGCTTCGGACCCATACGGTCTAGATTATTAAGTCTGATAGGGTGTAACTCAAAGAGGTCTTGGGCTGTCTTCACTAATCCCTTCTCTATTAACTGCTCTATCAGCTTATCTCCTAGTCCATCAATGTTCATAGCGTCTCGACTAACAAAGTGTCGTAGTCCTTCAACAAGCTTGGCTGGGCATGTTGGAGAGACACATCGTTTAACCGCCTCGTCCGCCAATCTGACAGCAGCAGAACCACAGGCAGGGCAAACATCAGGAATTTGAAAAACTCCGTCAGATTGCTTTACAGAGACTCTCACGACCTCTGGGATTACATCCCCCGCCCGCTGGATAATAACCCTATCACCTACGTTAATATCCTTGGCGTTCAACATGTCTTGATTATGCAGGGTGGCCTTAACTACTGTGACCCCACCAACCTCAACGGGTTCCATAATCGCTACAGGAGTTAATGCACCTGTTCTTCCTACTTGGATTAGAATTTCTTTGATTGTTGTTTCTGCTTGTTCTGCTTGGAACTTGAAGGCAATGGCCCACCGCGGGGCCCTACCCGTAAATCCTAGTAATTTTTGGTAAGCAATTGAGTTTACCTTTATTACTGCCCCGTCTATATCATAAGGTAAAGACTTTCGGGTTGTGTTAACGTGCTCTACGCTCTTTAGGACCTCTTCAATACCATGGCATTTATACTGCGGCACAGCAGGGACACGTAACACATACAACAGCAAGGTAGACTTATCCGCTTGTGTTTGTATCTCATCGTCGTCCACTATAACATCATAGGCAAAGAAGCGTATATTCCTTTGAGCCGTAACACGAGGGTCTAATTGTCTAAGGGTTCCAGCCGCGGCATTTCGCGGGTTCACGAAGAGGGGTTTACCCTCCTTTTCCCTCTGTTTGTTTGCCATCTCAAAGCTCTTCTTATCAAGTATCACTTCTCCTCTTACACGATAATCTGTGCTGGCTGGGGAGTAGTTAGTTGTGAGACTTAGCGGAAGAGATTTAATCGTTCTTATATTTGCGGTGACATCTTCGCCTGTTTCACCATCACCACGAGTCGCTCCTCTAGTCAGTAGAGAGTTGTCATAGCGTATTTCGACCGCTAAACCATCCATCTTTGGCTCTACGACGTACTCAATTTCTGGCACAGTTAATGCCCGTCTTACTCGTAGGTCAAAGTTTCTAAGTTCTTCCTCATCGAAGACGTTGTCCAATGAAAGCATTGGCACATCATGTGTAACTTTTTCAAACTTAGACAGAGGAGTCGATCCCACCCTTTGTGTGGGGGAATCCGGCGTTGTCAACTCAGGGAAACTTGTTTCTATGTTGACTAATTCTCGATATAGCAGATCGTACTCCGCGTCAGAAATCAGCGGACTGTTCATTATGTAGTATTGGTAAGAGTAGAGGTTAAGCTTTTCTCTGAGTTCCTCGGCTCTTACCGCCATCACGGTCTTCTTGTCTTTTTTAGCAGGCATGAGCCCTCCATTAGTCACGTAAAATATTTGCGGTTCTTATGGCCAACTCTATGTGTTTTCTTTCTGGCCACAATACTGAGAAACGTTGCATCCATGTTCCGATGAACAATAAGAATGGGGCGTATAAGTTGAGTAAGCGAAAGATTTCAGTTGCTAGCCCGACACTAACTAGAAAGAGTATCATCTTTATCAATACTCCGAAGAATCCACCTATAGGCAATAGGTAAAATAGTGGCGGGGTTAATAAACAAATGAGGGTCACTAAGGTAGTACCACACCTAGGGTGGTATGGAGAAAATCCTGTCACTATTTCGGGTGTTAAGTCCAGCCCCGCCTCATATGCTTGTGCACACATGTGCTCTGCCCCGTGGTATTTCGCGTTCTCCTTCTTTTTAAATCGCATCGACACTATATTGTAGAGGATTATTCCTGTACAAGCCAAACCACAATATAAGTTGAATGCGTGTGTGGTTGTTACGAAGCCAACAATCCAGAATATTATATGCAATGTTATGTGTGGTATGACTACCAAAATAACAAGTAATGTTGTTAGGACTAGGGCCAGTAGTCCCAGAAGTACATTATCATCCAGATCGTCCTCTTTTGAGTGTTTACCTTCACGTATGTTATAGAGAACCAAAAATACAGGTAATGAACTACGCATTACGGTGAGTAGTCTCCTGAGCCCGTTGAGTATGGGTATTTTAGTTACGTTGTTCGATGGCTCCTTTTTCACACAGAACTCGACGTAATGCCCATCTTTTACAACACACACACCTGTATGGTGTTCATTACTAAAGGCCATACCATCGTCGAACGATACCCCAGATACTTTTAGTTTCTCATGCTCTATTTCAGGCATCTTTTTTTATCATCACTTTGTTTTTGAAATCTAACTCAACGCCCTGTCTGCGGATATTTTCTATGATTCGATTTGCTGATTCCGAGCTCAACTCCTCTAATAAAGTAAACAGCACTTCTTCAGATTCATGTTGTTCTCTCTCTAATTTAGGCATTTCTTTTCTTGGCTCCTGAGTCTATCAAGTACTTTATAGTTGCGTAACAATCCATGCATAACATTTTGTCACGCATCTCTGGTTCTATGTAGTGTTTCCATTCTTCATTGGGAACCATAAACATATTGGGCCAGAGTTTTCCACATTTGGCACATATGTTGGGGTAGGAAATGAACGGGATAAAACCCCTCTCTGATAAGAGTTTCACCCATTTTTGGGTTTGCGTCTTTGTAAGACCCCCACTGTATATCTTAGGAGGGAGATAACACGTTTCTGGACCATATTTTTCTTTGTCTTTTATCCCTAGTATATCGTAAGCACAATCACAGGTTATGATTTGTTCTCCACAAAAAGGACACCGCTCCATATCACACCCAGGACGATGGAGGGTTCCTTCCTTCGCCCCGCAGTCCCCGCATGTTACCTCTTCTATTTCAATGTCTTTATGGTGTTGGACAGTAAAGAATTTACGGGTGGCGTATACTTTATTAAATATCCTACAGTTACGCTCAGCCTCTTCTAAGGAATTGTATTCATAGTCTTGTGGAGTACCGTCGACCGTTCCGTCGTCTTCCCAAACAAGCCAATAGTTTCTTCTTATGGTTATCATCTAATTACACCCTTCCTCAGACTTCTGATAACAAATCTGAGTTAACCTGAATTTCTATAAGTAGCTCTTGTATTGTGTCGGCTTCGATGTCATACGAATGGGTGGTTGTGGAAGATGTAGACCTTTCAATAATCGCAGACAGTCGGAATTCTGAATCCTCTTCCATTAGAGTATAGCCTAGGATGGGCCTGCTGATGTAAATCTTACAGACAATGTCTTTCTGCTGGAACTTTATTCCATATTCATGCCCCAATGAATTGTGGTTTATATCAGATTCGAAACCCAAATCTGTCATTGAGTCCTCGATTTCTCGCGATAACTCATTATACCATGATTGGGTTAATTCGTCTACTACCCCTTCCCACAAATTATTTAGGTCATACATAGAAATGTTACAAATCTCTTTGTTCAATAATTCGGCTATTTTACTCATTACTTTAAGCCCTTCTGAACTTTGGTTTGTTCAGCCCCGCTTGTTTCAAGATGACCGTTCCCACTTTCTTCATGTCGTCCCTACTAAAGAATTGAGACATCCAACGAAGCGTTTTGTTCTTGTCAACTTTAATATCGAAGCCTTCTTCCATGGCTTTGCGGTATACTTCATTGACATTCTTCTTGAGGTCCATCTGCTTTTTGGCTTTCTTGAAAAGTTTAGCGATGGAGTCTTCACGGTCCTCAATTTGTTTTTGTGTGTACTCCTCTAGAAGTAACTGGTTAATGTAGGATATGTCAGGTTGGTCCATATCTTCATATGCATTGATGATTGTATTGTAGATAGCAATTTGGGGGATACCGCCCGCGGCCCAATGTATCTTTTCTATCTCTTCGGGCTTACATTTGAACATGTGCCATTTACTACCAGAATGCACATAGAATACATTCCCTTCGGTCAGTAGCTCTTGTGCATTACGCCTCGAAGCTTCCATACGATAGGCATTATAGAGATTAGTTGGCTCTGTAATTTCTACATCTTTGTACCAAGGACTTTCTGTAAGAGTATTCTGCCCTGGCAATTTGGCATTTGGAGATAGAACTAGCTGGGTAGGAGGCCTTATTGCGTGGTCGTGTTTACGTACACCAAAGAGTAGGGCCGTGTCTAGATCAATTTCATATTGTATCGTTATAGGGTTGCGGGAGCCAAAGAGTTCAAATGAAAGATTGAAATCTGGGTTATCTGCAATTGCTTTTTCAACCCAAGGATTCTTTTTCAAGCATTCTTTCCACAAGGAAAGGAAATCTCCAAATTGAGACTGCTTTAGTACGGGGCTTAAACGTGTCTTGTAGCTCACATAGATCTGGCCTCGGTGCAGATAACGATAGGCTAATATGTTGGTCCCGTCCAGTTTCTCAAAGGCCTGTAGCTCATCTATTGTAGGCCACGTATACTTACCATGTTTATCAAATGGGTAATGTAATTTCGGGGTCGCGAAGATGACCTGTTCGCAAGGTACCTCATCTACAGCCACAATAACCATGGCCCCGTAGCGGTGATCACCGTGGCGACTAATGTAGCCTGACAATTCAAAACCATTAAAGGGGTCTATCTCTGAGAACTCATTGAATTCCTTTTCTGGAATATTTAGTAGTTCACTTGCCCTTTTTATTGACATCTGTTTCTCCTTATCCGCAACAACAAAGTAACATCCAGCGGGGCTTTAGCCAAGGTAATTCTAGGTCTAGGCATACATGATACAAGTCAGTATCCCACTCTATCTCTCGTTGTAAGTCAAGGTCCCTTACTTCTCCAGCGTATATCCTACTTTTAGACACAGAAACACCTATTGCTGAGAAGGCCTTAACATCCATATCTCCATGTATGATGTGTTCACAACCATGTATAGGCATAGGGTCGAAGTCTTCCCCGTGTTTTTGTTCCCACACGCTTAGGTCTTCGTTACTCAAAGGAATCCCATAAACTACTTTTGCTTGGCAATTATGGCTCATTTTTTATCCCCACCCCTCTCTTTCTTCATAATCCCCCAAATCCCATTCCCCGTTACTGTCCTTATAAACAAACGAGCAGAGGTAAGTGTCATCATGACAATCGGAGGAATGATATATGGCGATAAGCCAGCATGGAAAACATTTAGGTTCTCCCCCGTCTATGGCGCAATGTATCCCAATTGCATTTTCTTTTAACCACGCATCCCACTCATCTTGGTTCTTAAGAAGGGGCATCTTGTCCATCTCCTGCGGGTTCCACGAGCATTCCTTGCTCTTTTAACCATTTAATCATATCCTCATCTGTGCCTCGGAGAGGTCTGTGACAGTTTGCACACTCTGTTGTTATCCAAGTAGAGTTCTCCCAATCTACATCTCCATCTCTTATGGGGCGGTATTCAAAATCTGTGCTACTCTCAATACCTGTTATGTAGGAGAACACTCTAACAGCGCGCTCTTCTCTCAGAGTAGTGCCCCCGCAACTGGGGCATACAAATTTAACTTTCGTTTGACAGATCATCTTGCTCTTTCCTCATAGGTAATACTATCCGTTCTAGTATCGCCTCTTTAGGCAGGCTACGTTTATCATAGATGCTAGGTAGCGAGTCGCCCAGCTCCTTTCTTAGTGACCAATTACACTTGGATTTGTAACACAGCAAGTCGTAGAGCTCACTCTCATCTATGTCGGCGTCAAGTGGCCCCTCCCTATTGGCAAACCCTATACGTTGGTATTTATCTATAGTCATGTGATTTGCAAATGTCTGCACCATATAGGACCCAGCCAAGGGGGCACCACATTTAGGGCAGATCAAGATTTCTTCCTTATTTTCTAAAGCCAACTTATCCAAATAGTCCAGCATAGTAATCCTCCCACCGCTCTGTGTAGTAATTCCATACGTCTGCAAAACATTCATCACAACATGGTTGAGCCCAATTAGATTCCTCGTCATGGTACATGGTATTTAGATGTCTCTTCTCTTTGCTTCTGACTCTACCACTTCCGCAATCACATAACTCGTTTGAGTATTGTTCGGGAGGTAGCAACGGAAAGTCTTCGGGTTGTATGTAGGTCATTCTAACCACACGTCATAGTGAGTATCCACGATGGGGTTTTATCGTAGGGCATATCAATTTCTTTGAAGAATTCATACAGGCGTTCATTCCAAGACCCAGTGATTTCATTTGTCAGAATTTTAGCCGTAAACTCTGCCCACTCCATTGACCCATCAACACTGACCGCGTAACCAGTCTCTCCACAAATCATATCACCATACATATAAACATGACAGTCGTGGGCTTCTTGGTCATAGAAATTCTTTTTTGTTTTCTTTTCCCAAGCGTCTACTTCTGCTTGGGACACTAGAACGCCATAGAATACTACGGCATCATATTCTGTGCTCATTGATTTTTATTTCCTTTGATTTGTTGTTCTAATTTATAGTGGTTCTCTTCCATTTGGTAAACGCACATGCTGATAACCATTCCCAATGAGAGCGGACCGGGGCGTCAGGCTTACCGTAAGTCTTATTTTCTATCTTTTTTTGGGCTTCCTCAAACAGTTCGTGCACCAGTTTGAATGTGGTTTCTGCATACAAGGTTGCCTCTGGGTCGGTGGCATAGTGGTCTGGATGACACGCAAAAGAATTCGCGTGGTAAGCCTTCTTTAGTGCTTCTATAGGATTACCCGAATTCAGACCCCCAAAGATTTCTTCTGGGCTTCGGGCTTGGCATACCTTAGTATAGAAGTCCATCAGTTCCTTTGGGACACTCATGGTTTTATTCCTTCATAAGAAATCTATTTTTGATTGCCTGAGCCAAAGACTCTTCCGAGTCCGCAATTACTTTTCTAATCAGTTGTACAAATTTATCAGATTCTAAATACCCAATGATTTCTTCGTCTACTACATCCCAGAATCTTGGGCTTTCACAGAAGGTAGTCATTATGTTTCGGCTTACGAGGTCAGAGAACTCTCTGTCCGCGATTTCTTGGACCTTCCCAGGTTCTATCTCTACACTAACTTTCATCGCTCTTTCCTTTCGGCAGTCGTATCAACGCCCCCTCTAAACCAAATTCTATAAATCCAAATTTCGTATAGAAGGTTTTGAGTTGCTCATAGTCTAAGGAACCATACGGGTTTAAGTCACACCACACAGTATATGATTCCCTATCGCACACTTCTTCCAACCTATTCATTAAATGTGTGCCCAAACCTATTCCTTCGGGCATGGCTTTTAGTCTATTGAAATATAGTAAACGTCCTGGCGGGCGTATACCATGTGTGGCCAGAGCATTTAGGTAAACGTAGTCATCAAAGGTGAGCTCTGCTATGCTTAGTCTCCCATCATGCTTGATATAAAAAGTGAAGGATTGGTTAGACGAAATCTCATTTACTTGGTCTTTTGTTATTCCTGAATCCATTCTAATTCTTTCATTTTTGCTTTTACAATTTCAAATTCTACTGGTGTGAATTCCCAACAGTCTACACCTATATCAAACGATTTTCCATAAGGTCCTACGTGACCATGATTGTGTCCGAATAGGTGCCAGCTTCCGTGGAAGGAATTTCTCCAAGAGCGGTGCGGGTAATGACTTAACCAGATACCTTCTTGGTTTAGATTCTTAACAAAGTAAGTATCTTTCACCCATGCCCACGGTAATTTAAAGGTAAAGTCTCTGTCATGGTTGCCCTTTATAAGATATTTACGGCCCCGCAAGCGGGCGAATATACTCGCGGGGTTCGTAACCAAAACTTTGGAATAGAAAGTGAAGTCTCCCAAGATATACACTTCGTCGTTTACGCCCACTACCTTGTTCCAATTTTCAATCATCGTCTCGTCCATCTCTTCGTGATCCGAGAAAGGACGTTTGCTGTGTCTAATAATATTAGCGTGCCCATAATGGGGATCCGCTGTAAAGAAAGTATTACTCATCTGTATCCGTGTACTTCGGATCCGTGTATTTAGACAACAAATCCTCTGCATCATCCTCTGTTAATATTTTCTTGAGAGGGCTCTCAGGTTCGGGTAAATTACCCGCGGTTTTCGATATTTCAAACCCCATAGCTATAAAGGACTTTCGTAGATTAACAATGGCTTTCTCGGCCCGAGTATTTAATTCTTCCTTCATGTCAATTACGCGTTCGTACAAATGCCAGCCAACTCGTGATAGTGCCATGTTGTCATCTTCGAGCTCGCGAACCCTATACTGCAGATCTTCTATCAAAGTTAACTGTGTCCTATCCGCGGGGGATCTGGGGGCACTGAGGTGGGCGTAGAAACCTTTAGCATCCTGATTTAGATGGTAAGTATAGGCTTCATGAATATTTTCATTCGTAATGACACGGGGGAAGGTATACCACTCATCACCATCATAGAATACTTTATGAAATCTAAAGGCTGTTTTCTGTGCTGATGTTTTTATTCCGTGGGTTTCGAAAGCCCTCTTTATGTCGTTACGATTCAAGATACTCAAGTTTTCTTGGGCCATTAGTAGTGGTAAAATTATTGCTCGGTGTGTGTCACTTTTTGTGTATCGTTGATAAATCTCATTTTCCAGAAAATTAATCATCCTGTATTCCTAAAGTAATTTAATCAAAACCTATTGTTTAGCACTTACTATCGTCGAAGATTAGGGTAGCGGGTACATCACAGCATTTACCGTTCATCAATGCTTGCGTTTGGAAGCACCTTCTTAGGAGTGTAAACAAATGCTGTTGTGTTTCTCACCTTTCGTAGACCTCTCCTTTCAAATGCCATTCTTCTCTTTTGTCATCCCACTCTGCCTTTAGTCCCAATGTTTCAAATATTTTGTTTGATTGGGATGCGAGCATATCGGAATCTTCTCTTACGATTGCTAGAGTTCGAAGAAGGTCTTCACAACTATACTTCAGCTGTTCGTCTACTCCTTCTTCGAAATTCTCACAATCTTTTAATTCTGCCTGCAGGTTCTTTATAGAAACAAGGGCGTTGATAAGCTCTTCTATAGAGCCCCTGCAGGTGTCTTCAATATCATTACACAGACGCTGCGCGGTGTAGATATAATCTGGGGGACCAGACATTACTTAACTCCTGGTGGTGCGGGGGCCTTCTCTTTCTGTAGATCGTCTTCTACTTTTTTACGTTCTTTTGTGTAGAAAGGTAATTGGTCTACTTTCTTTTTTGTAAAGTCACTCTTTTTGAGTTTCTTTTTTGGCACAACTGGCTCCGCTTTCGGAGTTGTTGGTTCCACTTTTGGTTCGGGAATCTTAATAGTGGGTTCCGCTACAGGCGGGGCTGGGGCAACAGCGGGCGTCTCAGTTACTACAGGTTTCTCTGGTGGATAAACACAATCCTTTGCCCTTGTGTACATCGAGCCTAGGGTGGCACATCCACTAAGGCTTATGCCAAGTAACACTACTAACAATATCTTTTTCATTTTTACTTTCCTCTCCTCCTAACATTCCTTCTCCCCGTAACCATCTGAACAGGTCCTCGGGGGTTACGCAGGGCTCTCCGTCTCCTCTTACTAGGAAACTTCCGCAATCTGCGTATTCATAACATATTATCTGCATGGGGACTTCAGTCTCGTCTGTGATTATAAGCGTGCCCTCATTCTCGTATTCCAGTTCGACTATGCCCCCTTCAACCTCTAATTCTGTTATAGGGCTTTTTAATACCGCTCCTGTTTCTACTTGGAGAACCTTTCTACATCCACAGGCGGGGCATCTAAAGTTGATTTTTCTCATAGCATTATCCAATCGAAAATAGTAGGGTCTTCCTGATATACTTCTATGAAAGGCCTTCTGATTAAGCTTTCTAAGTATTTGATACGGAAATCTCCTGTTTTGTTTTCTTTTGCTTTAAGCTTTGCTGCCTTGAGTAGTTTTTCTCCACGTTTCTCATAGGATAATAAAACAAAATACCCATGTGAGCTATATTTTGTACGTATCCAACGCAAATATCCACTAGAGGCAAGTTCCAAGAATAGCTTATTCCTGTCAAAGGAGTCTATATCTGGTATGTCAATTACACGAAAGTTCGCATCGTCATCCCTGAAGTTACTTACGCATTTAATACGAATACCAAACATGGGGATATCAAACACACCTAATTCAGGCTCTTTGGTAAACTTACCGATTTGGTATCCTTGTAACTCTGTGCGTATTATTAGTGCTGACTGCTCCAATCTTTCGATTGTTGCTTTCTGCATACTCACGAGGGGTCTCCTAGTTGCACGTCTTCGGGGACTAGTTGGAGCAACTCTTCTCGGAATGGGTAACCTTCATCTTCAATAGCTTCTTGGATTACGTCTTCCACAAACAAGCTCCCGTGACTATTTATTACTGCCGAGTACACTGCTGGTATTTGCATAAGCTCGCCTGCCGTGTACTGGTCCGATATATAACCTAATAGACCGAAGGAGTAGTCACCTTTTTCTCGAAGCAGAGCAATAATTTTTTCTTCGTAGTCTTTCATTATTTAAGGGGTCGTTTCTTTGTTAATTCTTTCTCTGGGATATGTCGCATTTTATATGCTTGTTTGACTGTGTCTTCTGACTTCATACCAATCTTTCCCTCTTTACGCAAGCGTGTCATCTTTCTTTCTATGCTCGCTTTAGGGTGACGCGGAAATAATTCTTCTAATACCTGTATGGGTTCGTCAAAGTTTTCAATTAGTTGTTTGGTCTCGGACAAAGTCCAGGCCATTCTGTGTGCTGCCATGTGGTTTACCTCCTGACACATTTAATTTCTGTAGTGTATCAGGAGGTTAGTTATTAGGATGTGATTAGTTCTCTTATCTTTAGACCAACGGCTTTTATTATTAATGGCACTACTGCATTCCCAAATTGTTTGTATGCTTGAGTTTTTGATACAACAATAGGGAGATGGTCTGGGAAACCCATTAGTCTGGCTGTCTCCCTAGTTGTGAGTTTCCGCGGGTTTCCACTTTGTTTAATTAGTATTTCCGCCCCATCTTTTCCATACCTTGCACTTAGAGTTCGAGTGATACCTTCTGGGTTTGCCAAACTGTAACCAAACCCCTTTCCGTTGTCTATATTCGTTTGTTTTCGTCTTTGTAGGTAGGCCCATGTTCCATCAGGTAGAGTATAAGCTGGGTCTGGGTTTTCTTCGAGAATACTTTTTAATTTCTTCGGTTCGAGTTTGTCGTGATTAGGAAATTCAAAATTTATTTCTTCTCCAAATACATCTTTTCTCAAACCTACAATGATTATTCTTTCTCGATGTTGTGGAACGTAATATTTAGCATCTATTACTTCATAGAATACTTTGTACCCAAGCTCCCCGAGTTTTTTCTGAATTGTTGAGAATGTACGACCTTGGTTGTGGGACCGTAAATTTTTTACATTCTCCAACAGAACTACTGGCGGGCATTTTACTTTCAAAATTCTGATTATCTCAAAAAACAGGTGTCCGGTATCTTTGTCGTCAAATCCATGGGGCTTATTTGTTCCGACCCGTTGTGATACACCAGCTATGCTGAAGGATTTACAAGGAAATCCTCCCGTCAGTATATCGTGGTCTGGTACATCTAATGGGTTAAGCTGTGTTACATCGCCTAGTGGGTTATCTCCATACCAAGCTTCATAGGTCTTAGCCGCATGTTTATCTACCTCACAAGAAAACACACACTTTCCGCCTATGCTTTCTAGGCCCAATCTAAAACCGCCTATACCAGCAAAGAGGTCAATAAAGGTGAACTCCTTTAATTCCTTCGTTAACACAAGTTGTTTTAGCTCCTATACAGTCTTTCCTTTCCTTGTTGTACAGTCAACCACGCTCAATAGTTTCTGTGGTGAATGTTTCTGGTTTCAATTTGTCAATCAGGAGGGCCACAGCTTTCTCGGGCATGGCTCTGCTGCCGCACGTAAATACGTCTATCCAAATTTTATTATACTCTGGACTGCAGTGGGCAGATATGTGGCTTTCTGCCAACACTACTATGCTTGTTACCCCTTGGGGTTCGAATTTATGTGTGTACTTATGTAATATAGTACAACCTGCCTCTACTGATGCTTCGCACAATACGTTTTCCATGTACGGCCCATCATTTATGAGGTCAAAATTACAGCCAAACAGGTCAATGATTACATGGGTACCCCTGTAGTGTTCCATTTCATGTGGCCCTCCCTGCGAGACGTGAAGTGTGTGATAGTTCGACCTATCCTTAAGGCCAATAGGTTGGTTTAATTATTGCGACTTTTGTAAGGTTCTTAGCCGAAGTAGTTTGTGAATTTTATTTCTTACTTTTGATTTTTTTCGTGTAGACATTTAATCCAAAGGACATCTCCTCGTTCTCTGGAATCATCTCGTGTTCTATCCGTTGGTTTCCCTCAGAGGACGCCACTATGGTTGTCTTTTTAGATTTGGACGGACCATGACGTTCTCTCAGATCCGTCCAGAGGTGTAGAATATGCCCTTTTATTTCTTGCTTGACGTTAATCATTTGTGTATTCCTACAAGATGCTTGAGCTGATCTACGATTGTATTGTAATCGTCCAATACTAACCCCATTTTGTGTTCTATTGCACGAGATAGTTGTTCTAAACAAGCTATTTGTTCTTTCTCGTCGAGAGCACAGAATTCGTCATCATCCAGCTCCGTTCCGTTAAATCTGCACACTACTCTGTGTTGGCCCTCTTGTACCAAGTCAGTAGCTCTGAGTTTCAAGCGTGAAGCTTGCCCCTCTAGCCCCTTTCTCCATTTATCAATAAGGAGGATAGACTTCATTACTGAATCCTCTTTCTTATCATACTTCTGCGGGTGGTGTGCCCAATCTAAGAGAAGGTCTTCTAAATTAGGTACGTCCGGTTTCGTATGGGTTACGGGGCGCAGAACTCCGCCTTCGTTGTGCCACAATGTGATGAGGCCCACCCTCCAATTGTGCAATGAAATTTCTATGGATATGCAATAATCTTGATGTCTCTTAGATACACAATGTAAGCAAAACTCTTCGGGAGCATCATAGTCATTCCAATTCATCAGGCCTGTGTTTTCTGTATCTATGTACCAATAACGTGAGATGCGTTCTACGGGAATCATAAATCCCGCCCTTTCGTAAGTGAAATTTCCTCTAATCTGGCGAGGATAAGGCAGGCTACACCGTTACCCATATAACCTAAGAACTCTATGGTGAGCAGTGTTCCTGCAAATATACCTGCGTAGAGTATGAGAGCGAAGGCCATGAACCTGAGGGCGATGACCCACAGCCATTGTATATTAATCATAATTAATTCCTGATTTCGCCCTGCCCCAGTAAGCTACCTTTTGCAGATTCTATTAGTTTCACCAGCCCTTCGTGGCGGGGTGCTGTACCTATTAAGGAATTATTATTCCACAGTTGTGTCATTGCACCATGAAACCCGTAAAGGGTGTCTGCATAGTAAGCATCGTTTTCTTCATTGTTCTTTGTGAAGAATAACTCATGAAACTTTCCGAATTTCCCCGGAGATAGGACGCCTGTTTCTACCGCACGAAAGGTAAGTGCTTCTGCGTCTGTCCTTTTGAGCTGGTATTGATTTAGGCCTTCGTGCCAGTTATTGAATTCCGCTATCTTCACCAGCATCGACTGCACGGCTGTATCAGCTGCTATTTCGAGGGCCTCCACGGTAAGTTTAGCACGGTGAACATGATAATCAATGAACTCACCTGAGAAAACCATGTTGTCACAAACCGTCACTCGGGCACCTGCGGTCAAACCCACAGCGAGAGTCTTATCTATGCTATTTCTAAAGCCCAGCATGTTGGATTTCTCTAGGTCGAGGCTCTCTAGGGTGAATACTCCAAACATTCTTCCACCATCTTTGGATAAGGAATACTCCTCCCGTTTGATTACCAGGTTAGTTTTATCTACTGCACCCTTCAGGGTGTCGATTAGTTGCCCATGCCCTATAGCACCCCAAGTACGGGTGCGGTCAGGTGTGGGTACGTCCATAACTACTTCTACGGGCACCCGTTTGGTGTCCACATGTGCTATTAATCCCATATTTCTTCCTCGTGACCTTCAGAGTCACCATAACCCCAATCTACACTAGAACAATACTCGGTGTGGGGGTAATTCTGCATCAGACCCTCGATGAAAATATCAAATTGGTCATCAATGATTTCATCCAAATCAGCAATAACATCCTCATCTTTGTCTGTGTCTTGTACAACTGTTAAAATGAATTGTATCATACGTATCCCTCAGTATCATCAATTTCTTTTTGTAGTTCTTCAGCGGTATCGGTAACTAGGGTAGGATTTATCTCTTTGTCCCGCCATTCCTTATAATTCTCTGACCCACTTTGGTAATCCAGCGACCTAAGAGCTAGACTCAGACCTACTTTGCTGCCCCCTTCCTCTCCGCAACTGAGTTGTATCCCGAGAACCAAGTCACAAGAAGGAAAAGAGGGGTGGTAGAAGGAAAGAAGTATTTCGTTGCCTGTTACAAAAACCTCCTCTGTTCGGTCTCTTTCCCACCCTTCTTTTGCTAAAGCTTCTATCATTTTCCTGCGGCTCTCTTTGAGGCTTTCAATGGGTTCAACATGCGTTCCTGTTCTTCAGTCACGGCTGACTGTGCGAATGGACAAGACCCTGTTCGCCATTTTAGGCTAGGATACAGATAGGTTGTGCAATAGTCGCCGTCTATCCTCGGGCAAGGTATATTAACAGTAACTTTCTTGTCCTTGTTTTTTGGGTCGGGCGTAGTTACAGTCAGACTGGCTGTTCTACATTGTTCCACAATAGGGGTTCTTTCATTAAGTGTTGGTTTTGGCATTTCTTTTCCTATATCTAATCATCCAATTTCTCTAAAGAAAATTGCTTCTTCGTTCCCATAAAGTAATATCCTACTCCGTCGTCTGGTTTCAAGTCAATGAAGAATACCCCAGTGTCCTTGTGGTATTCCCATTTTAGAAGAGTCCCTACTTTTCCCCGTTCGTCCAACTGTGAGCAGAGTCTTACCCGGTCACCCTTTTTTAATTTTTGGCGTGGCTTTTCTTTTTCTTTTACCATGTTGTTTAGTTCTCCGCGGAGAATGCCTCACCTAGTGCTACGACCTCATCATATAAATCCGAATTATTAATTACGACGGTTATAACGGGCCCATCATTTTCTATACATAGGACCCGTATTTCCTCGTCACACGCATCCGATATAGCATTAATCGCCTCAACAATTTCTTCTGCACGTGTGTTGGTGAGAGTGTGGCCTGTAAATAATTGTGTCATTCATTGTCCTTGAACAGATTCAAAATACGAATAAAGGTTAATCTGTCCCTGCACCATAGTCGATAACAGTCACCGCGATGATCCCAGATTCTCATCTTTCCTTTTATACTGTCGTAACCTAAGTTATCTTCTATGTATTTCCTTAAGTCTTGGTGTTGTTCTGGTCTAGTGTTTGAGCCCCAACCTTGGGGAATGTATAACCATACGTTCAAATCTGGGCGTAGGTTATCGAGGAGTTGTGTAATTGGGGTGTTATCTTTGAGGTGCTTTTCCCAATCAATATCCCCGTGAAAAGTTACTTGCGTATCAATATTTTTCAGTTTGATTGTTGGTAACATTAGTCAGTAAAGTAATCCTTGTCATTGTCTCCTTCCCATACATGGTTGCAGGAGTGACATATAAATTCAAGAGGGTAGCCATCAATCGGTTCGTAATCCCCCAGTTCATAATCAAAAAAGCAAGGGGAGTGTTTGTCTTCTTCTGCTTGAAGCCAATGATAATAAATCTTGAACGTTCCAGTAATCGTTATTTCTTTCTTTCCACAGTTAGGACATTTAATTGCTTCGGACATGTCGCCAGCCCTCTTCTGTGAAGTTCACGTTCTGCAGACGAGAGTGGGGGTCAGCATTACGTATGGCTTTAATAACTTTATCACTGATATCTTCATAGCAGTTTATAGCGTAATCATAGAAACTCTCGTAGTCCCTACGTTCTTCCTGCGGAATGTGTTCTTTTCCTCCGTAGTCACCGGTAATTATTACACGGTCTCCTACCCAAGAACCTATTATAGCGTTCCCCACTCTAAGGTCCCCACTACCCCTGCCCATGCTATCTGCGATTAATGTAGCTAGTCCGTAAAGTATCCCATCGCCTGAGGTAGCAAATTCTAGGAATTTCAATCCTTGGCCGAATTTCCATGGGTGTAAAAATTCACCCTTGTCAACATTACAGACTATGTGGTATTGTCCCATTACTCCTTTCCTTGCCGTTCATAATACCACGTTGTGGCTATGTATACGGCTTGCATTAGCGTTTCAAAATCAGGTATAATCATATACCCTTTACTGAGCGAGCGGTCTCGAAAATAATTTAACATGTCTAACGCGTCCAGATCGCTCATTTCTGGGGGGGGGTCTTCGTCTTCCAGTAACCACGGATAAATTTCATCGGCGGTTTCAGGCCCGTCATGCGGTTTCATATGGGTTCTTTCCTATCATGCCGTGTTCTTTAAGCCATTCTAAGGCTTCGTAAGCATCTGTAGCAATTATGTGTCCGCACTCTTGGCAAAGATACGCTGTCACTTCAGAGTTTTCATGGAAATCTTCCATATCCCCCATTTCCTCACTAGTTGTGAGACCATCTTCTTCTTGATAGAAGGAGTTAACCTCGCTAAACCAGATTACTCCCTCTACCTTTTCCTCCAATCTCGGGTGCCCGCATTTGGGGCACCTGAAATCTATGTAATAGCTTTTACCTGCAGTCATATTCCTTTCTTTGTTCCTTAGTAGTCCGCTTCGTTTTCGTCCCAGTGACCACTCCACAACCTTCGATCACGACTCTGCCCACAGGAGGCCCTACGCGGGGCCACATAGGACCAGTGCATTTTTCCATTTTTCCAGTAGACGTCTGCACCATCGTAATCGTCTTCCTCTTCGCGATCCCTAGATGTACCGTAAAGATAATCGGCCTCATCGCGGAAGTCACGATCTGACGGATAGTAAACACCTAGACTACCAAAGCGTGAATAGGCTGTAGTTGGGTCGTAAACATGTGTGTAGGCTTTGTCTTTAAATTCATCGTAGAAATTCTTTAGTTTACGCAATTGTTTGGCCAACTCCCTAAGAATTACGCAACATTGTGGGGTGTGTTGGAAATGATAGCCAATGCCCATATTAAAGGCACTGACTTCTAGTTCCTCCATCTCACAAATATCCGAGTAAGAACCCACACCAAGTTGGAATCCTACTGATTTCAAGTCGTGAATTATTTCTTTGTCATCATCATAATTGTACATGACAAAATCTTCGCCTGCACGATCCAGTTCAACAATCCAATTATAATCCTTTTTACAATTCTCTACAAACTCACGTGCGGTGGACATACAACATTCTTCGTCAGTGGTTAGTAATATGTCGGTTGCAATTCCGTATTGAGGGAATAGATAAAGGATAGTGAATACTCCTAAACGGTCATCTAGACCAGGGTGTAGTATGACCGTTGTATTTTCGTCTTTAACCAAACGAAACTGGGCGTTTAGAACGGTATGCACATCAAGATGTGCTACCGCTAATACTTTTGCGTCTGGGCTCTCACTATAGAGGTATGTCCCGTGGTCCTTTAAGTTAGGTCTTACAACCGTAAGATGGTTTTTGAGTTTATCTTCATCCAGCGTGCAGATGTTCTTTAGTATCTTCAGGTTAACTTTCATTTAGGTTCCTTTACACAGCTAGCTGAGAGGTTGCCTCTGGATGTTGCTTGCGGTAGCACGTCCAGCACATTCCCTCTTCGTGGTCCTCTAGATTGGAAAACCTGTATCCGCACTCTTTACAAATGAAAGTGTGTTCATCTACACAATCATCACAGTAGCAATACCCGTCTCTGAGGCTAAATGTGTCCTTTTGATGTACCAATTCTTTACATTTATCGCACGTAACAAATTTTCTATCTACACAACGTTCGCAATAAGCCTCATCTCTGTAGTAGGTGATGTTGTCGTTCCACTCTAGGTTCTCGCACTCATAACAACGCTCGGCATCATTGTCCGCACAATTTCCACAAATAGCTGTGTCATGTACCCAATAAGTGTCGTCATCGTGTATGCGTCGATCGCAACACTCACACACGTTAGACCCTGAATAGCAGTTCTCGCAAAACACTCTGTCGTCTTCAAGGTGGGCTTCGTAACAACACTCTTCGTCACAGCTCGAACAGTACAGAGCGTGCTCTAAATTGACATCATCTAGGTCTGCTACCTCTTGTGGTCCTACAACATAGCCTTTCCCGTTATTTATCCAGAGAGGTCCCTCAGTCATTCCTCGGCATGTAAGTCGGACGTTCCTGTAGTAGGGAAAATTGAATATATCCGACACTATTCTGGCGAAGGTTACAATAGTAATCGATTCCCCGCCTCGTGCGTAAGCATTAAACACTACGTAATAAGACTTATAGGGCACACACCATGCTCTGCCTAACGGGTTCTCGTCTTCTCCGTGGATCAGCAGTGCAAATGCACGAGCGTCTCTAAGTATCTTCTTGGCTCCAGACCTGCATCTCCAGAAGCACGAGTCGTAGTCACCGTAGTCCCCCGGACTCCAATCGAAGTCTTTCGAAACCACTAGTTCCTTACCAGTGGACATAATACATGATTCTCTCGCTATTTTTCCAACCCGCGAGAGAAAGTCATTATCGAACTTCTGGCTTCTTCGGTATTTAAAGACCTTAGCGAAACGCTTGGGCCAATTCCCTTGTTTGGTTGTCCATTCAGTTCCTATTTCATCCATCAGGCCCCTAAGGGATTTTTCAGAGATAGGCTCGGCACCCCAAACTGTATTGTCCAAAAGTTTAGAACGTAATAGGTCTTTTATATCTTCTAGGGCACTGACAGAAATAACTGTCGCTTGATTAATTGGGTAAGTTCCTTCTTTGATTTCTTGGGTTAATTTCACATCTCTGATAGCAAATTTTTCAAAATCAAACGCTTGTTGTACCATCAATTACTATTCCTTCTCGATCGTCTTAATTGTTTGGTGTATACTTTTCAGGGCTTGCTCGAAAGTACCATGGACTAGAAAGTATTTTTCTAGTATATCTAACTCATGTTTGAGCTGATCAATTGAGGCCTGCTTGTTCAGGCTTGCTAGGTGTGTCAATTTCGTTGGTTGGTCCATCTTTTTTCTCCGTTAATAATTTGTGTATTGATAACATCTCTTCAACTGCTTTCGGGTCGCGAGGACGCTCGTAGAATGAATGATACATTAAATCTGGTATGTCATCCATTATATCGTTGATACACAAATCACTCCTAACTTCACTCACATATTTGAAGACCTCCTCATGCACATGTCGCATTTGGAGGTCCACATAACGGCGAAACAATTTTCGTCGTTGATCGCCCGGTAATTTCCAATCAGACACTAGCTACTCGCCAAGGATTGATATCGAAACTCGGTGTAGTATCCACAGGTGTTGGGTTTGATACCACTGGTGGGGCAGCTTGTATGTGTATCGATGCCGATCTCGGGTGGTTAGCGGTGAGCGGGTCTAAAGCTCGCTGGTTTGTAGTGGTGTATTCACTGGCATCTGTCTGTATCGGGTGGTACAAATAAGTTTCAGACACTGTCCCATCGTCCAATGTAACAGGAATTAGGGTTTGTCTATACACCATCATGAGCATACGGGCGAGACTCATAGCATTGCCCCTCAAGTAGCCTGCAACGTCGCGGTTACGAATCCACGTCCCTGATAATTTTATTTCGTTTGCAATGTCGACTGAGGTAAACATCTTACCTTGTTGGAGGAACTCCTCCACTTTCATCTTTATGATTCTTTCTTCATCTACTGTACACATTTGTTTTGAAACCTCTCTTCTGTTTCTTTCTCGGAGTGAACGGAGGGAAAATCGCAACCCACATTTTACACACCTGTACACTCCAAATATATTAGGTGGTATGATTAATTCATGACTACAGGAACTAAGACCACTTACTAAATAATCAATGAGTGAAAACATATAATCCGCTTTCTTCATTTGTGCGTAGCTTTCAGCCGCCTCACAAGCAGTAATCATGTTAGGATTTTTATTGGTGGTTATCATTGTGTGTCCACAATATCGACGTAATGGGTGTGGCGGGCGATTAGTTCGGCTCTAACTTCCTCAAGTCTAAGAGTATCAATCAGTCCTCCCTTTTGTACGAATAGAGTCACAGCTTCATCAAATGCCCCTTCCCAATCTATCTCAAGTTTCTTGTCTTCCTCAATAATTGTCATCCCACGGTTCACGCATGTTGAGTATATCTGTATAATGCTCACCTGTTTCTTCGCCCCACTGTTCTCTTGGTGCTAGTCGTTGTCCTGCTTGGTTATAATCAGCACCACAAATTGGGCACGTGTTTGTAAATCCATAACAATAAAGTTCATCACCACAACATTCAACTACAGTATATTTCTTTTGTAAGACCCCATGTTCATCTACAACACTGGAGCCATATTGAATTACTCTACTCATCGGAAGCCTCATTATTCGTTTACTATGATTACGTCTGTTGAGTCGCACAGATCGTCTATGTTAGTATTAGTCCAAAGTTTTTTGTTAGTTATTTTGTCACCCTCAATGTCATACTCAGCCCCGCATGTATCGCATACGTTAACTGCGTCGGTGCAAGAGATGACTTCTCCACAACAATAGACTTCCACAGGTTTCATTTTATCTGTCCTTTCTAGCCTCATCGCTGTTCGAGTTCGAGCAGATGCGTTATTGTGCATTGCTCTAAATTATAAACAATAAATTCGTCGTTTTGTAAACCAGTTTTCTTTGCATAAGCTGCCACACTATTATAACCTGAGGGTGGACTCCCAGATCGGGTGGGCTCATAGATTTTACCCATGGCAAATTTAACTCTCAGAAGAAACGCGTTTGAATATTTGTTCCTCCTTCCTGTCCAACTTCCTACGGAATAGTTTAGGGACTTTGTTGAGCTTGTCGCTCCATAGATTCCATTTCCAAACATTCTACCAGCTATTGCGATTCCATCGCCGTGCCCTGGTATGATTAATCCACCCAATAATATAGAAAGAAAATTACAGTTGGTTGAGCCGTGGAAGAAATCCTTGTAATTTCCGTATTTGGAACTGTTCACATCAAAGCGAGCACGTTCTTTGGATATAGTTATTTCGTAAGCATTCTTTACCTGCCATCTATTGAGGTGGGTATGAGCTTTGGTTTTGTTAACCATTTCTATAAACGGCTTTGGGTCCGCAACAGTAAAGATGTCTGTATCCAATCCTTTGAACTGTTGGGGGGCGTTGGATTTTAGGCCTAGCTTGACCGCCGCCTCTAACTGGTCCAACAAATCAAACTCTTCAATCAATTTAGAGTCGTCCGCAATCCAATCAGACTCAGTTATTTTTCTCCCAAAGGTATGTGGAATCAGGCTTAGGTAACGATTATTAGCCTGCACAAAATCGTGATAGGGACTCGAAACTTTACCACCATTAGACTTTACTATCGTTTGGATAGCTTGGAGTTCTTCTCTGGCCTTTTGCACATGGGACTCTGTTACTGGTCCTAGTGCTGTTTCTAGTCCTTGCGATGTGAACGACATGCTAGTTGTTGACGTAATATTATGTATGTTTTCGTCAGCAAATTGGTTGAGCAACCGCATTACATCTGGTGTGAACTTGTGGCTTGACTGGGCCACCATGTCCTTAGAGCTGTCTACCTTTATAGTTTGTGCTTTTCCTCGTATATTGTAGGAACCCACGGTGGGTGTAATCACATCCACTATAGCATACTTGCTAGTTCCACCCGTTTTTCCGCGTTGTTTCGCCTTAAGAATTGATTCAAAATCTTTTGTGGCGTCATACTCTGAATAAGGCCCCCGCATTTCATACACGGCAGATGAGCCTATTCTCCCATATTGCGTGTAAACGCGGTGCTCCCCAGTATTACGATTACGTTGTATCTCAATTACGTAATATTTATTTGAGTTAACCTCTATATTTCCGCAACTCAAAACGTTCCATTTAATTGTTTCATCGAATGCCCCTGGGTCGGGGCCAGATAATTTTGTGACTTTTGACATAATTAAACTTTTTCCTGCTTCAATAACCTTTTTACCTTATTCAATTCGTCCTCGCTGTGTATTGTCCCACCAGTATTTAAGTCAAGATACCATTGCAGGACTTCACGCCGTGTAGGGAGGTCATTAACATTAAACAAAAGATAAGCATCCATCGTTCCGAGTTTATCTTCAAAATCTTGGTAAAAGTTGTTACCGAATATTGCGACTTTATTATCTAGAAATTCCAGCACAGCATTTACCCTTTGTTTTCCGTCTACAATTACGAAGGGTCCTTGAAAATCCATCATCCATCCCACGCAGTTAAAATAAATTTCTTTTCCAGATACTCCCCCCTTCAATATGTATTCCACATATCTCGATTTCTGTTCAGGAGTCCACACATAAGCACGTTGGAAATCTGGATTCATATCGAGGTTCAGCTCCTCGATGTTCTTATCAATCCAACCTTTCATATAGTTCCACGGTTGTGTAACACGGTAGTTCGCACACCGAGTGAACTTGGGTATGTCTTTAAATTTCATTGTTTTGTTCTTAGGAATTCTTTCTCTATTCCGTCTTGGGTAGAGTATACTATGTAAGCTATCCCATAGTAACGCATCATCCGCATACATTCTGGGCAGGGATGGGAGTGCCTGATGTCCTCGCTCCTGTTAATCCTGACGCAAGCAAGACTAGCACCCAAAATTTCATTTTCTGGGGCTCGTATTATAGTGTCCATCTCCGCATGGATAAACGGATATTTATAAAAAGGCAATGCCTTAGGGTGAGTCTTCAGTCTATTAAACCCTACACTAATTATCTTACTCCTCTTGTAAAGTACGGCTCCATGTCTTTGCCTGTAGTCACTATTTTGTGCGATCTGCGTTGCGAGGTCGATCGCTATTATATCATGTTCAGTAATCCCAAACTAGTTACCTCCTTAAAGTTCTCCTGTGATTTCTTCCAAATCATCCCCGCCGCAATATCTACACCGCTCAAGGTGGCACATGGTGCTTACAAAAAACTCTCGGCCACAATCAGGGCAGTAACATTCCTGTTTAGCGATAGTCTTCTCAGAGTTCTGCGTCATCTCTTCGTCTTCGACATCCACACCCTTGTACTCTCCGCATGACGGGCACTTGGTTAGGTCGCACTCTTTGGTTGTAGTGAACTCGACTCCGCAGTTATCACATATGCAGAATTTACGCCTAGATTTTTTTACACTTTCTTCCTGCCCGCTCTTCATATGTTTGAACATTTCAATCTCAGCGAGCCGATCTTCTGCTTCTTTTTTGGAACCTTTGCATCCTAGATTGCGGCCATCTTCAGAGAAAATACACCATTTACTACCTACTTTTTTTATGTAGGCATCTTCTTTTAGAATATCAAATTCCGCTATATCAATAGCGTCTGGGTATTCTTGTATAAATTCGTTCCATGTCGCGATCAGTCTGTTGTAGTCTAACATTGCATTAAGTCACCTCCGTTACGGTTAAGGACCCATGTTCCTTTATATAGTTATAAAGTTGCTCATATGTAGTTCGTAACTCATGCTCACAGTTAGAGCATACGTAAGAATATTCCCCACCATCTGTATCAAAATCTTCGTCTGCACTAAATTCGGGATGGGGGTAATCGAAGCCCTCATATTGATAGAACCCAATCATTCTCGTGTCCCGTATAATTAAGCACCGTTCGATTATGTTTGCTCGTTGAAGACAATAAGGACAAATAAATGTGTAGTCTATCATGCAGTTACCTCCGTCATATCATTATCAATCAACCACTTGCAGGCGTCACTTACATCCGAGCCAACCACAAACCCGCACTTAAAGCAACCTATACTAAGAACTGAATCCAACTCATAATCCAAGGTATAATCTGTTGAAAGAAAACGGTCATCTTCCATCTCTTCATCAACGCTCATGGATTCAAATGATAATTGGTTGATACAGAGAGTCTTATCACCACATTTAGGGCATTTAAATTTTATTTTTCGTGTTGTCAATCTTCTAGCATTCCTTGGAATTTAAGCCATGCGTAAAGTTCATCTGAATCTGTAGCAATCTTCTTGTCACAGAGTGCACACCTATAAGATTGTGGGGCGTCATCATAGTCTATACCGAACGAATCTCCATAATCTAACAGGGTACTACCACCGGTAGTTTTTTCTGCGTATACCACAGGTATCGACTCGGTGGCGGTCGAAATCTCTACAAGTATATCATGGTCACACTCGGGACATTTAAAGTTTACTTTCATTAATTTCTTCCTTTAATTTCCACGATAATTCTTCAATTATGTTTTCCAATAAGTTTTGCCCACAGTACTGGCATTGTCGGTCATTGGTCCCGTCAATAATCTCCAAATCATCAAAATTCTCTTTTGACCATTCAACTTCAAATTGGTCTGTAACTTCTCCGTCGTTCCATAGGGTGCCCGTGCCTTTACACGATTGACACCCTCTGGACCCGTCATACATACCCTCTCCTGAACCATAGCATGTTGGACATCCTACAGCACATTCGTGGTATACTTTTAATTTTCTTACATTCATCTACTCATCTGCGTCTAAGAATATTTTCATACGAGCTACTAGTGTGGTCATTGTCAGAACCAAGAGGGCTTCTTTTCCAGCTTCATCCAACAGGCCCACGTCAAACATACCATTGACTGTGCACATGGCCCTAGATGCAAACTTTTTGCCCCCTCCACGACCCGTAGGAAAAAGAGGTTTGACTAAGTCAGACGCTTTGGTTCCTGTTTTGGTACGTATGGATGCTATGATTTCGTTGCCAGAGATGGCGAACGCAACCACAATGTTTATCCGCTCAACCCGAATCCAGTAATCTGCTATGAAAGACAAGACTCCTAACCGCTCCTCTTTCAGGAAGCCGGGAGTCAGAATAGCATAGGGTTCAGTTACTTGTTGGTTCTTTTCTCGGTTGGTAGCCTGCAAAGCGTCGTTGAAGTAACGAGGTATATCGTATTTCATGATGCTGTTAAACAGGTCTAGGTTGTAATGTGACCTCAAGTAGATAAAGGTGTCAACGTCCCGCTTTACATCTACATCCTCGCTTCGGAGGTTATCTGTGTCCACCATCAAGCCTAACATCAGGGCGGTCGCAACATTACGATCGTTTTTGTTTTCAGAATCGAATGCGACATCGAAGGCACGGAGGTATTCCGTCACGATGGTTGCACATGAGCCCACAGCCTGTAAATCCAAGGTTGCGGTTTCCGATTCTTCTTTGTTGGGGTGGTGGTCCAATATCCAGAGCGGTTTCTTATCCCCCAAGTGTTCAGTGAAGTGGAATGAACCTGATTTAAGGGTGCAGTCTACCAGCATAAAACCGTGGTCATCGTTGTCAACCAACGTGCTCATCGATTCTTTGTCCCTAGGGTCTAGTAGAGTTATATCAAGCTCGGATACCATCTTTGTATTCATACGGTGGTCCGTAGGTATACCATGAATAATGACTTTTTTCTGGAAAACATCTTTAAGCAACTTGGATAATCCAACTGCCGATCCAATCGAGTCTGGGTCAGGGGCGGGCTGATCGTGCATAAAGATGTGGATGGTTGAGTAATTACTTACTGTTTTCGAGAACAGCTCTTTTTTGTTGTTGTCTATCATTCCAGTTTCCGCATTCTACTAATGGAGTAGTTCTTACGAACCGCTCTATAGAGTTTAATGAATTTATCATCCGTCTTAGAGCCAAGTTATTAACACTTGACATAGAGGAATCTTCCAATAGCGGTGAAAGGACAGATAATTGTTTATCTAATTTTTGTTGGGCGGTTATTACTTGATTCACCTTTTGGTTGATAGTGATTACAAACGATATTATTATGATAAATAATATTGCTTCTATAGCCCCCACTATCCACCGTTCCTTTGAATTCATTTCGCACCAATCCACGGAAGTTTCTTTAGTATTTCTTTCAGGTCACGTTGCAATTGTTTAAGTGAGGGAACTACCCCGTAGCCTATTGCGTCTGACAGGGCCGCGGCTGTGCTTTTATGTACTCCTACACCTAAGGCGTTACCTTTATAGAACAACCTCACAACAGCATCCTTGTCCCGTATACTGACTTCCACATCAAAGTATCCTGCTAAGTCGACCCCCAAAATATCTTTGAGTTGCCCCAGTATCTCCACAGAATACTTATGTTCTTCGGGGAGAATTGTTGTGGGTGTGTGCAGGTCGACTATTTTAACTACAGGTTCTCTGGTTACTCGTGTGCTTATGTTTGTCACTTCAAACTTCGGACTTTCTTTTTCCTTGATGGGCACACGCATCCTAGCCATAAGAAGGTCCATATCAGTTTTTATATGCGGAGGAAATATTTTTACCATCTCACTGGCTGAGATAGCTCTACCAAATACTAATGCCATATTAATTCCTTGTTAATTCCTTGTTAAACTGAGGATGTAAAATACATCCCCAGTTAGATTGTTGTTATTCGTGGTATCCCAGCACTTTAAATTTGCGACAAAGTTTGTAGTTCTCTTCGCGATGCTTTTCTCCGAGGGCCAACGATTCCTTCTCGTAGTCCTGCCAATTCCTTTGCCCAATCACACGAGCTTCGTCCTCAGAGTCTGCTTCCAATACAAACATAAAAACACCACTTGGTGTAGGTATGCTTTCAAAATTATATACGGAAACTGCGACCAGTTCGTCAGTGTTGTAGGGATAGACCATAACTAAATATTTCATCTCAGACTCCCGTCTGGGTCCATCCTGTAGATAACAGGCTTTACGTAAGCAATGTACCAATCATCTGTGCCATCTGCTAGCACAAATTCATAAGGTACATTTTTGCTTGCATATTCCGCCGCTATGGAGTCCAGTTTGTCATGTCGTGCGGCACGGTTAGACAGGTGGGCAACTTGGTCTTGAAACTGCCCGTAATTTTCAAAGAGCGTAAAGACTAGATCGTTCCAGTCACCTTTCATAGACTCAATTTCTAGGATATCCCACTTAGTGTTCTCGCCTTTACGTCGTTTTATAACAATATAATTGTTGACTTCAATTCCTTTATTAAAAGGTATCCAGTCCTCGCAGTTTACGGATTCTTTCTCGTTCGCTATCATTCATCTGCTCCGTGATGTCTATCCAGTCATCACATAGATATAATCCTCCTGAATAGAGGACTGATTCAAGAAAGTCATCGTGCCTTTCTTGTATAAACTCTAAGATAGTGTCGGGGTCCAGTTCATCAAACACATCTTCTAGAGTATCATACAGATTGTCATAGTTGACTCCGTAGTCATCGTATATACGGTAGCCCCAGTGCTCGTCCTGGGGCTGTCGGTCGATTCCGTAATTTACAAACTTACAGATTTGTATGGTGACCCTGTTGCTCATGCATATTTCGCTTTGAGTTTAGGGGCAGGTTTCTGCTCGGGAACTTCGGTAATCTTTGTTATACGCAAAGCAGAAATGTCTACAGGTGCTGTGATGGATTCAATCATCTCTTTACTGAGATAATAATCCGCACCTATATGACCTTTCTTCTTGTTGGTTTCTTTTCTAACCGATATAGTTTCTAGAAACTTATCAAAGTCTTCGTCGAGGGCTTCGTAATAAGCCTCGGGGTCTATAGCCCCGCTTGAGCGAACAGACAGCAGAGCACAATGCTCTTTAGTCTCGATTATTTCCAGACCCTCTCTCATCATGTGGTCTTTAATTGCATCCGAAAGTTGTTCCTCTTTCATCTGCAAAATCTTTCTTTCTTCCCTTGTGCGGTATAGTTCGTCTATTGCTTTCTGTATACCAATTGATACTGCTCTCAATCTCTTGTCTCCCATGTAATTAGGTCGGGGTTTTCTTTCATATAATTATTTAAATCATCAGTAATATAGGAAAAGCAGGTTGCACAATAGCAACCGTCTCGGTCACTTTTTCTAAACTCTGCTTCCGCGATATCAGTCATATCAATAATTCCGTCTTCATCAATTGTGTCCACATAATGGAACGTGGTCACGTTTCCCCACGCTTCGTAGATGGGTTGGCCATCTCCGCAACGTGGGCAGTTGAATTTAATGTTCGTGTAATACATTATTTGAGTATAGGTTTCACTTGTAGGACTAGCGGAGATTCGTTAAAGATTTTATCAGCCACTAAGTCCCACAGCAAAACGTCGTTTTTTTCTTCCAACATAATAGTAATATTTGTACCCACAAGGTCTTGTCCTATGGTTGAATACCTAGACTTCACTCCCGTGATTTTACCTTTTAATGTTTGCATTATTTCTCCTAGTGCTTATGGAATAGCACATCTTTGTCCATTTGGTCTATGTGCCAACAAGCCCAACAATTCGTGCATGCACCAGAACATACATAGTAATTTCCGAGTATACGCTCATCGACATTTTTGGGGTCATACACCCAAGCCATTCTAGTAGACTTCAGTTCTTTGGGTATTTTTAGTTTAGGCCACGCCGAAGGAATAACGGTAAGGTTTTGTGGTAGATTCTCACGATTAAGTTTATAGTTTTTCGTGAACGCCAACATTCTTACCTGAGAATGTGCTCGGGCCACGTCTTTCATACGCTCCAAATAATCTTGGTCAGGAATGTCTCCGTCTACATGCCATCGGAAGAATACAGGGAACTTCTTTTGGCGGGGCTGAATGACCAAGCAGTCATGGATATCTTGGAAGTAAGCTTCTCTGTTATGGTTTAGCTTATTCCAATTATGTCTCCGAGCACGACGAGTACCTGGATAACAATTCCACGCTTTCATAGAGTAACAGCCACCCTTTGCACAGGGCACATTGGGTTGGCATGATACTATGGGTGGTAAACTAACATTAAGTATGTCACCTATTTTTGGGTTTCCTTTCGAAATACGAACTGGATAATCAATTGGATAAGGGTTTAACTCCTTTCGTCTCTCCATTATCATTATCAGGGGTTGTTCCTTTAGCTGTTGATAATTCTACAGCCACGATTCTATCGCTGCGATAATAAATTTTTACCATACTATCTAAGGGTATTGGTTGGGGGCTTGCACCTTTAAACATTATTGTCCGGTCGTCTGTAAAGGTAACAACAGTGTGTACGGACGCAGATTGCCCACCATCTCCCTGCAGGGCGGCGGGAGTCATCGTAATCCGAACATCTTTTACAACACCTTCTACAGTGCTACATAGACGTTTCCAATCTCCTTCGTCGCACCCACACATTACTGTGGCCAATACCAAAATCAAAAGTAACCATGCGTATCTCATTACTCAAAAAGCCTTTCTATCGTTGGTCTTCTATTGTTGTTTTTGTTCCCAAACTATCTGGTTGGGGGTTTTTTCTTGGTCCTACTTTAGTTTGTAGCATTTGTGAGAGTGTTGGTTGTTTACCCCACTTATACTTTGGAGCATAGGGAACATCACCCACCATCTTGGGTAATACTGGCATTTCTAAAATTGTGTCGATTGATGACCGCCCCACCTCTGTCTGTATTGCTGCAGGTGCTGCTCTCTTGTTCAGAGGCGGAGCTTTTCTTATGGTGGGGCCAAAACGTTTTTGATGTTCGGCCAATACGCCGGGGTCAATCTGTATTTGCTGTTTCGGAAAAGGGCTATTATCCACTTTCTTTTTAGCAAATACTGGTGGAGCACAAATTAACAGAACCATAATTACGATCGCTGTTATTTTTGGCATATTATTTCCTCTTGTTTATTGGGATTAAAGTATCCTCTGAGTCTATTTTCAAAATCTCGTTGTTTGGTAGTTACTGGTTCCAAGCCTCGGCTTATTCTATCCGCTATCCTCAATTGAAACAGAGGAAATTCATCAGGATTTTCCAGATCGCTGGCTTTAATTCCAGACTTTCTTACAAACCTAGTTAGTGCTTTATCGGTCCAACTACAATCATCGGGTAGCAGGAGTTACTTACATAACCCCCGCCCCCTAAGAACCGTGCGTGCGAGTTTCCCCGCACACGGCTCAAGCCTCTCTTAATTCAAAATACTCATCCCAAGCAGGGTTAAATACTTCAGCATCTTTACGAAGTTTTATCCATCGCGTAATTGGGAACGACGCGGCGATAGTGAGATAGTGTTCATCCGCACTAAAACGCCAATCACGCCCTTTAAACGTAATGAAGTATTTGGCTTTAACCCAATTATTGTTTTTATTGGGGTGCCTTCTTTTGCACCATTGCCAAATCATTTTCCAAATGCGGAAATCGATGTAACTAAATGTTACCTTCGCACTACAATGCTTGAAGTAGTTACTCCAGCCAGAAATTTTCTTATTGAGTGGAATAATTATATCTGTTTGTTTGCTGGTTCGATGATCAGTAAGAAACTCTTTGATTGTCTTTAAGAATTTCTTTATTGATTTCTTGCTAGGTTTAGTAATCAGTTTACCCTTGAACTTTCGTACTGTAAAACCTAGGAAATCAAAACCATCATCAATATGAGTTATTGATGTCTTGGAGTCGGATAGTTTTAATCCTCTGACAGAAAGAAATTCCTCAACTAGAGGTTTAACTTCGTTCTCCATTACTTCTTTAGAAACACCTGATATGATGAAATCATCAGCATATCTAACCAAATTAACTTTCTTACCGTGATGACGAGGAAACCTATCCTTTAAAAGTTTCTCTAGGCCATCCAAGGCAAGGTTTGCAAGAATAGGAGATATTACTCCTCCTTGAGGAGTTCCTTCTTCCGTAAGAAACAGTGTGTCTTGAAAGACGAATCCCGCTTTGAGCCATTTCTCCAACAGATTTTTGTCCATTTGAATATTGGACAGCAACCATTCGTGAGAAATTTTATCAAAACATTTTTCTATATCACCTTCAAGAACCCACTCCGCTCCTTTTGTACCTTGGAAAATACCGACAATATGCTCTAGTGCATCTTGACAACACCTATGCTTTCTAAATCCGTAAGAACACTGGTCTGCAAACACTTCTGCAACAGGTTCCAGTGCGAACTTATAAAGACATTGCATCGCTCTATCCCTCATCGTAGGAATACCCAATGCACGTTCCCCACCATTTGGTTTGGGAATGATTACCCTTTTAAGTGGAGAAGGTTTATAAGTTTTCCTATCAAGGTTTCTTGCTTCCGATAATTTGGTTTCATCATGTTTCCAAATCTGTCCATCTACACCAGCAGTACGGTTGCCCGTGCTAGATGTAACTATTCTTACCGCTAAAAGTTTAGCACGGAAAGAATGTGTCAAGGTATATTGCAACCTATTTATCTCTCTCCATTTTTCCTTTTTAGCAGCATCTGCAATCTTTATCTGCATATTCCTAACAAATTCTTCAACTTCTTTCCAATTAATGGAACTCCACGTATCAAATTTGTTGGAGGCAGCAACGCTGTTTTCACAGTGTATCATAACTAATCCTCCTTAAAGTTTCTGCAGATATTCCTGCAGTGAGAGACCGGTAGTAAGTCTGCCCTCTTTCGAGGGTTATATCTTATACTGGGTGACCTTGCGACTGCTCCGCCGTGAAGGGCGGTCTCCACAAGGAACTCCATTACGTCTCCGCTATAATTTATAACTATCCTGTGCATTACACACGGGCATTCGCTTTTTACTACATCTTCTACCTACTGAGTAAATCACCCCAGATTACTCACGGGCTAGCGGTTCTTGCGACCGCAACTCATTAGGCTTACCGAGTTATTTGTATAAGATAATACGAGAAAGTGTAGGTTCTACCTGTTCCCCGATGGGAGTGTAGACTGCATCATGTACAATATACAAATACATGACAACCCATTTACCTTTTTGGTACAGGCTTTTCAGCATCTTTAGCCTGTTCATGTTAACGAGGTTTATTAGTAGTTCACTTGCGTTAACCATGCTTTCTCTTTACCTAGCATCTATACCACATTGATGCTCGTAGTATAAATTACATTGTCACCAAGGCTCCATACCCTACTACACAGGATGTAATAACGCATGCTTGGTTAGGTACGCAGAGGCAGTTCTCTGGCCGTATCACTACGGAATCATTACACAAATCTTTGCTCGTCGCACATACATATACATATGGTTCGCGATCAGGCCCATTGCCTCTGCATATACTTGAGGGTCCACCTTAAACATCTTTAGCACTGCCTTTGCTAGTTTCTCACTAGCCAGCTCGTGTTTGTAGAATGTTATTCGCTCAATAGCATGTTCACATTTGGCGGAACATCTCTTCTTTTTACGTCGACAATATGAAACAACCTTCTTTTCCTTTGGATAGGTTAAACCACATAGTATGTGATGACCTCGTGTTGGCACCTTTCCTGTATCATGTAACAGCCCTGCCCACCTTAGACTCAAGATGGGAGGCACGTTATCGCATGTCTTTATGCAATGTTGAAATACATCGTCAACATGAAACTTTGTATCTTGTAATACTCCTACACATTTATCTAATGGCTGGATATACCGCTTTAGAAGACCAGCCTTTTGCCATTCTATTATTTTCTCAGATGGTTTCGGGCTAAGCAGATTTTGCCCAAAATCTTCTTTGAATTGGGGGAAGGTCGGGTAAGAGCAGACTATTACTAGCCCACCCTCCCCTAAGAACTGTACGTGCGACTTTCACCGCATACAGCTCAAGCCTCTCAATAACATCAAACTTTATCTTTCTTCAAAGTATTTGTTCCACGAGGGGTTAAATACTTCTGCATCCTTTAAAATCTTTATGTGTCTTTCGATAGGTATAGAAGCAGGAACTATTAGGTAGTCCTCTGTTTCAAAATCCGCAAATCTCCAATTACTTCCTTTTACAGACTTAAAATACTTATCTTTGACCCATGTCTTACTCTTATTAGGATGCCTACGAACACTCCATCTCCAGCACATTTGCCAGAGTCTAAATCCTACGTAGGAGAATGCATCACCAGACACAACGTGCCTATAGTAATTACACCACCCCCTTATTTTCAGATTAAGTAACAGAATCATATCCCCTTGAATCATTGTTTTATTAGAGTTAAAGATTTCTTTCACTTCTCTCAGAAATCTGATGACAGACTTCTTAGCGGGTTTGATGAGTAACTTTCCTTTATATTTGTGGATATTAAATCCAAGAAAGTCGAATCCATCATCAATGTGAGTAATCTTTGTTTTCTCTTCAGATAATTTCAAACCTCTTTGCTCTAGGAATTTGTCCAGTAAAGGTTTCACTTCCTTTTCCAGAACATCTTTATCAGAACAGGAGATTATGAAATCATCTGCGTATCTTACAACGTTTAATTTAAGAGATACTCTTCTTACACTTTTTCTTCCAAATTTAGACGTTAGCTCAGCTTCAATGCCGTCTAAAGCAAGATTTGCTAGAATAGGTGATATAATCCCACCTTGAGGTGTACCCTCGTCAGTAGGAAATAATTCTCCGTTCCACACAAACCCTGCCTTCAGCCATTTACCTAAAATAGTTTTATCCATTACTACATTGTTTAGTAGCCATTCGTGCGAAATCTTATCAAAGCATTTCTCTATGTCACCTTCTAGAACCCATTGGGCAGACCACTTCTTGCTAAACACGATGAAGCATTGGTCTATTGCATCTTGGCAACTGCGTTTGGGACGAAACCCATAACTATCCTTATCTGCCAAAATTTCAGCAACAGGTTCTAAAGCGAGTTTATAGAGATACTGCATTGCTCGATCTCGCATGGTAGGAATTCCTAGGGGTCTCGTTTTCCCGTTTCTTTTTGGAATTTCTACTCGTCTTAACGGGGAGGGTTTATACCCAGTTGCCGTAAGACTTATGGCACCATTCAGCTTTTCTGCTTTACTATTCCAAGTTTGACCATCAACACCTGGAGTGTTTTTACCTTTGTTTGATGTTACAACTTTAACCGCGAGTAATTTTGCACGGAAAGAATTGACCAGCTTGAACTGGAGTTTTCTAACCTCATGCCATTTTCTAGCTTTAGTTGCTTCTGCAATTGCAACTTGCAGTTTCCTAACAAACTTCTCGACTTCTTCCAATTCAATTGGACTCCACGTCGAGAATTTGCTGGAAGTTGCCAAATCTACACTATTGTGTATATTCATAATGCGTACCTCCAAAAGTTTGTTATCTGCAAGAAGCTCCTGCAGTGAGAGACCAGTAGTAAGTCAGCCTACTTTCGTAGTATTGAATGATAATGTTGGGTAGGATTCGAACCCACGTCCCCACCCTTTCAGATGGTGCGATTCAACACGTTTTAGCGTGCCTGCTTTCCCCAAAGGGTGCAACTCTCTTCGCCACCAACATTAAATCAACTATCCTGCTCGTTACAAGCAGGCATTCGCTTTTTACTACATCCTTTACCTGCTGAGAGATAACCTCCGATTGCTCTCAGGTGTGTTAATGCATATACACTAACCCCTCAACAGGTTTACCGAGTTTTCCAATAATGATAAATTTGAGTAACTTAGGTTCTGCCTCTTTTCCGATGGGAGTATTAACTGCAACATAAATAGAAGGAAAATTTATGTTTACCCATTTACCTTTTGGTTCAAGCCTATCAGCATGTTTGGCTTGTTGTCATTGACGGAATTTAAACAGCAGTTCACTTTCGTTAACCATATTACTTTTTTTTTGCCTAGCCCTAATCCACTTAAATGCTAGCAGGTTTCGGTACATTGTTAGGAAGGCTTCACACCCCTATACACATGATGTATAAACGCATGCTTCCCTAGGCACGCACCAGCAGTTTGATGGCCGTTTAAGTTAAAGCATTCTAATGCAATAACCATTACGGAATCATTATCGAAACTTCTCGTCGCACTCCTTCATATGACCTAAATTCATTTAATAGCTTGTCCCCTTCTTCAAGAAGACAGCGAAACTCAGTAGATTCGATTCCAAAGCGGTCTTTAATATCTTTATTCAACCAACCGCGCGGAGTCTGCACAGTATGGGTTACGTTTAGATTGTTGACATCAACATCTGACATTGCATGGCAATAAATTTCAAATAGGTCGGGATGTATGCCAACCATCTTCTCTTTGAGCTGCTTCAGTACTAGGTATTTATCCATGTCAGGAAATACCTCCTTATCTGGTGATAAGAGAGAGCTGGCGGCCAGAGATTTAACTGACTCTAGTATTCTTACCCAGTCTTTGTAAGACTTCCGATAAAGTTTACCATAGTAAGTCAAACTCTTTCTTGCCCCAGAGAGCAGCTTATGTATCTTTATCATATCAGATGCTTCCATGTCTAGGATTGGGCACTCTGATAGCCCCAGCTCACATATCCTGCATTTATTTACCTTGTGTAGGTTGCATTCATGATAGAAAAATGCTTGGTACAAGTGGGAGCTGTGTATCTGCTCTTCATGTGCATATTTCCGTATGATGGATACTGCTTCTGAGTATTTCTTTAGACTAAAGCGAAGCGGGCGGGGAATGTTCATAGGATACAATAAATACCTAGCACTTTCCAACACAGCGTCTAAGAACCTGCTGTAAAGTCTACGTCTCCACTCTGTCTTACTCCACCTCCTGCTATCCATGTTGGATTTCAGGGATATTTGGGCGTATCTTACGCCATTAGCGATTGCATCTGCTTCCGCGTCTTCAAAGTCTTGGCGATTACATGTCTCAGGAAGACACTGTAAGGTTAAAGGCCGTAAGGCGGGGAGTAGACTGATGATAGCTTCTTTGGCTTCCCGCGTAAGCTCACATGTATTATCGCTACGCAGAGCTTGCTTGAAGCTGTTAATTTTTGATGATATCATTTATACTCTCTCCGAAATATGTTTGAGTTGTAAACAACTACAGGCATTCCTAAGCCTGTAGCGTATGCTCTTCTAAAATTTGCTTGTTTGTATAGCATTCGGTTTTCATCATTGAGGTCTATTATCCAAGCTTCTTGTTTTAATGGTTCGGTTCGTTGTGCCCTCCCAACAGTCTGTTCTAAACGTATTTCATTTTTAAACGGTGTGCCGTAAACAACATGACTAATAGGTGGGTAGTCGAATCCTTCTGATAACAAATCGTATGTAGAAACTAATAGACGAGGACGTCCTGCTTTTAATTGTTCGAATGCTAAATTCCGCTCTAATTTACTGAGTGTCCCGATTAACTTAATCGGTGATAGGCCCGCGTTATAGCACATCATTGATAAATCTTCAACGTGGCTTACTCGTCCGCTCATCAAGAGTACTACGTTTGTGTCATTTTCTGATAGCACTTCTTGTATAACATTTAGTAAGATATGATTGCGTCTCGGGTCGTTGATGAGTTTAGAGACTATATCGTTGAAAGACTTCCCAAAGTAACGGAGGTTAGTGTATAGGTTACAATAGGTCGGGACTACTAGAACACCTTCAGCCTTTAACAATTCCTTATCCGCAATAGAAACCACTGGTCCAATACAATCGAATAGCATTTGGGTCAGCCCATCTGTTCGATAAGACGTTGCTGTCAATCCAATAGTCAGCTTAGGTGCGAACATATGAGCACAAGACTTCCAAGTAGCGGCGGGGGCATGGTGGGCTTCGTCTATTATTATTGTTCCGAACTCATACTTGTATCGAGCGAACTCTTCCTTCTTACTATTGATAGTTTGAATAGTGGCGATAGTTAAGAATTCACCAATTCGAGGTTTCTTGGTACCAGCCCCTATCAGACCTATTTCTTTTTTAGGTAGTCCAAGTACTTGCACTTCAGCTTCATCTGACGCCGCATGCAAAGCTTGCATAGCTAACGGATTCTTGTTTACAACCCATAGTGTTTTTCGTTCTTCGCGTCGAGCTAACTCCAAGGCCATGATTGTTTTTCCCGTTCCAGGAGGTGACTGCAGCATATAACCAGGACCGGGGTACAGGGAGCCTTCGTAAGCCAACTTCTCTTGGTAGGACCTGAGTTTTAGTAATTGTTTAGGAACTTTTATGTGTGTTTTCTGACGTCTATCAATTAATTCAAATTCTAATCCCAAGCGACCTATGTAATCCATGAATTCCAGAAAGACTCCTCGTGGTAATAGTATTTCCTGTTCTTCTTTATCGTAGTCCCACGAACGGATAGTTGCTGGCTCTCCCCAGACACGGCCTCGCTTTCTGTGCTTCAGGGCTTCCTCATACTTAGGATTTGGGTAGGTCAATCTTTTTCTTACTTCTTCGAAGACGTTCCTCGGCAAGCCCGAAATTCGGGTGTAATTATCAATTACAATCCTGACCATATACCTCCTCAGAAAGGGTTACAAATTTGGTAAGCACAAGATGCTGAGCATTGTCCTCTATACTGTTGGACACTCCCGACCCAAATTTGTTTCTCACAATCCTCGTAGCATTGTTGCCTCGCTTTCTGTACGCATGAACATCCTGATAATGTTATCAGGATGAAAAGAAAAACCATAAGTTTAATCATTCCATGTTTTTCCTCCATTTGTGACACGGGGTATCCGCCTCCGTGCCGAGTGCCTTATATTATTATGGGCACGTCCCAGCTCTGCACTGCTCGCTACCGGCAGGTAGATGGGGACATTTTACTTTTTTGCATGCTATGGCTCTATGTTCTTCCTCTTCATTACCAGGAAGTTTCCAAGCGGGTGTAGTTTTTTGCCAAGCCCACATCCGTAGATGCCACTCTGCTGCCTTACGTGTTTTAATATACTCTTCGTCGAGTTGTTTACGAGCAAACATTTTATCTGCTTTTGCCTGCAAGTATTCTCCGAGAGCTCTTACTGGCTTCTTTACTACCTTAAGTACTTTTGCCATTATCATTATCCTATTACTAGATAGAAGTTTATACTTCTATAGTTGGATCCAAAACAAGAGAGGCTAAACTTTTATTACTAATCTCTCCTGCGTATTCTATGCCTTCTAGGTAACCAGAAAACAATGAACGTTCCAGAGCTTCTTTAATAAATGCTATCTGTGTTTCGTGGAGCCCCGAAACCAGTACACTCTTCGGCTCAGAAGTTAAATGTTCTATTACCTTATCTGATATTTTGTATGCGACTTGTGTCGCGTTATCGAAGGCTACTGCGTCAGATACCGGTTGTCCGCTTTTCGATACAAACTTGAACGCGTTACAACCAGAAATGAATCCAGCAAATATACCTATCTGCACCCATGTTTCTACCCATTCCTCTTCTTGGAGTTGGTTAAACTGGAGCTCGTGGGTTATTTGTTGAGATATCTCAGTAGCTTTAAGAAATGCAAGTTCGAGAACCGCTTCTTCTAGCGAACTGTTTCCTATTATCTGTTCTAACCATTTTTGAGCAACATGTACTACTTTTACTATCCGCTCTTCATTAGTCAATTCTCTCATTTTTTCCTCCTAAGTAGTCGTCTACTATACTACATTAGGATACATTAAACGTAGGATGCGATCGAATTCTCGTCTTGCTTTATTATCTTACCAAACCTATAAACTCGAATAACTAAACGATCTTCGAGTAATGGTTGGTAATGTTTTTCATCCCCATCAACATCAACTAGGTACTCGGTGTAACGCCCTTCCTCTTCAGACCAGAGCATTTTAGGTACTCGTTTGGTACCACCTTCCCCTTCAATCCATACACGGTCTTTGTCCCGCAGGTTTTCATAAAACTTCTCTGCGGCAGCTGTTTTGGGGATTTTAAGTTCAGCGAAAGTTCTCAAGCGAGTTCTTTCCTTTTCGGTCAGGGTCTTCCCTGTTCGTGGATCTACCTTCTTGGCCCTAGGGTTAGTAGCGATCCGGCAATAACATACTTTGTTTCCTTCCTCATCTTCTGCGAGTTTGGGGTCGGTAATCAAGTTACCAACAATTTTGACATAAAATTCGTCTTTATTCATCGACAAAACACAATTCTCCTTGCGTGCGAACACGCGTCCATAAATCAAATTAGCAATTTTTTAATTAATTATCAATTTAGTGTAAAAAATCCAAGCAATTAATCAACAAACTCAGAACTATAAAAACCTCCTTGTATTATTTTGGCAAATTATACGGATTACTCTTACCAGACCCTAAAAAGTAACTAACAAATCCCCAAAGTAGGATACCTGCTAACTGCCCAAAAACTGAGACCATGCTAACAGCTGTTCGGGTATCTGCGTGTAAGTGGGAGTTCCGTTTTGTGCTTTTCAAGCCTGACTTACCATAATACTTTCGGTCTTGGTGCCAAATAGAGAGAGACAAATTTTTTCCTGCTAGGTTGCCCCTAAGTTAAAGTTAATACTCGTCTCTATCTTTTAAAATCACCAAGATTATTCTTTTGTCTTGCACTACATAACCAACCTTTCTTTTTTGTTTATCCTTACATTTCAGTAAACTCCTTTTTTGTAACGGGGAATAAAATCACAGAAGGTATATTTAAACAACCTTTTTATATATTTCCCCTACCACTCTTTTAATATATAGTGGGGTAAGTGGTACACTTACCTAAAGCCCTTTTACTAAAGGGGTTTAGTATACAGGGCTTTGATTATTATATTATTTATTTAGGTAGCCCCGTATGAGGGCTACCTTTTCTCCGCTAATTTTATCAGTTATACAGTCATCGCTTTTGAAGCTTGGTAGGCTTCTAATTTAGATTTTGAGTCACGCTTGATTTTACTGACGATACGATCATATTCTAGATCGGTAACGTAAGATTCCCAGTCTGCAGGGTCAAGTCGTGCCTGCTTCTTTTGAGTGGAGCTTAAAAACCCCTCAATCTTACGGGTAGATAGTAGTTCTGTTGTGTCGACTTTATCACTAGCTACTACTCGGAATGCTCTCTTTAGGGAAAGCAATCTGCCGTAAGCTTTTGCACCATTATCCTTTAGGGATACCACAGCGATTCCGCGACTTACTGGTTTCAAGTTTTCGTTAAGCAACACACAGGAAGTAGCTGCTAATACTTTTTGTCCTCTTTTATTGGTACGGTAGTAGTGGCTCCACATGGGACTCATGCTACGTTCCCTTACCATTGTAAATAAGGTCTCGATTTGTTTCTTTGTCTTATCCAATTTCTTTTTCCTTAGTAATTTGGTTCTCGAATCTAGTAATTAGTTCCGATTTTTGTTAAATTAGACCGTCCTCAAACCTATCAATATAAGATGAGTAGTCCTTCATAATGATTTCGTATTCTGAATGCATTAGCGGAGAAGAGAAAACGAAATCTGCTGTAGCTCGGTCGCAGGCCATAATGATATTATGCACTGCCGCTATTCGGACCAGAGCCTTAATATCTACATCGTGCACGTGGGAGGATAGGGGGTCCCAAAAGAAAACAACCGCATCTAGTTTATTTTCAGCGATCATAGCCCCGATCTGTTGGTCCCCTCCCATGGGCCCGCTCTTAAGTTTATTTATTTCTAAACCCAATGTCTTTTCCAAGAGTTTTCCCGTGGTGCCTGTGGCCCAGAGGTTATGTGTTTCTAGGCTCCCTCGATTGAACTTGGCCCACTCCAGAATGTCAGGCTTTCGGGAGTCGTGAGCAACCAGAGCAATGTTTTTAATTTTTCCTATTTTCCTTTTGCCGTTTGGTTTTAATGCCATATAGTTATTGTCCTTGCAATTCTAAATCAATCAAGTCAATCGCGTGGTCAACTAGAAAAACAAAATGATTTGCGAATAAGTCTTGTTGGTCTTTGCTTGAGCTGTAACCCGAGCGGGGTTCTTTTGTACTGGTTGCTATGGTTAATTGTGCTGCTATGTGATACAGGCGAGCTATGTCTACAGCCCTTTGTGACTCACGCATTTTTAAGTTTATTTTTTTGACAGCCTCAAGCATTATCTTTCTTGCGTTAGTCATTGTGCTTTTCCTCTCTGAGAAGCTCTTGCCTAGCCTTATAATATTTTTCCACACGCTGGTAGTCTTTTGCTGTAGGGGTGGGGATACGTCTGATTAGCATGTTATGTTCGAGGTCGGCCACCTTCACTTCAGTTGCGAGTTTGTTTTGTCTCACTCGGCGTATGAAGTCCGTGTAAGATTCCCCCTCCCGTCGCGTTAGATGCTCCACAGCATCCACAATATGCGGGGGGAAGTAGTTCCGTAGGTCATCCAGTGTGTAATGGGTATCTTCTACGATATCGTGCAGATACGCAACTGTCTTAGCGTCCTCAGACTCTACTCCTGCTACGACTGTGTAGATATGGCCTATGTAAGGTTCTCCTGCTAAATCAGTCTGCCCTTCATGTGCCCTATTTGCTAGTTCTCTCGCGAATACAGAGTTCATTTATTCAGGTACTCCCCCAAGGTCAGCCATATTGCTTTCTTTCTTTTGTGGTGGGTCGCCTGGGATTCGAACCCAGGACTCTCGCCTTAAAAGGGCGATACTCTAATACCACTGAGTTAGCGACCCTTACAAACTAACAAATTACTTTAGGTGGTCCATGCCAATCCCTTGGGTCATCCCCCGTATAATGTCGATCCCACGGATAGGGGTCTACTGTTGGGGGAGGCATATATTCCCATCCAGGTGAGGGCCTCGGTTGTGTTTCATGCGGGTTAGGAACTATGTAGACTGGTTGGGGAGGCATAACAGTAAAGATGATTGTGCCTGCTGGCATAAAGGTACCTGTACCCCCACACATAGGACATGTGTCTCTCATTCCATCATTACGCGCCTGCCAACCTTTACCCTCACACCCAGGACAAACCTTGGGACTCGGTGTTGGCGGAACGTAGTTCTTTATAGTCTTGTTTAGTTCATCGTTGTCAGACATTTAAATCTCCCCTATTTTATTGTGTACTTTTGTATATAACAGACCACAGTGCCTCCGCTGTTTCTGAGTTTAATCGTATTTTAATCAGAACTTTTTTGTTTTTTCTGCACGTAAATACGGTATCCTCTAGCTCAAACGATATTGCTGTAAGCGGGCTTTCTGTTTTGTGGTGCTTAGGAGCAATATACTTCCAACTCAAGTAGCCATTTTCTGTCACTTCTAACGCGGCCCTGTAGTAATCGTCAGGTTGCATTTCTTCGTTTGTGTTGGGTAGCCAATCTAGCATTTGTGCATTCCTCTTTAGCACTCCCCATTCTTTATATTAATCCCGTTCAGTGTGTTCTGTGCGTATGAGACACCTTCACGAACGATAAGTTCCACTGCCTCTTTTCCCCTGCTTACAAATTCATCTAAGGTTTCTTGTTCTTCTGGGAGGAAAGGAGAAAGGACAAAGTCTAGGACATCTGTTCCTTCAGGGGGGTGCCCAATACCTAGGCGAATTCGAATAAAATCTTTTGAACCGAGTTCTTTTATGATTGAACGAATGCCTCGGTGGCCCCCATCACTTCCACCACGCTTGATTCTTACACTACCAAAAGGAAGGTCTAGGTCATCGTGTATGATAATGATTTCATCAGAGCCGAGGCCGTCCGCAACTAATTTTACAGCTTCACCACTAGTGTTCATAAAGGTTTGTGGTTTAACAAGGAGAACAGGACATTCGTTGATTACGATCGCGTGTAGTTTAGCGTTGTCCACTGAAGGCCAGTAACCAAACCCCACATTGTTAGACAACTTATCCAAAACCATGAACCCTATATTGTGACGTGTGTGTTCATAGTCTGGTCCCGGATTTCCAAGGCCAACGATTGTTGCTGGTCGATCAAACAAAGTATTATCCTCTCGGGGGTTCGTGTAGGCTTTCGACGTACCTAAGACGTTCATCTAGGTCTGCTATCTTCATTACGAGCTCGCCTTCTCGGACGCCATCTTTAATAGCCATAAGACTTCTAGCGTATTCTAAAACCAAAACCGCGTCATTGTAACATAGGTCAGCGACCTGTGTCAGATAGGTAGCTTTTTCTCCGAGAGCCCTCTTAACAAATACTACCTCGTCTACACTGTACATTTTTGCGGCACCACTTATTGCCATTAGTTGGTGTGTTGCGATCGATCGAAAACGTGACCCAATATCGTTGCTCATATTTGCTCCTATGCTTGTGGTGGGCAGGGGAGGATTTGAACCTCCAAAGCCGAAGCGCCTCGTTTACAGCGAGGTGGGGTAAGCCGTTTCCCTACCTGCCCATTGTTATTTATACGACAAATTGTAACTTTGTGCCCATTTCCTTACCGCGTTATCCGATACTCCGTACTTCTTGCTTAAGGTAAGAAAATTCAAAGATTGAATATCTTTTTGCAATTGTTCCTTTGATGGCCGTTCTACCAACCGTCTGCTCTTACTCGCGCATTCTGAAGAACAATACTTATTACTTCTACGAGTTACTCTTACACCGCATTCAGGTAGATTGCAGATAGGGTATTCATTTTTAGGAATCCTTGCTCTATTCTGTGTAAGGGAACAGTTCCTACATAAACCAGTCTTCGAGTTATTTGTAACTGGTTTTTCGCACGAGGAACAAAAACGAACCTTTTTTACATTTTTGTTATTTCGACCCGCAAATGTATCTGTCTGGCTATCACAATTGGGACAAAGTATTCTAAGATTTTCTAATCTATTGTCCCTGCAGTTTCCATTAATATGGTCTAACCTCATAACTATTGGTTCTTCACACCACATACCTTCAAGACCACATTGTACACATTTATTAGCTAGTATTCCTTCCCGTAACAAGCGTTTCTTCAGATGAGTATTATTTTTGTAAGGGCTATCAGCAACTAAGGCATCTTGTAAAGACATCTTGTTGGTGAGTTCTTGGGCAGGTAAAGTCCATGGTACCCAATGTCCTGTATCCAACTCTAGTTGGTCAATATAATACCGTAAAGTCCTATAATTTCCTGAGTGAACTTTTAGACCCAGTTTCCTAATAACTGCAGACATACTTGTACAGGAAGCGACCGCTTCAACCAATTGTTTGTCCGTCCACGTCCTTCTGTCAATCCCCATGTTCGACCTCCCAGTGCTTTTATCATAACTAGGAGGTTAGCTAATACTTAATCTAAATGCCTAGGCCTGAACGGATGCTCAGGGTCAGGTATATAGATTTTTATTTTACATCTCTCCGCTGTCTCTGCACACTCTTCCTCGGTTACCCAAGGTTTGGGGTCTACATGTGCTTGCCCTAATACGCTAGCTAAGGCGTCTAACAGCTTATCTGCACTAGCCTCATACTCTTTATCCGTCTTCCTACACCACCATTGGACAATGAAAGTGCTGTAAGGTTCCTTAACGACCTCTACTAGACAGGCAAATTCTCCCTGTTGCATCATTTCTCGGATTAATCCGTTTTCTCTGAGATATTCGTCTGAATGTGGCTCCATTATTTTGCCGACCTCGTCTGGAACATCGTTAATAACTGCTGTTGACATTTCAGTTTGGCCTCATAATATAGGCGGTCAATCAGATGCAAAGCATGAATTCTTTCTTTCCCTTGTTCAGGAAAGAGTTCGTCTACAATACTTGTAACGTATTGGTCCTCTTCTCTAGTTGTTTGAAACAGGGGTATATCCCATAGATTACTCTCTACAGGTTCCCCTACGAATACGTCCGTATTATCTTTCACAATTTCCATTTATTCCTCGTCCAGATAATAATCTGGGTCTTCGTTTTCCTCTAACTTTTCAAAAATCTCCCCAAAGTATTCCAGAAATTTATCTAGCCTTTCCCATACCCAATTGTCACGTTGGTCTACCAAGCCTAACTTCTGGAATAAATCTCTGTCGTCATCATAAATCCTAGAGCTAGGCGAAGGTGGAAAGTCTTCGGTGTAGCGAGAGCCTGCTAGCCAGCTCAACCAATCATAAAAATCTACAGCATCCATATCCTTTCCAAAAATAGTTACCCTATGTTCAGTAACGACTTTCTTACGAGAAGTAAAAGAAAGCTCAGGAAAATCTGGAGAGAAGTCCATCTTGGTTTGTTCCATATGTTAACCCCTCCGCTCAAAGAATTGGGCCTTTCGCTTCTTGGCGGGCCGAAATTCAAAACTGGCTTCGTAAGTTTCATTATACGCAGGTTTGTCGTAAGCTACATCCCACCCAGCCCCACGATAAATGTCCTCGACGTCTAACCAGTGTCTCTTATAAGCTTCATCTACGTTTACCTTTTTCTTTTTAAGTAAGGCGTCGACTTCTTTTTGTAAGATTGTGGCAGAGTGGCCATTAAAGTTTTCCGCTATAAGGTAATTGAATACTTCAAATACTATATCAGGAATAGTTTCCTTTTTTCTTTCAACAACCTCGTCTGGCGTTATGGGTTTTACTGCTGACATTTTATATCCTTAACAGAACACAACAAGGAATCCACATGTATTCACAATACACGCAAGACTCGCAAGAGCTATTCCGGCTCCCACTGCCCCATCATTTCGAAACGTAAATGTGGGAACGTAACTAACATCCTTCTTACCATCTGCCCAGTTGGTCTCTACTCGTTCTGTTCCGAAGAATTTCATGGTCAACACCCACAACAAGTAATTCAGCAGGGCCCAGATAGGGATACCCAATGCAATGTTGAGGACAGGCTTTATCAGTAGTTTCCACATCAGTGCGTAGTAGGCAACACTTCCGATGGAGGTTTTCATAAAATCTTCGGAGACTGTCGTGATGCTTTGTGCGACCGCAACTATTTCTTTTCCAACAACTGTTTGGGGTCCCGCTATCAGTGCCTGAGGTCCCGTAAGCTGTTTAGCCTCTTCACAAAACCCAACTCCTGCGAAGCACACCAACAGTATGCATGTAATCAAAAATGTTTTCATTTTGTATCCTTTCCTTCTTCTTTTTGCTCTACCTTGATAGAGGCAGGAACTATATGTCCCCCAGAACCTACACGTATGGTAGCGACAAGGTGTTCACTACCGTCTTTGTCCCTTACTATTTTGGAACCAAAACTTATACTCATAATATGTTCCTTTCTTGTGCGGACGAGGAGAGTCGAACTCCTACGCACAATATGTGCCAAAGCCTCTCAGACTTTGTTGACTACCAATTCCATCACGTCCGCATTACGTCTCTTCTAGGTCAAAAAAGGTTGTTGGTTTACCACACTTCTCCCAGCATATCCGAAAGATATCCGCATTTACTGGACCACGTTCGTTATCAGGGTCATTGTCGTCGTAGGCAACCAAAGCCACCTTCATCTTTTTAGAACGAGCCAATTTGATAATCTTTTCTAATGTGATTGTCTCGGGCTCTTCCATAAAACCTTCTTCAAGGTTGTCTTCTTCGCACAGTTCTTCAATCTGTAAAGCAAAATCAGCGACAATACTGTAGAGATAGTCTTCTGTGCTTCTTTCTGTCCAGTGTGTCATGGCTCATTTCCTATGAATGTAGTCAGGTATACCTATTGCCCTCGCAACAATAGTTCTATCATTTTGAGGAATGTGTGCCGCGTCTGTTACGAGCTCTAGCAAAGCCCGATCGTATTCGTCGTTTTCACCGTGCTCAGACCTGAGAAAGTGTGCTAGGTGGACCAGCTCTCGTATGGTAACTGTGTGGTCCATATCTAATTCGGCCATGATTTTGCCTCCTTTTGTTTACGTTCCTTCTAAAGTGATAATCTCTTCTTGAATTTCCTCAGTAGTTTTGACTATCCTTACTCGGGCCATACGTTGAAAATGTTTAGCCATACTTGCTGCCATTTCAAAAGTTGTGTGTTTCTGCCCGTTCCTTTGCCACTCTTTTCCGAAGTTGGCTTCTACCTGAAAATAGATAGATTCAGACATTTGTTTTGTTCCTCTAGAGGTTAAATAATTTCTTGTCGAACTCTCGATGATGCGTGGGACACAAAGCCACCAAATTTGCAATATCATTAATCTCTTTTATTAGAGAATCCTCCGAGAAATCTGACACATCTTTAATGTGGCATATATCCACGAGGGAGTAACCACACTTAACGCACACTCTTTCCCGCCCTGACTCATCAAAAGTCTTATTTGCATGTTTTATTAACAAGTTCTTGTAACGGGTGTAGCCTTTTAGGTCTAAGAGTTCCCCTTTTGTATATTCCACAATAGGTTTAGGTAAAGCATTTTTACCATTTCCCTTCTTCGATGCTTCCGATCTAATAACTTTAAGGCACTCATCACAATATTGACGAGATTTATAAAATCCTAGTTTTGTAGTATGCGACCTATAAAAGACTCTCGACCCACATCTCTCACATTTTCCGTAAGGTGTCTTTACAGAGGTAGAGAATTTTTTTCTTTTAGAAACTACCTTTTTTGCTGTATGTACAGTTTCGTCTGGTCCCCGCCTCATTATACCACTAGCGTGGTGTAATTCCTTGCATGTTTGATTACAGAACCTTCTTTTCTTGGTATCACTAACTTGCTCGTCAACTCTAACTTCGATTAAGTAACCACAATAATTACAGTAGTGCGGATCTTGGTAATAATCTCGTAGTGCCCTCCAACGCCTATTTGCTGCCGCTTTCGTCGCACCAACCTTCGCGGAGTTTGATTTATCCGGAGCTAACTCGTGGCGGGCATGTCTGTTTATTCCTGTGTTGTTGTAAGATGCCGCACAGGATGTGTTACAGAACTTCTTAACCCTTACTTCTGAGGGTTTCTGCCCCTCTTTTATTTCTATTACTTTACCACAATTTTTACAGTAATTCGGGTTATTATAATAATCGGCCCGACGTTTGTTGCTGTTAGCCACTGTACCAAGATGTCTTATGCTTTCGAAGTGCTCTACTCTACTCATTAACCAACCTCCTAGAACTGAATCTTTTGTAGTATCTAGGAAGTTAGTTAATTCGAGTCTTGTCTATCTGGCAGGATTTGAACCTGCGATTCCCTTGCGGAAGCTGGCTCCCAAAGCCAGTGGCGTACCAGACTCGCCAACAGATAGGTTGTACCGGGAGGGGGACTCGAACCCCCACGCCCTTTCGGACACAAGATTTTGAGTCTCGCAAGACTACCAATTCCAACACCCCGGCATTATGGTGCGAGAGGGGAGACTCGAACTCCCACGCACATGTTGTGCCTATGCCTCTAAAACATAGTTGACTACCAATTCCAGCACTCTCGCACTGCGTAAACAGTTTAAAGACTGTGTTTTCCTATATAAGGTTAGTTAATCCCCTCCGCATCCTCCGCCAGAATCACACGAGCTACCAGAATCACATGAGCTCGAAGAACTACCACTATCAGAGTAGCTTGATGAGGACGAAGAGCTTTCGGAACTCCCGTATTCAGCGTGGGAAAAGCTAGAGCTACTTGCTGGGGTGTCTTCCCATGACGGCCTAGATTCTTCCACGGTAGGGCTCGGTTCTTCAGTCTTACCTAGGTCCACATGATGGAATACTGGGTTCGGCGTCAGGTCTTCTGCTTGAAGTATATTTGCATGACTATATGCTACAGGGGGCTCTGGTTCCTCCACTATGAATTCACTATCTGAGGGCGGGTCATCAGTAAGTGAAGTAACCATAGCTGCGGCAAAGTCGTCAGCAATATCTATATCTGTTCCACAACTGCAATCATCTCCACAGCAGCCTACTCGTTTACGTTTTTGTGAGGCTTTACCCGCTGTGTAAGCAGCTACTCCCAACATGGGGTCTTGAAGGCCTGCTGATAGAAGTGTGACATCCTCTGCATCCACGCCTACTTCTTCTTTCTTTCCAAAGAACAAAGCGTAACCAATGACTCCCACACCCACAACGACAACGACAGACAATATTATAACGATGGTGAAAAAATCCATGTGTTTCCTCTTTTCTTTTTTGTTGTGAGAGCCCGCATAAAGCGGACTCCCAGTTCTCATTGGCAAGGCAAGGTCAATGATGAGATGTTATTTACGTAACGCTGCTAAACGCTCAGTTACTGACGCATTCTTAGGGGCTTCCCCACCCACGGTCTTCAAGGCCTCCGCGATGTTCGGGTCTTCCTTCTTCATGTCACCTAACAGCGTGGCTTTCATCCCAGACGCAGCAGCCTCGGCGCGTGCCTTCTCTGCTTGCTTGTTCATTGCTGCCAACGCAATACCCATACTGCTGGAGTCCTTTCGTAGGCCAGCCAACTGTTCTGCTTTTGCAGCTCTCTGTTCCGCTCTTTGCTTCTCGATCTCGGCGGAACGCATGTCTTTCTTAGCTCTTTCCAGGGTAGACTGAGCTGTCTTCAGTTTGGCCGCAGTAGCTTCTGCCAAGTCTTTCACTTGGAGGTAATATTCTTCGGCCTCTTTCGCTTCTCTTTCTTCCCTCTCGACTTCGGGTCTTAGGGTTTCCAGTTCTGCCAGCAATTTCTCTAGGCTCGCCTGCTTGTTTGTATCACCAGATTCTACCTGTGAATTCAGAAGTTCTGCTGCCGCCAGATACTTTTTATAATTAGCGTTAGCGGCTTCCGCTTCTGCCTTTTCTTTCTTGAACTCGGCACTGGCTTTTCCTGCTTCGATTGTAATCTGATCGAGTTCCTTAATCATTTCCTCAATCTCTGCTCTTGAAGCAGTTTCAGGGTCCCAAGCAACCAGTTTCTGCAAGAAACCTTCTTGAGCATCCTTTGCTTTTTCCTTACCAAATGAACTCAGAAAACCAAATACTCCTGCCATTTGTTGTCTCCTTTAGAATAGAACTTTGATAGATGCGGGTTCCAATGGGAGCCCGATAATAATTTGGATGCTAGCACCGTCTTTGTCTTCAGCGACGGACACCATCATGTATTCTTGTACCGAGTCAGTAACGTCACGCCCATAGAGCATGGACGTGTGTTTTACTCTTCTAACTTCACCAGCAAACGGGTCACCATAAATTGTTTCAGTAAGTTCGACAGGGGGAATACGTGTAATATTTCCTTCTTCGTTTTGTTCAATAACAACCTGTTCCAGTTCGTTATCCCAAGCACGGAAATAAGTAACACCACCATCTTCTGGTTTTAATTGGAAAACGCTGTACCCAATATATCCGTCTCGTTCGTTGAGCCAGAAGTCCCAGTCATTTGTGATGATTTCGTCGTGGAGGGAGAATAGTTTGCAGTCATCTATCTCGCCCTTTGTATTTGTGACAACCTGTAGGGTGAAAAGTTCCCCCGAATCTGCCGACAGATAGAATCGGTGGCCCTTAAATGGGTTCACATCGAACTTGCCATACGCCACAACCATAAGGTCTTGTGTAGGCATTTTGATTTTAAGCTGATCGCCTGCGAGTATTGCGTCCACCGACATAATACTTACCAACGAGCCAATACGAAGTCCTAAGGGGAGGTCACGGTCGATACGTGGTTTCTCGACAGTGCTACTCCCCCAAGTCAACTTTTTTTTGGCTATTTCTCGGAACAATGCCCAAGTACTTGCCATTTTTTATTTACCTTTTTGCTATGATTGTTCGGTCAACTTCAGACTTTGTTTCCAAAACCGATAGAGTAAGGGCCTCAAGAGCTTCCTGCCCATACTGTTCAACCCATGCTGTACGCAAAACCAATACAGCGTCAACACCCAAGGTCTTTACGTCACGCTTGAAGAACCACCAGCCCTTTTGTAGAGCGGGATAAGTATCTTTGGTAATCTCGTAATAGGTGTAAACTTTGTTCCCGTGGCTGTCTGTTTTGTCCAGCATGTGTGTGTCTTCAATAGAAGCCAACTGCAGAGTTCCCTTTTCTTTCGCAATCTTTTCTGCTTGTTGCATAGCTGGGGCATTAAGTCCCGCAACCAGAAAGAGAGCAAGTTTAGAGTTCTTTGCGACTTCATTAACACTCTCACTATTCATCAGGATATGTCTGACTGGTATCTTTTTATACTTCGGGTCCTTTTCGCACAAGGCGTCCCACGATACCGCACTACCACTTCCCTTAGGAAAACAGACTTCTGTCTTTCCATCCAGCATGTCGTTGATTGATTTAATACCACTACTCGAATTGACAATCAACTGCATGTATTCGGGGTAGATTATAGTCTGTTCACAAGACAGTTTCTGATTCGGAAATTCCTTATCAAACATTGCTAACGCATCGGATTGCACCAGAGCCATATCAGCTTTTCCCGCTATTAGCAGTTTAAGGTTTTCCATAGAGCCCGCGGTCGCCTCCACTTTTACACCAACCGTATTTGCATTGCCCTTTAGTGCTTCCGCGAACATGAAATACTTCCCAGACTTTTGCCCGCTAGCAAAAACCAAGGGTGCCGTAGCAGGAGTCTTCGCCATCATAGCCTGCGGGGCTACGATTGCTTCGGAAGGTATTCCTTTCGGTACATAGTTAGGGTTTACAGGCTGGTCTTTTAGTTTGGCCATTTCGGCATCCATAGACGCCAGCTTGGCTTTCAGTTCAGCGTTCGTGTCTGCTTGTTTATCCGCGTCCCTTCTCCACTGTTGGTAACCAGGGTCATTGCGGTAGTTATGTGCCATCGCCCTAGCTTCAGCATTTGTGTGCATGCTATCAAGCATCCAGAACATGAACATTGTATCAAAGACACCGTAGGAAGGGCTAAATGAAGTGTAGTACATCGGCGGGGAATAGCCCATGCCGCCATAGTAGTTGTTCCTAACCGTTATCTGTGTCTTTGCACTGTAGCCACTGTACACTGGGGCACTCTTGTACAGCCCGTTGTTAGCGTAAGTGTTCTTATCAAATGGTTTTTCTGGTTGTTTGAACTTGGATTGTTCTGCTTTGTAAGCTGAGAGTGACTCAGCAGACTTCTGTCTCTGTATAGAGGTAGTTGCACCCTTATCAAAAGTAGACTTCCCTGCTCCAGAGAACGAAACCTTTTGTGCTGTTACGGTTGTGGCTGTGGTGGTACTGCTACTAGGTTTTGTGTACCCGCTAGAACCCGCTGGCGTCTTTGCAGCATTACTGCTTGTGGGTTTTGTATAACCAGAACTCGTTGCAACCGCAGGTTTGCTTACTACTCCATCTCCGCTACGTCCACCCCAAGTGCTTGTAGTAGGCTTAGAATAGCCCGAGCTGGAAGAGGGGAGAGAAGGTTTGGAATAGGAAGACGAAGAGGAGAAACTGCTTTTGCTTGAGGAGAAGCTACTTGAACTACTCCTGCTACTACTAGAACTCCCGCCACCTCCCTTTGCGTAAACGGTGAGGTCTGGGCCTGTGAAAATGAGAACTGATAAAGCAAGAATACCAATCAGTGCTACTTTTCCGAATTTCATTTTGTGTTTCCTTTCTTGTTAGGCCGTCTTGTTTTTAGTTTCGACAGGATTCAAAAGGGATGGGGCAACATTCCATTTTCCCAACGTAGTCTCTACAGAGATAGACTTTTTGTTAATCCTTGTTACGGTCCCCATAATACGATTTCCGCCCAGCTTTTTAGACATGAACCAAACTTTTTGTCCGACTCTAAAGTTTTGAGCCTCTGAGGCTACTATTCTAGATAGCCTTATTCGAATCAGGTCCCAAGCTTCTTTGCAATCCTCATGTGTTTCTATTTTTGATATTTCTTTGATGATTTCTGGTGATAACATAGTTTTCCTAGTTTACCAAGGGAGGTTCCAATTTGAACATTAGCCTTTTGCCTTCGTCCATGTTACGGAAGAATTTGAAATCAGCTTTCTCTAACCAATCCTTTTCATATTCCTTGTAGTCATAGACATAAGCAAATACCCCATAGGGATAACCGTAATGTTCTTGGAGGTATTGTGTGGCGATCTGCACCATGGCAGGTCCATCTTCACTGGTTATTGCGGTCAAGTACTTTACGCAAGGTCCGTTGGCATAAAGGGTGACATCAATAACGCCCTTTATCTTACCGTCCTTGTAAACATTTAACACCGTTTCCAAGTCTGACTTTTTTTCTTCAACTGTCCATCCCACAGATGTTGTCCTTTCTTGAGCACCACGGGGGACTTGAACCCAAACCATCTCAACTTTACGAGGGTCGTATTCTAGCCAGTTGAACTAGTGGTGCGTTGGAGCCCGTGAGAGGATTTGAACCCCCAGCCTTCTCCATACAAAAGAGTTGCTCTTGTCCGTTGAGCTACACGGGCCTTGTCAGTATCGTCTAATAGGTTGTGATCAAATTCCCAATGGTGATTAGGGCAGAGGGCAATAAGATTATCAATGTTATTGATTTCTCCCAAGCTTGCAGTTTTTGGGAATTTGGTCCAAGGTTGGATGTGACAAACATTGGCATGTTTATCGTATCCACAGATCTCGCAAACAAATTTTTTGTCGTTTCGTCTATATGTCCGTCTTGCATGTGTTACTATCACACTACGCAATCTTTGATCACTCATAGTTTCCACACCGAGTCGACCCATCAGCTCTTGTAAAGTCTCGGACTCGTCGCGACTGGGCACATAAAGCCTTAACCGAGAGCACCGATCACAAATTTGTCTTTTTGCTATCTTCTTTTTTACTCTTTCTACAACGAATTCCGTATTACAGTATTTACACACATAGGATTTCGCGTTCTTGCTAACCCACTTTCCTGTGTTCTTGGAAGATGGCGTCCTAGTTCCGTTATTACCATCACGATTTTTACAACTACCCAAGTTATTAAATTGTGCGGAGCAGGAGTGGTTACAGAACCTTTTTTCTCTTGTGTGAGATACGCTTTCTTTTTCTCCTACTTCGATTACTTTGTCACAGTTTTTACAATAATTAGGGTCAGCATAATATTTTTCTATAGCCTGTTGTCGTAATTTCTTGGCTGTAATTATTCCACCTAACCTTCCTGCTTCACTTCTTGTCATCTTTGCCTCCTACACGAGCTGAAGTTCTATGTAGGACACAAAGTTAATTATAATTTTTTAGTTCGATTACCGTGCGTGGCTCTTTCTTTTCATTGAAATGAAAAGCAAGACCGTAGGTATATGTACCCTAACGGCCTTGCTTATTAGTTCCTCTCTCCAAGAACGTTACTGCCTATTAGACAGTCAGGTTCTTCTTTTGTTCCGCAACTCGGTCTATCTCTTTCTTCAGAGCTGCTACTAATGCGTCTAGGTGTATTACACCGTCAATTACTGAAGGAGAGATCGAGACAGGCTGGCAGTTGAGGTTTTTCATTTCCTCAACCCACTGTGCCTTCAAGCTCACTGAAGGGGTGATAAGGAAGAACGGCTGCTGCACAGTCTCTCCCTTGTCGTTCTGTACGGCGTGCTCGATTATAGCTCGCTTCCAGTCGACACCCAAGAAGGACTTGGGCTCAAGCAAGAAGCGACCGTCACCGATAGCTACCTCGACATCCGTGTGTCCACCCAATCTAGAACCAGTGATAGTTTGGGTGCTGAACACTAGGTTCTCTTTTCCTAGGAACTGAGCTAGTGCTATGATTACCAGAGCCTCCAAGAGTTTCCCATCAAGAGCGTGTTGCTTACCAACTACCTTGTTGAGCTCCCTCATAATTTTTCGTACGGTCCAACCTTTTGATTGAGCCTCTTGTATGAACTCACTCATACACAGGTTAATCCAACTTTTGAAGTCGTTGGAACACATTTCCGCGATAACGTCCTTACCGGCTGCAAGGGCGTTCAGCACTGCTTCGCTTGCCGTCTTGGCCTCTGTGACAGTCGTCGCGGCTATCTGTGATAACACTGCACCAATACCTTTACCGAATCCCACCAGCGTGAGAATCCACGTGAATGCGTCTAACAGACTCACTACTTTATTATCTGACATACTACTTTTCCTTTTCGTGTAATTTTCATAGTTTGACATCTATGATTGAATAATTAATAAATCTTGGTTGTTTGGAACGGAGAGAGGAGAGAAAAATGCGATAGGTTTTTTATGGCAGATGCGACAGGATTCGAACCTGCATTGGACTTTCGTCACACGGTTTTGGAGACCGCTGCCCCCCATACTAGGCCACGCATCTGCAGAAGTTTGGGGTAACCGGAGAGGTTCGAACTCTCAAGGGAAGGAACTTCCCACTGGGGCCACAACCCAGCGACTCTACCAATTCGTCAACGGCTACCATAGAGTTGAGGTGGAGTTTGTAGTCCTCCACCTAGGTTTATGAACTAAACAGGACGATGGAACTGCTGCAAGAACTTCTGTCCTTCAGCCAGCTTTGGAAGAACTTGGAATATCTTCTCAGAGAAGCCAGCAATCAGGAAGACGTCCTTACGCACAGCATCAACGGGAGTCGTGCCGTAGCCAGCGAGGTCAAAGAGCACCAAGCGAGCATCTCGGTTGACATCTCGTTTATACTGTTCCCATTCCGAGCTGAAGGTCTCTGGGCTGTTACCCATGCTGTGGGAATTCCAAAGTTGCAAGTCAGAGAACAGCACGATGTAGTCGTAGACTGTCTTCGTGTCTCTTGCCCACTTGATAACTTTGTATCCGTTGGTTGCGTGACCCACTTCACCAATCTTACCTACCGTTGTTCCAACAGCAGACAAGACCACAGGAGAAGGGGGATACACTTTCCACGTCTCTCCAAAAGCACCAATCGTAACGAAATTTAACTTCTGCTGAAGCAAAAGCCCCAACGTCAGTGCGATCTCGTAACGCTTTACCGTGGAGTTCGTGGAGAATAGGTCCTGCATAGACCCAGAAGTGTCGCATGCAATCAGGAACCTCTTATCCTGAATCTCATCGAAACCGGGAATGTTCACAACTGAGGACACGATAGCCTTTTCACAAGCGTCCATGACTGCCTTGAAATAAGGACTACCCATCTTCTGGAGCTCCTCACGCAACATTTTGTAGGCGGAGTGCCAACGGAACGGGAACTGCTTGCTTTTCGCAATCAGATTCGGGTCCGTCAACTCGGCTACCAGCTTCTGCATATGTGCTCCGCTGACGCCAGCCTGCAAGATGTTCCTGATATTCCTCAGAGCAGCCATGTAGGGAAGACCCTTGGCACCCTGATCGATCAGGTGTTCCCATGCTTTCCTTTTAGCGTCCGCATCTGGGCCCGCCGCAGAAATCATGGTTTCCCAAGTTTCAATAGGAGGAAGTGTTCCATCCTTGATCGCTTGGAATGTTGCGTTCTGCTCTTCAGACCTGGGAGACGGGTGCGTAAGCCTCATTGCATCGAGGAACGTTACAGCACCTTTTCCGCCTCGGTTATATTTCCTGAAGCCGTAAGCGTCGAACTTATTGAAGCAATCACCAATACCTTTCTTCAAGGCGTTAGGCATTTTCTTCAATGCGGACCTACCACTTACTGCCTGCCAGATGGCGAGCAGCTCCGTGATTTCGTCCGGACGCTGAACGACCCTAGACACACTCTGTCGCTTGAGGGCCCCGCGTTGAGCCAAGGATACAAGCATAACCATAGGAACGCTACGCAGGTACATATCTGAACGAATGTACTCAGCGAGGTTTGCAACAAAGTCTGGAGAACATTTGTCGCACATCGCTATGATTTTCTTTACCCTCTCCATCTCAGCTTTCTTGTCGTAGTCACTAGAGCCATAGCTACGACCTCTTCGACCCTTCACACGTTCTGTTGGGCTGGCGGGCTCATAGAACTTGCCTGACAGGGTTGAGGTGGCGGCGGTCGCATACAGACGCATATCATCTGTCATGCTCCAAGCCAAAGCTCCTTCATGATTGACAGTCTTACGGGGATTTTCCGGTGTTACGTTGAATCTAGCCATAATGTTGTGCCTCCTTTTAAGGGGAAATATTTACCTGCTCGTTAGTGAGCGGGAGGGAATCGTTATAACAAAGTTATAACCCACTCCTTAATGCATCTATTTTTCTTGTTGTAACCATTACAAAATGGAATCTTTAGGCGGCTGTCGTCTCCGCTGGTTCAGTAATTCTATATCGTGGTTAGGTGTGTAGATAGAATTTCTGACCGGCGGTGAGGTCGTAGCCTAATGATGTAATTCCACAATTCTGCCTCGTCATCCCGTTGGCCCGTCGAAACGCTCGGACGGTCAGAGGCAATTTCTAATGGTTCATTTAAAAAGGCGAGAATATATTGAACAGGTATAGCTCTTGCGAGCACGGATTCGAACCGTTTAAAACAGTCTTATTAGGATTGTTTATTAACCATTGATGTAACCCATTCGGTCGCTACGCCTTCATCTTTTTTGGCAATCCCAAGGAGATTTGAACTCCTGTCTCATGGCTGAGAACCATGTATCCTGGCCTCTAGACGATGGGATCACTGATTTATCTTGTGGCTAGAACTACTACCTCTTGGCTTTGCTTTTGTCAAAGCTCGCAATGGCACCCTTATGTCCTCCATCGAGAATCAGGAGCGGTAGCGTATGCCCATTTAGTCCTAGCCATTTGTCTAAAAAAATAAAAGCTAAATCGCCACTATTCTATCGCTCTGTGGCCGAGCGAGCCCATTATGTTTTGGTTGAGCGGGTCGATAACAGGCTGAAGTGACCCGCTAGTGTTATTGAGGGTAAAAATCGAAAGGCACTATTATTGTCTTTTGCTCTGCCAACTGAGCTACACTCCCCACGCTGTAAACAACGAAGGAGCAGTAGGACTCGAACCTACGACCGAAAGATTGGATGAAGAAATCCTTTCTATCGCCACTCAATATTTCTATCTGCCCAAGGCTTAGGAGCAAACGTTCCCTACCTTGGTTTAGAGGCAATACGTCTCCGCAGATTTCTTGTTACTAGGAGAAAAGTTTGAGAAGGTGTCTTACTTACCGCTGTGTATACTAATTTCACCACTGCTCCCATAGATGTTGGGGAGCAGGTAGGACTTGCACCTACATGTCCGTATTTCAGGACGGCGGTTCCTATGAAGTATCCATCTCTGCCGCTGCCTAGTTTATTTTTATTAGGAAAAGGTGAAGCATGTTGGGGGACTCTTTCTAATATCCAACATTCCAGCTTCTTACCCATCACTTCGTCCCTGTCTTGCAATGGTATTCTGGCCACGAACCTTTTCCCAAACTGGTCGGCGTTCCTAGGTTTCCCTAGGAGATGATTTTAAACGCCGTCTGATTTGTTTCATGGGGTAACTGGGTGTAACGGTAACAATGTGCTCTGCCAACTGAGCTACACGATCCGCTGGGACCGCGACAGGACTCGAACCTGTGACCACACCTTTAAACGAGGAAGTAACCGATTACTGACGCCGCCATGAAATTTCTGTATTGTGGGGATAATTCGGTAAGGCATATGGAAATCTCTTACACCTCCTGTGCTTTTCCAAGGCACTTTTAGAAGAAATCCTTAACCACCGCCACCACAAAAGATTCTTGTTACATAGGGAAGCTATTTGAAAGGTTGATACTACAGTGCGTCTATTTAAACCACTTCCGCCACGTTCCTATTACAGAACGGCAGGATTCGATACCTGCACCCTTTCGGGACTGTTTACTTTGAAGTAACCCTTCATTCACCGCTACGTAAGTATTATTGCGCGGTGTGTTTTTCTGGATAAACACAACCGAAATCCCCGCTGTTTTTGGTTAAGCAGTAAACCCCCGAGTTTTTGTGGAATAGAAACTGGGACCAAACCAAGTTATCAGTGAACACCGTAACCGCTTCGGATTGTTTTACGTCGTACCGACAAGACGCTAGAGGTGGTTTGCTGGCCATTGTCTCTAGAGACTAATTAATACACAGAGATTTCGCGATCTGCAATAATTAGCCCTTCCGCCAGTTCGTAACCGAGTACGTAACTTGTGGGACGTATGGGAATTAAACCACACTTTCTTCTCCTTTAGAGATGTTCTTTGTCTAGAACTAATTTCTTCCCTAATCAAGAGATGTTCTTTCATAGCAACTACCGTCCCGTAGTGGTGCTACCGCGTTGCCAAATAGCACCCTAGATATTCTCTCACGAATTACTTACAGGAGTGCAACGCTAAATTATTTCAAAACACAGACTTTGCCGTGGTCCATATCCCAATGATGGTTCGGGCATAGAAAGACTAGATTGTCTGGGGAATTGATTTCCTCAATTTTAGCAGATGCTCCAAATTTAGAAACTGCCTTGATGTGGCAAACATCAACGTGACTATCATAATCACATAAATAACAATTTGGTTCTTCTAACCCGCGGGGCAAATATACACACCTAGCATTGTAACTTATTAGTGATCTCCACGATGTTGGGAATAACTCCTTCAGTTCTCCCTTAGTCAGCGTACCCAAGTCTGAGTACTTCCCGCTTTTGCCTATGTTTAGATGTTTACACTCATTACAAAATTCTCTCTTTATGTAGCCACCAACTGAGTTAGAACGGGGTGTTAATTTAACTTCTTTTCCACAGTTTTTACAAAGCACTACCTTAGTAGGATTTCGCTTTGGAAAAGCAGAGTTGTTATATTTTGCCGCACAAGACCGATCGCAGAACTTCTTCTTCTTGACCTCATTTATTTTTTGCTTATCCTTAACCCCTATAATTTGCCCACAATGCTGGCAAACCGACGGGTCTTTATAATAACTGGATAAGGCTTCTTCTCTTTTAATATTCAATTTCCTTACCTCTCTGCATAAGTGTTTTGAAACTTTCGTCTCACTTAGGTAAGAGGTAAGTTATTTATTTTCTTGTGTCTGAGGGAAGCCTGTCCATAAAGCATGAACTACCCTATTTAACGTGCCTCTAACACGGATTGCGTCGGGTTTGCGGCCATCCTAACTAACCTATTAAGGTTAGCAGTCGATAATAGTGCTTTGCAATCAAAGCCTAACCTTAGGACCGTTATGAAGTAGCTATATGTAACGCCACTCAGCTAAATTCTTTTGGCGGTCTGTATCGGACTCGAACCGACGTAATCCACGCTGACAACGTGGCGCACTAGCCGCTATGCTAACAGACCTTATCTTTTCCGATCATCTTTATTTTGTAATCAGAAAATGTTTTTTGACTTATACCCAATTCCCTCGCAACTTTTCTCCAACTGCCGTGCACAAAATACAATGATTTAAGGTCAGTTTCTGAAAGATGTTCACAAATTCCTTCTTTTGTATTCTTGTTTGCTTTGATTATTTTGTCAGCTAACATTTTCTTTCTACCTAAAAAGTAGGAGGACTCGTTATAGAGATGCTTGACAATTTGCCCGACATTTTGCCGTCCACACCAATTAACTCTAAATGCTTTGTTAACACCAGATTCCTTACCCACTGAACGGGAAGAGCGTCTCAATTGGCTCCGTGCAGTTGTAAATTGGCGTAGATAATTGTCTGTACATGTAACAATGTCTTTGGTTCCTGTGAGGCCAATTCTGACTATCTTACTTGACAGACTCAAAGACCCGTCGCCGTCTATTAGTCCTCTGACGTAGTGTTTTACTTGAGGAACGGGAACTTGTCTACAAAATGATAGTGTTAGTGATTTCCTTTGCACAAGTCCGTAGGACACCAAGTTTTGAGCAACACGTTTAGAGGTAAAGACGACGCGAATACATCCCTTTGGTCCTTTTTGGATCGGAGCCTCAATCTCTAAAGCCTCTTTATATAAGGTAAGCCATTCAATATCAGCTTCTTTGACAGTGAGATTTATACTGTTACCCCTAATATACCCATCTGCACTCAGGACACCCAACCAGTAAGATGGTCCCTCTGAGTTCAAATCATCAAAATAATTGTCATTAACAGTGTAGAGTCTCTTCCCCATTTACCTATCTTCAAAGTAATATTTTTCTTGAGAGAGGAAGTTTTACACCCTGCCTACATCGTAGCACAGCCTCTTGTCGGTGGAGTAGTTTCATTGCTGACTTACTCAGGTCTGGGGCTTTAATATCGAGGGAAGCCATTAGTGAAGTATTACTGCGCTATCTTTATTTAATGTGCCTCTAGCCGAGCAAGCTCGTTTCTCGCACAGACCGTAGACGCCTGTAAACAGGTGGAAATTGTTGAATCATGCAATCTCCCGAGGTCTTTATCTTTTTTGTTTAAAAATGATAATTTAGTTTAGAAGTAACCTCACTTATCACCACTCGATTAAAATGTGCCCATCTGCTGTTAAGCTTACTGCTCTTTTGGAAATTAACCAAGGCTTCAAGGCACCATGCTCTTTAAGTCGAGCAGACTGGGGTGCGGCGTTTTGGTAAACGCTTTCCCTCCCCACCACTCAATCAGTTCTTTAGCCTGGGAATTGAGACCCAGAGGAAGTCAGGACGAGTTGGCACAGGTCCCTATTCGCCGCCACTTAACCAATTCTTTAGCCTGAGGGTTAAGACCCAGAGGTAGTAAAGGCTGAGTGTCCTTTACTTTCTTCCGCCACCCAACCAGTTCTTTATACTGGGGGCTGAGACCCAGTTTAATGCCTTCATTATAATTTTTATCCCTCTATGGGACTTAGTTGGGCGTTGCTGTTCTCAGCTAGATACGCTAGCAACCAAGTGGCATATAGTTGGATGGGGGAGACTACGCCTCCCGCTGCGACCAGACATCCCGTTACAAGGCAACCGTCGTTGCTGGGGACTCCATCCTTATCTCCGAAAGTCAGAACCTTGTGCACTCATTAAGTCCTATTGACAGTTACTGACTGACGTCGAAACTTACTTGTATTGAGGGAAGCTTGAATGAGAGAAAGGGCACCCGCCCGTCAACGTGGACTCGAACCACAGTAGTCAAGATTCATGGTTTGAAGTAACTCTCAAAATCACCGCTCAATATTCTGTGTGGACTGTTTTAATATTAAGGAACGTCTTCCTTCCCTATTGGGCCCTGTTTAAGAGGGTAATTATTTTTCCACACATTTCGTTTCTTGTGGGACGGTCTGGAATCGAACCGACTACGGATGGCCATCCCCGTAACCGCCAAGGTCAGTCCCATTTGTTCTTGGCCAAATTACGCTAGGACCACAGCGGTGTTGCCAGTTACTTGACTGAGATATAGGCATTTTCGGTCGTGAAGGGGCTCGCACCCTTGACCTTCCACTACAGACGCTCTCCTACTGAGCTACACAACCTAATAATGACGCACTCGTTTTTTACTGGCAGTCCCTCCTGCAGAAAAGGACCCACAGGTTCGCCCAATTGATCAGACCAGACTCCCTTTTTCGTTCTTGGGTATCAGGGTAGCTATTTGATTCGGTTATTGTTATCTGGCGAATTAAGCCAGATGGTCATCTTATAAATGAAGTAGCCGAATCGATCACCGCTGATACAGTTTTAAAGGAAACACACAATGAACATTTTAGAGTCTGCTCAGGACTTTTCTTTGAGGGAATGTTTGAATAAGGAGACCTGATTTCATTTTATTATGTGCCGAAATCAGCTACCACTATTTTTATGGTAGTCGTTAGCACAGATTCCAATTTCATACAGATGGAAATCTTGTCTGAGTCGTTTATCAGGTGTGCTTGCCTGAGTCATTTATTTACGTGCAACTATTTCACGGATCGTTCTGTCGCGTGCCTTTTGGGCACCTTGAAGCTACGATCGTCACTTCTTTTGTCTTTATAAGTATAGAAGTACTCCTCGTTCACGCCACTCAAATTTCAAAGAACACTCGTGTGACACACTTGTTATGAATCAGGGGAAGTTGTTGTAAGAGTGTTTTTCATTTCCAAGAAGTAACTCTTACGACGCCACCTAAATTCTATTTGTTACCGAGAGAATGAATCGAAAGGCATAACTTTTTTCTCTACCAGTTGAGCTATGGCCACCATAGATTTTTGGGGTGACCACTGGGACTCGAACCCAGGCCGTTTGTGATATAAACAAATGAAGAAGTCCTCTCTACCGCTACTCGGTATTCTTGTTAATGGGAGAAGGTATCGCGGGGGTGCTTTGGTTATATTTACATAATATAGAAGTAACCCGACCGCTGTCGCTACCCATCATTTCTCTAAACTCCAAATTGTTAACCCGCTTAGGAGCCACGTGCGGGATAAACGGAAGAAGTTGATTGTCAGCGTGGCTTTGTGTTTACACCAATTGTAAGAAGTAACGCTTGACTACCGCTATCCGTCATTTTCTTTTTTCTCTTCCTAGAACTTTGATTTTATAATCAATAAAAGCACAGTGTCTCACACCTAAAAATCTTGCGACTCCTCTCCAACTCTTGTGCTCCTTGTAAAAATCCATTAAGTCTTCCCCCGTCAGGTCTGAATACATACTAGATTGGTTATGTATATCAACACTTGCTTGAGAAGTCATTTTTTGTGCAATCTCTTTTTTTCTTAGTAGAAAATAATCAGATTTATTATAGAGATGTTCTATAATTCCCGATACATTTTGTAGCCCACCCCAACTTACACAAAAAGTATTTTTAGTTTGGTGTTTTTTACGCACTAAATTTTTTGAGCGTAACTTCTGGCTATTCTTTGTTGTGTACCTTGCCAAATAACTAGCAACACGTGACGTAATATCCTCAGTTCCTGTCAAGGAAATCATACATGACCTATTTGTGAGTGTGAGAGAGCCATCCCCGTCTATTAACCCACGAATATAATGCCTTACTTGTTGTTCTGTAACATCTTGACAAAAACATAAATCAAGTGACTTTTTCTGGTGTATCCCGTAACGATACAGATTTTGAACGATCCGCCCTGACGTAAAAATTACTCTTATACATCCCTTAGGATAACCTTCCAGAATCGGTGCTTCTATTCCGAGAGCCTTCTTGTACATCTCCAACCACTCACGATCGGATTCTTTCACTGTTAGATTCACGCTGTTTCGGTTTTCCCAAACGTAGCCATCAGCACTCAAAACACCCAACCAATAAGAGGGGCCTTCCGAGTTCAAATCATCAAAATAATTGTCGTTAACGGCGTAAATTCTTTTGGCCATTTTACCTTATTTTGTTATCGGAGGAAACTTGCTCAACAACAGGTTTGTCATGTTCAAATTTTAAGTTTGTATGATGAAGTTGTTGACACCGCCATCCAATAAATTTTTTGTATCGAAAATTGGGTAAGAAAAAGATTTGTTTTTGATGTTTATTCATTCTTATTTTGTCGTCTGCTTTTGAATCTTTTTCGTCGATCGATCTACTCTTCGGCACGGTAGATTTTCTCCGTGCACACATGTAGTTTCTTTTTCTTACCCTTCATATCTTAAATATACCTTATTGGGTTAGAGGGTACTAACCAAGAAGGATATGATGTATTATGATACCCACATGGGGTTTGCTGTTTGAGTATCCCCAAATCTATGTCAGGAACCTCATAATCAGCCATTGTGAATTGAGACACTTGGTTAATTAAAAGGTTCCCGTAAATTTGGGGGAAATTAGTCCGTAAATTTCTCGTCAGTTTCTTTACCACAATCGACACAAACTGCTTTCCCAATTTGCTGGCCGTGTCGGTCATAAGTAACCCAGTATTCATCATAACAATTCAGAGGGTCCGCCGTGGCCTTGGCATAAGCTCCACAACAGCGTTTCCCCAGCCTCACAAATTGTTTGGGTTCACACTCTTCCTCAAAGTCATCGTTGATACTGGGGTCCATTTCTTCCATGATGTTTTTTAAATAAGGGTTGTTAACGTGAGCTTGACCGCAAGCTATCTCGTAAAGGTCATACCACAAACCCCTGTAGTCGGGGCTCGGGCTAAAAATTTTCATTTTTATGTGCTTGTAGTGGTCTATCCCTGCTCGTTGGAGAGACTCTTCCAGTTCCTCGTCCGTCATATTGTTTATGTATGCCGCTATTCCTTCTTTGGCACTAGGCTGGTCCATTGTGTATCCTCGCTTTTTAAGATAACCTCGTCGCATGGAATGAATTCTCGGTCCCGCCACATCTCCTTCACCTTGATTAAGTCGAAAGAGCCCCCAACATATTCATCATCTTCGCAACCTTCGAATTGTTCCCACCATGCTCCTATCCATCTTCCTAAATCAATCTCAAATTGGCGGGCACTGCCCCACCCATGGTTGTCTTCGGTCTCAATCGTCAATTGTATGTTTGCTTTGTATTTCTTCATCTTTGTAATTGGTTGCCCATCGGGCATTATCTTTCCCTTTTCTTCTGAAATGCATTTATTTTTGCGATATCTCTCTTAACCATCTCAGCAAAAGCATCAGAAGGTTCTGTCCAATTACCGTCTGTATCTTGCACCCTAAACCCGTGTTTGGATTCTTCAACTTTTAATACATCAATGATGACTTTCGTCCCGTCACCTTCAATGCTCGCTTGTTTCTCAACAAACCCGCTAAGGTGTTTATAAATTTCATTCTTAAGGTCTCTTGCCCCGCAGTCGGCCCCATCATCCACTTCTATTCTAAGTTTAATATCCGCAAAATATGTTATCATGCTTCTTCCTTATAGTTGGTTGCCCACTCATAGACACCATGCTTCTTCAGATAGGTTTTGTTGGGAACAGATACTATTACTCTACCTATTCTTCCATCTGGAAGTTTCACATAAACACTTGCTCCCAGTATTAACATAGAACCGAAGTTGGGAGAATCTAAAAGAGCGTGGGCGACATCTCGTAATATATCTGGCGTAGGTTTCATGATACTTTTCCCAAGAGAAACTCGGCTATGGCTTGGACTACCTCTGTGTAGTTAGGGGATGTGGAACGGAACACTGTTGTATCTCCTACGTCACGGTCTTCCACAATAACCCCCTCCCACCCGTCATCGGTAAAATAAATGTTAATATACAGTTCTGGCATTTGTGTTTGTTTGCTCGGCAAAGAATCTGGAAACTTCAAACAGTACCAGATTCCTGTCGACATGCTCCTTGTAAAACACACACGTTTCTTCATGCGTGAGTTCTTTAATTTCAGCCACCCACTTCTCCAGCAGGGGGCTCCAATAGATGTTCGCCTGAATCTCGGGAATCATTTTCTTCTTCCTTCTCCAATCCCACAGCGTTTATTTCTTTTTTCAGATCGCCCAGAGTATCATCTTGTTTTTCAGCAACTAACCAATCGTACTTTGGGTGGGCGTGGTCCCATTCTCTAATGTGACGACTCTCCCCGTCGTAGTGGTCACGGTCTTTCCTAGCAATCTCTGTTAGATGTTCAGGAGCGTTAAGAGCAGACCATTTACATGTACGAAAGAGATAGTGCTCTAATTTCTTTTGTTTCAGATGAGATGCTTTACGGCGTTTAGCCCTCTTACTGCGACGATTCCGAATTATTTCTGACGAGTCCATCAAACTTTTGGTTTCCTCCAACCCTTTTTGTACATCTGTTGCCACTCTATTTCTTGTTCTGGGAGTGGTGTATTCTTTAGATGGATAGATAATCTCCAAACCAAATCACAGTGGATACATCTTACTAATGTTCCGATGGGACGGTAGTTTGAGGTGTTTGCCAACACTACTTGTTCAGTGTGGCAGTAAGGACATACGGATTCCAAGGCCAATCGGTCTCGGTTAGTAAGTCGAATTATTTTCCCTTCTGGATAGACTGATTCTGGGTGGTCTAGTTCGCATTCCTCTTTGGGGAAAGGCTTTATAGTAGACAAAATATATTGGCATTTCTCGCAAGGGAGTCGGGCTGGTCTTCCCCTTAAAATTGACCCCTTTATTTTATGACTTTGTCTGTGACCACATGCTGGACACTCTATCCCAGTCAAGTCCAGAACATCTCGCTCTTGGAGCATAATTAAATTCTCTTCAGACCACTCAGATGATTTTTTGGGTAATGGTAGTTGGTAATGAACCACTGTTGCTAAAACATATTGACAATACTTACATACCATTTCTCCCTCTTTTCGGAGAGGTATAGATTGGTCTCTGCCACATTTAGGGCAAACGGGGTGAATGTAGGTAACGTCTTTGCTAGTTGGGACTATGGTTAGTATTCTATCTTTTGACCATCCTGAGTTGGTAAGCATTGAATGAATTCCTTTCTGGTGATAAATTTCCTAATTTTAGAAATCAAATGGAGTGTTCTGTATTGTCTGTGGGAATATGGTTTCCAAGGGCTAACCCACACTTCACAACCTCGTAAGGTTAGTTTGAGGGCTACCCAAAAACCGAAAGCCTCTGAGTCATCAGCATACTCGCGGGGATAAAATAGCATTAAATTTAAACTCCTTTCCTATGTCTCTCAGGAATGCAACGTTGTGGTTGTCTCGTAGAATGAAGCCTGTCTTTCCTTCTCTTATATGTCTCTGGAGTAGTCGTCTAATAAAACGTCTATTCTTTGAAAAGAAAGACGTTAAATTCTCTGAGAGGCCACCACATTCTATGTCCATATGTAGTTTCATTGCCTTACCTGTTTTTCCAACCTACCAAGTTTGCGTTTCTTTTTTCTGAGATACCCCTCCAGATGCTGTCGTCGGTAAGACCCAAACCAATCGAGTCGGAGAGGTAAGGTGTGGAGAGTAAGTAATTCTTCGATGTGGTTTATTTCTTTTTTTAACTCTTGGATTTGCTCAGATTTATTTCCACCAGTGTACATATTGAATCCCTTTCTACCTCTTCATATTTTGTGAGAAAATTATTCGAAGTCACTTAGATAGACGTATTCAAAATCGAAGTGGAATTCCTTGTAACCAGGAAGCTTCCGTCTTTCCATCACAACAACACATGGGTAATGTTTAGGTTTATCTTTATCATAGCTAACCTCACTTCTTTCAAACCTTTTATAAAGATTAAGAAGGTCATCTTCTGAGAACAAAGTCTGTTTAGTCATTGTATTTACTTTCTTGTGTGACCCAAGAGAAAACTTGGACCACTATTTTTTGGCTCCCCGTCTTGGGTTCGAACCAAGGACATCACATGGGTTAACGGCCCACGGCTCTTCCACTGAGCTAACGGGGATTAGATTTTCTGGCTGTGGAAGTAGGATTCGAACCCACGGCTTCGATCTTAACAGGATCGCCCCTTTCCTCTCGGGTATTCCACATTAACATTTAATCCAAAGAAATGTGTCCATTATCAAATTCCCAATGATGGTTCCGACACAATCTTTCAAGATTGGAAATATCATTTATCTCTTTGACAGGAACATCATCATGAAAAGACTTCAGTCCTTTTATATGACACACTTCTGTGTGTAAACTATAACCACACACTTTACAGTGGGCAGGTTTTTCAGATTCATTGTATACCTTTCTCGCATGCCTATTCACATAGATCTGGTAATACTGGAAAGTCTTTGATGCAGTTCTCAATTCGCCTTTCGTGATACCCTTGTCTATTAGAGTGTAGAGAGTATCTTTGAGAATTCCAATTCCAGTGGTTTCTCCTCTGCTAAGTAGTTTTTGCCTAGTACACTCCTTGTTACTGGTCGCTACTACTCTGGCACATTTATTACAATACTTTTTGGAATAATACCAGTATTGGCCCACTCTGCCTTTTCTCGGTCTTGGTATTATACTTTCAGTTGAGTTACACATTTGGCACACGAACGGGATAGGCGATCCATCAGACGTGTGGACAGTTCTCTGGGTGTGTTCGGGCCGTTTTGGTTTTACTCTTTTGTCTGCCCATCTGTCTTTTCCCAAATTGTTGAATTTTGCGGCACAAGACCTGTCGCAAAACTTTTTTTGTTTTATGTCAGCAGGCTTTTGCTTCCCATCCAATTCGATTATTTTTCCGCACTGTTCACAAATTGCTGGGTCCCGATAATACCTTTCAATGGCCTCTTGAGATTGTTTCTCTCTGCCCTTCTTCAAATTCTCCAGTTTGACCTGTCGAAGTTTTTCATTCATGAATTCTATCCTCCTAGTGTAAGTTCACTACCTTACACAGGAGCATAGTTAAATTATCATTAACCCGAAGATTCCTTAAATATATCTTTTAAGATGGGTTAGTGGGACGGCCTTCTCGTCCTAGAGAAGGACTCTAAGGCCTTATACTTTTGAATTTTGTTTTTAATGCAGACGCGCCCACCGAAAGGGAACGTCTGCAAATGGGGAAATCGTTAGTTAATTTCTTCCAGTATTTCTTCACCGTTTTTTGTTACTTCCTGAAGAATTGGCTGTTGCAGTGCCTCCCGCATATGTGACAAATCTTCTTGCAATTCCGCTGGAGATCTGCCGTAAGGCCTGATGCTGGCGGTGGTCCAATATTCTGGAGTGTCATCGGGCCTGTAATACACCTCGTGAATGGCGTAATAGTCGCTCTTGCCATTATTTCTTTTTAGGACCCTGTAGTTCCAACTCATCCGCTCTTCTCACCTCTAAATTTGAAATGTGGTTTGCTCGTTTCTAAGAACCGTTTTGCAGTAACAAGTTCTTCTATTAACTCGTCGGGATTTTCTAAGGACACTTTTTGTTTTACGGAAACAGATTGGGAGTAACCATCAGGTTTCCATCTACATTGAATAACTTCTACAAAGTATCCGAATGATAGTTTTCGGCCCCAACCTTCTCCTGAGGCAACATTCCATTTGATTCTCTCTACTTTTACTACATCGGACATAGCCTTCTCCTAGTGCAGATTGGTTCCGCCGGGTTGGAATTGCAACCTCACAGTCATTGTTTGTCCTGACTTACCTTCCTGCATACGGGCACCCATATAGAGACCTATTAACATACTTTGGTAAACCATTTCCATGGGTGTTGCACCTGTCAACAGGGCCGAGAGCATAGTATTGGCAGCATATTTTTTCGCCCACGCCTTAACTTCGCGATCACAAGCGTTATCCACCTCCATAACCATGCGGTCAATTTCAGCTTCGACGTCTTCCTTGTTGACATCTGCAAACTCAGACTGTAACGTTTCGAGGTCTTCTATAGTGAGTTTAATCATACTCGCTCCTATTTTTCTTTCGCGGGCTCGATGCCTGCCACAATTAGTTGGGCTCGTAATTTTCTAGCCCACTCATGTTTTCTTGTAATGGCTCTGGCCATTTTCTTTTCTTTTATCTTAAGGAACAAACACCGTTCCCGCAATTCCGAGATAGCGTTTGCTTGTTTCTTCAGACGCATTTCGGCCAACAGCAGGTCTGTATGCGGGAACTCGGTTTTCATTAGATTCTCCACATTTTATTGCGTTCTTCTTGACGTTGTTCAGACGTGGTTAATTGTGTCTCGACCCATTTCTTTGTTTCTTGATTGTATTCCCACGTAGAGTCTGGTGAACATCCCGATGGGTCATCTACAAGCTTATCAAAAATCCACCCATAAGCTACCTCGTAAAGTTCTTTTTGAGCGACTTGTCTATCCTCCCCCTCGACAGGGAGGCTATCTAGGTTAATAAGATGCCCCACAGATTCGATGTAGTCACCGCAATGCCCAGTCACTTCTTCTTGTAGATATAGGTACATTGATTTCCTTTCTTATGGTTGGTCCCTACGGAAAGTATCGCACTTTCTGCAACGGCTTTATGAGAGCCGCGCCTCACTTTTCGGCCTCGTAGGGATGGATTAAACCTCTTTACTTTTGTAGTGTTGCGCCCAACCGTATTTAGGAAAATATTTTTCCATCCATCGGTGTGATCGGTCGAAAGGACACCCACAACTGAACTCCTCATTAACGGTCGCTATCATGAACACCATAAAGAACACAGGGAAATACCCAACATACAAAACAAATGCACAAAATTTTAAGAAGATTTCTCTCATACAAACCTTTGTTTAGGTGGTAGGGCGCAGGAGAATTGAACTCCTGTTGGTGGCTTGAAAAACCACTATCCTAAACCACTGGATGAGCGCCCCACATAAAACTATTTAGACAACTTTGCCTTCGCTTCGTTCCGTGCCACATCCAGTTGGTTGGCTAATTCCCTGAGATTTTCAGGAGAAAAAATATCTCCGCCTAGGGTAAAAGTAGCACTGTTACCCTGCGACTGCAAACTTAATTCGCAAACAGCGAATACATCTTTGCTTGTAGGACTTGCAGGAAAGAATTGAGTCATCAGTATAATCTGCTCTCCCCCGTTTTCATTTGGGTTAAATACAAAACTGTGTCTTTTTACTGCTTCGACAGGCATCGGTATAAATCCTCTCTTTCAATTTCTTCCTTTGTATAGTGACCGTTGGACTCCATGAGATAGTTGACGAGACGAAGCATATCTGCATTGCAGTCCTTGATTAGGTCGCGGAGGTCATCAATATAATCCTCCACGCTATCCAGTCTTGCTTGTTGAGAAGTTTCTATTTGATGTTTAGTCTCCAACATCTTTTCTTTAACATCAACCAGATTCATGTTTTAATCATCCTATCGTTTTGGTTCGGTGACATTATATTTTATCCACACTGCTGGATAGTCCCGTTGAACTACACTTTCTATCTTGCCCGTGTGCATATCTTTATAAGCTTGCTCGTAACCCACGTTATACGCACCATTCACCGAGAAAAGAAGCACGACAAACCAAAATATAGACGCGAGAACTACGGCACCAAACGCACCTATCTCATCTCCCATGTGGCTTCTCCTCTCCTTTTAGTGGGGCGTTGTATTCTATCCAGACATCTGGGAATCGCTTCTTAATTTTTTCTTCGATGGTTCCTTTTTTAGAGTCTCGATATGCCTGTTCATACCCATTATAGTAGTTTGAGCCAGTCAAGACTATTACCAAGGATAGTAACAGGACTCCTACGGTCATTCCTACTATAAACATTATGGATTCGTTACTCATTATTACGGCTAGGCCTATCCCAAAAATGATACACAAGATTACCGCAACAAGTTCTCCTACTGTATCAGCTGAATCACACACCTCTACCTCCCTTTCTTTTTTAAATGTGGCGTTGAAGTAGTTCTTTTTTGGTGTCTTCCAATAATCCGTGGTCTAACTCCCAATGACAGTTAGGACATAGACCAACCAGATTGACAACCGAATTTATCTCAGATACCTTTGCTTCATCAGGGAAAGATGCAATGGGTTTGACATGGCAAACCACAACGTGGTGTGGATAACCACAAATTTCACACTTATCCCCAACATTAGACGCAAAATAGACCCTGTGGGAATGCGACGTAAAATACGTTCTCCATAGTTGTTTGTTGCGGGCTTGTGCCTTTATTTCCCCTTTAGTTTTATTGGCTATCTCATTCATTGACCAAACTTCACGCATCCGCTCTCCCAAACATTCATCGCAGTACTTTTTCGGACTAAAGTTTCCGTTAGGACATCGTTTCCAAGTAATCTCTGTTCCACAACTTTGACAATTAGCTACTTTGTAATCTTTCAAAACTTTTTTGGGACGATGCAAATTTGAATAAGTGGATACACATGAAAGACAGCAGAATTTCTTTTTGCGAGTTACTGCTACACTATCATAGTCCTTAACCTCAATTATCTTGTGACAATTCTTGCAAATTTCTGGGTTTTTATAATATTCTTTAACTTGCCCTTCTCGGAGAACCTTGCGTTGTTCGATACGTGTTTTTCTTCCAAGACTTAGAATTTCCTCTTGTGTCATTTATCCCCCTCCTCACTAAAATAGTCTTTATCTGAGTCAGGAGGATAACTAATTAATTTCTATCTCAAAATAACTAATCGGACAGGCCTACATAAGACGACAAACGGGCCATTTTCTGTTTGTCCCTTACCACACACACCCACATATTCCTCAATTATATCAACAACTCTTTTAGCGTCTTGAGGAAACATACGAATACAGCCATGACTAGTTGCGGCACCAATCGACATTTTTTGATTAGTGCCGTGGAGTCGATAATCGTTGTCTACCCACTCGTATTCCATCGCGATAAAGTCTTCCCCATCAAACAACGTTCGGGGCTTAGATTTCCTCAAAAGTGGGGCCATTGTACCACCGTACACGGCCTTGCTTGGCTTCATTCCATAAGCCCAAGGGCGTTTCGGGTTGGGTATCCACCAAGGGTCTCTAAAAGTGTGTGTGATAAAATACTCTCCTATTGGTGTAGGAAATTCTCGTGACCCTAGCCCCACATAACAACGGAACAAACCTTGTTGGCCCTCAGCCACTATCAAGTCATAGTTGCTACTACTCACATATATCTCCAGAGCGCTAGTCGGCCCCGCAAATAGTAGCAACATGCTTACGACTACTAAGTATTTTTTGGTCAAATTCTTGCCTCAACTTTCTGTTCGTCTGGTTATTCTCTCGCTCCCGCACGAACCTATTCCAATCATGTAGATTATACGGATGTGCCTGCCAAGGAGAGAAGCGATAACGATTCATGAGGGTGGCAGTAAGACCTTTGAGGGCGTCCCGCTGAGCATCCGGTAAAGAACTTATAACTTCTCCTGGCAAACCTCGATGCATTGTAAATTTATCACACACTGATAGATTTGCGAGAGCATAATTGAACGCCTCGATCGCGGGCGGGAGCTTTTCAAATTTTCCTGCACTAATCATCTTAGTTTACCTACTGGTAAAATAGAAAAACGCCACTGCGATTATCGTGAGGCATATTGCCCCAACTGTTCCACTAAATGGGTCCATGTCCTTTTCCTTTCCTTTCGTTTATTGTTCTTTGCTTATGACTTCTAACTTATCTTTTATTAAGTCGAAGATGTCTTTCCACGTAAATATTCTACCTATGAATCTGGTTTTCCCAGAGATATACACCACATGAATGCCATCATGGTGTATAGAAAGAGACCCCTGTGGAGTCACAATCTCGGTCTCCACAGTGGGCCCGTTTTCCCGTTCTATGATAGTTGTTTTTATCCATGGTTCTTGCATCTCATTCCCCCAGCACTGTGTAGATGGTTTCACTATCTGCTGAACCCCATCGTTTCTTGAATGTAACCTTTATGTGGGTTGGTTTGGGGAATATTAAATACTTCCCATTATTACCGCTGTTGAGTTCTAAACGATCGGTAATCGTTGTGTATTGGGTAGCTGTTGGTTCTGTTTGTAGGTAGAAATATAAGCCAACAGTAAAAGACACAAAGGAGATTACTCCAAACACAACAGGAGTCCATGTCTCGGCTTCTAAACAAGCGAACAAAATGAATAGGCCAGTCAACACAAGAGCTATTATGAAAAGAGCTTCCATTGTTATACCTTTCCCAAAAGAATGTCTAATGCCTGAAGGACGTCAGGAATGTACTTGCGTTCGTACACAATTATTCTACGTTGTTTCGTGTAATACCCCTCTTGAACTTTCACTTGTGACCAGAAGGAATCATTACTCGCGTAGCATTTTACGAGAGCTTCTTTAAAATCTTCTGGCGATAGTTCACAACTATCCACTACGATTGCATAACACGTTATGTTCATGTAATTTTATCCAGAATCCTTTCTACCTCTCTAGTTTCGAGGTCTATGATTGCGGCACTCAAGTCCCGCCAAGGTTGTCCTACCTGTACACATACGGTGTTGTTAACTTCTGCTCTCCATATACCAGTTCGGTTAGGAGACTCGTGAATGTGACCATGCAAGGTAAGGTAGGGCTGTGTGTCCTCAATAAATTCCAGTACCGCCTTAGAACCTACTTGCTCTCCATTGGCTGTCATGTCCAAACCAATACCAAACGGTGGGTCGTGTGTAACCAGAACGGTTTTGCTCCAATCCTCCACTGGCAGTCTCCACAGCATTTTTGCTAGAGTTGGGAGAGTCTTTACATGCTCTACCCACCGCTCCACAGGCATCTCTACAAACTCGTCCCCACTGTAGTCGGTTTGGCTGAGGTAGGCTGTGTGGGGCTGGAATATATCGAGGGGGTCATCGATATCATAGTCTAGCCGAGCACGGTCTTTTAGTCCGTAAGGAAGGTCTTTGACTTGGCTCATACCCACGAAAGTATAATCTCCTATTGTAGTTGCTTGCCCATCAATCCAGTGGACCATAGGATTACCCCTGACATAGGACAACATCACTTTGTCCATTATCGCGAGGTCATCATTCCCCAAGATGTAGACCACATGGATACCCCTTTCTGTTAGGGTATACATCCAGTCCCGCAACCACTGGCAGAATTTACGTTGCTCTGCAATCAGAGGGTCTCTACCAGTAAGAAGGTCGCCCGGCAGCACCACAACATCCACCTTCCTTTGGGTGGCATGCTTCAGAACTTTTCCATATTTGGCTTGATAACCATGTAGGTCAGACGTGTGGAGAATCTTCATTTATTTCTCCCTTCATTGGCTTTATCCACCAATTCTTGCAACCATTGTGGATAGATTACTTTCATTTTGCGGAAGTGTTCGCTGTTGTAATACTCAAAATCGGTGTCTATGAGGAACTGTTTCCACTCTTCCTCAGACATACCGTTAATGTATTCCTCCATCTCTTTTTCCCATAAGGGCTTTATGTTTTCCTTTTTACTCAAGGTGTTCTACCCGCTCATCAATGAGGTCTATACGTTCGGATAACACATCGACTTTGTGATTAATAGCACTAATCCAACTACAAAAGAGTTTAAGTAGTTCTAGTGTGTTATTCTCAGGTATGGGCTCGGGAAGATTTAGCATCTCACGTAACCTCGTCATCTTGTCTTCCTTAGGTTCCACATAATACATATTTGATTGAGACATGTCTTTGGGTGGCACAGGGTCTGGTGTGTTTAGACTCTCCATAAATGCTCGTGCTTCTGCTTCTATTGTTTTCATTGGTTTACCTTCTCCAAAGCACGGATGCGTTCGTCCTGTTCCTTAATCTGATTCTGAAGATCGACAATCCATTTACCCATTTCGATAAAGAGATTCCGTGCCAATGAGTCAAAATCCTTGTTACTACTTGGTTCCAAGGTTAACAGGTCTTTCATCTTCATTTTTTAATCCTCTCTTGTGGAGGCGGCAGTAGGAATTGCACCCACGTAACCAGAGTTTGCAGCCCTGGACCTAACTACTCGGCCATGCCGCCACTATTTTGTTTTCTATTTTCTAGAAGAAATCCTATTAGTAATAGCGTGAACACAAAAATTTCGAATGTCCAGATGAACAGGACGCCGAGTATAAACCACTTTACCATCTCTATCGGGAATAAGGCTACGCTAATAAATAGCAAGAGTAGCACTAAAGTTGTAAACACTGGTGAGTCACTATCCATTTCTCTTTCTCTTCCTGCTTACAGCTTTAAAATAATCTGTCCACAGTTCCTGCGGGGCCGAATGAAAACAGTGTTTCATGTTGTCATTTTCCATAGCAAAGCCTATGTGTGCCCTCACAACATCCTTCATATCCCGCCAAGCTTGGTAACGGTTTTTAGCTGCTGTGACAAGGTCTAACTCCAGACAGTAAATTACCCAGATATAATCTGTGTCTTCCATTTCTTTTCTTATCAAGATTTTGAAATGGTAATATATTCCCTTTACTATTATGTCTAGCCTATGTGCTATGGGTTTAATCATTTATTCGTAATGTTCCTTAATTCTTTTCCAATCTTCATCAGTTAAACCTTCACCTTGCCAGTCGAGGATTCCTAGACGTTTGTCAATGTCCCACTGTTCCTCAGAGGACAACTTACGAAAATTACTAGGTCTTTCAAGTGATTTTTCGAACATTTCTCTTTCAGTCATTGGTTTGTACCAAACCCTCTGCTTTGGCTTTTTCAAAATACCTCAACACAAATGTGACAAGGTTTTTATCCGCCCCAGTGTTTCTATACATCTCTGTGAGTATTTGGCAACTACACTCATCACAAGAATAGGCCGTATTCCTATCGTAATAACCCTTGGCATGCTCCCAAGCCCTATCTGTCATATCACTCCCACATTCTGGGCACTTGAAAGGCATCAAGTTGTAAACCACAGTGTAGTTTCCTTCCTTATCGCTCTTCATTTCGGTTTTCTTTACCAAGATAGACATATTTAATTTTCTTCCTTTCCCTGTGATCCAGGTAGGATTTGAACCTACGATAAACGTTTTTAGAGAACGTCGCTTTAGACCAAGCTAAGCTACTGGACCTTACCTATCTGCCCAATCTCGGAAACATTTCCGTGCTTCTTCGAGGTCGTTGAAGAATTTCCATTCTACATGACCGTCATTATTATCTTCCATCAATACAAACCAAAGATTGGGCTTCACTTGGTGTAGTGTAACATAAGCCTGATTCTCAGTCCCATCAAATATGGTTAGGGTATGAGGGCATATTTCCATCAGGATTTCTCCGCTTCCAATCTTGACCCCACATACCTTGAACCTACATAGTCAGCTATATCTGATATGTTTTGTGCAACTTGGGCTACATCCATAGCCACTTCTGGTAAATCGGTGGGGGTAGTTGTGAGAGCCTCCCTAATACCACGTAAAAGCCTCTCTGCATCTTCCGCCCTACGAATTGCACCTGCTAATCCTATCACTTTATGACTCCTTTCTATAGGGGCAAGACACAGGCCCCAAGCATACGCTATATAGTCACTAGATATCGGCATGGGCATCCTTGTACGATGATGCTCAACCATGCCAGTTAATCCCTCTTGCATCATGTCTGCTATCTCTCCTTCCGTTAGGCACATCTCTCTGTGTGACCACAACCAAATAAAGTTGGCAAACATCTTTACACCTTTGCAGAGGGCTTTGTACCCACGCGGGAGTACCACGAGTCATCATTGTATGTCCAATCGATAAAATCAGCATTCAGATTCCTAAGGGCCTCACCCAAAGTTCTGTAGTTGCACAAGCTATACACCCACTCTCTTGTTGTAACTGTAGTAGTGTAACACTTATCAGGAAGACGGCCTGCATTAGTTGTATCAAGTGCTACCCCAATTTGTATCACGTCTTCTATTCGCATAACTAATCCTTTCTTGTGGAGAATACGCGGTTTGAACGCGTGCCCTCTATACGGCCAGTATAGCGCTCTCCCAGTCTGAGCTAATTCCCCATTAGTTAAGTTCTGTGACCTGATAATAAACACATTCCCCGTTACGGATAATTGCGTTACCAGCTCGGCCCATTAGACGGTCCCAATCTTCTTTAGGGCTTTTAAAATACCAGATTTCATCACCCTCTTGGTAGTAAGCCATAAACGGTTCCAAAAACCTAGCTTTAAATGACCTCTGGAAGGCGGGCCTATCAGCAAGACTATCGTAGATTTCTTGTTGTTCAGTAGTAAACTCTTCCTTTGAACGTTTTGTCTTGAGCCATTTTTTTATGTGGTCCACTAATGTACTCCTTTGGATTACCCTTCTGTTATTATGAGGATTCCACTTTTGTTATCATAAGACAAGTCCCAGCCCGCCTCTTTGTAGCGAGGCTCTAGCTTTTTAATAATGTCCTCTCTTATGCTTCCCTGTGGTACTACGAGTTCACCCCATTTATCTCGGAGGTTCCAACTATAAAGATGAGTATCTTCATCAAAGGAGTCTCTAAGAAGGACATCAATGGTAGCCTCCATTTGCTCTATAAATATTTCCATTTGGTTACTACGTGCTACTTTAATTTGTGCCCTAGATATCGCCACTTTAGTTTCCTTTCCTAAGTTATTGAATTTGGTGGAGAATGCGAGAATCGAACTCGCGACCTGAGACTTGCAAAGCCCCCGCTCTCCCAAAACTGAGCTAATTCCCCACTGTTATAACGATTTTCTTATCCTTTACTTTATACTATCATCACAAGGTATCCATGTAATGGAATAGTATCCTATGACACCCTGACTACCTGCGAAAACTGACACTGCATAACAGCGGTCATCTTTCCTGAAATAGGCAAGGTCTTTCTTGATGCTGTCAATCGTTGACTGGCTAGGTGTAGTGGTGGCTACCATTGACCCACAACCGACACACATAACCAATACCAAAATTGATAAGAGTATCTTTCGCATCTTTCCTTAGACCCCTTTCACTTCTTTTTGTTCCTTACATTCTGTATTGGGCAATTACCCAACGTTCCAACAGGTCTATAGAAAGTTTCTCGGATAACTCTTTGAACTTCTCTCGGCCTTCTCGTATAAAGTCCAGCCTCACCCCGCCCTCGGGATAAATATCGCACGAGTAGTTATCCTCGTAAATTTCTTTCCTGCTGGCTTCTAAGGTTATGATGTAGACGTTATTGCTGGTACCATAATGACCGCATGCATACTCGATCCAGTCCACATATAACCCACCAATACCGTCCGCGATTGCGTTGACCTGTAGGTGTGCTACATCCTTTTCGGGTATAACCACACCTATACCTACGAATGCTAAATTATGTGCCATTAGCCTTCTCCTCCCGCAGTATCTCCTCAATAATATTTTCGTAGGGTGCCCACTTGCGGGCCGCAAACCTACGTGAGTCTCCTCTGATAGGTGGGCAATGTTTGTTGCACTCTCCTATTTCTGGCACTAATGTCCTACACTCCCACGGACGTTCTGCGTGTGACAAACTGCAACCGTCCATAGGTTTCCAGAAGACACAGTTACCATTATCTATCGCAGGGTCAAACACTTTGGGTAATTCCCCTGATGATTTTATTCGTTTGGGTCTTACAAAGTATCCTCTGATTCTCTTGGTTCTGTTTACCCTGACCTGCTCTTCTTGGTCTATGGAATAATTTCCAGTAGAGAATAGTTCCTCCAAAGTTTTCCTATTTACCCTACGTAAATCCTCAGGCAACATGAAACCGGGAAATTGCTTACAACATTTACCACCACAGCGTTTACACATTGCTGCATCAACCAGAACTTTGCGTTTAGCCATGTTTCCCTTTCAATGTTGAGAGTATGTCTCTAGAAGTTTTTCTAGAAGATTTATTGCCTTGTTTCTGTATTTGGCAGCGTCTCTATGCCCCTCAATAAATTCGGGGTGGTCGTGGGGCATAGCCCAGATGACTGACCAAATATTATCTTCCATTGATAGGTCGTTTAATGCTTGAGAAAGAATGCCTTTTGTGTCTTGGTGTAAATCATCATCTTCGATGACGTCATTGCAGTGAGGGCACACATAGAGCATTGCTGTCATAGGAACCTTCTTTAATTCTGGTTCGACTTCTTGTTTACATGTGAGGCATTTCATTATTACACATTAGCATAGCAGTAAGCACAATCATGCGGGCAGGTATTATACACACCTATGTCCACGGACTTAATGCAACCACACGCTTTCCTTTGTCCTTTATCTTTCTTGAGGTTTGTGATTACTTGCAACTTCTCCCACGGAACCAACCGTGAGATAACATCTGGGTCCACACAACGTGACTGCCCTATCTCTGGGACCGCCTCGAACAGGGGTTGTGAACATGACAGCATGCGTATTCCATAACTACTCGCGATACCAGACAGACTTCGAATCATATCTATCTGTTGGTCGTTGGTAGGCATGAAGTAAGAGATATCTCTACTTTGCATGCGATTCGCGGCCTTCCTATAGTCCTGATAAAAACTAAAAATACAGTCCGTAATAGATGGGGCCATCTGGTTGAATGTTTTACAGATGTAAGCAAAGTTAGTCTCGTGCCACTTGTAGTAAGTGTTTTCTGTGAGAAGAATCGGGTCATACCTCCAACGTACCGACCCAGGGAACTTTTCGGCAATAGCCATAGCACTATTCAACTGTTCACTCAACCGAGGTACACCCGGCTCTATCCCAGAGTCAACAGAGTTTAAACCAGTAATGGTGAAGTTAAAATAGAAAGAGTACCCTCTATCTTGGAGCTCAAGTAGGTGACCATGATTAATCATCGGCTGAGGATTCTTTGTCCAAAATACAAAACAGATAACTTCTTCGGGTGTCAACAAATAGCGGTCTATTTTGCCTGTGTAGGGGTTTTGGAGGTCACGGTAACCTTTCCTCACATCCGCCATGAACTCGTCAGATTGGAAGGCAGGAAGGTCTGTACGCCTGCTGGCTGATACTATCTGGGGCATGGTAGTTTTCTCCTATTTAGGTTGTAAAGAGGGGAGCTTCTCCTGCAAGTCTTTTACATACTCTTGGCAGGTTTTGCATGTGTACACATGCCACACCACCTCTTTTGCTGTGTCTTCTGGATAATCCATAAGCTGCCTGCTGGCAAATGCATAAAGCTGACCTACGGTAGGGCATTGCTTCTGTTTGTTCTCAAATATCATACTGCTTGCTCACTTCTGTACGCATACGCCGCACATCTTCGACATAACCATTCTGAGTAGCCCATCAAAGGGATTAACTCACAACGTTCTTCACTTTGGCACCAATCACAATGTCTAACCATACTGCAATCGTGCTCGTTGTCTCCGCAATATTCACACATTATGACACCACACGGAGGTATTTGAGAGGAACCGTATCGGTCATCCACACACCATTATCCGAAATAAAGAAATGGAAACCATCCTGCACCATTTGTTTGGCATTAATAGATAAAATCCAAGGAGTTTGGTTACGTCTCCTCTTGGCCACTATCTCTGCCGTCTGGAAGTCTGCGGACAAGTGAACGTGATGCCTATTCATCTTGCTGAGTCCGCCTGTCCGCTTGATATCATGCCACGCTTTCAAGAATGTGCCATGATACAGAATGTCTGGAGGAGTTGTAGGAGTTAAGTCAATAGCCATTATGTTTTTTAGACTATGTCCTTGGTTAGCTCGGATGCGTTTACCTTGGATTGTGTAACGCCCTTTCTTGTCCTCGTTGACAACCTCCTCTAAAGCGAAACGAGAGAGCTGTACACCCTTGCGTTTGAACAATTGACCCAAGAGTATATCCACGTCCGTCCATCCCTCTACGTCGAGCTCAATGCCGATATCCGCGGGGTTGTGGCGGAGGACATAAGCCAAGAGTTTGCTTACTTCGGTTTTTGACATACTACTCCTCCTTTGGTAGAGTAACCCCACGTTTTAATGCTTCGCGGGCAAGAGCAACACAGGTACGCCCCGCGGCGTAAATCGTAAACATATTCCCCTCTGGACAACGTTTACCCGTAGCGTGTTCATTTGCCCAAGCGTCTATGATTTCGATTGCTTCTTGCTCCCATGTCTTTTTTTCTTTCTTTTCAACCAGTGTGACATCCCGCGTATATTCAGGACAACGTATTGTTGAGCTACTACTCATCGAAAACTTCTTGTTACAAGTTCCTCGCCAAGCACATATAACACAAGGAGTTCTTTCACCTTCCATTATTCTTCCTCCTCATCACACTCGTCATTTATTCCGCATGCTTTTACTTGGTCCCACAAGAGGCCAAGCCCCTCTACTTCCCAATCCCCTTCTTCTAGGTAATGACAATAACCATTTTCCTGTTCAGGTTTGTCGGGCCAACTAGCCCAATAGGGACAGTAAACTAATCCCGGAACCTCAACTACTTGATCGATTTCCGGGTGGTAAACTTTAACCATCTTCCCTGTGTGGGAGTAGCAGTAAATCCCTTTCGGGATTACTGCTGTATCTTTTTCTTTTGTCAAACGAGTCTCCGATTAAGAAGTTCTTGAAGTTTTCACCATATTACTCAGTGTGGTGTAACCAGCACGAGTGCCGTCCTTTGTTTTCAGGAATGACATAGTGTTACCCTTAGCGATACCATAAGAGACAGCGTCATCAATAGCGGCCAGATCGCAACTCAGGAACAGAAATTCCCACTTCCATTGGTCAGTTTGTTCCTTGACCATTTTGGTAATCTGCTCTTTCTTGAATTCTTTGCTACGGTTTTCCTGTCCGTCAGTGATGATGCAGAATATCACCTTCTCGGGACGCTCGGACTCTGGTATTTGTGCGAGACGTTGGCCGCAATCATTGATACCCCTACCAATTGCATCCAACAAGGGTGTCCACCCTCGGGGTACAAAAGTTTCAGCAGTCAGGGGACGAACATCTGACAGTTTCGCGAAGTCATAGATGATTTCGTAGGGGTCTTGCTCATCAAACTGTACCAGCGTGATAGAGGCTTCCCCCGCCACTTTCTTTTGGTCCTCAACGAACGTATTGAACCCACCGATAACATCATCCCGAATGGACTGCATAGACCCTGAGCGGTCCAATATAGTGTGAATGTGACAATAACCTGATTTCATAATGTTACTACTCCTTTTTCATTTTCTTTTAGTATCCCACTATCTATCATGTTACAGATTTCGTGATAGGTGGGGACATATGGTACATCTGGTAGGTAAGGCCAGTCTGTGTTTAAGTCAAAAGTTTTACGAGACCTCAAAACTCTGAGTATGCGTTCTCGTAGATAGGAAGTGTCCGCATAATAGGGATGTAGTCGGGAATTCCAAACTATTTTTTCCCAAATATCTAGCATCTCCTCTGGTGTTTGGAAGCCCTTCATATAACGTTGGTATAGTTTAAGCCAAGCGAATTTGATTATAAATTTATGGTCGAACATACGGTGACCTTTCGTGGTCAACTTGTCCCACAGTAGACCTTGTAGCCTCTCTGCATCCAGTGTATCGCGAAAGACGGCTTGTAACATAAACTAGGCAGGTAACAGAGATTAACACAACGTCTGATAGTGCCTATTTTAGTTATACTGGACTGGCTAATATCATTACGTATGCTTATATATGCTGTACCTTCTGGGGTTAAATAACGCTGTATGTCTTGCAGGATGTTTGCTTCTTCCTCAAAGGGTGTGACACATAATACGTAGTTACACATCACTGTGTCGAACCGCCCTTTAGGTCTTTCAGGACTAAAGTGTGGGTCCCATTTCTCTAACCCAAAGTATTCAGCATCCTTCCCGCGACCACACCCATAATCCAAAACGCGGCCCTTTAGTAGACCCATTTCACTTAATAATCTTGCGGGTAATGATGGTTTTTTTCTTGATATTGCTGTTCTATGTGGCATTAACATCTCTAGGGTAATGTGATTGTAATTATTCCAGTGTAAAGCCCCGCCCCTATCGCACCTAAAATAAATCCACCACCTAAGATAAGGAAGGGCCAAGTTACATAGATAGTGAATGTGGCATCTGTAGGAATTGTTAGGGCAAATAAGATTCCAAACAATAGGTAGACTAAACCTGAAATCGCTATTCCCACAATCGTTGTTTTAACAAGGAGAACGGGAACCAAGGCTATCAAAAGATAAAATGCTACTATTGGCATTGTTTTTCCTTCATGGGATGGTGACCACGACTACTCCTGTTGTGAAAATGGTAATCGCAAATACAAGCAGGAATAGGAATCCAATAAAGAAGGCCGGAATAGATACTAGAACTCCCAGTATCATTGGGTGACTTTCATATGGTAACCGCCACCACGTACCCAAGCCAATTAGTAGAAACAACACCGAGACCGCAGCAGTAGCGATGAAAAAAGGTTTAACAAACCACAAGATTGTTGCCGCGATTAATACAAAAATTAAGGAAGGAATTAATTCCATTACCGTCCCTTCTACTTTCCATTTACTGTGTAAACTTGTTCCGCATGTGTTGCGTATCTCTCAGGGATACATATAAGTAAGCCCGCCTGTTGTAATTCTTTGAAACTCCTTGGGGAACATACTAGATGAGGAGTTGGGTCCCACCACTTGGGTTTGTAACAAACACTCTTGCCTAAGCTTATGGCTATTCCAGCTGTTATTGGGTGGATAAGTATAGCAGGAGCTCTTCTACAAAAATCTATTGCTATCTTTGCTTCTGGTGATAATTCCATTTTTTCTTTCTTGGAGCGGACAGCGGGATTTGAACCCGCGACCTTCTGCTTGGCAAGCAGACGCTCTAGCCTGACTGAGCTATGCCCGCATCATTTAACAATATTCAAATGTTTGTGACTTTTACCCAACCGGAAGCGTAGGCGAGAACATCCCGCACCTACATCCACATCCTCTATGATAAAGTAGTCCAGACGCTTTCCCAGTTCTATCGCGATCTCCTTTTCCCGAGCGTCCGTAATAATTTCCACAATATCCTGTTGTTCCGCACACATATCCTTGTAGAGTGCTCCTATAGTAAATCCCATTGAGAAGTCACGTGACCCTAACATCTCTGGACAGCTATAAAATAGGAAGTCGCACGCTATACCAGACCTATCTGTAAGTTTGTGTTTCATACTCTCCTCTCATGCAGTGTTTAGACACCTATATCTCTTTTTTGTTTTTCTTTTGTTGAACCCAATCAGAAAGTCTACGCAACACTATTAAACATGCGTCTACTACGTCGCTGTCGTAAAGGGTTCCCCTGTTATCTTGAAGTTCTTTAATGGCTTCCTTAAGCGGAAGTTTAGGTCGGTAAGGCCTGTGTGATAGCATAGCTTCTACGACATCAGCAACAGCAACTATCCGTGACTCTATACGAATAGCATCCCCTTTAAGTCCTCGTGGGTAGCCACTTCCATTCATTCTCTCGTGGTGTTGTAAGGCAATATCTGCAAAGGGCCATGGGAATTCTACACCCTTTAGTATGTCGTAACCTATCTCGGGGTGAGCTCTTATAATACCATATTCGTGCTCATTCAAACGGCCCGGTTTGCTCAACAGCTCTGCTGGTACACACACCTTACCAATATCATGCATAGAAGCAGCTATGTTAATCCCGCGAATCTGGTCCGCAGGTAGTCCCATTTGCTTAGCTATTGCTGTTGAGAGCCGAGCTACTCGTAATTGGTGCCCCGCCGTGTAAGGGTCTTTTCGTTCGACTAGTGTCGCTAATGACTTAAGGACACCATCTAGAGTTGTTTTAAACTTGGCTAGGCTGTCCTTCAATGCTCGTTCGACTTGGTGGCGTTGTTTGAGTTCTTGTTTAACCTCACCTATACTTTTTTGGAGTTCTTTGTGGTGTTTTACTCTTAGCACTATTTGCTTCTTCTCGTAAGTTAAGTCTTCGATTTGTACCAGCACTAATTGCACACCTAAGACCCTCAAAGACCTAAAATGAAACCTGCCCCACATATATCCAGAGTCCATTTGTATTGCCCCATCAGCCTTTTGTGACTGTCGGGTTGCAAAAGTCGCTTCTACTGAAGACTTAATCAAACGAACATCTTTTTCTCTTGGCAGAATGTTTAGGATTGATTTCCCTACGATACTTTGAAAATCCAATGTTATTTTTGCACAGGATTTATTAGCAAATTGTACCACAAAATCCTTGTTAATGCACAAGATGGGGATAGGGAGGGCGTCAAAAATATTACTAATAATCTTAGAGCTTTGCCCCAAGACAGCAAAACTGCCAGATTCAGTCATACCCTCACCAATAAGTTGGCTTAGGTCAATCGTCTCTGTCGCCTGCTCAGATATCATTGTGGGTTTATTGTTTACAGCACTACATTTATCCATAACCTTACAAGGTCCCCCGAGTACATAACCTTAACTGTACAGGGTACCTCCATAGTTATTTACTTTCAGGAATAAACTCAGAGTTGGTTGGTTCCACCTTTTCTATTTTTATTCCATCATACCCTGCGAAGTTTGGATAGGTGTTGATAAGGTGACAAATTACCCCAGCCACATCTTCAGGAGACGGAGTATCCCCCGCATAATGAAAGAAATCCACATCAAGAGTGATGGTACATTCCATTTGGTTCTCCATGTTAAATGGGGTGTGGAGCGGTAGACAGGATTTGAACCTGCGTGAACTATTCGCCTCGACTTTGGAAGAGTCGTGCTCTGCCTGACTGAGCTACTACCGCCCTGCTATTATCAAAGTTTTAGAAGGTCATGGTCAAAAAGCCAATGACAATTTGGGCATAAGGGGGTGAGATTTGAGGCATCATTTATCTCAGAAACCAAAGACTCATCTGCAAAAGTTGCTATACCTTTGATGTGACAAATTTGAACCCCGTGAATGAATCCACAGTTCTTACAAACCTTCTCCTGTCCGCTTAGAAGAAAAACTTTCTTTGCGTGTTTACCTATCGTAGTTTTGTAATGCAAATGCCAAGCATAATGTTCTCTCAATTCCTTCTTAGTCATATCCCCAACAGGCTTTGGTAAAGATGTTCCGTTTCGTTCACAAATTTCTCGTGATTTCTCAGAACGTGTTTTTGAGACACAGGTGTCACAATGTTTCCTCCACTTAGGTTTTCCACTTGAGTAACGACCTACCTCAAATACGATTCCACACTTACGGCAGACACGACTGACGGTCCCCTCTTGTGAGTCGACTACAAGCACGCCAGCTTTTCTCTTGGGGTAAAGATGATTGTTGCAATGTGCCGCACATGACCTACTACAAAATTTCCTTGATCGTGTAGCTGCAGGGACCTCGTTATCCTTTACTTGGATAACCTCACCACAATTCAAACAATAATTCGGGTCTGCATAGTATTTATCTAAGGACCTCTGCCTTAACTCTCTCCCAATCCTTTGATTAGCCTCAATTAGCCTTGGGCTTGCTTCCATCTACAACGAACCTCCAGTTTCGAAAGTATTCTATTGTAAACAGCAAGTAAGTTAATTCGAAAGACAACCCCCGTTATGCTGGTATCCCGTATTCCTCTTGTCTCCAATCTTCTTGGCACTTTTCCCACCCGTAGAACATAAGTCCAGCTTGTATCTGTTCAAACGTTGCTGGCGGGCCATTATAAGTGAATGCCATATATACTGGGATTACCTCGCTATATATTATCAAGGTTGGTTCAATATCTGGGTAGTCATTACTTAGCACGAATTTATGACCGTTTGTTACCCAGCTTTGCTCATTCATCTTCCTCTTCCTCTTCCCCAGAATCAAACTTCTCTGTGCTGAATACGATTGTGGCCAGCGTGTGTACAACAAACTTACGCCCACAATGTTCACACCGATGTAAAATCATCTTTTCTGGTTCCCAGTAGTCAGCATCTTGATTCCGGTCACAATAGGGACACAATAATTCTTGAAACCATTCTGCCATTAACTTTCCTTTTCATACAACTTTTGGAATAGCCCCACATACTTGTCGTGCAGAGCCATGTGCTTTCGCTGATACTTTTTGCGGAGTTTCGTTATAGCTCTAGTCATTGCAGGGGAACCAGACACTTCATCGATTGAGTGCAGCTCTTGGTCCTCCTCATCAAATAGTTGGTTGGTTTCCAACTCGTAAGCTGACATCTCAGCAAACAACTCTTCGGCTTCGGCTAACTCATGCTCGTCAAAGTAGTAGTAACCCGAACCGTCTACTTGCCAGTCAGCTACCGCATATATTCTTCCTATCTGGACGAGCCCTATAGAATGCGTACTACGTATCTTGGTTTCTTTCAACGTCTTCGGTCTAATCATTTTTGCTCCGCCAGTTTAGATAATTCTTTTAGGTCGATGCGGTAGAACTGCCCTGACTTAATATCTACCCACGTTTGTTCATCTTGTAACTTGACTCCGTTCCATTTGAATGCACCATCCTTAATTAGACGCCTGCACTGTGATTTAGAATCACCAGTCAGTTCGTGTGCCAAGTCGACAATGTTGATAAGGCTTCCCTGATTTACTTTTTCCATAAAGGAATCCCACAATACGTCCTCGTCCATAGTAAACCATATCACTTGTGCAAGGTCAGGCATCTACACTCCTCCTACTTTTGTGGTAGTTCCAAGCGTATTGCTTGGCGTTCCGCATTAGCTCATAGTTCCCACATATGCGACCTACTGTTCCAACTGTACGCCAGCCCTTATCTTCTGGATGTTTTACGCGTAACAGCCACAACGAAGGGTGTATACGTTTCAGCCAGAACTTTAAGTCAAAGAACGAGGAACGATACTCGTCCTCCCATTTAATCGTCTTCCAATTCATTTTGGGTGTTTCTGGCATGTAACATTCCTTTAATCACATTTGAAGCCTGTAAATTTTTCTGCATCTTCAGTGATTCTGTCTTTCAAGATTCCTGCTAACTTGGTAGGGATTACTTTCTGTAAGCATACTACATTGTGACAACCGACTAGTTCTAACGGTTCCACCGAATCTTGAGAAATAACTTCGGCAACCATATAGAAAAGGCTTTCTGCCTTATCATGCATACTTTTCAATATGATCGCCGTCTGCGTTGTTAGCCCATCTGATGTGGGGTCTTTCGGGTCCTTCGGTAATATGACTGCTTGTAAGGCTTCCGACGCGTTAGCCCTCTGTAAGGTGGCCCTCCACGTGGGGTTCCCTTTGATGAAGTAGAAGTTCTTTCTATTCAGAAGAAGAGCAGGACATTTGTCTACACTGTCCGCTATCAAAACTATAGGTACGCTGTGCGAGTTATTATCTTTACGTAACTCGTCCAAGATAGCATGTACCATCTGCTCGTTAGGCATGTTGACTATTAGAATATGGTTTTTACAATCCAGCTCTAGTTCCCCGCTCACAAGTTTTGCCTCTCTTTCTATTACTGCTGTAGCCAATAGTGACACCAGATAAGCCATGACTCCAATCCCACAGAACATAGTAAAGGTCATAGCAAAGATTTTGCCCGCGGGCGTTTTAGGAGAGACGTCGCCGTAACCTACGGTGGTCATTGTAACTACACTGAGCCAAAGACTATCCATCAGTGACAAGTTCTGTTCCGACTCTAAGTAGTTAAAACCTAGTGTAGAGACACTTAACACAACTATCAATGACAACACACCTATAAGGGTGATACGCAGTTTTCGACGGGCCAGAATCATTCGAAAGAAAACGAATATCATGATTTACCTTGTCCTCCAAAGAGTATCTCTCTTTTTCTCCCAATCCTTCCACTCCAATCTTTTACGTAAGAGCTTCTCCTCCTCAGCTTTTTCTTTAGCTCGGGCTACTTCTGGAGAGATGATAGGTATGAGCTCAAAGGACTCTGCTTCTGGTTTAATGTCTAGCTTATATTGAGGAGCTAGAAAAGGCAAGGAGGGGGTGGGCACGGAAGCAAGAGGGGGCTCCTTTCGTTCCTTCTTGAGCAATTCAATGTTAAGCTTGGCTTGCGTAATGTTTTTGAAGTTCTCGGCGTTAGGAAAACCTTGTGTTCCTGGGTCTCTTTTACACCAATAATTTATATAGGAGTTGAGTGCCTGTTCAAGCACGTCTATCTCATCGGCACCTGCATAGCTTACAGTGAAAGTAATCATCATAGCGACGAGTAATAGTAGTTTCATTGGTGTGTCTTTCTTTAAATAGTGGTAAGGAAGGGCTCGAACCCTCGGCACGCGTGTTATTGTTTCCCCTCCCGCGAGGCTTACCACTAAAATGTTAATCTTCTCGGTGGTGATATGTTATTTCTGTATTGGTGTGAGCAAACTTCTTAGATGGTTTGATTTTCTTAAAAATGAAACTACCAAAGCCATCCCGTCTTCCTCTCCAATACATTTCATTATCCGTTTCGTTTTCTGGGTCTGGTTCTCTGTTGCCATAACGCAAGTCTCTAAAGTTATTGTCAGCATCTTCGAAGCCTTTCCTAGCATGCTCTTTCCAATTCTCGTCACATATATCTATACACATTTCATTGTCTCCGCGTAACTACAGGGGAACGTAACTGTGAACTCAGTATGGCCCGGTTCGCTTGTATACCTGACACTCCCGCCGTAAGCGGAGGTTATATCCCTAACCATAGCCAAGCCCAAACCCTGATTAAATTCTTCTGGGTTTTCTTTTGTTGAAAAGTAGGGTTCAAATATCTTATCGCCCAAGGTTTTGTCTATTCCTTTCCCATTGTCAGTTACTATAATCTTTATGTTGGGGGATTCTAAGTATACTGCAATTTTTATACGCGGTTCCTTTGGCGTAATAGCTTCCAATGAGTTTCGGCATAAATTGCTTATCAGTTGAGTGAAATCAATCCTATTTATTAGAATTCTGCATCCTATTGTGGATTCCAAAGAAAACTCTTCCTCACTCAAGCCCTTGAATTGATTTGTAAACATAAGGGCTTTCATAATTGTTTTGAGTTCAGCTACTACATCTATTGAGTGCAGATCGCTATTACTCGCGGTTTTTGAGTACTCTGCTAAAGAATTTAATACTTTAATAGAGTATTCTGATCGTTCTATGCCGTCTGTTACATAGTCTATAATGTTTTGTGCTTTATCTAAACACTCCTGTCTTTTTTCACAATTAATTACGGGGCATTCAACACAAGTTTCTTCCTTGATTAACTCAAAGCAATTTAGAAGAGCTTGCATAGGTGAGCGTAATTCGTGGGCTATACCAGAATTCAGAAGACGGGATGATTCTAGTAAGTCTTTTGTCTTGGCTATTTCTAGTGTCTTTATACGATCTTCTGTTTTTTGTATAACGAGTTGTTGTTTGCTCTGTTGGTCTTTACTTTCAGCTAACGCCTGCTCCGCGAATTTGCGGTCGCTTATGTCCCGAATATTACATTGTATATAACTGGCACCCTTTACTGTGTAAGAATTACTAACAAATTCCACCTCTATGGACCGCCCGTCGCCGGTTTCAAGCGGCAAATCTTCATAGCGGACGTAACCCTTTTGTTGTAATTCTGAGAAAGCGTCCTTGTTCAGTGTGGTGTCCTTGAATGGGCTGACCTCCCAAAGAAACTTTTCTAGGAAATCTTCATGGGAGTAGCCCAGCATCTTTATTAGATACGGGTTTGCATCTATTATTTTTCCGTCATCAAAATCAAGTATGAGGATCCCGTCTTGCGCGCACTCGAATAGCCTTCTGTATCTAATTTCCGAACTCCTAAACTTCTCCTCAATTTTCGACTTCTCAGAAACATCTCTAAATACTAGAACTACTCCTGACATATCACCATTGTCGTTCCAAATAGGGGCCCCGCTATCTGCTAGAATACGCTCAGTCCCATCACGACTTATCAACAAGGTGCAGTTAGCGAGGCCCTCAACCCGCCCGCTTTCTATAACTTTCTGAACAGGATTCATGCAAGATTGTCTAGTCTGCTGGTCTATTATGACAAACACTTCTTTGAGGGGTTTACTTATGGCTTCTTGTTCGGTCCAACCTGTAAGATGCTCAGCCACAGGGTTCATTTGAACAATTAGTCCTTCGGTGTTTGTAGTGATTACTCCATCCCCTATGCTGTATAGAATTGCTTTGGATGTTTCTTCAGCCTCCCGTTTATCTTGCTCTGCTTGGTATAGTTTTAAATATACGTGAACACGTTGGCCTCTATAAACAAAGCCTACCACTGACGTGGCTAACAAGATAAACAAAGAAGCAAAAAGTAAGATAACAATTCCGTGGTAGTATACTTCCCTTAGAACTTCAGACTCATCCATTTTAGTTATTAAGTACCAAGTTGACTTAGGAACAGCCCTCAAGTCAGCAATTACTTTCACACCTCGGTAATCTTTTCCTTCAGATATTCCTTCCTTACCCAACACTGCTTGGACAGCTGGGAGATCGGTCATAGTGAGGGGCAGGTGTAAAGTTAAGGCAGTCCCAGATTTATGCCTCAGATCGTTTAAGTAGAGGGCATCGTTCCCATCTCTGCGCACTAAGAGTGTCTCAGCAGTTTTACTGGAAGTCGGCCATTGGTGTATGAGGGGGTATAGATTAAGTTCTGGATTACTTCTTAAAAGAATTACGGCAATAGGTCGGTTATTGGGGCTGTATATCAGGGCCGCAGTCGCTATAGCTATTTGGTTGGTAGCATTGCGATAGATGCCGGTTAATTTTGGGGACCCACTCTGAATGACTTCCTTTATGGTATCTTTCTCATCCTCATTAAGGTCCTCGGGCTGTGGATTCGCAGATAGCAGTATTTTACCCTCTAAATCAGTGATTAGGGCATCAGTATAATGCATTTCTTCTCGCAAGATTACTAACCTCCCAGTTAACTCGGGGGACGCAGTCTCACGACTAGGGTTCACAAGCCACTCGTCTACGGCTTTTTTGAACAGTGGCCCTTTCGCTATCGTTGACACGTCTTCTAGTTGACTTTGACGCCAGTGCGTAAGTTGATCTAACTTAAGTTCAGCAATCGCCCTTATCTCATCATATCGTTGCATACGAATTCTATTTTTTTCAAATCGGTAGTAACCGTAACTAGATACCAAGATTGTTGACACGGCAAAAATCAACAATATTAACCAAACCCAAGGAACGGGCACAGTATTTTTTGTAAACATACTCTTTGTTTTAATATTTGTAAGTGTTGCCATTTTCTTGGTACCTCTGTACTGAGTAATTAACTAAGTTATTTCTTTACCAGAGAGGGGTAGTGGCTTTACGTCGATGTCTGAAATTGATGTGTACAACTTTATCGTCGTTCACAGGTTCTTGGAAAGCCTCAACCATCTTGTAATCAAGAGTTGGGTTTACCAGCAATATCTTTTCATACACATCAACTATCCAGTCTGTCGCCGCGTCCTCTCCGTGTTCCACCTCATACAGTTCGCTCATTTCGGAAGCGTCTGGTACACAGGTGTATAAGACATAGCCAAACCAGCTTTCTAAATCCCCCGCTGGATTTCTCACGAGAAAATCTAGGATGAGGGGGCCGATCAACCTAGCAGGAATTACCATCACAGGTATTTGGTTACCATCTAAGTCACCAATCAGCTGGTGCATGAATATCCCTTTGTAACTACGTAGCACGTTCTTTGTGTAGGTTTTATATTTCAAGGTATTATTATACCGACTTCCTTAAATTCATTTCTGTATTCGTCATCATCTATGATTTCCAGCAGAAACTCATTTAATTTTACAAGAGTTTCCTCTATTGTTTCACCGTCAGTGTGGGCGAACCACCTACCTAAAGGGGGCATAGTAACATAGAATCCACCGCCTAGGTCATCTGGTATCGCAGACAATTCCACGTATAGCTTAGACCGTTCGGCCAGACTGGTTTCACTCACTTTCTCTTGATCGGTATTTGCCCTCAAAAGTTTCTCTAGATAAGTCATTTGAATCTCCTCATGGTAATCTGGAATAGAGGCTAGCCCTTACTTCATCCAAATTTCTTATTGGAAATCTAGGGTCTAACTCGTAAAGTGCAGAGTCTAATTCCATCAACCTCCCAATGGATATACCAAAATTAAGAAGAATTTCTTGTGGAACAGGTCGTTCTTGTGGGTCCCCCAAGTTCCAAAGATAATAGGAGAAATCTGTGGAAATTTCTTTCTCCAACATCTCTCTCCTTTCCCATAGTCCATCAATGATAGCAGGAATAATTTTTGTATCCCATTTTTCCAACATTATAAACTCCTGTGTCAGTCCCATAACTCAAAAAAGTGTTGATGAAACAACAACATACCTCGGTGGAAAACCTTTAATTGGTCGTTCCTCCACTGCTTGTCGCGTTCCCATAAATTAATTTCTTTTATGAGGGCGTCATATTCGGGAAGAGTTTCCCAAGGTATGCCTGTCTCCGTAGCGTTTTCATAGTCAAAGTAATGTGGCTCAACCTCGGGGAATCGTTTCTCCCACTCGTTATGCAACTCGCTCCACACTGGACTTTCATGGCCGAGCAAACGTTGTGCGGCCTCAAATCCTGCTATGATTTCATCTAAAATCTCATGCCACTTTTTAAACCCAGCGTGCTCCTCAGTAACAATCTCCCCATCCATTACGGCGTGGCTTCCTAGAAATGAGTCTCCACAGGGACAACTATTACCCCACGCTTTCAACTCTTTAATTATCGCTGGTATTTGTTCCGCAAAGTGGTGACATGATCCGTAGGTCGCGGGTTTATCATAGCCTTTCATGACACGTTGATAAGCATAGACAATACGATCCCAGACCTCCCCACCTATTTTCCAAGGGTGAGATAAAGCATACCACCAAGCCCAACCAAAAACTCCACCCTTAACTAGCCACTTAAAACAAGGTAACTTCTTTGTAAAAGGTACCAAAATATCATCATAAAAATCAAATTCTTTTTTCATTCCAGTTTAAACTTCTCCCACTCTTCCTTCCTCCCGTGTACCAAAGTGAACACAGGATTCGGTTTTGGCACCCACAAAAGGTGCGACGGAAATTTTGTATCTAACTCGGTGAAGTGTTTAATGTTTCTCTCCCGAGTCTTTGCACGGAGTATCTGATACTCCAATGCTAACTGTCCACTTGTTACTGTAAATAATTGGTTAGGTGTTGTGAGAATAGGCCGTTCATTTCTGGGGTCTTTTATATTCTCAACATTCATTTTGTACCCGCGTAGTTGTCCTTCTTGCCATATATAGAACAGGTAGTCGGACATATACTGCATCGCGTCTTCTCTAGGTAGAGCATAGAAGCGTTGCATGTGGGAATGATTCTTATAACCTTCCGCCTCACCGTGCAGGACTTGTTGTGCCAAAAGAGCTTCTCTCCACAGGCCTAACAAGCCCATGCGGTCAAGGTAATCAGGATGTATGCTCCATAGTCTCATCTTTTGTTAACCAATCAAAAAGAGGTTCAAATAGTGTAACGGTAGGCCCTAAGGAAAATACCCCTGCTATTGACCCCAACAGTACGCCGTCTAATGTATATGCAACTCCATGGTAGTACCAAAAGAGTGCAGTTGTTCCTACTATCCATGGGGCTAAGCACATTGCGATTATGTAAAGGTACCTCATGTGGTGACCTTTGTGGTCATTTTGCTGTCTCTTTCTCAATCTGCTCTTTTAGTTCCTCTATCAAATCCTGGTCGGGCCAGTGGAACAAAGGGCTTAGGTTTCCACCTACTGATGTGTCCACTACGTGTGAACTGAAGAAATTGGCAAACTTGTTGTCTAGTTCTTCTTGCGTAATTTTACCCCCGCCATGCTGTATCTCTTGCAAACCAATGTATTGTTCTTTGGTCAGGTCCCAAAGGGTCTTCATCAGACACAATATTTCAGTAACTTTGTCTGTCATCAAATATTCCTCATGGATACCCCGCACTTTAGTGCTGGGTAGGAAGTGGGGCACTGGAAACTAACAAAGTGTTGGCTCTCTCCAGTAACCTAAGATTTCTGGCATGAATAGATTTATGAAGACTCTGTCCATTGATATCTCTAATGTCGAAGTTTCCTGTCGATCTTCTACCAAAGATAATGGCTTCTGTACCTTCCCACATCACTTTATCAAATCGCCTAAAGCCTAGTATTTCTCTAGGAGCAGTGTTCTTGACGTGGCTTCTGGCTCCCTTGTACAACTTGCGATTACATTTCCTAACTTGTTTAATTACACAAGAATTACTTCGCTCTTGATTTTCTCCGCCTGCTATGACGAAGGCATCGTTGACGTGACTTTTGTCTAAACCTAGAGCAATCCTACCTGACTTCGTTATATAACCAAAAGTGTGTGCTGCTCCTGTCTCTTCTGTCAATCTCCACCTGATCATAGACATAAAAGTTTCGGCCTTGAATCCATTAGATTTCTTGTTCTTGAAGTCCCAAGGCTTCTTATGGTGTTTTTTATGGCAAGATTCGTCTAGAGTAATCAAGTTGTCTGGTCTATCTCCACCCACTTGTCTACTTATTATGTGGTGAACGTTCAATATCTTGTCCTTGTGGTCACATCCTGGAGCTTGACATTTATGACCATCTCTATACAAGACATATTCCCTGGTGTTCCAGAAACCGGTTTGTTCCCCATTCTGATAGTCTGTACCAAAGATTTCAGGATTCTTGATCTTCTGGATATCAAAGGCTGCTACTTCAATAATCACTTTAGAGATAGGCAAAATTCCCTTTACCACCTCAATCAGTTTCTTGTGAGAATCAAGTTTATGCTGAATGCTGGGAGCTAACCAACCCCTACCTTTTACTCTATTTAAGAATCTAGGTTTACGATATCTGGTCTTACGACCACGCCTTGTCCGTCTGTACATTGCTCGTTCAGAGTTAAGTTTCACCATATCAGTCCTGAGAAAAACGTCGGCAGCAAACAACTCAGCCTTCTCAGAGATTGTTGATAGACCAATATGAGTGAAGCCACTGTCTACGCCTAAAGTTATAGGCTGTTTAGTCTCGCCTGTAGCAACTGTAAGTTGAATAGTAAATGGGGTTCGTTTAACAACGCGTGCCTTATCCTCCCTAAGAAGCAACCTTGCTTTTCGAGGAGTAGTAGGCATCAACGGTTCGCCTTTTTGATTTTTAACGAATACTCTCAAGTTTCGTTCTCCCATGAGTTTTGACCGCATCGACAATGTTGGAAAAGCTTTTTACATCCAGCACACCGTCTCTTCCCTCAAAAGACTTTTAATACTGGACAACAGAGCTTGGAATGTGCGGAATGTTCCAAGGTGTTCTGACAAATCCAACGTAGTCTCTTTCGAGACTGAGTCTAGTAAGTATGGGCTCTTTTAAAGCCCCCGCATTTATGCGTGGGGATGTTTACAAGTTCCTCTCGGTTCATATTCCTTATAGATTCCTGTTAGCCCTAGGTCTTGCCTCAGACTATCAATCGCTTGGCGGTAACCAAAATAAGTCTTTGTGAGTTTCTCTTCCTCCTTACGTCTTCTGCCCGTGACATAGTCATCTATAAACATAAACATAGGGTAGATTAGCATACCCACAGGTAACAAGAACATAGGTAACGCAGAAGGGAACAGTAGGAATCCACCAATAAAGCATCCAAACATCCATAAGAGGGTGATAACAACTCCTATGTAGAATATGGGCCCAAGTTGATAAGTATCCCAAGTCTGGTATGCACGTGCTATATGTGATACCCTAGACATCAAAAATGATTGTAGCCTCATAAGCTGAATCTCCTCCACTCAATATTTTTAAATCATGGTATGTTACTGCCTTAATAACTTCTCCCTCAGTGTCTCCTATGTACCCATGAAGGCGGACATAAACTTCATAGTTACTACGAACTACGTCCCACTGAGGTACGGAAACTTGAGGCCATACCAGATTAAAGTTTTCTGTTTCCTTAAGGAACAGTATTTCTTGTAGGAATCTTACTAAGGCTTCCTCGGGGCTATCAGCAAAGCGGTGATAGTTGTAAACATTTCTGGATTCCTTGCCTGTAAACTTATTGCACTGTGCCCCTAAGAACTGTGCCAAACCCAGACCTGCGTATGCGAAGAAGCCTTCCAAGGTATTGCCCTGTACAAACAATCCGATATCAGCAGTATGTTCAACTTCTACCCACATTATATGTTCCCCTCCTCCACGTAGATGAAATCAAGCAACGCACCTAGAGAGTCTAGGCGAAATCCACCTTCTTTGTAAGTTACATTCAAAAATTCTTCTCGGTCCTTCGCCATCTTACACATCTCATCTAGCGTGGGAAGATGGATACCCTCTTCATTCCTGAAGTCAATGCAACGCTGACAAGAACCCATACCTTGACACTCGCCCGCACAAGTCTCTGGGTCACATGTCCGTTCGCTATAGAAACCAGAATCTATAAGTCCTTGTTCGAACTCCTCATCTGTAACATTGGCGAAGTAATCTCGTATTTGTTTCTCAGCCTCTTTGTAATCAATACTAGGCATGTGTTACCCCCTTTTCCCGAGCCACAATGTAGACATACTCATGATGTGTCACCAATCTTTCTACAGCGTGGATGAGGAGTCCCTCTTGACAAATTTCTTTGAAACACTCTGGCGAACACAACATTCTTGGAAACAGTATCCAGTCTGGGTCGCCCTCTACTGTACTACCCAAGAATATATCTATTCCTGCCGTAATCTTTTGTATCTTTATGGCGGGCGACTTTCGACAGAAGTCCATTACGATTTCGGCTTCTTCTGATAAATCTAGTCGTGCTGTAAGCATTATTTTCTCCCTGCTTTCCATATTTCTGTTGTGGGATAGCCCTCTTCCCGCCAAGACCCCTCCACCATTTCAACAGTGTAGTTGTGTCGAGGATGTCCACACTTATCACAAACTTCTGGCCAAGTTTCATTACGTAGAAGCATAGCCAGCGGGTCCTCATTACAGTGAGAACACACGATATAATATTTACACCAACGGGTTTGTATCATGAGAAATTATCTTCCTCTTCCTCCAAAATTTAACTACTATACCTTCAGTTTCGTGCCTTTTATAGAGTTCCAATATGACACCTGTTCTTGATTAATAAATGGAGCTATGTCTAATAATCCTCGGTCGAACTCTGCGTGGTGGTTAGGGCATAGGGCGACGAGATTATTAACGTCATTTATTACTCGAATTGTGGTATCGTCAGAAAATAAACTAACATCTTTTATGTGGCATACTTGGTAAAGTATTTTGTAACCACATACCTTACACTCTTTTGTCTGCTCAGATAGATTATAAACATGTCTCGCGTTACTTGCTATAACAGAACGGTAACTTCCTTTCCGAGTAACGTATACCTTTTTTAGTTCGCCATAGGTGAGATCCGCCAATAAATTACCATTATAACAGGCAAGGCGACATTTAGAACAGAAACGTCTTCTAAAATAACCCCCATTTGAGACACTTTTTTTATATACAATTGTTTTGTGGCAACGCTCACACAAACCCTCGGACTCTACTCGTCTTATCACTGAATTATTATTACTATAAGAGGCTGAACAAGATTGCCCACAAAACTTTTTTTGTCGAACTTGATGAACTGTCTGTTTACCAATTACCTGAATAGGTCTACCACATTGCAGACAGATGTTTGGTTTTTTGTTATAATCAGCAATAGCATCTGCCCTTCTTTTCTTCCCAGCCCTACTACCTGCTTCATTAAATCCCATGGTGACCCCCCAAGACTTGAATTTATCTTAGGTAAAAGAAAAGTTAATTTCAAGTCATCGGGGTGTTGGTTTTTGTGGTTCCTCTAGGCCACGATCCTAGACCCCCTTTCTTATGAGGAAAGTGCTCTGCCCACTTAAGCTAAGGAACCTTTTACTTACTCTTTTTTATGGCCCATCAAAGCACTACGTATCTCGTCATGCAGTTCGTCTTTCAGACTATCAAGTCGGTTCCAAGCGTAATCCACAATATCTTGAATGACTTGGTGCACCCTATCATCCACACCCTCAATGATGTCTGCATGAGAAGCTTGGTCGTAAACCATTGGTTTACAGTAGGGACATTCTGTTTCTTCCACGCCGTCAGCCCTTTCAAATGTTTTGTAGCACCGACTGCATTGATACTGTACGAGGTTCCTTTTAGAGAGTGTCACTGGAAGGCCCTTTCCTTATACCAATATAGTGTTTTGAGTCACTAATGAATTGGCCAAGAATCTTGTCGAGAAATTCTTGCCCCCTTCTCTTCCCTTCGTACATGGTAAGAAATAAACCATGTTTTACTTTCTGTCTTTGCTGAGGTGTTACTTGGTCTTCTGGTACCTCAAATATTTGTGATGCGAGTGTCTGGTAAAAATCCATTAACCTGTTCTCCTATGCGGGTTATATCTTTCGAAACGTTTCCGAATCACAGCTGCCTCGTAGAGAGCGATAGATACGGCCAACATTTCTTCCAAGGTATCAACTAGGTAAAGGTTACTCAGCCTGAGTTTTATAAGATGTTGCTTGACTAGGGCCCGAGCCCTTACAGAGTCCTTGTAAGCGACAGCGTTTTCTTTTAGAGATTCATCCAGAGTAGGGTCTATCAAGATAACAAAATCACGTCGGTCATCAAGACTAATTGCATTCAGAATACTAAATCCCACCTCCGCTAAACTTCCTGTTGCGTAGGTCTCGTTTGTTACAGGGAACAGAATCACCTCATCATTAGCTAGATGTTGTGCTTCTATCTCTGCCAATGAGGGGTCCCAGTTGTCAACTTGCGGATTGAAATATTCAATACCAATTTTATCGTAGGCAACCATGAAAGGGTCTCTCCATTTAGACCCCCCGCACGTACCAAATAAACCAATACAAGGTTTATCAGTCATCTTTTACAACATCTCCTTCCTTTAACGGGGGTAAAGGTACCCATGCTTTTATGTAATCCTTGATGGTTGTTAGAGCAAAGTCTTCCGCTTCCATTAGAATATCGTAATTCCACCCGATACCTTTTTCGTGTAGTAGGTCATACGTTAAGTTTGTATTAACTGTAACCTCCACAGACTCGTCACTCCCAACATGGTAAAACGTTACCGCGATGCCCCCATCTGTACAAGGACACGCATCCGTTTTCAAGCCCAGACCTACACCAAACTCATGCAGAGTCAGAGCTTCGTCAGCTACGGGAGGCGGGGCGGGGTCACCAACACCAAAGTCCCAACCTTTAGGGTGATTTTTAAATTCTTCTATTTTTTCGGGTGTTGATAAACTGAAGTAAGGGTCCTTGGTTATTTCTTTGTGGAACTCTTCTGTAGTTATATCAACACCCACTCGTAAACATTTCCATTTGGTCATTTTATTTCTTTTCTCTTCAAGGTTGAAACCAGTCAATCCAGATGTCATTCTCTGGAAATACGGGGAGGATGTGGGATAGATACACAGTTATACCCGGATTAAATCCTTCATCCATATTAGGTATCCCCCTCCATGCAATCAACCACTTCCGTGTTTTTGTATTGTAGTAAGTAATGTTCCCTGTTTGATTGTGAAAAGTAATCCATGGGACCATAGTACCTGTTTCAAATGACATGCAGGCTAGGTTGTGTTCCCGCCAGTATTCATAGTTTTCAGATGTCTTCCCAATGGTAGTGTCTCCTTTCCTTACTTAGTCATAGGTCTTTACCACTGCTACTCCACCTAATTGGGATGGATTTGCATAATACCTTGCTACATAGTCCTGATAGGGAGGGGAGTCAATACCAAATTCCCAGAAAATCATTTCCTCGGTTTCCAATCTGGCAAATTCATCCATCGCCCCATCCCAGTTGAAAAAGCGTTGCTGAGCCCTTCTACAACCTTCGCCGTCGATGTCATCTTCCAAGTCTAATTGTAACTCAACCATCCAGATATTATCTATTACCCACAAGGCTTTGCTGCTGCTGGTAAAACGGACTAACTCAACTATCTCTGGTTTAATTTCCATATTTATTTCCCAAATAGATTGTCCATCTTTTTTAAGATGTATTCCTTAGCCATTTCCCCAAAGCAAAAGTGAAGAAACTTGTAATGTGCTTTCACTCTTTCAATGAGACTATAGGTACCGAGCACTTCAATAGAGTCCAAAATGAGGTCTGCGAAGTCCCGTGGGTCAAAATAGATAGTGCCTTGTAGCTCTTCTTTTGTATCGACAACTGTCAAAGTTGTGTACAACGTGGTAATGTCCTTCATCATATCTGTGCCGGGGTTATCTTGAATATTTTTGATGCCGTGCAGTTGGTATTTACCAAAATCCATTTTGTATTCGAGGTGTTTTACTTTGTCTTCGCCATAGTTGAAGAGACGAAACTCACCAGGGTCCGCTGAAAAATAGTTTTCATTTCCATACCACAACCTAGCCCCAGTTTCGATTATACCTTTGTGTTCTGGGTCAACCAAAAAAGCATCGAGGTCTGCAATGAAGATTGATAATTCTAAGGACAGTTCTTTCTGTGCGACTGTCCCCTTCATAGTCTCAGCCATCGCGATACCTATAGTCATGTCTAATCCTTTCGTAGAGATTCTCTTACTTCCATGAGTATTTTGCCCAGCCAATTTGTTCCTTTGCCTCGGCATACGCCCCAGCAGGTGTCGCCCCATGTATTGGTTTCTTCCAAGTACTTATCCCCAGTGTCAAGTAATTTTTGTCTTAAGCCCGCATGAGTTTTGAACTTAAGGGCAACTAAGTCCTGCATGATTTTGTATTTTACGGCTTCCCAATCACTTCTGAGTTGTACTGATTGGCCTTCACTCTTAGCCTCTTTAGCAGTCTTACGACTAGCAATCCACATTCTCAACGTCTCATCGTGAGTTTTTACTGCTTGGAATGCGTGTTCAACGGTGGGATAAGTGATTCCCTCGTAAACTATCTGTGAAGGATAGAAGTTGGACATGAAACTGTATCCGCCAAAGAATCCCTGTATAGCAGTGACTCTAAGGGGTTGCCATTCTGTGCATTGATATTTTGTCATTTTCTCCTCTTGTAGCCCCGATCCGGTTTGAACGGATGACCTTGACCTTGTAAGGGTCCTGCTCTCCCAGGCTGAGCTACGGGGCTGTTGGTAGGCGAGAGAGGGAACGATCCTCCGACTTCTTCGATGTCACCGAAGCACTCTACCGCTGAGTTACTCGCCCTTAATGTGTTAAAAGAATCCAAAGACCAACTGCTAATGAGGCAGGCCACATTGCTTGGCTAAGGCCGAATGCCCAAGACATAGCAACCACATAGCCAACAGGACCCACGATCCATCTGTAAACAGGATTCATTGATTACCTTTCCTTAGACACCCCAGAGGGTGATAAGTTCCTTAAGCACTCTTTGTCCCAGACCTTTCCAAGCCACGTTGGAAAGCTTCCTTCCGTGCATCATCATTATCATTGAGACGTAAACTAGAATTGGGAGTCTGAATAGATAGGCAAATATCTGAGGGAGCTTTTCTTCCTTGCTCAACTAGACTCCTCTCGTTATTTACAATAAATTCAAGTGCTTCAAGTAGACTACCACAATTCTGACCATAGCCAGAACCACCAGTCCCACCAAAAGTTATCTCATTAACTCCGACTCCCCAATCCTCTGTCATATTGTGTGACAAACTATATTCCGTTTTAAACATAGGTCTCCTTTATTATACCCATGCGGGCGAACCCGCACAGGTATATACCTTCTTATCTTAAATATAAACGCGCATGCGTTACGCGACACGCTTCAAGGCTTCTTGATATCCAGGCCATTCTCTTACTGGAGTAGTAGACCTAACCACGTTCATACCAGCATCTTTGAACTTCTTGATAGCTTCTGCTTGAGCATCAGTGAAGTCAACAACACCTGGTATCACAACAGGAGAAGTCAAGTCTTCAATCAAGTGAACCTTCTTAGCTAGCTCAGGTGCCTGAGCCAAAATTAAGTCCAGAAGGTCCTGAACAGTCCAAGCCCAGCAGTGGCTTCCAGCCTCACCCGCACAACCAATCACGTCGTAATCCATCAGAGTGTTGAACAGGTTGACGTTGAGTTCTCCTACAGGAATCTTCGTCAAGACACCGCTCTGGTCCCTAAACTCGTGGGATTCCGTAACTTCAGGTCTAAGTATCGAGTAGTTTTCCGTCAAAGGATTTCCACCCTTGATTTCGAAGCTCGTCTGAGTACCGCGGGCGATACTGTGGAACAACATCAACTCAGATACGTGAGGCATCAAAGCGTGGCCTACTTCTCCCAGCAACGTGTGGTAAGGCCAAATCATCAAAGCGTACTTCTGACCTTTGGCTAGGCTACCGGTGTAATGGGCGGCATACTTAGCCAACCAGTTCACATTTCCGCCTACAATCTTGGCCAAAGCAGGCGTCATCTTCCACACACCTTTGAGCACATCATCTTCCGTGATAATTGTACCTGGGGCGGGGTGTTCTCCACGGTCGTTAATCCAACTTATCATGTGAAACAATTGCCATATGGTATGGGTGTCCAAGGTAGTAAACCAATCCGTGATATCTGGTAAGTTGTGATACCCGAATACACACAATCTACCAGTGTCATCCACAGCCCCACGACCACTGCGACCACCAACGAAAAGACTCCCCCTAGGATTACAGAAGTCAATCTGCATGTCTATCAGCAACATTGCAACACGCACGCGATCCGATGCCGAAGGTTTAATTTTGTTGTACTTGGCCCACTCAATTGCTGCTTCGTGGACCGCCATCTTGTCAATCAGTCTAATCTCGTCGAGATTGTTGGGATTGTAAAAACTGGGAAGAGGCATTATTTATTTCCTTTCTTACATCTTTGGCCCCAGAGGGCAGTTACTTATTATGTAGCTTTAATCAGTTTGATTTCCTTTGCTGATACAGCATATAGTCCTGTATTGCTAGGTATAAGATTAGTGCTACTATCTATGAAAGGTTCTGTATCAGGAAACTCCCTCTCTTGGAATATTTCCCCATTACTTTTATCAAATGTCGTTCGTATCATCCCGTCATCTGTAGCGACAAACACTACGTTACCGACGGGTGCTTTTCCACGTAGGTGGTTTAGCCAGATCGTGCTCTTGTAAGGTGCGGTCTTATGGGCCAACACTGTACCGCTTTTATCCAAAACAGCCCATGATATATCGGTTTGTCCGCCATGCCTATACACCGCACCAAACCACGCGAGTCTGTCCGTAAACAAACAGGTTGAATCTATCAGTTGACCATGTATCTTGAAAGGTAGTTTGACAAAATGGTTTATTCCCTTCCGGTCTACGTGGAATGTAAAAGTGAGGTCAATCTCACCAGCACGGGAGAAACCCATTCCGAAGGTCTCGCCAACCCAAAACAAGGTTTGGCCTCTAAGAACGTCCCCAATAAACATCGGGGCTAGTTTATCTTCGCGGAGCAAACGTCCACCAGTAAGCCAAAACATGTGTTTGGAGTTGGTGTCAAACATCGGGAGGTTACCACCAAACGTATCTACTGATTTTTGTTCCCCATCACACACAACCTTGGTCCCGAAGCCTATAGCTGTCCTCTCTCCACATATACGGAACCGCATTAGAGGGTCTAGGTTACCAGCGAGTATCTTCCTTCCGTTTTCTCTCTTGAAGTGTCCATCCTCGTGATAGAGCCATCGTAGAACGTTACCTTGGAAAGACGCGGCAAGTATTACTCCTGGTGTGTCAAAGATAGCTTCCGCAGTAACTGTACCTTTAACTTGAATCACGACTCTCTTCTTGGGAACCATCGTCTTGCAGAAGGGACACACTACACAACAATGCTGGGCGTGACATGATGGGCATTCTTGCCAAGCTGTTTTGTCTAGTAACTTAAACGGGAATTCCCCCCGTTGGTCCTTCTCGAATACTTGTACGAAATGATGTTTCAGTTCATCATTTAATGCGGATAGAGGAATCGCGGGGCGAGGATACTTAACATCGGGATTGAATACTGATATCCTCTCTAAGGGTCTCCTATTTTCAATAATATTCTTTGGGCCCTTCGGTCGATAGATTCCCCCGTACGGTGCAACAAACAGCCACGTCTTAAATAGCATGGCGTTGAACGCAAACCAATCCGAGTCTTCATTGTGAGGAAAAATCATAATAGGAGAGTTTTGGTTGGGGTCACACAAACGTGGGTCCACAAATGTAGGGGTGTATGTTTTACAAAGGTAGGGTCCAAACTGCATGGAGTCTGCGTCAATGATGTAGATTTGGTCCCCTTTTATTAAAACATTTAAGTCATTGAAATCCCCTATCACTATGAGTTTGCTGTGCAGTTGCCCCACGTATCCGTGAAGAGACTTAAACAATCCTGTTATGAAGCTGTTCGGGATTCCATTTTGTCTGAATCCCTTTTCCCCGTATCGCAAAATAACCTCAGCGTTATCCACGAAAGGCATGGTATAACCCATAATACGTGTTGCATTTTTAGGCTCCGTTACTAACTCTACAGGAGCAATCACGTTTGTGGGTAAACCTTTAGGAAACTGAGGTAGTTTTTGTTGGTGCTCATTCAGTCTTTCTTTAGCGGCCTGTTGAGCAAAAGTGTTTCCGTTTAAATCTGGGTGAGTAGGTGTTTTGAATATTTTTGCAACTAGGTTCGGGCCTAGTTGGTATATATCTGCCTCCCCGCCCTTACCGATTGCATCTGTGGGGGTTAATTTGATTAACTTCCCCCGCACAGAAATGTCCATTTATGTCTCCTATTCCAGACGTTTACCAACACCCTTTTTATCTCTCAAGGTAATTGAAAGGTCCAATTCCCCCGAAACCTTTTCATCATAGACCAGAATTTCCAAGGACGATCCGTCTGCAAGAGAAACTCTGGCTTCTTCCGTCCCACTTTCTGTAGTGGACAATATTATTCCGACGATTTTGTGATGCATTTTTGTCTCCTTATTTCGTTTTCTTCAGTACCGCTCAGTTTTCCACAAACATCCTGCTTTACTTCGGGCCTAACCCACAAGATGTCTTCATCTGAGATACGAGTCATGGCCTCATCGCGGGCCACATCGCTGGTAAATCCACCAGACATGGGAAAGCACCCCACATTATTTCTGGGCAAATCAAACATGTGATACACAGTTACGTGTTCAGCATCTAAGTCTTTCAACAGTTGTTGAGCCATCGTGTCCACTCCGTAGTAATCTCCTACAACGAACACCGCCCCCGACTTAACGGCCTCTCGTATTCTCCCAGCGTAATGCTTCTCGAACTCTTCTGGTGTTACGTTGCGATGGCCCGAGATAAAATAGGTTTTCAAACTGGATAGAACCTCCTAGTGTTATTTAGATTCAAATTCTCAAAAATCGAACTTTTTCGTCAAAACGGCTAATCCTGAAATTTTTTTTCGGAACGCCAAAAAAGCTTAGGATAGGATTTTACTGGTTTTCCTTAATATTATTTTATCAGATCAACCAAATCGTGAAAGTAATTAACAACTTCGTAATATCCTGAACTATGGCCATATTCCCAAGCAAGGTTAAAGGCTTTATCTGCTTTTGGATTACCTACGACACCAAAATCAGCAAGCAGATCGGTTTTAAATTCATTTGCAGTATTGTTGTCGATATCGTAGTAGTTGTTCCGAACTTTTTCATCAAAATCGGATTTGGCGAAAGATTGCTTCTTGCTCTCTATTTCCTGATTTACGGTATTTAAGAGCTCATCTATAGCAACCACTATTTTGGAACCTAAGGGCGTGATATCCCAAAGGATTTTACCACGAACTATGTTTCCCGTTACATATTCTCGTGCGGAGAGTTTGCGTAAAACGGCGTCACGAACAGAATCTTTGCTAATACTTACACCCCAGACTACTTTGCGAAAATCTGCGAGTTTGTGTGTGTTCGTTATGTCCACTAGGGCCCACGCTTCGTTAGCCGTTAGATAAATATCTCGTTTAAGAGAGAGGACATCTCTCTTTATATGCTCAATAGTCAACATGGCCATTTTTTACTCCGATTCTTTAGTGGTTAACTCTATATCCAGCTCCGCTAGAGTTTCGTATCTAGGTATATGTGCGTCTATTGACATAATACTACCATCAGTAAATACCAGTTTGAGTAGGTCCAGACAAGCAGATAGGTAGACTTCTTGGACCACTTTTCCCTTGAGTTCCTCAAATATTTCCTCTTTTCTGCTCATATCTAAATACATCATTTCACCCCTATTGCTCGTTCAATCACTTCTTCCCAGTTATCATCGAGATCGTGGGAATTCCAATCTGTGCAATATTCCGTAGTACGCATGAAGTTCCTAACTTGCATACCCTCATTAAAATGCACAGAATGTGGTAATATGGGGTATAAGCAGTTTGGGTCCATGTAGACAGGGCTAACCGTTCCGTATTCTTCATGACAAGAAGTGAAAAACTCTATTCCGCCCCTCCCCATCCAATTCCTAACTGCTTCCACCAGTTCCTCAGGTATAGGTTTTTTACTCATCGAATCTCCTAGCCATAATGATGGTTGTGTCGTCTTTGAGCAATCCATGGGAACGTACTGACGGACGCGTTATTGGGTTCATTTTTGCTAGTAACCTCTGTAGCTTGGCGGGGGCCGTAAAGTAGGAGTCATTCACCAGTATATCCTCTAGTGAAGGCACATACTCTTGAATCTTTCCTGGAAATGGTACTCCTGCACATCTAACGAAATCATCCATTCCATCAGTCGCTATAATAAGAGACTTCAGTTGGTCGGTTGGTAATCGAAAACGAATCTTAGGTTCAGTCTCCCATTTATCTCGCTCAGGAGTGAGGGAGTAGGCCAGATACGTGGGCATGTTGTCTGGTTCCTTTATGGAGAGGACTTCATCATTAACACGGATATACCCATCACCTATGGAGAATACCACTGTATGCTCTTTGTCCATTACGAAACCCACCAATGTAAACAAGAAGTTATTTTGGATTAACTTCAGATATGTATCTTCAGAAAACTGTATGGTGCCCACAATTTTGGAGATAGAATCTCGTATAAAACTGTAGACTCTATACATGAGGGCATCAACGCGTTTTTCGTCTGATAAGTCATATGCTTCAACCCGCATCTGAACCGCCAAGAACTCCGCAACCATTTGGCCACACAGGGTGGCCCCGACCTCACTAGTCATAGTAGACCCACACCCATCACACACTGCCCCCACTGCAAACTTTTCATCTACGATAGCGGTACCGTAATCTTGGTTGTTTCGGCCCATTTGGTCATGCATAGTTCCTATAATAGACGCGTCAGTGAACTTAAATTGTTCCATTTATTTTCCTTGAGGAGAGGGCGTCTCCGCCCTCTCCAGAATAGTTTAGGACTGGAAGGCTCCTAACGCCACTTGGCTACCAAAGCCCGTTTGAGAGACTTGGCTCAAATTCGCCGCCTGAGATACGGATACCATGCTCTGCGAGACCATGTTCCATGCTTGTCTCATTTCATGCTTGGCACTGCTTGGGGTAAGAATCCACTGGTCCTCCAAGCCCATGCTACGGAATACCTTACGGAAGCCCGCAGAACCCACTCCCATACCAGTAATGATGTGCCTTTCCTGCCTTATCATGTCCTTTACGATCGTCGCAATCTGGCTAGGCACTGTATTCCTCGAAGAGTTGTCATCACCATCGGTTACGATCAGGGTGATGGTTCTGCACGAGATGCCCTCGTCCGCAAACTCTTGGGCTTTGGCAATTACCGTTCCCAACAAAATCTTAGTCTGGTCGAACAAGGGCGTGTGGCCCAGCGAGGGGTCGTAGACACCCAAGGTCAACCTAGGAACGTTAGCTAGCTCAACGTATGGGGTGTAAATCTGACCCGAGAGAGCTCTACTATGCCATACAACGGAATCACGCTGTTTCGTCTCCATCTGGGCATCAATACTCGTATTGTACCCCTCAAGCATTTCCTTGGACAGACCAGCAACCGAGCCCGTGTCATCCATGAGCACACTAACAATCGTCACCATGGACGAGAATTTTCCGTCGTCTATGGCTTGGCCCACGTTGATACCCATACCAGCAACGATCTGCTTGCCGATGTCTTTTACGTTTAGGATTTGCGCGGACGAAGTTGTAATAACTTGGTCATCTTGTGCGGACTGAAAAAGGCTCTGAATGTTCGCGATATCACTCATAATATGTTCCTTTCTTTTCGTTACATAAGGTAACGTTTGACGAGGTATATGATTCCCGCAACTATTCCGGCGAGAATCAGTAGTTTAACAACTAGCCAACTTATTTGGGCCAAGACCCATAAGCCTACAACCACAACGACAATCCAAAAGAGGACTGTGCCTATTTTTTTTATATCCATGTTGTCTATCCTATTGGTGGGATTGTTTGGTTAGATTCTACAGCCTAGGAATTTTTTCCTGACATCATCCCTCTTATACTTGTAGACCCAGTTAGCACATTGTTTTACCAACTGTTCCAACAAAACAGTGTCAAATTCGGTGAACACTCCACATTGGTAGATGAATTCCAACGCTACTGCTACGGCTGTCCTTTTGTTGCCATCATTAAACGGGTGCCCCACCGCAATATCATACATATAGTTGGAAGCAAAGTCGTATATGTTGAGGTGTCCGCCATCATATGATGTGTCGTAGCATCGCGACCGAGGGGAGTCACCCAAGGCATGAAGTAAACCCTCGTCTCTTATTCCAGCAAGACCTCCGTATTTTTCTACAATCAGATCATGTATGCCGATAATTTCTTCTGCATCCATCCATGGTAAGTTGTCCTTTTGAGACAAACGATGCATAAGTTTATCAAAAGGTAAAAGTCCAGTAATAATCATTTACCCCTCCACTTCAGGTAAGCAAAATATGAAGCGAACCCCACTACGGTCAAAACAATCACGAGGGCGACCAACTCTTCTATTACTAACATCTTAATCTCCTTTATTTTTGGCGGAGGGAGGGAGATTCGAACTCCCGAGAGACTTTTACACCTCTACACGCTTTCCAAGCGTGCGTCATTAGCCAGACTCGACCATCCCTCCTGCGTTATTCGGACGTGCCTAAATCTGCGTTTAAGGCGTCAAGCATTTCTTGGCACGGCTCGTCCTCGTTCACACGCCCATAATAGTATTTATCGGGCGGGCGTATCTTACGGAGAAAGCGAACTACCTTTATTAGGTCCTCGCAATAACTTTCTATTGTGTCAAATGAATCGAGTTGTTGCTGGTCTATTCCTTTGTGGCTTTCTCCCACATATTGGGTTAGGTCCAAATCTTCAACATAATCCAGAAAGCCTTTTGTAAGACATCTCCAACCATTAACACTAAACATGTGCGGTCCTGTCTTGTATTCGCGGTCATACACTTCAATTGCTTCTTGTAACCAAGTTCCCATTAAATTACCTCTTCCAGAAAGGCCTTTCGTTTTGCGTCATCTCAGATGTTAATTCAGAAATTATACGAGCAAAATCGGGGTCCTTACTCAATTTCTCTATAATATACCCAGGCCTATTATTATGTGGTCCCAGCATGCTACTTAGAAATACGTATTCTCGGGCGTGCTCTAAGGCGTCAAGCGGAGTTGCACTTTCAGGAAATTTTCCACCTATTTTTATCATTTTGCCTCCTGTGGTTGAGTTATTATCCATGTGTAGACCCCACGTGTTTATCCACATACCTATCTATTTGCTCTTTTTGCCACTCAGACAGATAACCACGAGAGTCAGCTTTACGGGCGTCCAGATACAAATATTCTCGCAGTGTTTTGCTTTCCCAGTGTGGACAGGCGGGTGCGTCAATATAATTGTTACCAAAGCCTCCGCATAGACCACTATTAGCATCTGGGTGGCTACAACGATGTGAGGCCATATAGTTAGTATGGTCATAAACATAATCGGAATACCAGTCCTCCCACTTACATGTTTCACACATGTGGGTGGCTGGGTTTTGACAACATTCTATCTCGTGTGACTCACACTCTCCAAACGTGTCAAAGCGACGACCACAATAATTGAACTCACACTCATATACTGTTTTTTCGTGTGGCATCTGCTCGCCTATCTGTGGTGTATATAGTCAGGCATACCTATCAGGTTAGCGACTAGCGTTCTGTCGTTCTGTGAGATACGCGAGGCGTCCGTAATGAGTTCTAGCAAACCACGGTCGTATTCCTTATTCTCTTCGTCCTCTGATTTGAGTAACTGAGCTAATTGAATCAACTCTTGTATTGTAACGGTTTGTTCTAAATTTATTTCTGACATTTCACCAATCCTCATCTGGATAGAAAAACATATCCATCCAGTTACTGTTTACTTGTCTTTCACGAGCGATTCTGTAGGGTGTCCATATTACTATGACAACCCAAAGACGATCCAGTTCAGCATTATAGTTAGGGAGAGCTTCTCTCTTCCGTTTATAAGCCATGAAATCTATTAAATCGCCCATCGTGTTACCTCAAGGTACTTGTGCTTCTGCCTCTGGTTCTAATTCATACATACCAGAAAGAACCAGTGAGGAGCAAGTTTTACATATCCCGTGCGAAACTAAAGTTTCCTCACCATCAGTTTTGTCAACGGTACGGATTACTCTTCCGCACCACGCACATTTGATTGTCACCTTACTTACTTCCATCATATTATTTTTTCTCATCCAACTCCTCTATGCTGTGGATTACGGTTTCAAATTGACCCGATTCCATAATTAAATTCAAGTCAACTCTATCAATGACTGTGGTGTCTGCGTCGAGTTCTTCCAATAAGTAATTCACAGAGGGTCTTTCCTTAATAGTTATTTTTGCGGTTCTTCTCGTGCTAGTTTTATCTGTGACTCGCATGTTCAGAACTACAGCTGCGTCCCAACTTTTGTATTCGGTTATTACGCACTTCAGCACAGCATTCATGAGAAAATTTAAGGCTTTGTTGAGTATGCTACTGTAGATGGCATAACCTTTTCCTCTTACTATATCATTCGCCATATTACTCCTTGTTGGCGGAAGAGGAGAGATTCGAACTCCCAGGCCTTTCGACCGCGACTTTTCAAAAGTCGTGCTTTTACCGTTCAGCCACTCTTCCGCAATGCTTAGGGTATCATATGTTCCCGTGGATTATACCTTTCTTCATCCATAGGGGTAAACCTAGCACAATCGCCCCTGTAGTTATCCCCGCAGTCGTCTTGTGACACGCCCCCATTCTTGCAGTTGATCACCTTTTTAGATGCGCACCGCCACTCGTATGGGGCCCCCTCCATAGTCCAAAATAGGAATACTTGTTTCCTATTGAGTACGTGTTGACATTCTACGCACAGTTGCTTGCATATAGGGGTTGCTGTTGGCATTCCTCTTGCTCCTTCCTTTCCTCACAGTGTTCTTCCACCACCTTAGGCACATGAGGTTCAACTATCTTTGGTTGTCTGTAGCCAAGTTCCTCACTTCCACAGTAAGGACAGAACTCCTGTTTACCCCATTTATACAACCAATCGTGACCATTTTCACATATCCTGTATTCCATCATCGGCTTATCCTTCTTTCTTTTTTGGTGGTGTGCCACCTTCTAGGGCTCTTACCTGTTCAACATTTGTTTTGTAGTGCGGTATTTCTGGGTCGTACCCGCGCTGGCAGGCGACCCAATAATCGATACCCTTCATACCATGTTTTTTAAACAGGCGAACAACTTCTGTCGCCTGCTCCTTGGTAACACTTTCAGCGTCAGCACAAGCGTAATGGAATGTATCGTTCATATTCAGAACAAATTCATCCCCGCTCACCCAACCAGCGTCAATTAGAGATAGTAAAGCAAAATCTTCATTTACTTCTTTTTTCAACTCCTCCAGTTGGTTATATATTTTTTCAATGTGCTCCAGAATGCAAGCGTTCCAGCCGTCTTGCCACGTGGTTCTAGGTGTCGTTTCCTCTTTGTCAGTTCCGTAGTTCTTTGTTACGGACTGGGGAAAAATACCAATAGATTCTAGGGCATCTTCAACGGCTTTAATAGCTAGAAGTATTTCTGACATTTTGTTTCCTTTCGAACAACTATATGTAGTCTTTCAAAATCTTCTTCTGACAAGAGTCCACGATCTAATTCTATGTGGTGATTGCTACATAAATGAATAAGATTTGTCAAGCTATTTATATCCTTAACGAGGGTTGTGTCATCAAAGGACGCAATCGATTTTATATGACAAATTTGAATGTGTTTTGAGTAGCCACATATAATGCAACTGCTTGCGTCTCTGTGTGCCAAATACTTTACTCTCGCGTGTGCAGCAATTCTAGATTTATATGTATACAAATTCTCTCTTTTTAACTCCCCTTTAGTCCTAGACCCTAAACTCTCCCTCGCAATAAAATTTTTACAAGGTTCACAACAAGCGCCTCGGGAAACTATCAACTTGCCACATTTACTACATTCTTTTGGCTTTGGCTTTCTCTTTGGATACCTTTTATTATTGAACTTTGCTGCACAGGATTTGCCACAGAATTTTTTGTTACGTGCCACTGTAGGTTGCTCGTGGTCTTGTACCAAGATTATACTACCGCATTCCTTACACCTTGTGGGATCCGTATAATAGGCAGATAGAGCTTTTTGCCGCATCTTTTCATATCGATTCATACCTCTCACCCCCCAACTATATTTTATATAGTAAAGAAGGTAAGTTATTTTTGCGGAGGGCAAAGGATTTGAACCTTTGTGTCTTACGACGCAACGTGTTCGAGACGTGCTCAATTGGCCTCTCTGACAGCCCTCCGTTATTTTATTTCCTCAAAACTATACCAATAACCAGCACTGAGTGTAAAACGATAGTTCTTTCCTATAACCATACCACTCAACCACCCAGAGTGTAGAATTACACGTCCGTCCTCAAACCGCAAAACCATCACGTTAGGAACACCACTGGGTTGTGGTATATATTCTATACCTGTAACAACGCCCTCAACTGTCTGAGGAGGACCTACGTTACACCCACAAGTACAACATAACAGTAGAATGATTAAAATGTAGGGGATTACTTTCATTTATTTCCTTTCCTATTTTTTTTAGTCGTTTCTGCTATTTCATGGTCAATCCTTTCAAGTGCATAGTTAGGGAATTTGTAGCCCATCTCACGCAGAGTTAGTAACCTTTCCTTCAGTTCAGGTAGGGATTTATCATGAAACTCTTCCCCATCATGTGGACCACCAGTTGGAACTAGGTCCGCAGCTTCCACCATCTCGTCCACTTTATTTTCTCTTGCTACCCACCCGTCATCCTTCCACGGGACTGGGTCGGGCAGTGGCTCTTTAAAGGCGTACCGTGAGGGAGCTACCCATGTAACATAGTAACCATCGACATGCTCATATACATAGAGGTCACACTGAAAATCATCACTAGACCATCGGCAATAACTCATTTCATTTGTTTCCTTTCCTCACCAACTGTTCTAGGAAAGAGGTAAATGCACCTTTCTTTCTTCGGTCGTCGGCTTCCTTCCAAGCGATTATTTCAGCAGAAACACCCCAAGCAATAATGTCTGCGGTAGTGGATACGTAATACATATCACACCACGTCGCTTCTGGTGGCCTACTTTTCTTGTGTCACCCTACTTCTACCACATCATCACAGTGTTGGCAATGGTAAAAGCGTTTCTGTGGTTCTTTTGTCGGAATTTCAGAGAAACGGCCCTTTGAATCACAGGAAGGGCACTGAAGAAACACTTGTCCATCCCGCCTATCTTGTGTTTTACCTGTAGGCTGTTTAATTACTTTTCGAGTGCTCATGCTGGTCTCCTTACCACATTGGACGGAATGGTGCGGGCTCTTTCACATTTTCCATCGTTATTGACATTTCTATTCCTCTCTCAATATATAGTCCCAACAGCCTTGGTATCCACTCGTTATTGGACAAGTGAAAGGCAGGGAGGAAGAATCATCCTCATTTTTGAGAGTAGGTGGATGACGCCTGCACTCCGCCCTTTCAGTTTGATAGTACCCGTCCCATGCTTGACATTTGTGACAGTATCCGTATTCAGGTCTTGACATACACATTCATATATCTCCTTTTACTCACAGAAGAGGGAATGCTCAATCTTCATACATTTCTCCATCTCCCTGAGTGGGTTCGTTATAGCGTAGATAGCTCTCGTCATATTACCCCAAAGCTCAATAGGATAATCTACGTCAAAGGTCTCATTCTTCTCATAGAGATCCGACAGCTCCTTCTCTGCAGACTGAATGATGTCGATAGGTAGAACTTTTGAGAGCCTCTTTAGCTCTCGTCTCTCCTCGGAAATTCTACCACGTATTGCAAACTTGCTTGGTAATCGACTAGAACTAACCACATCATAACTATACTCGTCTCCGCCTCCCCAAACCATTTTAACCTCTCTTCTCGCGTATTGAATTCGATATTTTACAAATTCCAACAATAAGACCTAAAATCGTTGCTACGACTATTATACTTATAATTGGGCTAAGGACTAAAAGGAAGAAAAATCCAATTGGTCCCCCAAGTGATGTTACAATTACAGGTTCCATATTTATCCCGCTTTGTAATCTAGTTCTCACATATCGAAGTCTTCATAACCTCGAAATTCCCAGTCCATATACTCTGGACAATGGATGTTACCCCACCACTGTGTAAGTCCTTTGGTGCAGTAGGTGGGGTCAGCTCTTTCATCTCTGTAAGCACACGTATCACAGGGTTCGGGAACCCCAAATATTGCTTCTGACATTACTTCTCCACACTCAAATAGGACAACCCCTGAGTCAGTTGGTTCCACACAAAAGTCTTCAAAATACTTGGCCCCGCAATTTCGGCACACATACGCCCAACTAATGGGTCTGCCATATGAGTCCATGATAGATAGCCACCTCACAAAGCGGAAGGTATCGTTTGAGCATTTATCACAAATCAGTTTTTTCACTTTAGCCCTTCTTTATCTCTTTCACGGCACGGAGTGTGTGGTCCGTTGTGATAATCATGCTCTTACCCCCTTTTGAAAACACAACATCTTGGTCGGGTCCTCCACCACCATCCATAACATCTTGGTAGAAGTTAAAATCCGGCTCCGAAGTGCGTTCCCAACCATCTAAACACAGAGACTCTTGCAACTTACCAAACTCATCTTCTGCTACATATATCATTCGAGTAGCTACAGGAGTAACAACAGCTGTAGGCTTCTCTATGATATTCTCGGGAACAGCATATACTACAGGGCTGTTGCTTAGATACTCAAATGTAACTTCCGTAAGCGTGTCTCCGATGAGCTTCCTGTTAGGTGATTTAGGAAGGGTAGATACCTGCATAGCCACGTCGAGTGCCTTATCCTCAGCTTCGGCCCAACTAATCAAATCTTCGTACTTCCAGCTACCGTTGTGGCGTAGATCGCGTAACTCATCAGCATCGATTCCTTCTCGACTTACATTTACCTTGCCTGTTTCTAGAATTTCACGGCACATGCGGAGGAGTCTAAGAAGCGAGTACGCGTCTTTGCTGTCATAGCCACACTTCATTTCTAAGGCTAATCGTTCAGGATTTCTACGTGTGAGCCAATGCTCGTAGGACTTGTATTCCGCTTGGGCATTTTTGTAGGCTTTGTACCGCTGAAGAAAATTCAAGAAGTCCGAATCAAAGCCCAGATGCCTATTTGCAGCCCTTTCAAGTACATCATGTAGGGAACTGATTTGAATTTCAAGTTGGAGTTGGTCCAGAACCACATTTATCATTCTGATGGTCTGTGGCCCCAACTGTATCTTGATGTCCTCTGGTAGATGGGTTTGGTCTACTAGCCACTCCTCCACTTGTAGTTCTATCAACTTGTTCACAGCAAAGATTTGGTCTTTGGGCAAAGTTATACCCTCTATACCAAAGTCTGCTCTGGTGGGGGGTTTAGGGGGATAATCTAACCAATGCTTGTGATTACGCATCTTTTTCATCTGTGACATAGCGTAACCACTGAAACGGTGCTTCAACAGTTTACTAAGAAAGGCATCTTTGATTGCGTAGAACCTATCCATAAGTGGATGTTTGTATATGATTGATTCCTCTGGGGCAAACATCAACTCAATCATATTCGGATTCCCGTCCGCACACAAAGATATCATCTTGGATAAATTGTAGATTACCACATCATCATCGGGCGGGTAGTCCCCCAAATAAGGCTTTATGAATTCCACCGTCTCTTTACTGTCGGACTGTTCAAAACGGTCCAGCCCCATAAAGTAACTTAACGGAGGAATACATGCCCCTTTGTAGTCGTAGTCACTGGCATCTGTGTGTGTCTTGTATAGACGTGAGCCAGATAACTGAAAACACACAATTCTATTTGGTATCCAACTCTTTATGTCCATCTTGCACTCCTACAAGAATAGGCGTTTGCCACAGGTGGGATAATCTTTATCTGATTCCGCCAATAGTTTTATAGTATCCAGTTCTCTCTCGTAAGAGAATCCAAAATTTTTGTCATCCAGATAATCTTTTACCTTTCGGTATGCTTCCTCTGCGTCTTTAGCTACCACGTAAGTATCCCCGTGTGTAGTCCCGCTTCCTGAGGTGTGAGTCATGCCCCTCAGTGTTACTCGGTATAATTTCATAATCTCTCCTTTTATATTTCCGCCAATTCCTCGGGAGTAAAACTCCCCTCATCTTGAAACCCATGGCCACTGGGTGAGTTTGAGCGTAGGTCTATTGAGTCTACATCATATCCACAAAGAAGTTCTCTTAAAGTTTCTTTTGCATTACCAATGTTCCAAGCCTCAAAACTTAATTCGATAGTTGCATAAAACCGATTGCGCGACATATTATAAATTAAACTCCTTTTCCTTTTCAACCAATATGGCAACAAAATCATCAACGGATAGGGGGTCTGGTTTATCTTTACCCGACCAAAGCCCCACATCAGTTTCTTTACCTTCCGCCCCCGCTAGGTACAACGACCCGTGTATAAAACCTTCACCGATGTAATAGACGATGAGAGTAGCGGTTCCCTTTGCGTAAGTAACGGTCAGCGAGCCACTATCGTCGTGATGACGCAAACGCCTGTAACCTAACGGGGCCAAAGCCACATCAAAGGTCTCTCTCACCACCTCACCGTATTTTCTGCGAGCACTGCCAACATAGTCCTTGTAAAGTTTCCACAAGTTATCTGTGGTTTGAACAACTAATTCACACATTTGTTTATCCCTTCTATTGAAATTCCTAATTGATTAAGGAGATTCTCTTCATGTTGGGTCTCATCACCGTAGCTGGCCCAACGATTATTGTAATCAACACAAACATCCAGACAATTTTTGGAACATATGGGGTCCGCGTAGCAATCGTGGGTTTGGTACCATCGGGCTCTCGATTCTCTTACCGCACCCATATCTACGCCAGCTTGGCCTATTGGATTTCCCTGTTCTCGCATGTAAATAATACACGGAAAGTGATAGTGGCCTGCTACAGCCATATCATCAAGTACCAACGGGCACTTCTTATTATCCTCTTTGCTTAGACCACGAACAGGCTTCCCCGCCAGTACATTTTTGATGCGATAATCCAGTATGGGGTATTTTTCCAACAAAGCGTTGTCCAGACGGACCTTTCTCAATTCTCGGGAATATTGGGCGGCGGGAATTATTCTGATATCCGCTACTCCTAGCGTATCGGCCAACTGTACAATGGTGTCGAGTTCTGGCAAGTTTTCCTTGGTCAATACTACACCTACTGTTGTGTATACTTGTGACGCTAGGTATTCTATACAATCTACCACTCGGTACCATGTTTCTTCGTCTCTTCCCGACATTGTTGCCCCTGTGCTGGAACAACAAGCGTCAAAAGAAACAGAAAAATCACTTACACCTGCGTCTATAAGTCTAGAATACAGGGACGGGGGTAGAGACCCGTTAGTAGAGACGGCAATACGTTCCACCCCTCTCTTTGCACACAATTCTACTAGTTTAGGAAGTTGTTTATACAGCATGGGTTCCCCACCAGAAAAACGCACATTCTTTAACCCATGCGCACACCACCCGTTTAAAATATAGGAGGCGAACTCAAAGGGCATATCCCCGCGTATATCTTCTCTGAGCCCACGACAGTAAGGGCAAGAAAAGTTACAGCGGTCAGTGAGGACGATCTCGCAACGGGCGAGCTCGGAGAATTCGTTTGCCGTTGATGCTCTCCGATCGCTGAGCGTGTAAAATCCAATTTCTTCCAGTCTCATCTGGTTTCCTTTCTGGTGTTAGGTATGTTACTAATTCTGGCGGAAGACCCCAGAGATTAAGCATATAACTCTTGTAGGCTTCTAAGAATTCAGCAAGTCTCCTACCCGCTAGGTACATTTGCCACTCTTCCTCTTTTCTTCGCTCTTCTAAATAGTCCCACCCTCTAATTTCTTTTTGCATCACTTAGGCTCTTTGTAAAAGGGGTTAGCGTAGAAAGTGTGCCTACTTCGAGGCAGGTTAATCATATCTATTACCCATTGAAGGAGTTTAGGCCAACCATCTACATCTTTCTTGCTCACCGTTCCTAGGTGTTGCCACTGTTCTTGTTCTTGGAGGTAATCCCAACCTCTAATTTGTTTTTCACTCATCAATTATTCTCCAATGACGACATACGAAATTAACAGCGCGCATCATTTTCCTCTATTAAGACTCCCGTAACACGATAAACTTGTGTGGACGCATCATCGGGACTGGTTGCGGAGACAAGAAAATAATTTTTTGCTAAAGGATGACTATCGTAATTATCCCAATCAACAGGTAATTGAGTAAGATTAACAGACCGATAAACTTTCCTCATGTCTATGTCTGTTTTTATATCAACCAAAGGAATTACTTCGGCCACCAAATTAAAGAGGCCCTGCCACTCAACCAAATAGTTGGGACGATCTTTATCTTCTCTACTGATCGCATTATAGTGGAAGACAAGGTCATCCGTGTTCAATAAGTGGTCATACCTATTGGTATTTACACAGAACTCTGGATAGGCGTGTCCTAAGTTGTCGTGGGGACAATCTGAACAATCGCCCCATCTACCGTTGCGATAGAATTGCAATAAGAAGTCGCAGTCATGTATAGGATGTAGTTGTTTATGGATTTTCATTTATTTGGAACAAGTCTCCCGTTAGAAATGTAGAGCATTATATTTTCTCGGGCTTGGTCTTCGTAAAGCTCTTTGAAGTAAGGCAGTCTATAGACATAACCTCTGGCGTAGAGGTTTTCAAAGAAATCCTTCCTACCTTTATCGAAGTCTTCATCAGAAGCAAAGTGGAATTCTTTCCTTACTAGTTCTCCGTTATGTAGAAATTCTTCATAACTTTTTCCTAATCCGACTAAATCAATATCACAGACTACGCGGGATATTGGGAACGTGGTGTAGTTGTTGGGGGGCAACGCCATGGCAGTATCATTGATAATGGCCCCACACAATGCCGCAGAGTCAGACATCTTGGTCCCGAATAACAACAGGTTAGCAAGTGCACCACTTTTACTCTCATTCGCACTAATACCTGCAATGTAGAAAATATCATGCATCACTAAACTATACTCCAACTCAAACCAATAGGTGTCATCTCCCGCAGGGTTATGTAGACGATACTCGTCTAGTTCTTTTAAGCAATCGTAGATGTGCCCACACCAAGTATGATAATGCCTCAAACCCTCAGGTAGTTGATAGAATTTCTGCATCAAATAGTACACACCAGTAGCCCAAGTCGTTGTCATCTCGTGTTGCTCACAGAATTTGTACCAACGGTCTTTTAACCACTTTTCTCGGAGGAACATATCAACATCTGAGAGTATTCTACCAAACTCATGTTGATTCATTATTTTTCTCTTTCTTGTTTTGTTGGCGGAGGGTGTGGGATTTGAACCCACGTGGCTTTAACACCGCACTGATTAGCAGTCAGGCCCCGTATGGCCAGCTTGGGTAACCCTCCGCGGTGATAGGCCCCTTATGTGGGGCCATTCAGACTAGTCAAACAGAATCTTTTCCACAAGCCTAAAAGGACAAGTAATTATCCTTCGTAGGCATCGTATACAGTGAGGCTCTCGCGGGGCTGTACAAAGCATAACAGGGGCAGGCTGAGCACAAACTACAGTTTTATGGTAAGGGCACTCATTTGTCCATGACCATGTTACTGTTCTCACTGTGGGTATCTGTGCTTCACCAACATACCTATTAACAGGCACGTATTGCACAGGTTGTTCCTGTGTGATAACTCTGATGTGTTTCTTGGTGTGCCTAGGGCCAGCGTAAACGTTGCTCATCAACAGCCCTATAAGAGCCAACATCAAAATTCCGATAATAAATTTCTTCATCATTCCTCCTTTTCCCTATTTAGGGTATTTGTTATTCTTTATTAGGTAAATTAAAGTCTTCTGGTTGTACTCATACGCTTTAAGCAGTTTCTTGTATCGGTAGGCCAATCCCTTTCTTACAAGCCACATACCCACAGTGTAAGCATTCAAACCAGTAAAAGTTGCCACTGTCTCAATTGCCTTACGGTTAGAAGCCTTTCCGCCAGCCTTAACAAACTCACGTAGCTTCTCTGTTCCGCCCATAATTGTGAGAAAGTAATTAGCCTCGGCTTTTTTCTCGTCAACCACAGCATCCTGATTCCTGTCATAAATTTCAAGGAGTACTGACCCATTGATTTGCTGGCGGGCCCTGTTGATGTAGGCAAATAATTCTCCTGAAGGGTGGCCCTCAATCTTAACTACGTGACAGGGGAGGGTAAAGTCTTTGGGAAGTAATCCTGTATTCATCAGCCATTGGGTAGCTGCTACTCTGCGATTTCCTTCTATTAGATTTCCACAATCGTCAATGATGACAGGAACCAATACTCTGCGGAAACGCATTATAGCTCCCAATAGTACACCCATAGCCGACTTTTCGTCTTCTCGGATATCTGTGCGTTGTCGTGGATTCCATTCTGTTATTTGAAGCTTAAATGGAGATAGATGGATTAAATCCCCATCTTTGTAAATAACCTCAGTTAAGGGTTTTTTTGCCTCTTCAGTGAGTTCAATTGCGATATTTGCGATATCATCAAATGTGGTCGTATCATCAGCCATTACTATTTTTCCTTTCGTTAGTTATTTGCTAAAGCAATTCTAGTAATAAGTTTTATGGTTCCCCATACTATCCACAGTGTAAAGAGCAAAAATAGGATAATACCCGAACTCATGTAAACGCCTGTGTTTTGTAGTATAAACAAAACAACAAAGATGACTCCAAAGATATTCATGACAGTCCTTTCTTAATTTAGGGGGGGGGGGCAGAGGGACTCGAACCCCCGAGGTCATGACCCTCACTGTCCTAGTTACTCCCCGTGGCAATGTTACCTGTAAGGTTCTATCTCCCTCGGTAATAAAAGCCACCACCCCCAAATATGAGGATTATCACGACGATCAGCAGAATTGTACTACCACTTACCCCGTACATGAAGCCACCGCCACCCAAAAGTAAGATGAGTAGCAATAAAATTAATAATAAGCTCATTTTTGCACCTCCTATTTAACGTGCTACAACAGGCAGATGGTTGGTTCAGTTTCTAATCCAGTCTGCCAACAGCAGGGTTTCTGTGTTCTTTGTGCCCCGCCACCTAGGTAACGGGGCGTTGTCAACGTCATATTAGAGGAGCAATTCCAACCGAGCAAAAGCTCCATTGGTGTCAATGTGTAAGTCTCCAGGGCCCGAGTTAATCCCAGGTATTCCTGTGGCACCAAAGGTGACTGTTCTCACACTATAACGGTAACCCAAAGATGCTGACATATTGTCCTGTTTCCAACCCAGCTCAGCCTCAGCGAGAAAACCAGAGGTATGTCCTCCCATGGTGTACAACGCTTTGTAGCCAATCCTAAGGGGTCTCTGGACCGTTTCTCCTACAATGCCCATACCGAATATCAACTTGTTGAAATTCTGTCTAGCGTCAATAGGAGCCTGCGAGGTTGTCGCGGTATTGGGTGCTCCGTTTACGTTAGCCTGTAAATGCCACCATTCACCCATAATGGCGGGCATAGCAAACCTACTCTTAAAGATGGCTGGAGTAGATAGCATGAACCGCTCACCTGACAGTTTAGTCTTCATAGCGATTGTGTCACCCAGCCTAGGCCCAAACGTGTAACCACCTACTGTGAGAGGGACCAAGGGAATGCCTGACCCTGATCGCTCTATGGGGGTTACCCAAGTGAAACTAGCGTCCGCTATAGTGGGGATAACAGCACCTATTGATAGTTCAGTAGAGGCTTCCTTCGTGCCCCACCCAAAACTCTCGCCAAAGTTAAAATCTGCAAATCCCGGTTGTCTCAGGATGGCCTTATAATCGGTCATATAAACCGTAAGACCAACAACAGCCTTCATTCTGGGGATCGTCACTAAGGGCATAGGGGGTGGGGGAGGGGGAGCAATACATATTGGGGGAGGAGGCGGGGGAACGAATACTTTGTGTATTGGCCCTCCTGCATTTACGACGCACGCTATTGCGAGAATAAACGCGACAAACAACAAAACCGGCTTTTTCATTTTCTAATCCTTTCCTTTTTCAAACACA